TATGGAACATGATTGTATGGAACATGATTGTATGGAACATGATTGTATGGAACATGATTGTATGGAACATGATTGTATGGAACATGATTGTATGGAACATGATTGTATGGAACATGATTGTATGGAACATGATTGTATGGAAGATTGTATTGTGGATATATGTATAGATATGTTATTGATTGTATTGTAGAAAAACTGAATAAACTATATGTTGTATTGTATTGTGGATAATGTGTAGTTTGTTATATTGTGGAATATTTGAATAGTATGCTGCAGTTTTTAAGGTTCTAGAAGAAAATCTACAAGACTAGAAGAATCTAGAGATGGTTTAGTATCTCTAGATTGCTATATTGAATATTAAACTGTAACTGAATGGGTATGAAATGTTATTCTGTGGTTACAGTTTTCCACCAATGATAAGAAATGCTACGGGGAACGAAGATGAATTTTCTATAAACAGGTTATAAACTGTAATTAATCCCAATCATCGTTAGGTTCGAATACGCAGATGTCGAATGATTGCGTACGTATAATCCATTTGATTGGATTGTAATAACCGTAGTACCAATAGCCTGATTCGCCTTTATATTTAGTTGAGTAGTTATCTCTAACAGTATAGACTAGTAGTTCGTGTTGGAATTTAAAAGTGAATACGAACACGATGATAAGCCAAGAAAGACAGAATGGTACGGACAGTGTGTACCATAAAAGTCGAACAAGCAGGAATAGAATATTCAGCAAGTTAATAGGTTTAATAGATGTGATTGACACTTTTGCTGGTTCAATTTGCGTTATAGCAAAACGGCCATCGTATCCTTCATCAGACGAGTATTTATCGCATTGTGGGTAGGCAGACATAGTTGTAATCTTTAGTAATTAATATCAGTAATAACAGTTGGCAGAATTTTGTTAATTGTAATTTTGTTTGCAACACCAAGATCTGTTTCATCGTAGTAAACTTGTGAGCCTTTTGGTATTGTGCATTCAACAATTACGTATTCTTTTTGAATGCCAGAATCAATAGCACGTCTAATGGTTTTGTAAAAGTGGAAACCTTTAGCATAAACTGCAAGGCGTTTCTTTTTTAAATATTCGATTCTTTCTGTGTATGACCTAGGTCCCTTTATGTTATAATGGATTCCTACGATATCATCTGCGTGTGCAGTTGAGCCTGGGTTCAAATCGTTGCTGTCTAAGTCGATTTGCGAAATTCGAGTTTCGTAAAGGTTTCCTAGTATGTATTCAAATCCTTGTGATGAGCTGCTAACTCGTAGTTCATCAGGTTCGTCTTTATCGTTTGTTATAAAGATTGGAAGTCATTCAACTTTTTTATAAACCGTGATATCTTCGGTAAGGATCTTCGGTGTAATTTGTTTAGTTACAAGACACATGATTTTAGTATTTAGGTTCAGTATTATTTACGTCACGTACGAACATAATTGTTTGGACAAGCATAATGCCAATGATAACGAGTATGTCAGCAACAAGTCCAATGATATAAGCAATGAACAAGTTTAAGATAGAGAAATTTGCAATGCCAATGATAATCATAGAGATAACAGGCAGAGCGTGAAGTGCCATTATAAGAGCGACGATAGGTCGTTTAATAATGAATGCTTTAAGTTTAGGATTTTCGATTTTCATTTTCATTCAAGAATTCGTTAAACGTTGGAATTGTTTTTTTTAATGTTGATGGTTCGCATACCGGTGGTTTATTGAATTTCGATGCAAGGAATGCTATGAAAAACATAAACGGTAATATCGGCCAGAACATACCAGCAGCAGGTTCAATGTCAAAGAATACTCCAATAAATAGTACGACTAGCAAATAGCCAAGTATGAATAATTCAGTTATCATAAGTAGAATTTAAAATTTATACCAAGCGTTACATTTTTTAGTTTTAGCAGAAGGAGTTCGATGTTTAAGATTATCATAGTACATCGCAGTATCATTATCAATTGTATGTAAACGATAAAGTATTTTGAATTTAAAAACATTATCAATTGAGTAATGTTCTTCGACCTTGTTTGGTTTAGATGCCCATAGATAAGGTCGGTCTCTATCGCCATTGTAGTATTTAATTTCAGGTTGGCCCATTATGAATGTATCAACTTGGCCGAAGTCAGTTGAGTTATGAGTTACCTCAACAAGGTTGACAGGACCATCGTATGGCGCGCATGCAAACAGAAAAAGTGGTAAAAGAAATAATAGCAGTTTCATAGTTAATTAAATTAGTGCGTCAATTATTAAATGAAAAGTTAATGATATCAGGAATACGAATGAGCAACCAAGAAATGCGAAAAAACAAAATTGGAATTGGAACAGCATATCCAATGTTGGGTTAAAGAATACACATGCAAGTATGAATAGAAGTAAACCGCCAAAGATACAACTAAAGATGCCAACGAATCTAGATACGTGATGCATCATGTTTGAAAGTATTCCCATAGATTAATGAATAAAGATATCAGTTCCGTAAAGGTCAAGTCTTTTTGCTACAGGGTGACAACCTATGCAATGATATGATTGTGGTTTGTCGCCTAATTCGATTTCCCAGCGCCAGTCTGTTATTTGTTCGAGCGTTGCGCCACAAGCAACAAGTATTTTCATGAACTGGTTTGCAGAGATTGTTTCGGATAATGAAAAGTATTTTTGTCCCATGATTATTTGTTTAATTGTTAAAATCAAATATACAACATTATGAATACAATAGCAATAGTATATGAAATTATTTTTTAAGAATATGAAACTATTTTTGAAAACTGTATATAATAACTACTGTGGTTTCGGAAAGGGTAGTATGGAAAGACTATGGCTGAGGTAGTTCCATGACAGCAATTCTAGGATTACTTATGTTCGTAGAAATAACAGTTACGTTTATAATTAACAGCAAGGGCGGAGTCAACATAACGGTCTCGAATTTGGTTTAATATTTTGAATGATCTAACATTATATATAACCATTGGCATAGCTTGTCCAGGAACATCTGCGGTGAGTTGGTAGTCGCTTAGTTTGGGTATACCTAAAATGAGTGTGTCACGTTGTTCATTATCTTTGCCTGTGTGCTGAACGACTACACGATAGAGAGGACCGTCATAATCAGAGCATGACGTTAGAATAGCGATTGCAATTGAAAGTAACAAGTATTTCATATATCAATAAATTAAAGTTTAACAAAAAAATCCCGTACGCTCACTACAACGCACGGGATAAAGAAAGGAGTTCACCTAAAGTCGATTAAAGGTAAACGGATGGTGTCATCACGACATGCATCAAACTTAAAACTATGAGTCTTTAATAACTCTGCCTTTACTCCATCCGTTTGGAATAACATCAGTTATTTTTATTTTTTTATTTTGTTTCAATTCTATATTGTGAATCCACATAGTTCCATGCTGCGAATTTTTATTGCCTGCTTGTTTCCCTGCGTGCGATTCTCTCATTTTTTGTTTTGTTTCGTCCGAGTGACATCGATTTGACCATACGTATACATAACCGTTGTCGATTAATGATGGACAATCGTCGATTCCTACTCTAATAACTATGCCATCACGCGATACCATATTTACTCTACGTTTTAATTTATCACAAACGTAATGCGAGCCCTTCTTTGTACTTTGCAATGATTTGAGTTCACCTGATAAATAACGAGGATCATCAGTATTCACACAAAACACATTACCGTTTGAATCAATAACTGCTACTCTATTTAACGCAATTGGTTTTAATTCGCCGGATGCATAACGAGGATCATCAATTTTAATAAGAAACGTATGTCCTTCTGAATTTTTAACCATTACACTACCTATTGTATGAAAGCCATTGAATGGAATATAATAATTCTCATTTAAAGGATCTTCAATACAATTTGTTATTTCTTCTGTTTCAAACTTTAAAGCATCTTCTCTGCAAATAAAGTCATCTTTAATAATTTCCTTTTTCAACTTTGTCTTATCAGGTTTCCAAGTTTTCATTGAACCTAGATAAGAATCTAGAGTAGGATGAACTTCTGAACTTCTGGAACCTATATAGAATTGTTTAGTTTCTATATGTTCAATTCGATATACATAATGATACATACATTTAAATATTTTTAATTATTTATATTATATATCAAAATTGATATAGGAATAAATTAAAGTTTAATATAGGAATCGAACCTATCTCTACCGGACAGCCGGTGCTTCGCCTTCTAAGCTTTCCGAACAATTAGAAAAAAGTAAAATTTATTCGACTTTACTTTTTTGGTTTTTTGTATACTTACGAGTTCCATAGATAATTAAACCGATGAAAGCAACTGCAAGTACGATTGTTGTTGGTGTTGAGATCATATATTGAGTTATTAAGTTACAAATAAAAACGAGAGCAGATACATAAACTTACTAGCTTTATATATCCTTAACTGATATTAATCGCCATGGCTCATGTGTACTTTACGGCCGGCAATAACAGTTGTGCACTCGTTTAACTCTATGGCCTCGTCAACCGCAGCTGTATTTAATTCTTTACCAGTTACAAACCGGTGATTAACTTATGGTCCATTACTTTTTTCCACACGTCAATCGAATAGGGTAACACTATGCGCAATACCCAGTACCTTATTAACAGTTAGTACCATCCCGTAGTATCATTGATATGTTATATTGCTAAGTGCAGTCCACCTATTTACCTCAACGCCTTTTGTTGAGAACAATACAATAAAACTCAGCACCACCTGTTAGTTTCAACTTTCAACCCCGGATTGGTGGTCCTAGGTATCTTGTCACATCAGTATCCGCTGGTGAGGGCGTCCGTCTCCCTCATTAATTGAACCGCTGGTCAAACCAAATACCGCGGGCATGCAGGTGCTTTTAACCTAACTATTTATATCGGACTGAACCGACGCCCATAATCTTTAATAACAATCGCTCCACATGTCTTGGCCATTAAACGACAAGGGCACCGTGTTCAACGGCAATCCCTCGGATGGACTCGAACCCTCATATGAGGAGGGATTGTTATTTTTATTTTGTATCGTCGGAGAGATTCGAACTCTAAAAACGCGAAACGGATTCGAACCGTATTACAACCCAAGCCGCTTTCCTTCACCCTACGCGGGCGGCATCATCCAGATACAATGCTTCACGATATTTATTTTTGCTACGGTAGTAGGGTTCGAACCTACAATGTCATGGCCGATTTGACCAGGCGAATGCGCCAATATTCTGTACCGTTACCGTTTCTGAATTGCTCACTACAACAATTCAGTAACATTACTTGAATAAACAAGTTTATTAATTGATAAGCTTCCGGAATAGGCTCCGACCCTATTTCTCCAACTGGCGCATCAATCCACTTAATGCTTTCCGGATACCGTACGGAATTTGCTCACTACAACAAATTCAATACCGGTGTATTAATTGATAAAGTTTTAAAGGCAGTTGAGGTTTCCTTTTGCTATAAAACCTCAACCTTGAATGCCTCATGTTAATCTGGAAACAAACCCTCTTGCGATTTATCGTCACAGCAAGTAAGAACGGAATGTCTTAAAGTTATCGAAACAACCCAGGTAATACATACAACCTAGCAATTTTTTGAAAGAACAACAGGCAACCTGAAAAAACGCCGAGAGAAATTATGTATAAAAAGCGGCGGTAAAAAAATCAGGTTCCTGTTGTTAATATTTTAATTTATTATTATATACAGAAGTATTTCAAAGTTTCAAATTAATTTTGATTTTATTAAAAGGAAAACCTTTAACAAGATTATTAAAGGTTTTCCTTACAGAACAATTATTGGAAATTATTTAACAGGAGTGATTTTAGTTAAAACAACGTTTCCTTTTTCGTCAACGATATGTTTTAATCCACGTTGAGCAAGTTTGTATTCAACCGCCTCTTTTGTTACGAAGTTTGCGTTTCTTTGAGCAAGTTTGTAATCGGCAGAGTTTTTCAATTTGTTTTCTGCGTTTTTAGCAGCGATAGATTCATTGTATTTTTTTTGGTCAGCGATTTGTTCGTCAAGAGATTTGATACGAGATTCTTCAGTTCTTCTAGCAACCTCAGCTTTATTTGAACGAAGTGTGTGTTCAAATTCAGAAACAGCTCTACCGAAGTGATCTTTATAACCTTTAGAATTTCCACATTTCATTTTTCCAACAGGAAATTCAAATGAGTCAGCAACAGTTTGATTTTGTTTTGCGATTTTCGATTGGATTTTTTTAGAGTTTTTCATAATTTTCAAGTTTTTGTAGTGAATGTTTATATTTATCAATTATTATATTCAAATATACAACAATAATCAGGCAATAGCAAGGGTTTTGTTGTTTTTTTTTACTTTTTTTTAATTTTTTTTGAAAGAACGGGTATTAATTTTGTTTTGTTTAATTGTTAAAATCAAATATACAACATTATTGCAGCAATAGCAATGGTTTGTGTATTTATTTTTAATTATTTTTACTTTTTATTTCCATCATTTCAGCTTTTGTTCTTCTTTGCTTTCGTTTGACATAAATCTTCCGTCCTATTAACCAGCCATCTGGTATCTCTGTATCTTTTTTAATCCTTTTATTTTTTATCAATTCATCGCAGTGAATCCATATAGTGCCATACGTACTAGTCTGTTCGCCCACATACTTTTTATTTGCATCACTTATTTTTATTTTAGTTGCCAAAGATTTAATGTGTCCTACGTTATAGTGAACTAGTTCGCCATTCGCATATCTAGGATCGTCAATAGATACAATTAATTTATTACCGTTTTCATCCTTTACTAATGTTTTTCCTGTTCGCTTTCCTGCATTCATATGTTCGTACTGTCCACTTGTATATAACGGATCATTAATTGAAATTTTAAACAATTTGCCGTTTTCATCTTTTACCGTTGTCATACCTGCATTTGTATGTTTGCCGGTTTTATAAAAAGCTGTATTCGGAATTGCGTAGTTTTCATTTAATGGATTATTGATATGCTTACGAATTTCAACTTCTTCAAATTGCAATGCAGATATTCTATCAGAAAAGTTATCTTTAATAATTTCTTTTATTAATTTTGTTTTATCAGGTTTCCATGTTTTCATTGAACCTACATAGTTAACGTCGTCTATTGGTTTGCAGCTGCAAGTTCGAGATCCAATATAAAATTGATTCGTTTCTATGTGTGTTACTTTATATACATAATAATGCATAATCTAAACTTTTTAATTTTGTTTAAATTATATATTCATTTTAGTATGGGTTATTTATAAAGTTACTGGAGAGTTTATCCATAGGATTAAAGCACCTAAGATAATTGCAATTCCGCAGTTGATTAAATCCGCTTTTGTAATTTTTGTTTTGGTTGAGGTATTTGTAGTTTCCATATTGTTTGTTATTATCAATTATGTATATACAAATATAAACTAAAAAGACCTCAATAGCAATAGTAATGCAAATTATTTTTCATAAAATGCAATATTTTTTTGCTATTGAGGTCTTTTGATATGATTTTAAATGTTGTAGTCCTGCCAGTTTGACTGTTTTTCAGTACTTACAACTTGAAGTCCGAATCTTTTGTTCCATTGTTCGCACAAATCGTACTCAAATTTTGCACAAAGGTCAAGTGCAGTCTTGTATTTATCAACAACCGACCATAATTTTGGTGGTGTTTTTTCATTTGGGTAACCGCCGGTACGATAATGGAAGTACTGTAGCATTTGCCAGAACTCTTTTGGGTCGCCGTTGCATTCAACAACATATGCATCATGATGTTTTTTCATCAATGGCCATAACGTTGCGTTCAAACGTTGGCGGGTTGTTGCGCATTCATCAAGTAATGATGTGATACGTTTATCCATTGGGAAGTATTCAGGTTCACCTTCAGTAACTGTTACGTTAGTATCAAGTGAAAGCAAACGGTTTATTTTATCGTCATTGGTTTGCATGTCGGTGTACAAGTGTTTTCTTGTAGCAGATTTCTTTGCGGACGTAAGTGCGTCGGCATCCATTTTTTCTAAAAGATCTTTATCAATTTCAAGGTCGCCGAATAATTTTTTACGACGGATATTTACAAGTTCGAAGAAAAACGGTTTCGTGATTGAAACATTTTCTTCAAGCAATTCTTTAATCTCTGCCCATGCATCGATTTTAATTGAATCGGATCCTTCACAAATTTCAGTCAGTACAGCATTTGCTGATTCCAAAAGTACTTGTGCCTTTTGAACTGTTGAGCGAGGAACTGAATTAAGTTGTGTTAGTTCAACAACTTCTTCTGCGTTTTCACGCATGCCTTTGGTAATCTTGATTTCTTTCGACATTAGTTTTAAGTATTAAGTTTAACAATAGTGGCGAGGACAGGATTCGAACCTGTTTCTCCGGATACTGAACGACCAGGCTTCACCAACAAAGCTTCCTCGCCATATCAGTTTTATCTTAAGAACTGAAAAACTCAACCGAACTACGATTCGGACGAAGCTATTTGATTGCTCAGGGATACTTCGAGTTACGATCTACACGTCTGCAGCCTGCTTATCTTATTCCAATTCTGTTTCGACAAAGTCAATGAACTCTTCTAGTTCGTCAGTTGTCATGTAATTTCCTAACAACTCTATGACTTTTTCAATTGATTGGTCTTCTAATAGTTCTTTTAACTTGTAAAATGCTGTAACTTTCACCATGGGATTACAGTTTTTCGTATTCTTCCTCGATTAATACACGATGTCTGATGCCATCAATGACTTGACAAAGAATATTTCCACTTTCTAAGACTTGAAAAACGATACATTCAGTACCGATTGGTATGCCGTGTCCTAAAACATCAGCAATAACTTTTACTTTATCTCCTGTTTGCATACTTTTATTTTTTAAATTTTGCAACTTTAACTTTTTCACCTATTTGAAATGCACCTAATGTATCTTTAAACGATATGTCAGGATCTTTACTTGCAATTCTTGCAACATATACAGCCAAACGTTCGTCATATCTATCCACAGTTATGTCTGTAATTTTGTAAACTGAAACTTCAGGCGCCTTGATTACCTCAACTTCAACTTGTTTTTTACAATGAGACCTACCGTTATCCTTCGGAGCGCAAGATGACATCAGAATTCCTGCAGTCAATATCAGAAAATACTTTTTCATTTATATAACTTTTAATTTGATTAATTCATTTTCCAAATTCTCATAATCATCAAGTGTTATTTTGATTCCATCAACATCACCATATTTAGATAACATCATGTCTCGTTGTTTTGATGCAAGCAATTCAGCTTTTGCATTTGCTTCAGAATTACTCATTTGCGGATTATGTTCAGGTGATACAAACCATGCAAATGAATCATTGAATAAGTCAGTATAAAATCTTCTAGCTTCTCTAATTATTTCGAGAGCCTTTATCTCTTTTGAGAAATCTCTTTTTCCGTTTATAATTGTAGGTTCCATAGCGATTTGTTTTATCAATTAATTAAAATCAAATATACAACATATTTGAAGCAATAGCAAATTATTCAGAATCTTTTTTGCTATCAAGTTCAAATTCTTTTGCAAACTTTGAATTTTACCCGCCTTTGTTTTATTCCAGTTTTTATCTGCAACTTGTTGTTCAATTATAAATAAAGAATCTTTGTAACTGTATACTTGCATTTTATATTTGAGATAAACTTTCTGTATTGAATCTGATGCGTATACTATATTTAATTTATCGCATATACTTAAGTATTGCGATGCAGTATTATAATCCTTATCATTTATGCATAAACCTATTTTATTTGTATACTCTAATAATTCTTTGTTTGCTTTTGCTTCGTTTTCTTTATAATCGCGTAATTGATTCTTTTCTGCTTGTTCACTTCTGTAATCAAAGACGTCAATCCATGCTGGCAATGTGCAAATAAAAATTCCAAAAATAATTATCAGCATTCCTTGTATTTTTCTTTTCATACATACATCGTTTTAATTAAACTTTTTTTGTGTGTTCCCATCCATCTGGCAACTGTTCATCTTTACGTATTAACTTTCGTTTTTTTGTTTCGATATTGATAATCCAAATTCGTCCACTTCCTGAACCTTCAATCCAATCATTCGGAACAGATTCGTCTTTCTTTATTCTTTTCTTTTCATTTGTTAATGGGTTGAATATCCATCTTGTATTATAGCAAGACGTTTCGTTTCCTCTTTTTAATTTATTCTTGTTACTTATCTTTTTCTTTGTTTCTTCTTTTCGATTTCCAATTATTTGAACTGCTCGTTTTTCTTTTATTTTATCGAGCGCTTTATCTGTATGCTTATAACCTTTTTGTATAAACATAACTTCGCCACTTAAATATCTTTCGTCAAAAACAGATACTTGAAATACGTTACCGTTAGTATCTTTTACTGTAACCATATCTTTATTCATCATAACAAATTCACCAGACAAATATCTAGGATCATCAATCGCAACTGAATAATGTTTTCCGTTTTTATCTTTAACTGTTACTCTACCATTTACGCAATATCCAATACCAGGTATATGATAATTCTCATTTAACGGATCATTGATTACTTTTGTTATTTCTTCTGCTTCAAACTTCATTGCATCTTCTCTACAATTAAAGTCATCTTTTAGAATTTCTTTTCTTAAATTTGCAACCTTCGGTTTCCAAACCTTCCAAGAACCTAAATAATCATCGAGTTCAGAATTTAACTTTGTTGAACGAGAACCGATATAGAATTGTCCTGTCTCTATATCGGTAACTTTGTATACGTAATGAATCATGCTTTATTTTATATATTCATTACGGTTTGGGATTATTTAAAGGGAAATTGTTTGCTTAACCAATAAACGATTTATCTCCAACGAATTAGACATACCGTAATGTTTTTGAATATAGGCAATCTTTGTTAATGAATAATTTTTGTTGTGAATCAATTTTGCAAAAGATTCAAGTGAACATGTTCGAGTTGAACCTGTTAACACCGGAGTATTATCAATGGTACTTGTTGTTATCTTTTCACCAGTTTTTGGATTTACCAAAGTTTTTACAATTGTTTTCGCTGGCATCGGTTTAATTTCAGATAACTCAAGCGATGTTGAATCAACAGCCGTTACCAAATATTTGTTTTTATCGGTTTCGTAAATTTGATTGACTTTCACATCAGCCATAATACTTGATATACGTTTGTTTAATAAAGATGAATCTAAATAAACGTTTTTTTCGATTTTACAATTGTTTTCCATAGTTTTAAATATTAGCGATTTATATTATCAATTAATTAAAATCAAATATACAACATAATGAAAGCAATAGCAATAGTTTTAGCAATTATTTTTAAATTATTTTTAAAAAAATTTTCTTCCTATTGTCCAGCCATCTGGAATATCGTCACCTTTTTTTATTAATGCGTTTTTCTTTGTATCTAAATTATGAATCCAAATTTTACCGCCATTAGCACTTAATTCGCCTTTATGCAATAAAGATTTCATTCTTTGTTTTTCTTTCGTTTCAATACTATGTGATGATCCTTTTTTTATGCCGACAAGTTCACCTGATAAAAATCTTTTATCGTCTTTAGAAACTTTAAAAACGTTTCCGTTATTATCTTTAACAGTAATTAATCCTTTATGCATTGACACAAGTTCCCCAGATAAATATCGAACATCGGTTTTTGCAACTGATATATTATTTCCTTCCGAATCTTTAACAGTAACTAATCCTTTTGCTGTACTAACAAATTCGCCAGACTTAACTCTTGGATCATCAGAATATACAGAATACGTATTGCCATCTTTATCTTTAACTGGCATTTGCTTTGCTCTTACAAATAACAATTCTCCAGATACGTATCGAGGATCGTCAGTCTTAATTAAAAAAGTTTTGCCTTCTTTGTCTTTAACAACAATATGTCCGGCAGTATGAAAACTTAATCCTGGGACGCTATAATTTTCATTTAATTTATCGTCTATACAACTTTGTATAATTGCAATTTCTTTCTCTATTGCAGCAGCACGTGATTCAAAAGAATCAAATAGAATTTCTTTTATTAATTTTGTTTTATCAGGTTTCCAGGTGCACATCGAACCTAAATAAAGATCTTGGCTTGGCAATACGCTGCAGCTTCTTGATCCAATATAATATTGTCCAGTTTCTTTATGCGTTACTTTATATACGTAATGATACATAATTAAATTATTTTAATTGTTTATTTATATATCAATGTATCGGTTTCATAAATATCAAATATATGGAACATAAACTACAACATTATTCAAGCAATAGCAATAGCAATGACATTTATTTTAAAAAACTTTTCTAATATTTATACGTACCATTGTACTTCCTTCGAACCCAATAACATATGTCGTCAACTATATCCGAATCAAAATCCACTGCGCATATAACTATCCAACTTATAAACATTGTTATTAATCCAAATAACACAGTCACTCCACATATCGCACCGACCGTCGGCCTCGCATCTTTTAACAAACTCGGACCAATAAAATACCCAATTAACATTGCACAACCTATCCATATAGCATACGTAAAAAACCTAATGTTCTCTACAAAAAAATAAATGATAGTATCCAGTATCGCATCGTTATAAATCTTTCTCATCATATGTATCTTTAACTTTCATAACAAAATCCGCAAGACGCGTTCTTCCATAATCTATCGTGGCAAAATCGTTCCAGAAACTAATAAACATCATAATCAATATTGAAATTCCTCCACCTACTGCCCACGTTAATACTTCTACTTCTTCTGGCTTTCCAAGCCCAGCTAAATAATATCCCAGCGTCATTCCTACTGAACAACTTACAACAATCCATAACACGTACATAACACTTTTGATGTTATTCACTACCCAATAAATTAACCCATCAAATACCGAATCGTTAAATATCTTTCTCATCGCAACTTTCATATTTTGATTTAAACAGCCACTTTACATTATCCAATATTGCACCCTCTGCATCTATAAACGCAAAGAACAACAAAATTACAAAACCTACTAATACACTGCTCATCAAAAATACCACAGCATAATCAGCACCACCTACTTTTGCATCAATGAATAACCAATACGATATCCATGTTCCTATCGAAAAACTTATGCATATTGATATAACGGTAAGTATTGTTGAAATATTCTTTACTATATAATAAATGATGGCATCTATTATCTTGTCATTAAATATCTTTCTTTTCATAACTTACAAATTTTCATACCACTCACTAATCGAACGTTCCCAATATTGCAATAACTCTGTCATCATTAAAAATGCAATCGGCAACAAACAAAACATTAATCCTAACAACGTTCCACAACACCATGTTATTACTATCTTACCATCTGGCGGCGTACTGTCGTCCATCGCAATAAAATATCCCATCGTCCATATACCGCCCGGCATTCCGATTGCTATTATCAACCCAATAACAATTAACATAAACCGATAATATAAAAAATAAATTATCGAATCCATTACCTTGTCATTCGTTATACACTTTACTTTTTCCATAACTAACTATAATAAACTTTTCCAATATACTTATGCAAACTTCTGATGTGAACTCCTATATCAATAGTATCTAATAAACCAATTGTACCAAGCCCACATATAAATCCAATAATAATTGTTATAAACATATCGCTGTCCGTACTTATTCCAATCGTCAATATACATATACTATAACTTAACAACATACATATAGCAACACCTGCAACTGTCATAACTTGCTTTGCATTCGATACAAACCAATATAATAATCGGTCAATTAAATAATCTCCAGTTTTCTCTTTCATACTTTATATCTTTTTAATAAATACCCAATCTATCCAATTAATTATACTAAGAAATATCAAACATAAATCCAATATCGCCATTCCATCCAATCCCGTCTGTATCGCTACCCATAAAAACAACGATGCACCTACTGCACTGAATATCCATCCATGCGCAATTTTACGACCTACTAATAACATGCCAATCAACGTGGCAAATGATGCAATCCAATCCATACTTTTATGATATTAATAAAACTCCTATTATCGCCACTATAACAATACCAGCACCTACAAATAAACCTCGTCTCCATCCAATGTCATGATGAACCGCTTTTAAATGCTCTATTTCCTCATTTGAATATTCCATAGATTTAATGATTATTAAATTATAGTTAAATATACAACATTAATTCTTATATAGCAAATAAAAGGACTATTATTTTTCATAAAAAAGTCATATTTTTGGACACAAAATAGCCTTATACCGCAAAATGGGCCATTTTGGGCTATTGTAACCATGTGAAAAATGGCCCATTTTGGGCTATACTGGAAGTTCCTTACAGTTAATATGGCCAATTGAATGGCAATAGAACGTGCATGTACGCAAAAAGCCATTATAGTACTACCAATATAATAGCAGTGGTATAGCAATGGCATCTACGAGTGGCTTGTGGTAGCTTTATGCTACTGATAGTAGATGCTACTGATGAATGATAGTGGCTTGCAGTGGTTAGCAGCATTGAGTCATTGGCTGCTGCGGCAGAAATGCAATTATTTAAAAATGCAATTATAAAAAGCTATTGATTTTATATCTATTTGTTTTGTATATACAAATCTAAGGCTTTAGCAAAGCCGTTAGTTCAGAAAGAAATCCGAGATCATAAAGTCACACTTCGAAAATGGACTTCCTAAGTAAACGCCTAAGTAAGGAACTTATAGTAATTCTCCAAGTGGAATCTGATTGTTGCAGAATTTAGAGATGACGGCACTAGTTGATTTTAAAAAATTTTTTGGGGAAAAAAAATGTCCACTAAAAATGGACATTCTAAAAAGGTATGATTTTGTTTTAAATTACGATTGCAACAATGTTGTTGGTTTCGATTGAATCTTTTACAATATAAAGTTCTCTATTGCTAAAAGTATTTAAAAATTCCTCGAGGTTTAAATCAGAAGCGTAAGGAACAATTATTTGATTTCCTTTTGTGATAGTAAAATTATTATCTACAAGTTTGTAAAATTTATTTGCCATAAATGATTCTTTTAAATGATTTATAATGATATGTAAAAAAGTTGATATACAACTATAACATTGTATTTAAAGTTTATAGAATGATCCTTAGATATCATTGGTATCTACCTGGAGTTATTTGTTGCGGTAGCAACAAACAGATGCCATTACTATTTTTTTGATTTAGGAATTGGATTATTATTTACGTATGAGAATTTTCTAAGTAGTTTAAAAAATTCCTCATGTTCTTCGATTGTATTATTGAGGTCAGCAATATGTTTACGTTGATTTACAATGTAGTACAATAGAAGTTTTTCGTTTTCTGTTTTTTCAGCAATAGGTGAGTTCTGCATGTAATTGATTAACTCGATTGCTTTTTGGTAATTCGGGTCGTGAAAACTAATCATTGATTAACCTAGTAAAGAGTCAGTTTTGAAATTACCGTTTTTGTTGTATTTGCTCGTTTGTTCTGAGTACCAATAATCGTATTCGATTTGGTTAGGGCAATCCATACCGAATCTTTCAACAAAAGAGTTTTTCATAAACGCTGGAATAACTTTTTGTTCAAGTGTTCCGTTTGTTTTTGTAATGAATAAACAGAAGTCAGTAACTCCACCTGGTTTGATTACTTCGTTTACGTTTTCGCTAAATGGTGTGTTTGTTTGTTCCATGATATTTATTTTTTTATGTTAAAGTAGTTCTGTTATTCTTGCAATGATTTGGTCTCTAGATAAAACGCCAACAGTTCTCATGTTTATTGTTTTGTTTATGTATAGAGCAGTAGGTACATTACGTATGTTTAATATTCGTGTTAGTTCCTCGTTTTTTTCAATGTCAATTTTATAGAAGTCAACGTTTGTATAATCTTCTTCAAGATCTTCTAGTTTTGGTGCTAATACTTTACAGGGTCCACACCAAGTTGCATAGAAGTCAATGACGACAGGTTTTTCTCCTAGAAAATTAATTTCGTTATTTTCGGCTTTATAAATGTTATAAACGAGTTTGTTAAATTCTTCTGTGTTTATTTCTTTCATGATTTATTTTTTTGAAATTTTGAATTAAGTTTTTTAGCGCGGTTTTTTAACGCGTTAAAATGATTTTGACATTGTCTTTGTTCATTGATGTTATTAAACGAGAACTTTGTATTTTCTAGAAGTTTAACAATTGCAACTAGAGATTCTGTTATCAATTTTTGATTTTCATAAATGTCTTTATGAAGTTCATCATGAATTTGTTCAGGATTAGAATTCATCTTCAATTCCTGGGATGTCGATTTTTCCTCTTCCATCTTGTTTCTTTATATGAAGTTGTTTACTCACGAATTCTTTAGCGGCTCTGATGAGGTACGCTTGAATTGCTTTTTGTTGTTCTGCTTCTGTTGCGTTTTCTGGAAGGATACCCATTAGTGTAAAATCTTCAATAAGTTTTGCAGAAACTTTTGTATGAATGATTGTTTCACCTTCCAATGTTATTTTGTAATAACCGTCTTCTTCTAGTACTATTTTATAATCATCTGCGGAGGGTGCAGACGGTACGTAGGGTTTTCTTGATGAATTTGTTGTAACGTTGATTAGTTCATCTGAAACAACTGCTTTTGTTTTGTCTCCCATAAAAAAATTATTTAATGTATCCTTGTGCTTTTAAGAATTCTCTAAAAGCATCAACGACTTCTTTATCGTTGACTGTTAATTTCCCTTTTACGTATATGTTGCCATTATTTTCAAATCGCATGAATTCAATTGAATCTTTATCGAATAAAGAAATTAAAGAAGGATTTGGAATGCTAATAGGAACACTAGCAGGCGTGTAATTAAAAACGGCATCATTAAGTGTAAACGAATTTACACCATCGTCAATCATTTCTCTTAGCGATTTTTCCATTGTGTTAAGTTCATTATCGTCTAAATTTTTAACGTCCTCAATTGGCATGTTAAAATTTTTTGCAACAAGATATTCTTTTTTGATTCTTTCTGTTGTGTTCATTATTTATTCTTTTATAATTATGCCATTCCAAGTTCTATCGCTATATTCGATATACGCGCGTACATCTAGGATTGTGTCTTCTTGATATTTTATTCCGAAATTATTTGGAATGTCGTAAGCAAAATCGTTTTCAAAAAAATCTGTTCTTGATATGGATACTTTATGATATCCCATAACAGAAATGCTATCGCCTGTTCTATTCTTGAATTTTATTACAATGTCGAATACTGTTTTTTTGTTGATTATGTTAAGAAGCAAATTTAGTGGGAAAACGTCGAAACCTGCAAGATTGTCGATTATGTTAAGATTGAAAACTACGGAATGTTTTTCAATTGCAATTACTTGTTTTCCTAATAGGCTTTTTTGTTCTTCTGTTAATTCATCTGTTATGAATTCAACTTCGAACAAATTTTTATGGAAAATATCCATAAGACTTGCGATATTTTTATTTTGTACTTCGCATTCATTTTCGATTGCATCAACGATTGCATCGAATGCTGCTTGATTATCGAGCGGAATGTTCTTTTTCTTTAGGTCTTGTTTTTTTGCCATGTTCTTTTATATTTTTATATATTTCTTATAGAAAGTGTTGAACTTTTTTATATTATATACATTCTTTTTGCTATTCAGCTTTCTGAAGATTGTACATAATACTTTTTAAGAAACGGACAAATTTTTAAAGAACCGATTGCTGTTGGCAAAAGGATCTGAACGGGACAAACGAAAAGCTTTGCCTTGAGATTACAGAAGCAAGACTTTGAGATTATAGAAGCCTTACCTTAAGATTACAGAAGCAAGACTTTGAGATTTCTAGCGCACTACCTTAGACTGTTTTTATTTTGCCTCGGCATCACTTGTCGACTCCGTGTTTTTACGGATGCCATCAAAAATATCAATAAGTTCAGCAATTCCGATTAATGCACTTATTCCAATTGCGCCAAAGAAAACGTATGTGGGCTGTACGCTTGACCAAAGTTTCGGTGCAAAATACATTGCTCCTACTATTACTAAAATGTATACGATTGTAAATCTAACAGCTCTCATCAGTTTTTTCTTTTTTCTTTTTAAATAATTTCGATATGCGCATTCCTATTGCAATGATTGGCATAAATATAATTGCAAATATGTATATGATTCCAATACCGTATGGACCGCCAGTGCCGCCCATATTCTTAATAAGATTACGTGTTAAGTAAACTCCTATTGCTAAATATATTGCAACCGCAACATACCAAAAATTGATATGTGCGGTAAAATTAATTAGAATATCCATTATCGTACGTCACTATATTTTTTATGAATCGCAATTAATCTTTCTTTGTGCCCAAAGCAAAATTGATAGTTATCAACTTCATCAATTGTTATGAATCGTGCATCGACAACTTCACCTGGTTCAGAATGTTCGAACGTAATTCCTTCACAGAAATTGATAAATTTGTCAAGATCCATGACAGAGTAAAACATGTGATAATGAACAATGTTTTGACGATTTGATGTTGGTAATGAATTCACATAGAATGGCTGTCCATCTTCAGTAATTCTTTCAAATTTTGAAACGTCCAAACCAGTTTCCTCGTAGGTTTCGCGAATTGCTGCTTCCTCAGAAGTTTCGTTTTTGTCAATATATCCACAAGGAATATTCCAGTGACCACGAAAATCTGGAGTTTTTTCACCACGCTGATTAATCAAATATTTTGTTGTGAGCGTATCTTTTTTGTAGTCAAGAACATGTATCATTACAACTGATGTAACAGCAACTGAACGACCAATCCAAATTTCTCTGCCGTCTGGCAAAATAATACACTCGTTATGTACGTTATTGAATTTCATAATTTTTTATTTAATGATTAATAATTAAAAACAAATATACAACATTTATTATGCATTAGCAATACTATCGTTATTTATTTTTAAAACGTTTCTCAATTAATTTTTCTCTGAATGAAATAACACTTTGTGATGTGAAAGTTTTTTCCATTGACTTTAATGCAATGTCAATTCCAAATTCAACAATGTTATCGGTATCAACAATTTCTAAAAAGTTTTCAAACGGTAATACTTTTGTTGCAAGATTACCTAGCATTAGATTAAAAGACACAAGTCGATTATTGAAATCTGTTTCATCTTTTGCATGTCCATTTGGTGATAGTTCGTCGGCAGGAATCATCATGCCATTTCCATCAGTTGCAAATACACCAAAATAACCTGTCCACAAGTCATCTAACTGGTCTGGTGTTATACATGGTTTTTCGCCACCCAATAAAATTGAATCCCAATTATATAAACAGTAAATCATGTGAACATTTGCAGGTGTCATTTGGTCAATGATTTCTTGTGGTATTTCTTCACGTTTTCCGATTGTCATATTTTCAATTTATTATTATATACATTAACAAATAATAGTTTTATTCCAAATCCTGGAATTTTGGTTGGCAGCATTTTTTGTATTTCTTATCAGAACCACAAAGGCATTTATCGTTACGTCCAAGTTTGCGGTACGGTGCGTAATCCGCAAGACGTTGGTTACGTTCTGCAATTCTTTTTTCTCTTTCCTCTGTTCTGATTCTTTGGTTTTCTTCATCAATATATTTTTGTCCAGCATCAGCTTCAACAATTTCGATTCCAATTTCTGGTTCGCTAAACATATGAATGAATTGTTCCATTTGGCTTTGTTGTGATGATTGAAAAAAGCTTTTATATGCCTTTATCATTTTTTCTTCTTTGCTTTTGATATAACGTTGACGTTGTTCAGCAAGTTTTTCTTTTGGGATATCTTTAAGCATTACATCAACATGTTCAGTTCCGCATTCAGTACAAACCCATCTTTTTGTTTTTGCATTTTCATCTGGAACTGAATCAATAACAACAATCTTTTCGATTTTGAAGAATTCCCAATCTTGACACTTTGTACACCAATGACGGTACATTATTGTTTTAAAATCTGGCATGTTATTTAGTTTTAATTTTTGGTGAATTGATAATGATTTTATTTGTAATGCCTAAACCAGTTTTATCGAAAACCACTTCGGATCCTTTTGGAATTGTACATGACAATATAGTATAATAGTTAGAATGCTGTTTTGCTCGTTTCTTGGTTACGCAGAAATGATATCCTTGACCATACGATTGCAAACGTAAAGATTCAAATGATTGTCGTCTTGATGAAGAAGAACCATGTTCGTCTAATCCATACGCAATTGATGCAATATCATCGGAACAACTCATGTCTGTTGTTTTTCTGATTGGTTCATCATACAATTCATCAAGAAGCCATTTCATCGGGTAATACGGCGAGGAATAAATTGTCTTACCATTTAATGTCCACGTTTCAAACATTTTGTAAACGGTCATTTTTCGCTTCGTGATAATCGGCTCTTTTTGTTCGGTAATTAAACACATGTTATACTAATATAAAGTTTTTAATAATTTCAATTGCTTCAGCAGTATTTCCGTTATTAAACGGTAAAGTTATATCGTGACCGCTATTATCGAATATGATAAAATATTCATCGGTGCCTTCGTCAAACCCAATTGTGTACTGTGGGTATTCACCGATATGCATAGATGGTCCAAAGTCTTCATCAATTACACGAGTTGTTGTAAAGTGAAAACCGAATTTTACAGAGCCGCCTTCATTCTCATTTGGAATTGTTGTTTCGGATGTATTGCAATCGAAATTGCTAAACACGAATGTAAACAATTCGCGAATAAATTTCTCCATATTAAAAAAGATTTAATTTAGATAAAGATTCAATTTGAGGAAAGTTCTTTGCAACAAAATGAACATGCTTAGGAGTGCAATTGATATATGTAACTGATGCATTGTAATTAATCACATGAATCTTGCCTGGGTCATTTTGTAATTTTATAACCAAGTCCGAAAATTTTGTAATCTCGACAGATTCAACAATTGGGTTTGCAGCTAATGCTTCAGCACCAGCAAACAAGTTATTCACTGAGATATTTTTTGCAAATGCAGAATCATTTGGTTGTGAATTTTCTGATACTTTAATTTTTGGGTTCAAGTTTTTCATAGGATAAATTATTTAAGATTTAACATTAAGTTCTTTTAGAAATTGCGATTGAACTTCAACAATCATAAGTTTAACTTCATGAGCAGCAGCACCAAATTGTAATCTGTCTATTTCTTTTAAATTTTGCATGCCTTCCATTAACTCCAGATATTGTAATCTGGCATTTAATTTTTCAAGTAGTTCTTCCATATTATTCAGCAATATTTTGTTGAACGAATGCAGCAACTGTTTTGTCAAGAATTGCAACAATTTCGTTATATATGATATTTTTTATTTCAGAAGTTATCGATGTTCGGTTACTCATATCAATAATATGATATCTTGAGTAAATTAAGTTGTCTGCAATTTGGTCAGACACATTGCTCACATTGTAATTTTGCGGTTCACCATTTGCGCATTCAATTAAAGTTTCAACCCAAGATTCAATGTATTTGAATCGACCTTCATCATTGAATTTTAATCCTTCTTCTTTCATTGCAAGTTTAATTAACATCCTTGCAAAATCAGAAATTGACCAAGGTTTAAAAACTGATACCGTAGAACCTTCAAGGATTCCAAATTTTTTGATTGTTGCTGCAGTGATTTCCATAATTTGTTTGTTTTATCAATTAATTAAAATTAAATATACAACATTAATGAAGCAATAGCAATAGTTTATGCAATTATTTTTAAATTAATTTACTCCAGGTTTATAAATGTTAATTAATCTATTAACACGAATTTCAGAAATTAATAAGTCATCAACTTCTTTACATCGTACTTCAGGCGAAATACTATTTTGATTTACTGTTAATGCAAATGCAAGTTTCAATAAAACAAGATTTGACATTTCTTCCGCAAGACAGTTAATGTTTAACGGTTTTGAATTTTTCAGCAATTCTTTGCCTTCGATTATTTCTTTTGTTTCCATATGATTAGTATAAGTCTTCGCTATGTAATCTTTTTCCACGAACGTCATCAATGTCTTTTACCTGATTTGCATTTAATGCAATAATCAAACCTTCTTCTCTGCCAACGAATCTGTTTTTGTTTGTTAAGAATCCTTGAATTTCTCTTCCCATTTCATGTTGAGGTTTTCCTGTTATTGCAACCATTTGGTATAAGCAATTATGATGACGTAATCCAGAGAACACCATTCCGCTATCACAATTCTTCGGACGGCAAAAGCCTTCAGGAAAATCTTTATCCACAATTGGAAAATCCAAATACCAATTAGCAGCACAAAGAATGTATTCATCTGGCATAATTGTTTTATCAACTAATTCCAATAAATCATTTTGTACGTTCTCGCATGTTACTGCTGTGTCAGCAAGTAAATCAATTATTTTTTCTTGTTTACTTTTTGGCCATGTTTTTAATTCTTTTGCAATCGAAACAAGTGTCCAAAAAGGTCCTAACTTATTTCTTATCTTTGCAGATAAAGGTTCGATATGTTTTTTGTTTTCCATTATTTTGAAAATTGATTTAGCATATATGTAAATTCGGTTATCATTTTAATTTCTTGCGTTTCTTTATCAATAACAACGCCATCAGAATACTCTACGTAAACAGTTTCAAAATTATAACTTTTAAACGATTTACAGAATTCGAGTTGTATGCTTATCGGAATTATTGGTAAACCTGCAAATTCATTAGATGCAGCAACAACTTCATTTGCATCATTAAAAATGTGTTTGGTTGTTGTTATGATATCTTCACCTATTGATATACTTTCCAAATCAATGCCTTCAGGCGATTTGCAAAGATACACAAATGGCTTAAGATTTAATGATTCACTATTACATTTTGTAATGTATGTCTTTCCTTGTTCTGGAATATTTACTGTTGTGTTTAAACAGACAAACAGTTCTTGTCCTAAAGAATACGGAAATCTGCGAGTTGAAAAAAACATGTTACCACAGTCTTCAGAATTCTTATCAGTATTTCTGTATATGTTCGACTGATTATCTGTATACTTTACAAACATATATGCTTTAACATATTGTTTGCCATTGCGCATTATAATTTCCATATCTCGTTTTATCATTTTATTTAATTTACTTTATGTATAATTCATTTGTTTCAATTAATCGACCGTAATTGCTTCCTTGTTTTTTGCCAATCAATACGGTTCTTGGCAAAGTGTCAGTTGAACACATTTGGTCAAAATCGTTTATGTAAACATCTTCACCTTCTGCTGTCGAAACTTGTAGCCCAAGTAATTCCGTGTTTTTTACAAGTGTTCCGTAAAAATATGTTTTTAACTTTTCCATATTAATTTTTGTAAGGTCTACGATAATTTTTTGAATAAACAGAAATGTATGAATCTGCGGTTTTGTCAATTAGTTCATTTTTACTTGTGATTTTGCAAAATCCAATTGCGTAATGTGTTCCACATTCCATGCCTTCATCAATTTCCCATGCAATTTCAATAACAACATTCACCCAAGATTTGTTATCAGCTGCAGCTTCACGAGATTTCATTAATGAAGTTCCATTCAAACCTTTTACATTGTCAATAAGCAATTTTATTTCTGCTGGTATGTTATTTGAATTATACGCATACCCATAATCTGCAGCATCTTTATAAATTCGATATTGTTTTGATTCTACAGTTTCAAACGATTTTGCTTCTTCTTTAAATACTCCCATTGTAGTGAATTTTAAATTTGGATTATGGATTAAATTAAAATACGATTAATGAACGGTGAAAACAAAATTCTTTTTTAGAACTTTTTTCAATTGCAAGAATTGCGTTTTTTCTGCTTGGCTTAATTCCAGTTATTGTATAAACTTTATTTTTAAATATAAAGTCTCTATTAAAATCGGTTAATGCAAGATCATATAATTTATGATATTGTATAAACAAATTTTTATTTGGGTTCACACCTGCAATAGTTGCTGTGATTTTAACGGCGCATGTATTATCGTCAAAGTTACAACCTGAATTGGTTAGTGTTACACCTAATTCTTCTTCAAGTGATTTTAAACGTTCAAGAAATATTTTTTGAATTCTTTCCAATGAACCGTTTGTTCTGTTGAATTTTGTAATTTTTGCCATGATTGTATTTTTTAAGTTTTTATTTATCAATTAATTAAAATCAAATATACAACATTATTAAAGCAATAGCAATAGTTTATGAAAAAACTTTTAATAAAAATGAAACTATTTTAAATAACTGTATATAATAACTACTCAGTGTCCGTAAGGGTTAGTGTAGTAGAGCTGAGACTTAGATTCGTTAAGCAAGTCTAGGTTTTCTTTTAGCAATTCCATGATTATTTTTAGTATGGTCTATATGTTCGTTTTGCAGGATACTTAAACATATCTTCAACAATAATAGGTCCATTGTATGTATATGATTTATTGTTCTTACCGCATATTGGTAATATGTACCAACATATAATTGTGCAGTAGTATCCACGAACATCTTTTGTAAATTCTTTATCTGGATGATTCAATTTATATATGTAAGTTTGAATTTCTTTAAATTTACGTCCAGTTTCGCCACCGTCTTTTATGAATTGCAATATCAAAGAATACTTTTTTTGTTTTGTAAATGTTGTTCCTGCCTTTGTTATTCTTCTTGGTGTAAACTGCACAGTATCATTTGACTTTCTATTAAGTGCAGCATCAGCAAATTTTGATGCAAGTTTATTTTCCAAGTTAACAGGAGTCACATTGTCACTTACAGTATCGTTAATGATATCATTAATCAATAAGTTGTTTAACGGCACGTCGGTTTCATTGTGTTTCTTTGTTAATTTTGCAATCTGTGAAGAAACATATTTAACAGATTCACCACCTTTTGCAATTGTCGGCTTTGGATTATCTCTATTATCAATTAACTGAATTGCACTTTGTATGTCATCTATTTCTGCTTGATTGAATCTCAAGTTTGAAATTATCGAATTGCGCTTTTCGTATAAACGAGTTAGTTCAGCTAATAGAATTGCTTTTGATGTTTTCATATTATTCAAAATTTAATTTTATGTTATTCAATTGTAAGTAATCTGTAAGAGGTTTGTTGTTTCCATCTTTTGCTATGATTTTGCCGTTGCTTTCAATAAATTGTTTAACAGCACTGAATCCTACAAGATGCGCAGCAGCAATCAAACCGCTTACCGTAACAAGATGCATCCCCACGCGTATTCCGCCAGTTTCAGGTATTTGATATTTGATGATTATATCCTGAAGATACTTATAGTTTATTTTTATCAATTGATTCATTGCCCAGTTTTGTAAAACAGGATTGTTTAAGAATACGTCTTTAGGCATGCTGGTCAATCCAATTTCTTCTCTTGCCATTGCACCCATCTGATACATTCCCCAATATTGTGTTGACCTATTTTCGCCTTCGTTATAATTTTGTCGTGATTCAAGTAAAGATAATGATAACATGAAATTTAAGTTTTCTTCAGGTATTGGATTTTGTCTCATGTCTTGTTCAATTTTTGAAACTTTTTCCCTGATGATTACTTGTTGATGCGTAGGGCGAATATACATTGCATATGCAAAATAAATAAGTCCAATTAGTAAACCAAATGCGATTATTCGCGATAGTACTTTTTTCCATTTATAAATTGCGCCTAGTTTAATCTTTTCCCAAACGATGTGTCGAATTAAGTGAAACACATGTCGCAATGTATATTGCAAATGCCATTCAAGTTGTCGAATTTCGCCATCAAGTTTTTCATTTGTTGGAATTCTAGAATCGTCTGATGTTAAGTTTAAAAACTTTTCAATGAGTTTAATAAATAGACTAAAAATTGCTTTCATAAGTTATATGTTTTAGTTTATACTAGAGTTTCTTTTATTGTTTCGATTTGCATTTCGATTTTCAAGTTTCTTCAGCCAGTCCATTCGTATATCCTCATTGAACATTAATAAATCTGCATATTCAACTTCGACATTTTTATCTTTGAAATAATCTTCAATCATACATTGCGATAATTTGTCAAGACGAAGAAAGATACCGGCTGCACACCCAGGCCACCCGCCATAACCAGTGTATTCATTGATGAACCAGATATTGAAAACTTCGACGTTAAAAATATCAACGTCGGTAGGATATTTTATTTTTGTTTTAGGTTGTACTAAAGTTATTGTTTTATGTTGTACAAATCCTATTAAATTAAGTAACTTTTTTATCATGCCGCAGTTTTTTGTTTTGATTTAATTTCATCAACATGTTTGCAACGTTTGCGAAATGAAAACCCAACGCAATCACAAGCCCATACGCCATTATTGAAAATAATGGCGTATGTTTTTGAACCATCTGATGATTTTACTTGTTCTGATATTGATTCCGTGTTTTTATTTTTTGTTGATTCATACGTGCCATTTTTGTATGCAATAAGTTCTTCGGTTGAGCAATACATGCCTGGTCCATTTGCTGGTTTTGAAATTTCACAAACAGAATAAACTTCATCAAGTGTTGTTCCGTTAGGAACCTCAATCCACCCAGGGACAATAAAAGTGCCGTTCTCTAGTTCAACCAGAGCAGGCGGCACATTTGATTTAAAGGATTTCAATTTATTCATGATTAAGATTTTTGAGGTTCACCTTCAGGTAATACAGAATAATAATCGCCAGAATAACCGTTTGCTGCAGAATTATTTTTTGCGTTATTTAATTGTACGCAAAGAGCAGCAACAGTTTTAGGATTCATATTGATTTTTTTATTACCACGTTCGTGTTCCCAAGATTTTCCACACTCTAATGTGTATGAACAAGCTTTTATTAATTCAGCAAGGGTGCCTGTTAAATAGTAATAACGGTTTTTAGACGAGAATGAACCAGTACTGTGGTTTTCAATTGTAAATATTTTATCAGTTTTTGCCATGTCAGTGATTTTTATTTGTTTATCAATTAATTAAAATCAAATATACAACATTATACATCTGATAGCAATGGTTTTACGAAAAACTTTTGATTTATTTTTCTTTTTTAAGAAATCCCCAAAAAACTATATTGATGATACCTGCTGTTGTTATAGCAATTCCCAAAAAGATTTGACTATTATCCCTGTGTATACACAGATTTGCAACGCCAGCAATTAGAAAAACAATGCCGATACAAATATTATATGTTCTCATAATTTAAGATTTTAAGTTTATGCGTAATGTGATTCATATTCTGGTCTGCCATCCCATTTACTAAAACTGTAGAATGATTTAGGACTTGATAATCGAACTTGTGCGCCGTTTTCTTTAACAGTCAAGTTATACGTATCGCCATTTTCAACAAACGAATCTTTATTCGGAATTGCATGACCACACATAAAACCGGTTTCAGTATATGTTTTTTTCAATTCGGCAACAGTTATTCTTTTTGCAGATATTTTTGTTACTTGATAAAATTCAATATTGGTTTGTTCATAACCCCATGTATTAACTAGAATCTCGCCAATCGAAAAATGATCTGCAGCTTTTATTGCAGAATTTGCTTCTTTCTTTTTAACTTTACGTTCAACTGACGATTCATATATTTTATTTAACCTATCAGCGTGACGGGTAATTGCAAGGTCAAGTTCCTCCTTTGTTTTGTAACGATAAAAGAAACTAGGTTTCAATGCTTTACCATAATAGCCTTTAATCGTTAAGTTATTATCATGTATGTAAAGGTTGAAATTTGTTCCACCAAGTTCCCTTGTAAATTCACCAGGCATTCTAGATTTAGTTCTCATAGTTTTAAGTTTTATTTATTTCGACTTTTCAATTTTTTTAGAGTATTCAATTAGGAAATCTTCAGCAGCTCCACGGTATGAATCTGTTATAAATTCACCATCTGCTTCTTCGGACATTTGAAGGTGTCCGTATTGGTCAGTGCACTGGTCGTGAATAAATTTTGCAAATTCGGCAAGAACATCTACAGTTATTGTATGTGTTGCAACGTATTCTTTAACTTCTTTATATCCTTTTTCTTTTCCTTTTGCCGACATGAATTCCGGCGAACCGCCATCGTACTTTATTTTTTGCAAATCTTTGATTCGAGAATCGAGCCAATGTATTAATGATTTTTCCATTTCAATATTTTTTAAATTTTAAACTCAACAAGGAAGTGACTGCTTTGTTTTACCGTTGCATCACCACGAAACGGTTTCCATATTTTTTCTGTATTTACAATTACAGCATCAGGAAATTGGTTTTTGATTGCTGCCGCATATTTTTCAGCAGTATTTCCATGCGTATAATAAAATTCCCAACGAGCAATGAATGTCCCTTTTCTAGTTTTCGATAATATGTCAGGATAAATTCCTTTTTCTTCTAATGTTTCAATTGTAAATTTTGCAGCCATAATATTATCAATTAATTAAAATCAAATATACAACATTTATGAAGCAATAGCAATGGTAATGACAATTATTTTAAACTAAAAAAACTCTGACATTGCTGTCAGAGTTTTCATTTGATGATTTGTGGAGTTATTCTTTTGTTAACGGTTTTGTTCTTTTCGATTTGAACTGTTCTTTTAATTCAGATACATCTTTTTTATTTGCATTGTTCTGTAACCCGTCTATAAGTAATCGAATTACAAGTATAATTTTGAACCAAGTCCAATATGCAATTAACGGTAAAGCGTATTGATGAAAATCTGGTGTAATTGCAGCATACAGCAAATTCACAGGAATTGCTATAAGTAAGGCAGCAATAACATGTACGGCAATAGCATACAGTGTTCCAAAACACATTGCAAATACAAGAACAATTAATTTCCAAATAAGGCCAAAGAGAAAAGATAAAATTTTACCAAGTGCTTTCATAATATAATTTTAAGTTATTAATTTATTTTTATATTATATACAGAACTTTTGAATAGTTTTATTATTTGTTGAATAATTTTCCAACTTCTAATTCACGTAAATCCAAGTATGCTTCACGTCTTCCAAATCTTGTTTGTTCAAATGATTTAACTTCAATTAAACCTGCAAGTATTGCACGTGTGAATTTTTTATTTTTGGCAGTTCTTTTTCCTTCACCTGTTAATTCTGTAAGCATAACAAAACGTTCGTTAAGTTCAGTTATTTGAAATTTTGTATGCTGTGCATTTTCATAGAATTGTCCGATTTCAAAATTTTCGTCCAATGCTTTTCTTCTTTTTTCGATTGCTGCGGTACCTAATACCAATGATGCATTTTCTTCTGGTGTCATATGATTTCTTTTAAATTAAATTATGATATACTTCTTTTGATTTTTTTGACCACGATGGATTGGGACGATACGTTGAATCTAATAAGTATCGGTATAAATGTTCTCAGTCAGTTTCTGGGTCAAATCCTGCCTTATCATCAAACAAAACATTAAAATACAATTTCTGTGTGTAATGTCCAAAAGATCCATGTGCAACAGATATCTCTGGATTTTCATTTACGTAATTAAATTTTATACCATCATTATTGAATTGCTTCGTATATACTGCAATTTCAGAAGGATACGATGAAGTATACATAATTAGTATAATATCTTTTCTTTCTGATAATAATTGCAAAACTTCTTTTGCATACGGATAGTAATCAATTATCGGTTCTATTTTTCTATAATCTGGATATGAAACAGTTCCATGTATGTCGATACACCAATAAGTTTCAAACCATTCTTTTTCTTCTGCGTGCGTCAGCATTTTGTGCACCCATTTAATGATTGGCGGAGTTGACATATTCTAATAGTTTGCGTTGTAATTTTACAATGTTAGCACATTTTTCGTATTCTTCAATTGAAGCATAGTATGTAAGCATTTTTTTACTTATTGCAATAGAAGCTCGTTTTGACATTGCAACATCGACTTCTATTCCACCAAAGCAAACAAAATTGAAACATGGAACTTCATCGTCCATGCTTAGTTCATCATTATTAATTACGTATTCAACAAAAGGGTACAGAATGCCGAAGATATATTTGTTATCATCTACAGCGTCATGTATTTCTTGATTACTTTTAAATTCTCTATATATGAATACCGGAGTTTTCATTCAAATCTTAATTCGTAAAATTCTTGTTCGTCACAAACAATAAATGTTGTGGTATCATGCTGAACTCTTTTTGAAAAATGGAAATGACCATAACACCAATACTTTATTTCATGGTCATTCTTTTTCAAATGATCATAAATCATTGTCATGTTATGACGTTCCTTTTCGCATTCGTCTATAAGTCGCCAATCTTCATTGAACCAACCCATGATTCCTGTTTTTGTTGTTGGGTCAGCAAACTTCGGTGCTGTATGCGTAACAACTACTGTTACTTTATCTGTCAGATTTGCAATTGCAATAGGATCGTATACACATTGTTCATTTGACCAATATGATGATCCTTCAACGCGTTGCGTTCTGTCGATTGATGTTGCACCGCCAACGAATAAAATATTTGCGGGACCTGTTTCAAGTAAAAAATAGTCAGGAACTAATTTGATTCGTGAAAACATGTCAACCAATGGAGCCTTGTCGCCTTGAAAATACGATGGGTCATCGTGATTGCCTCGAACCATGAATAACACATTATTTGTGTTTTCCAATATTCGATTTAATTTTTTAAATTCATCAAGATAAAATCCTGTCTTTTCAAAACCCATGCCAATATCCCCAGCAATGCAAATAACAGAATCACGAATTTTATATCGTTCTCTGATTCTATATCCAAGTTCACCCCATTTGCCATGATTGTCACCAACCACTACAATATGTTGTAATTCTTTAGCATATGTTAAACGACTATCCGTTGTTGCTTTCATTTAATTTTTGTTTCTCATTCAACTTTACTAAAATATGGGGATGCATTGCAGCCTCAATCATTGTAACAGTTTCAGATGTATTTGTAAATTCGATATTTGTGTTTAAGTGTTTCCAAACAGCATCAGCAAATTCTCTGCCGTACATAGATTTACCAATTTCAACAATTGAGTAAAAATTTGAATAGCCTTTCTCATGTTCATTTAACAATGATGCGATGAATTCAGCTTTGTTGTATAAGTTAAGAGCCATAATGATATTTTATTTTATGTATTCAATTTTTAAAAGTTTCCCCATGCAACTTGCATGCAAGGAACATTCATTACATCTCGATACGCTTTAACCATTTGGTCTCTATCTTCTAATGCAAACAATACATTATAGAATGGCGCAATATGCGTATTGTAAATTTCTTCTTTATATTCGCAATCTTTTCGTCTATCAGAATTTTTACGCATATGTAAAATATAATCTGAACCATTAATCCATCCAGTGTATTTTGCAATCTGCCGTAATGTTACGTCCATAAACTTTTCTTCGCGACCAGTGACAAAGATAATTTCATATCCTGCTTGTTTGAATAACTTCACAGTTTCAACTACTGGCATGTTTGCTGAATCGACAATATCTGCCTTTCCTGCAAAATACGGACTTCTTTTTCCTACGGTTGCAAGCGTACCGTCTATATCACAAATTATTGCGAGTTTTTTAACTGTTGGTGTTCCTTCCATTTTATTTTGTTTTTCTGTCACTTAATAATACAAGTAATTGCGATTCGGGACTTGTTGATGTATATTTTCCCATTTCCACATAGCCTGTTGTTTTATCAACAGCAGTCACACGTTTTTTAATCAATTCGCCATTTGCTGTGTAATCGCGTTTTCTTGCATAATAAACAGTATCGCCGACTTCAATTTTTACGCCTTCAATGTCTTGAACTAAATGTAATAACTGACTCATTATAATACTAAATTTAAAGTTACTTCCGTTTTCGCATTATCATCGATTCTTCCAATTATAACGCAATTTTTCAGTTCAGTATTTTCTTTTATCTGAATTCCGCCAATTGTACCAAACTCATCTGTTATGCATTCAAGCAATTTGATGTCCGATATTATTGCGTATTGCGCTGGCCCTTTTCTTTCTTCAATTGCAATCATATTGCCCAATGACAATATTCTTGTAGCCAATCTACGCGTTGCGGCATTCTTATCTACAGCATCAGTTAAATTTAAAACTAATATGTTTGCTTCGGGATGATGCTTTTGTATTTTTTCTGATATGTCCATGATTATCTTAATTTAATATCGAATCTTTTTTCCATTGCTTCTAATGAAGCTTCAGGAACATTGTGAATATCTTTACCCCCATGTCTGTTTTCAACAACCAATGAAAATACAGAATATCCGTATGTTGCTGCCATATCATAATAAGGTTTCATTTCTTTAACAGTAGTTGATGTATTTGAAACAACAACTCTAGGTACACCGCATTTCATTAAATTTTCGCATTTGGCTTGACATGATTTATGCGCGTATCCTTGTCTTGCAAGTTCCCATTTGTATTCTCCATCAATCATGTGATAGTCATCAGCGCAACAAATTACATCAGGATATCCTTTAGCAATTTCTTCGGCAACAGATGATTTACCTGAACCAGGTACACCTCTAACCATGAATAATATTTTTTCTTTGTTCATTTTTTTATTTTTAAAATCAAATATACAACATTAATTATGCAATAGCAAATTTAAAGCATTAAAAGTTTTTTATTTGCGTTAACTTTTATTGTTTCATATTCATCTTGCTTATAAACGATATCCATATAATATAATTGTCCTGTTGGCGGTGGAACTTTACAGTTGCAATCAACAGTATTACGAATACGCACCTCAGAACATGGATTTACTGTATCTGCTGCTTTTGCTAAATCTTTTACAATATCATCACCTACTGATGCGTGAAATGCACTTTTGCTTGTCGTTTTAATCACATGTCCAATGTTAGGATTTATTGTTGCAGCAGGTCTGAACTTAATATCGGGATGCTGTACTGCAGATCTTGCAACATCCGCCAAATCGAATAGTTCATCTTTAAAATTCGATATAACATCGTCAGCTTCTTTAGAAACCTTAAAATCATTCCATGTAGCATTTCCTTTTGATAATACAGCAACAGTTCTTGGCGCAATAAAATACGATGATGTATAGTATTCTTTGTTTACGCCAGTATACTTATAGTTTTGTTCAAATTGAACAAGAATACTACTATCTGTCCTTGTGTTTTTTGCATACTTTCCTGTTGGCGATATTACTTTTCCAATATGGCCAGCTTCACATCCTGTTAATCTAAATGGTGATTTTGATTTCGGAACAGCAAGTCGCATGCCAAAACAATTGTTCCACCATTTTTGGGCTTCAGTATGTAATACAACAACATTGTCACCTATAACCGGGTCGCGTTTTTCGATGTGAAAGAAGCTTTCATCTTTAATTACGATTTCTTTTATGTGTATAGGAATATGATAAACAGTATTGCCATACATTGTTTTTGCTGCTTCGCTACACGATTGAATCGGAGTTAATGTGCATTGGTTTTGACCTTCGGCTGTTTTAAAATTGATGATTGCACAAGTAGCATTATTGTTTCTTGTTTCAATTTTAATATCGGTGCATTCTACAAATGTGTTATAAAACCTGTGATAGTAAGATTCGCCAACTTTTAATAATGTTTCTCTCATGATTAAAAGTTAAAAATAAAGTTACTGCTTAAGCAGTAACTTCTTCGCCAAATAATTCTTTATATAAAGCTTGTGCTTTTGTTAATCGACGTTCAGCAAGTGTGATATCGTCTTCTGCATCAAGAATTGCATTTGCGTTTAAAGGCAATTTTCTTTTTGCTGCATCAACTTTGTCATACAATGTATCAAGATTATCTTCAAGATCATTGATTTGTTTTTTCAAATTGATTTTTGAATTTCTTGCTTCTGCAAGCAAATTGATTTTTGCGCCATTTTCTGAAGCATCGTTCAAATTCTTTACAAATTGACAGTTTTCATCAATTTTAATTGTGCGCTCACGTTTTCTTGTTTCTTGGTTTTCTGTTGACATAACTTTTAGTTTTTTAAGATTATTATTTAGATTTATTGTTTATTATATACATTAGAATTCATTAGTTTTAATTGCAAATTTATTTTATGTATTCACCTGCATTATATGATTGTGCTAATGCATTACCTTCTGCAGTATTTCCCATAAGAGTAAGTACTTCACCGTTTGCATCTTTCAAGATTATTGAAGAATACGTGTTTTCAGTTTCTTTTGCGACAGCAACAACAAGAATCGGTGGCGTTAACTCTATATAAGATTCTACATGCGTTGCAGTTTCCTTTGTTTCAACAACTGTTGTTGTTTCGGTTTTTGTTTCTTGGTCTGCGGATTTACAATTACGAGGAGAGCATGACTGAAATACTATAGCACATCCAGTCAAAATTAGAAATACTTTTTTCATTTATCAATTTATTAATTATTTGTATATTATATACAGAACAAGTAAAAAGTTTTAATTATTTTTGATTATTATTTCTTTTATGAAAACAACATTTTCAGATTCTATTTTGATAAAATATGTGCCTGAAGGAATATCGGTTTTTCCTAATTCGTATTCTAAACTTTCATTCGTGTTAATATTTGTACTTAATAAAGTTTGTCCTGTTATGTTTATAAATTTTAATGTTGCAATTCCAACATGTTTATTTACTGTTACTTTTACATTTGGTGATGCTGATGGTATTGGATAAACTAAAATGTTAAAATCTAAATCATTTCTATTTATACTTATTATTTTACTATCAACATTTTTACCATCGTAATCTGTTTGTTTCAATTTATAATAGTTCATGCCTGTTCTGGCGTCATAATCTTTGTATGCGTAATATCGCATAGTTGTTGAATTACCTGCGCCATCAATATCTGAAATATTTTCAAATGATATGCCATCGTATGATTTTAAAATTGAAAAGAAATCATTATTTTTTTCTGATGCTGTTGTCCATTCTAAAAATATAAATTCCTTTTGATTCTTTCCAGTAAACTCTACAAGTTCGATAGGAAGAACGGACCCACATGATGCACAATTTTGATTTACTGTTGCAGATCCCCACGTGCCTGTTCCGTTAATTGATATACTTGCCGGTGCACATATATTCAACCCTGCATTACTTGACAATGGAACTGAACCTGAAATAGTGGTTGATGAAATGTCCAAACACGATTTCCCAATTGGAGTTTGTATTGCATTTGTGTTGTTCCCATATTCAATTGTTGATGCATATAATTTGCCGTTACCGCCAAGACAAACACCTGAACCACCATTTTGCACTGTTAATGTCCCAGTGACATTTGCTGTGCCATAGTTTGTCAGAACTGAATTTTCAAATAAATTGCCAATTATATTCAATGTTGCTCCGGCTGCATTTTCGATGCGTCCAGAAGAATTCACAGTCAAACCACTATTAAATGTGACTGTACCCCAATTTACCAAATCAACATTTAATGTTGTCATTGCAGTTGTTAGCGTTGCGCCTGGTAAAACATAAATAGTGCCACCGTTAAAGTTTCCTGAAACTGTTAAGTTCCCTGAGCAAACAATGAATATTGAACCTGCTGATGTATTGATGCCGCCTCTTGTTTGTGTTGTACTGCTATAATACGTTTCCCCAGAATTTATATTAGCATTATCCGATACTAATTGAGTACCGGTACAAGTTGGCATTGCTGGGAGAGAAACACATTGCGAAATTGCAACATTAATCTTTACGGTTAATGCTATTAAAAAAAATATTCGTAATATGTATCTCATAGTGATGTATTATTTTATGTATTATATTATCTATTCTTTCTTGTGCGGATTTTTTATGTAAGTTATACAAATATTATATACTTGTTCAATTGTGCAATTATCTTTTACAATTGCATTTGCATAATCTGTTCTGAACTTAACCGCACGCCAAAAATTAGCAGGTTCTGGATTCTTCGCATCGCATTCTTTGTTTGAATGCGTTAATATGTATTGAACTAATTGCATCGTCCAATTCCAATCGTCATGAAAATGAAGTTCTTGATGAATGATTCTATTATCGAATAATTTCACGAACGGATTTAAGTTATCAACAAAAACCCATTTTAAACAAATTGAATCTTTGCAAGTTACAACTTTTGCGCCAACGAAACGCGCAATCAATTCATTATTTTCTTTATGTGTTTTCATATTAGCAAATTAATAATTTTTTATTCTGTGTTGGTTTAAAGCATGTCTCGTAATTTTTCGTATGTTGTTCTTGAATATTTACATTACGATCTTTTAATATTCTTATTATATCGAATGATAAACTACCATGCATATGCAATCTTTTTCGATTTGTTTCAACGCCATAAACAAATTCGTGTTCGCAAATAAAATTGTTAGCATCTATTGAATATGTAATGCCGCTTAATGGCACGCCGCTTATTGCATACGCATTAAGTTCTGTTTCTGTCGGATGAATAATGGCGTCTTCAGACTTTGACGATATGATGCTTATTTTATCATGCCGTCTTTTCAAATTTTTGTATAATACTGAACTTGTATTTAGTTTTGTTTTTGCATCTGTAATCTGTTCAATTGAAATATGCGTGCCATCACGGTACACATGCTTGCATATAATATCATACGGATTGATTGAATACGTTACTCCATTAACAGGATTGTCAACGCTATGCGATATATCATATAGATTAATTTCATTTTTCATTGTTCGCAGATTAATAGTACTTTTTTATTTGTCGGAAGTATTTCTTTATTGAATTGCGATTTTGCTCGCATGCTGCCTAATGTAACTGCTGGATTTTTTTCAAGAAAATCTTTCAAATGATTTTTCTTGTTATACGCAAACCATATGTCACCAAGATCTTCGCCACTTAATTTGTATAATGGTCTTCCTGACTTGGTTAGAACCCAATCATCGTTTGTTTCGTTTTTCATATCAATTACAAATTAATAGTATGTTATTTGAAGACGGCTTAATTGCTTCATTTTCAATTGCAATATTATCCCATCTTTTATAGAATTCTTCGGTGAATTTTATATCAAGCATTACGTATTCACGAAGCTTTTCATATTGCTCAGGATCCATTTTATGCATGACGTTTTTTCTTGATTGTTGAATACTTCTTTTTTAAACTTTTTGCAAATGCAATTATGTCATCTGCAATTTCTTCTCGTTCACCGTGCGGTTTATCACTAAGCAATTCTTCAATTTCTTCTACTGCACGTTTTCCTGCTAGATAATCAATGTCCATTCCCATATCAAATAATTTTAAAAGTTTTTGTTTCCATTACAGGCCACCAATATTTACCGCCATTGTAACCTTTATCTTCTGGCCATTTTTGTTCATAATACTCTGGTAGTTTTTCGATTAATCTTGCTCGATGCGCTCTATGAAAATTTTCGTTTCCTAACCACCAAGGCATATCAATCGGTGCCATACCAATGTTCCCATGATTCAAGTCTTGTATAAATTCTGGTGTCCATTCAAAAAAAAGTGGCATTGTATTTTTATAGCCTCTTGATGTCCATTCCTTTATTGTAAAATCATGATACACTTTTAATGCATCGATGCATCCTTCCCATGCTTTAACAGCAGGATGGTTTTGCCAACTTACTTTATTGCCTTCAAGTACATTAATGATTTGTTTATTTTCAATTCTTTGTTTTCCTAATCTGCGATAATCTAAAGCAGCAACGGATTCAATAAAAGACGGATATGGTAAAAATGTTTGCATATAATATTATTTTTATATTATATACAGAACTATTTTATAGTTTTCATACAATGTCTTTATCTCTATTGTTATTTTAGATATAGTTGTTATTGTCAAAACTAAAAAAGTTCACTGGATGCAAATTAATGTATATCCAGTGAACTTTACTTTATGTTATTTGAATTTATTAATTTGCGATTTCAATAATGTATTTTACTGTTACTTGAGCAGCATCATAAACAATGAATTCATCATTTCTTAAATCGGCGCCGCCATGAGCATATACAGAATCAAATCCTTCACGTGCAAGTTTTTGTTTGTTCAATGTGTAGCAATCAGAATTGTGATGTGTTATATTTTTTTGATTACCTACATGAAAATCAAATAATGCAAGATATGCAGAACTTGATGACCCGCCTGACCAACATGCACCACGAAGAGATGTATAGCCAATTGATTTTTGAGCTTTATTTGCACCGTAAATACCATCGCCAAACATTGAACCCGTATGAACCGCACCAGATGGACGAATTAATAAACCTGATTGTAAAATGTTGAACCAGTTTTCATTTCGTGAACCATGCCAAAATAATTCGCATTTTTTATCTTTTGCATTTGCAACATATGCATCAAACTTTTCTTGTGTTTTTCTGTTTGTAACACGGAATGCAGAACGGAATTGATTTGCATTCGGTCCCATCATTTTTTTGATGATTTCGATTTCTTGCGCATTTGCTTCAACCGCCTCAAGTCCAAGTGTTTGCAACATGTCCATAGATTTCTTATGGCCTTCAGCATCAGGTTTATTTGCTTTCGCTTGTTCTTTTTGCTTGCGAAGTAATTCAACTTGACCTGCCATTGTATCAAGAACCGCTTGTTCATCAGCCATCAATTTATGAGCGCGTTTTGTATCAGCGTCAGATTTGAAACTTGATAATAAATGGTCTCGTACATTTGACATTTTACGAGGAATGATTGAATAAAGTTTCAATAAGTTATTATTGATACCTTCAAGATGCGCAGATTTCTCTGTTAGAATTTTTGAAAGTGTATCAATAATTTTTTGAGCTTCATCAACCATAGCTTGGGTTACTTCACTTTGCGTAACCGTATAGTTTTCTTGTACCGTCTTTTTAGCATAAGCCATCAATTTGTCGAATAATGCTTTAACTGCACGATTTTGAATTTCCGCTTGTGTGACAGTTTCACCATTTGCTTCAGCATCAGCAGTTACTTCCGCAATTGCTTCTTTGAACAAATGTGTCATATCCTCATAGCCTTTTTTTGTTTTGCTGCGGTAAATTTTATCCCACTCATGCGCAGAATATTCGTGTGTAACTTCGGTACCTTTAATACGTCCGTATTGCACGATAAAATTACCTGATGCTTGTTCGAACATATTGTAATACTTGTTGTTATTATCTGCGGTAACGCAAACTAATTTAACAACTTTTTTTCCTGGAACTGTATAATCTTTTAATTGCATATCTGTAATTTATTTTGATTATTGTCTGCAAGCACGTACGTCATGTAAATGAATTCCTGTGAATGCGCGATAAGCGATTCGAACATCGTCCCTTGTGTATGTTGATGGGAACCAATAAACAGTTTGTGAAGTTACAGAATAAGCTTTCCAAGAACCGGTTGTTACAAGATTTGCGTTTGCAAATGATACAATAACTTTTCCTGAACGAGTTGTGTGAGATCTGCCAGTTGCTACAGATGCAGGAACAATTTGATTTGCATTTGATGGTTGGCCAGCAGCAGCACGAAGAGATTGCGTTGTAGATTGATTTGCAGTTGTTGGTTGAGCAACAGATTGACCTTTTGAATCTGTGTACACACGGTGAACACCGTTATACGAGAATGAATAATTTTCTTCGGCACAAACCTGAATCATTAAATCAGATACATCCGCTTGTTTTGCGAAGAATCCACGAACTCGTAATTCATTTTTGATGTCGAGAGTGGTTGTTGAACCATTTGTTTCGATTAAATCCGATGCAACATCGAATACGTCTGCTTTTGTAAGTGTCTTTGACATAGTTTAGATTTTTTTAAGTTTAACTTTTAGAACTTTTAGATTTTCTATTTCAATTTATTATATACACAAGAATTAAATAGTTTCAAATTTTGCTACAACCGCTGGTTTTGCATCAGCAATTAATTGAATTATTTCTTGAAATTTGCGTTGAGATTCAGTACAATAACAGTTGTCTCGTTTTCTTTTTGCAACCTCAAGAATTCTAAATAACAATTCGTTTTCAGGATCTGATTTAATTTTTTCTTCAGCAGCAGCTTTTGCAATTTCTTGTTCTTTACGTTTTATTTCAACAGATTCCGTAACTTCACTTTTTGCTTTTTGGTGATTTGCACAAGCAATGTATTTTTCATCGTATGTAGTAGTATCAAAATCAACAATGTCGTTATACATTGCTTTAACATTTGCAATAACATCTTTTTGTGAGTACCCTAATAATACTCTACCTGTATAACATTTTTCTTCTTTGATATAGAATGAAGATACGCAATAATTTTGACCATCAGTTTTGAAATATCCTGCAGCATGGTGACCGCCTATTGCAATTAAAACTGTTACATTGCCTTTTTTAATCCTTCCGCAACCGTAAAAATCGTCCCACATGCGTTGTTCCTCAAGTAATGCAATTGCAGAATCAGTAAATTCATAAACATTGTCAAGGCAATCAGCAATAGTTTTTTCGAAGAAGAATTTTTTTACCTGTTTCATAATTTCAATTTTTAGTGAATTTGTTTATCAATTGTTTAAAATCAAATATACAACATATTTGATGTAATAGCAATAGTTTATGCAATTATTTTTAAAATATTTTTCTATTATAAATCATCCCAGCCTTCATCGCCCGCTTTTCTTTGATACATGCCATTTTTTGGTGGATTAAAAATATCTATGATACCTGCTATTACACCGCTTCCGCATAAAAATCCAATTATGCATTGTAATACTGTTTCCATTTGATTAGAATATTTTTATTTTTGAATTATTAAGATAACGTACATCAAGAGGCGCAAGATGCCATGTTTCGCCAGAATTTGTTTCAACAACTATCATTTTGCGTTTAACATCAATTCCTTTTATTGTAAGTTCCTCGCCTTTATAAACTTTTTGAAAGTTTGAATTGTAACGAGTACCTGCATAATATTTTACCTTTCGGCCTATTAGCTTTTTATATACCATTGCACTGTGTATTTATTAGCAACATGTGAATTTGCAACTGCGCGAATTGATGAAGAACTTACATGTGAAAATTCTTTATCACAAAGAATTAATGCATAACGCAATTCTGGATGGAAATCTTTACAAAAAGTTAAATATGATTCCTCATAAACTAAATCATAGCCATTTCGTAATCCTCTAATCAAAACAGGATTTCTTTTGTTTCCAACAAAATACTTTTCGATTATATTACCTGCGTATGAAATAACTTCACGATTTGGTAATTGCTTTTTTAATTCATTAACAGCGTCTGTTCCGATACTTGCTGCTTTCTCTGCATTTACGCCTTTAAGAATAATTACTTTATCAAATAATTGTTCTGCTTTCTCAAGAACATTTAAATGTCCTATATGAAATGGGTTAAAACTTCCAGGATATATTGCAACTGTGTATTGACGGTTCTTTACGTAATCAATCATTTGTGGAATTAATGGCGAACCATTGGTTATTGATTTGTAAAAATTGATTCGGCCATCAATGTATGAATCAATATCGTTGAAATTATATTCTTTAAATATTTGATGTTCGGCCTCAATTAATTTTGCAATATCTGTAAACGCAGGATCTTTTAATCCGCCAAAATCTAATTTATTAAAAAGTAATTGCACTGCAGTTTGTCCGTCATGTTTTTTTGTTTGTAAAACATTTTCAAATACGCGGTCTCTTAAAGGAGATCTTGCCATTGTCTTTAATACAAAATCTGCAGATTTTTCTTCATTATCATTTAACCAAGGATAGTAAACAATATCATGATACATAGTTGTTAATACAAGTTCATCATACATTGATATGTCAAGTTCTTGCGCATTATCAATTGATGCTATCTTATTCATTATTTCATTCAAGTGTTGCGTTGTATGAAAATGACGGTGGGGTTCATTATAAATTTGTTCTAACGATTCTAACGTTATACTTAACTGGTAACGCCCTATTACCGCATGAAAATTTGCGTATGCGTTTGCATTAAACTTTTTCATAATATGTTGTCCGTTATTTTAAGTTTTCAATAAACTCTTTACTGTTGTTACTTATTTTTAGTACGTTTTCCAAACGGTCAAATCTTTGAGCATTGTTTTCGCCATCTCTAAGTTTTAACCATGTTTGCAACGTTAATAATTGAACTTTTGCAATTTTAATATCATTAGATAAACCAGCAACAATTTTTTCACCACCGCGATTGATTGTGAATTTTACATTTGCGCCTGATTGCATCACACCCGATATTGACATTGAATCGTGACCGATTTTTTTGTTTATTTTAGTTGTCATATTCTTTAATTAAAAAGGTTAATAATTTCCATTGCTTCAGAACTGTGAACAAGTTTGTGTTTCAACTTTGGCGCGTATTGTAATTCATTGTAATATTTTCGTCCGCCTGTTGAAAATGGGAATAATTTTGTATACTCGTAATTATCAATTGTGTTTGTGGTAATTACATCTTTATTTCTGCCGTTGTAAATTACATAATGCAAACTGTCGATTTTTGTTGCAGTATTGCTATAATGAACAAATTTTATGCAAGTATTATCTAATACATCGTCGGAAATGCCAAGTAATTTTTTTACTTCTTGCGAATATTTGAAACTTCTAAAACTTGATATCATATTGTTTGTTTAATTGTTAAAATCAAATATACAACATTTATAATGCAATAGCAATGGTTTCTTAAAATAATTTTGTACTTTTTTCATTTAATAATCTAAATGATTTTCTATGAACGTCGGAAATTCCGTATTTTTCGATTAACGCATAATGTTCAGGTGTTGCATATCCTTTATGTTTTGCAAAATTATAGCAATTGTATTTTTCTTGAGCATGCAATCCTATCATGATATGATCTCGTGTAACTTTTGCAATAACAGATGCAGCTGCAACAGAATAAAATTTGGCATCAGCTTTAGGAATACATTCATACGTATATTTGCCATACGCACGAAACTTATCACCATCAACAATAATATTTACTTTATCTCTAGATTGTTGAAATGCAAGATTCAAATCCAACGCTGCATGCATTGCATCGAATGTTGCTTGCAAAATATTTACTTCATCAATTCGTTGCGCTGATATAACACCAGCACTGCCATATTCAAAATAATTTTCTTTTAGCCAATGATAAACTGTTTCTCTTTGAGATTCCGTCATTTGTTTTGAATCGTTAAGATATTTATGTGGCTTGAAACTTGGAGGAATAAAGAAAGATCCTGCAACAACTGGACCTGATAAACAGCCTCGTCCTGCTTCATCAATTCCAACTTCAAAATTATAAAGTTTTTCCATATATGTTTAAATGTATTGATTCTTCAGTATCGTCTTCTGTTATCATTGCAGTATAATCAGAAAACACAACAGTCACACGTTCTTGTTGTAAACCTTTTCGTAATTTATGCGCAGTCATTAATGCTTGATACCTAATTAGTTGTTCGTCTTTATGAAACCTTGGGTATTGAATTAAGCCGACAATAACGCCAGGTTCTCTACCGCCAGGATAATGAAACCACGTAGGTGTCATGGTTGTTCCGAATATTTCTTTATTCAAATATTCTTCAACAATTTTACGAGCGTCCACAATGTTTGCATACACATCTGTATAACCTGCTCGAAAACCGCAATATATGTTTGCATAAAAAGTTTTTTCTATAATCATTTCGATTCTCTTATATAATTTGTGCCGTCATAAATAAAAGTAACCAATAGTTTTCCTGGATTCTTTTTCATTATGTTTGTTGGCTTTGCCATCCATGGTCCGCCGAACATGTCTTTGTCCTCGTCATCATATATCAAAAAATATAACTTCTTAGGAAAATCATTTTTCATTCCGCCTCTCATAATCTTAAATTAAATCACCACATTTTGTGCATCTAGCAATCCAATGATCTTCTGGCTTTGTAAAATATTTATACGTATGTTCTGTTCGTTCACACACTTTTGGTGCAGCAAATTCTTTAGCTAATTCTGTTATAACTTTGCCTAAAAGATTTTCACCCCAGTTATCAATATTTGCTATTGCATTATTTGCGTCATATCCAATACCCCATATTCTATCGAAAGGTGAAGCTTCAACAAATTGCAAATGTTTTCTTTCTATTAAAAATTGTTTCAATTCAGGATCTTGTTCATACCTTGCTTTTAAACCTTCTTTTACTAACTGGAATTTTACTTTATCCCAAGCAGATTCGTTAAAACCTTTGACTTGTCTTCCAAGATCCTTTTGTTCTCTGGGAACTTTCGTTGCCATTATTTTTACAGCAGTTTCTTTATCGTTAAAGAAAAGTGCTTTTTGGTGCATCATATATTGTTCTCCACAATTATATGTAACACCTTTTGCAATGAATTTAGTTATTGTCCAATTTGCAATCCTGTGTTTCCAAAAGAAAAAATATTTTTCGCTATTCATTATATTTTATATTTAGTGTGTTAAATTCCATATAGCAATGCAATTATTTATATCACATTTCTCAAGTGTACATCCTAAACAAGGATTCTTTTTTCTTTCAATTATTTCAAGTTCTTCTGCTGTTCGCTTACAAAGAAAACTCTTACCGGGTTTTAATTCTGTGAATTCGCCAAGATACATAATATGAATCTTATAGTTTTCGAAAGATTTGAATTTATTTAATGTATGAAATGCATGTGTGTGATTCGTTAATTCGATTGTACATACATTTTCATATTCTTTCAACTTAGTGTTGAAACGGTTACCGAACGTTATTGTTTCGATATACTTTATCGGAATTTGAAAAGTTCCAGATAACATCTGCAACAATTCGATATGTTTTTGTTTCATTTTATATTTCTGTAAGTTTTTGATAAACAATTGGGTTATATGCTGTATTGGGATTTTGAAATTCAAATTCATTTAATGTGCCGTTTTGTAATTCTTCAAATGCGTATAGCCCTACCGCCGCACTTCTAGAAACACCTGCATGACAATGAATCAACAATTTAAAATCGTCTAGATGATTATTTTTTATTTTTTGTACAAAGTCGCGTATTTGGATTGCCATGGAATCATCAAAAACATCATGTCCTTTTTTCTTAAACTGATTTTTTAGTTTTTCGTCTAGTTCTATTCTAAAATCACCAAATCTCATGGTTAGCAAATTTGATTTATTAGAAGTTGCAAAATCAGGTTCCATGTTGTCGCCAATAGGGTCGTTTATTGAAATGATATAGAGTCCTTCCTTTTCCATATCCTCTATATTATTTTCATTCAATTTTGAATTGCGCATTAACGCCAAAAACATTGTTCTGCTTAATACATGTATTCTTTTTTGCATATAAAATCAATTTTATATTATATACACGAAAAGCAAGTAGTTTTCTACTTGCTTGTTTTATTTTTATTTTCTCTGTATATATTTATCAAACCCCATGGTAATGTTATTGGCCAAAATAAAAGGTTTATAACGTACACAAGTATCATTCGCCATAATTCTGTTGCATGTGGATGTCGTGACGATTGTTGTCCCAATGCAAATGCGCCATGTAATATTCCGCATATTGAATAAATAAATGTAAGAAACATAATGTTTATTTTATATATACACGAAAATAAAGTAGTTTAGGAATATATACAATAAACATAACATGGTAACAAAAGAACAAATTAAATCGTTGAGTGGCGTAACAGATGAAACTGCATTAACATCAATTGTAAAAGGACTTAATGATACGTTAACAAAATATGAAATTAATACGCCATTACGTATATGTCATTTTTTATCCCAAGTATTACATGAAAGTGGAAAGTTTCATTTCATAAAAGAAAATTTGAATTATTCAGCAGATGGGTTAAACAAAACTTTTAAAAAATATTTTCCTACATTAGAATCAGCAACTCCGTATGCAAGAAATCAAGAAAAAATTGCAAACAAAGTTTATGCTAGTAGAATGGGTAATGGTGATGAGAAATCTGGAGACGGATTCAAATATAAAGGTCGAGGGTTTTTGCAATTAACGGGAAAGGAAAACTATGCTGCATTAGCTAAAGATACTGGCGTTGATTTTGTTAATCACCCAGAATTATTAGAATCATATGAATATGCATCATTAAGTGCTGGTTGGTTTTGGAATAAAAACAAACTTAATTCTATTGCTGACAAAGATGATGTCTTAACATTAACAAAAAGAATTAATGGCGGAACTATTGGTTTAGAAGATAGAAAAGCATTACTGATATTATGTAAAAAGGCTATTAAATAATTAATAGCCTTTCTTTTATCTTAAATACTCATCTTCATCTAATGAAGGATTTGATTCTTTCGGATTATACGCATCTTCCAATGCAAATACTATTCTTTGCATGTCAGCATCATAGAAACCTGCGCATGATATACTTCCGCATTCAACAATTTTCCATCCGCTAGATGTTAAACATACGTCAATAACAAATGATTTCGATAATTGAAATATGTCAATCATGCGCTGTGCAAATTCTAATGCGTCAGTGTCAACAATGTTATCATAATATTTGAAACTGCCTCTACGATATGTACTCTGTGTAACTATCTTTCCGTCAACAACCCAAACTCGAACTTCTTGTGTTATAACTTTCGTGTTTGCAATTTGAATTAATGTATCAGGTGTTGCTGATGTAACGTAACCTTTACTAAATATTACTTTCTTTTTAGCTTCCCATTCCTCTTTATTGAATACCGAACCTGTAAAGATTTTACTGTCCAAACAAGGGCGTATAAAATGTTCGGGAGATTCCCAAACAAAATCATCACCAAGTTTACAAATTCGTGAATCATAATTCAATAAGTTTTCTTTATAATATTTTGAATAAACCTCATAGTTATGATTTTATGATTTTCAGTGACAACGGCACCAGGATTCCATCCAAGATTTTTCGATAACCTTGCTAGCTTTAAAGAGCCAAAAACAAAAACATCTTTTCTGTCTGTTACATAATCGAATGTTTCGATAAATGGCAATGCATCAACCAATTCATACGGTATATTAAACCGTTCCAAACAGTTAATCAACTTTGCATGGCCTTCTTCTCTGAAAAGGTTTTTTTGTACTACGTAATACATTTGTTAGTTCTTTTTGTTGTATGTGTTTTCATACGTATAGTCAGGATGTTCTTTCAAATACCTTAATGGCACTTCGATTAATTCTGCGCCATAATCTCTTAATGCCGAATTGCCAACTTCTATTATAACGTATTCATAATGCATATCTTGTGCGCAATGTATACCACAAACTGTTAATTCGGTTCCTTCATCTAATACATCAATTCGATATCTTGGAATTGATATACCTCTTATATGTTTACCATCACGTGTGCCACTCCATTTTACAACGTGCGGCTGTTCGGCAACAATTATTTTTTCACCTTTGTCAGGCACCCAATTTCCTTTTTCAGATTTCCACATATAAATAAATTTAGTAGCCAAGGTGGGACTCGAACCCACACGCCTTTCGGCACCACGTTTTGAGTGTGGCGTGTCTACCATTTCACCACTCGGCCATTTGTACGGGAAGTAGGACTCGAACCTACAAATTCTTTCGAATGACTGTTTTTAAGTAATCATTGCTGCAAGTAATCTTTTATCAGATTACGCTCTTCTGGACTGTTGCGTTTACCAATTCCGCCATTCCCGTATTGTTTATTTCCATTGATGATCACGATGATCTTTCCAACTTTTTTTGTATACCCATCTATCGCATAATCGTTTCTTTCGATTTGACCGCATGCATATACTGCAGAAAGAATAAAATCCGCAATCAAAAATACCTGGTTCTATAGTAAGAACAATTTTATATGTTCTTCTATCTGTTGTTTCTTTTAATGTTTGTTTTGTTTTCATCTGTGTATTTGGTTAAGTTAACCTAATACACGTATAATATTTTTGTTAATGTTTTCATTTTCTTTTATCTGTTAAATTTAAGAACATTCGCATTTCGCCTTGTGATTTGAATTCTCTATGTTTTTCAATACATTTATTTTGAACTTTATCAAACTCTATGAATTTTATAATTCCTTGAGAAAATGGATAATCGCTATACACAATACTTACATCAACATCAAATTTATTAGATAACGCTCCAAGTTCGGAATACACTTCTAATTGTTCTTTATGTCCATTTGATATTTTTTCATTTCCATGTTTGTATTCGATGATTCTCAATTTACGAGAATTTCTGCTATATAAAGATAAATCAATATTTACCATTGATATGTTACGAACATTTGCTTCATCAGCAAATTTATTCAATGGTGACCCAAAATTATGTCGTTCCGCTGTTGTCATGTTGTCGATATCAGCAGGATTCATTTCAACATATAATTTAGATAGTTCATCAACTAAAAATTGTTTATTACCTTTTGAACGACTAATAAGATTTAAAATCCTATTAGTAAACATTTTTTCATTTAGCATTCTGTATTTTTTAATTCGTCTTCAATCAATTTTGCAATTTCAATAGCAGTATCTCGGTCTGCATCTAAATCCTTGAATTTTATGTTATTCTCAATTAATAAATTTCTTATGATAACTGATAACTCATTACTTTCTTCTTCTGTTTGATTACGTCCGTTTGGATTGTAGTCTTTTGTTCTATTAAGAAAAATATTTAATGTCCAATACAAACCGTCTGCTGCAATTACAACTTTTTCTAACGCATCATTAAAAATTGTTTGTTTCGGATTATCGTTTGTGTTGTATAAACGATTATAAACAGTATTTAATAAAATAGGACTGTCTGTTATCACAACTTCAACTTTACCGTTTACTCTAAAAATCCTGTGGTGCTGTTTTCCTAACAAATATAATTGGTCTGTCATTGTGTGATGACGTTTCTCCCATACCAATTCTTTTGCAAATTCAGGAACCATTTCAGAATCAATTTTATCCCACTTTAATGCAGCAAAAGTTTCTGCCATTAATGTTGATTTGCCTGTTCCTGGTGCACCATATAAATTTACGATTAATGTCTTTTTCATATTTTAAAAATTAACGTAATAACCGTATTTCTTGTTGCCATAAATTAATTTCAATGATGGATAACGTTCAGTCATGTTTTCGATTGTTAAATCATCTTGAATATGAATTTCGTGTGTATTGCCGTATGCAATACCTTGTACATAAGAATATGGAACAGCAACTAAACATTTTTGACCTTTTGAATTCATTTCATCAATAATTCTTGTTGCATCTTCAATTGTTAAGTGTTCAAGAATGTCACCAAAAATTAAAAATTCGTATTCTGAAAAATCGAAATCAACAATGTTAGAATGCGTCACCTTATTATAAATTTCAGATAACTTGTATTTGATAATGTATTTTTCAAACACTTCACAAGCATCAAGTTTATAAGGTGCAAGTAATTTCGCGTACGTTCCTTTTCCTGGACCAACGTCTAGAATTTTAGTAATGTTATTTTTTTCAAACGTGTCAATTAAATATTCCTTGACTTGTTTTTTGTATGATCCGTAACTTTGCGGCATATTAAAAAATTTAAAGATTAATGTATAACTATTAATTATTATATACATTACTAAACTATAGTTTTTGTAACCCCTGAGAGACTCGAACTCTCACGTCTTTCGACACCGCATCCTAAGTGCGGCGCGTCTACCATTCCGCCAAGGGGCCATTAGTTAAACAATTCGATTCCTCGATTTTCCCAGTTCGACCTGGGCCGTTGCATTGCTTGACCTATGCTTTACATTTGTTCCGTCAAGAACAAACAGCTTTAGTCCGAGGAGAAAGCGGCCACTCCGTTCTACCTTTTGAATTGTTTGTGACCATGAGAGGACTCGAACCTCCACCCCTTTCGGGAGATGCTTCTTAGACACCCGCGTATACCATTCCGCCACATGGCCATTTTATGTTGCTGTCCTTTCAAGATTCGAACTTGAACTACCTGAGTCAAAGTCAGGTGTGTTAACCATTACACTAAAGGACAATATGTAGCTCAGGTCGGAGTCGAACCGACACGGACATTTCTGTCCAAAGGATTTTAAGTCCTTCGCGTACTACCAATTTCGCCACTGAGCCAAATGTAGCCGGAACGGGACTCGAACCCGTACGCCCGATGGGCACCGCCTTTTAAGGACGGCGTGTCTACCAGTTCCACCATCCGGCCATTTGTACTTGTTGTCCATCAAGGATTCGAACCTTGAAATTCAGCTCCAAAAACTGACGTGTTACCATTACACCAATGGACAATATTTTAGATGCCCGTTAAGGATTCGAACCTTAAACGACAGAATCAAAATCTGTAGTGTTACCGTTACACCAACGGGCAATTTATTTTCAAATATAAACCATTATGAAATGAATAGCAATGGTTTATGAATTAATTTAAACTAAAAAAGCTCGGTCAATTTGATTTGACCGAGCTCTAAGTATTATAAGATAAATGAAAGTTTACATAATACAGAATCGGCCACAACTTCGTAGTTGTAGTAATTGCAATTGCTGTAATAATATGTTAACTGAATTTTTCATTTTAATTTATTCTTTATTGATTTGAATTATTTTATAATTATATACACGAGTTTTAAATAGTTTCAAATTATTTTTACCTTTGTGAATTAAATTATTTTTATTATATATTCACGAAGTTTAAAAAGTTTTACACAATTTTAATATTCTTTATAAATGTTTAAATCCTGTTTCATCTAACCAAGTTTTTAAATTTGGTATGCTAGTTCCGTTATAATCTGTACGTGTTGAAAACATGCCAGCGCCATGAGCAGTCATATCTATAATTTTGTTATTCTTTGTTAAGACTGTCATCCAAATGTTATTCGATAAACTCGGTGTCTCTCCGTGTTTTCGCATAAATGGTTCGTATAATGTGTATGCACCTATTGTGTATGATTTGTTACTGATATCTAGCATAAAACTTGTGGACAATATTTTTTCTACTTCTTTCGGCATATTCTTATGCGATTCCGGAATCTCCAATACTTCTGCTAAACGTTTTCCCATTTCTAATGGGTTATCGCGTTTATTACATTGAAGACAACCTCTGCTTCCTCTTCTATCTATAGAATAACTAATAAATATTTGGTCATATTGAATATTGAATCCTATTTCGTTTATTCTATCTTTATCACTGTAAAGAACATCACCTTCTGCATCTATACCAACGTATTGTAATTTCGGAACAGCAGTGGCCATTACACTTAACACAAAATCAATTGAATCATCTGTTAAATTAAATCTATTCTTATTATGAACAAAGAAGTTCTTTGCTTCGTCAAACGCGCCAGCGCTTTCGTTCAAGAAATCGTCAAACATGGGTATTCGGTTTTTCATATACTTTGAATTATTTTTATATTAGGTTCGGTTAATAATATCTGATAACCTAACCGTTCACTCTCTTTGTTGAATTGCAAACCAAGATTCATTAAGAATTCCTCAAATTCATTAGATTTTGAGGAATCTTCAATATCAACATTTACATATGTTTTCCAATCAGATACAAATTGAAAAGGTTTATTTCTGAATTTTTCACCTAACTTATTTGCAATCATTTCGGCAGCTGCAGCAATTTCACTTGATGGCCGTTCAACAGAATCAATAGTATTTAGTCCGCTTTGCTTTTTTATGTCGTCGCCCATGGATGTAAACAATCTATCGTATCCAAAAGTTGTAGTTACAAATTCGTTAAGTGTTGGAATTCTTCTTTTCATTATTGTTTTTTTAACGCTTCTAAGTAATTTGGATAAATAAAATTTGTATCTTTTGATACATCAACTTTAGGTAAGCACCAAGCAAATACTTTTTGTATAATTTTTGCTGCTTCTTCAGCTTCTTTTAATGTTAAGCATTCACCAATAACTGTACTATCTTTTATTACTCTGTATGTATAAATTGGCAATGCAATTTTTCCTATTGAATTGAAAGGTTCCCCTCTTGTTTCAATTTTAAATTTTTTGATTGTTGCGTCATATTGTTTATGAAATGCATCAACAAGTGTTGGATCCATTGGGTCTGCTGCTTCAAATACTTCGCCTTCGTTTTTTGCATTCAATTTATCTGCAGCAGTTTGTGCTTCAGCTTCTGTTTTATATCTAACAGATCCCGTTTTATCTTTGCCAGCGTTTTTGCTTGCATGTTTTACAACGTATTTATGTGATGGCATTGATAGACTTACAAAATAAACTCTATTGTCATCAACAGATTCTTCAATATCAACAACTTCTTCAAAATCTTCAGATTCTCTAAGAATGTATTTATCACCAATGAATATTGCTGAATGATTTTCACCAGCTTCATTTTTAAAATCAAATCCGTAAACTGTTTCATTCCAAAATTGCGTGATTTCAGTTACAACGCCTTTCATTCCCATGATGTCAACAATTGCACCAGGAACAATTGATGCAGTTCCTGTAGATTCTGCAACAGTTGTATCTTCAGCTTTTGCTTGATATGCTTTTAACGAATCAATAGTTTTTCTTACGCTGTTAGTTATTTCAATAACTTTGTATGACATTCCATAATAACTTTTCTCGCCTGGCGATAATGTTTTGTTTCTGCGTTTCTTTGTTTCAACCATTGCATCTTTATCATCGCCTGTTTCGACAATACATCCTTGGTCTCTTCCGACAAACACCGGATATGATATATTTCCTCTGCCGATTGAACCGCCCATGCAAACAAGTGCATATTTATTATCGAGATTTATTTCACCCTCATTTACTGCTGATTCATTGATGAATTCATCTAAACTTTTAAATCTTTGTTTCATGTCTTTATTTTTTTATACGTTAATGTCATTGCTTTTGCTTGCATTGAATCTTGTTTGTTCTTCTTTTAATTTTCTTTTATATGTTGATTTACATATATTTATTATTTCATCAAGTGTTGTGTATGTTCCTATCAATTCAAATTTATTATCTTTAATATAATCACTTATTGGAAAGCTTTCCCATTCATCTACATTAATGCCAAATCGTATTTCTTTTGTTGACATATTAATAACAAACACAAATTCACCAACTTCTTTAAATTTTGCAATTGTTGGTTGAAATGAATAGTCCATTCGTACTGCACACCAAGGATTCGACGCTGTAAGTTTTGTGAATCTTATAAATTTTGCATGTAGCCCAGTTTTTAGCGCTGCTGCCATTGTTGGTCCAGTCTTGGGACACATTTCTTCAGGTGTCAATTTTTTTGATTCATTTATGAATTCGTCTAATGATAAAAATCTTTTTTCCATTAATTTTTTGTTTTATTATATATTCTTACAATTAATGCATAAAAAAAGGTTAACCATTTCTGATTAACCCTTTTGTCGAAATTATTCATCGGCATTCTACCGAATACGTGCGGCTGACTAATCACAACCTAGTAACACACGATGGCATTAGTCACGTAATACACCTAAGATTTAAACAATTTCTTTTACATCCGTTTCTGTATACCTTTGAATTCATTGCCCTGGTAGAGGCGAGATATCGGACGAAGGATAATTGCTTACCCTATAATCATTTGAATTTCTTGGCATGTGTTTAATCAAAAACATTGTTTCATTCGTGTCCAAATGATTAGAGCAGAAGACGGGGAACGATCCCGCAACCTCGACCTTGGCAAGGTCGCGCTCTACCAATTGAGCTACTTCTGCATTTCTTCTTCGATGCAATCATCAATAAATTTTGCAACTTCAGAATTTTTTGATGAACGTGTAATTCGATATTTATGTTCACCGGAACAACAATAACAACTACATGGAACACTTTGCGTTCTCATCCATACGTCACGTTCGCCATTGAATACTTTTTGCAAATATTCTGCATATCTAATATGTTTACTACACAATATGCCATGCCATATTTTTACGCGACGAATAATATGACTTCTTTTTTGCTCTCTTCTAAGAGCTCTTTTGTAATTTTTCATGTCCTTTTACTTTTTAAAGTTATAGGTCATCAGCAGATACAAACGGACCTTGTATCTACCTCAAAACCTAAGGACGGCTTTATTTCTTTTCATCTTTTAAAAATTTTAATTTCAATTTTGCTTTATCGTATTTTTGTTTTGTCTTTTCGTATTCTTCTTTTGTTACATTAGATTTGAAATTCTCACTTTGCAACTTCTTTAATAAAAATGCAACATAAGCAGTTTCTTGTTCAACTAAATTAACTTTCGGTTTATTCTTTTTCATAACAAAATTTTGTAGCCGCAGTAGGGGTCGAACCTACATCAACCGGTTCGAAGCCGGACATGCTATCCATTGCACCATGCAGCCGTTTAATGAATTCTTTTATAACAGTTTTCTTCATAAAACGCATTCATATATCGTTTCATCCATCTATTTACCTTTTGCGGTTTTATATTTATTATAACCGCAATTTTTGACACCCAACCAAATTTTTTAAAATCTATATCAGTTTTTTTTATGATTTCTATAATATCTTTATATTTTTCTTTGTTTTGTTCAAATACTGCATTTGCGTAATCATTTCGATTACCGTACTTGTGTCGTTTAAATTCTTTCAATACGTCATCAATATTGTATTTTCTATACGATCTATTTGAATTTATAAATTCTTCAAATAATTTGAATTCTGCATCAGGATTGTTTAAAAAATCTTTTGCCGCTATTCTATAAACTATCCATCCATTTTCAATTAGAATATTGTCTCTTCTATTATCATATTCTATATTTGCTGCTGTTCTGTAATGCTGTATCCCATCAATTTCTATATCACATTTTAAATCAATTAAACCGAAATCCAAGAAAAAACCGTATGCTGGAAATTGATCTTGTATACTATATTTTTCATAATATCCATTATTTCTCAGAAATCCTTCAAATAATTTTTCTGGATAACTTCTGTTGTTTCTATTTGCTTTAGACCATCCAGGATGCCGACCTTCTGCGTGCACCTTTTTCATAGATACAGAAATTTTTTCTCTTGTCTTATTTGAAAGAACTTTCATATATTTTTATTTATATATTTATTTCGAACCTTCATATTTACAAAGCTGTAGTCCCAATGCGACTCGAACGCATATCTATGGTTTCGTAGACCATTGTTCTATCCATTGAACTATGGGACCAAAATTTATATTTTTATAACCTGTGCATATGTTTGTTTAAATTCTTTTGTATCAATTTCGCCATCGCTACGTATAATAGATAATTTCAATTGCTTTTCAGTCATTGACTTTACTATGCATTTTCTAAATTCTCTGTAACCAAGCAAAACAGCAATAACAGTATCACCTACTGAAATTTCTTTTCCTAAATAATCAATTCCTTTTTCCATTTATTTATTTATTAAAAACAAATATACAACATTATAAAGGCAATAGCAATATATATGCTATTTATTTTCGAGAAATTGGTTGGATTCGAACCAACGATTCCTTTATGGAATACCGGCTTCCGCCAGCGCATTAAGCCACTCTGCCACAAAATCAATTTAGAGGAAGCTACGAGATTCGAACTCGTGGACCGTTTTACCGGCCACTTGCTTTCCAAGCAAGCACTATCGACCGCTCTGTCAAACTTCCATTATTTTACTTTCTTTTGCTTCTTATGCCATTCAATATACTTTTGAATTTTTTCATTTTCTAAAAGTTTTTCAATTGAATTGTAATGTTCTGCAAGTTCTTTTTCTGTAAAGAAATGATGAACTGTTTTATGACAATGATATTTGCAAATCCATGCGCCATAATTGCTCATGTAATCTTTATCGTACTTTCTTTCAAATTTTCCTTTACCGTGAACGAACTTTGGTATCAAATGATGAAAGTTTAAATACGTATCATCACGTCCGCATAATTCGCATTTTTCAGGTTTATCTTGTTTCTTTTCCATTTAAACAATTTTTGTAAAGTGTACTGGATTTGAACCAGTGACTTCTACCATGTCGAGGTAGCACTCTGACCAGACTGAGTTAACACCTTATGTTGAAATCATACGGGAATCGAACCCTTCTTCCCTCGAGGAATCACCTAGACTCTGATTTCAATGTTGTTTATAACAATCATTATGTAACATTTATGCTATTAATGATTGTTATCTCATACATTAATTTGAGCAAGATATGAGATTCGGACTCACGACCCCTACGTTGGCAACGTAATGCTCTACCGCTGAGCTAATCTTGCATGGGCCTGTCTCTCCAAGCTTGTCACCTTACCATCTCATTTATTTGAATTTCGCTGGGGAAGGTCCCGACGACTTACAACTTAAAATTTCATTTTTCTTCCTTTATGCCACCCCAAAGGAATTTCATCTTCTTTTTTAATTTTTTTATTTTGTTTCAATTCTGAATTGTGAATCCACATAGAACCGTATTGTGATGATTCTTTGCCAACATATCTTGCTTTTAATTTATCTGATATTTTTTTCTTCGTTGATTCAGTATGCAAAATATCTTTCCGTATTCCTGTATACTTGTCAGAATTTATAAATTCATCCACTGTTATTCTTTTCATTACACCAAATTCATCTCGCACAACAACTGTTCCTTTTGTGTGATGCTGCAATATGCCATTCAAATATAAATCATTTTTTGTTTCAATATAATGGCATACGCCATTATCATCTCTTGCATATACATATCCAATATTTCCTTTCGTTGCACCAATAAGTTCGCCGGCTAAGTATCTGGCGTCATGTATTGAAACTTGATATATTTTTCCATTTGCATCTTTTACAGTTGCTGTGCCAACTGTGTGAAATCCCTTATTAGGAATATAGTAATTTTCATTTAGAGGATCATCAATGAACTTTGCAATTTCGTCTGATTCAAACTTTATTGCATCCTCTCTGCAAATAAAGTCATCCTTAAGTATTTCTTTTTTCAATTTTGTTTTGTCTGGTTTCCATACAGACATTGAACCTAAATAATTATCTAATCTAGGATGAACTTTAGAACTTCTTGAACCTATATAGAATTGTTTTGTTTCTATATGTTCAATTCGATATACGTAATGATGCATAAATTATTTTTATTTATATATCAATGTGTTTGAGTTTCATTAATGAAACTCAAACACATATCCCGCAATAATTGGAGCAGGTGAACGGATTCGAACCGTCGTCCTCTGATTGGAAGTCAGAAACACTAACCACTGTGCTACACCTGCATTAAACAAACTGAGCGTGCCCAGGATTCTGTTTTATATCATCATTTATCTATTGGCCGAAACCCGAATATCATTGAGTTGCTTTCCCTCTAATTCTGTTTTCGTTGCAACCTCCGCAGTAATATCGAAATAAATTCTCCTGCGTCTAGCAAAGTTGTCCTGAAGTTCCTCTCCGTAGAGCGATGATTCCTCTTGTTTGTTTGGGCTGTTGATATGATTTGCGCATACTTTACAATTGACTGTCACCCTCCTAATGGGGCCGTTTAACAACAACCATGAGAGCCTTGTTACGGATTCGAACCGCAGTTTCCTGATTACAAGTCAGGAGTAATTGACCAACTATACGAACAAGGCAATTTATATTTTTCTTTTATATGCATTTGCTTCAATTTTTGGCAAATGACGTTTCATCCAATCTCTAGTTTTTTGCGGCGTCATTTCAATAATTTCAGCAACCCTTTTGCACCACCCAAATTCTTCAAAGTTTATATTTCCGTTTATAACCTTTTCTTTCAATTCTTCTATTGCGTCTTTCTTTTTTTGTTCTGATAAAAAACGTACCGTCTTGTAATATTTTTTTCTATATTCACGTGTCGAATTTTTATTTGCGCCTTTATACGTTGCAGTTAAAGAATGACAGTTTGGACAAAGAACTCTTAAATTATCAATACTGTTATTAATAGGATTCCCGTCAATATGATCTATTTCTAAAGGAATCTTGTTTGTATATTCATTAACTTCATGCCAACCACACATCGAACATTTATTATCTGCATTAGATAAGATCCAACGTCTAGCCGGACTTGTGATTTTTCGTTCATATGCATCAAGTTCAAGCCATTTTTGCAATAGCATGTTACTGAAGTATTCTGCTTGACATTTATTATCACAAAATTTATTGCCTTTAATTTCTTTTCCGCAATTGATACATTCCATAATTTTTTAATTTATTTTATATATCAAATGTTAGGTTCCGAAAAATATTAAACTGCTTTGGTTCCATTTTTATTTTAGGGTGAAAGACGGGCCTCGAACCCGCAACCTCCTGAACCACAATCAGGCACTCTAACCAATTGAGCTACAATCACCATGTATTTTTGTGGAGCCCGTGGGACTCGAACCCACAACCCCCGCCGTGCAAGGGCGGTGCTCTAGCCAATTGAGCTAGGACCCCAAATGTCAGGTTGCAATTGTTTTCTTTACCATAAGATGAATCATGCTGTACGCAACCTTTAAATTTGTTATTGAGGAGAGTAAGGGATTCGAACCCTTGGACCGTGTTACCGGTCACTTGTTTAGCAAACAAGCCATATCAGCCACTCATGCAACTCTCCATTAGAGCAAGTAACTGGATTTGAACCAGTGATTGGACGAACCTAACGGTTTTGCAGACCGTTCCCTTAGACCACTCGGGCATACTTGCAATTCAGAGGAAGGTGAGGGATTCGAACCCTCGGACCGTGTTACCGGCCACTGGTTTTCAAGACCAGCGCAATCGCCCGCTCTGCCAACCTTCCATATAGTTTATTCAATAACTACCTTGTAGTTTTTTCTTGAATAATTTTTTGCAGATTTGTGCACTTTATGAATTGCAACAAATCCGGTTTTATTTTCAATTTCTGCTTCTCTGGAACCTCTTCGATTTGCTTTAATATAATCGGATTCCGTAATTTCAAACTTTTTCATATTTTTATTTTATTTCCTTTTCTTTAATTTCAACTGGTACGATTGCATTTATTCCAAAGTGATACAATTTTGATTTCGTACGAACAGTTTTCACTAACCCAGTTTTATACATTTCAGTTAAAATGTTTTCGTAATTATTGCCTGAGAAAACGTATTTTAAATTAGCAGCAGTTGACATCCAATAATGATTTCTCAAACAAGCTTTATGTTTGTTTATTTCAAGTTTAACATCTTTTAATAAACAGCCTGGATTTTTTTCAATGAATTCTATTGCTTTATTCATTGCATTTTTGTTTTCCGCTTTTAATTTTGCCATATTAGTGAATTTTAAATTTATCAATTAATTAAAATCAAATATACAACATTAATGAAGCAATAGCAATAGTTTTATCATTTATTTTTGTGGAGCCGCGGGAAATCGAACCCCGATATGTAGAGTGCAAATCTACCGTAATCGCCATTATACTACGGCCCCATGTTCAGGTTGCAACTTTGTGGGTTTGAACCACGATTCTGTTTTCGAGACGGAATTTTAACCTAAGTTGTTTGCTGTAAGCAACCTTTTAGTAGAGTAGACAAGACTCGAACTTGCGACCTCCTGAATCCAAATCAGGTAATCTAAACCAACTGATATACTACTCTATAAATTTTGTCGGGGTAGCAGGATTCGAACCTGCAACCTCCTGGTCCCAAACCAGGCGCGATAACCGGATTACGCTATACCCCGAAATTTGATTATTTTCTTCCTTTTATATATCAAAGTTCGAATTCCTAAATTATTATGTTATGCAGGAGGGATTCGAACCCCCATGTCCGAAGAACCGATTTTACAGACCGGCGAGCCAACCAATTGCTCAACTGCACAATGTATTTTTATTAGAGCCTTGTTACGGATTCGAACCGCAGTTTCCTGATTACAAGTCAGGAGTAATTGACCAACTATACGAACAAGGCAATTTGTGGGAGTAGTAGGACTCGAACCTACGAAGGCCGAAGCCGAGGGATTTACAGTCCCTTGCAATTGCCGCTATGCGATACTCCCAAATAAACCGAAATGTCAAAGAACTTTGCAATCAAATTGCAATGTTAAGTTTTTCTCATAAAAAAAACCGGATTCTTGTTAGAACCCGGTTTTCAATATTATTTGAACAATGTTTATTCAAATACATATGTAACCGGGTTATCACTCGTAGGGGCTACTGGATAGCCTGCAGAGCAACGTCCTGATGCGAAATGATATGTACTCGATGTTGTTTTCATTGTTTTATTTTTTATGATTAATTTTATTATATATTACTTTTTATTTTTCTTTTTTTACAAGAATTATTTTCTTGCAGCTTTTTGTTTTTTTGTTTCTTTTGCCTTGAATTCTTCAAGTTTTAATGAATCACCAGGAAGCAAATTAATTTGTTTCTTTGGGTCAACACCGTGTGCTCTTAAAAGCGCATTGTGTTTTGCTTTTGCCATTTTCACCTCAGCACGTTCTGCTGCAGTTTTTTCCCACGTTTTGCCTGTAACCATATCCTCAGGTTTGATAACACGCAAATTGATTTCTCTGTGGATTTCAGCCTTGCGTCTTTCGTAGTCAGGACCGTAATCTCCGCGTGCAAATCCCTTCATGAATTCAGCGTTATCGTCGTGCTTTCTTTTTTTGTGGTCGCCTTTGCTATCCACAGTTTCTGTTTCCGATTTGCCAGAATGTGCAGATTGGAATTTTACAGTTTCATCAACTTCAACGTTGTCAATAATTTCAGCCATTTTTATAAATTTTAATTGTTAATTTTGATTTGTAATAATTATATACACAAGTATTTAAAAGTTTCAATTTATTTTAAATATTTTTTGAAATATTTTCATTAAGTATTTTTAATGCAATTTCTTTTAACGTTTTAGTATCGTCATATTCAACATTTGCAATTTCATTAAGAAATTGCGCTTTACGTTCATCAGTTATAATCCAATTGCCTGCTGTTTCATATTTTTTCGATAATCTTTCAGATACTAATTTTGTATTAATGTCCTCCATCATTTTTCTTCCAGATTCTGTTATTGCTTCAGCAGTTTCTTTATCATACGGTAAAATATCAAAACGTTTCATTACATGCGGATAAAGTCCAGCAAATTGAAACATGCTATCTATTCTATCGTACAAATCAGTATTACCTGGGTATTTGCTACAGAATAATGATATCTGTCTAATAGTTTCGCCATGTTGTATGGAATGCATTTCACATTCTCTAATTTTCCATGGGTCGATACGAATATCATTTGTTCCATCAAATTCCAAATCGTCGTAAATCATATTGTCAATTTTAATTTATTGTTATATACAGAACTTTAAATTAGTTTGCTATTTACGCATTAATTTTTTGTACCAAGATATATCTTCATCCTCATATTTCATATATCCGAACCAAGATTTGCCATCTTTGCGCATGCACCATAAATTTCGAACTTCATTCATATTTATTGGTAACAACATTAAATCAAAGTCGTCAATAAGAATTGAAACTTTAGACTGTTTTCTGAACATTCGATTATTAATTCGTTTGTCCTTTTTTTCGCTTCCTCCGCCATGACCGCATATTGGAGTTTTTTTGTAAGATCTGCTCATGTTTTCTAAGTTATTTTAATTTACTTAGAAAACGATACCCTTGCCTTTCATTTATATGATTATTTTAAGTTATATTAATTGAAACAAATATAAACTATTTTTTATGCAATAGCAATAGTTTTATTATTTATTTTACAATTTTACTATTATTGTCTAAATTACATAAAGTTCCTTTTACAAGAATCTTTTCTTTTAACTGAGTCCAATCAGTTATTTTATTTGAATCATACGGTTTTGCTCCGTCTGCTCTATTTATTGCTAACGTTATATGTGGAAATGCAATTGAACTTGCAAATTGGTCAAATCCTTTTACAATAACTTTTACAGCAAGAACTCTACCGTTTATCAAACCTATATGTGTTAATGTAATGTCGAATTGCTTGCCAAGGTCAGGCAATAAGTTATTTGGTGTAGGACCCATTCCAACAGTTACGTGATGCGCAATTGTTTCCCAAGCTTGTGTTTGTTCCCAATTGTCAACAACAAGTTTACAAAGTTTATTTGCTCTGTCTTTTTCGTCAATAACGAATGCGTGATATGATATTCCCATCTGATTTAATTTATTGTTATATACATAACATACAAATAGTTTAAGTTCATAATGTTGCATTAAATGAACTTTTATAAATGATAATAACAACTACAATAAAGTTTATTGAGTTTCCGTATTATCTTTAGAATTAATTCTACGGCATTTTCGATTCAATGTATTATAAACTAAAAAACACTGGAACCTTTCGATTCCAGTGTTTTGATTATTAATTTATTACAATTATGCAGATAAATCAGTTTTATCCGATTTTTTAGCATTATCAGTAATTGCCTTTGTCACTTTATGAGCGGCAACTGATTCGTTTGTTGCCTTTTCACCTGCTCCTTGCATGAAACCAGGTAGTTCAGCGCCTACTTGATTGAATACGTCCTTCATAGGAGGTAACATTGCAAACAGATTTTTCATGAAACCTGCAGTAGAGTTAGAATCGCCGTTAGAACCGCCGTTGCCAGAATCCCATACAGTGATTTTATCAAATTTGATATTTTTGATTGCGTCCACTTGAATTCTCATGATTTCAGGTAATTTATCAGCAATCATCAATTGTGCAGCCTTTTCAGCAGAACCTGCAGCCGCAACGATTTTAGCAAAACCTTCCGCTTGTTTTGTTAAGATTTCTTGGTGTCCTTTCGCTTCAGCTTCCATTTTAAGGAATACAGCATCAGCCTCACCTTGAGCAATTTTACGAGTTGCATCAGCAGTTGCTTCAGCTTCAACGATTTGTTTTTGTTTTGCAATTTCAGCAGGAACAACAGTATTTGCATATTGTGTTGCTTTATCTTTTTCTGCACGTTTTACCTCAGCAAGACGTTCTGCTTCGTAAGAATCTTTAAGAGCTTCAGCAGTTGATACCTTTTGAGCAGTTATTGCCTTTTTGTTTGCTTCAGCTTCAGCAACTTGTCTATCAGCAGATGTTTTAGCAATTGCAATGGCTGCAGTATTTTCTCCTTCAATTGCTTTTGCATTTGCAGCAGCAGTTTGTACACGTTTCGATTGTGCAGCTTCAGCTTCACCTACTTCAGCAGCAGCGGTTGCAGCAGCAATTGATTTACGTCGAACCTGGTCAGCATTTGCTTCACCGATTTCTGTATCTGCTTCAAGAGCAGCAACTTCAGTACGTTTTTGTTTTTCTGCAGTTGCAACACCGATTGCTCCTTCACGTTGTTTATTTGCAACAGATACAGCAGCTTCATTTATAACACGAGCAGCAGCTTCTTTACCAAGAGCATTAAGATATCCCGATTCATCATTGATGTCAGTTACGTTAACGTTGATAAGTTTCAAACCAATTTTTTGTAACTCATCCTCAAGATTTGTTTGAATTGCTGTTAAAAATTTATCACGGTCTGAATTGATTTCCTCAATGTCCATTGTTGCAATAACAAGACGCATTTGACCAAAGATGATATCTTGAGCAAGTGATGCAATTGTTGCACGGTCAAGTCCAAGTAATCGTTCAGCTGCATTTTGTCGAACACCGTCTTCAGCAGAAATAGCAACAGTAAATGTTGAAGGCACATCAATACGAATGTTTTGTTTTGATAACGCATTTTTTAAATTTACATCAAGAGCAATAGGTTTCAAATCAAGAAACGCAAAGTCCTGAATAACGGGCCATATAAATTGACCGCCACCGTGTGTAACATGAGCAGTTGTTGTTTCGCCCGATGCAGATTTTCCCGTCTTCCCATAAACAACCAAAAGTTTATCTGACGGACAGCGTTGATAACGTTTTACCATTGCTGCGATTAATGCGAATACCGACAATGCGGCGACGCAAACTAGAATTAAAGTGTACACCATAAGTAATTAAGATTAAGTTAGAAATTAAAGATATATTTAAGATTAGAAATTACTGATAAGTTACAATAATGTTGCCATCATTGATTTCATAAACTGTTACTGACCGTCCGGTTTCAATTGTACCACAATTTGATATTGCATCAAGAATTTTTACAGAACCGCCAAAATCAATTTTTATTTTTCCTTTGCTATTCTCTGGTATTTTTAAATACACAGTACCCACTCTACCGATAAGTGTATTTATATCAGGTGTGCCATCTTGTCGAAATTTTCGCATTCCATACATTGTTAAAACCAATACAACAATTGTTAGTACGCCACAGATTGTTCCTAATAATAATGAGATTCCTTGTGAGAATCCTATATTATGAAATTGCAATGTTGATAACGATGTGACAAGTAATAACTTAACAAGGTTTGTATATGTAAACCAAGTAAAATTATGATCTAATGAATCACCATCAGTATCGTGGTCACTATTGATTCCAAATAAATTTGCAACAAACATTGCCAAGAAAATAATACCGGAGAATATAGCAATAAAAATTAATGTATATTCAAACCCGGAACATGTTGAAAGATAATTTGTAAAATTCATATTATAAATTCATATTAATAATTGTTTGTGTTACTCGATTTATGTGTTCAGTTTCCTCTTCTTCTGTATATCGTTGATTACTGCCTGTTAATTCAAAATAACGATTTGGGTCATAATCACGACAATGCGATAAATAACTATTGTGAGCATTTTTAATTTTCAAACCAATTTCTTGAACAGAAATTTCGCGAATACTAATTAAAGATGATTCGTACGAATTTGTTCCGTACGTTTGTTCTTCAGATATTAAAATGTATTGTTTATTGCAATACGGACATTTATATATCATGTCATGCGAATTGGGTACACGATACCAGCCGGTTTTACCGTAATAATAATCGCGTTTATTTGGAAGGATTTTTGTGCAGGTACAAGAATCTGAGTTTTCTTTCCTGAATAATTTTGAAATTTTAGTTGAGATATTTTCGCTAATCGAATACACCCGAATAAGGTGTTGTGACGTTGGATTTATTTCTTTAAAGATCATATCAATCAATTAACTTGTATTATCAATTTTATTTTATATACAGAAACATTAAATAGTTTCAATATCTTGTAGCGAGAGACGGACTCGAACCGTCGACCTCTGGGTTATGAGCCCAGCTAGCTTCCAACTGCTAACATCTCGCAATGTATTTTCAAATTACATTAACTTCTTTAAGTTGAACTGTTATAAATAATGTTCAAATCTTCTAATGTAATTATTGCACGCGTGCAACTTTTTTGTTGCGGGAGCAGGATTCGAACCTGCGGCCTCCAGCTTATGAGGCTGGCGAGCTACCCCTGCTCTATCCCGCAATGTATCTTAAAAATATAGGATGTCTGGCGTAAGCTCGTTCCGAAGAACTACATGTTATAAAATAACACCCGTCTAGTTGTCCACTAATGTTAAAGCTTGGACCTATATTTAATTTTTTAAAAACGATGACTACTCAAACATAATCCACAATTCAATAACTGTTTCTAAAGGCCTACAACTTCGGCATCGTTTATTTGTAACGCATATAGGATTCGAACCTATGTTTCAACCGTCAGCGATTGCGCCCTTACCCCTAGACTAATGCGTCGAACGTTTGTTTGAACTCGGCAAAGTTCACTTCAACGTTTCTAACAAGATATTTGCCGTACCTTGTTAAAGAGTTAAAAGAAACAGATTATCTATCCAGAACGGAAAGGCTCAATTTTATCACCAGATTTCTGGTAAAGAGCACCCTGTTTCTCTTATATTTTGTATTGCAAAATCACCCACCGGTACATTAGCGCAGCCTAGAAAGTCTCAGATCGGGTTAGGATCCTCAAGCAACAATTTCGACTGAAGGCTTTATCTTGGCACTCCAGAACTTAATCTGATTCTGCAATACGAATTTTATTGTAATTCGATTCCCAAATACGAACAATACGTATCAAGAACCAAACCCATGTTATAACCAATTTCAAATTCTCTTTGAGATTTTGCATTTGCTAAATAAATCAAAATGATATCAGCAAAAGGCTGATAAAAATAACGAACTTTAAAATTTGTTATTTTCAATCTCAAGTTTTTGTACCGTTCAATGATTTTCATAATTTGTCAATTTTAATTTTATATTATATACAAGAACATTCATTAGTTTCAAAAATATTAAAATAAAATTGAAAATTATTAGACTCTCTGGAATCCTCGTACTTATACCGAAGTATACGTCAATATTTTTCAATTTTATTTTATATACAGAATTTTTTAATAGTTTCATTTTAATGATGGGTATTTTGCATCAATCTCATCAATTAAATGATATGGACTTCCAGATTCTACAAATTGAATATTCTTAAACCCATTTTCTTCAGTGATAACAGAATCTTTTGCTAATACAGAACCTGTGTATTTTTGTCCATAATCGCCAGTTACAGTTTTTGTTGCAACATCAATGTCACCCCAATCTGAACGGCCATTACCGATAGGCTCTACATAATATTTTTTTCCTGTGCGTATCGAAAATACGATATGCTTTCCTGTTTCCGATGAATTTACTAAGAAATTCTTGATGGGGTCTGAATCCATAATTTTACTTTATTTTAATTGTTAAGTTGGCCCTGAGGGATTCGAACCCCCGATCTTGTTCTTATGAGGAACTTGCGTTAACCAACTACGCCAAGGGCCAGTTTATTTATTTTCCTTTTGTTGAATAATATAATTTTATACTAGGATCATTATTTTTAATTGCTTCTTGCAATGAAATTAAATCTTCAATTATTTTTGCTTCTCGATTTTCATCGTTTTTCAAATTTGGATTTAATGTTACGCTTGATATATCAAAACATGGCGTGTAACCATTATCTGTTAGCAATTTTCGATAATGCTCTATTCTTTCTTGTGCTGCTTTATTTAATTTCATAATTCTAATTTATTTTGTACACCTAACAGGATTCGAACCTGTACGAACTGCTTAGAAGGCAGTGATGCTAATCCGTTACATCATAGGTGCATATTTTGCAATTATTGTACCCCCACCAGGAATCGAACCTGAATTTAGAAATTAGAAGTTTCTCGTTCTATCCGTTGAACTACGGAGGCATTTATTGTTGTGATCCAGGCGGGACTTGAACCCGCGACTCCGATATTAAAAGTATCGTACTCTGCCAACTGAGTTACTGGATCGTTAACTTGTGGCCCGCCTGGGACTTGAACCCAGGACCCCGATATTAAAAGTATCGTGCTCTAAACCAACTGAGCTAGCGGACCGTGAAAATGTGCAACCGGTGGGACTCGAACCCACAACCCACTGGTTAAAAGCCAGTTACATCTACCATTGAGCTACGATTGCAATTATTATTAAAAGCAACTCGTAGATTGTCACGTATCCGTAAGTTACTTATCAGTTATGTTTTTTGTGCTTCTTCATTTTATTTACTTTTTAATAATTTATATGTAGCGAGGACCAGCTTCGAACTGGTGACCTCAGGTTTATGACACCCGCGCTCTGCCAACTGAGCTACCTCGCCATTTATGTTTTGTTGCGGTGATGCGAATCGAACGCATATTGGCAAGTTTATGAGACTCGCTAGGGGACCAATACCCTACACCACGATATGTTATTTTTGTAGCGAGTACAGGATTCGAACCTGTGTATACCCTAATTAAGGGACTCCGTGCTTATGAGGCAGGTGAGATGACCTAACTTCTCCAACTCGCGATATGTTTTCAATTTCAATTTGTTGCGAGGGCCGGACTCGAACCGACGACCACGAGATTAGGAGTCTATTTCGTATTTGTTGCTGTATGAAATCTTTAATCAGATTTCAGTTTTTTGAATACGTGCTCTACCAACTGAGCTACCTCGCAATATGTTTTTTCTTTAATAAACGGACAAAAAAAGGTCCTGATTAAAAACCAGGACCTTGAGAATATTCTTATTTAAACATTATCATACCTGGTTTGAGAAGATTATCATCTTTCTCATCATACGTTTTATTGTTCTACGTTTTATTGTTATGATTGTTTTCATTTTCGAAGATTGTTATGTTTTATTAGTTTAACTTTTTTTGTATTATCAGTATTATATATTCTTTTAAATAAAAGATTTTTTCACTAGTTCACTTGCAACTTTACCGTCGTATTGACCTGTATAATTTGATGTTAAATACGACATTATTTTACCCATGTCTTTCATTGAACTATATGAATTATCTTTAATTTGTTTTTCGATAATTTTTTGTAATTCTGATTCGTTTAACATTTTCGGCAAATAACATTCAAGATATATATTTTCATCAGTTACATTACATTCAATATTTGATGATATTAACTTTTTGATAATAACTTGCACTTCTGTATCTGAAACAATTGGTGATTCACGTTTTGGTTCTTTTGATTTTTTATCAACTTCAGAAAGTAATGTCGATAAAACATTTTTTTGAACAGAATTTCCTTGTTTCATTGCCGTCATACGGTCAGTTGCAATTGTTTCCTTGAGTGTCATTGTTTTTAATTTAATTGTTATTTATATACAGAACTTTTTAATAGTTTCAATTTTATTAAATAAAATATCCAGGACTTAAAATTCTATTCCAATCAATTTCAACCCACATACATGCGGGTTCATCAATCTTCCCATATCTTTTATACATTAGAACTCTTTCATTTAAACATCCTTTTCTATTGCAGTGATGTTTACATTTATTTTCAGTGTTCCAATCATGTCCTAATAAATTACATTTCCAATTTGACATAATTAAATATTTTAGCAGGGTGTGAGGGATTCGAACCCAATTCCATACGATGTACAAAATCTTTACCATCTACAGGCTTGGCCGCCTGTTGTTTTACGCTAGAAACAATGTTTCAGCCTTTCAGCATCTGTCGTCTTGCCTCATTTTAAACTAACTCCCTATATCGCGCGTTTTTCAGGCCGCGCCCCCTACATCATTTTTTCAAAAAGGTTGACATTCCTTTTGCACGCCTGCCAGGACTCGAACCTGGAACCTTCGGTTTTGGAGACCGCTGCCCCACCAATTGGGCCACAGACGTGTATTGCGAAATTTATTAGATTTCGTTACGTTCCTGCGCATGATTTGATTCAACAATAGTTTCATATAGAATGAAACTCATGGGAACACCGCTCGATATTGAAAATAGAGCGTATGCGGCGCACATTTTTTATTTGTAGTTACATCAGGAATCGAACCTGAAACTCTTCCGTGACAGGGAAATATTGGTTGCTGAATAGAATCTTTATGCAGATTCAATTTTTAAGCATGTTGCCATTACACCATGTAACTAGCTCTCCCAGAAGGACTTGAACCTACGCCAAGGATTGCCGTTATTTTATTTCTTTATAATGTTCAATAAGTTTCATTTCAAATAATTCTTTACCTAATATAATTTGTAAATCTAATGGAAAATTTTGCCATTTTGCTCTATCTTTATCAGTAGGATATCCTTTTATTTCAATATACTTTTTTTCATCTATTAAATAAAAATCTGGTGTATAATGACGTTTCTTATTTTCAAAGTAATATTCAAATCGTTCAGTAGGTCTACGCCATTTAATGTTGTTTGCGTCAAGATATTTTGCGTACGCAACTTCCCAAGACCCATGAAACTTAATTCCATTATATTCAATAATTCTAGAATGTGCAAATGATAAATGCCAAGTTCCATTTTTTACTTTAGTTAAAACTGATTCAGCAACAACTTTTGATATTGCTGCGATACGTTCGTCAGTTTCTTTTGTTAATCCTTCGCACCATGTTTTTATTCTGCCTTCTTTATGTGCAATAGAATATGAATTTCCATTATTCGCAACTCGTTCATCGGTTTCTTTTGTCTTTCCATTGTTCCATTGTTTTCTAGTTCCTTTTTTAAATCCTTCATTGGGGTCAAATTCTTTTCCATCGCCGTGAACGCGCCAAATATGCGTTCCTATACCATGTTTTGAATATTCTTTATTACAATGCGGACATTTAATTTTTTGGTTGTGCATATGATTTTTATTTTATAATTTATATATTCATATGCTTTACCAAATTTGCTCTCTCACCTGGACTCGAACCAGAAACAAGGGATTAACAGTCCCACGTGATAACCATTTCACCATAAGAGAATATTGCAACGTTTAAACTTGAACGGGAATAACGTTGCTGAACATCTTTCCGTTTTGTAGGCTGCCTGGGAGTTGAACCCAGAACCTCTTGAGTATCAGTCAAGTGCTCTAACCAATTGAGCTAACAGCCTATATGTTGTCGTGACTGGACTTGAACCAGTGACCCCGAACTTATCAGGTTCGTAATCTAACCAACTGATATACACGACAATAAAATTTGCGGTCCTAAAAGGAGTCGAACCTTTCATCACCGGCCTCTGCCGGTATTTCCCTGGAAACTTCAGGACCAAGTCAGACGTGCTCACCGTTACACTACCAGGCCATTACGCCCAGATTGGATTCGAACCAATACTTTCCGAGATTTTTGTTTGCAATTGCAAACTTGTGGAACGAGACGGATTTGAACCCACATCTCAGGCTTTTCAGTCCTGCGCGAACTGACCATCTGCGCTAACTTCCCAATTTATGTTATTAGCTTTTCGTATATTGCTAATTCCTTTTTTTGTATTATTTCAATATTCAGGTTATGTTGTTCCTGAACTTTAATCATTTTATTTTTATCATCACCCCACCAATATCCTTTTACTTCGAAATACTTATTTAATTTTGGGCTATAAAAATCTGGTGTGTACATATGTGTTATACCGCTTTCATCTTCCCATTCATATGAATGCGTCGAATTTCCTACACCTATTTTTATCCATTCATTGTCAATTAAATCGAGAACCTTTGCAAATCGAAGTTCCCATGTTCCTTGTACCTTTACTTTATCACCATTCGCTTTTTCATATTCGAACCATTTGCATTTCCCACCAGGATTATGCAAACTCATTCGTTCTGACGTTTTTTTACGTTGTTCAGCAGTGTGAGTTTTACCTAAAAATGATGGCGTTATTTCGCCATTTGCAATTTTTGCTGATAACGTTTTACCCATTTGTGCAACAGCATCGCTTGTTTCTTTTGATAAACCTTTATTCCAAATTTCTCTGGAACCATTAGCATAACCTATATTAGGATTATGATTTTGACCATCACCATGCATTCGCCATATATGTGTAGCAATTCCTTTATATGGAAATTCTTTACCACAATGGGGACATATTTTTGTTTCTTTTATCATTTGTTTTTATTTATATATTCAATGCATTACCAAAAAATATATAAAAGCACTAACGCACTACCAAATTGTGCGGATGACCGGACTCGAACCGATATGGTGTGCTCTTCAGGCACATGCAATGACCATCTTTGCTACATCCGCAAATTACAGGTTGAACTTTTGTCAAAATGAAAATTTGAGTTTTTATTGTTTGCTGAACTCAACCTTTTATATTTTATCAATTGAAGACCCTCGTTAAAGGAAACAGTCCAATACAGAATTCTTCAATTAAATGCAATGTAGCCCGTGCGAGAATCGAACTCGCCTTTCCAGGTTGAAAACCTGATGTCCTAACCGATAGACGAACGGGCCGTGTATTATGTTCGTGGAAAATTTTCCATGATTTCTTCGTAAATCTCAATTTCGTCTGTTGTAATTGTTGTTTCCATAACTTTATATTATTTTAACATTTAATTTAGTAGGAGATGAGGGATTCGAACCCCCCGACCCGCTGAATGTAAATCAGCCGCTCTGTACCGCTGAGCTAATCTCCTATAATAACCGGACCGCGCACACCCATTCAATAAATTCAGCAGGAACCTTGTTTAATGAATGTCCTGATGGCAGCATTCGGTCACTAATTTTTATTCAATTTATTCAATTTATTCAAATTTCATTTTTCTTCCTTTATTCCATCCTTCCGGAATTGATTCATCTTTCTTTATTTTTTTGTTTTGTTTTAAAGAAATGTTATGAATCCACATAAAACCAAATTGCGAATTTTTTTCACCTGCGTGTTTCCCACACGCAGATAATCTCATTTTTTCTTTTGTTTCTTCACTATGTTTAGTTCCAGTTTTATCTGGTACTTTTATTTTTCCTTCGTTATGTAATTTTACTATAGTATTACGCATTCTATTAGAACATTCTTTCATATATTCGGTATCAGTTTCCATTTTACGTTTATGAACCAATCCACCGGCAATTGAACGTATTCGTTGATTTTCAACAGAAATAAATCCGCCTTCGCCGTCAGGTCGTAAATTCATACACATACAATCGGTTTGCCATAATGATGAAATTAATTCCTTTTCTCTAATCTTCAATGAACATCTATCAGGAAGAAACTCTAAAATTTCCTTTTTAAAATTTTCAATGCCATGTTTGCGAATTGCATTCCATAAATATTTTCCTGAACCCATATATCCATCATCTAAGTTAAATGTAGAATGCATGCCTATATAGTATTTTTCATTTATAAGATTTGTTATCTTATAAATGTAATGAATCGTGTACTGTTTCCTTGGCATATAAAATTAGTTTTATTTTATATATCAAAGTTGAGGTACATTTTTTACTTCGGTCATAACGAGATTCGAACTCGTGTCCCAGCATAGACAGTGCCGGAGGATAACCCCTACTCCATATGACCTTATTATTTGCGGTACCGACGGGATTTGAACCCGCGATCTTCGCCGTGACAGGGCGACAGGGACGGCCGCTCCCCTACGGTGGTAAATGTATAGAGATGCACTCTATAATATTCATCGAACATTTCAGCCGGGGCATTATGCCGGCGTCCAAATCTCAAAGAACATTTAATTTTTAGTTATTCCAATTTGTCAAAGAACATTTAAATAAATCGGCTGGAGCTATCCTCCGAGCATTTAACCATTACTGGCACCGATTTATAATTTGTCACCCATACGAGAATCGAACTCGTATTTACAGATTGAAGGTCTGTTGTCCTAACCGTTAGACGAATGGGTGGTTAGAAAGGCAACATTTTGTTTTTATTGAGACTTGCCTACCGATAACTCAAATATATTTTTAAAAATTACTGTCCAATGATGGTTAATTGGATTCCACGCGTCGATTAGCGTTTCAATGAATTAGATTTTAACCGGTGTTAAAAATCGAGATTGACTCTGCATTACTCAATTTGTCTTTGGTCATGACTCCTAAACAATTTGCTCCCTCAAATAAACCTTTATTCATTTCCCGTATTAATTTACATCCTTTAACTTGTTTAGTATCATCCACAATACTTGTACTTCAATTGTACTTTGGGGCTCGAACCCAAATTCAATCTTTTGTTTTAATCAGTTACATCATCCACAAATGTTTATACCACGTTTTCATGAGTATGGTATATGGGGTATGATCCCATTTGCGCCTTTCAAACAATCAATTTTAGTCAAATTATCTCAATTAATCAAAGCATTATAATTATGCTTCAGTAATTTTTTGATTTTGATTTATGCCTTAGCGATTAAGCCCGGATTTATCACCAAAATCATTTTTATTTTTCCAATATTTTAAAGAACTCGTTTTTAATATTTGTTTTATCAAATATGTATATACAAATATAAACCATTTAATAAGAAATAGCAAATTTTTATGAATTTATTTTGTATTTTATTTGCATTTATTTTTTTATTTCAATATGTAAATGAACAATTAATTAAAATCAAATATACAACTTTTTAATGTAATAGCAATAGTTTTGTCATTTATTTTCAAAATATTTTAGCCATATAAAATAAAAAAATCCGGAAGATTTGCATCAACCGGATTCATTATTGTGAAAAAGAATTATTCATTTATACACATAAGAGTTTCGGTTGAAAAGATTGTTTCCAATCCTCAATAAAATTGGAATTAAATTCCACATTAATATTTCCGAAAAATGTTCTCATGACTGTTTGTTTAAATGTTTTATTTTATTTTATATATCAAAGTAAAAATTTGAATTATTTAAAAATTATATACACAAGTTTTAAATAGTTTCATTTGTTTTAAAATTATTTGAAAAGTTTTATTTTTTATGTTTCAGTAATTAAAAACAATTTTAATATACACAAGTTTTAAATAGTTTCAATTATTTATAAAGTTCTTTATCTAGCATGTATGACAGAACTGGTAATGGCACTTGCGAAAGTACATCTTGATATTTTTTCAATTTGAAGAAGTCGCGTGCTTTTGTTGAAGAAGTTTCTTCAATTACGTTTGCTTTACCTAAATATATGTTAGGAGACTTTACATACCATTGTTTATCAATAACAGGCTGAATTCCTGTTCGCGATATCACAATAAATTTTGCATGTTCTTTTAGATATGCGCTTTGGTAAAATGTATCGAAATTATTTGCAACATCTTGTCCCATGATAAAGTAAAAATCAATATCAGGATATTCAGATTTTAACGCTGCAAATAAATCTCGTGTATAACCTGACAGCTGCATTCTTAATTCAATATCATTAACTATGATTCGAGGATCTTCATCGTTCAATGCAGCTTGAATCATTTCGATTCTATTTTCATAAGCTGTAAGATTTTTGCCTTGCTTATGCGTATTGCATGGAATAACCCAAATTTCATCGACATGGGTTTCTTTAAGAACATGATTTGCAATAAAAATATGTCCACGTGTTATTGGGTCAAATGAACCTCCAAGTATTCCTACTGTTTTCATAATGTGAATTTTTAATTTGAAACAAATATAAACTATTTAATAAGCAATAGCAACTAAAATGCTAATTATTTTTAACATTAAATGAACTTTTTATTTTACTGTAGTTGTCAATATAAAGTTTATTAAAGTTCATCTATAGATATTCTAAAATCATTAGAAATACAATAGTATTCAGTTGTTTAAAAATAATTTTCAAAATTTGAAACTATTTCTAAAATGTGAATATAATAATTACTCAATTTACGGAAAGGGTAATATAGAAAGATAGATACACTAAGGTAGTTCTAGGATTCTTTTAGCAATTCCATGTTATAAATCTATTAAATAGTAATTGTCTCATTTGGAATTAAGTGATTCATCCAATTTATTAAACTATAAGGATTGTCTAGTGTTGTTGTATCAACATTCATTATCGCATTAAAATTACCTTTTTTAAACTGGTCATCTAATGTTTTTGACTTTTGCATTTTCTGTTATAATTAAAGAACCTCCTATATAATAAGTGTTAACATTAATGTAAATGTATTTTGCTTTATATCTAGTTCATTAAATTCTAATACTAGTGTACTTAATAAAATAGAAATAAGTATAATAGTTCCGATAACTCTTTTACAGGATATATCATTATCGGAACTAAACATTGATTTTAAAAACTTCTTTATCATATTTAATCAATTTTGCAAATTATTTCATACTTATGTTCAGTTGGTGTTCCTCCTGATTTAGCCCATTCAACTGTTATTGGTCCGTAGCTTAAATCTGCTTGTGGTAATGGACTGATACCAAATATCGAAGTAACTCTTTGGATAATACCAGGTACCGCTGTAATAGGGCAACTAATAGTTCTTAGAGTATTTGTGTAATCATAATATTTAACATCTATTGAAGTTGGGTATGTTACGTTAACACTTGAAGTACATTTAATAATTATATCTGAAATACCTCTATATCCAGTGCCTGCTGGTATAATTGTTTGAGAACCTGCAGCTACTCCATCTATAATGTTAATATATGTATCTTTCTTTAACGTATCTAATTTCGCACCATCTACTGAAACATCTCTGCCATCTACAGTTCCATCAACAGTAATATTACCAGCAACAACTAAATCTTTTAGTATTTTCATTTAGAATTTATTTTTATTATTTGATAACGATACGATACACGTTTGACGCAGGTGCGACTGCAAATGTTACAGTTACTGTATTGACACCAGTCACGACGTAATCAGCATATACGATTTCACCTGTTGAAATTTCTCGTAATTCAACAATAACGTCAAGTGTATTTAAGTTATGCGTAATTGGAATTGATGTTAATAAAGGTGAACCTTGAACAATGTTTGCAGCATATCTGCCTACAAGATTCGTTAAGTGAGTTGTTAACTTTAATGGTGTGATTGCACGAGCATCATCAGTTCCTGTTGTTACTTCTGCTTGCGTTGCAATTTCGATTAAACCGGCACGTGTTTCTGTTGATGTAACAGAAGCTAAAGATGCAGGTGTAATTGCTTTAATTGTATCAGTTCCAGTTTGTGCTTCTGCGTTTGTTGCAAGATAAACCATACCAAGTATAGTTGTAGTTGCTTGTTGTCTGTTTCTTTCTAATGCAATCCAGTCAGCAGCAGTAGTTGGTCCTGCGTCATCTTTATTTGCAATAATAACATCACCAACGTCTAATTTCATTTGTCCGCCTACGTTACCTGCAACTGTTACATACCAATAATCGCCTTTTTGAGTTCCTGGGGCAGCTCCAACTACAGGGAACGTTGACCCTGATGCGTCAAATGATCCTTCAAGATTTCCTAACGCAACAACAGTAGTATCAATATACGATTTTATTGCAGTTGATGTTGCTAATGTTGTTGTTGATGCATTTGCTAAATCCGATACAACGCCTACAGCTGATGTAACACCAGTGCCAGCAACAACACGACCGATAACAGTCATTGTTGCAACATCTTGAATTTTTGCAAACGTTACGTTCTTATCTGTAATTTTAATAGTCGTAACAGAATTAGAAGCTAATTCATTATTGCTAACACCGCCTGTTGCAATTTTAACGCCTGATGCACTTACAGATAATGTTGCGCCATCAAGATTTACTGCTAATGATATTGCACCTGTTGTGCCACCGCCAGTTAAACCGTTTCCTGCAGTAACTGCAGTTATATCGCCTGCCATACTTTTCCAAGCAGCAGCAGTTCCGTCGTAATAATAGACTAATTGGTCTGACGTATTATAATATACTTGACCCGCAACTGGTGATCCAGGAGGTGTTCCTAAATTTTGCAATGCAACATTTAGTATTTGATTTTTCGTCAAGTCTAAATTACTTAATAGTTTCATTTTCTATAATTATTTTATTTATTTATATATTCTTAATTCACGTACGCTTTACCACTGAAAGCAGCAGTGAATGTCATAACAACTGTATTCATATCTTGATATTCTTTATCGCCATAAACTTCTGTGCTTGCTGAATCAACAATTGTGACTACAGCGTATTTTCCAAGATTGTGATTAATTGTCCAAGTTGCTGAAGCAACAATTTGATTATGCACATATGTTTTATCAGCAACTGATGCAAGTGCATCATCAACATATCCTTTTGTTGTTATATGATCGTTATCAGCAGCACCTGTTGCTATATCAGTAACACCTGATAATACATTTAGATTTGTTGTTGAGATAGTATCAGATTCGACAATTGAATCTAATGCGCTAATCATAACTCGACCATTATTTAATGGTGCTGAAGCATTTGTACCGCCGTTTGCAATTGGTAGTATGTTAAATACATCAGCAGTTAAATCAACAGACGAACCACTCGAAACAACTCCGCTATCAATTCTTAATAAACCGTCATTGATTCCTGATAACGTTAATCCAACAAATGATGGTGAATTTGTTGTTCCAAGATTTTGATTAAGGTTGCTAACGTAACCCCATTGGGCATTAGTTATTACATTTGTATCAATATTCGATAATTGTGTTACCTCATTAGAAGTAAGACTAAGAACATTGTTATTATTGATACTAACGCCACCAACTGTTGGCATATTTGTGATTTCTATATCAGTAAACCAGCCTTTAGCAATTCGTGAACCTGTTGTTCCTATTTGATTTGTTGCTGAAATAGTTCCGCTTACATTTTGCAATAAGCCATTTCCTAATGATGTAAGTACAATGTTATTAAATGTAGGTATTGATGTTGTCGAAACATTTTGATTCATGTTTCCTAAATATCCCCACTTTGTAGAAGATATTGATGTTGACCCAATGTTTGCTAATTGCAAATATATGCCAGTTGTTAAACTTATAACATTATTATATTGTGCAAGTGATAAATGATAAAATTCATTAACAGCACCACCTTGTTTCGATATTAATGTATTATGTGCAAGCGTTGGTATTCCGTTTGTTAATGATAGCCATTGAGCACCTATAAATCCTTCAAAATCTGTACCAGTCCATCGGATCATACCTGCAACAGCAGTGTCGGACGTATTTGGCAACATTTTTATAGTGCCATCTACTTGTATTGAATATTCTATCCGTTTAACTAACTCCATGTTCTATACTATTATTTTATTATATATTCGTTTGAATACATGGATAACTTCAACTTAATAAATCGAATGAATTTTAAAAAACGTAATTGATGTCGTTTAAGTAATTACAATATGCACCAGTTAATAAAGCAGACCATGCGGTATTATCTGTAACATTAGGTATTGATGTACCATCATTGTATTTTGATGTTGCAAGATTTTGAGCAAGCCACGTTTGTGTGCCAATTGTAACTGAAGTATAAAAATTTCCATCTCCATCTGTTACTGTTGTATTTGAATTATCGTTATCTCGTATGCAACGAATGCTTAACCCTGATGCGTAAAATGGATTTGAACTATAAAAAGTCGGACCTGTATAATTTAATAAATGTTCAAAAGCAGAATTAACATTTGCAATTGTTGACGACCAATACTCTGCACCGGTATTTGGATGTGTTTGAAATGTGCCATCTGTAAAACGTGTACCTGCAGGCTTACCCGTGAAACCTGTTGTATTTGTTGCACCAGTATTTGGCGAATCCCAATGTGTTGTTCCAGTTTCTTTTAATGGTCCACCAGCAACTCCTGAACCGCCAAGATACGTGATAAGTGTCCAGAACTCTGTATCGGTTGGCACGTGCCAACCTGTAGGAGCAAGCTTGCCTGTATTTACTGCATACCAATTGTACAATCTTCCATAACCTAAAACAGATGGCGATTGTACTACTTGCGGTTTATATCCTAACAGATGAATGAATTCCATTTAATACTGATTTATTAATTGATATGTTACTTCAGCAGTTGTTGTTTCCTTTGTACAAAGTAAAACGTAAACATTTTTCTTTGCACCATCATATGTGAATTGTCCTGGTATTAAATGAAAGGTTGCAGGGAATATCGGTGCAACAGAACCTGTCAGTGTTAATAATTTACTAACATTTTCCTTATAAATTGCTGTAAAAGTTGTAGATGATAATGTTTTTTGTGAATTGATTGAATTTGCTTGAAAAATCAATAACATTATTTGTCATTGCTAATGTTCAGCGTGTATTACCACTTACCAATGAAGATAAACCAGACATTGATGAATTTGACATTATTATTTATTTTTTTAATTATTTGAATCTTCCTTGTAAATGATTATAATTTTGCAATTCATAAATAGTTTTATTATGATCTATGCAAAGTCTTTTCAATAATACTTCTTCTAATGTATAACACAATGCAAATGTTATATCGTGTATACTTTTAAGCAATTTTATTTTTTCAAATACTTCATTAATATAAATATCTTTAAATGTAATATCATTAAATCCCAAAAGCCCACTGCATATAATATTTCCTATGTTATCAATCGAAATACCTAATTGCATAACTTCTTTGTTGAAACTACAAGATCTTAATTTTTCTGTAATTATATCAGCATCTGTTTTTGGCATTTCATATAAAGTTGCATCAATATCAATATGTATGTATGGTTCTTTTTGAAATTCTTGTACTTGAAATTTTCCAATGTAAATTAATCTATCATCTATAATTGGAAAATTAATTATTTCAACATTATTCTTATCAATAATATCTTTTATAACTTCATAGCCAGCAACATCAGTATACATTTTATAATCTGCTATTTTTGAATGAACACTGTAAGATTTTTGCAAATATTGTTTCATACTACGAATAGTAGAAAATCCTGCATTTAATCTTTCTCCTTCAAAAGTATTATATGTCTGAATTATTTTATGCATAAACCTTTCCTCTTATAGTTCCAGTTAATGTAACAGAAACATATGTTGTTGAAGGGGGAATTCCAGGGTCAAAAGTTGCGTCATGACTAACTGCGAAAGTTAAGCCATCAGATATTTTTGGAATTGAATTTGTTCCTGATTGATATGTTCCGCCAAATTCAGATGTTATGACATATCTATATCCGTCACCTGCTAGATTACCGTATGAACGATCAGAACTAACGTACGCACTATTTCTAGCGCCAAATTGACTTATCGTGAATTTTGTATTTGTTGTTGATATTACTCTATCAGTTAATAAAATTTGACTGAAGCCATCAAAATCAACGTATCCTTCAGTTAATCCTGTGAAGATATTGATTGTATCTGTTGATGTGCTGGCTTTCATTCTAAAAATAACTTCAGCAGTAAAGAAGCCTCCTTGTAAAATGGTTCCTTTTACTGTTAAATCAGGATTACTATTATTCTGCCATGTATACGCGTTTATTTTATTATCGACATATTTTTTGTTTACAACTTCTAAATCGTTTATAAATGCTAAATCATTATTATATACTATTTTTCCATCGCCTTGTATATAAACCTTTTCATTGTTTTCAGTTAAGAATGAAGCTATTTTTTCTGTATCTGCAAGATATGTACGCCCAGTACTTCCATCAGATTTACATGCGTTTAATGAGAATCCTGCACCACTAGGCGCAGTTGCACCTTGGTAACTTGTAATTGATACTGGTGCGTACGCGCCACCTGTCGAATTTGTAAAACCTGCTAGTTGCATTCCGCCTATAGCATGTCCAACACCTGATACCATACCAGCAACTTGTCCATCTATTGCAGGTCCAAACGGTAATGACCCGAAAGGCGTGGCTGCCATGTATGTATTTCGATAATACGTAGATGCATTTCCATTTAATGTGAATACTTGGTTTGCACCTAAATATGAATATCCGCCAATAAGTAATTGTTCATTAAATTGTGTTGTGCCTGTAACTGTGCCACCTGTTAATGGAAGATAACTTCCAGATAAACCACTTATTGCGCTATCAACATAACCTTGTGTAGGAAACTTATTATTATTACTTGTTCCTGTTACGACACTTGTAATACCTGAAAGAACAGCTAAATTTGTTGTTGTAATTGTTGACGATTCGACAATTTTTCCAAATGAACTTATCATAACGCGTCCATTAACTAAAGCAGTTGACGAGTTTGTTCCGCCATTTGCTATAGGTAATAACAAATTAGATATAACATTTGAAACTTTATTATTTACCCATTCAACATCGGGAATTGAACGGTTAACAAAGTTTGCGCTAAAATCATTATTGTAGGTCATACCAGTAAATGATAATGATCCGCTTGATATTTCAAACGAATTATTTGCAACTAGCCAGTAAGCGTCAGCATTCGCGCTGATATTACTGAATGAACTCATTGGGTTACCAAAACTCAATGTATGTCCTGCACCAAATACATAAGTATCTTCTGTAATTGCTCCACCGAATTTAATAACTTCATTTGAAATTGTTAATCCGTTTTCTGCTGTTAATTTCGGAATACTTGCAATTTGCTTATCTACATATCCTTGTGTAACTAATTTATCGTTATTTATATCTGGACTGCCTACGCCTATCGTTATTCCTGTGATTCCGTCTAATAAATTTAAAATATTTACAGAAACAGTGGATTCAATAATTGTGCCATTTTCGCTTATCATTACAAATCCATTTGCTAAAACCGCATTTGAATTTGTTCCACCATTTGCTATCGGCAATATTCCAGAAACTTGCGAATCCAAATCTATTTTATTCGTCGTGCTCAAGAATCCGCCGCTTACAGATAAAGGTCCATCAGTTAAAGATGATAAATTTATGTTAGAGAATTCTGGTGCAGAACCAGACTTAACATCTTGGTCCAAACTTCCAAGTAAACCCCATTGATACGCTTCTATGACAGTATTTTGAATTTTAGCCAATTGCGTATATGCGTTATTGCTTATACCTATTAAGTTATTGTATTGAAATAAAGAAAGGTGATAAAAGTCATCATCTAAACCTCCTCCTTGTTTTGAACCTAGTGCATTATGTTCGATTGCTGAAATATCGCCTGTCAAAGATACCCATGCGCCATTTACAAAACCTTGTAAATCAACACCGTTCCATCTAATCATTCCACCAACACCAGCATCGCTAGTATTCTGTAACAATTTTAATGTGCCATCAATTTGTGCTGAATATTCTATTCGTTTAATTAACTCCATTATGATATTAAATTGTTATGCTGTTTGCTTTGTATTTCAAAATTCCTGTAAACCCAGTAGCATCTGCAATTACGTCTAACATTAAATTGTTTCCACTTATTGATGCGTTGAAATTAATTCCAAGATTTGAATTTGTTGGCAATGTTATGTATTCTGTTTCTAAACCAGGATTTGCGCCATCGTGTAGCATTTTTATGTTTCCTGTTGCAAAAAAACCGTTTCTTTCTAATGTATATGTTATATGAACAGCGCGTATTTGAGTTATATCGCATACTGATATACTTGTTGTTGCATTATCTGCAATATTTTCAATAAATTCTGTGTCAACAGCAACAGGTTCACCATTCCATGATAGAATTGTGCCATTGTCGCTGAATAAATCTAAAGTTGAAATGTTTGTATGCTCATGATCATTAACCGCAACCAAATTATTGCCAACTATTGCAATTGTTGTACCGTCCACATTTACTGCTAGCCCATTGCCTGGTGTCCCAGCGTACAATGAAATCGCGCCTGCTGCGTATACCACTGCCGCATTTAATTTGTCATATGTTACAGCACCGCTGTATATTTTTCCATTGGTAACCGCATTATTCGATAATTGCGTTGCCGTGATACCACTATTCTTTACGTACAATGCAGTACTATTCCATCCAATTGTTGTATCGTCATACAATACACTTATTGTGTTTCCTATTTTTGAAATTCCGTTTCCTGCAAGCAGAATACCAATGCCGTTAAATTGATTAAATGTTAATGTATCAGTTCCTAAATTGTATATTCCATTTGCCGCGATTGGTGAACCGCCTGCAGCAGATAAAATATAACCAGCGCCTTTATTTACATTTCCTTTATTTACAAAACATGTCATTCCTAATCGAACTTCATTGCTGCTAGGCAATACGTTATCGCAGTCAGATGCTCTATAAAATTTGTTGTTTGTTACATTATACGTCCAAATACCATTGCCTTTTGCGTCTGATGCATTTTTGATTAAAATTCTAAAGCCGTCTGTTATTGATACGCCATCTATTGATTTTGGATTGATTATGTTACCCCAATAATCTGTTCCTTCGCCTGCTGTTTCCGCGTTATATGTGTATGGCGAATTGTTTGTATTTTGCAATTCGGTAACAGTAGTAGTTGCAACATCGACAGGTTCTTTCGTAGAAGCAACATTTGTTTTTGTATCAACATATATTTTTGTTGCAACGTCATTATCGGTTTGTGGAATACTTACATTGCTGATAGCATGTCCGTTCATTGAAAGGTCAGAATCGACAAGTAACTTTGCTATCGTTACTGATGCATTCTTTATTTGTTTACCACTTATCATTGTTCTTTTATTTTATTTATATATTCAATAATTGTGTTGTAAAAATAAATGTTTAGCAAGAAATAACTTGCGTAAGTCTTACACACGTTGTTGTTTGTGTACTTATATAATCTATCAATAACTCATATTTTGTCAACGTCTTTGCATACATATGCGTCCGCATTTTGATTTAAGTGTAGATTTGTAGTAGCACAGATGCTGTTAACATCATCAGATTAAATTTTTTATGCGCCTCCGCCTGTTATAAAATCAATAGTATCATTGATTCCATCTGTTGACATTAAATAATATAATGATATTTCATCATCTGTTGCTAATTGATAGCCTGCAATACTTCCGTTCCAATAAACTTTATCACCAACTTGTATATCAATAATTGCTCTTGGCGTTACTCCGGAATCTCCACTAAAATAACAAGAACAATTGAGTTTGGTATTATCGCCTACATCAATTCCAACCCCGTTTATTTCAACTTTGACATATGAATTATTTACGGGCGTTGTTGATATACCAAGCGTTGTTGCTAATGAACCGTCTGCTGTTGTAACAAGACAATCCATTTTTTTATCGCTAGCTGTATCTTGAATCGACGCAAACGCAGTTGCCCACACTGCAGCGTTTGGTGTATCAATTACGCATATGTATGTTTTATATGTTATTGTATTTACCCACAATGTACCTATTTCTGCTGTTTCGTACGATACAGATGGCGGGATACTACTATCACCAGCGTTTGGATTACGTGCTGCATTTATTGTTTTTCTTTGAAATCCAGTATGACCAGATTCGTTGAATCCCAATTCAAATAACTCCGAGTGATTTGCAGTTCCGCTGCCTGGCGAACCTATTGTTCCACTTATTGCTGCTATATCATTGTTGCTGATTGACGCGCTTAAACTTGTACAAAAATGTGTTCGAAGTACTTTGTACAATTTTTTATCTGGTGCTGTTATGTTTCCATTATCATAAGATAATATTTGACCTGCTAAATAAGTATAACGTTTTCTTAAATCTGCTCCTGCATCGTGGTGAGTTGTTATACTTGTAATTACATTACTTAATAAAGTGCCAGGCGTTATTGCTGGCGCATTTATTGATTGTCCTGTTTTATAATTCAAATAATTTTCAGACGTTCCTTCTGCTGAAACACCCCAACTCCAAGGACGTAAATGATTGAATCCTGACGCTGAACTGTAATTGGCAGGTACATATACTATACCTAAAAGTACAGATTCATCTGCAAACAATCCTGCATTGTTTAATTGAGTTTCAACGTATGATACATTGAAAAGATCCGTTAAATTTGTCGAACCATTCACGACAGTTATTTTTGCTTTGTAAAAAGCAGTGTCTGATATTTCTGCTCTGTTTGGATAACCACTAGATGCATATATTAAATCATATCGACCATACGATGATGTTGGTAATACTGTTATATCGCCTGGTGCATTATCTGCTTGAACTACTGCTTTGTGACGATATGTTACGCCATTAATTCTTACATAGCCATTTGTTATTCTAATGTATAAAGGGTCGGCGTCGCCGCCCGCTCCTTCGATTGAAACAACTTGCATTCCATTTATAATTGCATTTTCTGTATTTAATGCAATTATTTGTTTTGAATCTGATGTGTACAATTGTCCAGTGTACAGATTTATTCCAATCTCACCTTGATAGATTGTTTGATTTGTCCATGTACTTGCATCGTCAACATGATTTGTTCCAGGAACTGCTACAACTGGAGATTCAGATTTATCTGTCCAGTATTTTGAAATTCTTCTAGAAAATTGTGTTATTATGTTGCTCATTGAACTTTATTATTTTAATATATATTCATTTACGAAGCAACAAGAATCTGTACCTGTAAAGCTTTTGAGTGCGTATTTTTAATCCAAACAGTTTCAATTAAATTCATATCTGTTTCGTTTACATCATCGTCTGCTGTATTCAAATAAAGTTTACTTAAATTTCGGAAAGTGGCATTTGCGCCATTTGTTTGATAATCATCGTCATACGCATATTTAATATGTTTATCGTTTGATGCTAATGGAGGGTTTACGTTTTCAACATATAAAGGTTCAACTAACACAAATCGGAATCTACCGTTTGGATAACGTATAGGAGTTTGCGTCAATACATTTGTTATTATGCTAGCATCAATTGATAATGAATATGTAAATGCTATGCCAGGCGTCACTGCACGTATTTGAAACGTTTGTGAACTTTCAACAATGTTATAAATTTCAATTTGTGTTTTTATATTTGCATTTGCATTTATAGCAGCTTTAATGTTTGTTATTAAATTTGCAAACGTAGTGCCAGAAACAAAAGAAACTGTTTCACTTATGCCAAGAGAAATACATGAAACTGATAATGAACAGTTCGTGCTTATTGTCGGTGTTCCGATAAAATAAGAAGATACATCATATTGATAAATTTCTCTTCTTATTCCATAATCTGTAACCATGCCAGAATCAACTCTTCTTATTTCGCCTGGCTGTAAAACTGCAATCGTATCATTATAACAATCAACAGGTACGAAAAAATTCTTTAAGCAAATGCACGCAACAGTGTTTGGACCTTTTACTATACATAATTTGTTAGGATCTATGAATCTTAACATCATTATGTTTGAATACAATGATGGACAAACAAGTCCTGATGCTGCGCTTATTTCTGGTTGTGCAATATTTCCACTCATTATTGGTTTTGAATATTTTAATTGTCAAGTCCAGGTGTCGTTTTTGGGTGACGAGTTCCTGTTCTTGTTTTATTTATATATTCTTCTACCATTTGTTTAAATGCGGGTACCGTTTGGTCGACATCTTTTAATATGTCTTCATGAACAATCGGAGTTTCATTTATTTCTTTATTTGTAACTTCGTCGCCTGTGTTCATGTCTGTTGTTTCAACAACTTCCGCTATTGAATCAGTTTCTTTTGTTTCATCAGACAATGTTTCAGAGACTTGATTTGTTTGTGTGGTTTGTATTTGTTCAATTGGTTTCGTATCACTGGCAGGCTTTATATAATCAACTAGCGCCTTTATAAATCCTAATGCAACAATAGGAAGTACCGCACCACTCACAATTGCCAAAATTCTTTTTTGTTCAATTGCGTCCATGTCTTGTAGACCGAATAATTGAATCCAACCAGTAAAATCGTGTAAATGAGCAAATGCATAAAACGTATTTCCCATTATTTGCATAGCAGTTAATACTAAGAATAATGACCATACGATAAATTTATTCATTTTATCTAATACGATAATTGATGCTAATGACGCAGCTGCACCTACTTCGAATGCAATTGCTAATGTTGTGGCCATTGTTGGATTATTACTCAATCCGAAGAATTGAATAACGTGTACCATTGATATGACACTGACTAAAATGTATAATGATACGAATGAAAAAATAATGAAGTAGTGAAGTAATTTATTTTTACTTGTTTTCATTTTTAAGTTTTGTTATTTCATTTTCGATTTCAGATTGTCTTTGTACGTCTAACATTTTTCGGTCTGTTGCTTGTATGAAACGCTTTTCTGTTTCAAGACCTTGTATTTGTAATTCTGTTTTTGTTGTTGAGTTATTTTTTAATTCAATAACTTCAGTACGCAAAGAATCGGTTTCTTTCGATAATCTTTTTGTTGCACTGCTTGTGCTGCAACTATTGCATGTATTTAATGATGTTAATAAAATCAAAAATACAATTGCATAGAATAAATGTTTTACTTTAATTTCTTTCATGATATTTTAGTTTGTGTGTCTTTCGTTCAACACTGTTAAGTATATTTTCTTTAAGTTCTTTAGTTTTTCTTTTATAACACTTAAGTTATAATTTTCAATTTCTTCGCCATCAAGTAATTTTTTTAAAGAATCGCCTTCAAGCAAAATGATAATAAAAGACAATTGGTCTAAAAGTTCAATATCAGTTAAAACCAATACTGAACTTTTAACCAAGTCAAGTTCCAAATTATTTTTCAGATTCTGTTGTTGATTCAACATTTTCTGCTTCGTCTTCTTTAAAAGTATTCATTGGTGCTTCAGGGTCAACACCATGTTCTAAACTTTGTAATCTGAATGTCATTTCTTCAAATTCGCGTTTATCTTGTTCTGCTCTAGATTTTGCTTGATTGATAGCTTTAATCAATTCAGTCATTGCCTCAGCTTCAGGTAATCCTTTGCCTTCGTGTTTAGACATGAAATAATATAATGCTTCCAACGCAACAGGCGTAATCATCAATTCTGCTCTAGCAGGGTCTGTAATAAAATCATGTAAAATTCTGTTTACTTCAAGAACACCTATGCATTCAGTAAATCTCCATTTTGCTTCTTTTACAATGAATTGTTTAATTTTCTTTGCAATTGCGTCGCCACCTGGAATTAAATACTTTTTGTTTTCTAGTTCATCTTTTTTCTCTTCGATTTCAATTTTAAGTTTTTCGATAACTTCTGGATTGATACCTGATGTTTTTGTTGTTTCTACTTTGTCAACAACGATTTCTACTTCTTGTGTCTTAGACATACTATTAGTTTTTGTGATTTATAATTTATTTTTGTATATATTCTTTATAAAATATGCCGACAAGGTAAAGAAAGCAATTTAAGTATACATCCATTTCATTTGCATGAACAATGTATTTTTGGCATCCTTCGGGCGTTGCAATCCAAATAGCAGCGTAATCTGGTTTCTTTTTGTACAATTCAAAATACGCTTGCGCATATGCAGCAGCTTGTATTTTGTACTTTACAAGTTTTCTTTGGTAATCAGTTACAATTTTAGTTGATGTTTTATAATCACCAACTACAAGTTTTCCTTCGTTATCATAATAGATAATATCAGTACGTCCTGCGTATTTGTATTTTGGTGAGACCATTAATCCTTCAATCATTACAGGTTTTGCAAACTCTGTAATAAAATCAGATTGATAAATGTTATAAAAGAAATTTCTACCTAATTCAAAAAATTTCTTATCGACATCTGGAAATAATGTAGGTGTTTTTTGTTGCGTATATAATAAAGCATCATCAGGGGATTTGCCCATCTTTAAAGCAACCGCATAATTTTCAAGGTATGAATGCATAACGGAACCTCTATCGGCGCCACGTCTTGAAACGTATTCCCATACTTCAGGCGATAAATTTCCTTTTAATTCAGCAACTTCTAAATCTTCTAATTTAGAAAGTATAGTTGTTACCGATGGATATTTTGCTCGCTTTTCTCCAAATTCTATTTCGTAGAATCCTTCAGAATTTCTGTTGCCTTTTAAAATAGCACGTTCCATACCCATGATAAACCTGATAAAATTGTGGAAATTTTAATTAAGCAGGTTATCAAAATACCTAGTATGAACATTATACGTAAAAAGTAAAGAACTGTAAATTCTTTAAACAAGGGTGAGTAAACAATAAGGTAAGATCTGTCAGTTTTCTTTTCAATTGCAGGAAACATTATTTCATGCAAATCCAATGTTTTTAAGTATTTGTTTATTGGACTTAACATTTCCAATAAACGAGTTCGGCGCACGATTTCTTCTTCGCCCACATCTTCTTTACGTAGATTAAGCACTGTGAATATTCGTCCAACCCAGTCAACACGCAGTCCAAAGGACTGCCATGTTGGTGTGTTTTTATTTTTTCTTGCAGTTCGTTTGATATAAAAAAAGTTTATAACTTCACGTGTTGCAAGGTAGAGTCTATATTCTCTAATTGATTTTTTCATTTATCTGTATTTTTGGTCCTCAGCAAATAATTGAACCAATTCAGGTTCATTTGTTACAAGAATTTTTCGTATCAAATCTTTTCCACGAAAAACTTTATTCTTTGCGCTGTTTTCAGGAATGCTCATTTCTTCTGCAATTGTTTTGTAAGGTTTTTTATCAACATGCCATTTAATCAATGCAGTTTTAATGATTCCTTCTTTTCCAGAATCTTTCAAACCGTTTATTGCATCAATAGTTTTGTTGTAAAGTACTTCGACCACATCATATTTTGGTTTTGTGTCGAATTCATCAAAATCAGAATCAATTGATATTGCGCTTTCATTAACAGTGCCTTCCTCAAACATTCTGTCTAAAGATTTTGTTCTGTTTGTGTGTCTTTTTGCAAGCAAGCATTCGTTGTATGCAATTCTGTAAATCCAGGTAGAGAAAGCAGCAGCTCCAGGATTATATTGGTCGATGTTTTGCCACACTTTTGCAAACACGATGTTTACAATTTCTTGACGTGATTCAGGATCCGTTTCAATAGTTGCAATTTTTTTAAGAACACCTGGTTTTAAACGGTTCATTAAAATTTTGAATCGTTTTTCAGATTTTGTTTCAATAAATGCATTTGCAAGATCTTGAATTTGAGATTTAGGTTGTGCCATAATTTTAGTTTATTTTAAGTGACGTTTAGATTAATATTTAAAAACAAATATACAACATTTATTCATCAATAGCAATTATTTATGAATTTATTTTGTAAATTTATTCCTTCAGTTCTTTAAGTTATTGTATGATTAATTAATTAAAATCAAATATACAACATTAATGAAGCAATAGCAAATTTTTATGATAGATTTTTGAAACATTGGTTACTTTTTTCACCAATGTTTCAAATCATATCATTTATTATTTCGTTTCTGCTTCAGGTGTAACAAGTTTCACGTGGTCTTTAACGCCTGCGAAAATGTTTGCAACTTCATCGTATGGATAATTTCCCAATACACCGATGATTGTGTTAATTTCCTTTTCAGTCATTACTTCTTTACCAATTAAAGGCATAACACCAGCAACTTGTGAAAAAGGTTTTGTTCCGAATAAGTTTCTTACTGCGCCTGAAAATTCTTTTGATACTGTGAATTGGTTTTCAACTGCTTGTTCAACTGTTTCAACAACTTTTGCATCTGTAATTTCTGTGTTTTTTGTTTTAGACATAACTTTATATTTTGTTTTTGTTTGTTAATACTTTTATTAAATTTGGTAATATGTTTTCTGTTTGTAACGATATCTTCATATCCCAAGGCATTCCCCATTGTTCCCAATTTTCAAAATCAATTTCATCAGATACCCATCGTCTGTTTGAATCATCGTGTTTATCGCCTCTTCCATTTATTCTACTAACACGAAGTTGTATCGAGGTTTCAATATATATTATGATAAAATTTTCACGTGGCATTATATCTAAATATTTTTGCAATCCTCTTGGCGTTAATAATAATACATCAGCAGCATTAAAATCTTCATGTGTTAAACCGTAGTACCAGCCATTAAAATTATCAACTTCTACGAATGATCCTAATTTAATGTTATCTTCAAATTGTTCTTTAGAAACAAATCGGTAATCAACATTTTGTTTTTCGTAATCTCGCATTGGACGAGATGTTGTACTTAATTGCCCTTTAAACCCAAATTTCTCTAGTTCCATTGCAATTGTTGACTTACCTGAACAACTTTTTCCTACTAATACTATTTTTTTATCCATGTACTTAACTGTTTTGTAAAACAATTATTATATACAAGACTTTTAAATAGTTTCATGGTTTTTGCCATCGCTTTTTCTTAAAGCAAGATCTTTGTTTGATGAACGTATGCCTGGTTCGAAATATGGAGTTTGCGATTTGAATTGAGACCGCATATACGCAATTATTTTGTCACCAGGTGCAGGTAAAACTGCTGTTTCTGGTGCAGGATAATCGCTTGTTTCAATTTTTGATTCCTCAGTGTTTCCTTTAAGATAATCTTCGTAATTTATACTACTGTTTTCCATTTTCAGATTCTATTTTTAATTTTTGAAGTTTCACTTTATATTTTTCAATATCTAATTGACACATTCTATAATCTAAAGACGCAATCATAGTTCTCGTTTTATTGTTTGCCTTTTTTGCAGCATCGAGTCTATGTTTTATATACTTTAATTTTTCAAGTTTCGCTTTTAACGTTTCTTGAGTTTGTTTTGTCATTTCGACATTTGATATTGGTTCCATAATTTCAATTTTATTGTTCTTGTGTTGCAACTGTTCCAACTACGCGAACTGATAAGTCATCAAGTTTCGCAGACATTGCAGCAATTGTTCCTTTAAGTTCGTTTATTGCATTTATAAATAATGTAGTAGTATCAACCTTTTCAGCAACTGGTGCTTTTGTTTTTACTTCAGTTTCCTTTTTATTTATTGCTTGACCTGCTGCTGTATTATCTAATCCTTCAGCAACTGTTTGTTTTGCATCTTTAACGCCAAATGCTTTATTTATTAACTCCATGTTTGCTTTGAATGTGTTAGCATCCATTTTTGCAAAATTTGTTAATGATGTAGTCCAGTTTGCAAAACTTGTAACTGAAGTAGGTGACAATTTTGTAAAGTTTGTTGTGAACTCACCCATTGATTTTGACATACCGCCAAATGCTTTAGCAAATTTTTCAAATTCTGTTGCAGATTTCGATAATTTCACCAGTGAGTTTGTTAAGTAATCAAAAGCATATACACCTGTTTTTAATGTATCGCTTTGTTTACCCTCTATAGGTTTAGCTTTAGATAAAACGTTGAATGCAGATTCCAATGATGATTTGATATTTGTACTTACACTTACAGGATCTTTAATTTCAGAGAATTTTTTGATGATTCCACCGAAATCACCAAGAACCGTATTTATTTGTGTTACATAATCAACAGCATCTTCAATATCACCACCATCTGCACCTTCACCTGCTTTACTAACAGCATTTATAATTGAAGTTATTGCTTTGCCAATATTTGTTGAAACGTTATCAATATTTACAGATGTTTTTGAATACACAGGTTTTCCTGTTTTCTCATCTATATGATCTACTATTTTAATGTTTTGTAAATTTGCAAATGTATTAATGCCAGTTGCGAAATTTGCAAGTACATCAGCAACTGGTGCAATTGCTGTTGCCATTCCTGCAACACCAACCATTTTAACGCCACTTTTAACTGCATTTTTAACTTTGCTCCATAAACTTCCACCGCCTGTATCAGTTCCACCAGTTGCAGCATTCGATAATGTATTAATTATTTTTGTTATAGCTGTTCCTGCATTAGCAATTGCAGCATCAATATTTACATGTCCTGCGATTATTGGGTTTCCTTTTGCATCGTAACCTGAAATAATTGGAATAGCTTGCATGTTTGCAAATACATTTATGCCACCTGCAATTTTTGTTAAGACATCACCAATTTTTAATGCATTACTTATACCTCTTTCGGTAGGAGTCTCTGACATATCAGTACCAACAAGCATTTTTGCAACGCTCCATGTACTTCCGCTACCAGTATCTGCAAAATTTGAAAATAACGCAAGTATCTTAGGCATAAATGCACCGATGTTTGCAATTGCGCCGTTTGCGTTTACGGTTTTTCCATAAATTGGATTACCATCTTTATTGTATCCTGTTATAAGTGGAATGCTTTCAAGTTGAGCCCATGCACCAATGCCTTCAGCAATTGATGTTAAAACTTTTCCTATTTTCAATGCAGATGAAATACCTAATTGAAAAGGACTATCACTTAAATCATTTCCTGATATTAATTTGAATAAATTAAAGCTATCAGGTTTTGTTAAAATACCAGTGTTTTGTGCCAATGAAATGAATGGGTCAAGAATACTTTGACCGCTGTTCGGCGTAAGAACAGTTTTAATTTGTTCAATAGCAACATTTATGTTTGCTTTACCTTTATACACAGGTTTACCTTTATTGTCATAATGGTCTATTAACGGTATATTTTGTAAATCCATCCAAGAACCTACACCTGTTGCTAATGACGTCAATACATCACCAATTTTAACAGCAGCAGATATACCCATAGAGAAAGGACTATTACTTAAATCATTTCCTGTTATGAATTTCAATAAACTGAAGTCTCCGGATTTAGAAAGGTTTGCTGTATTCGATAATGTTATAAATGGAAGCATAATGCCGCCTGTTTTTCCATCACCTATAAATGTAATAACGTTATCAATTGCTTGTGATATGTTAGCACGTTCTCCAGAATATATCGGGTTTCCGTTTTTATCATAACCGCTTATTAATTGAATATTTTGTAAATTAGCCCATGCACCAATTCCTTTTGCCATTGAAGATAATGCAGCGCCTATACCGATTGCTTGCATTACAGCCATTGTCATTTTACCTGTATTAAGAGCAGTTTTTCCAACACTCTTTAACGCACCCCATATTCCGCCGCCTTGTTTTTCAGCGTCAGCATCATCACCCAATAAAACCATAAAGCCATCTTTGAGTTGACCCATTGTTGTTTTGAATTGGTCACCTGGAAATTGGTCAGCACCTAAATCCATGTAAGATTTCATTCCCTTTGCAACTGCCCATAAACTTCCACCAATAGCAGCAAGTAATCCTGCGCCTATTAATGTGAAACCTGCAGTTATTGGATTACCTATTAATGTAACTGCAGCAGCAATTCCAACAACAGAAGTTCCTAATTTTGCAAGGTCCTCCCACGATTTGCCTTTTAGCGCATCAAATGTTGTTTTTAATCCATATCCGAAAACAACTAATGCCAATGACGTTACTGCCAATGCAATCGAACCTTTAAATATGTTAGACGCATTTTTACCAAGTAAGTACATTGCACCACCAATTCCAGTAACAGCAATAGCAATTGATGCACCAACTTCTAATGGTGAAACACCTGCATATTTTGATATTAATGCAATTGATAATCCCATTATAGCAATACCTAATGCCAAGAATATCATACCAGCGCCCATTGTTTTCAATGCCTTTGCACCTTTTTCGACAGGTGGCATACCAAGAAATACCATCATTAATGCTAAACCGCCTACTGCTGATATAATTCCTAAACCTGCGCCTAAAGTTCCACCTACACTTGCGCCTTTCATTACCATTGCAGATAATGCAAACGATAACGATAATATTGCAATACCGCCTGCTAAATATAGCATGCCTTTACCTATATCTTTTAATACAGATACACCTTTTTTAATAGGTGGTATGTTAAGTAATATACATAACAATGCAACACCACCAATGATGCCGATTGCACCTGTCGGGAATCCGAATTTTGAAAGCGCAACTGATGATAATACAGCTGATAATGATAACATCGCAATACCCCCTGCAAGGAATATCATTCCTTTACCCATATCGCCCATTACCTTAGAGCCTTTTTCTATGTCTTTTGATTTTTGTCCAATTTTGGTGAAAACACCACCCATTGCTTGTAATACAATTGCAAATATTGGAAGAACAGGTAAAACTGGCAATAAAAGAAGACCAGTTTTAAGCATGTTCTTTGAAAATCCTAATATAGCATTACCAAGGACATCCATATTCGATATTCCTTGTGTTACTGCTTTTGTTCCTAATTTTTTTAACGGGTCAGCAACTTCTTTTAAGAAACTTATAAACATCGGGGCACCTTTATTTGCTTTTGAAAAACCTTTCAATCCCGCAGCAATTGATAATATGCTTGCACCAAATCCGTTCAATAAATTAGGTTGTGCAGTTGAATCACCAAGTTGTATTTTCAACAAATTAATGATAGTGTCCAATTTTTTATTTGTCTCAGCAGATGTATTACCGCCTGTGCTACCTTTTGCAGCTGCAGTAACAGATTTTGCAGCATCATCCGCATCGCCGCCCTTTGCTTTACTTGAAGACATTTTTTTGTTAATATCTTCAATGTGCTTTTCGGTGCGAGTTACAACATTTAGTATGCCTTTCAATAACGATGTAGTATCTGGTGCTGCCAAAACTGTTTCTTATTTTAAATTTTTATGTCTGGGAATTTTGGTGCTGACATATTTCCCATACTTGAATTGAAATTCTTTGTCATATTTCCGAAGTCTTGTTTCATCGAAGATATTGACATTGATTCTTTCTTTTGTTTACTTTCTTCTTCTTTTCTCAATTTCTCTTGCTCCTCGTTATCTTCTTTCATATTGTCAATTAAATACTCAATCTCATAAAAAGGTTTTTGCCATATTTCGCTTGGTTGCAAACGTAAATGCTTTAACAGCATATACTCCATTTTACTCAAGTTCGTCCAAGATATCTGAAATAAGGAAAATAGCTTTGATGCCTCCACGAAAGTTAAGCGGCACAGTGACCTCCCCGGCACCAATCTCAACTGTCATACTTGGATTAACACTTTCTTTTACTAAATCGACAAATTTAGATAACAACGATATTTTTGAAATTGACCAACCAAAAGATTTTTGTTCTTCTTGTTTGTATGTATCTGCTGTAAGCATTCTCCAATCCTCAAATAAGAATATTGCATATCTAGCAAAATCTTCATCTATTGTTGTTCTTTGTAATTCATTTAAACGACGGTAATCTTTCAAGAAAGAAGATACACCAACATTTGGAAAGTACAAGTTAACAACTTCACCATTTTTTAAATTGAATACAAATGAACGCGTTTCTTCGTTGTAGAATCTCATCATTTTATCTGATGGGTCATAATAGTTAATAATGTCTTTTGTTACTTCAACACGTTCTGTTTTTTCACCAGATGGAATATCTGCAAATAATTTGTTTTCGCCATCTTTAAATGTGTATTCTCTGATTGCAAAAATTAACCAAAATCTATCAATATCTTTAAGATCTTTAAATGACGCACGTTTACCAGGTATTGTTAATTTTATACATCTTTCAACAATAAAATTTAACATATCATCAATGCTATAACCATCTTCTTCTTCAATTGTTGACCAGTGTTTTATTTCATACCCACTAGCAGCTTTGATAAATAATTTTGTTCCTACCGGATAAAATAATCCTTGACTTGGTAATGATTCTAACGGAATTGCTTTATAACCTAGTTCACCAGCAATATTTTTCGATTCACCTAATGGAGATTCGTTGCTGATAATAGGTTGCCCAGCACCATTGAAATTCTTTTTAATTTCATTGATATTTCCTAATGATGTTACTTGTGTATTTATTTGTTCTACACTTTCTGCTGCGTCAATGATTGCTTTTGCAGCATCTTCTGTTGTTTTTTTTGCCATGATATTAGATTTTGTGTTTATATAATTATAATTTATTTATATATTCAGATTTATAAATGATACGATTTTAAAAAAGATTTGTGTCATTAAATGACTTGTAATAAATGATATAGTTATATATTCAAGCAACAAAAAAGTCAATCCATTATTCATAGATTGACTTTTAAGATATAGTTTATTTGTTGTTTTATTATAACCAAGTTTCTTCCCAGTCATCAACGCGTAATTGCCAGTCAGTTACTTTAAATATTTCATCTGATTCGAAGTCAGGATCGTTTGGACCTTGAACTGCGCTCATTGGAATAACTGTCTGATATGTTATTTGTCTGAAAATATCACCATTTGCATTATATTGAGAAATGATAAGTGGACCACCTTTGTAATCTTTTTTCAATCCCATTTTACCTGTAAGCGGATTGTATGCCAAATCGCACCATGCTCTAATTGCTTTATAAACATACATCGAATTTGAATCATTTAAGTTGACTTCAAAATCTAAAGATAAATCATGAGAGTTTTCACCTGGTTTACCACCGATGTAACTTCTATGTGCACCTTTAAATGATTGTTGTGCAATAGCTGGAAACGTATTAGGTTTCATACCTGAAATTTTTATAATGTTTTCCATTACCAAATCCCAGTCAGATATTCCTGGAGGAGGCGTTAACATTACGCTGAAGTACGCCTTAAATACTGGTTCCCATAAGTTACGGGCAGCAGTACTATTTTTATAATGTGGTAAGCCTGTATTTTTTGCCATTTGAAATATTTTATTTTATATATTCTTTAAAGAAAAAGTATTGTGGGCCGAAACCCACAATCTTTTAATTATGATACTGTAAAACCTCCTGATGAAACAGTTCCGGTTTTTAATACGGTTACACGGTTTATGATTTTTTGTAATCCTCTTGCAGGTTCGATTCCTATATCAATTATACCAACGTTTTGGTCGATAACTTCTTGTGTGTTATTTGATTCATCCATAATTACAATGTAATCGTAGATACCACCAGAACTTTTAATATTTGATAAGTAGCCATCAACAATAGTTTTTAATTCAAGACGAGTTGAAGCATCGTTGAACTCAAACACGTAGTTAGATAAGATATCTTCAACATCACTTTCAACTGTAATTAATAAATCTCTAACATGTAAGTTATTGAATGCAGATAATGTTTTTTGGTATGCTGTTGCATTACCGTAAATCATTGGTCCGTATTGTCTTGAATTTATAATACAGTTTAAACCTATTGGTTCAAGATATTCTCTATCAGCAGTTAAGAAATCATATTCAAGACCTGACATTTTAGGATTTGAAATTGTTCCTCTACGAGGTCCAGCAGCAATTGCAAATGGAGTTCCGTTTTTGAATTTCTTAATGAAGTTATTTGAAACATCAGCAGCAGGTGGAACCATTTTATTTTTATTATTCTCGCGAATTTTAATAAATGGAGTGAATACACCAGCAAATCTAGCACCGTTTTCTTCATCAGGTAATGTGAATGTGAATGATGGGCCTAATGATAAGTTACCACCAGTTGCTATATAAGATGCTTGTAACACAGGTTTTGGATTTCCATTTGCTGGGTCAGGCAATTCAGTAAATCTTGGGTCAGTTGAAGCAATGAATTCTTCAATTGAAGGCGCATTTAATATTGCCATACATTTTTGACGTTGTTTTGCCAATCTTGACAAGATTGCTTTAGGTCCCATCATAGGAGCAAGACCGCCATTAAATGTATCAACCAAATATCTGAATTGAATCATGTCTTTATCTGCAAGAACATCACCTAAGTTTGTTGTTTCGATAACACCTAAGATTTTCTCTAATTGAGCAGGTGTTCCAGGAATATGATATGCAGTTATTGTAAATCCACCAAGTGATGTAAATTGTAAGTTTGTTGTAAAGTTAACATCATTGATTCCAAGATATCTAGTTACAGCGCCACCAGTTGCATATATTGCTTCATTTACATTGATTGTGTATTCAGTAGCATTTGTTTGCGCATTTACCTTTTTAACTTTAGAGATAACTCTAGTTAATCTTGTTCTTGCTTCATTTACTAAATATTGGCCAACTTCAATTTTTGCATTATCAACACCAGCAATATTGAATGATGTTTTTCTAGCATTTAACGTACCAGCAATAATTGAAACGTTTTCTTCAATTTTATTATGAGCAGATTGTAGTATTAAACCACTTCCGCTTATTAATGATCCGTTTTTATCGTATGAATTTGATAATGTTACAGGTATAATGCCAGCAGTTGAATTTAATTCAACATTTGACCATTGATTAATTTTAGTTCCTGTTAAACCGTACATTGCAGTTACATTTTCAAACGATAAGTATGTAAATGTGTTATAAGCAGATGTTACACTAACTTTATCACCATTAATTACTGAATTGTTTGTAACATCAGTTACAAGTTTGTTTCCAGGCAATACAATGATATCAGTATCAGTATACATTAATGCAGGATTTGCAATTAAATCAATTGAATAAGTAGCAGGTGAACCTACTGAATTAATATCAACTGTTATTGCATCAGCAACATTACAACCAATAGCAGTTAAACCGTCCATTCCAACAGTAACACCTGATACGAATGTAATTGTATTTACTGGCGAACCTGGCGTAACAGAAGCAACTGTAAGATAAATATTTAATGTTTTAACAAAAACAATGTCGCCAGCAATTAAATTTAATGCAGCAGGACTTGTAGTTGTTAATTGTGTAGCAGATACATAATTTACTATCATGTCACCAGTAGCATTATCTGTAGCAGCTTTAACTGGATTCGAGATTAAAATTTCGATTGATGTTCCAGTATTTGTTATTCTATCAACTTTAACATAATCATCAAGGCCTGCAGTAGTTACGCCTGCAGTAGTTAATCCTGTTTTGATTAATGAATTTGTATTTAAAGTTTTCAATAAATTGTTATACGCATCTTGTGTAAATACTTGTCCTGTAAATGCAGGAAGTGGTTTTGGTATAACCAATGTATTTAAAAATACGCCACGAGTTGCATCTGTTGTATAAGGAACATTTTTGATGTAAGGAACAACAGTACCAGTGCCAAAATCAGCAGCTTTATAATCTAAAGTTTCGATTGAATCTGCAAGTAACGTATTGTTGTATGTTATTTCATCAGAAATAGGTGATACATAAGATAACATGTTTAAACTTGAACGGTTTCCGTCAATTAACGAATGACCGATTAAATCAACATGATATTGTGAATTTTCATAATCGTCTAAAGATTTTCTGTCGATTGTCATGAAGATTCCAGTTACACCTTGTGCATTATTTACAATTGTTTCAATGTATTGGTTAACACCTTGACGATCTGTGAAGTCAGGAATAATACAACCAGTGAAGCTTGCAACTGTTACAACTTTATCAGAAGATAAGAAAGCATTTAATTTGCTAACTTTAATACCTGAGTTATCGAAATATGTAGAGAAGTCAGGGTCAACTGCTAAGTTGTTATAATTTGTCCAATCGCCTTTTACAACGATTACGTCAATAAAGTAATCAGATATGTAATCGAAATCATTTACAAATGCAGGAGCGTTACCAGCACCGTAAAAATCACGAGCAGTAATATCAAAACCTTTAATGTTTACAGATTTTCTTGCGATAATCGAAACAGGTTCTTGACCTAAGTTTGTGAAACTGATTAATTTGTTTTCGTTTGACGCGTTGTTATTTACGATAGCTTCAAAGTAAGACGAATCTGGGAACCAAAATCTTTCTTTGTTGAAGAATGATGCCATAAGATCTTTTGATGTATCGCTATTATCTTCAGCCATGCTTAAAGAGAATGAACGGTAATCAATCTTATCACCATCTATTGCGTTATTTAACGGCATTAAATTGATTGCGAAGATAGGTCCTGTTTGTAATGCAGTTTCTATTGCACGATGAAAGAAAGAACCTTTCTTTTCAAGGTATGTGTCAATTTCGCCGAAAATTTTTCTTGCGGATTTTATATCTTGCAGAAATACTGGTGCATTGAAAGGTCCTTTACGTGAAAATCCTACAACAAGTCGTAATTGTTGTGAAGAAATTACAAAACTATCAGTTGCATCGAACTCTACAGTATAGACCCCATTTGCTTTAAATTGATTTAGATCTAATGAAATCTTTGCCATTTGCGGAATCTTATTTTATTATTTTATTTTATTATATATTACTTTCTTTTACTCAATATTTGCTATATGACTTACATAAAATCCCTAAGCCAACTTAAATGTGATGCTTTTTCAACAGTATCACCGACGTCTGCATTTATCTTATCGTATATTACTTTCTTAACTAATTCTTGTTGTGTATCGTATGTTTCTTCAACCATTTCTTCAAATGCAGCGCTATCAAAATACGCAACTAAATTTATTAATGTCATTGCAATATCGTCATGTCCAGTTTGTGCTTCATATCTTCCTTGCTTATTTAAACCGAATGCTCCTAATTCATTAAAAGTATTTTTTTCAGTTACAACAATTCTTTTATTTTTTATTAGATTTCGCAATTCTCTAGAAAACATTTCCTTATTATCTGCTTTGATTTTTACACCTGGCCTAAAAATTTGACTTGCAACAGAATGAAACGTATGCATAAATATTTCAGGATAGTAATCTTTATGTTTAGATAATTTTTCGATAATAACGTTTCCTTTGAAATTTATTTCTAAAACAATTCTTACAATATCTTCATGAAACACATTAAATATAAGTGCTTCAAGTATTTTTGCAACATCATCAATTGAATGCAAATTTGAACGATACATACCAACTTGTCTTAATCTATAAAAACTTGATTCGTTACTATATTCTGTTATTTTACGTATCATTGCATTCGATTGCAACTCTAGTTTCATTATATTTATAACTGTACTATCGCTACCAACACCATCACTCAAATCGACAGCAAAAACAAATCTATCTTTATCAACATCAATTTCGTTAGGGTCAAAATTTGGATGCCAAGTCAACTCTGCATAATTGTCATTAAGATCTTCTAATTCATCAACTTCTTTCCATTTGAATTCTTTGGTCGTTCTTTTTAAGTATTGCAATATTTGACTTGATAAAAGCATTCTTGACGATGCCAAAAATTGATTTCCATATTCTTGATTGAATAATTCTTCAGAACCTAAGTTGTTAATTTCTTTTTGTCGCCATTTCTCATCGCGTCCTGGCACTTGCCACCAATCAACACGTATTGGAAAGTATTCGTTTTTACCTTCCATTGCTTTTGCGTATATTTCATAAAACAAGTTCATTTGATTAGGTGTTGAACTTATTATGATACGAGATACTTGAGATGATGACAACGTAGGATAAATAGAACGATAAAAAGGTACAACAATATGTTCGTCAATGTGAGCAAACTCATCCGCATATAAAAGGTGAATAGTAAAACCTAAGGCTGCTGTTTTTGTAGTTGCTTGAGAATATAATTTTACGCCATTATCGAATTTCATTCCCGTTGCTCCTAAAGATAACGAGCCAGGTTTCAAAAAGAATGGCACATTCTTTATTACTGTTTTAATTTTGTCAACAATCTCAGTAGTTGTTGCCATCTTATTCGCAATTACAAGTACATTTCTATCGTAGTGAAAACATACATACCATGCAATGAATATTGAAGATGTGATTGTATTATGACTTAAAATATCATTTGTATAGTATCTATGATTTGCATCATTCAATGAAATATCAAACATTGAAACTTTATATTTCGATTTTTCTATACTTGCAATTTTCTCGACGCCATCTTTCGTTTGTATTAATGAACCTACTGATAAATCTTTACAAAAAACTTCTTGCATACTTTTATCAAATAAAATATGCAAATCTGCGCATTCTAATTGTTTTTTACTTTCAGTTTCGATTTTATATACGTGGTATGGCTGCGTTAGATGCACTTGTGTTATCTCAGCATCTTTCGTATCTGTAGCCACCAATTTTCCTTTAACTGCTAATGAATTGATAATTTTTTTTGTATGATCATTTTCATCTAACCGGATGCTTCTATATTCGTATGTCTCTAAACATTGAATAAGAAATAAAATTATATTCTTAATTTGTTGTTTCATTTAAAAATTCTATACATTTTTTAATTGTTCCTTCTTTATCTTTATTGTAATCATCCTCCCACACAACAAGAACGTCATAACCATGAGCGTTCGCAAGATGAATCTTATATTCATCATATGTCCAAATTTCTTTTGCTGTTTTCTTTTTAACTTTGTGGTAGTAATCAGGTTCGTATAAGCCTGGCTTGCAATGCCAAAAAATCCCGTTTACTTCTATTATTTTTCTGTTTGCTTTGTGCGTTATATCATACTTGCATACTCTTTTATTTATTTTATCATAAATAAATTTTTCATTTTTATCAGATAATAAATTTTTCACATGCTGATTTATATTTTCTGCGATTTCAATTGAAAGATTTGACACACCTCTCGATATGCATGTATACTCGTTAAAAACTTTACTTTTCCAATTTTCTTGCCTATTATTAAAAATCTCAGTGCCTGCAACGAAACCGTATTTTTTTATACACTTTTCTAACGTAAACGTACTTTGCCTATCAGCATAAAGTTTTTTTGCGATATCGTCTTCATATCTTTCTAACCAATATTCAAGTTGCGTTTCTGTTATCCTGTCTTTTAATGCGGCCTTCACAAATTCTTTTCTAGCACTTTCAATATCATCAACATCTTTTTCTTTATAAAATTCTAATGAAAATGGCGATCTTTTTTGCCGTTCTTCCTTTGTTGTTTTACAACTGTGATTTGGATTATTTTCGCCTTTCATTTTTTCTGACGCCAATAACCTGTAATTGTCAAGTTTCATATGCAATCCTGAATTCTTTGACGTTGCTTCTTTATCTGACGCACATGTCAATAGCGAACCTGGAAATTCTTTTTTATAATCGTTAATTGTTTTATCTTTGTGATGATTTTTAATATGAATTCCATATATCCTTTTAACTTTCATCCCGCACCATTTACAAACTACATGGTCGTAGCCTTCATCTGTCATGTTTTCAATTTTTGCATTTTGCTTTCTTATGGATTCACTTTTTCTATACTCCATATAACAATTGGTTGAACAGAACTTTCTTTTTGATTCTTTATTGCAATTTACGCATTTCATATTAAATATTTTTTGTTATTTAATTATATATTCATTAAAGAATTTGCTTTTTGACAAATGAATTAATCAAGTTTATTATAAAGTTGCCATAAAAAATACTTTAACTTTTCTATTCGTGTCAATTGCCGTTGCGACTTAAGTTGCATATAATAAAGTTGTCCTACCGTAATAATAGAATAACCTTGTAACTTTTTATCGTAAATAGTTAATTTTGAATTAAATAAATGGCATTTACCTATCTGCCTGCTTGCAAGCATGATAACATATCTATGATCTTGAAAATCTCGAAGCATATCTTTTTGATACGGACGAAGGTCAATCTTTTGAACTCCAGTATCTGTCATTGCGTGACAATACTTTTCCGCAAAATAAAGTACGTCACTTGCGCATCGAACAATTTCTTCTTGCTCTTGTGGCGTATATTTGAAATTTATATTTCCATTTCTGAAATTAATGTCACCTTGATAAAAACAAGATTTATCGACGTCTAAGCCATTTTCTAATTTGCTTATTACATCGTTAACTCGTTCGGTTGACCATATTGTGCTACTTCCCATATTGTGTTATTTTAAAATGGACTATCTTTTGTATTATTTTGTTCCATTTGCTTTTGGTTTTCTTTAGCATCATTTAGTTTTTTACTATTAAGTTCTCTGTCTTTTCTGTCAAGTTCTTCACGTATTTTTTCCATTAGTCCACGAGTTCCTCTTGTTGTCATATCAGCATCACCGCCACCTTCGCCTTCAACTTCAGAGTGCGGAATGTCTTTTGTATTTTCTTCTCGTTTAACACGATAGTCTTCTTTAATTGCTTTATAGTTATTTTCCATCACAACAACATAATTTGCAATTGCCTTTGTTAATTCTAACTTTGAACGTTGGAAACCAGATAAAACTTCAAATTGTCTTGATTGCATATTGCCTTCTTCAATTTGTTCTAACATTTTTATGATTGAATACTCGGCAACTTTAGATTGTCTAATAAGATCTGACATTGTTGCAACATCGGAACGCATTTTTTGTTGTATGTATTCTTCAGTGTCAATAATTTCTTCATTCAAATAAAACATAGCATTTGCACCTACAATGTCCATTGCCTCGGAATTTGATGATGTCATAATTCCTTGATAATCCAATGTAATAGGTTTATGCTTCAGTGATAATTTTTTTGCCTCTTCTGTTAGACTTTCTAAATTATCTGATGACGATTGCAACATTTGTTCTAATTCTTCTCGTTCTGAAAGCTGTTGTTGTCTTTCATCTTGATTTACTTTTTTTGTATTACTCATATATGTAAAGTTAAATGCATTGTTATTTTGTTGAACCTACAAATGGCAAATGAAGTATAGGTAAACTGTTGTCAATTACGATAGCTTCACGTCCATCTTCAATTATATACTGATTAAGTATTGTTGATTGTTGTTCGTATGGAATAATATTTTTGAATATTCTTATGTTTGTTTGATAATGATTACTTGCAATAAGTTCAAATTGTTTTTCATCATCTTCTGGTAAAATTTCAGCAGCATTGATATTGACATTGCTAAATGTTCGTGTAAATACTGATGTTAGTTCTGTTTTTGCTGTTCTTTCATTATTAACTTCCCATAAACTAAAATTCAATTGTCCGAATTGTGCAGCATGATTAAATACTAAACCGTACCATTTGTTTTCTTCCATTGTGTCATTCATCGGAATCATAATAGGTGTTGAACCATTAGTGTACACAAAATATCTATTAACATAAGATTCAAGTTTCCATCCTTTTGCACCATTTGAATCAATCGTATGGCCATTTATAAATGTATTTTTGAATGTTCGAGATATTCCATATCCTGGTGTAGTTACCCAAGTTGGCGCGATTGTGTCAAGGTAATTAATGACTTCATCGTTTAATGCTACTTTGAAAGTATTTGTATTTGTTACTTCAACTACAACGCCGTAGAAGTTAAGTCGTCCTTGTCTTTTTATTTGAACCAATGTACCTGCAGGATATTTACGCAAAGAACCTATTGTTACAATAATTGTGTTACCTGTTCGTGACATTATTTTGCAAGAATCTTCACTTATTGTGTACTTAGGTTTTACATATTTAAACCAAGTTGTGAATGCAAAATCCTGAGAATTAATAAAATTCGATACTGCTTTATATGTTACTGCTTGAACATCTTTATCTGGGGCAAAAATTGATTGCAAGTCATAATAATGGTCAGCAACAGTTACACTTCTATTTATAATTTTATTATCCATGACAACTAAATCTTGATTTACATAATCGCGTGTTGGATCTTGTAAATTTGTACCAAGTTTTCTGTCATACTGTTGTGGTTTTGCAATATCTTCAATTTGATTTTGTGTTTCTTCTCCAAACAATCTATCAGAAGATCTCATTAAGTCATCCATTATGTCATTAACGGTATCAGGCATATCTCTATTCGATTTTGGTTTGTAAATTACAAGTTCGCATTTCCAACTAGTGTTTTCCATCATGAATCCTTTAAAAGGACGTGAACTTTGAACTTCATATAATCTATTGCCGACAAGTGGGAAGAAAATTATATCATTTTTTTGAGGTGCCGCATCGATACCAAAATCGCGCTCAAAAATTTGTTTTACGATTTCAATTTCAAACGGTTGTTCGTACCCAATGCCATACATACTATATTGCATTGTGTCATCGGGAAATTTGTTATCTGGCACCATTACTTTACTACATACTGGTTCATCAACATTATATAATGTCCATTCTTTTAATATAACATCGCCTGAACGATTGTTTGGCACTGCTCGCATGTATAGTACCTCCATGCCAAAAAGATCTGATATTGATGCTGACAAATCCTTATATAAATTGATTGCAGGATTAACAGCGTATGGATTGAATGTAGGTGTATCACATTTTGAAAGTATTGACGCTCTATCAATACCTGATGAAGTACACGCTAGTTGGGAATTTTGACAACCGTTTTCTTCAAATACTATTTGAGATGAAGGATCTTGTATTTGATAGTTTGGTTCTATCTGTACATTATTGATTGTCATGAATCCTTGAGATGCAAGTTGATACTTGTACTCTATGTAAAAAGGATTTGCAGGATTTAATTTTAAATCATTTAGATTTTGTTGAGTCAATTCAGACCAATAAGACCAGGCGGTATTATCTTTTGACCATCTGAATTGTTTAATGATAGTGCCGACACCACTTAAATCGTCAGTAAATGTTCTTATACTTTCAATATTCTTGTATGGCGCATTTAGCGAAAATACGGCATACTGACCGGTTTTATTTAAAGAAATAGCCTGCATTCTAAATATATTTTTAATTTATATATTCAGAACACAGGCTGTGTTTTCGGAAAAAGTATATTTTTTATTTTTTCAAAGTAGAGCCTTTAATCATCTTTTCAAAACTTGTAAGTTCTTGTTGAATATCATCAGGAAAAAACTTATACATTTCATCTAAGTCTCGTTTTGAACATTGCATTCTTTTACAATATTCGATAATAGTTGCTTCTTCTACATTTAATTCTTTTTTCTTTTCTTCTTTTGATTTTTTTGCACCTTTAAGCGCATTAAATATCCATGAAGGTGTTGAATTGTGCATTTTTGACAATGAATCACACCAATATTGAACAGCTTCGGCACCATTCATTTTCGTATGATTGAACATTTGTGCTTGTATTGGAAATTTTATTGCAAAAAACCTTTGCATCATGAAAAACTGTTTACTTTTTGTATATGCAGGTAATTCTGTAAATGCTTTTGGTTTTTGAAATAACATGTTTACGTAATCGAATAAACCTGGTGCAGAAGATTTCATTTCTTTTTCTTTTACAGGCTTTACTGTGTCACCAAATAATGATTTGGATGATGGTTCTTTATCTTCTATTTCTTTTTTTGCCATTTTATTATTTTATATACCTGGTATTTGATTAGTTTTCAAATCTTTGTCTATCTCAACAAGTTTATCAAAAACATCTCTGTTAATTTTAATCATTGGTATAGGATCTCCACCGCATGTATTCCATATATCTATATAAAAGTTTTTCCATCTATCAATATAATATGTTTTAACAACACTTTCGCCTTGCAAATGTGAAGATGATTCGCCAACCCTAGTTAATGTAATCTTGCCCATAAATGGACATGTGTATTCGATTGTTTCCATTAGAATAATGTTTTAGCAAGTAAGTCACCAACATTAGGTATTGGTTTATCAGCCATTGGTTTATTTGCGGCTTTAGGTTTTGTTTTGCCACCAAGATTTTTGAATACATCAGCTTCAAATGACATTGATTCTATTTCATATTCAGAATTTGCAAGTAACGTATGCATATCCCATTTTCCTAATCTTGGATAACCACCCGAACGAACGTTTAGATAATGTTCTTCAAATAATTTACGACATTTAGATGGAATTGTATCATCAGATAAATATACAAGAATTGTATTTCTGATGATTCGTTTTTTGATAAGTTCCGAATCGAATTCTTTATTGTAGATGATTTTAATTTCATTAGAAATTTCTTTTGCGTGTTCTTCAAGATGTGTAACGTCAACGATCTTTCCTCTTGCTAACAATAATTCTTTTATTCTTGCAGCTGCTTTGTCTGTCATTTTATTATTAATGACTTTACCTGATTTTTGCGTTGTTTGCCAAGATACGATAGGCGGTACGTTATCACCGCCATCACCCATTAAAATTTTACTGAATAATACATCCTCTGGGTCAAGTTCTTGTAATGCAGAATTTGCAATTACTTCTTTTATTGCATCTTTGTTATTTCCCATAAATGAATCAGCATCAAATAATGAAACCTCATTTATTTTATGTAAAAAATCAAAGAAACCTGGTGCTGCAATAATTTTTCTGTCTGTTGATTTTATGTTGTAAACAACAATGAAATTATTACCGCTATGTTTAACTAGTTGAGATATATCACCATCACCTGTCATTATAACAACATCTTCACCATCATCAAATAATTTATTTGCCCAATAGTACATCAAATCATCACCTTCACAACTGTCGATATTTGATGTGATACAGCCATGACTTTTCAAAATTTCGCCAAAATCGGCAAGACATTTATTAAATGCTTTCCAATCGACAACAGATTCATCTTTTACTCGATTTGCTTTATAGCCTTCGTTTTCTTCAATATCAACATCTTTTCTCCATGAATGATGGTCAATTGTAAATATGACTCTATCAGGTTTTCCTAATTGTCGAATGCCATATGCCATATCCATTGCAATTTTTCGCATGAACATGTTTCGGTCTTTTTCATCTTTCAATTTAGGTTCTTTTCCTTGATGCGGATACACGTGCAATGATTTGTGAAAATGGTAATTGCCATCCACGATTATATTAAGCTTCCCCATTTCCGTCTTGTTTTTTAATGTAACCAACTTTAATTAAAGCGTTTTCGATATTTGTATCTAAAACTTTTTTCATAACAGCAATTGTATTTGCGGATTCAAGTATACCTACATAAATTTTTGCCTTGAATAACGTATGCGATGGCGTAACAAGAATAAGATACATTCGTTGTCCTATTTTTAAAACGTCAACCTTTTCAGGTATCAATTGATATTTTGAGATTATGTAATCTCTTAAATCTGATGCTCTTCTTAAATACATAATTACGCTTTTGTATAACTAAAAGAATTCTTTATATGCTGTTGGAAATATACGCCAGTTGATGCGGCAGCAACAAGTCCTTCGTATGTATCAAGGTCAACACCCGAGTATGCATATTCTGAACCGTTTTTAAATTCGATTGTTAAGATTTGTGTTTGACTATCGTACGTTGATGATTCAATAGTCGATGATTGGTGATAATTTATAACGGCTGCCATACTTATTTCGATAAAATTTGTTGTAATTTAAAGCAGCATGATAGTAATGTAATAACTGGGTCAATCACATGAACACGTTGTGCTTGGTGAGCTGCAATTTCAATAATAAGTTGTGGAAGTTTTGCAATTTGTGCAGGTTTGTGTTCTCTAATATAAGATGGAAACTCTGTTCCTAATGAAGCAAGAACATCATCAACTTTTGATGAATATTGGCCAACAATTGTTTTGTAATTTTCAGCAGGATTAGGATCATTAAGAATTAAATCAAAAATATCATTGTATGTATAATTCAATGTTTTGATATCTTCAATTTTAATTTCAGTAATTCCTTTCAATTGAAAAGATTGCATTTTATTCATTAAAGAACGCATGTCAGGAAAATTTCTTTTAACGAATTCGATTGCAGCCGCTTGTTCAATTGCGATACCGTATGCTTTAAAGATTGTAAGTACTCGTTTGATGTATTCAATCATTACTTTCTTTTCTTCATCTTGACTTGCATAATCAAAAGAAATACAATTGAAACGAGATTGAATTGCATCAGGAACTTTTGTTATGTAATTACAAGTTCCAATAAAACGAGCAGTATCATGAAACTTTTCAACTGTTGCACGCAATGCTTTATAAAATTGGTCAGATGCACCGTCCATCTCATCAAGAATTACAACTTTCATATGTTCTTTGCCGCCAAGAACGGAAATTGAACCACAGAAATCTGTAATTTCAGTTCTGATTGTATCAACTGAACTTCTGTCAGATACATTTATGTATAACGTTGGATGGTCACCTGCCATAATTTTTGCTAAACTTGTTTTACCAGTTCCGGGTGATGAATAAAATAAATAATTTTGATGAAGTTCGCCATCTCCAAGTTCTTTTCGGATTCTTTCGGGTAAAATGATATCCTTTAATGTTTTGGGTCTAAATTTTTCAGTAAAAAGTTGATTTACCATGTGTTAAGATTATTTTAAGTTTAAATTTACATTATCTTAACTCATCAATATGTTTAACGAACGTTCAAAAGTTTTAATTTATTTTTATATACATTAGTATACTATAGTTTCAAAAACAAATGGAGAGATTACTCTCTCCACGTGTTTAATTTATTGGGCAATACATTTAATACGTATTGTCTGTCTTGCGTCAGAATTGGCATATCATTGTCGATAACCCAAGTATTTCTTTCAAACTCAATTCCATCATCTGTGAAATTCATATTTTCTGCAGAAGCCAAATATGGTTTAAATGATTTACCGTCTTTTGCTCTAACCCATGTTTGATTTTCACGTTTAATTGTCCAACCTCGTTTTGCAGGTGTTGGATATTCATTCCAATTTATTCCTTTTTGCAACATTAACATGTCTTGTTGTTTTCCAGTGTTAACATTTTGTAATTCAGAATGACTGAAATATGCTTGCGCAGCCATTGAAATTGAATTTCTTGTTGCATCTTGTTGTCTCCAGATAAAATAGTTGACAACTTCTTCAGCATCAGGCAATGTATAAACACGCGCATCAAACTCTGCCAATGTCATATCCTCAATCGCTGAATGATACAATTGAATCATTCCAGTTTCACCTGCCTCGTCGTACGATACGTTAATATTGCCAATTGCTCGAATAGCACGAAGTTTATTAAACTTTGCTGTCGCCATTGATGCTGCAACGGATACAATTTTTTGTACTTGACCATCAAACCATGAATCGGTTTTATTTGAGTCATAATCAGTTAACAAAATACTGATTTCATCAGATTGTGTATAACCCATTTTTGCACCTTGAATTTTTGAGCAAAGGTACTTTGTTGTTTCGGCCATGTCTTCCATTAATCCAAAATCAAAAGGCTTATTAAGACCCCTTGTATATGTGTGGAAAGCTTTGCCATCAATTCTAATCATAATGTTACTGCGACGTGGTAACATGGTTCGTGTTCGGATTTCGTAATCCTTCATTCTGTCGCCTAATTGGTCTTTCATGATTTTGATGTTTATTAATTATTTGTTATTATATACAGAAAGTTGTAAAAGTTTTATATTCTTTCTGGTGCTGTATTAAAAGATTTTTTCCAAAACTCGGTATATCCAACAGTTTCGCCGAATACATCAATTGCTGTTTCTATTCGTTTTGTTCTTTTTAATTTTTCAATTTTAAAACATTTTCTAAAAGCTGCTTGCGATAAACATAATTCGTGTCCTGCAACATCTAATGAAACAGTTTCTAACCCATCATAAAACTTTTTAAATTCGCGTAAGCAATAATTGTTTGTGAATACAATCCCGTTAACGTTTCCATATTTAAAAGTTATTTGTATTTGTTGATTATATACTTCCCACTCCTTTTCAAGAAATTCAATTCTACTTGCTTTATTTTTTAAATCTTCAACAAGAAATTCGCGAATACATGGATTATCTTTGATTATGTAATCTGAAATTTCCTTTCGATTTTTTGGGCTGTAACAATTTTTTGGATTACTTGGCTTTTCATATTGAATATCTATTTCAGTTCCGGTTTCAAATACAAAATGATTTAAAAATTTATTATATCCGTGTGCGCATTTAATTACAATTTTCTTTACATTTAATTTTGTAAAAAGATCTTCTGGAAAAAATACATCAGGTTCGCCATGTGTATATCCAATTGCTTGCGTAAAAGAATCTGTTATATAAAAAGTATCGCCAATAACACAAAGTTTCAACAATGCATATAAATCAATTGTAGGAACACTTGCGTTAATTATGTTATATTCTGTGAAGTAAAATTCGCCATTTTTATATTCTTTAAAATCTTCTAATTTCAAATGTTTAAAAATGTCTGTAATTATACCTTGGATTTCATAAGTTGCAACCTGCTTTGTTGTATCATATTTTGAATGATATAAGGCAATTGCATTGCCATGATAATTTATACCGAATGATAATTCGTATCCTTTATCTAAACCAACGCCACTTAAACTGTGATGAACAACAGACATGCACAAAGAAATACCTGGCGCGATATCTTGTTTAAAGGATTTATACGCATTATAGCCACCAGATATATTAACTAAACTTTTATAGTTTGTCATATTCAATAAATTCTCTGGCAAATAATTTTCAGTATCGTTTATTACGGTTTCCCAATCTGAATATGCATACATATCACCTGGATAACTAATACCGTTTCTGTTATCTCTATATATTGAAAGCGGCATTTCAACTTTAAAAATACGTGCCTTGTTTAACAGAATATCTTTTATTGTTTTTTCGATTAAATCTTTCATTTAAAATAAAGCTTTTTCTTTTTTGATTTGTTCTCTAAGTTTTGTTAGTCGCGAACAAAATTCACGAGTTGTTAAAACAGTTTTTGATTCATCATTCTTTCCCATTGAATGCGTGAGTACAGAGTTTCCGCTTGCAATCAATGCTTTACGAAAACTTGAGTTTTTTGACATTGCTTCGTATGCTCTATCAAGAAGATCTTGGTATTCTTTTGAATGCCTGTTGATTTCAACACCTTGCCAATATAGCGTTTGTGTCATCCACCATTTTTTTGGTTTGCCTTTGAACTTCGCAGCAACTCCTACTAATTTACAAACTTCAATTTGCATTTCTGGGGATTTAAACTTTAGTGATTGCAAAAATCCTTCAAATGAAGCAATTTGTACGCCATCCAATTCAAAAGGATGAGGCGCAAAGTTAGATAATGCGCTGGCAGGATACCCTTGTCCGCTTCCTATATCCATGATATTAAAAAATTATTTAATTGTGATTGTAAATTTATAAATTTTGTAATTGTCCTAAAGTCTTTTTGTAAAAAAACTGCGCATTGTTTCTGGGATTCAAAAACAATTATTTCACCTGTTATTTGATTATGCACTTGCACTTTTTTTCCTTGAGATTTCTTTTTAATTTTTACGTTATTAACTTTTCTAAATGCCCAGACATCAACCATGCCTTTTCGCCGTTTTTCTTTTTCATCATCAGGCATTGGAATTCCTTTTAATTTCTCACTTATTTTTGCACATGTTTCTTTTTCTCTTTCTTTTCCAAAATAATGGTGATTTTCACCTGCTGTTTTTTCATGAAAAGAATCTATGCCTTCTTGCGTCCTATGCCATTTTTCACCTGCCATTGAATTATTTTCAATTTGGCATTTTCTTATTTTATCTTTAGTTTCTTGCGTGTGATGTTTACCGGTAAAATTTTTATTGTGTCTGCCGCCCTTTCCGCCAGGCCAACAATTGGTTAGATTATGCAACCCAATTTCCGATATGATTTTTTCTTCTAATGTATACGCAAATTCTTCTTCTAAATTAACTTTTATAAAAAATTCGATGGGCTGTAAACCTTCATCTAAAATTTTTTTTATTGTTCTTGTTTTGTGTGAACGCTTATAGTTTACTGCTGCTTTCTGCGAATGCACATATATACGTCTTAATTTTCCTTTGCCTATGTAAAAAGGTTTGTATTTTACACCAAAATCAGTAAACGCATATTCGCCAGGCTTTCGTGGATCCAATAACGCATATACATAATAAATGTTTTCCATATATAATTTTTAATTTATATATCAAAACATTTATGTTAAGATTGTAAAAATCCTTCCATTGAATTGCAAGTAATCCCATCTATTTCAAATGGGTGAGGTGAAAAATTTGATAATGCGCTAGCAGGGTATCCTGCACCTGAACCTATATCCATTGTTATCCAATTAATATTGTATGCAATTCTTCAGCTTCTTTTTCCGTCGCGCTTTCTAATTTCGTTGCAGGATATCCGAATCCTTTAATTAATGCAATTGGTCCTTCCTTTCCTAAGAAACGGAAATCATCAACAGTTAATTTTTTTGCAATTTTTGATGCAAATTCTTTTATACTTGCAAAGTCAGAATTTGCATTTTTTTTTCTCAAGTTTTTCAAAGTGCGTAATTACATGTCTTACACAACTTTCAGTTCCGCTAAGACAACCGCCTTGCGCATCAGCAACACTTAAAATATTACTTTGTACTAAAGGTTTCAATTGAAACAATGCGCCTTCCTTTGTTTTTACGCCATTTTCTTCAAGCCATTTAATAATAGGCTCTGGACTGCACATATATAAGTACAGTTCTAATGCTTGTGTGTTCATATAATGTATTTTAAAAGTTACTTGATTAATTTAACTATAATATCATGCAATTCATTGATAACACTTAATGGAATTGTTTGCAACGAACATGAAACATCGACGCATAGCATATCATTAATGAAACGATATGTAATAACCCACCTTGTTGATTATTTTCAACAAGCCAAACGATATGACTCCAATGCACATGTGTTACTGCTGCGTATTTAAAAGGTACTGTAAGCTTTAATTTATTTGCTTCTTCTAAAAGTTGTTCATCAACTGCCATTTTATAATTTATTTGCAAGTTTACACATATGACAATCAACTAATGAATTGCAATCCAACATTCTGAATGCAGATTTGTTTGTATTCGGATTAATTTCAATTCCTACTGGATAGTCAGTTTTCATGCCATATTTGAATGGCTTACCTGAAATTTTTCAATAAGTTCGCCAACCATTGCCGGCCATTCATTTTCATTTGAATATTTTACTTTTCCCATGATTATTTTATTTTTGGATATACGATAGTCATATCTCCATTTAAGTTGTAATGCTTTTCCAAACCGCCGCATCCTTTTGCAATCCAGCCTTTTGCTTTCAAAACGCGTTTTCTATACGATGTTGCTTTAGTAAACAACAACTCAGTTATTTCGTTTGGTGTAAGATTATCATCGAACTTGATATCTTGTGTTGCGTATAAGCAATCTGTTTTTCGATAAAATCTATTAGCAGATAAAGAAATCATCCAAGTTGTTTGAATTTCTTCATCACGATACTTAATCATTTTTCCGTTTCGGAAATTAAATTTAAAAAAATAGGAATTTCGGGTATATTCATATCAATTATTTTACAATGTTATAAGTACCGGTATAAACTTCAGTATCAGCAAGTTGTGAACACCAAACAGATGTTTTTTTCAACAAAAATAAGGTTTTCATTATTTTCATCTTAGATGGTATCTTCCACCACGCAAAATACGGTCACTTGAACAAAATCGTATTGAAATATCGTCAACACTATCAGCAATAAAAATAGCAAATTATGGAATACCGTTTGCATCGTAAGAAATTATTAATTTATTAAAAATCAAATTCGATATCTTTTGTATCATATTTATTTAATACTTTCTTTTTTGATTTTTTTAGCAGTTCTCGACAATCTTCTTCAGATGGGCAAGAACCTAACTCCCATCTTCGGCATATATTTATACCGTTGCCTGAAAAGGGCACAAAACATATACCAACCATTTTATTACAAAAGTTATCTCGTACTGAATAGTTCTTTTTATTATATTTCATATATTTAATTTTTATTAATTAATTAAAATCAAATATACAACATTTATGAAGCAATAGCAAATATTGAGGCATTTATTTTTGCACATTTTATACTGAATGCGAACTTACAACAATTGTTTTTTTATATTTTTCAATCATGTCCTCTATTGCTGCCGCCATATTTTCTTCTAATTTTTCTTTGCTATCATGTGGTTTAAATTCCGTGTGCAATTTACCGTTTATATAAATTTCGCCTACGAATTTTTTATTTGGTGATTCTACAAATGGAACCGGCCCGAATTTTGTTTTTAATGTTGGTGCAGTTGAATTAATCGTTTCTTTTGTGTCTGTAATTTGTTCTGCCGTTTTTTGACGTTTTGTTTTTTGACGTTTTGTTTTTACTTTATACTGCGAAATTTCATTTAATATAATTTCTTTTGCTTCGTCAATATTTGTTGCGTTTTCTTTAATTAATGTATAGCCAGGATTTACAGTTTCCTTGTATTTAACTCTTCTCTTAATTTTGTTATTTTTCTTGTTTAAAGAAACTTTTACATTTACGCCAGGAAACTTTTTTTCAATGAAAATTTCCTTATCGGTTTCTTTAAACCCTTGTTTACGCGTCGTTACCTTTTTGTCAATAATCTCCATTTTTTCATCATTAATTGTTTCTACTATATTCAATACATTTTTTACTGGCGTATTTAAAATTTCTTGTTTACGCTTTTCAAGATCTTTGCGTCCATTACGATTGTAATGACGCCATTTTGCTTTTTCTTCTTCTGTTGATTCTTTTTTCATATTTTAAATTTTATTTTATATACAGAAATTTAAAACAGTTTTATTTGATTTTTATAAAATTAGTTTTTGAATCATGGAAAGATCTTTAAGTATCCTAGATTTGCTATGAGTATTTAACAACATGGAATTGCCCTAGTCTTTCTATACTAACCCTTTCCGAAACTATGGTATCTATTATATACAGTTATTTAAAATAGTTTCATTTTATTTCAAAAATATTTTTCCTTTTGTAAAATACCAATCTTTAACTTTGTAATCGCCAAATCCGTTATCATCTAATAATTGTCGAATCTTAAAATGATTATCGGTTTCAAGAATAATTGTAAGTTTATCTTTTGCTGCTCCTTGAATTTGAACTACTATAAATTCTTTCATATTACAAAAATATTAAGTTATTACTTTTTGCCCAATTTTCTTCAGCAATCATAGGTTGCACATTGTCAATTGAATTTGCGCCGCCTTGTGACTTTGGCAATCTGTGGTCGATTGTAAATAAGTCGCCGTCTTCTGAATAAAAATTATAATGGAATGATGAAGGACCTTTTTTATAATCAGCTCGGTCATATCCACAATATGCAACGTTTTTTCCAGTTACTGGACATGTGAGATTGCCGTTTTTAATTAGATGAATCCAAAACAATTTTCGTTGAGATATTTTGATTTTCAACTTTGCATCTGGATTATTTGCAACTCTTCTTTTTAATTTTTCTTTTGCTTCTTTATTGATGCGTTTATCAAATTCCGCAAATGTAATTTTTTCTAATGTAGTGAATTTTTGATGCATGATTAAACAAATTTAATTCCGTAAGTACTTGAATCTTCTTCAATTGTTGTTTGCGTATATGTACGTTTTAATAATTTAACATTTTTAAACGTTGACCAATCTTTTGGAAATGGCCGTTTTTTATCTGCAGCTAAACACAATTTTGGTGAACCGTACCATCCAGTGTCAAACCAGTGTATACCATCATGTGTTACAGCAAATGTAAATTGTACAAGTGGCTGATTTGTTAATAATTCTTCTAGACTCATGATATTATCAATTAATTAAAATCAAATATACAACATTTTGAATGCATTGTCAAATTTTTAAGACTAATAATTCACCCAATTTTCAAAGCTTTCAATAAATGCGTCAGTATTAAAATCCGAAAGTATTTTTTGTTTTGCCTTGAATACATCAGATTTGCAAAAATCGCAAAGTTCTTTTGTTAATTCAATTCCTGCTTTTACTTCAAAGTTTTGTGCATACTTCAAAGTTTTATCATTAAAATGTTTAGTTGTCCAATCTCTATTTACTGATATGATTGCTTCATATTTCCTTAACATTTTATTATCAGATACATCAAGTTTTATACTTTTAAATTCTGCATTTGCTTTTGCAAAATCAAAAGACTCATTTAACATTTCCTTTGCATAAATATGTCCTCTTACTATATGACCTAATCTTTTTCTTTTATTGTAATCATCAGTATATTTGAAATAATGTTTAATGTCTCTTCTTGCAAGACCTAAATAACTTCTTATGATTGAATACGTTATGAAAGAATCTTTATATTTTGAAAGCCAATCCAAGTCAGTTCCGTTCAATTCACCTGAATGAATTACTTCAAAGTTTATTGTTGAATCGCCGCTTATGCAATTCTTCAAGAAGTTATGCAATGATACAAAATTGTAATCAATGTTATCTTCTTTAAATTGCAACTGGTGATGCGTTTGCATTGCTGAAAATAATTCGTTTTCAGATGTTGCATATATGTAAAGGTAGTCAGTATCAGAATTTTCATTGTTCGTTCCGTACATATGGGAACCTACTTTTACTTTTGCTAGTGTTGCAGATTTTAATTTCTCAAATAAATCTCTGTCGTTAAAATGTATATTCATAATTTATATTTCTTCTTGTGATCTAAAATAATTATCTTCGCATGATTCAAAATCTGTAGCCCAACAAATTTTATCCGAATCTGTTGGATCATCTTTCATTTCTGAATTGTAAGGGTCGATGTAAATATATACGTCTTGATATTTATCTAAGCGTTTTTGTAACCCTTCTTCATCGCAAATTTCTGTATTTGGAAACTTTGACTTTAAACCTTCTAATGTTTGTGCGGACTCCTTCATTTTTTTTGCTCGTCCTCTTTCATACATGTATATCATAATTTCAATATTTATTAAACAAATATAAACTAAAAATGCCTCAATAGCAACTATTGAGGCATTTATTTTTGAATTATTTTTATTTTCTTGGCGTTAATCCGTCAAGAATTTTTGTGATTGCACCTTTAATTTGACCGTCAGTTGGCGCAATTTCATTTTTGATACTTAAAAATCTTTTAATCTCTTCAATTTTTTCTTTCATTAATTTGAAATTTTTAATTGATTTAACTGGTCCTTCGTATGCGTAAAATAAAACTTCATGTTTCCATGCATGTTTTGCAACATTTGCTGCTGATTGGTCTTTGCCATCAATTAATAATTGTGTAACATAATGACTGTTTTTATTTCTTTCCTCAATTTTCCAAATTGATACATTACAAAGTTTATCATTAAATTTTAATTTAACGCACAATGTTTCTGTTGACGTTTTCACTGTAAACACTTTTAAGAACATACCAGTTGGTGTTACAAATAAATGTTGACTTGTTTTGTTTATGTAATTTAATACATGACTGTTTACTTTTTCTATATTGATTTCCATGACTTTATTTTTTATTTTATGATTTATGATTATTTTGTTTTCTGTTCTTTTTGCGAATTGAACAGATTTACGCTATATGTTCAAAATTCATTGAAAATTGAACATCATAAAATAAAATTAAGTTGGAGCACGCGGCCTATTAATCTAGTGTCTCATAACTTTACATTTTTTAATAAAAGTGGATAATTGCTACATAATCTTCGTGCATCTTCGGATGGTTCGAAAGCGACCGCAGTTATTTCATTATCAATATCTGGTTCACGGAACACAGAATATTTGATTTGTTTTGCGTCGGCCTTATCTATAAGGTCTTTTAGAGATTGTTCATTCGGTATTGATAAAAAAACCAGGTACTTCGAGCATTCGTGCCATTCTTTTGCAATGGTAGGATGATTGTGTTGAAACTCGATTGCAGCATGCGCTGCTTGAACCGCTTGATAGCCTGGTGCAATATCTTGTCTAGCGACAGTTATTAATTTTGAATGGCAATTAATCTATGTTTCTTTCATGATTATGATTTTTGTTTATTTATTTTTATTATATATACATTACTTTAAAATAGTTTCAATTAATGTCCACCTTTTATTATACTTAATCCAATTATTTTTTTGCTCCTGCATCTTCTAATAGCCTAGAGGATTCTTTTAGCGAGGAACCAGTTGTTATAATATCATCAATTACACAAACATTTTTATCAACAATTTTTGAAAGTATCTTATCGTTTATTTTTAGCCAATTCGATATTACGTCACGAAATTGCGGTGCAAATTTCTTTATTGAAAAATAATTGTTTTTTCTTTGTCTGTCAATATCTGCTTGTAATGTTTTAATGTTCTTTTCTTTTAATCCAAATTTTTCACCTTGTATTATAATCTCATCGAAATTTGGATTTTTGAATATACCTGCATTGTATGTTACCATATCATAATATTTAGGTAAATGTCGGTTTAACTCATTACTTAAATTTGCAATTAGCGAACTTGAGCTTTCTAATAATATGATAGTATCAATTTCTTCCTTTAAAATTATATCTGCCATATAAATTGAAGTTCTATTGATAAATTTAGAATAACTATTTGCATCTATAGTATAAATTGAACTTTTACCTTTTATTGCATTTAATACTTCTACATAATTAACATTGTGATCATCAGTTCGTTGATACACTGAATATGCAATACCAAACGGTAATTTCATTTGATATGGCTTATGCAATTTTCCTTTGCCAAAAGATGTATTTATTAAATCATTAGATAATGAATCGAATAAAATGACGTTATCTTGTATTACAAAACCTTCGTTTATAATTGATGAATACGTATCGAATTTAGGAATGCGCATTTGTATTTTATTTTAATTTTTCGCCGTGATCATCAATTGCTTTCTTCAATGCATAGTTTAAAGTACCGTCTATTTCAATCAATTCTTTTTTGACAACTGAATATATGCCTGTTGATAATGCAAGTGCGTGATGAGGCAATCCTTCAGAAACACCTTTATGTAAAGCGTTTAATCTTATGTAAAGATTTTTGATATCTTTAACTTTACCAGCAAACGCTGTTTCATTTGAACCAAGTACATCATATGTATCAAGCATAAGCCATTTCATTTTCGATTCTCTCTCGAAAACATCAAAAGAAAGATGCTTAGACGGTATTACGCCGATAACATAACATGGAAAAATATCATCAGGATATTTTTCACTTGGGTCGCCGTACGGACTCATTATGTATCTTAACGGTCTAAAAAATTTATCATCAAGTACTGCTTGTTCATTGATATAATCGTTTAATGACGGAATTCGTTGTTTCATACACTTTATTTTAATTTATATATTCATCGGTGTCAAGTATTGCAATTGCTCTTTCGACACAACCTTCAGTTAAACCGAAACCTCTTATGTTATCTCTATGAATATTTACATCAAAATTGTTTGCTGTTTGAACAAATACTTCTTGTTGGTAATCATAATAGCCATTAATGTCATCTATAATAACAAATGATTCTATGTTGATTTTATCAAGATGCTTTGTTATCCAAACGTCAATTTCGTCACCTCTACGAATGTCATCAAAATCAACAATCCCGCCGCCGTTATTCGTTATGAAATTGTATGCGTATACTGCACTAGGCGTAATATCAATAAGTTCTCCAGGCAATTCTCTATCATTCCACATGTTTTGCATTGTTTGCAAACCAGCATCTTTCCATGTACTGGTCATTACAATTTTTGCATCTGTTGCATCAATAAGAATTGCTAAATTCCTTACAAAATCAGGATGAAAAATATCGCCGTATCTATCTTGTTTTGTTGTTGCTTGCCACGGAATATTTAATACGCCGTCAATATCTAAAAAAATAATTTTCATCAATCGTCGGTTTTTAATTTGTTATAATCATCATATCTGTAACTGTCATTAACACAACATGCTTTGCAACTATCTGCAAACACATCGTCATCAGTAACCATACCTAGATAGGAACAACCGTTAATTGGGATTCCTCGCCATCTGCCTAAATAAATCGAATACGGACAATGCTTTGTGTAATACGTGTAATCATCAGCCGATTTTTTATTCATTTTTTCAAAATCGGGTTCGTAACAATATGGACCTTCGGGAATTACTGTTTCATCAAATTTCATGTTGAAAAGTTTCTTCCACCAGCATCCAAACATTGCAAACCAATTGCCTATTATGTAAAGTTTTCTATTTAAGAATTTCTTCATCTTTTAAATTTATTTTTGTTCCATAATGAATAAAGTTGACAACATCACCTTGTTGAATCACGTCAAATGTTCTGCATATAAACAAAAAATCTTTGTACGCTTGAATCAAATAATTTGCAGACGTTGGTATTCTGTATAAATATTTTTCCAATTCTGGAAATTCTTTTGCTGCAGCTGCTTTTGTGTATATTTCAGGACGACCCATCAATAAACCTAGTGCTTGCGCTAATTGAAATGCAAATATTTTTCGAACTTCGATTACTGAGTTTTTTCCAAATTCATCAATTGATAAATCTAAAGTTTCAGCAACAGATAGTCTAGATTCCCATGAATGCGATTTCAATGCAGATTTTACAGATTCACGATATGTTGTTTTTGAATAATGCGATAAGAAACAACGTAATACTCTTACAGCTTTTAGAATTTCATTTCTTTTTACTTTTGTATCGAGAATTAATGGAAATTCTTGTTCATGTAAACGATATGTTGTAATTAAACTATTTTGAATTTCATCGCATGTTCCTTTATAACAATCTGTAACCATGCCATCTTTAATTACTATGATGTTTCTGTTTTCTTCTTTTGAACTATCGCAAAATTCTTTGCATTCTTGAAATGACGGTAATTTATCGAATACATAAAAAACGTCAATATCTAGTGAATCACCAGATCCATGTATGTATCTTATCATACTTTGTATTTTTCGATTATTTCTCTAGCTTCTTTTAATGATTCTAATAGCATGCCATTTGTAAACCCAAGTTTTCTTCTGCCGATTGGCGTATCAATAAAACCCATCAGATTCTTTAAAGAATCTAGAATTTCATTTTCCAATGGCATAACAACAATTGGAATTATTGCAAATTCAGATTCATGAGTTTCAATATGATATTTTTTTTCTTTAAACAACCTTTGCATATCTAAAACAAAATCATGCAGTTCACTTTTTGCATGTGCTTCATCAACATATAATTTGGCAGCACGAATTTTGCAAACGTTTACATTATTTGCACCAATGTATACCGGTTCATCTTTATACGTTAAATCTTGTATGACGTATCCTAATGTTTTCTTTAGTTCCATAATTATATTTTGTTAAAACGTTTCAAAATGAAAAACAAAAAAACCTGAATACATAAACATATCAAGTACATCCATTTGAAATGCATAAACAATTCAAGTCGTGTAACCTGATGTGTAAAAAAATAAAATGTAGGTATTACAATGAGAATGATGTTTATAATAAACATTATTGCAATAACCGCATCATCCCATTCTAATTCTTTAATAAACTTTTTCAATTTTTCCATTTGTCAATTTTTTAAAATCAAATATACAACATTTAGTATGCAATAGCAAATTAATATGTATATTTGTTTATTAAAGTTTCTCTAGAACTGAATCCTCTACTTCTTGGCGATATGATAACAACAGGAGCAGATTGAGCATTTTTATAAACAGATCTTACCATTTGTTTAACAGCAAAATCAATTTCAGTTTGCATTTCTTTTTCTGATAAATGATAAATTGTATCATCATAAAAATCAGGATTCAATTCGTGTCGATTGAATTCTTGGATAATATCAACTTTAGATTTTCGCGAACGAATAAGATCTGCGCAAATTCCAGATTGTGCAGGATAATTGATTGGATCTTCCATTGCATCAGGTAATTCAGCAGCAGGTTTTGTTAATCCATTAAACAATCCTTCAGGAACAATTTCTTTGTCCCAACGATCATTTATATATTTTGCAAATCTGTATAACTCAAGTTTTGTCATATCACCAATAGGTTGGTGCACACCTATACTTCCAATGTCATGAAACGATGCCCAGCCCAAAACATTTTCTGTATGATTTCCTGTTGAAACAATTCCGCTTTTAAATCTGTGATTTGCCGCGATTGCTTGAACAGATCTTAATACCGCATGCATTGTTGAATAACCTGCCAATGGAATTTCTAAACCTGAAGATTTAAAACTTTCTTCATCAACTTTTTTGATTTCTTGATAAATTCCTTCAACTGGATTTACATACAATTTGCAACCAAGTAAATCAGCAGTTTGTGCAGCATACTTATATGTAACCGAACCGTAATTTAAACTTGACGGATTTGTAATGAATACTGTGTGTTCGGGCCCCATTGCATCTACAACAATTGCGGCAACAATTGAAGAATCAAGACCGCCGGATAGATGTACTTGTGCATTAGGGATTCCACAAAGTTTAAAGAATTCCTTTTGTTCAAAAACCAATGCATCATATATTTCAGAAAACTTACTGTTAACTGTACGATTAACGATAGGAATCAAATTTTGTGTATATACACTAAGATTTGCTGTTTTGAAATTTGGTAATTGCGTACAAAGATTTCCGATTGAATCGAAAACTAAACTTCCGCCATCATAAATTACAATGTTTTTCAATATGTCACCTAAACCACATGAATTTACCATGATAACAGGTACATTATTATTTTTTGCAATTTTTTGGAAAAGATTGTAACGAACTTCTTGTTTTCCATAATAGAAATACGATTGGTTGATTGAAATTAAAACCTCAGCACCCATATTTACCATTTCTTCTGGAATATTTCTTCTGTGATTTTCAAACCAAGAATCTTCGCAAATTGGAACTCCAATATTTACTGATGAATAATCACGAAGAACAATGTTGAATATTTTTGTTTCTTTTCCAGGAATAAAATACTTTTTGTCTTCATGATGGTCAGTTGTTGCAAGCAATTGCTTATGATATACTTCAAGTTTTCCTCGATTTATACATGCAACAGAATTTCTTAATTTTGGGAACCCTGATTTGTTGATTCCGCCACAAGAAACATAACCAACGATGAATGTTTGGTTGTCTTGTAAATTTTTATTGATTAACACAAGATCTTTGATATAGCTTTCTTGTTTTCTTACAAAATCAATTCTGTCCCATAATGAACCGCAGCAATATCCACTTATTGCTGTTTCTGGAAAAACAGAAACATCAACTTTATCATATGCATCTTGTTTTATGCATTCCAAAATTTTATCGAAATTTCCTTGAAGGTCGCCTGTGACCGTGTTAATTTGATGACCGTTAATTTTCATATATAACAATATTTAAAATTTAAAGTGTAAAGAATGCAAAAATTCGTGGTATTGCGTGAAATATATCTATCCAATTGTTATTGAATACGACAAAAACTACAATGTATACTATCAGCCAAATGAATTCAACAAGCATGCCAAAAATTCCGCCAATTTCGTGCGTTAAATCGCTATGACTTATTATATCAAGAATAAACCAAATAATTCCTGATGTTACAAAGTACATTAAAAAATCAAGTATATGCATAATTTATTTTGTCAATTAATTAAAATCAAATATACAACATATTACATGCAATAGCAATAGTTTCTTACATTATTTTCGTGGCCCGTGTGGGTGTCGAACCCACGACCTGAGGGGTTAGAATCCTCCGCTCTACCAGTTGAGCTAACGGGCCAAATATTATTTCATCTGTATTCGTTCTCCTAACGTGATGTTCTTATCTTCTTGCAATCGAATTTTCTTTTTTGGTATGATGTGTCTTCGTCCTACTGATTTTCCTTGATATTCATTCGTAACCCAACCTCTTTGTCCTTTTGCGATATTTATGATATCATACATTTGTAAACAAGGCGAATCTGCATTAGCATATATAATTTTATAGACACATGGCCAATTAGATCGTTGCAAAACTGTTGCGTAAATTTTCATTGCGGTATCATTATGACCTTGTAATTTTTCTTTATTTGTTACTTTAATATTTGCCATAAAAGTAACAGTATCAACAACAAGATAGTCATATCCTTTACCGCTATGAATTTCTGGAGATATTTTAAATGCAATCGTGCGATACATTCTACACGATTGCATTGTTATGATAGTTGAAAGTATCAACAAAAAAGTAATAATTCTTTTCATATATTATAACGATTTGTAAATACTGTAGTAATCCATGAATATTTCCATTGGGTTTAAACCTGAATCAATGAAACTTGCAATTGCATCATTGTATGAGCCATCTTTGAAATTGTTTGCAACATTTTCCTTAAATGCAGTAATAACCTTTCCAAGTTCTTGACCTTTTAAACCTGTTGCTTCCATAATCATGTCACCGTTAATTGCTTCGGAAACACGTTGATTTCGTTTATCAGTTTCTTGTAATTTCAAAAGTGTTGTTTTGAAATTTGCTTCTGGGAAAAACGAATCAATAGTATCATGATATTCTTCCTTGTTCTTTAAGAAAGTAAATTTCGATTGAACATTATTTTTCTCAGCATATTCAAGGAATCCTTGATATGTTGAACGTTTAGCATTACGCTTACGGTCAATATGATTTAAGTTTTCCATTTGGAAATTATCAACATTGAAATATTTTCCTTCAATAATCCATTCAAAAATTTCCTCGGTTGTATCAAAACCTTTTAAATATCGGTCGTAATCATAACCTAAAAATTCAAAAATTTTACGTGAATCTTTAGAAATAACAATGTCTGTTGTTAATCTTCCAGAAAATGTTCGGAATGGAAAGATTAATCCTTCAAACCCATATTTCAAACCAAATTTATGAGCAATTTTACCCATAAGATTTCCAGTAGGATCCCACGAAAAGAAATCTTTTGCTGTTTCCCAATTCCTTGTAGGCTGCGGTATAATATCAACTTGATATTTTTGATATTCAAATGAATATACATTGCCATTGCAATATACCGGTCCAAATCTTGCTTTTAACCGTTCGCCTATGTTTCCTAAATCTCCTGTGTTTAGGATAAGTAAATCCAAATCGCCATGCGTTTCTTTTGTTCTATAAAAAGATACTGTTGCAACTTCTGTATTAAACATTTCAGTTATAACAGGAATTAATTCGTCTTGTATTCGCAAGTGTTCACTTGTTGTTTTTCGTTCAGTGTACACATTTAAAATTGCCATTGCCTTTCCACCCATTTTTTTATTTTATTAATTGTTAAAATCAAATATACAACATTACGAAACCGATAGCAAGGGAAATACTAATTATTTTTAAATTTCCATGAAAAACCTTGCGATTTCTTCAATTTATTTTTGCAGCACATTAATATTGTTTTTGTCACGAAATTATTATCGCGAAGTTCGGATAGTGTCCATTCTTTTAACGATACGTTTTCATTATTTATTTGTAATATAGTCTGTTTGATTTTTGCTGCATTCTGTAGATTTCTATTGTATGCTTGCATATTTTTATAATTACAATCTGTTGTATAAAACCACATATATTCATTAAACTTGTAATTACTATTATCTTTATTATTTCTATCACAACATATTTTCACATGACCAGCATGGAAACCTTCACTGTTTGCATCTTTTGAATTAAAAAATTCTCTTATAAATTTACCATCTAATGAATATTGACAAATAGCTTTATACTGTAACGGAACATCAATTATCTCGTGTACAGTTTCATTTGCCAAATACTTCCAGTAACTATTGTGAACTTTTCTGTATTTATTTCGCTCTGAATCATTGCACGCTCTGAATATGTGTGATGAATTGCATTTAATATGATATGCTGCGTTTGCTGGACTATCCCAAATCTTTAGTATTTTGCCGTTACTATCAAATTGTATAACATCAACAATTTTCCGCATTTTATCTAAGCTTTCTTTTTTCAATTTTCTGTTAACTGTTCCTTCGCCGCCGTCTGTCATATTAGATAATGGACCCTCCCGTAAATCACGTCGTCCTATTTTTCTTATTAAATCAATTTCTTTATTGCAAGATTCAACAAACGTTAGACTATCGTAAACTTTTAAAATTATAGGTGTATAACCGGACGTTTTTATCTTATTTATTATGTTCTGCTTTAACGCGTTTACACTTGTCGATTTAAACATGTGTGCAGTCATTCGCATTCCTTTACCTCTACCTACATAAAAAGGTTCATAATTAAAAATGATATCATCAAATGTATAATTGCCAGGCTTCAACGGATTGAGATAAACATACACATAAAATTCCATACTTGATATTTTTATTTATATATTCATATAAGATTACAAAATTTGTAATCTTATTAGCAAAACATTATTCTAACATTTTATTAAGTTCAATTTTAATTCTTTTCGCTGTTTCTCCGCGCCAATATTGTGCATTACCTAAAAAGTAACAAATAATAGATCTTGCAGAATCAGCGTAATAATTATCATTTATTGATTGCAACGTTGACATTGCGTCAAGATATGGTTTTGCACCGTAACCGACGTTTTTCCAATCGGAACGAATTTCATTTGCAATTTCTTTTAGTGGTCGATGATTTGTTTCCATTTTTATTTTATCAATTAATTAAAATCAAATATACAACATTTATGATGTAATAGCAATAGTTTTACTGATTATTTTGCAATAAAATTAAATTAGAATTTGACATTAAAGCATCAACCTTATCATTATCTAAATTCAACAAGAAATTTGAAAGTTCATTTGATAACTTTATAAAATTTTGTTGAACTTTTTCAAAAAATTCTTCGCGTTCTTTTGTCCAAGCAATGATTGTGTATTCTCGTTCAAATATACCTGCGTTGTTATGCGAATGATGCAAAAACTCAGATGTTGTTTCACAGCCACCAGTATCAGTATGTGCAGTAGTTGCAGATGTAGGTGAATTTCTTTTCCTCGAGTAATACGTTTTTATTTTTGGCGCATCTTCATCATTAAATAAATAACGATTTGTTTCTTTTACATAAGAAACAAAATATTGAAACGATATGTTTGTTTTTAATCCTGCATCAGCATGATTATAATCAGTTCTACATTTTAATGTTCCAGTCGAAAACTTAATACAAATTACCTTTGTTTCATTTGCAAGTTCAATTCGTTTACGTTCAATTGCGTATGTTGATGCTTCAGAAATAATTTTACGCAATTCACGTATGTCAGTAGAAACAATTTTTTGTTTATATGGCGGGTAGCAGCCTCTATCATTATATCCTTTATGACCTTCCTTCATAAACCACGGTGTGGTATCAACAATATAAGAATATAAATGTTTAGGTATTTTTGTTGTATAAGAAATACTTTGGATATCTTCTGTTATATCGGTCATTTCAATGTCAAGATTCTTCTTTTCCATTTTCAAAAAATCTTCCGATGCAATTTCAAATGATAAATTAATTTTCATATTCAATTTTTATTAATGTAAAATCAAATATACAACATTTATGAAGCAATAGCAAATTATTATGCATAAAATTTTTCCAAATGCGATTCTAAAATTCTTAAGAATTCTCTTTTTTCTTTTATTGAAAGTTCATCATCTTTCAAAAAAATTAATGATTCATCATCTGTTAAATTTTCGCATATATAATCATATTCTTCATCATTTATTCTACATGCTGCTTTTATCATATTATCGAAAAGATCATTCACGCCCATTTTGCCACTGACGAACTTTATATCTTCTCGATGTTTTCTTTTTAATCTACTCATAACTTATTAACCAATTTTAGTAATTCAGCTTTATATATGATTTCGCCAGGTGATGTTATACTAGATGCAACTAATAAGTAATCAACAATACCCACATACTGTTCGATATTTGAAAGTGATACACCAGATGCAATTGCCATTGGGTGTTCACCCAAGTATTCACGAATTGCTAGTACTTTATTTATATCTGCTGCTTTACCTGTTCCTACGCCACTTGTTGTTGCGACATCTGTTGCAATTTTTGCGTCTTCACATGCTAATTTCAAATCTTTTGGCTGTGGTTGATATTTGAATGCTAATCCGCCGAAGAAAATGCCTTTAAAATTTCTAACCAATGATGCATCAAGTGATGAAACCGTGCCATCGCACCATAAGCCGTCAACTGATAAATCGTTGTGCAGCGCCATTAATGTGCTGATGCCTAACATATTAACGCCTACCCACAATTCAGGATAATCTTTTTTAACACGTAATGCGCATTCTATTAATTCATCTACGGTTACTTCATGGTTAATCAAAAATACTTTTTTGATACCGCATTCAATACAAGTTCTGACATTTGTTAAAACTTGATTTTGATTCAACATATGAATCACTGGAATAATTTCTGTTTTCATTATTTTTTAAATTTGTTTACAACCAAAGAATCATTTTCACGTGTAAAGAAAACGGTATCGCCTGCGTGCATGCAATTGCATGTGTCTTTTACGTATAGATACTTATAATACTTTGGAAATGTTGCATGTTGCAATAAATACGAATAACCTATTGAATCCCAATCAGGTTGTTCATATCCTAATATGACATACGTTGGATGGCAAGAATACAAACAAATGGAAAGTAATAGTACGAACAAATATTTCATAATTAATTAATAGTTTTTAGCGTTTTAATAGATAAACCAACATATATGCTTGCACCGTATAATTCCGGGATTGTTTTATTTGCGTATAATTTTTCGATTGATTCTTGAAGTTTTAAACTTTCATTAATTAAATTATCAACTTCTTTTTGCAACTCCGCTGGTGTCATTTTTGTTTCTTCTATGACTTCAGGTTTTTTAACCTTTACAGTATTCTTTTTAACAAATTTGGTACTTAACGTTTCAGCTACTTGTGTGAAATCTCCAGATAAATTATTCATATACTTATGTTTAATATTAATTTTATTTTATATACAGATCTTTGTAATAGTTTTAACAAAAAAGTATTATTAGATAGCATCCATGATTCATTAGAACAAGTATATGAAACTTTATACAACTTTTTATATACAACTATACAAAAAATAAAAGGTTCTCTAACGATATGTTTTAGAGAACCTTTTACTATTATAAACCTGGAATATCGACACCACCGCCAGAATCACCACCGCCAGAATCGCCTTCTTGTTTTTTCTTAGGTAATGGTTTACCGGTTCTTGGGTCCAATCCTAATTTTCTTCTGTTAATATATTTTTGATTTTGTTCCATATCAGATTGAGACATTTTCAAATATTTTTCTGCTAAGAACATTGCATCGAAAAATGGTACTTGCGAATCCATTCCTGAATCATCTTTTTCATTTACCATTAATCCTAACATGTTTGTTACGAATTCTACACGTTTACTTTGAACGTCCATCATTTTCATTTCCTTGAACAAGTTTTCTTCTTCATAATCAAGTCCTAACGCAGATTTGAACATGTCATCATTTTGAAGGAAAGGGTATTTCAATTGAACTTGAAGTATTACCGGCTTGATTATAATTTCTTGGAAAATAGAACGAAGACGAGTTATAAATTTAGAGAATCGAATTTCTTCACGACTCATACCGCCAGCATCCATTCCCCATGATCCACCGCCGCCTTCATTATCAAAACGTTCAAATGGAATTTTTGAATCTGATTTCAATTTATCGTAAAAATATCGAAGTGCTTCAGTATCAGATAAATCCGTTCCTGCTGTTTGCATTACATCAATTTCAGGTTGTTCACCTGCTTTAGAAGGAAACAAATAATTTTTATAGAATTGCATTGAAGGTCTACCGTTAACTGACAATTCACCAGAATCCATATCAAGATTAATATCTTCTTTATAAATTGCCATCATTTCAGCAAGTGATTCTTTTGCTTTTTGAGGAGATTTTGTACCGATTGGCACAATCATTTTAATACGGAATGATGCGTTCATTACGTTCCATATTGTTCTTGAATTTTCAAGAATACGTAATAAGTTAAATGAACGAATTAATCTTTCAACGTATGATGTACGGTTTGAAAAGTTTCCTTTTGCATAAGATATGTAAATAATCTGTGAATCATACAATTCTCTTTTCATTGTTGGAATATCTTCGTATTGAACCCAGATTTTTTGCAATTTTCCATTTTCATCTTTCGATATACCAGGACGAAGTGAACCTGCATCAAGTTCTTTAAAACCTACAATGTTTTTTGATTCGGGATCATAAATAATTTCAAATGCAAGAAATCCATCTATTAAGAATTGTTTGAAAAAACTCCATGCATCTTGTCCTTCAACAAAGTGATGCGCATAATAAATTTTATTGAATGCACCCCAGATGTAATTGATAATTTCATCTTGAACATCATCTTTTAGAATACGTCTTAAGTTTTGTAAATCTGGCTTACAGAAAAAGTTTCTATCATCATATACAATTGCTTCATCTGTAATTGTTTCAATCATAAAGTCAATTTCGCCATTCATTGCAAAATTACGTAAGTAATCTCTTCGTTGAGGATATCCTTTGTCGAAGTATGCAATGAATTTCTTTTGTCCAATATCTGCTAATGCTAATGAATATAAAAAATCCTCAGGCATAAACCCTTGGTTGCCCATCATTGCTTCCGTAGCACCAACGGCTTTAGATTGTTGTATGATCATATCCTCATAGTTCATCCCAAGACTTGCAAGTCTTTTGATTGATTTAGAAATTGACCATCCAGCAACAGTTGTTCCGTCTACTTGACGGTTAAGAAATCCTGCCATATAATTTTGTTTTTTATTTATTTATTTCCTTTTGAAATTGCGTAATATTCATTATAGATTTCATTCAGATCTTTACCCATAATGTCTTGTGCTTTAATAAAAGGAATATCATTCCAATCATCATATTCAACAAGACTTGATAATTTTATTCTAGACCGAATATATTGTCTATATGCAAAACCGTAATGTATATTTGCATGTTCAAAAATTTTAATAGTTTCCAACCAATTTCTTAACGCAGTTATTAATTTTGTTGCTAAGAAAATTGATTTTGTATTTGCTGCTTTTTCACCCGCATTGATGTCTGCCGAAAACTTTTCGTAAAATAATTGCAACGTTCCTACTTTAACCTTTTCAGGCAAAAAGTTTAAATTTACGCCAACAACAATATCATTACCTGTACCTTTTGCTCTGTATACATCATGACACAAAATAATAGGCCGCGTATCGTAATAATCTAAACGATCTTTATATAAAGGTGTGTATTGAAAAGTATATATTTTACCAGGTATAAAAAAATTGCTTGACCCGTGTTTAAAATTGATACGTTCATTCAATTTGAATCCATCTGGGTCAGGTTGTCCCAATTGATACTTTTTAATAAAATTCTTATAAGCATTTGCGCGTAATTGAATATTACCTGCATTTTCTCTATAATATTGTTTTGGTGGTATCATAATTATTGATTAAAAAGAAAGTCTTCGGTTACAACTAGAAACTTACAGCCTCTTTTTGCTGCGTGCATTTTTGCAGCTGCAAATTTTGCTGTATTGATAATGAAAGTTTTCAATTGTTCGTTGTAAACCATTAACATTTTATGCGTATTTTTCTTTGGCGGCAATGGTTTTAATAATTGCGCTTTAGGCTTAACTTCAACTAAGTATTCTTCAACCACGCCATTCGATTGTTCGATTTTGATATAGAAGTCCACAAAATATTCGTGGACTCTTTTATCAATTGGACTTATGTATTGAATTGCAAATGGTTCTGATGACCATTTTAATACTTTTTGTGAACTGTCGCAAAATACACAAAATTTTCTTTCCCATGATGAACGATAAATTATCTTTGTGATATCACCAATGTATTTTACAGGATTTCTAGCGACATACTTTCCAGTTATGTTTACGTTCCTAGATGGAACGATTGATTTAATATCAGTTTTTGCCATTACATGTTGTGTATATTCTCGTGTGATAACGATACTTTGTTGATTGTTTTAATTGGATGTAGTTTTTTCCATCCTTTTTTTAATCCGTTAAGAATCATTCTTGTGAAATAAGCAAATGCGTACTCTGAACGTTCAGGATCATAACCTTTCCAATATCTAAGAACATCTTCAATTGCAAATGCAACGCAATCTTCTTTATCCATTGGGTACTTATAACTATTAGTTCTTGAAATTTCATTACACATAAGAACCAACATATCAGTTGCATCTCTTGTTAATTCGCCTTTACTTTTAGATTCGATTATTGCATTTCTAAATTCTTCGGGATCTACGTAGTATTTCTTGTTTGATTTTTTTCTTCCCATGTTTTTTGGATTTTAAATTGTGAATACTTTATATGCAAAAAAGTTCTGTATAGAAATTATATACAGAACTTTCCAATAGTTTTTATTTTGAAATTACTCAGCTATCTTTATAAACTTTTTAAGTGTATATGATTTATGTTTCAATCCTTCACCGACACGTATTTCAATTTTATCATTATCGCCTTTTGATGTATAATCTATAGCTTTTACAAGAATATCCCCAAGGTCACCTTCAAGTTCTTCGCCTTTTGAGCTTAACATTTGTCCTTTAACAAAACCTTCTTCATTGTTTTCTTGTATCTGAACAGATTGAGAACCATCTTGTCCTGTTAGTTTTATTTCAGGGTTGTTTTCGTTAGATTTTTTTTTTAATATTTCAACTTCATGTAAGAATTGTTGAGGAATTGAAACGCTTTTACCATCATTCATTGCAACGATTGTGTTATTATTTGTATCGTTACCTTGAACTATTCCAATCATGCCATTTTTCAATTTTACTTGGTCTCCAGATTCAAGTGGGTTTGTAATATCTTCACCTTTTTTGATGTCATCGCTGACAGTCATTGCTGTGTTTTTTTTATCAAGTTTATTTACGCCATCAGGATCATTTGCTTCAAATGCTTTAGCATCATCAGTTTCAAAATATTCGCCTAGCGATTTAGCTTTAGTAATTGCGGATGCAGCATCTAAGTTTTCTTCAACAATTGTATAATCATTTGATTTATAATCAGATAATGTTTGTTTTCCTATAAAGAATTTTTTATTATCACCTTCTTGTGCAAAGTAGATAGTAGCATTTTTATTTGATTCATTTGTCCAAAAAGTTGCAACATCATCAGCTTGTTCAAAATCTTCATCATTGAATAAAGTATTTACTTTAGTTAATGAATTTATTTTATTATGAACTGCATTTTCATGTTCTTTTAAAGAATTGATTTCAGTATCAATTGCAGAAAGTAATTCTTTAACTTCAGCATTTTCTCTTAAAATCGGATTAGATTGCGTTTGAGCAATAACAGAAGCTTTCTTATCAGATAAAAGTTGTATAGCTTCCATTAATTCACCTTTTTCTACTTCAAGGTTTTTTAACTTTTCAGTTTCAGCAGGTATTAAATCTTTTAGCGATTCAGATATGTCAAATCTTAAATGTTCAAGTATAAGTTGTTTTGTTTGAATGCCGTTTACATTTGTTATGAATTCATTAGATTTTTGAGATTCATTTACTTTAATTAAACAAATAGATTTTTCTGTTTTGTAAACATCAGCCCATTGGCCTTTCATTGTTTTTGAAACTAAACGTTTACCGTAATCAATTTCGTAAACATTTCCGATGTTTTCATATAGAACAGCAATTTGTTTTAGTATTTCATTTTCATTTTGACGGAATATACCTTCATTCATAAAATATTTAGTGAATGTTTGGTATGGTAATTCTTTGCCATTTAAAACAATTTTTGTATTTTCGCCTTCGATGATTATGTCAACATTTTTATTACCTGACGGTGTAGATACTGAAATTTTATTTTCAAATACACGAACGTTAGGTTGCGACAAGAAAAATGCAATACTTACAAAATCCTGTGGTAAAGTTTTGATTTCAGCTTCAGTTAATGATTTAATTTTATCGTTTTCTTTTACTAAGAATCGACCTGATGCGAAGAATATTTCACTTTTCTCATTGATTAATACTGGAGAATAGATTTTCTCAATTGATACTTGTCCATTTGCTTCGATTTGTAATCCGCCTTCAGATAGAATAAGAATTCCATGAAGATGTTTCATACTAGCATCGAATAAATACGGATTTATTTTTTCAATAACTGCTTTTCTAGTTTCTGCTGTACGTTCAACAAAATACGTATCAAGTTCTTGTTCAAACATTTTTGAAAGATACGAACCTGAACTATTTTTAAATTCATACATGAAATTTGCTAACTGAATATCTTCTTTATATTTTTCAATACTTTCAGATATTTTTGCAATATCAGCTTTTAACTCTAAATTCCAACTGTATTGTTTTAACGAATCAACGTATCTTTGTGCAGTTACATACTCAGGTAAAGATTTAATGGTTTGTGCCATTGATTCAATAAGAGGTTTGATTGTTGGATAATGCATTAAATCACTATTCATTAATCTATTGTGCGATTCTCTTACACCTAAATTACTTATTTCGATAATACGATTTTCTCGCATTATAAAAGTAGCAACTTCTTTATCGTCGATATTTGCAAGGTCCTTCACAAGAGTTTCAGCAATAACTGAATCCATGAAGCCATTAGATTTGCAAGCTTCCAATGCAGCGTTAGATAATTCTATCGCTTCTGTTGAACTTGTTCTCTTTTTTAATAACGCTATTCTATCTTTTAGATTTAACATTGTGAAGATTTTTTTATTTTATTTTATTATATATTTATGTAAGCAAATGAATATTTTACAACTATACTATCGTTATAAAGCCAATATCACCATTTTCGTCTAATAGAATTCCGTTGCCACGGCCTGTAGCATCAGAAACTTTAAACGTAATCTTAGTGTTTATAGTTGCAACGTATCCAGAACCGCCTACTAATCGTTCTGAATCGTATCCTACGATTTTTCCATCTATAACTGATGGAATTATTGAAGCACCGCTTCCTGTTGATGATTCAATCTCTAACATTGTTGTTTGGTCATAATTATTACCAGGTTCAACAATTATTATGTCAGAAATAGAGCCATCGATGTCAACAACTGCTTTCACAACAGCACCGCTTCCTTTTGCATTGGGCGTAATTACAAGAACATCTATTAAACCTATCATATTTGGTATAGTCCATGTATATTCTCCTATACTTGCATCAATAAGTGTTGCAATTTGTACCCATTCTGTACCAGGATATAGTGCGTAATACAAATTGACTTTATGAATGAAATTTGCAAATGTCCATTTTATTGTTACGTCACTAGTTGCAACTCGTGATTCGTTTGCAATAGGATTTATAATGTTAATTGTATTTCCGGAGCTATCATTGATTTGTTTAAAATCTCCAATCAATATAGCATCCATTTTATTTGAAGCAAGTCTTGCTGTTTTTCCATTTGCTGAACCATTATCTGTAATAGAATGAACTACTTGTCCTTTTTTAACATTAATTTTGTTTCTTCTACTTTCGCCGACATAATATGATATGTCATTATTATTCATAGGTGTTCCAAGGTTCGAATCTTTGATTGCTTTTTTTGAACCTAGATTAGGTTCATCAAATATTGGAAAATACGTTTCCAAAGACAATGTAAATGTCATAGCAATTTTTGTTTCTGATGGATATGAAAATTCAAACGATTTTTCAATCGGATATGTTTCAGGAAAACCGACTTGACATGGTATCATTAAACCTTTATATGCAACATTAAAAATTTGTACTTTATAAAAAACTTCAAGTATTGATTGATAAAGTTTAAACATATTTGTCATTGTATCTGTATGAATTTCAACATCAAAATTCAAATCCAATGGCAAACTATTTATATATGCATTGTACACTTCCATTTGGCCGTCAACGATTCTTGTGTAATTTCCACGAATCCAACGTTGGGTCATGTTTCCTTTGTTTATTGTTGAATCATTAAGTTTAACAACACCTCTTGGCATTGGGTCAAAATTGCCATCCATGAATTTGGGATGGGCACACGAACGCCAATCTAAAAATGCGTCTTGAAGATATCTTTCATCACCTGTTGTCGAATAATAAAAAGGAACTTCTACAATTTCTTGTTCATCATTAGACCATACATTCTCGAAAAAAACTTCCTGATTTAATAAATTGATTAATCCAATTATCACGGAACGTAAATGAATATCGTCTCTATTAAATTTTTCTAAATACGCCATTTTGTTATTTTATTTTATATATTCGCAATTTTAATCAATCTTCTGGATATCCATTTGCGAAAAATTATTAGGTTTAGATACAAAAATCTTGTAATCAAAAACCTCAGCAGGAAGTGGCGCATGGTTTACAACAAAAATATTCATATTCATTGATTTTGTTGTGTCAGCTAATATTTTTAATATGTGGTGAATTCCATCTGAATCAATACTTGCGAATAATTCATCTAGAAATGTTATGTTAATGGATGGATATTTTATTTTCATTAGTCGAATTATCGCAATTAAAACTGCAAAGTCAACTTTTTTCTTTTCACCAGTACTTAATTGTTGAATTGCAACTTCATGTCCAAGATGTGATATGTGTGCATCAAATGATTTATCAAAAATAACCTTATAATCCATTCTTAATTCTGATAATACTAAACGTATTTCAGAATTTAATGCAGGCATAATTTTATTTATTGCAAGTTGTTTTACTCCATTATCTCCAAAGATTTCTTCAACAATTTTAAAGAAACTTATATGTTGTGAGCTTTTATCAGATTTTTTTATTATTGCTTTACGTCTTTCTTTATTGTCAGCAATAATTTTTTCGATAGATTGTGTTTCCAGTGTTTTATCACCATCTTTCAGTTGTTCAAGTTGTTGTTTGTAACCTGATATGATAGTTGAGAATTCAATTTGCTTATTGCTGTACGAATTTTTTGCAGTTAATATTTTTGCTTTTAATTCTCTGATACTTTTTATAGATTCCTGCAGTTTTTCGATATTTTCATTTACCTTTATTTCTTTGTTAATCAATTCATCTAAAATTGATTTATGATGTTCGGTAGTCAAATCGGCTTCACACATAGGACATTTTGAATTTTCATATAATGTTTTCTTTTCAGCAATATTTTTTGCTGTTACATTATTTTTATTCAAAAGTTCAATTAAGCCATTAAGTTTTTCATTTGATTGACCTAATTTCTCATCAACATTTGTTAATTTTGTTCCTATGTCAGTTAATAGTGCATCATATTCTTTAATACTTTGTTGAATAGTATTTATTTTTGATTGCGCATTTAATTCAATTTTTTGTTTAAGTAATTCAAGTTCTGTTTCAGAATTTGCAATTGTTTGTGCAATTGTCTCAACTTGTTTAGTAAATGTTAATGCGTTATCTCTTAATGTTTTCAGTTCTTCTTTAACAAGCCATTTTGCATTGTTAATAATTTCTAAACTGAATATTTTGTCGATGATCATTCTTTTATCATGCGGAGACATATTCAAAAATGACTTAAAATCATTAATTGATAAAGATATTATGTTATTAAAAACATAAAATGGCAAACCTATAATTTCATCTGCAATATAATCTTCGACATTTTGTTTTCCTGCTTGGTCATATTCTTCGCCGTTTATAAACAGTCTTAAGAAATTTGGTCGTATTCCTCGTTCAATCGTTATCGTATTATTGTTTGCAACCATAATAACTTTAACGTATGTTTGCTGATTGAATCTGTTGGGAATATCGCTTAATCTTTTATTTCCAAGTTTTCCATAGATACCAAACTTTATAACATCAGACATTGTTGATTTGCCCGCGCCATTTTCTCCCATTACAAGATAAAACATACCGTCTGTTTCTGAAAAATCAATTTTTTGCAATTTGTTGCCGTAAGATGCAAAATTGCGAAATTCTATTGAAAGTATTCTCATATTTCTTTTTCTTGTGATAATTTTAATGCCTTGCGGTATAATTTTAGCGAGACATCTAATAATTGTTCTTTTGTATTATCAGCGTATGGCAATTCGTTACAATATAATGTAATTAAGTCAGCAATATCAATTTCCTCGCCATCATAATCTTCATCCTCAACGTCTTTTTGTAACGATGATAAAACATAATTTAATTTTCGATGGCCTGTTAATGTATCAACAAGCAATGCAAATGGAAATTTTGAAACCCACTTGCCATCAATGATAAAGTCAACATAATTGTTTGTCACATGTTTTTGCAATTCATCAATAGTCAGATTTAAAATATCATCAATAGCAAACTTTTGAAATATTGGAGAATAGTTATTTTCATATCTAATTTCTTCATCAGTTTCAAAATTTATGTTATAGACATATTTTTGATTATGCAAATCGCTTCTTGTTAATTGAAACGGACAGCCAATCATGCGAATATTTTTAATATGTTGTGAAAAATGTATATGCCCAGAATAAACTTTTTTGTAATGTTCAACAACTGAAGGATCTAAACCTGATTCGATTGCAATCTTTCTATTGTATTTCATATTCAAGAAATCTGTATGACAAAACATATAATCAGCAGGGTGATTGCGAACAACATCAATTTCTGCATTTTTATCTTCAACCCAAGGCATCATAAATAACTTTGCATATTTTGTGTGCAAAATCTGCGGTTCAGTTAAGACAGTAATGTTATCAATTGTGTTAAACACAATGGAAGAATTAACGCTGTTTGTTTGTTTTCTATAAATGTCGTGATTACCGACAATTATCAAAATTGGCATAATTTCAGAAAGCTTCGAGAAAATTTCGAAAGCTTTATTCATAACAAGAATATTAAGAGATTGACGAGATTCAAAGATATCACCAAGTACAAATAAACAGTCACCTTCTTTTTTATTGGCTTTTAATAACGGTATGAAAAAATTATTGAAATAATCTTCATGACAGTCAAGCCATTCAAGTGAACTTGACCTAACACCGAAATGTATATCGGATATAAGCCAAGCTCTTTTGATTTCGGCAACATTTAATTTCATCATGACTTAAAATAAGTTATGCGCTTTTTTGTTTGAAATTATATGATATTTTTTGTTAAGTTCTTTAAGAATTGCCTCTTTGTGTATGATTGGCAATTCTCTATACATTGTTTCAAAATTCATTTTCATGAAATTAACAATTGCAATGAACTTTTCAACTGTTGTGTATCTTTCAGCATTACTTATTCTATCTAAGAAATATAAGTATACTTCAACCATTTCATGTTTCGATACTTTTTTATTTCCTTCATATTTTGCAGCAAATGGTGCGGCATTAAATAATTCATAAAGATTTTCTTCCAATGCACGATATTCAAATTCTTCATGTGGATTTTGCGATTCGCGATTTGTTGACATTAACCAATCCTGGTCAATTGCAAATTTTCCAAATTGCTGAAATTCACCTGAGGAATCGTCATCAGTGCTAATAGTTTCTTCAACATCTGAATCTGTTGATTCATCTTGATTTTCAAAGTCAAGGAATTCATTTTCCTCATCAAATAGTTTTTTACTCATATCTTAATTTTTTAATGTAGTCTTGAATTAAAATAACATTTCTTTCCATGTGTTCTTTCAATTCATCGGTTAGTACTTCTGGTAATATTTTTATAATTTCAACATCGGCAGTATTTACGTCTGTTACAAATTTTGGTAAAACAACAACTTTGAGTAATGTATCCTTTGCAAGATATTCTTCTCTGTTATTTAATCCTGCGTGTGCACATACTTCAGATAATTGTTCATACACACGTTGATTTGAACTTCCAGATCTTACAGGAATTTTATATACAAGATATGTTAATTGCTTTGAGTTTTGTAATTCTGGATGCTCGAAACATTCATCGCGTTTTGCAATTAATGTTTGTATTTCCGCGTATTTCTCATTGAGCATATCGTACTTTCTTCCATTATTTTCGCTTTTTTCACCAGCTTCTTTTAATAGCTCATTCAAATCGTCGTTATTTGTTTTGTTTTGTCCTTTTAGTAAATCCATGGTTATCCGTTTATTGTGTCAAGTATAATTTGTGAGTTCATATCTTCAAGTATTCTCATGTGTGAATAGTCAATTGAGAATTTCTTTCGTGAATTTTTGTAACCTTCATTTCGATTCAACATTGTTTGCAACATATATTCTTGATTTGCATACATTAATTCATCTTGAATAATACCGCCCATCCAGTCAACCGTGTGACCTAAACCTGATGATTCAGCAATACTTGATAATGAAATTGAACCTGATGCGGCAAATCCTGAACGATTTAATTGGGTTACTGTAATAATTGCCCAGTTATTACGTGCACCCATTGCACGCATGTCTTCAGCAATTTGTTTGATTTTCAAATATGTGTTTTCAGAGTTTGGATTTCTCCAGTTCATTAAAATGTTAATGTAGTCAATGAAAACCGTTTTGAATTTTATTCCTTTTATTTGTTCCATTTGTAAGAGCCAACGTTCGCAATCTTTAATAGATGCAGATGATGTTGGGAATTCTTTAATGAACAATTTTCCAGGAATTTTTAAATCATCATATCCGATTGTTGATAATCGCTTTTTGATTAAATCTTGGTCCTCAGCAAGTTTTGCGTATTCAGACATTGTAATACCTAAAAGATTTGCGCCTAAACGTTTTACAACATGTCGGTCACGCATTTCAAGTGATATTACAGCAGAATTATATCCAAGTTTTACAGATTGTGCAGCAAGGTTTGCAAGCCAAATAGATTTACCTACTTTGTTTTCACCTGCAATTACGTAAAGTGCTTTTGTTGACCATCCGCCGCCAAGTACCTGGTCAAGATAATCATATCCTGTTGAAAATGTATCAAGTGTTGGCTGTTTATGCGATTCAGGATTGAAAAAGTCAAGACCTTCATCAAATTTGAAATTGATGTTATTTCCTGTTACGATAATATCTTTTGCAGTTTCAACAACTTGTTTTATATTGCCTGCATCAACTTTTGTTGTTTTTAAATATGTAACAAGATTTTCAACAGATTTGTCGAGATTTTTAAATTCGACCCATGCTTCGGAACTTTCATCTAGCCATTCAGGATCGTATTCTTCAAGATTAATATCATACAATGTATCAATGTAATCTCTATTTATTGTTTCGCCCCAACCATGAATTTTGATAACTTCAATGATTTGTTCTTTTGTTGGGACTTTGTTGTATTTGTCGATAAAACCTTTAGCCGCAGTGAATATCTTTGGATAATTCGGTGTCTCGAAAAAGTTTTCTTTTGTAAACTGTAAAAATTCCTTTTTTTGTAGAATATAATGATACAGTATTTTCTCTAAGTGATTTGGTAGCATAATTGGTTATTTAATTTAATATACATCAAGTGCATATAGTTTTTATTCATTCAATCTGTGAAGATTGCCATACGAACCCATAAATTTATTGTGATACCCGGTTGTTCCCAACGGACGAGATTCATACGGAATTTCTCTTCTTGAAATAACAACGTCTTGTGTTTTACTTTTTTCTAAACAGTCCGCAATATATTTTGTATAATCTTTCTGTTGCTCTGGTGTACGTGTGTATGCATTATCAATATGTCCTCTTTTTTCGCCAGCAGGTGGTTCCCACATATTTTTATGATAATTAAGTTTTTCGATTTTATCTTTTACTTCATGCAATGGAAATTTTGTACTAACTTTTATATGAAAAAAGTTTTCATCATATGAAGGTACATTTAACATGTTATCAGACATTTGTACAACGATTGCAATTTCAAATATGTCGCGTACACCTTGCGGTATAACTTCGGCTCTAGATATTTTGTAAATGTAATTATTGTCAATTCTACTTTTACCAACGCATTCACATTTTACAAGTTTCATGAATTGAGTTTTTGCATCGTCCATAGTTTTGATTTCCGCCTTTGCAACGTTAATATCTGTAATTGGCGGGTGATGTTTGCATTCGTATTTAACAACATACGGATCTTCCACTTTTTTTGTATCAAATAATTGTTCTATGTATTTTAAAAAACCCATGATTTTTATGATTTATCGTATTGCCAATCGTGTTTTAGTAAACGATAACTTGAATATTTTGCTTTTGACGTTTCTTTAATGTAATTAAGTCGTTCCAATTCTTGCAAAAATTCAATATGTTTATCTTTTCCTACAGTGGTACAAATTTTATCTTTTGTCCATAATGCACCAAATTCATTTTCCAAAAAATCCGTTTCAACTAAAAGATTAACTAATTCATACAAATAATCTTCTATTGAAGGATATCCAGGCGTTTCCGTCTGGATATCCAAGAAGTATTTGATTTTAAGTTTTCTTCTATCTAATCCAAGATTCATATTATCCAGCGATATTTTCTGATTCTTTCAATGTTTGGAACTCTGCTTTCATATCAAACTTTGCTTGTTTAATTGCTTGTTTGTTTGCTGAACGCCATTCTTGAAAAACTTCAGTTGTAAATTCGGCAGGTACTGTTGTACAAAATTCGTACCCGTCAAATACCATGATTACTCCATTGTTTAGATTTCTTCTTACTTGTGTCATTTTTTTAGTCTTTTAAAGTGTTTTCTAATGCATTTTCTGTTTCGCTGTTTTCATCAGTTGATAAGGCAAAATCCTCAGCGTAGCCTTCCATATCAAACATGTCACCAATTGATGGCAGTTGGAATGTTGGTTTAATTGTTGTTTCATCAAGTTCTTTAAGAACTTCTTGTGTAAGAACACGTGGCGTAAATAATTCTCCGGCAGGAACAGTATCATTTAAATGTTTAACGACAAAATTTCGAGCGGTTTCTTTCAATACGCAGAACATTAATTTTCCATTATGTTCCCATACTCTACCTTCTTTTCTTGCAGCTTCTTGTTCAGCAGGTGTCATTTTATTGAATGCCTTTTCATCACCGATGTTTCCTTTTGCAATACCGCATTGTTCCCATCCGATGAATTGTTCTAATCCAACATAAGGATTCATACCTTTGTAAAATGAAATGTGGAATCGAATTGTAATAGGACGTGCAAATCTGTTTTTGTGTGGAGCTGAACGAACAATGATTCCGGTTTTTGTTAAACCTACTTTATTTGCTTCAGCATTTGCAACTTTTAATCCTGATTTGTATAAGAATAAAATTACAGATGCATTATATAACGGTCCACCACCACCGCTCATTACGTCCATTGGAATGAATGATCCAACCGATGCATATGTGTGTGCAGTCATGATAAATGGAATTTTTGCACCTGCAAGGTCCATTGTAATTACACGGAATAATGAACGCATTTCTTGTGCTTTTGTCATGTCCTTTTTCTCTGAACCTGATACGGCATCAGCACGTTCTTTAGTTGTTGCAAGGTTACCAAGTGAGTCAAGAACAAGCATAATTTTAGGAACAGCTTTACCAGTTTTTTTAGCATCATCGATGTATTTCAATAAATTTGAAACAAACTTCTTGAATTCCAATGGTGTACTTACTGGTTGGTAACGAATTTTGTCAGGGTCACAACCGAATTTTTTAAATGTGCCAGCATCGACTGCTGCTTCTGAATCGCAATATACGATATGATAACCCATTGCTTGTGCGCAACGTACGCCATTTAAAGCAAGGAATGTTTTTCCCGTACCGGTTTCTCCGGCAAGAGCGATTGTTCTACAGTTTGGATATCCTCCAAAAAGTGAACCTGAAATTTGTGCATTCAGTAAATAATTACCAGTGTCGATGAATTCATCGATGTTTGAGAATGCGTTTGATGAGCTGATAGAACCTCTGTCATCGACATTTTTCGATAACATATTGTCAAGTTCTACGAATGAAAATTCTTTAATTGCCATGTGTTTAGATTTATTTTAGAATAGTTGTTTGCTTGTAACTAAGTTACTTGAAAGTTCAGGAAATCCTAATGCTGAGATAAATCTATTCAATGGGTCAATAATTGTTTTAGCAAATTGCAATTCATAATCAACGGACGGTGCAATTTCGTATGGAAGATTTCCTGGTAAATATGCAAAAACAATATCTTTTCCGCTATCGTCTTTTGCATAATAAAATTTAACTTTATCGCCTGATTTAATAAGCGAGTATTTCTTTTTGTACTTTGGATTTTGATTAATCAAATAATTATGGTAACCTGCACCGCGTACGTGAATAGGACAATGTGGTAAAATTTCAAATTTTGATGTATCATTTGCGATTCCCTTTTCATAATCACCAATACTTGAGCCGAAAGCAATATTGCTAACGTCTTCGTTTTGGAATTGTGTTTTTAATGATTTAAGTTCATTTACAAATGCTTTAAGATTTAATTGTTTCTTTTCTTTGAAAAAATACTTTAACATTTCCTTTAATTTTGTTCTTGCAAATGGTGGTGTAGATGATTGTACAATTTCAACACCTTTTGCTTTAATTTTTGCTTGCGCTTCAAATGATATACCGTCTTGCCACACCAAGTCAAGAACATATTTTTTCTTTGCTAACAATATTGCAGAAGCAGAAATTGTTTCCAATTCAAAATCTTGTATATTTTTTGTTCCCCACTTTGTTGCGTATTGGTCAAATGCTTTTCCTAGGTAATCCTTGATTCTAAATTTATACATTTTAATAATCATTTCAACAGGATCTCCTTGATAGTCAGAACCATTTACAGCTTCTTGAAAAGAACAATAAACAGAATCGGTATCTCCATAAATTGCAACATCTTGTACAACTGTTGGAATAACTGTTATTCCAAGATGGTCATGCAATGCTTTATCGCTTTTCCAATATTTATGAAAGTACAAATTTAATACCTTAGATGAAAACTTGATAATATTTTGTCCTTGCAATGTAATTGCTTCAGCAAGTTGTGGATTATATGCAACAAAATAAGGCGATGCACACGCACCGTATATAGAGTTGATAAAGATCTTTATCGCTTGTTCCTCATTACCAAAATCATTTTGTATTTTCGTTAATCTTTTTATTTCAGCTTCAATATCAGCAATTGTTGATTCTTGAGATACTTTTGCGTATTTATATTCGTACATGTTTATAGCCTTTATTTTTTTGACTTTATTTAAACTAAAAATGTCCCATCTGTCTTTTGCTGTTTAGCAAAAATAACAAATGGGACAATTAAAGTAATATGGTATGTATCAATAGCGGTAATAGAGAAATAATTATTCAGCCTCGCCGATAATCATTTTTGTGTCAGATTCATTTGAAACGAAAATTAATTTCTCGTCTGCAATATGAACGATTGCATCTTCTCTATCAAGAAACGCATAGTGATGTTTGAATACTGAAAGATTTGCATTCGGTTTGTTTGCAACGTCAGTGTCAACAACTTGAAGTTTGAAGTTTTTACCTTCAGCAAGTACTTCATCACCTTTTTTATTGAAAGTGATTTTTGAGTGGTCAGAATCAATACCGAATAATGAAGAGATTTTTGCTTGTTGTTCTTTTGGAAGTAAGAAGTCAACTTTACTTGATGATGTATCTGTGATTTTGTTTAATACGTCATCAGTAATGTATGTAAATAATTTCAATGAAGCGCATTGAAATTCAATTGCTAATGAACTGTTTTTAAGAACGATGCCAGTTCCTGTATTATCTCCATTTACGTTTTCGTAATCCAAGATAAATTCAAATTCCGATTCGCCAAAGAATTTGAAAGAAGATGATAACTTGTCGATATTTAAAATACCAACTTTAACTGGTGCGCTAATGTCGCTGTACTCAGAAAATACTTCGTCAAGAGGAATTGCAGAATATTTTACAACCGATTTTTCTGGCGTGTAACTTTTTGCTTTAACGAAGCCATTGTCAATTTCTAATAAAAGTGAGTTATCAATACCTTGAAATCTTTTTAAGAAATTGATGAATTTTTGAAATTTTTCTACTTTGAGATTTAGTTTTTGCATAATTTATTTATCTTTAATTTATTAATAATATACATATAAATGTAATAGTTTCAATTTGTTACCTGGACTTATAATATGATATCGTCAACTAAACCGTATTGTTTGCATTTTTTTGCATTAAGATACAAGTCGTGTTTTAAAATATCGTTTAACTGTTCCGTTGTGAATTTTGTATTCTTTTTGTAAAAACGTTTGATGTCAGCCATAAACGCATCAACATTTTGTTGGCTGTCTTTCAGTTGTTCGTAATTACCCCATGCTCCACCTGATAACTGATGTACTAGCATGTACGAATTTTCGCGAATTACTCTGTGTGAACCTATTGAAGATATAAAAGTTGCAGCTGATGCAGCAACACCTTCAACGACAGTAATAACAGGTACAGCACATTTGATTCGATTAATAGTATCGACCATTGACATTGCTGAAGTAATAATTCCACCTGGCGAATTAATGTGAAGCCATATCGGCGATGGCGCAGATCTTTCAAACATACCGTTTACAGTATATTTTGTGTGTTCGTACGCAAGATCTGTAATAACTTGATTGAATTCTAATGCAGATTCATCATCAATTGCATCATAAAACCAAATATGATCGCGTGATATACGCATATTTGAGCTTCCGGGTTTAAACCCACCGCTTTTTGCTTCGTCTGTTCTTGTTCGCTGTGCAGCTACTTGCATGATTTCATTCATACTTGATTTGATTTATGTGATTTATATTAGTTTACGGTTTGGTCTTCGATAGCTGCAGGCGCAACTTCTTCATAAATATATTCTTTGCAGAATTTATCAACTGCTGCTTCAATATCGCAATATAAATTATAGGAAACTATTTCATCGTCCACACAATCATAATTGCCATTTTTCTTTGCGTTGTAAATTGTTACTCTGGATGTGTAACCATGGAAAGGAGTGTATGCAGCGGCAAAAAACTTATTATCAAATACAAAAATCCATCCATGAACGTTTGTGCTTGTTTTGATATTTGTAATATACGTATACGGTTTTTCTTCGGTAAATTCAGGATTTTCATTTCTGTGTCTTACCTTCTCGAGAGTGGCTCCATACACAGTGCCTCCGACAAGATCTGTTGATTTGATAATTCTTTCAGTTGTCATATTATTTAAGTATAAAAGTTACTTGTAGATAATGTGCGTATCATCACAATAGATACACTTTAATATGACGGTCAATGGATTTTATAGCAATTTATTTTAAGTTCATTAAAATTGCTCTAATGAACTTAAATATAATCGGCAGGATTGAATGGCGCATTATCATCATCTTCATCGTCGGATTCGCCTTTGAAAACTTCAATGCCATCAATCATTTCAACTTCATCAAATAAATCTTTTGCTGCTTTATTTTTTACGCCACGTGTTAATGCAACGTCCTTCATTTTTGCAAATATTTTTTGAAGTTTTTCTGTTTCTTTTTGTGTTTCTTTTAATTCCTTTTCGATTTCTTTTATTTTTGCAACAGTTCTTTGTAATTCATCAGCACTTAAGTGTCGAAGTAATGTACTGTTTAACCTATTAGAAATACGTTTGTCGAATTGCTCCAGAAATGTATCAATTTCTGCTTCAGTTCTTTTCTTAACCAACATGAATTCAAGATACAATTTTTTTGCTTTATTGAAAGCAAGTTCCATGTCAGTTTGTTCAAGATTATACTTTGAACGTTCAAGATTTAATTGTGCTTGACGATATTTAAAATCGTCAAGATAATCTTCAATCTTGTCATATTGAATTACAATATTATCTTTAACAAATACAGCAGTTTCAGTAACAAGAATTTTTGTTGCTTTTATAATTGCTGATTTGAATGTTGGCCAATCTTGAGCATAACCAGTGTAAACGAGTTTTAAGTTTACATTTGTTTTTGAGTTATTATCAACTTTACATTTGCCGTTATGTAATTCAATGATCTTATCAATTTTTTCAGAAAAACTTGAAAATTTTATCAATGGCGGAATGTCTTTAATAAGAATTTCCTTTTTAACGTCGTTTGCAATTACATCACCTGAAATGATATACGTTTTATCCATTCCTTGGAATCGTTCAACATTACCGGTGAAATTTGCAAAATATGGCATAACCTCTTTTATTTTGCCATCGTAATAATTTTGAATATCTTCAAGTTTTCTTGGAAGAATAGTTGTTTTATATCCAACCGCAATTCCTATGATATTGGTTACAAGACCGATAGGATATTGTAACCATAATGAATTCCAGCCACCTTCTTCATCTCGTGAATTTAATACAGCATTTTCCTTAATTATTTTTGCAAATTTAGGATTTAATTTTACTGATGTATAACGAGCAGCTGCAGCATCAGTTTTAATTGGCGAACCAAAAAATCCGTCACCTATTAATATTGATTCTGAACAACCGAAAGGTCGAGCAAGTTTATTTATTGCACCTGATAATGATGCATCTCCATGATGGTAACCATCGCTGATACAAGATCCCGCAACAGTTAAAGTTTTTCCAAATGTTGTTCCGCTGTTTAATAAAATTAAACGTTGTACATTTGTAAGACCGTCATACCAAGAAGGTATTCCGCGTTTCTCTAAAACGTATAATGCGTAATTTCTATAGTTAATGTCGATTTGACTCGATATCGGTAAACGGATTATTTTTGTTCTTCTAGCCATATTTTTATATTAATTTATATACACGAGATTAAATAAGTTTTATTTTAAAATCAAATATACAACATTTTTGCATCAATAGCAATAGTAATGTTGTATTTTTTTAAAATGTTCCTTCTAACCAACGTTTTCTGTATAATGATTTTGAATCGAATGCAACCCATAAGTATTTCGCAGCAGATCTGTCAGCATATACTCTCCATGCATCGCGATATTTCATGATGATTTCCCAATCCTCTAATGCCAATGAACCAAGTCCTTTTAAATATCGAACATTATTGTACTTTTCAATTTTTGATTCAGCGTATTCCCCAAATTCTTTTGTTGAATAAAAGTATTTACGTTCTTTATTAACATCAACACTAACTAGTGGAGTTGACATTAAAAATAATCGGTTTTGGTCAATTACATTAGGAAACCATTTAAAGAACAAATTCATAACAAGTGATGCAATATGGCCAACGCCGTCAGGGTCCCAGTCAGTTGCAATATAAATTTTGTCATATGAACAATTTTTATCCTCACCTGGTTTTATATCAAGAATATGCATTAGTTCAACGATTTCAAAATTACTTGTCAAATCGCGTGCAGACCTTGCATTTTTAATTTTTCCTTTAAGTGCGTAAACGCCATCAGTTTTTGCATTACGTTCTTGTAATAAAGAACCCATAGCAGAACCTCCTTCAACAATAAATAAAGTACCTTTTCTTTCAGAAGGCGGGAAGTACTTATCAGAAACAACACGTTTCTTAACATTACGTAATTGTTTCTTTAATTCTCTACTGTCATCGGTTTTTTTGCGTTCATCAACAAGTTGTTGAATTTCTTTATAAAGTGATGTTTTCTTGAATTCCTTTGCAAAATTGCTTAAAAAATGTTTTTCAAGTATGGGTTGAATTTCCCAACGACCAGATGCAAGTTTTGTTTTATTTTGGTCACCGAAACGAACAAACTTTGGCGGAATATTGATAATCATTGCTGAACACCAAAATAACCAAGATCCTTTATAATCAAATAACTCACCCATGAATTCTTGAAGAATTGTTTGGTGCGGGCCTGTACATAATGCAGTATTTACGAATGACGTTTGTTTGAAATAATCATCGGATGCCGCTTTCCAAATATGTAATGTTCCAATTTTTGAATTAAGTACAAATGATTCTTTAGGTAAAAATGGTTTATTAAGATCCATTGTAACACCATCCCAAGTAACAACAAATTTTAAATTTTGTGTAATTGGTTCTTGCGATTTGATGAATTCTCTAAAAATCATTTGCGCCTCAATGTATTCAAAATCCCATTTGCAATTTTTAAACATTGAAGTTAATGGTATAAAAGATATTGTGGTTCCGCATTTATCTTTTGGCGTTTTTTTGCGGATATCTTTTGTTACCGTTTTGAAGTCAACCCATTTCTGATAATAAACTTCAGAATCATTGATTGTTGTAACTTCAAATTCATTTGATAACATATTTACAATTGACGCACCAACCCCATTTGTTCCAAGTATGGTTTCGTCAATTTCATTATTTTTGAAATTTGAACCTGCTCTTAACATTGTTAATGCAGTTTCAACATTTGTCATTTTTGTTGTGTTAATTTTTGATGTGTTAATTTTTGAAGCATTGATAAAACCGCCTCCAGTATCTGTAACTGTTACACGATTCGTTTTAGAATCAAAATCAACTGAAATCATTGGCATTTTGCCATCTTGACGTTTAGCTTCATCGAAAGCATTATCAACGATTTCATTTAAAAGTTTGTAAAAGCCTATTGAAATAACTTTTTTCTTACTGATTATAATACCGTCAGTAATAACCCTAACATCTTCCTCATTTTCTTCAACAGATCCGATGTACATTGTTGGTTTTAACCTAACGTGTTCAACATCGGATAATGCAACAATTTCTTTATTGGGTTGGGTTTTTAAATTTTCTTTTGCCATGTAATATTTTTTTTATCAATTTAAAATCAAATATACAACATTATTGCTTCAATAGCAATAGTTTTGTGCATTATTTTAAATTTGTTTGAATTATATTCATCAACAGAAATTAGTTTCATTAATGAACTTTTGTTTTGTATATAGTTGTATATACAAAGTTATAATAAGTTGACATAATGTCTTTAGAATGATATCTGAATCATTATTTTTGTTCTGTATTGCAACCGTGGATTTCGGCGTATCTTAAACCTGAAAGTAATCCATAAAAGTACGCATATATGTAACTTTTTGAAACATATCCTGAAATACTTGACCCGCCTTCAGTTGCAAAATTTACAACTTGTACTTCGGGTAAATTAGAAGCAACGTACAAATCATATCGTACAACGTATTCATTTACACGTCTTAAACCTTTCCATACTTTGACCGGAAACTTACGTTCGTTTAAATAATGACGGTTACCAAACTTTTGTCTGACTTCTTGAAATAATTCATTTAATTCTTCATCTTCAACAGATGCAAACTTTGTATATTCGTATTCGTGTAAATATGTGCACATCATATATTATTCTGTTTTAAAAGTGTTTTTGTTTCGATTATATACGCATTGATTAATGCTTGATTTTCCCAACCTTTAAATTTTGGATTTCTTTCGATTTGAAACAAATAATCTAAACATTCTTTATTGCCTACTTGTAATTCTAATGATTTTAAAATTGTTGTCATACCGCTGTCTTCAAGTAATTTTTTTGCGGCTTCTCTTGCTTTCATAAATTCAACAGTAGGATCTCCAACATCGCCAGGATTTAAAATTGAACGTTGCACAAGAGCATGCATCATCTCATTTGTGTATCCGTCTACGTATGCTTGTTTTTGACTATCTGGGATTGATTCTTGAGATTCCCAATTATATCGAACTGTTCCTATTGCATTCGGCAATAACATTAAAAATTCATTCATCATCACCAATTAAACATTCCCATTTTTGATGCTTTAGCGTACTTAACCATAGCATCTAATAAAATATCAGCAGCAACATTATTATCTTTTTCTTGTTTTATTTGTTCAACTAATTTTAATCGTTGTTCTAATAAACTTTTTCTTTGTTTTTCCATTGCGTCTGCATGTGGATCATCAGTTATCTTTTGCGACATTTTATTATTTTTTTGCTTTTTGTAAACTGTCTTCGATTGTAAGCAGACGTGATAATTCAATAGATATCTTGCCTGTCGAATCATACTTCAATTGATGCGTTTCATTTAAATACATAATTGCCGCTGTTCTGCCGTAGTTCTTTCCTTGCTCAACATATGTTATACTGTCGATATCTTTAAATTGTGTTGATGCATTCAATGAATCTTCCGAATTACAAGACAATAAAGAAATTCCTGCGAGTAATATTAAAGTAATTTTTTTCATATCAATTAAAATAAAGATTTAACATTTGATTTTGTAGCAATTTTTGCAGGTTTTACGTTAGGTGTAATTGCAACAACTTGTGGAGCAATTAATAAACCGTTTGGACGGTAACCGTTACAAAATTTATCAAGAAATTGTTCATACGATAAAACTTCAATTGAACCAGGATTTTTTGCATTTATTTTTGCAGCATTTGCCATTTTTCCAGTTGTAGAGTTTAAATCATCAGTAACAAGTACTTTTGAATTTGCAAGTTTTTCATGAATAAAACCGAATGTTTTTGCAATATCCATGAATGTATCTTTTGAATCAAAACCAGCACCTTTAGGTGAACCGGTCATTTCAACACCGATTTTATTTGATAAATCTTCTGGCATTTTAATATCAATGAATTGCATTAATTCGCCGATAGCATTATCAAGTTTTATACGTTTTGGTTGTCCTTTTTCAAAACCTTCAACAATCGTTTTTTGTAAACCTGAGAAATTGTAATCAACACCGGCAACAAGATTTGCAACTTGTTTCGATGTAGTTGTTCCCATACCTTGGTATCCTAACATTAAAATTAATTTTTGTAAAGGTAATTCCTTAGTATTTTCAATTTCTGAGAAAAGATTATCAACGATTTTGCCGTCAGTAACAATTCCTTTAGAAATTAATGTTTGTTTGTTGAATTTTGTTGGATTTAATAAATCAATTGCTTCAGTAAAACCTGAGTTAAAAATATCTTCAATCATTGAACCCCCAACTCCAAATAAATCAAGCATTGCAACACCTTGAGAAAACATTGCCTTTTTGATTCCAGAGCAATCAGAGTTTTTACACATTAAATGTACATCTTCAATTACAAGTTTTGATTTGCAATGTGGGCAATGTGTTGGTGCATTAAATTTTGATTCATCACCAGGTGCGGTTACAGCAACAACTTGAGGAATAATATCTCCAGCTTTAACGATTGTACAAATTGCGCCAGGGAAAACTTTATTTTTAATTACGAATCCGTAATTGTAAAGTGAAGCACGTTTAACAATTGTACCGTCTAAATCGACAGGTTCAAATATACCGACTGGAATCATTTCCCCAGTTTTTCCGAAATTCCATTGCAATGTTTCATTTGGAGTTGAGACGTCTTTTGGAGCAAATTTAATTGCAATCGCCCAGTTAGGATCGTGTGAGTTTTCGCCGAATTGTTCTCTATATTTTTCTGCAACTTTGATAACGAAACCGTCAAGTAAAAATGGAGCACGATTTTCGCGATAATCCTTCATTTTATAAAAAGATTTTTCAAAGTCAGAATAATGAACCCAATATTTTTCTAATGGATATTGTTTATTGAATCCCCAATCTGTTAAGCAATCAATATTCATATATTCAACAATACCGTCATCATGTTTTTTGATTTCAACCGCCATGAATACGATATCTTTTAAACGAGATTTAGTTGCAGGTGTTACATCTTTTGCAAGAATTCCAGCAACAAGATTTCGCTCATTTGCAAATTCTGCAGCATATTTTTTATTGAATATTGCTCTTGGCATAACAATTTCGCCACGAATTTCAACAGTTGAAAGACAAGGAATGGTTTTTGGTAATTGGTCGAATAATTTATCAGTAATATCACGACCTTTTGTTCCGTTTCCTCTGGAAAGAGCAAGATGAAGTTTTCCTTTTTTGTAAATGATATTACCGGCGTTCCCATCCAGTTTTGGAGTCCATTCAAAGTGTTCCTGTTTACCGACGATATGTTGTTTCATCCAATCAATTGCATTTGCAATTGGTGGTTGCCCTGTTAATTTATCAGTCTGATATTTTGATAACGATAACATCGGACTTATGTGTGGAAATTTTAAATTACGATCGTCAAAACCAACAATTTCAATAACATTTGAACCTTCATTTTTCAATTCAAGTTCAAGACGGTCAAATTCAGCATCAGTTAAAATTGGTTCACCTTGATAGTATTTTTCTTTTGCGTTTAAGTATAATTTTTCTTTAGTATTCATATGTTTAAATTTTAAATTATCAATTGTTAAAAATCAAATATACAACATTTTGTATGCAGTAGCAATGGTTTTACATATTATTTTTCATATATCTCAAAAATAAATTTAAAACCTTGAATTAAACATGCATCCTCTTTTGCTATGTTTTTTTCTTTATGCAATTCATATGTGTATTTACTTTTAACTTCTACTATTGTATTTGTTGATTTGATGTAAAAATCTGGAAAGTATCGTCTTTCCTTACCATTGTATTTGTAATAAATTTTAAATTCGATATCTTTTCCTATAATGATATCGTTTTCATCATAATCAAGTAATAACCTAGATAAAATTTGTGGTTCATAGCCTTGTAGTTTTACAATTCTACCAGATGGCATTTCAAAATCTTTATATGTAAAACATTGTTTTAGCCATAACTTTGAATATGAATCTGTTTTCCATTTTGCAATCATTAAATCTGACCGCCATTCTTTCATTTCTGTTGTGTTTAAACTTTCCTTTATTTTGATTGAAATTTCAACTTTTTTTACAGGGTCAGCCCACATTTTTATACTGTTTGCTGTTATTTTATTTCGTGTTTCATCTGATGAATTAAAAGTATTTTGCCACGAATCAATAACTTTTTCTTTATGCCCAGGTTTACGCCATAATTCTTTTGTTGTTTCTGCACACTTATTTTTGTATTCGGCGGAATGCACAGTTGCGAAATATGCATTTCGATACTCTTCGCTCTCCCATCTTTTTTTATTGCGTAAAATTGATGCGCATCTTCTAGAACAACATATTTGATTTCTTGTTTGCGTGAATATGCATTTGCAGTATTCACATATTTTTTCTTTGTTATGCATACTTTGTTTTAGATTATATATTTAAGTCTGCATTCAAAGATTAATCAAATATATGCAATGCATTAGTTACAACATTTATGATGCATTAGCAATAGATTATGCATTTATTTTCAATTTCGGATATAATTTTATTTTTATTATATACACAAAATGACTTTAGTTTCACATAAAAAAACCTGCAAATTAGCAGGTTTTGATTTTAGTTATTATATTTTGCATTTACTTTTTTCAAATGTTCGTCCCGCATTGTAATCATATTGCTGTCCAGCGTAAATAATTTTTCCCATGCGTCTGATAGTTTTTCTCCAAGTTTGTTCATTTCATGGTCAGTAGAAGGATCGTTACCATCTGTTAAAAAAATTGCAGCAAGTTCTTTATTTGTATCGCTATTTGCCGCAAGCGCTGTTACTCTTCCCCATTGTTCTATTTCAAAAATACCGATATGATTATAATATTTTGATTTTCGAAAATCTTTCAAGATTTCTTTAATTGGTCGTACAGTTTTTATTTTGTTCGATGATTCATTTATAAAGTCATCTAGACTAGGTATTCTTTTTTCCATTTAAGTATTTTATTTTATAGAGTACAATGTAAATCTAAATCTACCAGTTTGTTTTTGAAACGCGCGTACTGGTACTTCAGCACCTCGTCTACTTGAATATGCAACAAAATCTTTATACGTTGCAGGTATAAGAGCAACTATTTCAACTTCGTTAGTAATTAATTTATGCGTTTGGTCATCTACTATTTTGAATTTATCACCGACTTTAAATCCTTCTGCAGACCATAACATCATTGACCCACCGTTTGTTGCGCCAAGTACACCATTTGGATAGTCATATATTGACCAACCGTGGCCCGTCTTTCCAGTTGCTGGTGCAATTTCGCCGGCTTTTATCACGTATAGCGTTTGAAGTCCTTCTTTATCTTTAACAAATTTAGAAATTTGTTCTTCGTATGTTTTGAATAAGAAATTCAGTAATTCAATAAAACCTGCAACTTTATCATCAGCTTCTATGCAATACTGAAGTTGTTGTGATTTCTTAATATTAAAATACAATGTATTCATATTTACAGAAGCAGACATATCAAATTTATTATCGTATGTTGAAATAGTAACTCTGGCGTCATGTGAGCCATTCACATTTAAAACTAGTTCTGCGTTATTTGTATTTGTGTTTTCGATAAATGTAAAAAATCTTGATACGTCACCCCAATATTCCATATCTTTGAACGTAAAATTTGCATCCTTTATTTTATACGACCATGATTTTAATGCCTTCACGCTATTTGCATTTGCATTATACTGCTTAATGTTAGCAGGCGATAAATCTTTCTTTTCATTTATTGATTCAAATAAGAATTCATCAAAATTAGGTATTCTGTTTTTCATTTTTGCCTTTTATTTTAAAAGTTTGTTTTTGTTTATTTTGTATCTTCCATCTTCGCCGTAAAAGAGCGCAGACACTAACACAAGAGGTGTTGATTCACCCCATTGCTCAAGAACATTTATAAATTCGTCAGGCTTCATGTTCATTGTATTACTACCTTCAGAAATACGTGCAAAATCATTTGCACTTGTACTTGGTACAGGCGCACCAATTCTAAAGTATGTTTCTAATTTAAACGTTCTGTTATCAGATGTTGTAATTTCCAAATTGTACTCCTCTTCCGTATATACGCCGTTAACAGCAGTAACTGTTATCGCAGGTTTTATTTGAAATTTGTCTGCTGCTTTTGTAAATGAACCTGCCCACTTTAAATTGTCAGGATCTTCTAATGAATATTTTGCCTCGTTAATCAAAAAATCATTTAATGATGGTATTCTTTGTATCATGTTTACTTTATTTTTTATAAGTTTCTTGCGTTTCCGATAGCATCACCATATGCTTTTGTCATCGGTAATAATTTTTCAATAGGTAAGTCGATTTGTAATGCACCTACTATCATATTAGGGTCGATAATACATGCACCTAAAAATCTATGGTGACCGTCGATGATATAATTATCGCTACTTGTTATGAAAAATGTTTTCTTGTAGAATTCTGCAGATTTGTCGGCGCCAAATTTTGCAATTCCTTCAATAGATTTATCGAAGTAAATTTGCTGTTGTATTGGTTTAAGATCACCAACTTTAACTTTTTTCATTTGAACTTTAATTTTGTCATCGCTTGCAGATCCATCATTCAAACCATTTTTAAGCCATTCATCTGCCATTTTACCTTGCAACCCTTCTGGAAATGCATCTTCTGCTGATGCGTTATTTCCACGGAATGGTGCGTGAACGTCAACAAATCCTTTAGATAATCTGTATTGTAACATCTTAACATCTGCGTCAGTAATAACTGGCATATCTTTTCTTTGAGTAAAACCAAGTTTTGCTAAATCTTGAGCGTATTTATAATTTTTATCAAAATCTGGAATTTCTTTATATGGATCCCATCCAATTGAATTTGCATATGCTAATGCAGATTTAAGTGTGGTGTGTACAAGTTCAAGTTTTCCAGCTTCTTGACCACCAGCTTCAAACATTTGTTGTTCAAAAATGTATTCATCTAATGTTGGTATTCTTTGCGCCATTGTTGTGTTATTATTTTAAAATTTATATTTGCCGTCTTTTAACGAATATGTATATTTATGAGCATCGGCTCTGTTGATAAATTCGCATGTGTATTTGCCAAATCTGGATTGCGGCGTTTTCCAGCCTTCTCCATAAAAATATTGAATGTATTCTGTTGTGCTAGATGGAACTGGTACATCGAATCCTTTGAACGATACTGTATTTATTTTATCAGCATGTTTTTGGTCATACGTCATAACTTCCCATCCTGGCCATCTTAAAATACGTTTGCCATCTTTAAATGGATATGAAACCATTAAATCACCAAACATACCTACAGTTGCACCGCCTGGACTTTTGAATGTTATTTTATTTCCGTCTTTATCTAAATCTTCTAGCCAAACATAAAGCAATTCATGATAATCATCGTTCTCGTCAAACAATTTTTTAAATGATTGTTTTGAAGATGGTACTGCATAAAATGTTTTGTCTAAATCATCAAAAAAATCTTTATTTAATGTTTCGCCGAAAATTTGTAAATCTGTATCGTTGCGTATTAAATCGCCATCTCTAATAATTCCAAGTAATGTACCAAAATCAGCCATGCACTTTACGCCATGTTTTTTGCAAATTGCAAGTTGTTTTTCTAAAAACTTGTATTTTGCTTCATTATACTTTTTATGAGTTTCGTCGTCAAGCTGTTTGTTTTTCTTTAACGTTGCTTCATACAAACGATCATAATCATTGCTGAATGCAACCCATGTAGGTATTCTATTTAACATTTATAAACCTTTTTTTAAATTCTTCTAAAGTCGGCAGTGTCCAATTCCAATCCCATATACAAATTGGGAAATGCTTATCGAAATTGTAGTATTCTTTATATCTTCGTATTTTCGATATATCTTTTCCAATTGGATATACATGAAAATGCCCAAATATGTTATATTCACAATTTGGGTAATCTTTTAAATCTATAGGTGTATGCGAATATGCAATGCCATCTAGTGTGTATGTTGTGTTATAAACTTCGTCAAATACTTCAAGATACTTTTCATTTTTTGCTGAATCGTGATTTCCTTTAACTAAAATCTTATATCCAGGTAATGATTTAATTGTTTCTTTAACGTTGTCGAATTTACCTGCATGAACATCACCACAATGAATAACGATATCATTATTTGTTACTGAAGATTGCCATCCACTTATCTGTAAATTTGAATAATTTTCAGTTAAATATGCTGTTCCATTAAAGTGTGTGTCTGATGTTACGAATACGCTCATATTAAATATATTTACAGTTATTGTAATATATATTCGTAACATTTATATGATTTTACATGCAATGTGCTCTATATTCTTCTATTATAATTTGACCATGGCAATAGTACTTGCCGCTTGTTGGATTTTTCGGCATGCACCAGCATCCTAAAACTTTTCCTTCTAGTGTATGTAATTGTGATAAAAGGTATTCGTTAGACAATAAGTATTCTCTATATTTTTCAATTGCTTCATCAACATTAGCAACTTTATATTTTGCTAATGTCCCTTCTTTATGCGAATACGGATTTCCCCATATTCCAACATCTCCGCATTTCAAACAACGGCCTCTTCCGATGTATACATCATAATCCGAATACCGTAAATTTATTACAGTTGGTTCGCTATTCTTGAACAGCATTATTAATTTCTTCTTGAGAAACATCTTTGATTTTTTTTGTAATATCGCGAATCACTGCGCATTTTTCGTAATCTTCCAATTCAGAAAAATATGTCATCATGTCAGATAATGTTTTTTTGACTTTACCTGGCATAAATTTTATTACAACATCGCTATCTTCAAATAAAACAAGTTTGTTTATATCAATTCTTTTTCTATCCTTAATAGCATCAAACGCTCTTGTATAAAACGTTGTTATGAACTCTGCTTCATTATCATCAATATCGCCTTCTTTATCTGGGTCAAACTGATATACAGTTTTTTCAGATTTAGTTGATTTGATTTTTTCTTTTAATTTATTCGATACTTTTTCAAATTCTTCTTGCGCATCAACATCATCATTCATAACTTGTTTATATAAGTATAATGCATTTTTTATTGACTTTATTATACCTGCCTCCAGTTCTGGAATATCATATTTTCCATTTTCCGCAGTTGCAATTGGTGAGCCTTCGGGTAATTCACGGGCAGACATAATCAAAATGTTTCCGAAAACAGCAAATCTGAAGTACAAACTTCCAACAGAATTTAATTCACGTTCTTTTGACATATCAGTTGCAATAATAAAAGTGCCCATGTCAGCAAACTTAATCGAATCTTCATCAGTTTCAAGTGAATTGGCAACACCTTTTATTGTGTACCGTTCGTTGTGCGGGTGCTCAACATTAAGATATCCATCTACCGTTATTTTTACAGCCATATATTATTTTTGTTTATTTTTATATTCAGAAGTATTATTTAGTTTCTAAGTATAAAATGTAATTATTGAATTCATATAAGAATTTTGCAATATCTTCAATTGTTAAAGTTCCGATGTTAGAAATTCTAAATGTATTTGTATTCGATACTTTTCCTGGATATATTGTAATGCCTCTTTCCTTTAAAAAGTCATGCATATCATCAAATGAATATTTTGGATGTTCCAAATCAAAAAAACTTGTTATGATAACAGACGAATGCTCTTCTGGCGTATATTGTTTAACGCCAGCAACTTTCATGCCGTTAATCAACAACGTTCTATTATTTTTATAACGATTATGTCTACCGCCAACAGTTTCACTTGTTAATTCCTTTATTGCTTGATAAAAAGCATATATTGTTTGAACAGGTGGTGTAAATCTTAATTGCAAATTTTTCTGCATGTAATCCCATTGGTCGTATACATCAAAATAACAAGTTCTTGCTTGACCTTTTAGTTCCATTAATTTTTCTCGTCTAGCAATTATAAATCCAATGCCTGCAAATCCTTGTATGCATTTATTTGAACTTCCTATTAAAAAATCAACATTACTTTTTGTCATTTCTATTTCATATGCACCAACAGTACTCATTGCATCAATAATAAATGTCTTGTTATTTTCTTTACATAAATTTCCTATAAAGTCAATATCATTTAGTATTCCTGTTGTCGTTTCGCAATGAACTGTATACACATGTGTTATATCCGGATTCGTTTCAATTAATTTAGATATCATTTCATAATTTAAAACTTTATCGCCACAGTCAATTTCAAACAAACGTATAGCGTATCTTTTTGCAATTTCTGCTGCTCGTCTACCGTATGCACCGTTTGTAATAACTAGTAGAAATGAATCTTTCGGCAAAGATGATATCATCGCTTCTATTGCACCGGTACCTGATGAACCAAATAAAATTGATTCATATCGTAAATGGTCAGTTGCAACAAATGTTGGCAAATGTACCATTATTGCATTCATGATACCACCAAATTCACGTTCTCGTGGACAAATATCGTCAACAATTTGTGCTTGCTTTACGCTTTCTGACGTATTTGCAGGCCCAGGATTTAAAAGAATTTGTTTCATTATAAGATATTGTATAAAAGTGGGAATACTCTATTAACTGCTTTATAGTAATGAATAAGATCATCGATTTCACACCATACATAATCAGTTTTCTCTAAATTGAATTGTACGCCATATTTTTTAGTTGCTTTAACTAAAACATGTTCATATTCAATTCTTGGATTATTTTTTAAGATATCTTCAGCGAATGGTAACAATACATTATTAACAGTATTTGCTGAAATGTGAGAAATTCCTAAAAATGAATGCTCGTGATTTTCCAAATCAGATGTTAATTTCGATACATTACTCATGCAATTGTTGAAAGATTCAACATAAACTTCATCATGATCTTTTGTTATGAATGATGTTACAATAATGTCTTTGTCGTTACCTATATGGTCAAGAATCTTTGCATCATATAAAATATCACTTTCAACAATCGTACATGCACCTTTCACTTCTTTCAAACCTACATACAAAGAATATCCGCTTCCACTGTCAACGTAATTGCCATTATGAATTGTTGACACTTCTTTATATCCTTTGGCAAATTTTTCGTAGTATTCAGATTTATGTCCTGTTACAATTAATATCTTTTCATAACCTTTTTTCAATAAATTTTCAACGGACATTTCAATCAATGATTTTCCGCAGATTCTTAAAAAGCCTTTTGGCATAGTTTCAGTTAGTAAACCGACCCTGCTTCCAAGACCTGCTGCTAGTATGATTGCTGTTTTCATTATTTTTATTTTTTTAAAAATTTCATTAATCGTTTCTTAACTTGTACTGGTGTAACTGCTGGTCGACCTAAAGGATCTTTTGAACCAGGAACTGTTGGCACAACAATTAGCTTCAATGTTCTTTCTTTATCTTTTTTCCAATTAGTTAATGCATTTTCTAATTGGCCGTATGATCTAACAATAGCATTTTGGTAATTCATAGAAGACGCTAGTTTATTCCATGATACGTTATTCGATAATGTAGCTTGTCCGCCTGTTGTGTCGTGAACATTATTATCAAGTAATATATGTAGCATGTTTGATGGCGCATATTCTGCAATCAATGGAAGAACACTTAAACGCATTAATGCAGCACCGTCTCCATCAATGACATATACTTTTTTATCTGTATTCAACGCAACACCTAAGCCAATTGCACCAGCGCAACCCATCGAACCGACCATATACAAGTTATTTTTCTTATCTTTTATATCATACAATTCTCTGCCTGTCATTCCTGTTGTTGCGATATAAACAGCATCTTTGTCAATTGTTGAAATTGATTTAAGTACCTCATATCGAGTCATGTCCATAACTTCTTGATTCAATGTATTTGCAAAGCCAATTGGCGCAACATCTTTTAATGTTTTTTGCTTTGGAATTAACTTAACAGAATTAAAAGTATCTTTTTCAACAAGAATAAAATATGGCATATTAGTTTTTGCCATTATTGCTTTTGCTTCTGCTATCTGTTGTTTTGCAATTTCATCATCTTTCGATAAAACAACGGATTTCATTTTCATTGTTTTTATCAATTTTGCAGTAATCACGCCCATTAATTCATGTTGAGGTTCAGTGTCAGAACCGGTTCGCATACTAACAAAAACCAATGATGGAATTTTGAATATGTAATTTAATGAAGTAAGTGGGGAAACTGCATTTCCGAATCCGGAATTTTGCATCATGACAACTGTATTTCGACCTGCTATGTGTGCGCCTGCAGCTATTGCAATTGCATCACCTTCATTTGCTGCATTGTAATATTCACAATCATTTTGCGCATAATTAATTAAACTTTTCATCCAAGAGCAAGGAACTCCTGTAAAAAAATCAAATCCTTCTTGTTTTAAAAAATCTCCAAATTTTTGTGTGTCTACCATATTATGTATTTTAATTATTTTGTTCCTGGTATTAATTCAAGTATATCATTTATACTCATGCATAATGTTTTATCAACATTTTCTGATTTGCCGTCTAAAAGAATTCCTTTTGCTGTTTTTAGCATTGCTGGATATGCAGAACGTAATAAATGATTTGCATAAATCACTATATTAGCACCAGCTTTTTCAAATTCATCAATATGAATTTTATTGAAACTAGAAGGAACTACAACGATAGGTGTTTGTTTATCGAATTCTCTAAATCTTTTAATAAATTCAAATATTTCTACACCGTCTTTATTTCTTGAATGTATCATGATAGCATCAGCACCTGCGTTAACATAAGCAAACGAACGTTCTAGTGCATCTTCTAATCCTTTTTCTAAAATTAAACTTTCGCATCTAGCAATGATCATAAAGTTTTTTGTTATCTGCGCAGCTTTACCCATTTTTATTTTATGACAGAAGTCACAAATACAATCCTGCGACTGGTCAACATCATTTCCAAATAATGAATTTTTCTTCAAACCAGTTTTATCTTCAATTATTGCAGCAGATACGCCAACACGTTCTAAACTTCGAACTGTAAATTGAAAATGTTCAGGTTTACCGCCTGTATCGGCATCATATATCATCGGTTTTGTTGTTACCTCAAATATTTCATTTATTGTTGTAAGACGAGCAGTTGTATCAACAGCTTCAATATCAGGTTTGCCTTTCGATGTAGAATCGGTCAAAGAACTTGACCACATGCCATCAAACTGCGTGTTATCAATTTTTGTGTGTTCGACAATTAATCCGCTTAAAGCATTATGAACTTCAAGTATTCTTAGAATTTTCTTTTCACGCAATAATCTTCGCAATGAATTACTTCTAACTGTTGATGTTATACCTAATGCAGTTACTTGTTCTTTTATATTGATACTGTTGATTTCTTTTGAATATTCTGGCTCAATTAATTCGCCATGAATTTCTAATATGTAATCTAATACTTCATCTCTATATTTCTTCAGGTGATTTGTTTTCCAATCAGTTCCATGAACAACTATAGTAGCACCAATTTTTTTTAAATTTGGTAGGCATGATGCAGATTCTTGTGGAATAATTTCAGACACGCACCCAATTGCGGCAATTGCAATTCTTCTATTTTCATATGATAAATAAGGAACGTCGTTTATTTCCCTACATGCATCTTCAGTTAGTAATCCTACAATTACTTTGCCATGTTTACTTGCTTCTGTTAAAATTGATACATGACCTGCGTGTATCAAATCAGCAATCATGCTAACATAAACTATTGTTTCATTCATTTGTTTTTGTATAAAGTGTAAATAAAAATTAGCATAATTTTTTAGATTATGCTAATTTTATTATATATTCTTATTTTAATTCGCATCCGCCAGATCCGCATGCCAATTCTCCAGATAAATCTGTTTCATCAGTGCCTTCGTGAATTTGCGTAACGTCAACAAATTTCAAATGTTGAATTCTTCTGTTATATTCTTCTTCTGTAATTTCTTCAAACGGTGCTTGAATGTATGTTCCTCCGTCATACGGAAGTACTGATAAACCATTATAGTATTTTCTGTTTTCCCACATCCATTCGCCTACTGCTTCCCATTCGTTTTCTTTTATGAAAACTGTTGCAGATACGTTGTTGTAATTTTCACCTTTTCGGTGACCGCCATATACCCATTTAGTATTGAACTTTTTGATTCGATTTAAGAATGCAAATATTGATTCATCACGAGTTATTGCATCAGAAGGCGATTTTTGTGGCACTTCAATAATTCCAGTGTCATGTGGTCTGAAGTAATCATCAACCACAAGTTCAGGATGATTTGCTGCTAAGAATTTGTAAAGTGTTTCGTTTTTACCAATTCGCATTCTTCGAATGTAATATTTTGCAAACCAAGCGTGAATACCTGATGATGTACCAAGAACAAGCGAACTAGTACCTGCAGGTTTTACGGTTGTTGTTCTTGCCGCTTTACTAATTTTCAATAAATCAGCAGCACGTGCGTTTTCTTCTTTAACCGCTTTTGCAGCATCTTTCATATCGAGATTCAATATTCCTTGTGAAGCAATACCTGTCATACCTACACCAACAAGTGCATCTTTTTCAGTTGTTCGTTGCCAAATTGAACGTAAGTAATGGAATTCTGTATAACTTGCTTGTAACGTTCCAATGAAAGATGCAGCTCTACAACGTGCATTCAATTCTTCTTGGTCATATACATTTGATACGTTTACTTCTGTTAGATTGCAAAATTGAAATGGCTTTAATGCAATTTCACCGCAAGGATTTGTTCCCCAATCTTTATCATTTGAAAAAATAAATCCTGGTTCGCCAGCACCCGATGCTTGAATTTTTTTGAACAAATCAACAAAGAATTCTTTGCTAATTTTATGTCTCATTAGTAATGCTGAATTGTTTGCTCGTCCTCTTTGTGGGTTACGTTCCCACCAATCTCCAAATTTACAAGTTAACATTGTTTCATCATCAGCAGAGAATAAAGAAATTAATGCAGCTCTACGAATACCGCCTGCCAATACGGCATCAGCAATGTAACAAACAATGTCATGAACTTCTAATGTTGTTAATGAATCGCCTGTATTTTTTTGGTCAAAAATCCCCTTTACTTTAATGATACATTCCTTCAAAGGTTGTGGTCCTGGTGCTTTTCCACCTGATGTTACAAGTTGTGCACCTTTTTGTCGAATATCTGCAAAGTCAAAATTGATTGTTGAACCGCCAAAGAAATATGATTTCATTAAAACTTTTATTGCATCAGCCCATCCTTCAATTGAATCACCGATTAAGTATCGTCTGTTTCTGTCAGGATTTGGTTTATTTATGAGCGGCAATTTTTCAACGTGATGACGTTGTACTGAATAACCAATGCCCGTGCCTCCTAATAAAAGAAACATAATTTCGGAAAATGCACGCCAATCATCAATAGGTAAATAACCGCAGTTATAAATTCTATTAGGCGATATTTCAATAGGTTTACCGCTAAATTGCATACTTCTCATTGACGGCAATACTTTCTTATCGTACACGTATTTATACGCAGCATTAATGTCTGCTTTTAGGTGTGGATATTTTTTGATATGCATTGCCTTGTTTCTTGTAACAAGTTCATCCCATGTTTCTCTTCTACCAAGATCCTTGTCAAATCTTGCGTATTTTGTAAAAATTGTTAAGTCGCTTAACGTTTTAATGTCTAAATTTTCTTCCATTTTCAAATTATGTTAAAATTAAAAAGCGGAATACACAAGGTTCCTTGCCAAAGAACATTATGTATCCGCTTGTGTTATTTTGTGTATGTAAAATTCATATTTAATGATTGATATTAATATATATTCATTACGAATAATGTTTTTATTAAAAAAAAGCTTATTTTTATATTTTTTCTAACTCAGCTTTCAATTTCTTAAGTTCCTGTATTTCATTTTGAACAGCAAACATTTGTTTCTTTGCGGATTTTCTTTGTCCATAAAAATCAGTTAAAATTGTTCTAAATACAGAATCTTCGGCATCATTAAAATACGCGCCAGATGCAGTGTATGTAATGTTTTCAATATCTGGTTTCTTTGCTTCTTTACCCATGAATGCTTCAGGTGACATATTCCATTGTCGCATAATAGATGGGTACAGTGATGCAAAGTCAAAAGAAGCAACCCAATCGTATATTCCTTTTACGGGTGGAAATACAAAGGCACCTTCGTAACCTGTTTTATTTACGTTTCGGTTTTTGATTGTTGGGAATATTCGATTTCTGCCGTAGAATTCACGAGTCATCACAGATTCAGCCATTGCGATTGGTGAGAATGCTCTATTTGCTTCAACCTTTGTAATGTTACCCAATTTTAAATATGTTGACATTGTTGATAACTTTGCATCAATCAATTTTACAAGAATTGAATCGACGCCATTATAGTAAACATATTGTTCAAAATCAGATTCATATAAATCCTGAAGTGTTCCGTTGTACGGAATTTTACCCATACCCAATGCTGCAGTTGCAACATATTGTAGCGTATTGTTATCTTTGAAGATTACTCTATCCCATTTTTTATAAAGTTCCATGTAATCGACAACAACTCTGTGCATCGGTAATTCTTCACGACCTACAAGTTTGCCATTTACTGCTGCAACAGATGGGTCAATTGATAAATTACGACAACGATTTACAAGATACGCCCAGTCAAAGTTTATAAAGTTCCATCCGGTAATCAATGGCATTTTTTGTATTGCCTTATTGAAAAATGAATATAACAAATCATATTCTGTTTTGAAATAAACATATGAAAACTTAATTTCTGGATAATTATGATCTGTTAAGTACTTGTTTATTTTGATTTCGATATTTCTTATCTGAACGGGAAGCAATGGTTTTGTTCCTAATACAGCAAGCATATTATCGTGCGCAAATGATATTGCGGTTACCTTATGTCTTGCAACAGATGGTTTTGGCCATTCATCATCAACTTCAGTTTCAATATCCACAAAGAATTTCTTTGGGTCATTTTTTGAATAAATCTTTTCTTTAATGTAATCTGGCTGTTTCATGAGAATTTCCTCAATTCTCCATTTGTTCAAAAAGAAAGCTTTTTTCTTTTGAACTAATTTGCCATCCCAACTTTTGAATGAAGGTTCCGCTTTTCCTACGGTATATGGAACCCATTCAAAAAAATCCTCTTGTTCTATAGGAATTATTTGGAAAGCAACATCTCCATTTTCATCGAAGTAAGATACCTTAAGGTTTTTCTCTACTTGTTCGACGTTAATCATATTATTTGCTTAAATCTGTTGATACTTTGTTTTGTTTTACTTTTGGAATGAATTCTTCATTCACATGGCCACATTTTGTGCATTGTAATACAGGAATCGGAAATACTTGGTCTTTATCTGCACCTAGCATAAATTTCGATACTTTTTTTATCATTACCACTTCATTAAAAAATGGATTTTGACATTCATTACAAACAATGTCTATCGCCTGCGATAAATCAATTTGAGGTTGTTGCATAATATTACTGTTTATTTGTTGAACCGAATCCGCCAGTTCCACGCTCTGTTATTTCTGTAAAAAGATCTTGTTCTGTTGTTTCTTCAATGTCTGAATAATCAACATGCACTTCAAGGAATTGAATTAATTTCTCATTCTCGCAAATTTCAACAATGAAGTTTGATGTATTTACGATACTTAAGTGCATTTCGCCTTGGTAATCTTCATCAATTACTTCAGCTAATCTGTCAAGACCTTTCTTTACGCCAATGCCTGATTTGTTATGAGCGTTTAATGCGATTTGTTCGTGACCGCGGATTTTGATTCCTGATGGTATCATCAGTCTTTCGTGTGGGGCAAGCAATATTTTTTTTGCTTGTTCGTCAATGTAGTAGGAATAATTTCCAGGACGGAGTTGGGAGTAATTTGGATTTTTGGCAATAAGGTCGAATAAGAATTGGTCATTAAACTCTGGCATGAAAAAATCAATTCCTGCTGAACGAGATGTGCCTCTTTCTGGTTGTTTTACAGCACGTGTTCTTGCGTAGAATAATTTTTTTTGCATATTAGAATTTTGTGTTTTAGTTACTTGTTTGTTAATTTAAAATTATATACATTAAAGTTCCATAGTTTTAAATAACCAAAGGTTGCTTGGGACAACCTTTAGTATATTTTAATGGGTTTTTTATAAACGTGTTCCGCAGTTAGAACAGAATTTTGCAGTTGCTTTTGAAGATTTTGTTCCACATTCTGTACAATAAACTCGATGATTTACATCAGAAGAATCACTATGTTTTTGGCTTTCAGGTAACAATTGTAAAGAAATTGCATGTATGCAAATATCAGAAAATTCTTTATCAACATACACTAAATTTTGACTTGACGCAGAACCTTTTTCAACTCTTCCTGTTTCAATATCTAGTGATTTTTTAGAACGAATACGTTGTCCATTATCTGTACTACCTTTGAATGATTTTGTGTTGCTTTCATCAGAAAATTCCATATTAAAGTCATGCATAGATGTGTATGACATTGATGCAGCAGAATTACTTGTTAATGTCGTATTGCATGTAGAACCTGATGAAATAGTAGTTGTACCGAATGATGGTGCGCCAGTGTTTTGTGAATAGTAAATTCCTGGGTTAAAAATTGTTGGTGAACCTACGTACGTTGGCTGATTTATAGTTCGCCAAATTTCAGGCTGAAGTTTTTCTTCGTAGAACTTAATATCAACATTGCCATTTTTCATAATTGCATTTGCAACTTCAGCAGAATTACCTGAAACATTATATGTGCTAAATAAAAATTTTCGATTTTCATTTAAATAACGTTCAAGAAAAACACGTTCGCCTGGTCTAAGAATTAATCCACCACCTTGTAAAGTAGTTCCATTAATACTGATAATTGATAAAATGTTTTTTTGTGTCGGGTTGAATAACTCGATTTGGAATGTTTGTCTATCCTTAAGATAAACTTTGTTATCGTAAGATTTTAAACGATTTTTGTTTACTGCAATGTATGCAGACGGTTTGCTAGGCGTGTGAGCCCATTGATTTGAATGTAACATAAATATAACTTTATTTTATGCAGTTACTAATCATTTCGTTACCCCAAGAATAACTCAAATGCCACAAGGACACATGACCAATAAACAGCTGTTTGTTTTAACGTATCAATAAAGTTAATTACCTTAATAGGTTATTCAATTGTATTATATATTCAGAACTATTAAATAGTTTCAGATTTCTTATCTTTTTACATCAAATTACTTGTTCCGCCTTGATATGTTCCAGTGCTTACACGTATTAATGTATCAATATGTAATTCTTTGTAATAATCGCTATACCCTAAATTTGCATCAGTATTTTTGTAACGTTCAATAATTGGAACAAATGCAAATATTCTGTTACTGCTGAGTCCTAAACCAATAAAATATCTGCCGTATTCTTGCCATACTGTAATTTCTCTAGTTTTCCAGCCAAGTCCTTGTATAAATTGAATTTCTTCTACAAGAGCAGGCGGTAAATCTTTTAATTTCAAATCTTTCTTTGTGCTTTCATCTCTTAATTGCAAAACAAGTTTGCTTTCGTTCAACGAAAATTCTTCTAATGTTGGTATTCTTTGTTTCATACTTAATTTAATTTTTTCCAAATTTATTTGCGCCGATGAATTTTGCGTGAAAGTCAAGACTGCTTATTGCATTATCCAATTTTGATTGTACGCCTGGGTTATCTTTGACATGAATGATTGCTCTTGTCATTGAACCAGTTTCACCAAATTCTTGTTCAACTCTACAGTCAGTATCATTATCATCTGTGAATGCTGTATCTAATGCTTGTTGCAATTTTATAAAATTGCCATTACCAACAGCAACAGGAAATTCTAATGTTATAACAATTTCGGTAAAAGTCTTTTGCGAGCCAGCCGACGGTGTCGGTATGGCTTTCGCAAGTACTTCTTGTTCTATGTATTCGTTAAGTGTTAGTAAACGCTTTTGCATATTACGATTCTTGTAAACTATTTTTGATGAAATCATCTAAAGTATATAAACGTTTCATATTGAAACGACTAGCACCAGATCTGTTTAAACCTGCGTTTGCTGGTAATTGGTCGTCATCAAATTTATCACCTGAACCTGTTAAACCTGGGCCTGGTAAATATACATTGCCCATTCCTGGTACATTCGACACAGTTGATGCATCAGTTTCATTTATTTTTGTTTCGATTTTAATAGTAGATACGCCAGTTTCAAATTCAACCAAATATGCGCCTTCAGATACCGATAAAATAGTTCCTATTCCATTAGGAAATTTGTATTTTTCGCCAAGTTCCATAATGTCTGACATCTCAGCAACAGATTCATTTGATTTATCACCGTCACCTTTTTCTCCTTCTTTCTCAACAGATAATAATTCGATATATGATTTAAGGTCGTCAAAACTGATTTCCCATTCTTTTGATAATCTTGTTATTTCTTCATCACCAATGGTAACAGCTCCAGCATCAGCAATTAATTGTTTTAATTCTGCTTTTTGTTCGTCAGTTAATAACTTTTTATCATCGTCTTCCTTAGGTTCTTCCTTAGGTTCTTCCTTAGGTTCTTCCTTAGGTTCTTCCTTAGGTTCTTCCTTAGGTTCTTCCTTAGGTTCTTCCTTAGGTTCTTCCTTAGGTTCTTCAACTTTTGGTGCGTCAGCAGTTGGCGTTGGTTTAACTTCTTCATCTTTAACTGTTGATTCTGCTGGTTTTGCAGGTTCTTCAACAGGTTTTGCAGGTTCAGCTGCAGGTTTAGCTTTAGGTTCAACACCTAACAATTCTTTTGCAAGTTTTATTGCATCTTCTTCATCAGATAAACCGTCAGCAACTAATTTTGAATAATATTTAGGATCTTCCCATAAATGATCTCGTGCAATTTCTGCAGCTTTCTTAATGTCATCAGTATGTTCGATTTCAACTTTTTTACCTACTTCTAATTCTTTGAATATGCCATCTTCTGAAACGCTATGTTTGTTTGCAATATCGGCAATTGATTTTCTATCAGATACACCGCCTGGGATTTGGTCAGGTTCACCTGTTTTTGGTTTTGCAACATCTGCATTGGCAGGATCTGTATCATCAACTTTAACATCAGGTGCTTTAGTCCCAGTGTCATCAGTATTTATTGGTTCTACAGATTTATCAGCTTTAGTTTCGTCATCAGTTTTAGGAACAGTTTTGTCGTCAGCATCAGGCGCAGGTGCTTTATCAGCATCAGTTCCTTCAACATCGGTATTTGTATCGACCGGTTTTTCAGCGGCAGGTTCACCATCTACAGGTTTTTCTGTTGACGTATCACCTGTATTATCAGTAGCAGTTTGGTCAGAACCAGCAGGATCTAAACCAGGCACTTTAATATCTGATGTTGTTTCTCCATCTGTACCAGCAGCAGGTTGTTCAGCTGTTGTATCAATTGATGTAGGTTCAGATTCAGCAGCTGCTTTGAAAAATTCAGCACCCCAGTTATCAGGTTTAGCTTTTGTATAAAATTCTGAATCTCGTTTTAAATTTCCAATAACAATTCTTAATGTTTGAATAGGGTCGTTGCCAGTAACATCGGCATCTTCGCCTGCAGCAGAACCATTTGCAAGTAATACAACTTCCATACCAATTTTTAATTGGTCCATGTTATATGCAGCAACATCAATTCCTTGTTGTTTTGCAATTGCTTTAATTAACGAATCTGAATAATCTTCTAATAAAATTTCTTCTAATGAAACATTTTCATTAATTGTTGTTCTGTTTAATACGCGTACCCCAAAAGCAGATAATTCAAAGAATTTTTGTTTTGTTTCTTTGTCTTCTGTTACTTTGAATAAATGCGCGTTTTGTCGAACCCAAGCAAAAGTTGTTTTTCTGCCAGATTCTTCATTCATTTGTTTTATATATGCTATAAAAGCAGATCTTTCAATTTTACCAGATTCTGCGATATGCGCTAATACTTTATTTCTAACAGGTGTTGCAATTTGTGCAGTTTTTGCAGGATGCAAGTCTGTGTATTTTCTTTTTACTGTTGCTAATGCACCTTCTCCAATAATGTCGATATATACATCCTCTGTTGCTGAAGATTCTGCAAGAACTTTATTACCAAGTTCATTTAAAGATACAAAGTAATTTTGTCCATTTTTTGTACGTTGGAAATATTTGCTATTTTCGTAAACCCAACCCAATGGAGTATTCGTTGTTGTTTCGCTCAAGCCATTAATGAATATTGATAATGTACTTTCAGCAATACTTCCGCATTTTTTTACGTATGCAAGAATTGCGTTGGCATTCGATGTAATCAATTCCGATGGTCGAGTAAATTCTTTTCTCTCTACGTCAACTGATTCATTTAAACGTGATGTCTTTTTAAAGTTCATGTGTATAATCTTATTTTTGTATTTATTTATATATTCTTATTTATTTCTAAACTTTGTAAATTGATTAAAGTCAAAAATGTTATCTTTTGTAAGAATATAGTCTTGTATTTGTTTTACTAACTTATTATGTTTTTCGATAAACTCTGCATTTAACAATCCTCGTTCAAAAAGAGGCTTATTAAATATCGTTAAAAATATTCTTAAAAGATATTCATATCTTTCATCTTTCAAATATTTTTTAGTTTTTTGATTCGATATGTATCGTATCCCAAGCGAACCTGTTGAACTTATGAATGCTGGTGGATTAATTAGCATTGTTTCAATTGAATCACCAGATTCTTCTATAAAACGATTAAATGCTTCGCATATAAAATTTGCAAATTTCATATCTTTGTTTTTTGCGTCAACGTGTATGTCTGTAAAATCTAATTGCGATACAAAATCCGATAGTTCCATTATAAGCATTTCATAACCAGATGTATTTACCTTTGGAAATACCTTACGTTCAAATCTGTTGTCTTCTAATTTATAAAGTTTATCATTTATTTTGAAAATGTATCCTTCTATTAAATCGGATTTATTTAATGACATACTTGTTGCGTTATCACCAAATAAATTGTGCATTATCTCAGGTAGAATGCCTCCATTCTCAATGTAATTGACAATATCTTTAATGTGTTTTCGTTTCATTAGCTTGCCTTCAAATACCACTGGCTGACATGCTACATTCAATTGTTTCGCAACAACTTCCAATGAATCATTTACCTTTGTTTTTGATTTCGGAAAACTCATATCTGTTAGCAATAACATACTTTCAGGTTTCTTTGTGTATATTACATCTAAATCATGGCCTACAAAATAAAAATTGAACGTTCCTTGTGGAATGTTTTCTTTGTTTGCAATTAAATGCGTTATGAAATCTTCATACAGGTCAGATAATATTCTGTCGTATGTTTTGATGGGTTCAGACTTTTTCTTTGCATAAAATTCAACGTTGTTAAGTCTGTCTTTTAAAATAGATACACGATGTGCATTTATTTTTTCTGTTATACTTACTTTACTTTCTGTAAGTAATTCAATTAATTTTTCTTTGCCATTTTGTTGCAAATAATCGGATAGTGTTTCTACGCCCATAATGTTTGTTCTCTGTTTAAAATAAATATATAATTATATATTCTAATAAAAAATGAGCGAAATAAGCATTAAAGATTGGGCAAATTACAAAGAAGGTAGTGATGCGGAAGCAAACTACTATTTGTTATTAGCAGTATTAAAAAAAGTTAGTACTGTTTCTGTTGAAAATAAATCGTTAGGAATTTCGATTTTAAAAGATATGATGGGTGATTTAGAAATGGCACATCTTGAATATTTTGAAGATCCCAATAGATTAAAACATTTGCTTTTAGGCAAATATGTTGTAAGCTTATTTTATATGAATCTTAAGCACAAGGATAAAATTTTGCCACTTGATGTAATGGCACAAAAGAAAATATGGAAGAAAATAAAAATAGAAAGCACCACTGCCGTCTAATCCCACCCTGTTGTTCGTGTCCAGCGTAATAGACAAAAGCCCTCTTAAACAGTGGGCTTTCTTACTTTTATCTTGTTTTTCCTTTTTGAATAACATCTGCAAAAACAGAATCTTCAGTTTTGAACAAATTCTTCAAATTATAAGTTTTTCGTAATTTTTCGATATCATCGAATGACGTTATCTTATGTGCAGTTACAATGTGCGGTCCGCTACTTGTACGTGCATCTTTATTTGCATCATCTTTATCTTCCCATACGTATGCGTATTTTCTGTCTTGGTCATTCGTATAGTAATGCATAGTTATATAAATTGGATAATGCGGTTCAGTTTTTATGCCAAGAGTGTATTCATATATTGAATTTTCTTTTATATAGTCGTCTAGACTAGGTATTCTTCGGTTCATAATAATTTAAAATTTTAATGCAGAAATTATTTGGTGTATAGGTGCAAATGCGCCTGTTAATTTGAACAATCTTCCACCATAATTGAAACAAATGCCTTCAGATGGAAATATTGCATCGATGCCACCTGCATTTTCCAATGATTGTAAATGAATTTTCAATTTTGCTAAAGCGCCTTCATCGCCTGATTTATTTATATCGTCTATTGCTTTATTAAAGTCAGCTTTTAATTGATTAAGTGATGCATCAGGATTTGGCGCAAGTATTGTTTGTAAACTTTTAATTATTGCAACACCTACTTGTACAAAAATTGTTCCAACGATTCTTTTTATTTCGCCACCTATTTTTGCGGCGTCCTTTGCTTCAAAATCTTTGGCCCATGCTAATGTTTTTTCATCAGGAATGTTATCTTTGTTTATTCTAAATGATTTGTCATCAGTTAGCCATCGGCCAATCAAACCTGCCAATTGAACATCTGTTAATGAATAACCCATTTTTAATATTCTATCTTTCCATTCAGCAGTATAAAAATCTAAGAACGTGTTATTATCTTTAAAATTCCATTTTGCTTTTATTTCATCAACCTTTGCATTGAAATACGTTTTTTCTTTATCAAAATTTACGCCATCTTTTAATTTAACATAAGGCGAGCCTTGTATTTTAAATGTTTTTTCGATATCTTTATTAATATCTGCTATCATTTTTGCAAGCTTATCTGCCGCTGCACGATCTTGTGATAATGGATTGCCGGCTGTATCATATTCAGTCACGTTATGAAATACCATTAAGTTTGTATTGTACGGTACCGTAATCATTGCAGGCGAATAGATTACTTCAAGATGCATGAAGCATTTTCCATTTTTAAATATACTTTCAAGATCTTTTTTGTTAAGATCTTTTATTGCATCTTCAAGATCATCGAATGCAAGGTTATATGCATCAGCAATAGGTCCTCTACCTGCAAATTTTGCCATTAACGCATTTTTATCAACTGCGTTTTCACCAAAATTCTTATATTCACCTTTATTTCTTGCTGTAACAATTTTTCCATCTTTGTAACTAATTGCAATTGTAACGCCATCAGTTTTTTCAACGGTATTCTCTAATTTGCCTGAAAGTCCAAGATTTATAATTTCTTTCATTTGTCCAAATGTAATTGTCAAATCATCATAAACATGTTCAAGATGACCGAATGCGCCGCCTTCATCAATTCCTGCAAAACCTTTAAATGCATTTGGACCCATAAACATTCCATCCAAGTCTTTCCATCCATTCGGATAATATTCCGCGTAATCTTTACAAACGGCAGGATGCGTTTCATTAGATTCTTTTATTGAATTTAATTTAGTATTCAATAAATTAAAAATGCCTGCATCTAGTTTCTTGTATATTTTTTTAAAGAAATTTTCTTTATCTTTTATTGCGTGGCTATTATCTCTGAAATAGTTGCGTACTTCTGTTGCACTCATGTTAACAGATGGCGAATTTTCTTGTACATAGATATATCCTTTTGTTTCATATCCATCAAGTTCAACATTGTCATTGTATATGTCAAAGTATTTTCCTCTTGTTAATCGTTCAGCATCTTTACCACCAAGAACAGTAATCAATGCAGTATCTTTTGTAAACATTGTAAGCAATTCGGTAGGTGCATAAGTATTTTTTACTTTAACAATTTTTGATGGCGGTATTTTAAACATTTTTGTCATTATCAATTTTTTCTCATCAAAAGACAAGAAATGATTATCGTCATACGCTGCCTTGCCTACTTCAGATTGATTAAGATCTCCGGTTGTTATGTATACATTTTCTTTGCCAAATTTTGCAACTAATTGTTCATATATATCGAAATGCCCGATATGAAAAGGCTGAAATTTGCCACTGTAACTAACAACAAAATTTCCATTTTTATTTGTTTCATTAATAAATTGTTCCAGCGTTTTAAGTTTGCTTATTTCTATTTTCATTTTATTGAATTATATTATGTGGATAATTAGATTCTGACATACTTGAAAATCTTCTAATTCTCATATTTTCTATTAGTAACGGCCGTATGCAGATTGATTTTCAAAAGAACCTGCTATGAATTCTTTGCCATCAACTTTAACAGTAACAACCGATGACCATCTTTGTGTATCTATTTGAACAAAACCGATAGAGTTATGAATAGTGTCACTACTAATGCTTGTGTTATTTTTATCAATTTCAATTTTTGATGTAGGTGTAACTTTTACTTTATTTTTCTTAAGTCCGTCTAGCGTCATTGTTAATACTTTAGTAAAATCTGAACCAGCATAGGCAGAATAACTTGTCTTTCTTGCTACAGCTACTGCTACATTTAATAACGATGCAGCTGCATCAGATGTCCATGATTTTAATACATTTATAATATTTGTTAATGCATCTCTCATTGCAGGTAAATCTTTATTTGCTGCTTTAAATTCAGGTTCTATTCTTTTTATTGCATCTGACAAAGGACCTTGCGATCTTCCGCCTGGCGCAGCATCAGTGTATAAAAATGCAACAAATTCAATAATAGGTGCAGATGCAACACCTGTTTTTAAATATGTAGTTGCAGATTTAATAACTTCTTTAAATTTTTCAACTGGTGCTTCATCTCCAAAGTATGTATATCGCAATCCTGCTGTTGGCCATCCTGCTTCATAATGAAACAATGAACATACTGTTCTTATTTCACCTTTTAAATAAGTTTTAAATGTAGTTGTTTTTTCAAGACCGTGACGAGTTGCAAACTCAAGTCCTGATTCCTCAATTGCTTCATTAATTGCATTCGATTTTTCTATGAATATAAATTCATTCAATGATGGTATTCTATTTTTCATAATATGTTTTTATTTATTTTTTACTTGATTATGTTATGAGGATAATTAAATTCTCTATTTTGGAACTTTAATATTTTTTCGTTACGAATATTGCCACTGCAAATATCTATTGCGTTCATTATCGTACAATCATTTGACCATGATTCTTCGCCAATCATTAGCGTTTCTATGTATGGAATTAAACTTAAAGAAATTTCTCGTGTTGCTGAATTCCATAAATAAGATGGCGAATGGTCAACTGAATAGTATGTTATATTTTTTCCTACTTTAAATGTAGGATCATCGAATGATGTTGGTTTTGCAAAATAAAATCCCATGTTCTCATCACAACTTATATCAATTATTGATGTAAATTGTTTTAGAGAATTTGCTTGTTTTATATTAGATATAAACATCATTGGGTTGGTGACATCTTGCAATACGCCATTAACTATGATATCACTACTTCGAAGTTCTTCGATAAGATGTGATATTTTTCCTTCTGTTGAAATAACTGAAAGGTAATCAGTTTCAGGAAAGTTAATCATTTGGTTATAATATACGTCTGGGTTTTTATCTGCTATTAAATGAACAGGGCGTTTTGTGAATACATGAATGTTATTAAATCCCCGTCCTTGTAATGCATAAATTGCACCTTTACTGACAGAGCCGTATCCTAAAATAGATACTTTTTTTCTAGGTCCGTACATTCCGTCTAAACCTTGTAATCCTAAATAATGAATAACACCTGCATATCCTGCAAGTTCATTGTTTCGATAAAATATGTGCAATGATTTTTCTCCATTATTCCATGTATGCATTTCTTCCCATGCAATTAAAGTCAATTTTTTTGCAATTGCAATCTCAGCGATTTCAAATTGTTGAATTGCATGAGACCAACCGCAAAGAATTTGGCCGTCTTTCATTTGTTTTAAATCGTCAATTACAGGTTTTGGCAATATGATCATATCACACATTTCAAATAAAGAATCACGAGATACAATATTGTAACCTGCTTTTATAAAATCTTCATCAGGAATTCCGAAATTTGTTCCGTAATTTTCTTCTAGATAAATTGAAGATATTAAATTATAACTTATCAATGATAATAAGTGTTGCGGATGAATCGGCAATCGTTTTTCGTTTTCCTTTTTAGATGTTTTAAAAAGGCCAGTCTTTAAATATTTATTTGCCGTATTCATCTATGATTGGATATTTTGCTAATATTCCTTCATAATCCATTGGCCATTTTGAAGATAATATTTCTTCTTTGTATTCAGGCCAATAAATTGAATGACCTTGTGACATATATTTTCTCCAAAGTTCTTCTTTGAACGAATCTGGCAATTCTCTTCGGTAAAAATCTTTATAAACTTCCATGTATACTTCACAAAGTTTTACACTTCCTAATCCTGTTGCACTATTCGTTTCAAGTACCCATATTTTACCTTGTTTATCAACAACCACATCCAAAGACCAAAGGCCAAGTTCAATTTCTTTTCGTACTTCACCAGATATTCGATAAATCTCATTCATGAAATCATCAGGAATTTTATTCATATCTTGATATGCATATATGAATTTTACCTTTTCATCAACTTTTTTTGTTCGTATTGATTGGTCTTCTTTTATTGTTGGTACACGTTCATTTATAATAAAACATTTATCATTTAAAAATACGCATCGGTATTCTCTATCAAAATCAATGAATTGAGAATATAAATCAAATGATTTTTCTTCTCCTCTTAATTCAAATGTTTCAGGCTCTTTTTTAAGATCTGCTGCTGTATCAATTTTTTTTATGCCTAATCCCGAATGTCCTTTTGCTATTTTTGCGATAACAGGAAATCCCACAGCACCTTCGATTGCTTCTTCTCGTTTAAAAACTGTTTTTGGAAGCCAATCGCAATTTGCAAATATTTTCGAGAATTGTACTTTATCGCCTGATTTTAACATTGGTTCAGGAAGATTATACATTCTTTTTGGATTTACATTAAATTTATTAATAAATTGTAAAGATTCCTTTGAATTACCGCCATAATAAATAACTGGCAGATTTCTAGGTATAATGATATCATCACGTTTTACATCTGTTGCTGTGTAATATGATATGTACAATTGGTCAATTGCTGCTTTATTGATTGCTGCTTCTCTTTCTGATGTATCTCCTGATAATGCTGCAAGATCTGCTCCTTGTCTGATGAAAATAATTTTCTTGTCGAATTGGTCACTTAAACCTAATGTAATGAATTCTTCAAGCGTTTTTAGTTTGCCTAATTGTATTGCCATGCTGCTTTTTTGATTATTTTATTATATATTCAGAATAATAAAATGAAAAAAGCAGTACTCTCTCGAATACTGCTTTAATATGTTTAATGCTAATTATTTATTTAGCATACCGATGATTGCTCCATAGTCTAAACCATCGTCTGATTTTTTCTTTAACAAACCTGTGATAACTTCATCAGCTTTTGCTTGGTCATATGAATCGCCATGCATTTTTTTCAATTTTTCTTCAGCCCAAGATTTGAATTCTTCATCAGAATTAATAGTGCCTTCTAAAATTGCTTGTTCTTCAGCTAATTTATCTGCTTGTAATTGTTCATTTACGAACTCGTCGATTGATAAGATTCTTCTTTTCATTGTATGATATTTATTTTTTATTTATTTAACATTCCAATGATTGAACCGTAGTCTAAATCATCGTCTGATTTTTTCTTTAATAATCCAGTGATAGTTTCGTCAGCTTTTGCTTGGTCGTATTTATCACCGTGCATTTTTTTCAATTTTTCTTCAGCCCAAGATTTGAATTCTTCGTCTGTTTTTATATCAGCTTCAAGAATTGCTGATTCTCTTAAAGATAATGGACCTTTATATTTTTTGATTTGTTTATCTAACTCATCAAGTTCTTTTTGTAAATCTGCTGGTGTTTTTTGTTTTAATGCTTCTTCTTCAAGAGCTTTTTGCATTGCTTGTAATTTATCAGCAGTTTCTTTTTTCTTTGCAATTGCTGCTAAATATTTATTATCATCAATAGTTTCATCTTCCTCATCAATAGTATTAGCTGCATTTTTTGGTCCAACACCTTTAACCCAGCCTTCTTTAATTTTTGCAAAAAATTCACTGCGTTTTGTGTGATGCAATTGAGACATATGCGAAACACCAAAAGAATCTAAAGTTGAATGCCAATGTTTTTTGTATTGGTCCTTTAGACTTTCTGCTTCTTCTAAAAGTTCCAATTCAGAAACTTCAGATTCAAACATTTTTTCTTTTTGAACGTATTCGTCAATAGATAATATTTTTCTTTTCATATTATATAAATTTTTATTATATATTCACGAATTATTTGCAAATTTGTGATAATGTCGCAACGTATTCGTTAACAGACATATTTACACGTTTTGCTTCGTCAGTTAATACAGATAGCGTTTTTAACATGCTTTCTTTTACATCGTTATTGTATTTTTCAAGTATAAAGAATTGTTGATTATCTTCTCTTACTTTTTCAACTACTGCTGATATTTTTTTCATTGCTGTTTATTTTATTTTAATTTAATTTTCTCCTGAAGTGTCAGCTACTATTACAGTTTGCCATTTATCTAAACCGAATAAATCTTTAACTTTAAACGTTAAATCTTTATCACCTAATTTAACTGCTGTTGTTAAATCTTTTGTTGTAAATGCAATAACTTCTGTATCGCCATTTTTTGGGTGAACATAATATGTAATACCTTTAAAAATAACTTCATATACATTTTTTTCAATCATATCACCTAATGCAGGTTTGACATCTTCGCCTTCGTTAATTAGTGTATGTTTTGTTATTTTTGTTTCTTCTTCAACTTTAGGTTTTTCGTTTTTCTTAACAACGTCTGTCATTTTAAAATCGTCAAGTATTTCTAACATGATATGTTTTTCATTAGATATTTTTCCGCCTCTTACAAGATCCATGAATTTTCTCCATCGTTTCTTAAAATCAGCCAATACTTCTGTATCATCAATTCGATTGCAAACTTCTTTATAAACTTTTGTTAATTTATCTTCTTCATCAACATGTTTAGTGTCAATTTTTCTTACAGCATAATCATCAACTACGCCATAAACAAAAACAAATTTTTTCTCTTTGCTTTCTTTAGCCCAAACAATTACAAAAGTTACATCTTTATCATCTTTGTACTTTTTGATTTGTTCCCAATCGTCAACAGTATCAGCAACAGAAAAATCTTTTGTTACTTCGCATACTTCGTAACGATTACCATATCTATCCTCTACGATATTGCCTTTTTTCAATTCAGGAAGATTTGTTTTTGGTTTTATTACTTCCTCTTCCTCTATATGCGTGGGTTTTGTTTGCTCTCCTGTTGGCGATTCATTATCAGCCTTCATTTTAGCAACAAATTCATCTATAGAAAGAATTCTTTTGTTATTCATACAAGATATTTTATTTTATATATTTAAAATGTAACCTTGTATATTTTATGTGGGAAACCTTGAGCAATATAAGTACGTATTCTTTCTTTACCATGTTTCAACAAATAGTTTTCATCGCCTAATGTAAAATCATCAACAAAATCCCAAATTGTTACTCTTTCCTTTTCAGCATGCAATCGCATTCCACGGCCGATTGTTTGTCTAATGATTCTATCAGACTTATAACTTTCTAACATGAAAATGTTAAATATGTTATTGATTGAGATACCTGTACTTAATGTACCAAATGAAGCAACAAGAATAATGTTGTCGTTATTCTTCATTTTTTCAAAATAGTTTTCTCTAAGATGTATAGCAGTTCCACCATCTACATAATAAACTTCTTTATCAGTATTGTTTCTTAACCAATCATAAACTTTACGTCCATAACCGTATTTGATGTCAGAAAATAATACCAATGAATTTCGTGTTGATTTTGCAACAAATCCACAAACGTAATTGAATCTTCTTCTGCTTTCAATTACTACTTTCTTTTCGATATTTAATAGTTCTGAACCTTCGAATTCTGAACGACGTTCACGCAAATCTTTTAACTTTTGTCTTAATTCGATTTCAAGGTATTTCATTTGAATAACTTTAACAGCAACTTTTGTTGCATATGAATTATCAATTAAGAATTTTGCAGATACGTCATTTACAAACGGACCAAGATATGCTTGTAATGTAAAATGGTCTGCACTATCTTCTTCTTTTTTAAGTGTTCCTGATAGACCAAAACTGTATCTCAAATCTTTACATTTTGAAATTACAGTTTTAACTGATGCGCTATTTGTGTAATGCGCTTCATCGACACAAACAACGTCAACGCCATCAAACCAATCAGCGTCACGTTTAACCAAAGATTGAAACGTTCCTATTACACATGCAGCATCAGATTTTCTTTTATCTGTCCCGCCATGTATTGGTTGAATTGTAAATTTAAGTTTTCCATTATTGTATTCTTCAAAATCTTCCATTGTTTGAATGATTAATGAAGTATTAGGTACAACAATCATGTATCTGCTTGCTTTTTTAGAATCAAGCAAATAAGCAAACATCATGAATATCATTAATGTTTTACCAGCAGACGTTGCAATTTCTGAACTTGAACGTTTAAATTTTAAAATGTTGTAAACTGAACTTATTTGGTAATCTCTAATTTCTTTAGGACCGCCTTTGCAATGTTTAGGATGATCTTTGAAAAAATCCCATACCCATGCTTCAAATATTTCGGGTGTTAACTCTGGGTCAACAATTGAATCGAATCCTTCTATGTCAAGTTCAAATTCAAACTTTTTGCAACATACGTTAAGTTCATTCCATAAACCGATAGGTATTCGATTATATTTATCTATAAATGCGATATATCCATCCCATATTTTCTTTTTAACGAGTGGGTGGAATCTCCAATTTTGTATTCTTCTTTTAAATGAAAATCTTATTTGGTCTATTTCTTGTTTCGTATATTCAGTAAGTTGTATAAAGTTTCCATCTTCGGTTACTTGAGCTTTCATCAGATTAATTTAGTTTATTTTAGTAAAACCGCAATTCTTCGGCTTTGTTTTGGTATTGAATTTTGCGTAAAAAACGTATAACTTCTTCATAATCTTTTCTATCAACAATTACATGCTCATCATCGACTGATAGCATTCGTTGTGTTGATGGGTGTGTATGCAGATAATCAAGTCCTATTCGTTTTCCTTCCAAAATATCTTTTTCTTTTGTTGTTTCGTTTTCTGTTGTCATAATCTTAATGTTGTTTTCTTCTATATTGTTCTAATTCAATTCGCCATTTTATACCGTAATACATATGATCTAGCGAATCAACAGTTCCTCTCATATATGATAAATGCGTTGAAAATGTTTCAAGTGTTTTCACATGTTTTTCCAAATCAACATCAATAAACATATTTCTAGGTTCTTTGTCTAATCGGTAATCGCTTTCTTGCGTATAGTAAATAAAACGTTCTTTTTTTAATTTTTTCAATTTTGCATTAATGCCTGTTATTAATTGCATTAATGTATGCGTGTATTCAAGAGCAACCTGCCGTTGTGATAAAACATCAACCAACACATCTGATACTTGTCCCATATCATACATACGTTGTGTTAAGCCCGCTATTTTTTCTTGCCATTCACGACGTTCTCTATCAAATCTTGCAGTAATTGATTCTTTATCTTTTTCAGAAGAGTTTTCCTGATTTTTGTTTATTTCTTCCATATGTTATTTCTATTACTTCGACTTTCTTCTTCAATTTAATTTCGCCTGCCGTGTATTTAATTTCAGGTACTTCTTCTTCTATTTTTTGTGCAACATCAACGCCCATAAGATAATGTCTTGGTTTTAAGTATTCATCAAGTTCATTTTCAAAATCTTCTTCTGTATGTTGAGTAACAGGTTCTTGTTTTGTTTTTTTAGTTATCATATGCCAAATTTGTTGAAACATATTTTATTTATTTTAAATATAGAAAGCATCATATTTGCTATCAGAGAAAAACCCATTTATTGGCAATAGATTTATCTTTGTTGATTTTGCTATAGTTACAACATCAGTGTAATCTAATTTGTTTTTGTATATATTTATGCCAATATCAGCTATATATTTCTTCCATAAGAAAACAGATTCGCCTTCTTTGATTTTTTCAAGTGCTTTACTTGTTCCTGCTGAATCATAATCATACATATAACGTTTGTTTGAAATATCAAATGGGAATTCATTTTCCAAACCGCATGCACTCATTGCATTTCTGATAAGGAATGAATCCAAAGGTCCCTCGGTTATTGTAATCATTTCAGAAAAATCGGTTGTTGAAATTCCAAATATGAAAGATAACTTTGAAGATTCTTCAAATAATTTATCAGTAGGAATTGCAATTTCCATTTTCTTATAAATCATTTCCAATGTATGCGTAACATATTTAGGTTCTGTTTTAAAATTTCTAACTTGAAACCCTAATACTTTACCTTCTAATGTTAAATTGAATATAAATAGACGTGTTAATTTTTTGTCCCAACCAAATACATTATTATTTGTTTGGTGTCTATCTTTTAAATATTTTCTAATCCATCCATTTTCTGGTGCATCAATTTCTGTTAGATTCCAATGTTTAAATATTGCAGCCTTTGGTATTGCATATTTTTCTAAAATTGTGGGATCTATGAAATATGAAATATCAACAGATTTTTCTGATGTAACAAATTTTGAAACTGATTCAGAATGGACATTTCTTGCATATATAGTTTCTGACGAATCGAGAGCTTTGCCAAAGTCAGATAAAAATTTTTCTATTGAAGTGTGTGTTTTGCAATTGTAACAATGAAAGCCATATCCTTTATAGTATATGTTTGCACGTTTTTTAGTTGCATCTTTTGATGAGTCTCCGCAATATGGGCAGGCGAAGTTATATCGTTCTTCTCGAGGATATGGTTTTTGTTTTTCGTGTTCGCTATGTCGTTCTCTGAGTATTTCATCTACTAGACCTGTTATTTTTTTGCGAAATTGTGTATCGTCGACTTCTTTATTGAAATCTGTAGGTGTTAAGTTAAGTGTCATGTTAGAGAATTTAAGAGTTTATAAGAAAAAACGGCCAGAACATTGTGTTGTCTGGCCGTTTTTGAATTGTTAGATACGATTATAATTTATCGTATAAATCTTCATCTGCCATGTTGTCATCGAAGTTAATATCATCGATATTAAAATCTTCAGTTTCATTTACATCAGGAATTGAAGGAGCAGGAGCAGGAGCAGGTGTTGCTTTAGGAGCAGCAGGTGCAGCAACAGTTTTTGGTTCACCTATTGAAATGTTTGATTTTCCAGCAGGTGCATTACTTGCAGCTTTTGCATTTCCAGTTTGAAGACCTTCGATTATTTTACCTTTAGGTACAGTGTTTTTGATAACTGTGTTAACGAATTCGATTGTTTCTTCGTCCCATTCACGGAAATCATATTTACCTAAATCAGGTGTGTTTTCTTTCAAGTATTCAACAATTTTTTGTAAATTGGCAGGTGTTTTTTCCATTGATTCACCATTGATTGAGAATGGCAATTTTTCGTCAAGGAAAGTACAATTGTCATAATTGTTGTAGCCAGAAATTAACGAGATGCTGATTAAGAAAGGACGACCTTCAAATAAATCGAATGGAATATGTGGTTTTCCAAATTCTGGTTTAATTTGCGCCATGATTTTGTTGTGAATTTTTATTCCGTATGGGAATACTAAAATTTTCCCAACAAGGTCAGGTTGATTATCATCTTTGATGATTTGTACTAAAGAAGCAAAAGTTTGACGTCTTGAAAAAGATTTTGCAAGTTCTTGTTCTGCAACTGATTCTGATTTGCGTAATTTCCAATAGATGTCTTGTAGTAAAGATTTTTTACCTACAGTTGAAGGACAATCAACATATTTACCGTCGCCTGAAATAGGATCCACTAGCCATGCTGTCCATTTTGACATGATTGATTTTTTTGGGTCTGCGTGCCAAGGTAAGAATCTTACCACTGATTTATACACGTTGTCTTTGCCTGATTTGGCATCTGGTTTGTAGCGTTCGATTTCGCCTTTGCCTGATTTTGTTGGTTCTGCGAAGTCGCTTGCTCCGAGATTGAAGAGGTCTGAATAGTTTTCTTCCATTGTCTTAGTTTTTTTTAGTTATAATTTAGATTAGTTAGTAGAGAACTAACAATGTATTATAAGACAATGAATTTAAAGGAGGGCAATTTTGTTAAGTATTATTTTATTCTCTAATATTTGTATACACAAGAAATAAATAGTTTCATTTTTTGTGATTATTTCTTTAGCTTTTCGATTTCAGATAATATAAAGTTTCCAACATGCTTACTTATTTCAGGTATTTCGATACCTGTTTCTTTAGATATCTTGTGCATCCATTCAACTTCTGATGTACGAATCTGTTCAACTTTTTCTGACAACTGCTGTTGAACAGTTGAAAGGTTATTTAATTTTTCTTGATTTGCATCAATTTCTTTTTGCAATTCAACAAATGATGTAAATATTTCAAGTGCTCGTGTTTTTTGTTCTTCTGTAAGTGTCATTTTATATTTAGTTTTATAGAATTTATATACAAGATAATGAATTAGTTTTATTTGTATAGTTGTATACTTAAAGTTATTAAAAGTTCATCCATGATCGTTGTATGATCATTTACAAATAGAATAGTTATTTAGTTTCTTTTGTCTTTTTTTCTTTATCATTTTGTATTTTATCGTATAAACATTTAGCAACCCATAAAGAATCGACAATATCATCAATAGGTTTTGCCCAATGTTTTGCTTTTGGCGATTGAAATAATTCTACATGTGAAATTAAATGTTGTTGTAACTTCATTTCCGCAAAAAACTCTGAACGTATGTATGCTTCTATCATTTCAGGTTTTTTATAATTGCCTTTACCTGCTGTTTTCTTAACAGTACCTGGCGAAAAGATATGGATATCTTCGTATTTAATACCTAATGTTTTTACTAAAACATATCGCAAAACAAAATGATATCCTGCATATGTCAATATTGAAGATCCTGTACTTGCAAACGATAATCCTTCTAATCCTATATGTATTTTTTGTCCATTTGCAATTTTTCCAATTGCTTTACAAATATTATCAGCTAATAGTTCGGCATCATAACTATATGAACACTCCATATTATCCAAATTTGTAAATGCATCAGTATGTTCCATTATTTCAACTGTTACTTCTGCAGATTCAAATGTTTCAACATATTTATCTTTAATATTGCCACGTCGAGGAAACGCATATGACTTAATGCCAGAATCGCTTATAACTGTCATTGCGCTTGATGTTCTTGAATAGTCAAGTCCTATAAAAATTTCATTCATATTTAATTTGTTTTGCACAATATGTGCGTGAATACTATCGGCCGCCTATCGCAGCACCTAATGCAGTTGTAACAAGACGAGATGTTAATGTATCATACAAAATTCCTTGTGTTATACCTAATGCATGACAAATTGCTTTTCCAATTGCAGGACCTGCAACTGCACCGGCAATACCGCCAACAATTGAACCAAAAAGTCCTTCGTCCATATTATCTAATGTTCCACCATTTTCAAGATGTTCTAATAACTTAACATAAACTATTTCAGCTTCTTTTAATTCTATTGGCGTTAAACCTTGTACCATTTCGCCTTCTAATAATGGCTTATCTTCTGCTACTATTTCTTTAAAATCTTTCATTTTAATCTAATCTTTTTATTATGTGTGGGTAATTGTATGCAAAGTCGCATGTAAATGTTTTAAATTCAGGTGTGTTACTAGAAAATGATAAATCTAAAGCAGAAATGCCTGTGAATATTATCTTTTCAAATTTGAATGCAATTAATTCAAATCCCGTGTTATCTAAAAATTGTAATACGAAATCATTTAACATATAATTTGTTTGGTCGTATGAATAAAACTTTTGAAGTTGTTCAAACATAATCCAGTAATTTATATATCCCTCATATAATTTGAATGTTATCGAAAATTCTCTAGTTAGCCATCTTTCTAATTTACCTCGACCTCTCCATTTAATAGGATCTTCAAATGACGTTTGGTCAACAGTAGGTCCAGCAGCAGCGGGAAACGAAACTCCTTGTATACTTGCATTTACAAAATCTGGAATATTATCGTACGGAACTGGAAGTCGATTCAAATAAAATTCATACTTTTCAGTTACATCTTTATAAAAAAATTCCTTTGGAATTTCTAATCTAAAATTATTGTTCTTTGCATTTAAAATCATATTGTTCTACTTATTTTCCGCAACCTGTTGAACTATCAGTTGCTGTTCCATTCGTTGTTGCATTTGCACCTGATGTACCGATATTACTACCGTTATCATTATTACCCGTGTTATTACCGCCTGGTGGTACAATTGTCTTATTAATTTTATTCGTATCGTCAACAACTGTTTGATTTGCCGATGAACTTGAACCATTACCTGTTCCACCTGTTATAATTGCGGGATCTTTAGATATTGCAATACCGTTAGTTAATGTACTAGTACTTACTTGTGCAATTGTTGATGGTAATGCATTTTTAATTGCTTGTTGTTGTGAAGCAGACAATAAAGATATCGCATTAAGAATAGCAGTTAATTGTTTTTGCAATTCAGCTGACTGTTTTGCCAACATAAATCTATCTTGTTCTAATTTTGAATATTCTGAAGCCAATAAAAGTTTCATTGCATTTAAACGTGCTTCCCATTCTTTCATAAAATCAATAAATGGCTGATTTGCATCTAACGGATTATATTCATTAGAATCTTTAAATTTGCCATGATATATAAGTGTTTCCAATGATGAACTATCAGCAACTGATACAATGTAAAAAGATTTTTCTTTTATTTGTTTTAATATTTTTTGAGAATCTTCACGTTTTATTAAAGCTTTGCATTCGCCATTTTGTCCATTCGTTTTCTCCATAGGAAAACTTAATACTTGTCCATTATCTAAAATTATATTAAGAAATAAATTTAGATTAGTAATATTTTTTGGTATGTAACTGCCATTTACTAAAGATACTATTGCAAACTGTATAACATTATCGAATTTGCTGATGTAAATAGTAACCTCACCTTGACCATAAAATATTTTTGTATCTTTTACCTCAGATGTTTCAACATTTAATGCAACATTATATCTGTCAGTATACACATCAACGTATTTTGTCGATACCGGCATTGGTTTACTTACAGCAGCAGTTGTTCCTTGTAATCGTTTAAGATTGATGACTTTATTATATACTTTTAACGGTTTTATTGAAACATCAATATTTATTTTCATCAATCCTTTTCCATATTTCGATGGTTCGAGTGATGTTAAACTTGCAGTTCTAATAATTTGTTCGGAAGTTGCTCTGTTAAAGAATTTCATTACATAATAAATTGTAAATGAAAATGCAGTAGCAGCATTCTTTATTATTGGTCTAAAATAATTAGGTGTATCATAATTTTCATTTTGCACTTGAGTTATTTGTGCTGTTTGATTTACATCAACACCAACTTGTTCAAGAACCCTAATTTCGTTAACTACTGTCCAATCATTATTTCCTGTTGAGTTAAGATTATTTATGTAATTGTCAATAAATGTTCCTTGCCATGTTGGATAGTATTCAAAGTAATCACCATCGGCACCTTCTTTAACAACACATTGTAAATTTGAAAAATTATCAGTGCATAAAACTGATGCAGTTACTTGATTTCTAACATCGAAATAATCTACATCATTTATTGTTTCAACATTCACCAATTCATGTAATGTAAAGAAAATTGGTGAATCTTTAACAATCCCACCTGGGTTTGTGTTTTGTGCAATTGTTGGATGCGTATAGTTATATTCAAAACCTGTAGCATTATCAGGATTTTGCCAATATTCTGTTTGTATAAACTCCAATGATGGCATACTGAATGTAAGATATTTATCGTACATTTTTTCAGATAGCATAACAGGTGACGGATTAAACACAGGTGTTTGTGTTTGCAAATCAGCGGAAAAACAGAATGTTGCGACTTTTAGATTTGACTTTGAGTTTTCTTTAAAGAAAACTTCTAGCACGAATCCGTCTATACCTTCAAAATTATAGCCTGATAACACATGCATTTTCAATGTATCATAACTAACATTTGAGATTCGACTATTATAATCTTCCAAAACAATTTCTGGGTGCTGTGTAAACACGTTTTCACCACTTCCTATTGTTGATAATGCCCATTTTGTTTGTTGCGCATTAACTGGGAGTGCAGTCCAATCTAAACAGTTGCCTGTTATATGCATGCCATTTACTGGTGCACCTTGGTTTACAAATTGATATTCGTTAGTGAAAGAATTTGTTATTCTATATATGCCTGCATACGTATCACCAACAGTTTCCGGAACTGTTGGATAATTTAAACTTGTAGGCGCATTCGCTGTGTACGAATACTCAAGTAATAACCAATCATTTAACTGTATGTATCTTGATGTTACCATAATTAAAATTCAAATATTTTATACGTTAAGCCGATTCCAATAAAAACTGAAGGATTGAATCCTGTCGATATTCCGAATCCAATTTGTGGTCCAACAACAAAACGTTTTCTTGGGAAATACGATTTTATTAAAGGATCTTTTTGTGGGTCAATAATTGCTCCTTCTAATTCACTAATAACAAATCCTGGATAATCTGAACGAACAAATATTCGTAATGTATTATCTTTTTTGTCACGTTCTAATCCTGTAACAATTGCAACATGAATTTCATCTTCTACTGCAACGTTAACTGCATTTTTATCAATAACAGGTAACTTTACATTAAATGTTTTATTACCTTTTATAATTTGTACATTAACTGTAGAATCTTGTAAAAAACCAACATCAATAGAACCTGAAATTATATGTTCATTTCCTTTTGAATAAATTTTATCATAATTAAATGTTACTGTTTGCGTACCGTCTTTATTTACAGTAACATCAACCGCACCTGGATTTGTTGTGTTGTTTAATTTTGCAATCGAATCTTTCAATGCAGCGTTTAATTTTGTAATGTAAATAACTTTTCCTTTTTCTTTGTTAACTTCATCAGACAATCCTTTGTTTAATGTTTTCAAATTGCCGTTTTCTGCCGCAAGTACGCCTCTCTTATATTCTATTTCTTTTGCTTTATTTCTTTCAACAATAATAGAATCATGCTGTGCTGTTATATTTTGTTTCAATCTAGTTATTTCTTTATCTTGCGAATTTTGACCACAACCTTTAAAAATAAAAATTGACATAATGAATATAACAACAAGTAATGCTGTTTTCTGTACTGTTTGGTTTTTTAACCAATCTTTAATTGTATTTGTATTCATAATTATGGTTTTACTTGTCCTGTTAAATCATAAGTTGGTATTGCTGGTATGATTATGTTTTCAACTATCCAAAAGTTACCTGGCGTATTTGATGGGTATCCGTCAAAAGGTAACGGAGAATATGGAACATAATTTTCAATATACCTTAATTTTATTATTTTTTCTGAAAATGCAATTGCTTGCATTTTCTTCTCTGTACTTTGTGCGTAATATTTTAGATTGTCTGTCGTTGATACAGAATCGGCAACTAAATCACTCCATGAAAATAAATTTTTTTTTCTATCATACGTAACATACGCAGAGCCGTGAAAAATCATATTACTAGGCGATGTACCATCAACTATTAAAGATGACGAAGATCCATTTGAACTATAATGCGTGGCATTATAATGCGAAAGATACTCCATGAAATTTGTGTTGAAGTTATAATCTTTTGACGTAATTGAATATTCTGTGCTATCTAATTGTTCATTCCAAAAATCGCCATGAACTTTTGTTGGCAATAAACTACCTGGAGCACCGCCTGTTGGGTACGCAAATTGTCCTGGGCTACTTGTTGGAGTAAACATAGGAAACAAAATATTTTGTACTTGAGATTTTCCAGCAGTTACAGGAATTTTGTCTGAATAATTATGCGGCCATAATAATAATCCAATAGTTCCGTATTTTATAGGTGGATTCGTCGAATCGCATCCTAAATGAATAGTCAATTCATAACCGCTATACACATCTTTCGGCGGTTCAATTCTATAAATGTATCGTGAACCTGCACGGGTTTCGATATTATTACTCAATCTTATATAATTTTTCGTAAATTGTGATAAGTCTAATATTTTAAAATTAGATGCTGTATAATCGTAATAATCTTTTCTTGCCATTTTTATAAATTTTGTATGTTAATGTATGTGTTATCGTCATATGTAATATCGCTTGTTGACCCGCCAGATTGCGCTAAATTTTCAATTGTAACGATACGCCATTTATATTTATCAGCATCATATATTTTAGTTGCTTGTGATACTAAATGTATGTATGCTGATTTATATTTTATCAATTTTAATTTTATCAAAAATTGATTTCCTGCTGATATTATTTTTTTGTCTTTTTGCGTTAATGTATATGCAGTTTGTACAACGTTATTTATATCATTGAATACTATTTTTATTGTAGTGCTAGATAAATTAAGAACAGGCTTTGTGCTATCAACAGTACTAAATATTATAGTATGTTCTTCACCTAAGTTTTCTTCTATATTTGATAAAGTATATGTAGGCAATACAATGTCTAAAGTGCTCACAGGTATTGATACATTATCATATTGCACCTGCCAAATTGGCCATTCAAATATATGATATAAACAATCTTTTGAAATAGACTGTCCTGTTGCTGCATTAACGCCAAATCCCATTCCAATCAATACAGATAAATCAAAGTACTCATATTTTCCAACAATTGTTTGCATTGATTGCCATTGAGCAATACCGTCTGCTGTTTTACTTGTTAATACTTTGCCTAATACATTTGTTGAATCAGGCGTCATTTGAAATCTTGCATTATCCAAAAACAATGCAACTGATTTATCAGTTGGGTTTGTAGGTTTATATGAAGCACTTGTTTGTGCTGTTGGCGTACTTTTCAGCCAAAGATAATTTTCGCTTGGTATTGTATGATTATCAGTATATCTAAAAAAGCCTAAAGTATATGAATCTTGTATGCCCCATATATGGCCATTTATCATATAGTTCGGACCAAATGTATCACCTATATTGCTTATATATGCAGATCTGCCTTGTATTGTTGTAACAGTACTTGCCCATGCGTATTGTTGTTCTCGTATTTTCGAGTACGTTTGGTCAGGGCGTATTAATTCAACATATGATTTCGCATTGAGATTTGCACGTATGCCTAATGATATGCCAGGGTTACTTGTTGGTGTTTGTGGAAATACTGCAAAATATTCAGGTGTTCCAGTACCGTTGCCAAATTTGATTTCTGTTTTAAATATTGCGTCAGCAATACCTGAATGCCAAGTAGGAACACCGCCAAAATAATATTTTGATTTATATGTACTTGCTATATCTACTGTATCATATGCTGCTGCAATATCTTTACCTGATATAAATGCAATTGCGCCATTTTCATCAATTCTCATTGATTGAAAACGTGCAGTATCAGCATCTGTCTTAATTAAATTACCTGCTGCATTATTATTGCCGTTATATATGTTTATGCTACCAGCATGCGTTCCTGTTGCAGTTGTAACAATTTCTACACCTGTCATTAGTTTCAAATTATCGCCATTGCCATCATTTGTATAAGATGCTATACCGAAATTTGTTTTAATTGGCGTTGCTGAAAAATTAGATGCAGATACGATAGTTGAATAATATCTATCATATGCACTTGTTTGTTCATTAGCTTCAGATATAAATGAACCTTCACTCCAAACTTTTTTAACTTTTAGATAAATGTCATTATTATTATTCTTTTCTGATGAAATGATTAAAACTGATTTATATTGGGTGTCATTTCCAAATTTTAACGGATCTTTTAATTTTTGAATAAATACGCCAAAATTTGATGCAAGAATAGGATCTTCGCTTAATGTATTATCTTCTTTTCTTACATGACCTTCTAAATATAAAACAGGAGCAGCAGTTCTTATATAATCAAACTTGCTCAAATCTGGGTTATAAACTGAACCAATTGTTATCGGAACAACGTTAATATCTTCATAATTTGGTTGCAAATAGTTAACAGCGTCATACATGTTTGGTATTCTTGATGAAATTTCAACAATATCAGCATCTCTGAACTCGCTTCCAATAGGTGCACTTGTATTTGTTAATCCTAATTTGAAATGCGGCTTCTTATGAACCAAAATATCTGTATTATTTGAACCACCGAATGTTCCACTATTATAATCTCTATAAGATACATACGCGTTACGTAATACATATTCATTTCCAGGATTTGCTTCATCAGCAGCACCTAAAAATGTTATGTTGTTTTCTAATGGGTATGTTGTCCAAACAGTATCTTGCGTTGTAGTAGGTGCAAATGAAGAAACTTGATAATCGTACGCAATTGGCGTGCCGATTGTTTCAACAATTTTGTATAACTTGGTGTTCTCTACAAATGAATCGCCTATGTTATATGTTTTGTTTGCAATCAACGTTGGCAAATCATTAATAGCAGGTCTAGGTGTACCTGGGTATAAATTGCTATTATCAGGTGTTGTGAAAAATATTCTAGTGCCATTTACGCCATCATCACCTTTTATTCCATTTCGTCCTTGCCCACCAGGTAATCCAGGTTGTCCACTCCCACCGCGTAATCCACGTGGCCCGCCATTTAGTTGTGCAATTTGTATGAAATTATCGTTTACCTTTTGTATGAAGACATCATATTGTTCGTTTCCTAATATCTTTTGAATATTTACCATGTTGATGATTAATTTATTTATATATTCCTTTTAAAATTATATACGATTTACATCTATGCCAACTGAATATGTCAAATAATCTTTAGTATCAACAAAAATCGAAATTGTCATTTGTAATTCAGATGTTTTGGTTATCTTTACATTTTTGTAATTTGAATATCCTGTGTTTAGTAACATTGATTCTGTTGTATCTAAATTTATTTGATTGCTGTTTGCTTTTATTGCTTTCTTTGCATATACTACAACATTTGTATAAGTATATAAATTTAAAATATTAGCAGTAATATAATTTGACATATATAACTCTTTTTCAGCTTGTGACATGTTTGATACTAATGAATTGTCTACATTAGCACTTATCCAATCCAATTCTTTTATTGCATAATTATCAATCATTTCACGCAATAAACGTTTCTCCAAATTAAAAGTAATGTCAATTCTATTTTGTCCATTATCTATTGACGATATTGAGCCTACTGATTTTAAAGCAGATACGTTTGCGCCTATGCTATTGATTTCTTTTATTGAATATTCGCTAGAATTAAAAGAAAAGAAATTAAAACCTTTAGGTACGTTCATAGTTTTACTTCCAAAAAACGATTTAATTTCAACAACATCGGCCATGCCATCAACTAATATTTTCTCATTTACTGTTGTGTTATTTACATAATATTTAGAATCCCATGAACTTGCAACAATGCATGTATCTTTTTTATCAATTGCAATTTCATCTATCAATGGATATTTGCTTTCGTAAGAAGAATCGTTTGAAAGTAATAAAATTTCTTTATCATTAACTTTATTATACGAATGATTAAGAATTACCGCATTATTTTCAATTGATGATCCTATAGATGTATTACATAATGTAAAATCCTTTTTGAAATAATTTGAGAATTCAAGTTTTTCATTCAAGTTATATTCAATCACATTTCGCATTTTTGGCGCAAAATGTCCAGTGTAGCGATACAATACTTCAGTTGAATCTGTTGACGCAATTGCATAACCTATAGTATCAATAGATTTAAGTTGCGTAGGCTTGTCAGTATCTTTTGTTACTTCTTGTATTTTTGTTTTTATGATTTTGTTATATTCAATGAATGACAATGCAAATTTATTATTGTATGAACCTTTTGAATCTACTGACACAAACTTTACAACATTGTGTTTTGTTTGTATCTTATCTGCAATATTTTTAAAAGACAATATATCTGATATTTTGCTATTATAGTTTTCACCACTATTTAGATAATAGATATTTCTATTTCCTCCACCTTGATGGGTTTCGTAATACGTCGAATTTGTTGTTAATGAATACTGTATTGCATTATTATCGAAATACATATTATAGTAATCATTAAAAGCAACAGGCGTATATGTGTTAACTGCAGCAGGATCCTGTTTATCGCTTATATTTATTGACGAATTTGTTGCATTATACATATCTGAACCTAATAACATATCATACATATACATTACTGATGGGTTATTTGGATATGACAATGTTTTTCTATAATGGTAAACAATACTTCCCGCTGTTGTTGCGCTTGGTTTATAATTAATGACACTTGGCCCTGCGTAATCATAGTATAAATTAGCAAAACCTTCAAATGAAATAATTTTACTTATTGGTAAGTTAACGCCATCGTTATCAAAATTTCCTACGTTATATGCTGTTTGTAAACTACCAGCATTAAATGGGCGGTATTCTTGAAAGTCAATTCCGTATTCGTCATTTAATGAATAATTAAGTTTTCTGTTATTTTTCTTTGTCGTAAATAACTGTTCAACATCTGTTTGTAATTGAATATCTTTATAGTCAACAATTACACCAAATTTATGCATATTCATATTTTTTTGCATATCATATTCGGTATTCCACAAATCTTTCCATTCTCTAGAATTAATGTCTGTGTAAACTTTAATTGAATCTGACTTGAAAGCATTATTTATCGAATAAAGTGCAGCATAAGTTAACTTATCTAATTTATGATCTTGTAAAAATACTGTTACAACTATCGTAATATTTTTAAATACTTGGTTATCTATAATTTCAATATCATATAATTTATTAAGTGAAAATACGTCTACTGTTCTTTTTGTTAATATCGCAGTAAACTTATAATCTTCGTACTTTGTTGAATTTGCAACAATATTACCAAATTCGTCAATTTCATCTATTTTAATATTAGCGCCATGAAACATTGTTTGTATTTCATTGATGCCATCAATCATTTTCGTAAATGTAAATCGTTCACTTTTTATTTTTGAAACATTGTTATCATTATAATTTTCAACAGGATAACCAACTGAAAAATATTTTACGAAATAATCTGTACTTGTATCAGATAACAATTCTTTCCAAGTTCTTGTATTATTTGTAAAATTTGGAACATCGCTTAATGATTCAAACATATAACTTCTAGCATTTTGTACAAAATCTATTGGAAATTGCGATGGGTGTTCATCAAGATAAAGCCATTCATGTGTGTACATACTAGGATCTTTAACAACATCAAAACTAGGCGAGAAGTTTGTTGCACCAAATGCAGATGATAAATTAAATCTGTATTTATTGTCTCTAATGTCTGAGCCGTCACTTACCCATTTGTTTATATAAGGAACAACCATTGATGCTGTTGCCCATTCAGTTAAATAGTTTTCTTTTAATCTATCGTATTCTGAAATTAACATATCATATACGAATCTACTAAAATCTTCAGCAGCGATTAATCCGCTAACGACTGATTCGTCCGCTAATGATAACAAATCACGTAATCCTGCAAATCCTTTAAATGTTTGCATGTCTCTATCAATATGTTCAGTTGATATTACAGAAATATTTTCTAAACCCGAATTAACGTTAATAACATTTTTGTTCATATACAAAAATTTCTCAAAAGTTAAAACTTGAGTACTGCTATTATTTCTTATTCTAATTTTTTCGTATTTTTTGCCTCTTATGTATCTTCTATAAAACTGCGAATTAACATCTGTTACATGAAATATGCCAGGTGTGTATGTATTAAATAAACAGTCAGCAGGTTCTGCTGATAATAATTGTGGACTATTTAAAACAGGTTCAGCTGATTCGTATGGATAATTAACAGAATCGTATGCATATTCAGTAGAAATAATTTCCCATGTATTATCAATAAAACCTTCTAACGTTGGTTTGTTGTTACTGTCTGCTGCTGTTATTTTGTAAAATTCATTTAATTCTAATTCAAGTGTTTCATTGAAATTTACATTTAATTCATCAAAGTATTTTAGTAATTCTGCAGTTGGCGTATACGCATATTGCGATTGGTAAAAATCAAAATCAAAATCTTGAACAGGAAAAAATGATAAAATTGAAAATGATGGTTTGAAAACTTTGAATGCAGAAATTCGTAAATCGTTACTTGTATAGAATTCCATTGTTTCATCTTCTATTTCTATGATTTTATATGTATCAATATTTGCAAAACCCGAAAGTTTATTATCTACGTATAACGGTTCATCTAAATATGGCAATGCAATTAATTTATTACCATTAACGTCATATTCGCGTACAATTGAATACTTGTTACTTTGTGTTTGGAACCAATCTTCGTTTGTTACATTACTTGCAGTTGTAAAATCAATGCATGCTCTATTTCGTTTTCGCGTATTTCCACCTATGAAATTTGTTTTAACTTCATATGACATTGGTGAACCAATTGATGAAACGTTAGCAGGTAAGTCATAAAATTTCAAATTATCTTTATCACTTTCATCAGTTAATAAACGCGTGAAAGTATATGCATTGGCACCTGAGAATTTTTCTTTTGTGATAATGAAAACTTTATTATCAATTGCAACTGCATGCACAGGAATATTTTGAAATTGATTTATGCAACCAGCAACTGCTATTGCAACATTGTTAGGATGTCCTTTAGGATTAAACGTATTAATAAATTCAAATACATCATTATTGTATAATGGGTAATCCCACCAATCACCTTCTTGTAATCCAGTTTCATTAGCAATCATTGTCCATTTATGAAATTCACCATTTCTCTCCCACGCAATCGTTAGTTTTTCATTTGGGTTGAATACATATTTACTGTCTAATGAATCATATAAGTACAAAATACATTGTCCAAACGATTCATCCTTTAAAGTTGCAGGTAATTGGGCGCTTAAAGTTTCAATACCGCATAATGATCCTGTGTTATATGTCTTATCATATAATTTAAAGTTTCTATATGTGACTGTTTCATTATCAATCGTTACATTTTCATCTGTTGCTGAATGCACACGATTGAATACGCATTCTCTATTTTTAATTACAATGCATTTATTCTTATCTTCTAATTGTGTAGATGTCGGTAGCATATCTTCAATAATAACAGGTATACTTATTCCATCATCATTGGTTTGATTAAGTGCAGTTATTGAATAAGGTTGCAAATCAATATTTTTTCTAACAACTGGAATTTGATTTAATTCATTTGCTAATATTGCGCTATTCACATTAAATTTTTTCAATTCTATATCGTTAACATAGAAACCAAAATATCTATTTATTGAATATTCATCTGCTTCATTATCGTCAAATAAGAATTCTAAATTTATTAAATTTTGTGAAATTATCGAATTTCTTTTAAATCCTTTTGTTATGTAATCGTCTAATTCTTTAATAGGTCTATCTGTTGTGAATACATCATATAAGTATTCGCCTTTTCCTGCAATTTGTCCATCTTCATACGAAACACCTGTCCATGTTGATAAAGTATCTTCATCAAATGATACATATAATGGCGTTTGCGTAAAACTTGTATGATTTACAATATTTCTCAAATATGTGCCAATCTTTGTTCCTTGTCTTAAATCGAATGTTTTAACAATTTTAGCATTCGATAAAAATTCAGTTAATAAAGCTTCATTAGATAATCCTTTGTATGCCGCAATTGAAATTGGATGGTCAACTCTAAAAATAACAAAATTATCAGGTATGATTTTATTCAACCATATAGGTGCGAAGAAACTAAATTCTTCATCATATAAATTACTGTTTAATTGTGATACGCCATACGCATAAAAATTATCATATTGTAAATGATATTGATTCTTTGTGCTGTTATACAATGAATCATATTCTTTAATGTCAAAAATTACTTCAGACGGTACAGAACCATTATCTAGAAATCTGTATAAATCTGCTGCATAACTGGAATTTGGACTAAGTTTAAATTTCTTGAATCTTATGTCAGCAAGTGTTGGATTTGCATCAAATGAATTTAGCCAAATGTCATTATTGCTATCTGCTGTTATTTTTATATTACCTGAAATAAGAGGATTAGTTCGAATTAAAGAAGCTGACGCTTTGTCTGCATATAAAGCATTATCATTAATAGGTAATTCATTTATGTTAGATCTTGATGCATTTTTATTCAATTTATATCCTGCAATGTCAAGTTCAACAAAATCAATTTTATAAACTGCATCCCATATATTCTCGTCTAAATTTATATTTGAAATAACTTCATTAACTCCTTTGATTCCATTTTTCATATTAATCGCTGGATAATCTGATGCAATTTCTGTGTATGTAGGCAAAAGTGTATCTAATGAAGGTATCTGTCCAGTGTATCTGAATTCGTATCCATCAACTCCATTATAAACAGGCTTATATGCACTAACAAGAATAATAAATTTTGTTAGTTCGTCAGTTGTCCCATCATAATCAATTCTATATGCAAATTGTCCGCCTTTTCTTACTTTTTGCCACAATTCAGGTTTAGGCGCAAGGAATGTATCGAATGACGGGTTGCTACTAGGACTGCCTACATTATATTCATCATTTGTTCCATAAACATTTAATGCTTTATACGTTACGTAATTGTTTTGTACGTAATTGCACGATTCATTTAATTCGATTCCGTTAATTTTAAATGAACTAGTGCTATTATTTTGTTTCACAGGAACAAGTGTTACATAATACTCTATTAAATTATCAGTCCATGCGTCTGTGAAATGTATACGTAGAAATCTTGTAGTTTTTCCGCTAAATATTAAATCATTAGGAAAATTTACATTATACCAAAAAGGGTTGCTCATACTTTATTGTTTATTTATATATTCATAAAAAAAGGGAAGTACTTTTTTGTACTTCCCTTTTCAATCAATATGTTATGTTATAGTTTCTTCAATGAACTTTTATTAATGTTTTGAGAAGACGATTGTATTGATGTTGTTGCAGTAGTACTTACCTTTTCTGTTACTGTTGTTTTTGCGTATTTAGCAGTTACATCAACATCAAATGAAAATGCTGTTTCATTTAACATATAGATATCTAATCCGATTCGTTTTTCATATGTTAAGTTTATATTTGAATCCGAATTTATGTCAGCAGACCAACCGCCAACAAATCCTTTATCCATTTCATCATGAAAATCTGTCATTCTGTATTGGAAATAAATTGGTATTTGAATAGTTGAACTATCATTTGCTTTTACAATTTTCTTTGCTCTAAAATCGGTTCCATCGACTAATAATTGGTCGAATGTTGCAGGCCCAACGAATAAATACGCGCCACATGTTTGTCTTCCTATCAAATATCTGTCATGCGGATAAAAACCTAATTTATCAGGATAACCGTATGCATGTGGAAATTCACCGCCTTGCGTATAACTTTCTGTACTCATCATGAATGTTAATTGTTTTGTACCGTTGTCTTTTGATGCGTCAACATTAAAATTGTAAGCATGTTTAAATGCAGATGCGCGTAACGGTCCTGACCAATTTCCTGTTGTCCAATCATAACCAATTTGTGGCGTCATGTAACTTCCGTTAAAAGATAATGTAGATGATGTATTCCACTCGCTTGGTGTTGATTTTTGCAATATAGGACATTTGGTATGAATACAAAATTCTGTTAATTTACCACCACCCGTAGGTGTTGTTGTGATATCTTTTGTAGTATCCCAAATCCACGATTTTGCTGTTCCTGTTGCTTGTGTAGGAATTAATGCTCTATCTGCAGTTGTTGTAGGCTCTATGTACAAATCATTTATTAAACCTATGTCTTTATAACGTAAATACATGAATTGTGATTTCAATTGGCCAGAAGATAATACAGCACTTCTAATATTACTGTTACTACTGTTAGGATTACATTCATCAGGACTTAATGACATGTTACAAATTGGAACCATATCATATTTACGTTTTACAAAATAATCATATACATCAGGTGATGATGTATTATAAGAAGGAGTTGCAACACGCGTACTTTCTAATTTTTCACCTAGGCCACCTGGGAATCTAGAAATTAATTCTAAATTTGTTCCACCTGTGTTTGATAATTGAATAACATATTTTTTTGTAATGATTGCACCCTTTTGTTCAGATGCAGCCAATTTTGCAATTTCATCAACGTAATAGCCTGCAAATAATTTAATGCTTGAACCATTTGATAAGCTAACAGCATTACCAGTTTCATCAATAATTTTTACATCAAGTGTTGGACCTATATTATTTAATTGGTCTTGCAATTGTTTTATAAGTAAATCTTGCGATTTCAATTTTTCGTATAGACTAATTATCATGCCAGCAGTATCAAAGAAACCTGAATTAATGGTATCTGCGTGATGTGGCCAATATTGATTTCCTGTTTGTGTTGCTGATGATAAATGCAAATCTAAACCTTGAGCATTTAATGTTTCTTGAAATTTAACACGTGTTTCTTCAGCAGCAGCATTTGATAATGCAACTTGTGCTTCATCATTTTTCAATAATTCAATTGGAAAATCTTCTGTTAAAACATTTGACCACCCAGAAAGTATTGGATTTAATGGCCAACCTGCTTCAGATATTGCACGAACTTTTATTTCAACTTTTTCACCCTTTGTGATAGGTATATCTATTTGGTTTATATTTTCAACTTCAGGGTCTTCAATATTTTCTGCTTTCCATTTATAATTGCCATCAACAGGATCATAGTATTTTTTTCTAACTGGTGATTTGACAAAATTCCATGGTGAGAAAGTTCCACGTTTCACTTGGTTATTTGCACTTGTAAATGAAAATTGCTGTGCTTGTGAAGGCGTGCCATCTAATTTTAAATATCTGTATGCATATTCAAATTGTATAATGTTTTGTTCTCCAGTATCAGTATTATGTACAGCACTTGGAATATCAAAGAATCCTCTTATTCGATATTTAGGTTTATCTAATGTTGCAGGATCATCTTTTGTGATTGATGTTAACTCTGCAATTGTTGATGCGTATAATGCTGATTTTGATGTCTTATCTCTAATTGCAGCATCAAGTGAGTTTTTTACCGCACGTCTTTCAGCTTCTGTTTTAAATTTAGTATTACCTAGAACTTGTTTTTTATCAGATATTGATTTTTCAAGTTGTGCAATTTCAGATGCTAATTTAACTTTATCTGCACCTTTTTTACGAATATCATCAAGTTCTTTTGTACTAAATATATGCGAATTTACTTGAACTACTTGAAAATTACCAGCAGTTAATGTAGGTGTGTTTGGCACTTCTCCATATACAGCAGGTATTGGATTTTCTTTTGCTGCTCCGATAATTACTTTACCAAAATCAGTTACATTTTTTTGATAATATTCATATAATGTTTGTTCGCCTGATGTTGTAATAATTTTCAAATCATTAGTAAAAAAAGCAGTTCCTTTTGACCATTCTGTTGAAAGTAAATAATTTTCATCATCAATAGATTTGAAGAACACAACTTGTCTTTCACCATAACCCACAGGTATATCTGCTTGTTTTGCTGCTTGCGCATCAGAATATAATGCTAAAATATCTGCTCCAATTGAAATAGGATCATATCCATTTACGTTTTTTAATGTAACAGAATTTGTTGAAACATCAACTGATGTTATTTCATATATTGAGTTTTTAACTATAAATTGATTGCCTGTTGCTAACGTTAGATTATTACTAATAGTTGATAAGTTATCAGAATACATCAATGTATTTAGATAATATTTTCTATCAGTTGATACAACACCTGTAGATGAAGTTATGTTAACATCTTTAATGTTTATAACATCAAAAGAACCATGATATCTTAAAATAGATAAAGGTAATTCTCTTATGTCTTCATCATCAACATATGTAATGCCATTTTTTGTTGCCCAAGAAATTAATTCATCAAGAACAATATCATTTCTTCCTTTTACATTTTCATTAAACAATGTAATTTTTGCATCAGAATCAGGCGTTAATATAATTCTTTTTGATTGAATTCTTTTTGCATTTTGTGGCACATACTTTGAAATATCAACACTTATATAAAGTAATGGGTTCAAGAAATTTTCAAAAAACCAATTAGGTTTTATTCTAAAATATAATGGTGTGTCTACTTGCGTAATTTTTGCAGGTTCTTTTGATACTTTTGCTTGATAAATTCTACTCCATGTGCCATCAGAATTTCTAACGATACTTTGTCCGGTATCATTTAATCCAAGCATAGTTTGTAATGTATTATCAATTCTATCCATATATGACTTCATGAATTTGTATGAAGGCATATTGTAAAGTATCTTATTACCATTTACGTCACTTAATTCAAAAGAAATAGATTCAGAGTCTGTTGTAACTGATTCACTAACTTTTTGCATTATCAGAAATGCGTTATTTTGCAAAACGATAAAATTTTGTATAAGTTCTGAAAATGAATTTTGAGATGTATTCATATATAGTTTGTTTATTTTTAAAATATATCAGTTACGAATTTTAAATTATCTGCATCAATACAGATAAGTTCAATCACCGGTTTATTATTTCTTATGGTAAATTGGTCATACGTAATAATTGCTGCTTGTGTATTGTATTTATAACCAGTGTTTAATTTGTCTAATGCATCAGTATAAATGAAAAGATTAAATGTGCCATTTTCATTATCCATATTTAAACCGTTTTCAAAACTGATTCTTAATTTTTGCCCAACTTCCCATTTATTATTTGTATCATCAGCATACATGTAAATATCTCTATCAATTAATAATGGGGTACCATAAGTACCGTCTGATATTCTTATGTAATTATCGAATGTTACAAGAGGATGAATGTACTTATACAATTTTGCCAACATTGTAAAATCTGTGCCTATTTGAATAACCGGTTTTGCTCCTATGTTAAATCCTTGTCTTGTATTTGCAATTGTAACGTATGAGCCTGTACTTCTATCAATGTTTATTCCTGCACCTTGTTTAATAGAATCAAGGTTATATGACATTTGAACTGAAGTATAATTTTTGTAAATGTTAGTTATTTCTTCATAGTTTTTATTCAATAAAGCAACTAAATTTTCATTATTTAGCATAACGGCTGCAGCATCGTCTAATTGTTTTTGTATAGAGTCGATTTGCGCAGATAAATCGTCGTACGTTTGTTGTCCGTAAATTAAACTTTTTATTTGGTCAAGTTCAGTTAAAACATCTTTGTATGTTGATATGTGTGCAGTTAAAAGATCATTAGAATTACGCATTTCAGATAAAGCATCTAAGTATAAATGCAATGAATATGTATTATAATCATTTATCGAAATTTCAACAGCAGGATCTTGTGCAGTTACATCATAACGTATGTTAAGTTTAAACGCATATGCATTTCCGTTTTGTTGTAAAATAGTATCAGGCTTGTATTTTGTAATTGGCTGCATATAACTGCTAACGCCAGGAACAGTATCAATGTTATCTAAAAATAATACTCCAAAAAGATTTGTTACGTAATCAGATGGATTATCTTCATTATATACATCGTAATAAACAAGTACAGTATTGAAACTGAATGATTCTGCATAAGCTGATGCATTATATTCACCTAGATTTTTTATATCTGAACTTGTTGCAATTTTATTGTAAACAGAAGGTTGAAATTCTAATGAAATACCGTCTAATCTATTTCTAATGAATTTGATATTTTGAAATTCCTCAGTATCGTTAGGATTTTGTCCAATTGCAAATATATCATTTTGTGCGTTATTAAAAGTAACTGGCTCAAGGTGATATGTATCTTTGTCTGCTGTTGGAAACCACCATTTAAAATCAGGTGCTGTTGAATCAACCCATACCATTGATACTGGATTAAAGTACCAACAAGCTGCATCTGCAACATTAAAATTATCTAATGAATCATAGTGTGCATTTATTCTTAAACCCGCAGGGTGTACATCATCAACAGATCTTCCATAAATAACCCCATCATTTAATGGGTCAACTGGAAGATTTTTGAAAATCATGTCTTCCTTGTAATTATTGTCTGATATTGCATTAAACAAAACATCACGAGTAGAACCGTGATTTGTAGGTATATGCACATATACTTCAGAATATGAATTTGCGGGGTTTTTAACAGAATTTATAACGTTAATATTGCCAATGTATTTTACAACGCGTTCGTATATAAAATTACCGTTTGCATCATATGTTTCATCTTCTTCAACATATCGTGCACCGAATGCAGTACCATTAGATGAATTTACCGCTAATTCATTTGAATTAGCTTGTCTAAATCGTATTGCACCAATTTCTTTAAGCCATTTAAAAAATACACGTTCCGATACAGTTCGTGGGTTATCAATCGTATACGTATCTTCTGCTGTTATTAAAGTTTCTAGGTTATAGTAATAATTTTGAAAACTTTCAGCAAATGTATTATTATTTTCAACCGAATCCATCATATCAGCATAAAATTTATATGCTGCTGCAGGTGTATCTAATTGAATGTGATTAGGTTTAGGCATTGCCGTGTTTCCAAAATCAGCATTCGAATATCGTAATCTTTTTAGTTCAGGCAATTTCAATAAAGAAAAGTTACTGAATCTAAACTTATTTTTTGATTCGGATAATGTTAATTGCAAATCTTCAGCTGCAGATGAACATGTGTAAAACGTGCCACCTTGTGTTTTGATTGGCTTTATAAAAGGAGCAATCTTCATATCTTACTTTTGTTTATTTTAATTAAATTGTAACTTGAGATAAATCAGTAATACCAGCAACAGATATTACTTCCCATGCATTAGTTGCACTTGCGAATTGTAAAATCAATTTCAATTTACCTAAAATTGTTGGCGTAGCACTTATTGTTGCAATTGTAGTTCCTACTGCATTTTTCAATGTTAATGCGCCACTAGCAAATGTACCTGGGACATTATGTAAAATCAAAATTTGTCCATCAACGCCATTTTCGATTGTTGCTTGTGTTGTTGTGTTCCAAGTAATTGATGCTGTTGATGATCCTGTTGATACTAATGGCGATTCTGGTGTAGGATTAACTGATGTTCTACGAGATACTATTAAAGCATCACCAAATAATGTTTTTATTCCTACAGTTAATGCTTTATCTGCACCGCTTAAATTGACATTACTAGAAAAATTTGTTACATCATTAATATTCACTATGCTATTAACAGTTACCGATGTAGTTTGGCCAATTGTTCCTAATGTTAAGTTACCTGCAATAACGCCAGTTCCTTCACAGTTAAAGATAACATCTGTAATTGGACGAGAATATTTTTTAATTAAAGTTGTCCCAATAGTTAATGATCCACCTGTTGTTGATGTATTTAAAAATGTTTCAATTTTATTTGCCTCGTCAGCTAAAATTTTAAAGTTTGATGCAATGTCAGGACGAGAAGATGCCATATTATCGCTACCAAGAATGTCTTTTATCACTATTTGTGCCATGATGTATATTATTTTTATTTTATATATTCCTTAAAATTTTTATTCTAATTTTAAGATTGCAAATTTGCAATTGCATGAGCAGCATTAACAAGTGCCATTACGTCAGCTTCACAATATTTTACAATATCGTTAATTCTGCCAGCGTAAAAATATGCATGCACCATTGTACCGTCCATTTCTGATTTAGGGCTAGGAACACCTAAAGAATATGCCATTTCATCAAATGTAACTGATTCGTAAGATGAACTTTTCCAAAACTCCATTAAATCTAAACATGTTATATCCCATGGTTTTTTGTTATACGTTGAAATGTTGCCAGATGGCACAATTCCATTCATACACATTTTTTTGAACACCCAAGGAATATCGAACGATTTTATATTATAGCCGCATAAAGTTAAGTTAACAGAATGCACTTGGTCGAATACTTTTTTTGCTTCTTTAATCAATAAAGATTCATCTTCATTTTTTATACTGCCGAGTTTTAGTGAGCCGTCAGTATTATAATATGCGTATGATATACATACAATTCTGCCATATTCTGCAATTAATGATGCATTCTTTTGATAGCATTCATCTACAGTTCCAGTCCATTGTAAATCGTTTGGATTTTGTTTTTGTTTACGTTTTACTTTTCCTTCGAATAAGTGTGCACCTCTTTCATCGTTTTTTGAAAAAGAATTAAAATCAGAATATTTGCCCGCTGTTTCGATATCCCAATAAAAAAGTTTGTTTGCGTTAATCATTGTTAGAAATTTAAAGATTCTTATATAGTTAGTTATAAATTATATACATAATAAAAAAATAGTTTATTTAAAAGTTTTTCTTCAAAAATGAAACTATTTCTGAAATCTGAATATAATAATTACTCAATTTCGGTAAGGGTAGTATAGTAGTAGGTAGACTAAATACTCAGGTAAACTCAGGTTATTCTCAGTTTACTTTAATTATACATTTCTATAGGTAAAAACTCAGGTTATTCTCAGTCGCTAGTCTACACTAGTTAAACTTTTACTGTATTAATTGAAACATTAGGTATTGATTCTTCTAATGATTTAGCCATTTGCAGATTCTCTGCATTATCATCAAAAAAGGTTAAATCTTTATAGCCTTGTTTAATCAATCTTATAATAGCTTCCTGTTTTCGTTCTGCAGTACTACCTTGTAAATTCCATTTAGGATCTCCAATTGCAATTACCAATTGTGGAAGAATATCAATTTTATGATATAGAAAAAATTCTCTAATCATATCAGATTTTTGTCTAGCAGTAAGTATACATATGTGTGTGCCTTTTTGGTATTCGTGTTTAAGCAATAACATGTATTTTGTTAATTTGGATTTTCGTAATATGCCATAATCCTGGAAATCATCAAAGTTCAATATTCTGCCTTCCTTTTCAACATACGTATTATATTCTGCAGGTGTTAATTCTTTAACCAAACTACCAGTTGCCGCATCCATTACTTTAATTTTTGCTTTACTTATGACTAACGTGTCATCTAAATCAAATATCATTAATTTATCAGAACTTTTCCCTTTTATGTTAAATCCTTCGTTCATTATTAAATAGTTTTAAATGTTAATGATGGACTATAAATAGAACAATCATTTTCGTAATTTGCAAGTACTCTAATTTCATATGTTTCATCATAATCTAAATTATCGAAATGATATTTAGATTCAGTTATATTTTCAATATATATCCATTCAGAATTTGCGGTATATAATTTTTTTCTGTATGATAGATTAAACGATACTGCATTTGTATTTTCATTTGTAAAATAAAAATCCAAAGAAACTGTGTTTGATGATCTTACAAGATTTGTTACATACAAATTATTTGGATAGTTTTTATTTAACGAATCGCTAATTATATATGCAAAATTGCACTTTAACAATTCATCAGCATCACTGTTTGCAATGTCTGTATTTGATAATACAGATATAAAAGTTGATATAGTATCAGTTGTTACATTAGTAACTTTTAGTACTACATCGTTTTCAGCATTAATATTAGGAAGTGTTTTATTACGAAATGCACATAATATTTCCTGTCCTATAAAAATTCTATTAGGCAATACATTAGAATTGCCATTGACATAATCTCCGGTAACTGTCAATAAATAACTTTTAACATTTTTTGGTACACCTGATGGACCTGTGACAGGTTGTTCTGTTACAATTGAAACTGCAATGTCTAAATCATTCGCATTAATTAAACCGATGTTGCCATCACTATTAGCATTTTCAATAATAGTATATAAGTCGCCAATTTTTCTCATTATCGTACATTTATTAAACCTTGTTTTGTTGTTACTGCTGAGTTACCATTTATATCGAATATTTCTAATGATACATCATATGCACCTTCCTTTGTAAACGTCCAAATTAAATGTTCCTTTGTAACTACGCATTCATCAAGTTTTGTTTCGTGATTTGTTATTGTCCATTTATATGAATTTTTACCAGCGATTTTTGAGTTCGTTGCAATAAAGAATAACGTTGTCATTCTTTTAATATTCATTATTGTTCTTGACGCAATTAAATCATCCCATGTAAATGGGCTTGTTATTGCATAATCATATAATAATCTATATGCATCAGCATATCTCCAATCAACACTGTTTATTAAAGATGGAAATTTAGCATATATAGTATCATTTAAATCTGCTGGTTCATAATACAAGAATTTGTTTGCATTTGAATTATAAACGTATCGTTCAGATGGAATTACTGAATAATCAACTTTTTCGGCAGGATACCAACCTTTATTATCGGTATGGTCATAGCCAAATTCATAATATGCTCGTGCAACAGGATTCCAATTTGCATATTTATTATCTAAACCATATATGTATGGATTAACCCAATTGCTCCAATTACCAACAGGATATGTATGACTATAATTTGGGTCTGCATATTTACCTAATACTCCATTTGCAAATTGTAAATATCCTAAATAGTATATGCCTTCGCCTTTTGCTGTTGCGTTTATTTTATAAGTTATCGGCGAACCTACTGCGGATAAAGAATATCTGAATCTTTGAAGACCTTCGTTTTCAGTTGAATTTAATTCATCAACAGCAGCGATAAACTGTTCTTCTAATGTGCCATTAACAGGTATTGTCTTAAATTCAAAAAATGGCAATTCATTGAATTGTATTCTGCCGTTAGGTTTAACCATCATAATTTCAAATTCACATAATGGTGCTTTGTTATATTCTAACATATTCCAAGTCAAATGACTACAGTCATCCCATGTAACTTCATCGAAATTATCCCATGTATATATGTCAGTACCGTATCTGTTACGTGCATAATCTTCATCAAAAGTAATATAACTCATGTCAAAATCAGGTGACATATAATATAATTCAGAATGCGTATCATCCAATGTTAATAACGTATTGTCATTTTCAAATCCTATGTTTGTTACAAGTAATGAGAAAGATCCATCATTAATAATGTAATCGAATCTCCAATCATTACTATCATACGCAAATTGTGCATTATAAGGGTAATCATTAAAATTCAAGAAAACTGTATTAGCATTTTCGTTATTATCAATAAAGTGTCTAAGTTTTACTGTAAACGACCAATATTCATATGAAATTTCATTTGTTGAACCTACCATAATGCCCATGTCATTATCAATTTCGATAACATCAAGTATTGTATTTGTGCCATCATATCGAATATGCTGAACATGCAATGATTGCTCTATAGGACCATAAGAAGTATTAGAAATAACTTTAATTATTGAAAACCCTGGTATTAATTCATCGTAAGTAACGTTATCAAAAATATCAGTTGCTATAAATGGTAATGTTACAGTTTTGGTTTCAGCATTGAATGCAAAATTTCCATTAGATATTGTTCTTAATTTGTAAACTTTGCCATATTCAGATTTAACTTTATTTATTGCAACATCAGTATTTATTGCAACAATGTTTGATGATTCTGCAACAGTACCTGTTATTAGAATATTAGAAACAACTGGCACATTAATCGAATCTTGTTCAAAAATTGCATATTCGCCAACAGCAATACCTTCATTATTATTATTTACTTTTGAAATATCACCTTCAATTAAAACAGTACCGCCAACTTCTCGAAGTAAATCCCAATTCGTATTCACCCCTCTAGGTATGCTATCACATACTACAGTTGTTTCGCCTTCGATTGAATAATCAGCAGATAATACACCGGCTCTGTATATGATTTCATCACTCCGTAAGTAAACAAAATCTTGTGGAATTCCATTAATTGCATTTCTTAATTTTGGCGTAACATATTGTCCGTCACAAATAATAGTATTTAATGAAACTCTGGTAATATTACCAACGTAACGATCTTTTTCTGAAATTCTTATTATTTTTCTTTTTTGATTTTGTATGAAAGGTTTTTCTTGGTCTTTATATTTTGATATATCCAAGTCATCCCATGTTAATCCATCCAAGTCATCCCATGTTACATCATTTGCAATTGCAGGATTTCTCCATTGGCAATTCATTTCATCCCAAGTAGTATTTGGTAATTCATCCCACGTAAGTACAGTATTTAAAGAACGGCCAAATGCAATAAAATCAACATTAGGCAATGAAACAATTAATGTTTTTCTTTTTCTAACTGAATGATTTGTCAAGTCATATAAAATACATGTGATATTATACTCGCCAATGTATGGTAAGTCAACGTAGACATTTTTATATGTCGATATTTTGCCTCTTACGTTATATGTAAATTTGCCTTTTGTTGAATGTTCAACAAGCCATTCAACTTCATACATTTCTTTTTGAGCAATATCGTCCCATGTGGTTGCTACTAAATCGTCCCATGTTACAGGACAATCGTCCCATGCAAGTATAAAGTCATTTAATATCAATTCAGTTCTACACGCAATTGGTCCAGCATTATTTTTAAATGGTCCAGCATTCATAAAATTATTTAGGAATATGTCCTTTAGCGTAGATATATTTGTGTCATCAGATGGTTGTTCAACATTTGGTTCTCCATAGTTTTGAAGATCCGTTATTAAACCATCATTTGCATTTATTGCAAAGTCTACCGTATCATTTCTGTTAATTTCATATGCAACAACATCATCTTTCCAAATGTTTACTGCCCATCTATCGAAATAGATACCTTCGCCAACAATATCAATTATTCTTGCATTTAATGGCATGAATTTATTTTTCAAATATTCACGTAATGCAAATAATTTTATGATAACTTCATCTTCACTGAACATGAAAGCATCTTCGGTAATTGGCATTCCATAAATATCATATTCACCAGATTCTTTTGTTATATCGTAGAAAAGACCGAATAAATTTGTTTTCTTCCAAACGTTATTTGGTAGCATTTCTTCTGATTGCCAATGCTTACCTTTTTGTGCAAGTTGCATCGGTATTTCAATTTGTTTGAAATATTGTTCTTGGATAGAAATGATTTCATCTTGTTCCATTGGCATAGGAACAGTTGTTTGAATTGCTTGTATAACTTTTAATGAATCTAAATCATTTGACAAAACATTTTTACCTGTTGTTGGTTCTTGTATGTCTGAATTAATTTGGTATACACGTTTTCCTGTTATTCCTCTAGATTCCTCAGTTTTCATAAACGGTGTCAAGTTTCCGTTTTCTTTACTATTAAAATCAACATTATCTTCTCCGAATCTGCCAATTATTTCTGAATCTTCAGCTGGTAATGGGAATCCTTGTTTATTTAAAGAATTTGGCAATGGCTTAAATGAATTACCAAAACTATGTAATGAAGTTAAATCAATTGGCAAATTTGTAGATGCACTCATTGATGCCAATGAGTTTTTTGTTTTTAACTTTTGCGTTTTTTTCGCATTAAGCCAATATTCTTTTAATCGAGTATCGCCATATCCAAAATAATTTATGATATTTATTAATGCTTTATACGATCCTATATATGGGAAAATATTATGATATTCTAAAAGCATTTCTTTTCTTTTTGCATTTAATAACAAAAAGTTAGGTAATTCTTCGTTAATATCTGAGTCTCTGAATATCTTTAATTCTTGAAGATTTACCTGTATGCCAAAATTTTCTAGCATCAATTTTAAACGTTCATCTTCACCTATTATTTCTGCTCTGAATTTTATCGTAGCATAAATGTAATCATTTCCTTGCACTGTTTCATATATAGATAATGATCTTTCAAATATTCCTTCTACTTCAGATTTAACAGATACGTTAAATGAAATTGCATTACTTTTATTTAATATGATATTTCTTTTTCCGTTAAAAACTTCATCTGATAAACCATCATCAATAATCGCAGTTGATACATTTACAATATTTACGAACGGCCGTTCATCACTTGTGTAATCAATATCAAATAATGAAATTTCATCTTCTGTGTTATCTTCAAATTTGCCATTTAAAGATGTTGTAACAGTATTAAAAATATCTTTGTATGTTCTTGGAGATGTATAAACGCTTTCTTGTGAATTTATATCTGTCATTTCTTCTAGCATATAAATCTGCGCAGTTTCGATTAAACCTGTAGAGATTTTTGGCGTATAAACATCGCCCGTGTAAACATACGATGGATAACAAAAACCTGTAGGATTTGCAGGCAATTGAATACTTAAGATTTCACCATCAGGACCTAACATTATAAAATCAGCAGAATCAATTAAATAAACAGTCCCAGTGTCTTTATCATTTATAGTGATTGTGAGTTTATCGTTATATTTTGTTCCACCTTTTACAATATGAAATAATTCGATATTTCCATAAACATTAGTGACAACCTCAATTTTTGCATCAGCATAGTCAACAACCGTATCGTCATTTCGATTAACTGTAACCGTAACATATTCTTCTTTGTTAAGATTAAGTTTCTTTCCGTATTTGTCGAAAAAATGTAAATTGTGATATAATATCATTGTATCTTATTGATTATTTAATTATATATTCCACAAAAAATAAAGGGACATTTTATTGTCCCTTCGTTTATCGCATTTTGATATGATTTTTATTTATTGCGTAGTTTCTGAATTTCTTTATATATTTAATTGAGTCAATAACGTATGATAGTAAATCGTCAAATGATTGAAGAATTCCAGTTTTCCGTGGGTCATCAAAATAAATTTTAGAAATTGAACGTTCAAATAATTTACCATGATAATCAAATCCGTAATTTTGTACGTCATCTTGAAAATGTTCTGCTACTTCAAAATAACTTGGTCTATTTGCATACTTATTATTTTTTGTTGCCATTACTTCTTAAGTTTATCCATATTAGCTTGATGCTTAGTCGCACTATATGATTTAGGTGTTATTTTTTCAAATATGATGTTTACCGGGCCTGGTTTAGAATTATCAATAACATCATTTATAACGATTCCATTTCTATCTTTCCAACCGCCACGAATTAATGGCATTTCATTACGAGTTACAATGATATCTCCAAATTCATCAAGACCTAAATCTTGAGCGTTAATATCATTTGCTTTAGATTGTTCGTTTTCTTCTGAAACAAACCAAATGTTTACACTATCAACGCCTTCAATGTTTTCGATTATTGCAATTAAGTCAGATTTTGGTATTCTATCACGTCGTTGATTTTTTAAAAGATAGTCCGATAATTTTGATACAATTTGGTCTTTAATCAAATCAGTACTATAATTTTCAAAAGTTATTAATGAAATGTTTATTGCGTATCTTTTAACAATTGGGTCAATAATTTGATTTACTACTGTTAAAACTTTTTGTCCGCTTTGTTCAATAAGATCATATATTTTTTTCTTTTCATCTTCAGATAATAAAAAATTTGATTGCGGAACGTTAAAGTAGTTTTCGTTTGCTCTTTTTCTTTTGTTAATGTCAGGCACTAAAAATAAATACACAACATTATCATCAGCTGGATTGCTGTCATTGAATGTTGTATAAGCATCTATGTATGAAAAGTAATTAAACTTTTCTAAAAAGTATTCATAATTAACAGTATTTGCTAATACATAATTTCTTGAGTTATGTGGAGCAATTAATTGTGTAAGATTTGTTGGTTCAGACGCAGAGCCAAAAGAAATACTTGTTTCTGCTGTAACTGTTACTGCATCGGTCATTGTAACTTCATTTCCTAACGCATCATAACCAACAGAATCGAATGTCCATCCAGAAGCATTTGATGTGCCTATGTTACCTTCACCACCTGCAGTTACCAAGTATTGTATTTTTATTTCAACACCATAACCAGGTATTGCGCCATAATATCCATTGCCAAAGAAAACATCAATTCCTTCAGTTAATGATGTTTTTACTATGCAGCCTTTTGTTCCGTATGACATATCAGATAAACTGTCGTATATTTGCCATTCTTCAGAATTTACAAATACTTTAACTTCATGCATATCAATATCTTTACCTTTTGCAGGAACAACATTGAATGAAAATAATTTATCGCCGTCACCGTATCTTCTTTGTGTTTCGATTTCACCTTGTTTAACATTTGCAATAAAAAAAGATCTTGGCTCCATTAATAAACGTGTATCTTCAGAAGGAAGGAATATAGTATAAGGTAATCCATTTTCTTTGCATGCAACTTTACTAAAATTAGGAATAATTAAAGGGTTGCCATACATGTCAACCGATTCTTTATACGTAACACGAATAGTACCAGTTGCTGCAATTGCTCGTGTAGGATTATGTCCAGTTAAACGTGCTGCTCCATAAATAGAATTTTTCCTTGTTGCTGTTTGTATGTTTAACTCAGTTATTGAATCTTCGATATAATAAAACATCAGTTGGCCCATATTCAAAATTACCTGAAGTAATTGACCGTATGGTGAAGCAACAGAAAAAACTTGTCCTGATTGTTGATACGTATCCGCAAGATAATGTATAGCATCTTTATACATTTCATCGAACTTTATTCTATTTAGTTTGAAAATTTTTAATTCCATTTTACTTTAATAATATTCCTATTGCAGGTGTTCCGTTTAGTTTTACGTCGATATAGCATATATCATTGGTTACACCTTGTTTAAATGAAATAACAACTTCTACATTAAAAAATTCCGATTCAGGAACGTATGTAGTTATTTGTTGCAAAACCATCTTTTTCAAATCTTCGGCCGAAACTTTTGTTTCAAATACATAATCTTCAATACTTGTGCCAAAATCAGGTTCGCCTAAAACATCGCCTTTTCTTGTAAAAAGAATCATACGTATTTTAGAAAGAACGGCCTCATACAAATCACCATGTTCTAGTAATTCGGGTTGTATTGTTGGGTCATTTGCAGTTTTACAATAAATTTCTTTTAACATTTATACTATAATTTTGTAAGCACCGTTTGCTTCTTTAAAACCTTTTTTTCTCATTACAGTAATTACAACAAGAATTAATTCATTATTCTTTCTTGTAAGATTCGCAACAACATTTAAGTTATTTGCTGCATTTGAAATGCAATACTGTTTTCCAACAGTATCAATACCTTTTAATTGTCTTTCTCCAATTTCTTCAATTGCTTTTTGTGTCGTATCTAAAATATCTTGGTTTGTAATTACATCACCGCCTTCATCTGTGTGACGAAACTTACGTTCTTCAGCATGTACAGTAGTATCAATTTCGATTTCAATTTTAATGTCATCGACTAGATTTCCTATTTTGCCTTCCGACATAAATTCATCAAAACTTGGTATTCTTTTGTTCATGTTAAAAATTATTTTTTATGAATTGATAAATCTGCCATATTTTATTTTCTCTAAACCATTGCTTACAGTCTAAACAAAATATACGCCATTTATCTTTTCGACTTATCTCTATTTTTTTCTTTTTTGCCATTAAGACATTATTAATAGTATTGTTCTTTTATAACTTTTATGGCTTCTTCGATTGCTGACGATAATTCAGACTTAGTTAAGCCAACAGTGCCTAATGCTGTAAGAATTGCTGTTAATGATTTTTCTGCATCATTAATAACTTTTGTTGATGAATTCTCGTCAGCAGGTTTTGTCATTGTTCCTTCAGGTGTAACTTCTTCCTCATCAACAACTTTCTTTTCAGCTGATTGTTGTGGTTGTGTACTTTGTGCAGGAGTTGATTTTTGTGTTTCAATCCATTCGGCCATCGATGGAATTCTTTTTATTTCAGACATAATGTATTTTATTTTATATATTCTTTACTTTATAATATCATAAATTCAAATCTATATCCTGCCTTTAAACACGCAAGTTCTTTTAGATTATTTGTTTTCGATTGAATTTTATATGTAAAACTTGATTTGACTTCAATTATTTTTCTTTCAGATATGATATAGATATCTGGTATGTAACGATGATCTTTGCCATCAAGACCTTTATAATAAATTTTTCCGATAAACCTTGCAATTGCGTCATCATCAACAACTATGTCAGATTCTGCATAATCATTTAAAAGTATGTCAAGTGCTTTAGGTTCTGAACCTTGTACCCACACATGTTTTCCTGATGGGAATGTATATGATTTTTTTATAAATCTATTTCCATCATCTTTTTTGATTTCACCAGCACGCATCCATCCATCGTCGGGTCCTTCTCGATATGTCTTTGTGTTTCTGTGAACAAATTCACTTGGTTTATCCTTTTCAAACATAATTAATTTTATTCGTCTAATACGTCAATTGTTACACCAAATTCATCACGTAACATTTTACATGCTTTAATTTTATCTTCATCTTTTGCTGGACCACTTAAAGCAAATCTTTTACCATCGCCATCAATTGATACGATAATTTTTTTGTACCGCATGAAATTTTCCATGTACGAACATTGATTATTAACGCTTAAATCTCTGAAGTCGTGAATATTTTGTTCATTTATAAATTCTGTTAGCGTCGGTATTCTATTTTTCATGTTTTTTATTTATTTTCAATTTCGTGTCCGTTTGCTATAAGAATTTTTGCAATTATATTTAAAACACCGGATTGATGATGTGTTGCACCATAATGCATTATTATGCTAGCTATATCAGATCTGAATATAATTTTCTCATCTTTATCTGCTATATTAATTCCGAAATAATCATAAAAAACTTTCTTTAAAATGTCATATGTCCATTCAGATTCTATATACGTTTTGTATGTTCTTGGTGAAACAAACATTTCATTTACATATTCGTTTAATGTAGGTATTCTATTTTTCATACTAATATAATTTATCTTTTAAGGATTGATATTTTTCTTCTGCTTTATCAGCTTTTATTTGTAATGGCGCTAATTCTTTTTTGATTTTCTCAATTTTTGTATTTAATTTATTCAATTCACCACCTATGCGATTTGCTTCTTTGTCTTTTTCTGCATCTGTTTTAAGATGACCAATAGTTTCTTCTTGGTCATGCATCAAGTTATTATAGTCATCTTGGTAACTTTTAAGTTCGTATTTCAAATCGCTAACTTGTCCATCTAACGCATAATAAATGTCTTCTGCTTTTTTGATTTCTGTTCTTAATTTATCATCATCATTTTTATTTGCTAAATATTGCAAATCATAATCACTGTATTCTTTATTCGATAAGCTAAACTTTCCGTTTTCTTTGCGTATCCATCCATGCTGCGTTTTCATGAATTTTTCGCCTTGCACTTCAATGAATCCACCAATTGGAGTTTTTGCAAACCCTGCTGGTAATTTTCCTTCATTTAAAAATTCGTCGAATGTTGGTATTCTTTGTATCATATATTTATTTTATTTCTTTAAATTCTTTTCCATTAAATTTGAACCATCCACCCATACTTGTATTTGGGCCACACTCCATGTCAATTTCAACAGATATTTGTTTTGCATCGTTATAACCATTTTTTGCAATTGCATCAGCTACAAATTCATTTTCTAACATATCAGTATCAAAAGGATTTGAATCACCAAGACAAATAAAAATTTTATTAGATTCTTTATGCCAATAAGTTATCCCATATTCGTGATTGCAAATAATTTCAATTGCTTTGGCGTAATTTACAAGTTTTTCTTCATCTATCAGCGAAGAACTGCTTTCAAAAATATATGATTCATTAACCGGTTCTTTAATTGTTTCGATACTTTTTATAAAATCAGGACCATCACCATCCCATCCAAAAGATTTTTTGTATTTGCCTGCATCAGGGTCTACAACAATTTCGTATGAATGACCAGTATTGCCTATGCCAGCAATATGTTCTAGCATTTTTAATAAACTGCCTGATGGATTTCTTGCAACAATTTTTATAACTATATCGTTATCAGCTATTTCTTTTAATTTTGAATTTACACTAAAATCTTCTTTTATGAATTCATCAATAGTCGGTATTCTTTGTATCATATAAAAATGAATATTATTTTAATGGAATATCATGAACCAGTCTGGTGAGTTTTCAGAATCAATCTTTTCTAATAGTTCTTTTATTTCGTCTTGTCCTTCAGATTTTATACCCTCACCATTTATTGTTACGCCACCTGGTAAGTTATATGTAAACATTGTTAAAATTCTTCCTAATGATATTTTTGCTTGCGCTGTACAATATCTTTGGAATGTCCAATCTTCAAACATTTTGTCTTCTGCTATTTTTATATATGCTTGCATGAAAACATCAGCTTTAGGGTCTCTACCTAAAATAACTAAACGTCGTGTGTTGTGATTAAAGTCATACGCAATTCTATCTAAGAAAAATGCTCTAGATAAATCCCAATAAGATTCATATGCAGTTCTTAATACCATATCATCAGCGTTGAATGGCGATAAATAAATTTCCTGCGCAATCATTTTCTCTGCAGAGAAATCTGCACCAAAATACGTGATTCTAGAATTACCTTTGATTTCTTTTACTTCATAAACAGAAACAACACAATCAGGTAATTGAACGGAACGCGTTTTTTTGAATTCTGCAGATTGGAACACATCTTTCTTAATTACAAAATAATGAGTTTCTACCGAATATTGATAGTTGATGTATGCCCATTTTAATGCCAAGTCAATAATACGATTGAACTCTTTGTCTGGAATTGCGTATGGCAATGCGCATGCAACTGTGAGTTCATCTTTGATTTGTTGAATAAATTCTTGTCTAGTCATTATACGACATTATTTTATTTCCAGTCTTCTGGAAGTTCGTCAGGTTTACCTAAAGCTTTCGCTCTTTTTATTATGTGTTTTTTTGTTTCTGCTTTATTTGCACCTGTTCTGCCAAATGCACGTATTGCGTTTTGCAAATCTTTAACAGTTTCAATTGGATATGAGCCATCTTCCATTGCAAAACCTTTATCTGTTAGTTTTTGTCTTTCTTCAGATGAAAATTCCCGTTCAACAATATATGATATATGACTGAATGGCACATTTATTTCTTTTCCTTTATATTTAACAACAGCAAAATCTTCAGACCTTGATGATACACGATTTATAACAGTTTCTTCTCCCAGTTCATTACTTGTTCCTGGGACAACAAATTCTATCTTATCACCTTTTGTTAATAAACGGATATCTTTATTTTCTAATAATTCGCTTTCAAGAACAGCTTCAAGATCTTTTTTAACGAATTGTGTATTTGCATATATTCGCCATTCATCAAATTGATTTTGCATCATTGCAGCAATTTTTTCGGAACCTTTATAAATTTCATAATTCTTTAATCCATTCTTTTGGTTTATCTTATTGCATTTATATCCTTTTAATTTATTAGTTTCAATTGCTTTTACTAATTTATCACTAGGTACCTCAATAAAATTAGAATCTTGATTTATTGATTCGTTTATAAATTCGTCTAATGTTGGTATTCTTTTTTTCATGTGTTTATCTTTTTCCTTTTCCTTTAGTTGCTTTTAAAATTTTTGCTTGTTTATAATCTTTTGGATTAGGTTCTTTATAAACACCGAACGTTCCTTTAAGTCTTTTCGGTTTATCTTCAGTTATGCTAACAATACTTGTTTCTGGCGAGATATCTGCATTTGCACCTTTTTTACCTTTTCTGAAAACACCTTCCTCCATTTTGCAGTCAATTATATAAATGCCATCATTTGCAACATAGCAATCTTGCATAAGATTCGATTTTTGAACATTTGTATTTTCAACTTTACAGCCTTTTAATGTGTTATCTTTAATTACATCACATTCAATAAAATGTGTTTTATCCATTTCGCAATTGTAAAATTTGCATCTTGTAAAAATTCCATAGCCAGTACAATGAACTAGTTCTAAATCAAAGCATTCAACATTTTGCAAATCTGCATCTTTAATTTGTAATGCGCCTATTTCAGAATCGTAGTTAATATCCATTTTTTCACATTTTGATGCAACAAGAAATTTGAACAACATATCGTTAACATGTGACCATGATGATTTTAATGTTTGAATATCATTTTTCATATCAAAAGTTAAATTAATATGTGGAAACGTTTTTTTGAACAATTCTGGGTTTTTATAGCAGTCAAGATATTTTTTATGGTCATCTAAAATTTTGTTTAATTTCGTGATGTCATTTTGATTTAATGTAGTTGTTTGCGATAACGTATAAAGTGATGTAATTGAAAACTCAAGTACCTCTAAGATATCTTGTTTTTTCTTTTGATAATCTGCACCACCAAGAAATCTAAATTCGATATAATTAAGTGGTGCTTTTGTTAAGTTAACAGCATAATATTTTGTTGGCGCAACAGTAAATTGCGAATTAGCATTTGCAACACCGATGTCGAATATGCTATTGATTACCATGTTCTTTATTGATTTTGCATAAACAGAATCTTTTCTGTTTGGAAATCTTTTCCAAACAAATTCTTCATTAAATCCTAGGCAGAATTTAACTTTGTTCATGTGTGAAATTGGTGTTTGCATTTTAATTTTCCATGCATCGAATGATATGTTTAATTGTATTGCTGTTCTTTCAGTTGTCCATGCGTTTTCATCAATCCATTTTAACACTTTAAGTAACACGATTTTCGCATCAGCAAAAGGCAATGGCCCAGTGATTAATTCTTTACAATCTTTACCGCCTGAAAAGTCAGATTCAATTTTAAATAAATTAGCAGTTGTTGTTACTGGTGTATGATATTTTAATTCTGGCGAATTAAAGCTATCAACATTCATAGGAACAACAACTTTAATGCCTAATGTTTCAGTAAGACTACGTGCAACAATGAGAGGTTCTTCCTTTGTTAAAAATTCAAACTCGAATCCAATTTTTGAACTATTTAGTATTTCGTCTTCTGTATATTTCATAAACTATTTATATTTTATTTATATATTCAAAACTAAAAAAGACCGTATCAAAATACGGTCTTTCAATGTATTGCAAAATTTGAATTATTTTGATTCTGTTTCCTCTGTGAAGAAGATTTTGTCTTCTTTAATTTCAGTTATCTTAACAACAATGATTTCGCCCATTTCGTAAGTTCGTTTAACATTGTTTTTACCGATAAGACCGGATTCGCCAGATTTTAATCTAACGAATACGCCGTAATCTTTGATACCTGTTACTTTTCCTTTGTGAATTTCATCAACTTTAATTGAATCTTCCTCTGAACCTGGTTCAAAATTAGTAAGAACTAAACGATTGTCTTTGTCGATTTCTCTAACCCATGTCACTAGTTCAGAACCACTTTTTATTTGTCTGTTATCAAATTTTTCGCGAACATCAGATGTCATTTTTGATGTATGTAATAAACCAGTGAATTGCCCATAGAATTCAACAAATACGCCATGTTTACTGCAACCTGTTACAATTCCTGTGTGCTGTACTGTCCAGTCATGTTTATCAAGTAACGATGGTAATACATGTTCAAGATATTTTTTATGACTTACAATAAATGTATTAATGTCACTTAAATAATCTTCAATCATTACTTTTACGTTTTGACCGATATATTCATCGAAATTTACAATTTTGTTTGCTGCCGCTAGACCGCCTGGAAGGAATGCCTGGACACCGCATACATCAACAATAAATCCACCTTGATTTTTGCCTATTACTTTTGCTTCGAATGCACTTGTAGGTTTTTTCAATTGTTCTCTAAAATCATCTTTTACTTTTTCTGCATATCCTGCAAGTAAAGAAGCACGAAGATTTGGTGTTGATTGTAAAACTAAGATTTGGTGTTTGCTGTCGATGAACGATTGCTTTCCTTCTTTTGAAGTTATCCACGCCATGAAACTTTTATGGTCACAATCGTGAAGTTCTAAGAATCGCTTTTCTTTCTTTATATCAATTGGGATATTGATAGAGTTGTTTACTTCGAAAAAGATTTCGTTTTTTTGTGTTCCCGCAATTCCTGTGATTTTAACAAGTTCGCCTGCACTAAGATCTTTTTTGATGAATGATGACTCGCTACGACAGCAGTATAATTTATAAAGGTCTGTTGCATAATCTTCTTGGCAGAAAATTCTGTCGTCATTGTTGATTTTTTTAACTGATAAGTTTTCGGTTAAACGCATTTTTTTAGGTTTGTGTGTTAGTACTAAATTAATCTATAATCTATATTATATTTTTATATATTCTTTTTATTTCTTCACTTTTTTGATGCCAACATTTTTGTCACCAATTACATCATTTTTTCCTAATAATGTTTTTTGATTGTTAGTAAGTATTGCATTCCCTTTTGCATCTTTAACAAAATCTTCACCTAACGTAGGATCTGTTGTTAATACGATTTTATTTGTTGTCTTTACTATTTTTGCAATTTCAACTTTGTATTTCTTATTAAGTGTTCCATGTGTAAATTCGATAAAATCACCTTTAGCATATAAAGTACTTATATCTGCAATTTCCCCATTATCTAAAACAGGATTTATTACTAATGTTTTTGTTTTGTAATCATAAGAGACTGATGGCAATGGTGGCGGTGCCGCAAGTGCGCTTGCGTCTGATTGTGTCATGGTTTTTTTACCTGATTCTCCAATTATAGGATACATGAACATTGTTATCATTTGCGGTATGTCTGTTATGAAACAGAAAAACCATTTGATAACACAAACTATCATTTTAACAAATCCCATAAGTAACCCAAGTACTTCTTTGTACGTTTTACCTGCTGCTGTTTTTGTGTTAGCTAACCATTTACAAAATTTTTTACCATTAAGTGTTAAAATATTTTTAATTAAGTATGCAACTGCAGCAGCAATAGTTTCGGCCATTTCGATATCTGCATCTGGCGGCATAAAATCATGCATAAGCGATATGAGTATTGGAGAAATGATGCTACCCAGCATATTCATTATAAATTTTCCAGGGTTTGACAATAATTCTGACATTTTAGCAACACCTTTGAATATGTTAGTAACTAATCCTTTAACAAGTGTGATTACTGCACATATTAATCCTTGCGCCAATTTGATAGGAAAGAAAATAAAAGACATGATTTTTATTATTGGCGTAAGTTCAATCATTTCTTCTAAATTTGCATTGATTGGAATTTTCCATAATTGCAAAACATTTTCCACGTATGAACGGCCAACAATTGAACTTACGGCTTCAGTTGCACTAAAATCAATTCCTAAATCTTTTAATTTTTTAGGAATCATTATTTTACCTTCTTTTAAATATTGTGGAAAGCAACGAATTACATCTATGATGGTTAATCTTCCCATTAACAAATCAAGCAGTATTTCAATACTCGGAAGAATTACTAATAAGTTATCAATTAAAGGACCTGCAACTTCGCATATCAATGCTTTAAGTAATTTTTCAACACCTGCTAAATCGGCTAAACCAGAAACTAAACTTGCTACTTGTTTGAGAAATTCAGCTGGTGCTTTTATACCTTTTTTTAAAGATTTTACTATTACTTGAATTAATGCAATCATCGGTTTCCATGAAGCAATTAAACTTGCTTCTAAACTGCGTACAATAGATTCTAACAATGCGCCAATTCCAGGTTCGCCTACTGTAATTTTAGGCAAAATAAGACCTGCTTCAGTCATACAACATTGAATATCATCAATTATTGTTTGCAATGAAGGGTCACTTATTATATGTACATCTAAATTTAATATTGCCATTTTTAATCTGCTGCTTTTTGTGTAAATGATAATTCGCTAATATCACAAATAAATCCGTTTGCTTTTGCTGGTCCTGTAGGTGCACCTAAATTTCCTATATGAAAATGATTATCGAACATCGGTTTAAATAATGTACCTAATACTAGTGCTTGTTCTGCATTTGCACCTAACCGTATTTTCTTGTGTGCTGTTACTGTTAAATTTTGGCATTCAACATTAACATCCTTACCAGTTGTTACATTTATATTGTCGCTTGTTTTGATATTAAGTTCACCGCCATTTGTTAATTCGATTGAATCACCATTTGGATTATTTATAAAAATGTTATTATTATTTAGAACATTAATTAATGTTCCTTTTAATTTAAGAACTAAACCTTGATTTTGAGTATAAAGAATTCTCAAATCTTCATCTTCATCAAAACATATAACGTGGGCATTTACATAATCATTAGAAATTTCATTTCTAATAGTCTCATTGATATTTTGAACTGCAAAATATTCACCTGCATATATGTCACCATTATTAAACTTAACTTTTACAATTGTGCCTTTCTTTGGAACGTCGAATGAACCAAATCCGCCTTTTGCACTTGAAAATCCTGATGAATACGCAGGAAATGCCCATGGCAAAAGATCATCTTCAATATCATTAAACAAGCCGTAGACCCGAATTTTACATCTAAGCATTTTTAATGAATCTTCAACATTTACAATTTCTCCAAGCCATTCTCTACTCGCAATATCACGAGTAAACATTTTCTTTTTATCGTCTGCATTCATATTAATCGAATATATTTCCTAAGTTTGTGTATACTGGCATGTCTGGCACAATTAATCCAACATTTGCAGGCGTAACTGCTGATGTATTTATAATTGGTTCAATAACCATATCATCATGCGGTACATTTGTATGTCCATCAGGACCTGGGTTGGCAACTGATTCGTTTGCTCCCAAATCTTGTGATAATCCTGGGTTACTATTAACAATGCTAAATTCAATTTGTTTTGCAAGTGTTTGTCTTGCAGTTTCCATTCGGCCATTTGCATCTTTTGTTATGTTTTCTCCGTTAAATGATTTTCCAAGAAATATTGATTCGACAAATCTATCAAGTGCTTCACCTGCAACTGTGCTTGCAACTGATTTCAATCTATCTTTCAAGAAATTCGTGTTACTTGAATTGTGTGTAATGTCTTTTGTAATATCTTCAGTGCCCATCATAACAGATTTCATGCCATCTGGCCAAATTTCATCAATTGCTTTTTGTTGCAAATCTCGTAAACTTACATCTTGTAAATATATGTTGGATAAACGATAATCATTAGCTTCACGTATTCTGCCTACATTAAATGAAATTGAATTTGAGATATTTTCACCAGGATCTGCCATACTTATACTTGACATATAAGGATGCGCTCTATTTAAAAAATCAAATTCACACATATCTAAAGTAATTACATGCATAGGTAAAAAAGTATTTTGCATTGAAGGCAAAATCATATCTTCCGATATATTTGATGAACCATCAGGATGAATTAAATTACCAACTCTATTTATAATGTCACCACCTTTTTTTATCATATTATTTACGCTATTTACAACTGCTGATTGTTTTGCCATTTGTTGTAACGCGGTTCCATTTATGTTACTTCCTAATTGTGGTGTATCTGCGGGCGGCGGAACGGAATTTGCTCCTTGTATACTTAATTGAAAATCTCTAATTTCTGCAATAACAATTTCAACTTTAAACCAACGCATGTTTTCAGGAAGCATCCATCTTGAATAAATTGGATCCCATGCAGCTTTTCTATAAAGGTCAATAAGCATTGAAACTCGCATATCAATACTTTCTAATGTTTCAATTGTTATTTTGCCATCAGGTCCAGGTCGCCATGCTTTTGTTGGGTCAATTTTTTGTAATGAATCAAGTCCAGATATTGATTGGAAATACCAAGGAGTATCTTCTTGCAAACTTTTAAGTGTTGCAATAAAAGATTTTAAATGCGCTGCTCTTTGTTGTTCATTTATATTCATCAAATATTGATACGCTGATGATCTATCCTTTGGGTCCATTAATAAAGCATTCGGCAAATTGTCAAAATCATACAAATTTTCTTTTTCTAAAAAATCGAATCTTATTCTGAAACCAACAATTGAAGGATCTTGAAAATCATACGGACTATAAGACAACCCATCAATTGATGTTGATGGTTTTGCATCATACTGTGTGTCTGAATCAAGAAACGCTCTTCTGTATTTGTGTCTATAAACTGTTGACATTATTTTTATTTTTTTATACGCCTGTTAACGATGGCCATTCTCTTCTTGTAAGAATAAATGTTTGTGTTATATTGCTATTTGTATTTTCAATAGATCTTGGCGTTAATTTGTAATTTATCGTATATCCTTTTATTGCATACATGCCAGTGTATAACTTATCAATTACAACTCTGCCTTCTCTGTTTTCTAACGACGGATCTTTTATCAAATCATCATCAACTTTATTTGCTCTTTGCTCATCAGATAGTATTGCCATAATAACTGGCATTTTTTCAAATCTAACAAAGTTCAAATTCATTTTCGGAGTAGTGACACTAAGATTCATTTTATCAATTTCAGCAAGATTCATCATGTTATGAGCCTTTGCTAAGTAATAATGTTCATGCACATTGTGGTCAGGTGCAGAATATTGAATTCCTAAGTAATTAAATCGTTGTTGCGATTTGTAAAATTCCTCTTTTGGCCTGCCTTTTAATAATACTTTTGTTTTCTCATTACCTTCTGTAACTAATGGGGTAATCGGAAATTCCCAATTCTTTAAACTATTATGTTCAAAAAAATTTAAGTTATATGTATATCCATAATTTTTTGCAATTTCAGAACTTTTATTTAATGGCTTAAACGTTTGAATATAAAATGATGTTGTGATAAAACTCGGATGATTCGACAAAAGTTTTTGTAATCCTTCTGTTGTATGCGGCAATGTATCATTGTAACTAGAGAATACATTATCAGACATACCAAGTAGCGCACCAGTTTCATCACCAAATTGTGTATTCACATTTATAAAATTCAAGTGATAATAAACATCAATGAATGCAGTGAAAAAACATTTTTCATCTTGCCATGCGCAATCAACAATTTTTTTGATATATTCTTCCTTTGTTTCGTTAGGGCAAATCCATGTCATACTATCATTTGTAGATGAAATGTTAGATGCAAATCCTAATTTTAATTCTGTTGCAATTTCTTTTAAAACTTCAAATGATGTTCCTTTTTTTGCAAACGATTTTTCATCGTATAAACCTGGAATATGTAATTTACCTTGTAAAAATAATTTACCACCTGCACCATCTGGTGTGTCAGATTTAGTCATTTCTATACTAGTAATCAAATAATCATTTCTAATTGGCTTGAATATATCGTCACGTCCTCGTATGAACACACTTAACAAATCGCCGTCTGTTGGAAATGCAGTTGATAAAAACGCGCCAGATGCACCTAAGTCAATACGCATACTTACAGTAGGAATAAATTGTGTAGTATCAATTTCAAAAGATACAATTTCTTTTACTCCAAATTCGTGTTCTTTAATAACAACATACGGGCAATCAACTGTAACTGCTTCTAATGATCTATTTGCTTTTGGAACATCGCCATTTGAGCCATATTGTGTGTCTATAACTTTTAATTCATCTAAAGTCAATGTAGGTTCACTTAATGAACGAATTATTGATTTGCTATCCATTAGCTTCTTAATTTATTTAATAAATTTTGATTTGACGTTAACGTTTCGGTTTGTGTTATTTTACGCGTAACATTTGGTCCAAAATATATAACGCCATCTTTAATTATCATTTCTTTGTCACCTTCTTTTGAATAGTTTGGTGGCAAAGCAGTTTTTTCTCTTTGTTTGTAATCATTAAGCGCAGTATTCATTGCAGATGTGTCAGGTGCTTTCGTAGCATCAATGTATTGTTTTCTTATTGCTTTACGAACATCTTCAATTATTCCTGCCGATTTGAATACTTCTTTTGCAGTTGTCATTTCTGGCACCAGAAAAGATTCGCCAGCATTTATCGCAAACGGATTAGAAACTTCATTCGATTTCAATAAATCTTCAGCTCTATAGATGTTTCCGAATGCAACGGTCGCAAGTAAATCAGGACGCATTGCTTGCATTTCTGTTGTCATAATCATATCAACAAACTCAAATTCTAGACGATTCATTGATGATGCTGTCATATCAATTATTTCATTGCCTTTTCCGTCAATGACATGAGGTTTAGCATCTAATACTTTTGGAAATTTCATATTACTTTTATTTATTTACTTGTACAGGTCCACTTCCTTTGTTTGCTGCATCATTTACTGTTTTGTTGAAATATCCTAATTCTCGTTTGATTGATAATGCAACAGAATCAATATTTCCTTGGTTATATGTTTTGCCACCATTTTTTATATACCAATCATAATCCTTATCTTTAAAGCTTGGTGCTTTATGTTCAACAGGTTTACCACCAGCAGTTGCGCCTGCAACATAATCAACGTATGGATTTCTTCCTTTACCTGTTTTTGAATCGACTGCTGTTTCATGTGCTGCAGCAGTATCGCCAACACCTGTAGGCAATGTATATATTCGTCCTCGTCCTCTATTAAACATGGATTCAACACCTGCTCTATCTAATGACATTCCGTGATCCAATGTAACAGTAACTGTCATTTCAGTTGGGAAATCATCAGGTCCAAGTTCTTCACCAAATGAAAACGAGCATCCTGTACAAATTAAATTTCCTATCATCATCGTAGGATTTAACGGATTTCCTATAACTAAATGCCATTCACCAACAGGCTCACCTGTTAATAACGAACGATATCCGTGAAATAACGGTACAGATCCACCTTTTCTAACCAATTCGACCATACCTGTTTTTGCAAGATTTTTTAATGCGCCGATAGGGTCACTCATTGCGCTATCAAAAAGTTTTGATAAATTTGTAACTGATGTACTTATTGATTCTGTAATTGCGCCATAAAATGCAACAGGATCTCCTTTGTACCAAGCAGCCATACCTTTTTTCCATGGGAATCCTTGCATTTGACCTCTGAATCTTCGTGCACCTCCCCAGAACGAACCTGTGCCATACGATAACAATAAAAAGTTTGCAATTATGTCAAGCATAGCAGCTTTAGTATTTATTCCGCCTATTGAGTTTGCGCTATAATGGAACTTTAAAGATATTGATTGACTGAAATCTAAACCTGGCTTTCTTCTTTTAACACTGTCAATTCTATTAACAGGTCCTTGTATTCTGTTTGCATACGGACCTTCAGCATATGGGTCAGGTGGAGTTTGTCCATCATGTAAACGGCCCGCTCTTGTTGATTCACCTGAAAGCACAGATAATGTTTTTCCCATACCTGCCAAAAACCCACCAGGTAAATTACTAGCATCACCTCTTTGTTCTGTTAAGTCATCAACTTGCGCTTGTAAATCGTCCCATGGTAATTTTACAGTAAATGACATTAATGAATCCATAGTATTGCCAGTTTCATTGCCTAACCATGTTACTGCTTGAGCAATTGGCAAAAACTTGCTGTTTAATTTTTCAGGCTTTGGATTTGTTTTGCCTGATTTGTCAGGTTCTGGTCCAAAATCAGGAAATTCTAATGAACCGTACGTTGGCACAGCGTATCGTCGTAATGTGATAAGTCGATTGTTTGGCACTTTTCTCCAATATTTGCAAAAAGCAAAATCTGAATAATAGTAAGGTGTTCTTCCTGCCGGGTCGATTTGGCCGTATGCAATAAGAGCAGATGTTGTAGGTTCTTTTGATGCATTCTTCATATTAAGATGCGGCCCATCGTTTACAACAATATTATCGGTTTCGTACCATCTTCTTTCGCCTTCAACATCAAAGTATAATTTTTTATCATCCTTTGTTGCGCCAGGACCAGACAATGTCAAATAAGCATACCAGTTATTTATAGCAGGTACACCAGTTGTAGTATCATCATTAGGGTCCATTTTTTCTTTTGCACTTTTATCATACCCACCTTCATTTGTTGTTTGAATTTCTTCTGGGTTAAGTGCATATACTGAATCTGCATAAGGATTACCTTTTCTTGGTTTTGCAAGTCTAGGGTCGAATGCAATTCGTGAATCGTTTTTTGGCGGTTTTGCAAGATCATCATTTTGTTGAACAACATCAGCAGGTTTTTGTGGAACTGGACGAGATGGAAAACCGACATATCCTTTAGCACCGCCTTCAATCAATTTCCATGTCATGTTTTTTGATTGCGTTGTATGTTCCTCAGTTGTAACAGGCTGTCCATCTACAGTATCACTACCGTCAATAATTTGCACGATTTTGATATTGAAAGAATCGCCTTTCTCACCTTCGTAATAATGTGTGTATGAATTTGCCATTAATGATATCTTATTTATTTTATATATTTATAAGAATTCATCAGCTGATTTGTAGGAAAAAACTTATCATAAAAAGATCTTTCATTTTTGATATAGTTGTATATTCAAATGAAAAAAAAGTCAATCTAATGGCTATAGATTGACTTTTTATGAATAGATAAGTTTGGGTGAGTATCTTTGTAATTATCGGTTGTTTATCCAATAGTACATTGGATTTTTAATCGTATCGCATTGCATGATTCTAACGCGTTTTGTTTTCGGATATAGAATGATTTCGTCGAATAGCGGATAAACATCTTTGTTTGAATTTTCTTCATCGTCTATAAAAATAAATTTATCAATTGACTCTGTATCATTGATGTATTCTTTCAAATTCTCAATCTTTTCGATAGTCAATTCAGTATTTATATAAATGATATTGAAAAATTTCTTTTTTGCAATAGATTCTCGTAAGATGCTTTGAATTTCGTTATTCACAATGAATTGCGAATATTCATTCATAGATTCACTATTATAGTTAAAAGATTTTATTATATCTTGAACATTAATAACAGAAAATGAACGAAAATTTAAAAACGAATTTTTAACTTTTTCATAATCTGCATTAGTTACGTAAAGTTTCATTTGCATACGGTAATCTTTAATTTTGATTATTTATTTGCCTTTTTTTCTGCAAGTATTTGATTCTGTTTTTCGATTTTAGCCGCTTGTTTTTCTAAACGTTTTCGTTCAATTTCGTAATTGTGTAACACAAAAGCTTTTGCTTCTTCATATGTTTTTCCTTTACGTATAAAATTACCTTTATGGTCAACAACATCGGCCATAAGTTCTCTTAATATCTTTGCTTCTTTTTCAACAGCTTGTTTGTCTTGTTCGTTTATTACGCTTTCTTTGAATTGCAAATTAAGCTGTTTGCCCATTTCCATTCTTCTTTGCTGAAATTCTGCACGTTCCTTTGGATCTGTTGGCTTTACAAGATTGAAAGTTTTTTCTAATTGTTTTCTTTCTCTTCTGCTGTAATGTTTTTTTGCTGTTGCTGTTGACATTGTTCTTGTGTATTAATGTTATAAATTTTAATTAAATTATTTTTGATTTGACTATCCAAATCGTTTTGTTTTATTTTATTTATCAATGCATTTAATAAGCCATCCATGTTATCATTTACAAAATCATCATCTAGCATATCAAAAAATCCAAGAACTGGTAACTTAACTTTTAATGTTAAATTCATCTCTAATTCGACTTTTTTTGTTTTGTCAATTATTGCATTTAATGGATTTTCAATTGGCGGACGATATGATTGCAAGTTATCATGTGAAATACCTTGCGTGAAATCTGCGTGTGACATTGATTCATCGCCATCTTCTCTTAATCCACCAGCAAAATTATCATTACGAGATTGCTGTACTTGTTGAACAGGCGGCATATCATCAGGATGCGGAATTGCTTTAGCAGTTCCCATTGAGTATTTTCCATCTTTCATGCTATTTGCTAATTCTTCCTCTGTTGGATAATCATAAGCAGCAACTTTCTTATTTGACGGTTTCTTTTGCTTTGGTGGTTGTGCAACTGGTACTTCACCAATGGCAAATAATGGTTCGGCAAGTGATGGTATTTGTACTAAGAATTCGTCAACAAGATTTTTGTTTAATAGTCTACCGCTTTCAAATACCAAGAATGCAGCATCACCAATTGTTTGTTCTGATTGTAATTTGTCGACTTGTGAATAGTTTTCACCTTTTTTCCATTGATAGCATAAAGGTTCTTCTTTTTTGGCCATATTTTTAAATTAAAAAGTAATATAATTTCTATACATATAAAGATACTCTCGCATCCATTCAGTTTGTTCTTCTGTTCGACTCCATTCGATTAAATCTTCTCTAAAATTCTTCAGAAAATCTCGGTAATGTGCTTCATGATCTCCTTTAGATATAACGTTTAATTCTCGAGACGGTATTGTGAATGTATGAGATGTTCCTTTTATTCTCCAGTATACAGTAGTTTTTGTTCCTGCAAAATTTGCATTTGCATATTCGATTGTTATTGGATTAAGCCATCCGGCTAAATTTGCAATTTCTAATTCTTTTATGCTCGATTTTTCGAATGCATTAAAATCAAAATGATGTGGCATAATGTCTTTCTGTTATGTACTTATATAATTTGTATACTTAAGTTTTAATTAGTTTCAATCCCATTTTGCTTTTGGCAGAAGCTTTTTACCTAATTCTATAAATTTTTCACGTACTGTATTGATTTCTATTTCATTAATAAACAGATGTTTTCTTTCTTCTAGCCACATTTCAATTATCGTGTTCATTGATACTTTCATCGTTTTTGCTTTTTGATGAAAACCGTATACGTATGCATATAATTCGGGGTATTCAAGAACATAACTGAAATATGATTCATCGTCACTTTCAATATCATTAATTTTCAAAAAATCTTTTTTGATGATTAATTCTAAATCCTCATCTTTGTTTGTGTTATTAAATTGGGACACATGCTCAATTTCATGTCGAATTGTATCTTTAAATTCTGCTATGAAATTATTATATTCTAATGGAAACTTTTTATTGTTTATAATGATACTAAAAATAACATATGAAAAATTGCCGTGATCATAATTATCAACACAACCGTCTATGTCAAATGCCATTTCAGCATCAGGATCTTTCGATATTCTTACGGTAAATGGCACAACATCAATAAAATCAATGTCGCTTTGTATAATTATGTTTTTCTTTCTAGATTTTAAGAATTTTTTCAATTCTTGAACATAATATCTACTTATTTCTAATACGATAGCATTATAACTTCCAGTAAATACAAATGTTGCAAAATCTATTCGTTTACGTTTCACGTTAACCCTTCTTTAATCTTTGTTCTTATTTCATCTTCGTATTTGTCCCATTCAACATTATCATATTCTTCTTTCATTTTATTTAGAATATATTCTGTTGCTTCTCCGCAATCATAACTGTTTGGATTATTGTAATTTGGAAATTTTGTTGCGATATCTTCCCAATACGCATCTTCCAATGAATTGTCATATATTGCATCAGCTTCAGGCGATTCCATTAACAGAAATTCGTCAAATGTAGGTATTCTTTTGTTCATTGCGTTTATGAATTTAATTGTTGTGTTTGGTCATCAGATACTGTTACGTCCGATGTAGTATCGGTTGATGCATTATCAGTTGTTGTATTATCAGTTGTTGCATTATCTGTTACTTCATTTCTATGCAATGGCATATTGCCATCTTTTGATAATTTTCTAGCACCTAATAAAACAGTTCCTAATGTAACCATACCGAGACTTTGTAACAATACATTGTCTGCTCCTGATGAAACTCCTAAAAACCAATACATTGCCAACCCTGATACAAATCCTATTAATCCTGTCATCACAGACAATACACCTGCGAAACCGGAACCTGATGTTTTTCCGTTGTTATTACTGAAAATTTCTCTCCAGTTAAATTTCGTGATATTTGAAATGTCCATGATATTTAATTATTTTAATATACTTTTGCAAACACAGATGAAAATGATGATTGCGATGCAGCATATAAAACTATATCATTTATAATATCATTTTCTTTGTTTGAATTTTTTATTGCACTTAAAACTTTCATTCCAAGATATTTTGAAAAAATCCATCCTTGTTCGCTAGGATTTGATGCTTTGCCTTTTACAAAATCGCCAAACGTGTTTATATCATACGAATGAGAGTTATCAAATTCATTGTATAATAAGAACATGTCATCAATGAAATTTGCATCAGGCTTCATTGAATTTTTCTTTATTTCAGTATAATTCAAAATTGGTGGCGTTACACCATTATAATTCATAATTCCTAAAATAGGTGTCAAACCGCATTTGCCACCAGCTGCGTATTTGCCTTGTATTTCTAATGCCCAATTTGAAAAAGCATTAAATGTTCTACCTTCAGATTTGCCACCATTGAATGACATAAATACTTTCATATTTGATTCAAATGTTGATTTTTTTCCGTCCGAAACAGTATATGTTATAGGATGAAAGTTTGGTTTTTCGCTACCGCCATTAAATATTTCAACCTTAGGTTTACCTTCGGTTTTCTTTAACGATATTGGAACAAACTGTCTTTTATTGAATAACTCTAAAATCTCTTCATTTAGCGCAGGTAATGATGTAGTGTTTAAATCTGCAACAATAACAGATGGCAATATACCAAAAATATCGGCGGGATTCCATTTATCAGAATTAAAAGAAATTTCAGAATTTGTTCCTGCTGTTTTTGCGAGTTCATATATTTTTTTAAAGATTGCTGAACCTCTATGAAAAATCATTCCTTTTGAAATAATGCCTTTATTGAATAATTCATTTGCAATTACAACTGATGATGTAATCCAATCATCTTCAATTTTGCTTATAACATCATCAACCGATGTTGATGCTTGAACGTATTGTGCCGCTTTTTTCAATACATCAGGAGTGAATGCGCTTTCATCAGATTCTGAATTTAAAATATTGCAAACAGCAGAACAATAATAGCATTGTGCAGATTCATTTAAATCTGTATTATCAGCACCTCCGCGTTTTCCGCCTCCGCTACCAAATTCAGCAGTTTTCAAGAATTGCGATGTTGATATAGTAGTCGACTTGCCCTTTATTTCACCTTTTAAATTGAATGATAATGGGTGTGTTAAATCTAAATTATTTATTTTATTGATTGCATCATCAGTATCAGTAACCGTAAAAAAACCACCTTTTACTAATTCTATAGGCTCGTGATTCATTATTTTACGTTTCAAAATTTCGGTGCGAAGTTCACCTGTTTTTGAATTTATTTTTCCTAATTCTTGTGCACCAAGGTTTGTTTCGTTTAACTGTGTTTTTAAATACTCGTCTAAACCTAAAAAACCATTAATGTTTATATGCTTCATTTATTATTTTATTTTATATATTCATCAAAAATTGTCTTTATGAACTGCATAAAAAAAAGGGAACCGAAGTTCCCTTTATTCAGCATTGCCGACCACTTTGTTTTTAAGAAACAAAGAAAACTTATTCCATTTCAACAAAATGAGGATATTCAACTTTTTGTTGTGAAGCAATTAATTCCATGTCAAGTTCTTTTGCTGTAAATATGCCAGTGATTGCATTTTTCAATTCGTAAGCATGAGCTTCAGACATTTTCGATTCTTCAATATGTGATGCCAACCAAGTGTTCAAATTGATAAAATCATACGCGTTAATTCCAGTATCTGCACTTGCTTTCCACGTTTTCGATTTTTTGCAAACGTTATCGCCCCATGCTTTGTAGAATGGCGCTTCGATAAAATATTTATCTGCTAATTCTTCATACCCACGTTTAATCAAAAAGTTACGGTGATTATAGAATTCACGTAATGAAATTGTTGTTCCTTTCATATGTTCAGCAAATCCTTTTATAAGATGTGCAACATTATCGTTATCTTCAGATAATGCATTTGATATTGCCTTTTCAAGTTTCTCATTATTAAATGATGCTTTTGAGATATTTGAACGGAAACCGTATGATGGTTTTCTCATGCCATTACCGCAGATAAGACGGTCGAAAAATGGTTCGTTAATAAAAGAAGTTGAATTGAATATTAATGTTTGACCTTGTTTCCATAAGTCATTTTCAAAAACTTCAATTGGATTACTATCATTTAATAATGAAATTGTGTATTTGGAAGTTTCATTATCAAATCCTATTTTAGATAATGACCAATCAACAGATGATGTTGATAAAATGCGAGTTACTGTTTCAACAAGTGCTTTAGAATTTGTTAAATCATCAGCCTTATTTTTCTTTGGATTTTTGAAGAAGATTGCATCAATTGTATGCGTTCCATCAGGATTATGTAGCAATGATCCGTATAAATTAACATCGCCTTTTGCTGCTTTTAATCTGCTTGAAACTAAATTCCAATCAGTCACTTCCATTAAACTTTGATATTCTTTAAATGCAGGTTTTGCGTTTAAAACACTTAAAACAGCATCAGCTGCTCTGTCAGTTAAATCCATTTCATCAACAATGAATTTATCATTAATTACAATGTCTTGTAAATTGAATTGCACAATATCACGTCTTGTTGGTGTTTCACGTTCAATTGCTTCAACGAATTGATTAATTTGGTCAATAGTACCTTTATTTTTCATACTTTTTAAATTAAGAATTTGTAAAATTATTTATCAATTATATACACAAGTAATTAAAAGTTTTAATTCCATGTAGGTCGATGTCTTGTATATTTTGTAGGATCGTCATCAGCCTGTGCAACTTTATTAATTAGGTTTTGTTCTGAATCGTCTTCATTATGTTCAGTATTCGATTTCGCTTCTGGACCTAATGAACGTGAACGTTCTTTATACATAAAGTCAATAATTTTGTCTGGGTATTTACTACCGCCATTTGCATTAAGTTCTTCTCTTGCTGTTCGTAAATCATCATGTGTTTGCGCCATTACAAAATACGCTCTAAGTTCATCACCATATTTTGCAATTTGGTCAGCCATTCCTTTATAATCATCAAAACTTGGAATTCTTTTTCTATCATTTGATGAACCGGGTGTATCGTATAAACTATTTGACATTATTGTTTTATTTTATATATTCGTTATGCATAAAAAAACGGTCGTACCTTTCGATACGACCGTATTCATCCAATAAATATTTGGCAACATTATATTAGATACTTGTTGTGTTTTTCTCAAACAATTTTGAAGCGATGTAATTTTTATCTTCCATTTTCAATTTTGCAGATTTGATTCCTTGATTGAATCTTTGTTCGCATGTACTTGATTGTTCAGAACCAGTTGCTTCTCTATATTTTAATAGCATTTCCGCATGATTAGAACTGTTTGCAATTTTTTTGATTTCTAGTACAGATACCGATGTGCCGTTATTATCATTAAAGATTTTTACGATATGGTCACCTTCGTCGATTGGAATTAAGCTTTGTTTAGAACCGAATTGTCTGATGAAAATAGAATTCTTAATCTCCCCTTCTTTACCTATTACAACGATTGCTCTTTTAAGATTATCGAACTCGGTATAAGATTCCCATAAGCAAGGTGTTCCCGATTTTGTGCGAGCAATTTTGATTTGTTTTTCGTTAATTTCCATATGTTTAATTTATTGTTAATTTTTATTAATTTGTTTAATATATTATACATAATAGTTAAATAGTTTTATATTTCAAATTTTCTTTAAATGCAATGTATATATAATTATATAAATAAATTATAAAAAATATAAACATGAAAAAACTTACAGCTTTCTCCATAGAAGAATCAATTGCAGATGAATTTGATAAACTTGCAAAAGAAAATTCTTTAAACAAATCAAGTTACATACAAAAATATATGGAAGCTTATATAAAAAAATGCAAAGAAAATGTATAAAAATAAATGCAAAATATGTGGGCAGTTATTTAATGCTAAATCACCAGCTTCAAACCGTTGCGATAACTGTATTACCGTAGAAAAACATTGCGTTCAATGCAATTCAGTATTTACCGTTATAAATTCAGACAAAGGTATTTCACAACAATTTTGTTGCAAAAGTTGCGCAGCAACGCATGTGCATAACAAGATCGACGTAAAGAAACGAATGTCAGATTTTCAAAAGAAACGTCAAAACACTCCTGCTGTTAAGGAAGCAAAATCAAAGTTTCAAAAAGAATACCAAAATAGACCAGAAGTAAAAGCTGAAACGTTCAAACGTTTACAACGATGTTTTAAATATAAAGAATTCATATTGCCGTCTGGAAAAATTGTTAAAATTCAAGGATATGAACCACAAGTTTTGACTGAACTTTTAAAAACGTATAACGAAGACGATATAATTATTGGTATAAAGGAAATGAATAAATCAATTGGCAAAATTGATTATTTTTACGAAAATAACGTTCATACATACTACCCAGACTTTTATATTAAATCTATAAATACGATTATAGAAGTCAAAAGCGAATGGACGTATTCTAAAGAATTAGAAAAGAATTTAGCAAAACAACAAGCTTGCCTTGCTAAATTGTTTAATTTTGAATTCGTTATAATAAACTAATTAGTTTTATTTGCTTTAATTTGTTTGAATGTTTCGATATTAAAAGTAGTGTCATTTTCTTTTTCCCATTTTGCTATCATATCGGTAAGTTTTGATATTTCGGCATTTGCTGCATCATAAAAATCAAAACCTAATTTTGATGCGAGTATAGCCATATAAAATAAAGTATCACCCATTTCAGTTTTAATTTTTTCTTTGCGTTCTTCCGTTAAAATGCCGTCATCGTCACGCATCATTTTTTTAATTTCGTCACCGGCTTCACCCGCTTCTGCACACATTGCTAACGCAAGATATAGTAATTCTTCTCTTTTGGTTTCGCCTACAAAATAATATGTAGAGTTTACCATGTCTTGGAATTTGTTGAATTGTCCAAATCCGTTAATGCCCATTCCCATTTTACTTTATATCAAAAAAATTACTTAATCCTTCAATGTATTGTTCGGTTGTTGCTTCTTCTGCTGCTTGATGTAATACAAACTCCGTGTACGATTTCGCATCCCATGTCATTGAATATTCACCATCTTCATCAATGTCAAACATGCGTTTTTTCAATATAAATGACTTTGGCATTGTTAATAGTTCTTTTGTTATTTCATTTGCAACATCAAAATGTCTTTCATAAAAATGTATATTATCGGCAAAATGATAATATGTTCCTAATTCCAAATCAGGATATTTTGTTTCTTTTAACCATAAATACATATGCTGTTGAACAAAAGAAAAGAATGGCGCATCAAATGTAAAACCAAAAAATATATCATTTGACCGCATAGTAACTTTCATATTCAATTTATTTTTTCTTACAAAGAAATTTAGGGAAAACGTACATACGAAATCTTTATTTCCTTTGTATTGAAACTTAGGCTGATTTAAAAATGCAACTGCTTGTCTTGTATCAATATCAGCAACTAAGGAGTCATAAACCCATCGTAGCTGTTTTCCAAATAATAGATTACCATAATTTGAATTTATTTCGCCATTTTCATCGGCAATTCTGTTCCAAAAACTTGAAAACGGTTTTATGTTATCCAATGATTTTTCTCTGCGTAAATACCATCCAAGTTCACCTGCTAAATATTTCCAGGGAAATTCTCTTGCTTTAAAATCAACAATTGGATAACGCGGGTCAATCTCCATCATTTCTAATAATGTTTCTTTGACTTTTAATCCTCTTGGATTTACTTCATTGTTGCTTTTTTGGATTTTTTTAATTACTCTTACAAATTCTTTTGTTGCTGTTTCCATCTATTACAAATTTAAAAATTCTTTTACTGATTTTTGAATTTCATTCAATGGTCTATATGTTTCATTTTTAGTTACGTCAATGATTAATTTATTTTTGATATGCGATTTACCAACCGCTTCAATAAATAATGAAATTTCTTTTTGTCTATCTTCTAATTTACTTGATAACGAATGTCCATCCTCATTCGCAATAAGAAATTCTGGACTGCCTATTAATAAAATAAGATACGTATCGTTTGATATATCATATTCATATTCTTTTTCTAAATCGAAAATCCACGAAGGATCATATTTTCGATAAATATTTCCATATACGTATTCTCCGATGTGTGACCTGTTCCATACGAACATATCATCAGCATTTTTGAACATTGTCCTATAAATTTTTATTCTTTCAAATTCTATAGAAAAATCCGTTTGTTGAAATTCAATCTTTTCTTCGATTGTATTTCCTAGAGGTGTCATGAAGTGATGTTGTTCATAATTATTTTTGCTTAAAGATTCGATGTATTCAATCAATGTATCTTTTCCTGTTCGGTCACAGCCTTCAACAATTATATGTTTCATATAGTTATCTTGCTAAATTGTAAATTTATTATTATATACATTAAGTATTAAAAGTTTTCAATTGGAATGAACGGTATAGTGGTAACCATACTGTTATGATTTAAGTTAAATAATGAACAATTGTTTTCGCTTAACACGTGCGTAAGATTTTTATAAAGATTATTAATTTCTTTTAATTTGTCGTACTGTACTAATTCGTGATGACCATCGTCTGCGTAAAAATGATTTGGTGTATAATCAACACCTAATATGCCTATTCGTCTAAAACCCATTTTATACGCTAATTGAATTCCCATGTATGGCGAATCTAAGCCTGTGTCAATAATGGATTTCTCATTAATGTTTTTTAAATTTCCATGCGCACCAAAATTCATGTTATAAACGTTATCATGTTTAAAGTTCCAAGATTCATCTTTTGCTATAATGTAATCTGGATTTGCATTTTCTATATCATATATTCTATTAGGTATATTTTTTGCTTCGAATCTTTTCTTTGTATCAATTAAAAATAATACGTTTGGCGTTACGAATTTGCAAATATCGTTTACCCCAATAGTAAAAACATCATCATCACTTTTGAATTTCTTTACTGATGTCCCATTTCCTAATACAATGCATTTAGATTGTTTAAATTTTTTTGTATATATATCATTTAAATCTTTATACGCCATAGAAATATTCATTTGAATTTAATGCTTTATCGTCAATGAATAAATCGAATAACGGTTTATCCATTTCTAATTTATGATATAAGCAACCCCATTGTGTTAATTGTTTGCTTGTAAGTTCCCTTAAATTTTGTCCTGACCCAACGCCACGCGATGTCCAATAAATAATGGTATGTCCTGACATGTATAAGTTATTAATACGCATTATTCGATTGTGATTTGGAATGGAGTTTTTATAATCTGTTCCTGGCGTTTTACATATTGTGTTATCAATGTCAACTCTGATTATCATACTTCCATTTTTTTGTTTTTCGGTTTTTTTCCCGAATATATTTTTCAAGAATCCTAACATTATATTCCTCTTAGAGATTTTCTTTTATCTAGTTCCGATTCGTGAACAATTCTTTCGTTTATAATATCAGGACCCATTGCAATTTCAAGTTCTTTCAATCCTTTTATTAATTTTGATTGACCTATAGGTTCAACTGATGCCATTTGGTCAGATCCCCATAATGTTCTGTCTCGCGTAATGTGTCTTTCAATATATTCTGCTCCAATAACAGCAGCAGCAAAAGTAGCAGTTAAACCAAATTCATGACCACTATATCCTATTGAAGTTTTGTCGCCATATTTTGTAATTAGGTGCTTAATATAGTTTAAATTTATTCCTTCTAATGGAGATGGATATGCAGAATTTGTATGAAATAAAACATCTGGCATCCCCTCGGCAACAGCAATTTCGATTTCACGTTCTGTACTCATGCCAGTAGATAACATAAGTATATCAGCGGCAGATCTTGCATATTTAATTAATGCAGTGTCAGTAATCAATGCAGATGGTATTTTCATGATTAATGGTCGTTCTTCTATTCCAACCGTAACATCGTGTAATTCGATTGCAAAATTAACAGAATCAATATCCCATACAGATAGAAAAAAACCTATTCCTAAATCCATTGCTAATATGTATAACATTGTGTAATCTGCAATGTCTAATTCAATATCTTTCTTATATTGCAAATATGTTATAGGTTCTTTTTCCCATGGAACGGATTTCATCACATGTTTTTGACTTTCAGGAATACATATGTCAGGATTTCTTTTTTGAAACTTTACATAATCAAATCCTGACATTGCCGCAAGTCGAACAAGATTCATTGCGTTATCAATAAATTTTGTTTTATCTGTGCCATACGCATAATTGATACCTATTTCTGCTATAGTTTTTGTTTTCATATAATATTGTTACTAAAAGGTATTTCGATATGAACGCTGTAATCAATAACTGCATTCGATAAATCTGAGAATCCAGTAGATTGCGTTGCAATTATTGGATTTACACAAAAACATGGGACTGACTTTTGTAAAATTGAAAAGTAAACATCACCAACATCTTCTGGAACAATGATTGCATTTGTTTTTGTGAATTGTTCTATGATGATATCATAAACACAACTATTGTAGCATATTGCATGCGAACAATATGAATTTGTTATTCTTATTAAATTTTCTGATACTTTGCGTTGTTTTGCACCATTTATGTTTGCACCTAAATAAAACATATGCCAATCAATATTTGAAATCTGTTCATTGGCTTTTGTTAATGTAGATGTAACATTATTTGCGTGTAGAAATTTTACATCATCTTCTAAAATTAATATGTTTTTTAATTTTTTTTCTTTTGCATATATTAGCAAATTAAGAATAGACTTTATTAATCCGATTCTACCATCTTCGTGCGTTATTGCACTTAATCTTTGTACTTTATTTCGTATACCAAGCGTATCGAATTCTTTTACAACAGATTCCCATCTGTCAGGTCTTCTATCCAAATTAATACACCAAATTTCTTCAAAAAAATCAAACGGATTATTCATTGCATTCTATGTATTTTTCGTTCTGTAAATTTTCAAATGCAGCATGTTCATTTTCATCAAATTCTGCGCCATGAATTCTAGTACCGCTATGAATTTCTACTGATTGCCCAATTAATTGAATAAAATTATTGCTATCAACCACGTCTATAAATCCGGGCGCAAATCCATGAATTATACAACGCAATGTATAATTTGAATGTTCATGTCCATACTTGTGCGGTAAAACTTTAAAGTATCCAATATTCTTTACAATATTTTTTGTTAACACTAGCATACATCCATTAGTATGATCTGATTGAATTACATTGAAATCATTCTTTTCAATATTTTTTGTATTTTTATGATCTCCAGGCACTTGATAGCATAAATGTTCAATTCCTGTATTTTCTATTGCATCAACATACTGTTTAACAAAATCTGGACTAACAACTTTCATGTCATCATCAATTAAGAAACAAATATCATATTCATTTTCTTCAAAATACTTTATAGCTGTATTTTTGCATTTTGCAATACCGCCATTATACGTTCTGTTAATGATATGAAACTTATCTTTATATGTTTCCAATAATTCGTTATGAAGTTTGTTTGTCGATGCATCATTTACAATTACCACTTTGGCATTTACATTAATAAATGAATCTAAACATTCTTTTATTATTTTTATACGATCATCTGATGCTTTATCTGATACATATGTTGATATTGCTATACATATTTTCATACGCCTTGTATTTTTAATTTATTTTGGCAAACATATATTCCAAAGATTCTCTCCATCGAGTGTTCATGCGTTCCGCCATTTTTATCATTTGATTTTCCTTTATTGAATTTGCTGTAAGTTTCATCTATATTAATTTCTTCAAAGAATTTTTCCCATAAATCCCCTTTAACCCAAAACATTGTTCCGCCAATAAAGAAACTAGTTGTTTCCCAATTACTCCAGTTTAATTTAGTTGCATATTGCTTGATTATTTCTAGGTTCTGCTTTGTATACCATTCATTTATGTTAAATGTAATTCTCCATTTATTTGAACCTACCATGCCTACATCAGGTGCATTCAAACAATTGATGCATGTCATAACATTATCTTCACTTCCGCATAATGGCTGTATTAATGCATTACGCCATACTTCACCATGCACAATTCTAGCTTCATTAATGTCACCTGGGTCTATACTTTTCTTCGTGTGGATTTTCAAATAGTAATCATAATGCATATTATTTTTTGCAATTTCTTTCATAGTAAGAAATGTTGGCCCAATATCCATTCCGATATTTCCAGCAGTTATGAATATGACTTTGTGCATCAAATCAGAATCTTTGAATATTTTCTTAAGTCGCATTGTTTCTAACATGCTAGTGTTATCAGGTATTGTTACGTATACATCACTAGGATATTTGATATTTTTAATACTATCTATAAATTCTTTTACTAAATCTATATAATATAAATGCATCAGAACAGCAATCTTTGCTTTGGATTCTTTAACAACAGGTATCTCATACGCATTCGGGTCAAAGTAATGTTTGCAAAAAGGTGTAAAATGAAATGCATGATAATTGAATGCTTTTACATTGCTATCAGACAATATCCACATTTCAGCTTTGTAACGATCTCTACCGGTTACTGTATATGTTTCATTTAATGAATTCAATTTTTTTATATAGGAACTATTTGCACACCAGAAGTTACCTGCATAATGATCTTTGTACCAGCTATTAGCTTCGCCCAGAATCATACTTGTACCGACGGTATCGTATTTTTCAAGTAATGACATGTTACGTTCCCAATGGTCAAATACAAAGTGCTCCATATATTTTCGCCATGAACCTAATTTATTTGCATCATAATTTTGTAATCTAGATGATGAGCCTTTTGTGTGAAAGTATATACATTTGAAATCTTCAGTTTGCGAATCATTTCGTAAAATCTCAAGTATTGGCATTTCAGCATCACTTATATTTTCACTTTTATATACGCATTCAAATTTTTTTGGTAATTTAGGCAATAATTTGATATTTCCCACTACACTATATAAAATCTTATTAGCCGCATCGTATATGCCTGTATCTTTTAACGTTTTTATTTGGTCGTTTATTATTTCGATACATGAATCATCAATTAAACCAATATGATAATAAATTTTTATTTTCTTGGTGTTTTTTGGCAAAATCGAATTATCTATCATGCCATCAACAAATGTCAAGCCATTTTCCTTTTTGCATGTTCGTATGTACGGCATTTGCATTTCTTTCGATATTTGTATTGGATTTGCTGATATAAACGCATCAAGATCCTTTGCCGTGTCAACATCGATTGTATCATTTATTTTATGAAATATGGTATTCGGGTAATACAAATTTTGATTCAGTAAAGAAACAATCGCAGGTTCAAATATTGCAACAAAATGAGAAATCTCAAAAACTTTTGGATAATCTTGTCTTCTGTATAAATCGTGTTTAATTACCTGTTCTCCAAATAATGCATTTTTTTCAATCATCATAAGATATGGACTTTGCTTTACATCCTTTTTACATAGTAGCGAGTTGCCTCTATGCATTCTTAATTTTGCATACGCATTTTGAATATCTTCCCATGTACGTTCTGGGTACGTGAGATACAACATAATAATTGTTGATTGAATTCTTTGTGTTGCTATAAATTCATTAACAAGCGTTTTTGTTGACGCATTATCTGTTGCTGAAGATTCAGTTCTTCTATGAACTTTAACACCTTTGCTTTCGCATATTTGCTGTATGTATTCATCATCTGTGCTAACCCATACTTTATTAATGTAAAACGATGGTATTGAATTTAGCGTATAATCCAACAGTCTCCTGTTTTTGAAAGGGAGCCCTTTGCTCCCTTTCCTTGCAGGAATTAAAATTATAAAGTTATCATCAACAAGAAACTTGCTCATTAGAATAATTTTTTTGCTTTATCGTTTACAGTTGCTCTGTTTTGATGTTTATTATTTTGTCTGAAATCTTTTTCATTTGAAAATGGTAATTCGCCATTTATGAATTTCATTACTTCCATTGCAAAATGACTAGCAGTTACAACAGGAACGTTTTGTGAAATTTGTTGTGTTGCAGCATTTCCTTTTTCATTTTCCCACATGTTGAAATCATGAGGATGACCCATTAGCCAAATCAATTCACGTAGAGTTAAAAATCTCATTTTAGTAGGGTGCATACCACGATACATGTTTCTTCCAACAACGGCGTTGAAATGTCCATGGAAAAAGTGTGGTGAATTGTCCCACCATCCCATTTTTTTCGCTAATTTATTTTTAACGTGAACAAGATTTTTGATTTCCCATTCAGCAGCTTCAGCATCAGCGTAATCTTTTCTGATTACTTCAATTGCTTCATCAATTTTGCCTGTCCATGCAAGATGATTATGTAATGTAGTATGGTCATGTTCAGCAACCCATTCAGCGTGTGTTTTATTATTTTGTTTCAACACCCAATCATATGATGGGTAAACTGGTGTTGTCCATTCTTCACCATCGTGCTGATAAACACCTTCAGGAATTTGTGCTAAAAAGTCAGGTAAGAAAGCTTCATCTCTCGACATAAAATTCATAATAGGTGCAGTTTCGCTATTCCAGAAGAAATAGAATGTACGTTCACGTTTTTGTGGAACGCCATGCAATAATGAATTTGTTTTCATTAATGAAAATGAATATCCAAATTCTTTTGCAATTTCCGCTAATTTTGTTGCAACACCTACACCAGTTTTAGTAAATAAAGCAGGTGCATTTTCACCCCAAAGAACTTTAGGTTTTACATGTTCAAGAACAAATCTTGCGGATTTGTACATCCATTGATTTTGAATTGCATCAGAGCCACGTGACATTTCTGAACGACCTTTCGATGCATTTAAACTTGATAAACCAGCGCATGGCGGTACCGCATTCATAAAATCGACATCTTTAAATGCTTCAGCTAATAATGAAAGACTTTTCTTTTCCTCAGCAGATTCAGTGTTTGCAAACATTGGAATATCATATTCATCGAGATTATGATATGGAACATCTGGCCAGTAATCAACTAAACTTTTTTCGTTACCCATAAATCCTGAAAATGTAACCATAAAATCAGGTTTCTTTTGCGTTGCTAATGCGCAGCCCATTGACATACCGCCGATAAGTGGTATAATAGTTCCCCATTTAAAAGGCTTGCCATCATTTTTTAATACTGGTCCGTTTTCAAATTCTTTTAATGTATACGGATATTTATTTTCAGGTGCAACATATGTACCGCTGTTTGGGATTTTAGAACCTTGAATCATTACTTTAGGTAACGCAACAATTTCTTCAATTTCTGTTTGATTGCAGTCGCATTCAACTACAGGAATACGTTTTTTTGTTTTAACAATTTTTTGTTCTTTACTCATTTTTATTTTTATAAGTTGTTTATAAATGGATTTTCGTGTTTTACATGATGTATTTCAAAATTCTTTATACGTTTTTCGTACATGTGAATAAATTTACTAGCTGCAAGTAATCCTGCAATAGAATCTTCATATATATGAAGTTCATCAGTTGAACTATGAAATTGATGTTTTATTTTTTCAAACGCTGTAACGTAAACATCAGGTTCAGGCTTACGTTTAATACCGCTATACGTTCCGACGATATCTTGCCATGGAACAGTATTAGAAAATTTCTTATTTAGCATTGTTGTTACAAGTTCTTCATTTGTATTTGTAACAATGTAATATTGATGATCTATTCGATTATTTTTAAAATCGGGTAGTTTGAATATGATTTCATCAAAGTAAGTATTGATATAATGATGTTCTTTTACTTTTTTGATTTCTGCAATTTCATCGATTGAAAAATTTAATCCTTGTAAGAATTTGTTTGAATCATCGTAAATAAAATCATTAAAATAGTTAAAATCGAATTGTATGTCAAAATCTTTTAGTGCTTCTTTATATGAAAGATATAATGCTTTTCTCGTCAGTGCTAGAGTATCGTCCCAATCGTAGAAATGCCACTTCATTAAATCAAGTTATTAGAATGTTTTATTTCAACTATTTTTTCTTTATCATTCGATTTAAAAATTAATTTTGTATCATCCCAACGCATGTTAGGGTCAACAAAAACATCTGCGTGTTTTAACTTAATGATTTTGTATGTTTCAGGATTTTTGATTAGTCCAAGACTTGGTTTAATCACTGGCAGCTGTTGTGCTTCGAATGCATCCATTAAAAAGGTGCCTAATTGCGCATTTGTTATGATTTTGTTATATGAAGCTTGTTCATTTATAAAAACCATAATTTGTTTTAGACCATCCCACGGGCCTAAATTAGAAATATCAATTACTTCCATTGTTTTAGATTTAGAAATTATATTTTATATATTGCTTGCTTTTGCTATGGCAGAACTTACATCTGTATCATCTGATTGATATGTCAAATCAATCCAATGTTCAACAACTGGTGTAATTGTACGTTTCTCGATTGAATTGAAAAACTCTGTAATTTCATACTCTTTACGTTTTACGGAAGGTGATAAATCATTCAATTTTCTAAAGCCATCCGGTGTAAAATAAGCAAAACCGATAAAGAATTTGCCTTCTCTGTATAGATGAGGTTTTTCTATTAACTTGTTTCCGTCGATTGCACCAAATCTTTCATTTGTCGAATCTTTTTCCAATTCCTTATATGTTGCAACCGCATCGAATTCTTTCAGTAATGATTTGTCGAATTTACCTTTAACAAAGTTATCACCAAAAAGAACAAGTACATCTTCTTGATTATCTGGTAGCCAAGGCAGTAGTCCTGCACCAGGACCATATTTATCGGTATCTTGGAATTTGAATGATAGATTTATTTTCTCTGCTGAAAATTTTTCGACATACGAAACTAAATTTGATACAACATCATTACCAATTTCGCCATAATATGTAATATCACATTGATTTCGTGAAACTGTTACGCAAATATCTGTTATTCCATTTTCGATGCAAAAGTCGATATTATACTCTGGTAATGTCTTGTCATTAAATTTTGCAAGTAATTTATTTTTTCCGTATCTTGTTGAATTACCTGCACATAGTATGATTGCTTTCATTATTTTTTATCTTTTATAAAGTTCACAATTCTATTCGGTATTGTTGCCCAATCATTTCTATTCATTCCATAATTTATAGGCAATGAATTATCGTCATCTTCTATTAATAAATACCAATAATTGTCGAAGTCATCTGAATAAATGTTATACACTTGATGTATGCCAGGTATATAATCCGGCAAATTTGCAATACGTTTCAATTTTATCATATTGCCAGGTATATAACCTTCTACTTCAATAATATCATTTAATTCTATCATATATCTTTTATTTCCTATTGTTATTATATACAGAACAATTTTTTAGTTTTACTTTCCAATTTTCACAGAATTAATATCAATGTCATTCATGTAATTTTTTGATACTTTTCCTTTTTTCATTTCTTCAATTAAAAAAGAAATTGTATCTCTAATCATTATATGAACTGATTTTTGAGGTTCCCAACCTATTGCTTTTGCTTTGTCAATATTTGCAACAATCGTATGAGCTTCACCATTAATTTCTGGCATATATACGATAGGTATTCTTACATTAAGATACGTATAAATAATTTCAACAATTTCACGTAATGAATGCGATTCGCCTCTTCCTAAATTGAAAACTTGATTATCTGTTTTTCTATCTTCAATACATTGTATATGAAAATTATTCACATCATCAACATGAATAAAATCTCTACGTCTTGTTTCATCGCCAAAAATGATAGGGCCATCACCATTCATTAATCGAATTGCAACGCCAGCAAATAAAGGTGGTATTGTTCTCATTTATTTATATTTATATACATAGATTTCAGAAAGTTTTAATTTTTCTAAACATCATTTTAATATATAATTTATAAAATTAATAATTTTTACAATATGAAAAAAGCTCAAGCATTCTCAATATCAGAAGAAACAATTAAAAAACTTAACATCGTGTCAAAGGCGATGGGTTTTAATAAGTCGGCCATTGTCGAATCTCAAATAATAAAATTTATTAAACAGATTGAGAATGGGATGTATGATGGCTGTGAAAACTTATCAGAACAAATAAAAGAATTATATGAAAAAGAAAATTTGTAAATTTTGCGGCAATGAATTTATGTCAAGACATGATAATCATATGTTTTGTACGAGGTCGTGTTCCATGAATTATAGACACCAGGATCCTACATATACGCAGAACATAAAAGAAAAAGTCACGGTAACAAAAAACACACCCGAGTTTAAAAAAGAGCAAAGTGTCAGGTCGTCTAAACAAATAGCTGAATTGAAAATAAATAACCCTATAAGATTTCAAATGCAATTAGACAATATGAATAGAGGTTTTAAAGATTGGATATCTATTGATGATAATCGTAAACACTTGTCTGATAAAACAACTGAATTTTTTGAAGATCCTGTGAATAGAAAAAATTTATCAAACAAACGCATGGAATATTATGCCGTACCCGGTAATATTGAAAAACAACGTGTAATAAACAAAGAAATCCAAAACAGACCAGAAGTACGCGAAAAACAACGATCTCATTGGCGAGATGACGAATACGCAGATAAACGATTAAAACAAAGATATAAATTTAAAAAGTATGAGATGCCGTCAGGAAGAATCGTACACGTACAAGGGTATGAAAATTTCGCCATTGACCTTTTATTACAACAATATGAGGAAAACGATATTGTGGTAGCATGCGACGGTATCTCAAAATTTACTGGCGTTATCGAGTATGAACTTAACGGAACTCATACATATAAACCTGATATTTATATCAAATCAAAAAACATGATAATAGAGGTTAAATCTGCTTATACATATAATGCGGCAAAAAAACAAACCCATGCAAAAGCGCAGGCTTGTGTGAATCTTGGATTTACTTTTTATCTGATGATATTGTAACTTCTTCTATATTTATATTATCCATATAATCTTTTGGGAAATAGCCGTTCTCATAAAGATCTTTAAGATACCCTATTAAATCTTCATGGCCTTCATCAAATTTTACCTGTGGCTCCCATCCCAGTGCTTTAGCTTTATCAATATTTGCATAGATTTCAAATGCTTCCCCATTAATTTCGGGAAGATGGTTTATTTCGTATTTATTGATTTTTAAGCTATTTGCTATACTCTTAATCATCTCATATAAAGAATAACTTTGTCCTGTTCCAAGATTGAAGACTTCGTTATCTGTTCTACTGTCTTGTATACATTGTATATGAAATCTATTAACATCATCAACATGTATGAAATCTCTACGTCTATTACCGTCTCCAAATACTATTGGATTGGCACCGTTTAATAGTCTTATAGCAAACCCGCATGATGCAGGCGGGACTGTTCGTTTCCAATCCTGTAATTTTCCGTAAATATTAAAATAGCGTAAACCTGTGTATGTTAATCCTTTTGTTTTGCGATATGATTCTGCTAACAAATGCAAACATGCTTTTGATGTTGCATAAATTGTTCCCGGATTCCACTCTGATTCAACATGTGGCAAAATTTTTGAATCTTCATACATTGCAGATGTTTCTGAAAAAATAACTTTTTTCACATTATTTTCAATGCATGCATCAAACACATTGATTGAACCCATTATGTTATTTGAAAATGCTTCCATTGGATTTTTATCGCAGTCATAAATTGAAACTAATCCCGCAAAATGAAATACATAATCAACATCTTTAAAATGATTTTTAATATCATGATATCTTATGTCATCTTCAATTAATGTTATTTTATCATGAACACCTTCTAGAAAAGTGCCATGCGACATATTGTCGATTCCTATAATATTTTCTTTTGGATTGGTTATTACATTTTTAGTAATCAAATCGTTAATTAAATTTGTGCCAACGAATCCACATGCGCCTGTTATTAAAATCTTAGGTTCTTTCATATATTTTCTTATTAATATTTTATAATTATATACATTAATGACAAATAGTTTTTTGACGAAATGATTAAAAATATTCACAACAAGTTTCCTTTTTTGCTTGTTTGTCAAAAATCACAAACTGATATGAATATATAAATTAAAATTAAGTATTATGAAAGTATATACAACACAAATTATTGAAAAAATTTATGAAGACTATTACGCAGGTCGTCAATCAAAAATATCAGACATATGCTATAATAAAATGACGGGTTATCGAAAGGCCGGCATTATGTTTTCTTTTTCGCCACAAGAATTACTTGAATATTCAAAGTGTGCAACAGATCCCATTTATTTTATAGAAAAATATTGTACAGCATCAACAATAAACGGTATTCAACATATTTTATTGCGAGATTACCAAAAAGATATTGTAAAGAAATACATTGACTACAGATTTAACGTTGTTATGAATTCTCGACAAACCGGGTTATCAACAATAATGGATTTTTTAATGTTACATACTGCATTATTCAATGTAAATCGAAACATTGTTCTTGCATCTGTTAAAGAATGTATGTCTGTTGAAAGTATGGATAAAATTAGACGTATATATGCAGACTTGCCGTATTACTTAAAACCTGGCGTCGAAAGTTATAACAAGAAATCATTAAAGTTCGATAACGGATGCAGAATTTTTGCAATATCTTCTAGGCCAACTTCAACGATTGGTTTTTCGATTCACCATTTATTCTTGCAAGATTTTGCACACATGCAACCAGTTGCATCATCTGAATTTATACGTAATACATATGTAAGTATTAGTGCAATAAAAGATTCTACAATATTCATACAATCAACACCTAATGGGTATAATCAATTTTATGATATTTATGATAGAGCATCACGTGGATTGAATTCTTATATGGCAACAAAAGTTTTGTGGTGGCAAGTGCCGGGACGTGATGAAAAATGGAAAGAACAAGAAATTCGCAATTTAGGATCTGCTGAATTATTTGCTCAAGAATATGATTGCATGTTTTTTGGCAATCCTGAAGAATGGATTAAATGGCAAAATTCAACTATATCAGATTGGTATTTGAAATAAAAAAAAGAGGCAATTGCCTCTTTTTGTTGATATTTTAATACATATTATTCGGTATGTATCTGCTTTTGATATAATCAGCAACAGCAATTAGTGCTTTAGGCTCATGTTTGCATGCATCAGCAAGATCGTCAGCCATAACTTTCAATTGTGGCCATGCATCAATTTTACCCCACGAACTTGTGCCATTCATGAAAAAACCTTGTACTTGGAATTTTGTATCTTTATATTCGCCAAATCCTCTTGATTTACCTGTTGTGTAATCCCATACTCTAAAGAATATAAATCCTAATGCAGGATGTTCAAAGCAAACAACAGTAGTGTCTGTGTATTGTTTGTTTTTGATAATTTTAGATGGAGTCCATTCTTTTTTGTTTGGCGCAATTACTAAATTTGTTAGCACATCAACAACTTCTTTACCATTTTTGTACGCTTCTGTTGTGTATAATCTAATTGACGTATAATTCCATCCATCAGTTTTCCAATTACCTTTTGTATCAATTTCACGAAATTCATCAGGTGTTCCTGCACATCGTGGAACAACTTCTCCTTGATTAAAACCTGGTGCTTTATTGAAACGGTTGATGTAAACGTCCATGTCTCCAAATAATGTAGCACTTTCGTTTAATGCAAAATCTTCGATTGTTGGTATTCTTCTTATCATATTATATTTTGATTTTATTTATTTGTGTTTCTAATTCATCTGCAAAGTTTTGTTCAAAATCGCTGGCATCAGCTGATTTGTTATATGCAGTTTTCAAATAGTTATATGCATGGTCATCAAGTTGTTTGAATTTTTTAGGGTCATGACCTAATAATACTAAATATTTATCGAATGATTCTTTTTCATCTATAAATTTGTCGAATGACGGTATTCTTTTTTCCATAATTTTATTTACCAGTATCTTTTTACACAAAATTTTTGTGGTTTCTTTACGTAACTTTCCCATGCACAACTGCAATATGGACAGTGACTTCTATGAACTTCATTGAAAAACATGCATTGAACACAAATTCTTACTCTAGACCGTGTCAATTCATTTGCACCTACGGGTAAAAATTTCTTATACAATGCTTCTTCTCGTTCTGTCATAGTATTTTATTTTATATATTCATAGAACAAAAGACAAAAAAAAATCCAGAGCAATTGCTCTGGATTTGAAAACCAACCGTTAAGATTAGTTTATGTTATTTGTTTTGAATATTGACTTTTATAGGGGCAGCAGATTCCGAACGAGGAACCTTGATTGTAAGTAAACCTTTATCCATAACTGCCACAATTTGTTTCAAATCAAATTGGGAGCCAATTTTCCAACCCAAATTGAATGAACGGCGTGTGATGCCGCGGTGTATGTAATGATCTTCGTCACTGACTGTATCACCACTTTTTTTATCATTAGATACTCTTAAAATATCAGATTCAACTGCAATATCAATATCATCAGATGTTAATCCGATTGCTGCAATATCAAATTGCAATCCTTCTTTTGTTTCTTTAATATCAACAGGATAAGAATACTTAGATTCTTGAGCAATGTTAAACATTGATTCCGTGTTAAAGAAATCTTTAAATAAAACTTCGAATGGGGAATTTCCCAAAATAAAACGATGTTGTGTCATAATTAATCCTCCTAAAATAGATTTTTTTTTAATTTGTTTTTGTTACGTTAATTTTTGTTTGCCTAAGCTAAACAGTAATAACGGTTGGTTTTATTATATATTCAGAAACTTATAAAAGTTTTGAATTTTCTTTATAATTTACATAAAATTTTTGAATGAAAACTTTAGCGTTATCTGTTTTAAAAACTTTATGTTTTGTTTTTGCTCCAACTTTTGGCGCCATTGTTACTTCGCAAATTGTCATAATGGATAACGCGTTTTTATCATATACTAAATGTAATCCAGATTCGTCACGTTTTGATTTACGCATTACAATAATTGATTTATCGTTATATGGCAGCTCATTATTTACCATAATTTTAATAGCACCTATGTTACCTGCATATTGCAAAATTCCTGGAATTTCATTTGTCACTGTATCAGCATGAACAAACATTGACATATCAATAAATTTATTTAGCAATCCTGGTCCTATTATACAAATATCACCGGAACCTCTTCTGCATGTAATTGCAACTTTATTGCCAAATAAAAATAATTTGCCAAGTAAACTTGTATTATTTTTAACATTATATGATTTAATGTATGTTTTACTAAATAATTTGTACACCCATGTTTTTAATTTATCGAATCTTGTGAATGATTCCAAATAATTTTCATGTCCTAATGAATATATTTCAGACAACACACTTCTGATAAGTTTATTTTTTGTGCATTCAATAACTTTTGATGTTGATGCTTCAACCGCATCAACGCCGCATGCTTTCATATCATATACATCAGTAGCAGTCATTGTTATACTTTCAAAAACCGTGTCTAATTCTGCTACGTGTTGATGCAATTGTAACCCAATTTGGGCTTGCTTATCATTTGTTTCTAATGCAACAAAATCAAGATAATTATGTACATAATTATCACCTGAATTTTGTATTACATTTACTAATGAATTGATATTAGCATCTTCATATATGAATTTTGCTAATGTGTCGATATTGTCTTTACTTAATTGCATTCTTTATGTTTTGCTATTATTTGTAATCTTTCTAATTTAACTTTAAATACTTCTGGGTATTTAACAACATACGGAATCATACGTATATAATGTCCGATTTCTAATAATTCGATAAAATTCATTTTATCGTTATTGAAATTGAATTGTGTTTTAATTTCATTAAAAATTTCATTGAAGAATTCCATGTCAGAAAACCTAGTTTCTTGGAATAATTTTGAAAGATCTAATAAATAAGATGGCCACATATCATTTTTGAAATTCGGGTCGATTAATGTATACTTTTCGCCATCCCACAAAATATTATCAACTGTAAAGTCTCCATGAAAATATGATAATGAAGAATTTGCAAATTGCGAATATTTAAGTATTAACGGTTCGTATGCAAACCAATCGAATCCTTCAAATAAATCAGGATTTCTTAAAACAATTTTTTTAAGATATTCAATATATGCTTCAAATGTCAATTTTGGCGGAATTCCATTTGCAAAATTTGTAGGCATATTTTGTTCTAACCACATGCTTGCGTTTGCACCAAAACGTTCGCTCGCAGGCAATTTTATATGTCTTGCAATTCTAACAAGGTCTGCTGCATTATTTTTATTCATCGGTTTCGCATCAATTTTATTCATGCTGAATCCTGTTTCTTCAATTTCGCTTATCAAATATAAATGACTAAATCCGTATTCTGGAAATTTATCTTTCATTATATTTAACCAATAGAATTGACGTTCAACAAATTGCTTTCTATGAATGTCATTTGTATACTTATAAACTGTATGAGAACCTATTTTGAATTTCTCGTGCGAATAACCTTTTACTTCTGTTACGTTTTTCATTAAAATAATGATTTAGATTTAGATTTTCTTTTTACTGAATCATCGCGTTCAAGTGACAATTCAATGTCGATACCTGTTCTTTTGAATGATTTGTTTAATATGTCATAAACAAAAGTACCAGTTTTTGCTTCTTTTAATAAGTTGTATTGCAATCCTTTTACCAATGCAATACGTTTATCCGGATTTGCATCAAGATAATCCATTTTTTTATAAAGATCCTCAGGAGTTTTTACTCTAATGAAATGGTCAGCAGGAACAACAGAGTTTTGTGTATCGTATCCTGGTACAAGAAACGGAACAACACCTTGCGCAAGTGTATCTGCCCATTTTGCTGTACTCCAATCTGCTCGAATTCCTTTAACAACAGTATATCTTGTTTGACGTAATTTTGCATCCATTTCTTGATATGGTATCATTCCTTTGAACCAATCTTCATAACCAGCAATTACTTCAGGTGACCATTTACCGTAAATTTCAACTTCTTTTTTATCGTCATATTTAAAAACCCAAGTTTTTAACATTTCTAAACGGTCATCATAACCTGCGCCTTGTCCATATTTTGATTGCATAACACCCATAAGTAATCGTATCGGTCTATCGTTATCTGGCGGATATATCGGTTCCTGTATTCTTGCAAGTTTTTCGATTCCTGTTGCTTCTAAACGTAAGTGTTTAACAGTTTCATTGCCAACAGTTTCTTCATTGCCTTCATAACAATCGACACTTTCCCACGTAACAGCCTTTTCAAATTGTGAAATGATTTCACGTGGAGTATTCATGGTATCACGTTGACGATACACATCTTTTACGTATCGAGGATCTAATGATACATTATACCAAGGTAATTTTGTCATGTTTAGAAAATGAACAACAGGCGCACAATAATTATATGTAACCCATTGTACACGAACACGATGTTCAGGTATTCTTACAGCACCTAAAAAATTTGGAATTGAATTATTTGTGAAATATCCCATTCCAGAAAATAAGTATGCGGTATCTAAATTGTGTTTATCTTTGAAGTGCTCGTAGAAATTTCTGTAATTAGTGCAAAGTTGAGTATCTTCATTTTTCTTTGGCGTTACACTCGCGCGTGAAAAACCAGGTTCTTCAGAATACGGGTCGAATAAAACGCCTCGTGGGTCGAATTCTATTTTTTCATTTTCAGGCAAATCTGCCCAATCAGATTTTTGCAATAACATTACATGCGAAATTGATTTATTACGAACAAGTGACCATAACATTTTCCAATATTCTAATGATCCATCGTACCGTTGTATTGTATCTTTTTTGAATTTTAACGCACACCCAATTGCGCCAAATCCGATACGAACGTTCTCTGTTTTTGTCATATTACTATTAAATTTATTAATATTTATATACAGATGAATTAAATAGTTTTGCCGTTTGCAATATCTTCAGCTTTCTTGCGAAGTTTTTGTTCTTTTGCTTTGATTATGTTTTTCTTTACTTTTGTTTTGTATTTCAAAAACTTTTGATGAATTTGTTTAAATTCAAGATGCGTTAATTCCTCATGAGATTCGCTTGATACTAAAAAATTTGTAGGCATCCAATAGTAATAAAATGCACAGGATTTTTTGTCATCAAAATCTTTTTTGTAATGAATCTGTTCGTCATCTAATTGTTTTATAATATCTTTTTCATCAGAAATAAATTTGCTTTCTCTATTGAATATTTTTGCAAAAAAACCTGTCGGTTTGATTTCCTTTGTTTCGATATAACGTCGGCAAGTAACGTATCCTTCAAGTATCAGATACATTTCCGAATCGTTGATGATCATTTGTAAATTTTTCTTTGGATGGAATTTGCTAGGTGTAAAACCTGCAAGAGGCGATAGTTTTGTATAAATGTTTTTTGTTAATTTTGTAGTTGAAGGATTAACTTTTATTACATTTTTCGTACTACCTAATTGTTTTAAAATTGTTTCTTTGATGCTCATATATGTTTAAATAGAAAAAGAGGGAACCTAGCGATTCCCTCTTTTGTTTTAGATGATAATTTTTGAATAGCGTGGGTCGTTAATTGTTCTTAACATTACTCTTTCTGGCGAAAGAATATCTCCACCTAAAACGGATTTCAATATTGCTGGTGAAAATCCTGATATTAATGCAGCCCCAGTTTTGTCAAATTTAACTGGGTTATTTTCCATTTTTATAACGTTTACTTTCCAGAATACAATTGTTGGCATTGTATATCCTGCCGCTTCGTATTTTTGCGAAATCATTTGCCATGCTGATGCGTCAACTCCGCGAATATAACTTCCGTTGAATTCCATATCTGATACAATAAGAATCTTTGTTGGCATTTCAGATACAGGTACGTTTCCGTTTACTGCAGCATTAAGTATCAATTCAAATGCAGCACTAAGATTTGTATCGTATCCTTTAGGACCTTTGATTTGTCTAATTCTTTGCGATAAAGAACCAGTCATTCTCTGCAATGTTGGTTGACTTGTAAATGTAATAAAGTGGTCTTTAAACGCGCCTTCTGTTCTTTCAGCAATATACATACTCAACGATATTGCAACATCTCCAGCATATAAGTTATCAGTTATTTTTCCAGAAGAACTTGTCATTGATTCTGAAACGTCAATCATTGATATAATATTTTCATTGTTGCCTTCAAGAAAATTTGGTAATGCGTTCCATTGCGCTTGTGCAGCGTTTTCGTTTGTACTTACAGTTTTGATTACGTCGTAAGGATATATTGCGCCGGCATTGATTTTTGCTTCACCTTTTTCAACTGCTTTTACGTATGCACTGAATCTTTCTTGGTCATTTTTTCCGAATGACTTCATGTAACGAGACATTGCAAGCGAAGGCACTTTTTGATAATCTATAGATGAAAAATCTTTATTGCACATTGCTGTTTCAACAACATTTGTTAATGTTGATAAAAGAACTCTATAATCTTTTGGCGAAATACCCATTGCAGTTCTGATTTTGTTTGCAATTAATTTTTTATCTTTAGATATTTTTCCACCAAGACGAGGCATCCATTTTGCGCATAACGGTTTCATGTTATTGTCTCCAAGTAAAACTGCGATTATGTAATCAATTGCTGCTCTTTCAGCAGGTGTTGAGAATACCGCAAATAAGTCATCGAATCTTCCGTATTCTGGAATAACTGTTAAGTTCTTTAACAATACTTCAACGTTTTTTGTTGCTAAGTGATTTAACAATTTTTTGAATACTTCACGTTCTCCAGCACCACCTCGAATGTCACGAGACCAGAATAAAATTTTCATTGCAACTAATGGGTTTTCTGCGAATGCACCATCGAACATATCAGATAATTTTTCCATCATTACTTTGTTATCTCTGTTTGCTCTCATTGCTCCTATTGCGAAGAAAAGGTCAACACAGTAACTTGATGTTGTTGAGTTTGTTAACATACCGTTTGCAGTTCTTGCGTCGTTTGTTGTCATAGACTGTAATAAAGCGTTTGCCATAATAATTTGTTTTTATTGTTAATATTTTTATAATATGCTTTTTTCTTACAAAAAAAGCGAGAATACGTTTAAGTCTGCAACAAAGCGGACGAAATTGTATTCTCGCGAATAAATTTACAGGTTGCGCATTGATTGATAGTTAAACGATTACTGGTAAACCAGTGGGACGTCAAATTAGTTTTCAATAATTGCTGTAGGCAACCTTCCTAATAATGTTGCAGGTTAGTGTTTATAGTTTTTGCTGAACTTTTTGAGTTGCTGTAACTAACCTTTTATATTTTCAAAATTCTGAACAGATTAACTTTGAGATTTTACTGTCTCGCAGTTTGTGTATTTGCAGAGCACCCTCCGATAATCCTTTGTTCCGCAATGTTTCGATAACGAACGGCATTTGCAGCGGTTAATGTATGAAGGCGATTGATTTTCCTTCGAGATTAGACTAATGCTTCTAGTTTAAATTAGTTGCAGTATTTAATCTTCAATCAGAATTTGTATTTGTTTGTTTTGTTTATATATTATACACAAGTATAAAATAGTTTCAAAAATTTTTATTTTTTTATCATATCACTGTTCCAAGCCAGTAACGTTGGAACAACACTTTGAAAATCATCTTCGGAATTTAACTCTTTTTTGTCTTTTAATGACTTGATGAAATCTGATAATTTTGATACTATGGTATTAACGCCAATCCCAATATGATTACTATGTCCATCAAAATATACGTAATCGCCATTTATATCATCATACATTAAAATAACAGGACGATTTGCCCATAATCTTGCTTGCGTTCTTGACCAAAGTTCTCGGTATTTGTATGGTGTTGACAGATTGCATTTAAAACCCATTTCCTCTACATTTAATTGCAATTTGAAATTTTTTGTTGGCACGCCATAAATAATAGTAGGATTTTTAACGTAATTCGAAGCAAGAAATACTAAATTTTTAAGTGTTACTTCCGCATACGTTACTTCATAAATACTTTCGTTTATTATTTGACTTTCATTGATGAATTCGTCAAGTGTTGGTATTCTTCTTTCCATTATACTAATTAATTTTTAAAATGACTTTGTGCTTCTTTATCCGTGTAAAATTTCTTTTCAACAATATCATAGTATATGCTATCAGATGTTGAACCTGGAAAATAAAGTGAACAACCGTTAGATCCTTGGCCCATATTTGGTGTTCCATGATTGTACGCAAAATGTACTGTTGTCCAAATATATGCAGGGAAAGTAAAAACACCGTTTTCTTCTTTTCCCATTGGCATTTTTCTACCAGAGAAATTATCAATTGTTACAGAATTCATGCCATATTGAAATATGCCGTATTCATGTCTGTTAATAGGTTTTATAGTCATATCAATATATCCTCTTGAATTTTTAACATCAGATATATTAAGTTGTATTCCTATTTTTTTGTTAACCAAATCAGAAAATGCTTGGCCCCAATTTTTTAATATAGATGCTTCCAATTCAGATTGTGAAGTTATCGTAGAGTCAGATACCATTTGTTCTGATTCGTTTAAAAATTGTGAAGATTCATTGATGAATTCGTCAAGTGTTGGTATTCTTCTTTCCATTATACTAATTAATTTTTAAAATGACTTTGTGCTTCTTTATCCGTGTAAAATTTCTTTTCAACAATATCATAGTATATGCTATCAGATGTTGAACCTGGAAAATAAAGTGAACAACCGTTAGATCCTTGGCCCATATTTGGTGTTCCATGATTGTACGCAAAATGTACTGTTGTCCAAATATATGCAGGGAAAGTAAAAACACCGTTTTCTTCTTTTCCCATTGGCATTTTTCTACCAGAGAAATTATCAATTGTTACAGAATTCATGCCATATTGAAATATGCCGTATTCATGTCTGTTAATAGGTTTTATAGTCATATCAATATATCCTCTTGAATTTTTAACATCAGATATATTAAGTTGTATTCCTATTTTTTTGTTAACCAAATCAGAAAATGCTTGGCCCCAATTTTTTAATATAGATGCTTCCAATTCAGATTGTGAAGTTATCGTAGAGTCAGATACCATTTGTTCTGATTCGTTTAAAAATTGTGAAGATTCATTGATGAATTCGTCAAGTGTTGGTATTCTTTGTTTCATTCTACTTAATTATTTTTGTATTTTTTACCAATTAGTCAAGTGCTTTGCCATCAGGATATTCACCTTTTGCAATTGCGTATTTTACAATGTCAACAGTATCAAATGCAGGATGCGGTGCTATACCGCCATTGTATTTTTTGTCCCATTCTGCTACTGATGAAGGATTATTAATGTCAAATTCTTTATTTACGTATGCTTTAACAACATACATAGAAAACCACGATTTTGGGGTTCTTACGCTCTCGTTAATAAATTGTTCTAATGTAGGTATTCTTTGTTTCATTGATATACTTTATTTTATATATTCATATCAAATTACAGTTTAGATGCAGCTAATGTTGCAACAGCAGATCTTTCACCTTTTTCTAATGTGACATGAGCAAACATTGGTTCGCCTTTTAATTTTTCAATAACGTATGAAACGCCACAGCTGCTTTCTGATAAGAAAGGATTGTCGATTTGTTGAACATCACCCGTGAATACAATTTTACTTCCTTCACCAATTCTAGTGATAATTGTTTTCATTTCAAGCGGTGATAAGTTTTGTGCTTCATCAACAATAAACAATACATTCGATAAACTTCTACCACGGATAAATGCCAAAGGTGTAACAACAATTTTATCTTTTAATGTAGTATCATCAAATTTCTTTTGACCTTTTTTAACAGTGTAAGATTGCGTTTTGATGAATTTTAAGTTATCCCAAATTGGGTCCATGTATGGGCCAATTTTTGAATCAACATCGCCTGGCAAGAAACCTAAATCTTTATTGTTTAAAGATACAATAGGTCTAGCAACATATATTTCATTAAAATCATCAATTTGTTCTAATGCAGCAGCTAATGCAATTAATGTTTTACCTGTACCTGCAGCACCTTGTATTGATACGATTTTGATTGAGTTATCTAAGATTGCATCCATTGCAAATATTTGTTCCGCATTTCTTGGCATAATATTTGCAGAACTTTTCTTTTCAACATGATGTAAACATTTATCAACAGTTGAATACGCAGCGATAACAGATTTCTTTCCGTTTTTAATAATGAAATATGTATTTGTTAAAATTTCACCTTCACCAGGAAAACCTTCAGATTCAGCAAATTCAGATAACGGAACACCATCAGTTTCAAGATACAATTTATCAATAGCTTCGATAGGAGCGTTCTTTAATAAATATTTTCCAGTGAATCTTGTATCTGTATTACGAATAGAACCTGCAATATAATCTTCTGCTTGTAAGCTTAAAGATTTCGCTTTTACTCTCAAGTTAACATCTTTTGATACTAAGATAACATCTGCATCTGGGTATTTTTCTTGTTGCATTAAAGCAACATCTAGAATTCTATGGTCTGGTTTATTTTCGTGAAAAATCTTAACTGCACTATTTTCTGGTGTATCTCGTAAATACGAAACTTTTATTTTTCCCGCACCTGGCTCATCAATGTCAACCCATGTATTTAATCCATCTTTTGTTGATAACTTATCAATTACTCTGGTAAATTCTCTTGCCTCATAATTGATAGGCTCATTACCTTTTTTGAAATTATCTAGTTCTTCAAGAACAGCGATTGGAATTACCACGTCATGTTCTGCAAATTTTTTGTATGCAGCGTGGTCGTGCAAGATGACACAAGTGTCTAGTACGAAAATTTTTCTTTTTTCCATATATGTAATTGTTTGTTTAAATGTTGATGAATTCTTTTTCTCCAGTTGTATGACTGTAAGTATACACTTCTGGATTAAATTGTTTTGGTTCAGTTAATTCTTTTGCGTATTTTTTACCACAACCTGGTTTTAAATATGCAATTGTTATGTGTGGGTGGTAATCAGGAAAATCTGATGTATATTCAAAGTTTTCACATATTTCTTTGTTAAGCTTAAATAAATTATCGCCTTGTATGTCGTACTTTAATACATCATATTTTGGATTTTCAAAAATGCTAATAGCATCCGAACTTAATTCAATTGTTGATAAAGATGGCAGCATACTTTTTAACTTTTCCATGTCTGTATCTGCGTGTAAGCCGTAAAGTACAGTTACGTGTGGCTCTGTTTCAAATCCGTAATCTTCCTCTTCGGTATACAAATCATTGGCATCAACCAATGTATGAATAAAATTGTCCCATCCGTCGGTATTTACATTTACCATTAGACAACTATAATCGTATACTTGTTTTGATGCCTCATTAATTTGTTTTTGTTCAACAAATTCGTTTAATGTTATGATTCTTTGTTTCATATGTATTTATTTTAAAAAACTTCTAAGTCGTGGGTAAGTAGATAAGTTAAATCTTTCGTTTTTGAGCCATTCAATAAATTTGGATTTGTTATCAATATTTTCGATGTCAATTTCATCATCGTATTCATTTGATTTTTTTGCAGATACGCCAATATCGCGTAATGTTTTTATGGTTTCCTCAGTGTCCTTTACTTGTAATGAATCAATCATTCCATTTGATTTGCGGAGAGGGAAATCGGTTATAGATGATAATCTATTTTCCATAGCAACTTGTTTTTTTAATGTTTGTTTGTATTTTATATATTCATTAAATCTGAAGCATGATGAATATCATAAAAACAAATGCTATATTGAATTTCTTTCCTGTATGATAATTTTGTAACAGCCTTCACCGCATTCTCGTTTTACTCTATCTGTTACTTGTTTATCATCTGCACATACTATAAGTGATTTCTTATCTTTTGCAACCAAGATTGGCATAAATGGCTTTCCGAAATACATGTTAATTTCATCAGCCAAATCATACATTGATTTTTTTATTTCAACCTTTTCTGTTACAAATGTTTCTTCACTCGTGTAATCTAATGTTATAAATTCTTCTTCCATTTTGTTTCTTTTAATGAACTTTTATTTTTTGAATATACAACTACAATATCCATCTATTTGTTAACGATACGATCTTTAGATATCGTTTAATGAATGGATATTATTCAGTTGCTGTTTTTGCTTTTTCTTCCATCATTTCTTTCATGATGTAGTAAATATCGTATAAAACATTCACTTGTAAATAACTATCAGTATTTTGTGGTGCTACATTTAAAAACTTTATTGTAGGTATCTGTTCTTTTTCGATTACTTTTGAATTATTCACTAGATCATAAAACTTTTTGAATTTTTCTAGTTCATATTCTTGAATCCATATAGTTACTGTCATATACATAATTTATTAGATTAAAGGTTTTGCTGTTCTTGGTTTTGCTTGTTTTGCTTCGTTTTCTTCTTCAGTAACAACGCCATGTACTAAGTCAAGATCGTTTCTGAAATAGAATCCACGTGTTTCGCGTGTACCTATGTCTGACTGACATGCCGCTTGACCGCATAATGTTTCATTGCACATAAATGGATGATGCTTCTTATGAAATTTTGATACACTTGAACAAAGAAATTCGTCAATGTGTTTATATTCATTTGCTGCCTTTTCACCCCACTTTATAAATTCATCATACAATTGTTCTTGTATTCCCCATGCACCTAACGCATGTATAAATTCGATTCTGTACGAATGCAAACTGTAACGTTCAGACCATTTGCCTTTTTGTTGATGTGCAGCCAAACGGCCACCTGCTAAAAACAAAAATCCCCAATCGTCAGGTAATTCATTTAGATATGTTTCAACTTTTTCATTAAAATTATCAAGAAATTCAACATCATCCTCGAATACTAAAATTTGTTTATAGCCTCTACGTTTTGCTTCCTTTACAACATTTGTCATACTAGTTGCACAACCTTTTCTGCCGAACGGCAATTGCGCCTCTAACTTTTGACGAGTCGTAAATCCTTCCATGGAATTTGTTTTTTGCCATTCAGCAAATTCGATATTGCCATCATGCGCTTCAAAGAACTCAAAGTTTATTCCGTGCAAATCCATTTCTTTTTGACAATGTTCAGCCCTATCTGGACGTCTTTTCAAATTAACAACGAATACGTTGTTGAAAAATTTGTTTATGTAATGCATATTATTGAAATTTTTGTTTTACGATTTCTTTCCAATTTTCTTTATATTCGTCAATCTTAAAGTGATTCCATAACTCTTTTAAGATTGCTTGTCTTTCTTCTTCGTGTTCATTAAAGTATTTAACACGTTCTTCGATATCTTTATGATTTGAAACAACAATCTTATCCTGTATGCTTTTTGGTATTCCAATAAATTCAGGATCATACTCGCAAGTTATTAATGGCAGTATTCCCAGATATGTATAAAAAACAGGTCTTGGGTTTAATGAGTCACTAAAAGATACGCATTTCAAAACAATGCCATATTTGTATTCTGCCAATGTTTTCCGAACATCTTTCGTGTACATATGGCCTTTGTGCATCGGATGCTTTTTAATTTGTTCAACAAGTTCACCAAATAATTCGTTTGCTTTTGTTGCTGCAGACTGTCCGTAATGACTATTTACTTGTTTTTCTGTCATGAACAAACCGTTTGCTTTTATAGGAATCCACATTGAACTATTTGTAAGATTCAAATCTTTAAAGTATTTATCCCACATATCTTTTCGATGTCCTTTTGAATGCAGTATAGTTCCTACATAAAATAAATCTTTTGTTTTAGTAGTATCAACATTTCCAAATACGTTTTCCTCGTGTGTAATATGTTGCAAATGAGCAATTGGAAATTCCTCGAATTTTCGAGTACCGCGATTATCATCAGCAAAATAAAACCGTTTTTGTGGAATTCCATAGTAATCGAAAATTTCCAAAAAAGCTGCAGGGTCAACACTAAAACTGTAAAGACATTTCAACGGTTTTTTATCATGAAAGTATTTCACAACATTGATGAACATGTTTTTTGTGTACATTGAGAATGCAAGCAAAGAAACTCTATTATCATAATTAGAACAAACTTGTTCAATTGCTTTTTTTCTTAAATCAATTTCAGATGTATTGTTTCCTACATAATCATGAAATTCATTTTGTAAGTATTGCAAATTACCAGTTGGGTCAAGTTCTTTCGATATATATGAAGTTAACGGCAATATGTAATAAATATCATTTGCGAATAAAATTCTGTCTAAAGTAAATGGGAATGAATTATCAAATTCTCTAGTAAGAATTTTAAGATTGTGTACTGCATTATCTTTATTCTCTGCTTTTCTTTTGAATTCTTTACCGTTTATTTGTTTATATCTTGTAAGATTATACGTATAAAAATTTGACATTCCATTAGGAATTGTTTTATCAGATTCTTCACCGATAAAAACAAGATTATACATTTCAGATAAAACTGTTACGATTTCTCGAACAAATCCGAAGTTAATGTTAAAATCGGATAGCATAAAACTATTTTTAGTTATAATACCTAATGTTTCTTTTGAAGGATCTAACGGTTTAGGATTCGCGCATACAAATAATTTTAATGTATTTTTTTTTTTTCTTCTGGTTCTGGTGCGTCAAATAAACTTTTGCTTTTCATATAATTGAAATGATGAATCTATTAAATTTGTTTATTATATACATTAATGATGTTTAGTTTTAAAAAGAAAGCATAAAAAAACCTGGAACTTTAAGAATTCCAGGTTTCAATATTACTTCATTATGTTTACAAACTTTCTGAAAAGTTTTTCTAATAAATCACCTGTTACTCTAACGTCTAATTTGTTTTGTTTATACGTAACTGTTTCTCTTTCGTAATCAGTATTTTTGAAACTCCAAGCAGAAGGCGCAGTTGAACCCATTGCTTTTGCAAATCCTTCGATATCTTGAGGTTTAGCACGTGTAACAGTTAATGTTACTTGTTTGTTTTCAAAAATTTCAGAATCAATACCTACGTATATTCCTCTTTCAGATACACCAGAAATTGAATATGCGTCAAGATCTTGATATACTTCTAAATCAAATTCATTAAATAAATTTGTAATAGTAACCCATAAAGCAACTTCTCTATCTGTTGGTTCTAATGGTTCATCTTCATTAACTTCATTGAAGTTTTTTGCAACTTTTTGTGCATTCCAATTAAATGTTTTTCCTTCGTTTAATTGTTTTGATTCATTGATGTATTCATCAAGTGTTGGTACTCTGTTTGCCATGTTTTTATTTATTTATTTTATCTAATTCTGTTTTTGTTTCTTTCATTTTCTTTTGCATGTCTTTCATATCATCTAAAGACTTCGAAGATTCTAGTTTTAATTTATTTATTTTCGTATCAATTGAATTTTTATCTGTAGCAGTTTCTTTTTCTTTTTCTAATTCTGCTATCTTACTATCAATACCTTGTTTATACTTCATTTCATCTTCAATATTCTTGCTGAAATCTTTAATCGTTGATTCCAATTCGGCAATTTTATCTGCTTTTTTTGTTTCTGCTGGATTAGCATCAGCAGGTTTAGCATCAGCAGGTTTAGCATCAGCAGGTTTAGTGTCAGCAGGTTTAGCATTCGCTTTCTTTTTGCCAACGATAACAGTTTTTCCTTGTTTATCTTGTAGTGATATTACGTCGTAATCGCCTGAATCAATTTGTTCTTTAGAAACAGGAACAAATCCATTTTCTTTAGCAGCTGCAACTTTATCTACTTTAGATTCTTCTTTTTGTTGTGCTGCTAATGTTTCGTCAGCTTTCTTTGCTTGATTTTGCAAATTTTTGTATGTATTTTCAAGGTCGCTATATTCTGAATCGCTATACATACCTTTTGCAACTGTTCGTACTTTAGTAAGTGCTGCTAATTTTGCTTTTGTTTTATACATGCCTAACACATTATCAACGCCGTATCGTTTTGCAATTTCTTCCATACGATCTTCGATTGCTGATACTGCATCACCGTCTGCAGTGACTTTTATTTTTTGTGCTTCTGTTGCATGATTTCGTTGGTCCTGGTCCATTTTCTCCCATCTTGGAGTTTTCTTTAATTTCATTAATTCAATTGGCGCCATTTTCCATGCAAGATACGCATTTGCATATTTCTTTACATTATTTTTCAATTTTGTTTTGCCAATCATTCTCATAAAAAAGTTGGAACCACCTTCAGCCTCATTTAAAGGTAAAAACATTTCGTCTGCAATATTTGAAATTTCGCATTCTGTTATAAATTCTTCAATATTGTTGTCCCATACGAATGCATTATACTGTTCGTTAATCGACCCTAATAATTCGCTTTCTTTTATAAAAACGTTAGCTATAAATAATTCCTTACCTTTTGTGTAATCAGTATATTTCATTGAAACTTTATTTTATTATATATTCATAAATATAATTAAGTTTTAAACTTTTTACCTTTTATGTATATAAATTATACAAAAATATACTTAAAAGAAACATATGATTTACTTTACATCAGACACACACTTCGGTGATGACCGTTTAAATTTGTACGGCAGAGATCTTGTTTGTAAAACATCAGAGGAAATGGATAACTTAATCATCGACAATTGGAATTCAATTGTTACTGATGATGATACAGTTTATCATTTAGGTGATGTTGCAATGAACGAAGAATCTTTAAAACAAGTTTTAAAACTTAACGGAAAAAAGATTTTAATCAAAGGAAACTATGATGATAAAATTGCAGATGAAGTTCTTTTGCAATATTTTTCAGCAGTTCATAAGAATCTTGTTGTTGAACATGGCGCAAAATCAATTCCCCAAAAATTACTTTTCTTAAATCATTATCCAACAAAGGCAGATGATATGATGTTCAATATAGTTGGACATATTCATGGCTTATGGAAAGTACAAAGAAATACAATAAACGTTGGTTGTGACGCTTGGCACTTTAAACCTATTTCAATGGATTTAGTTTTATTTAGTATAAATGGCATTAACAAATTTTATGACCAAAATGTATTTGCTGGCGAAATAATTGCAAATTTAAAATATGCACCTAAAGAATCTCTAGAATCTATTAAAACATTAATATCATGAAAGTAATTCGACCACTTGACGAAACAACAAACAAACCTACTATATTTTTAGCAGGTCCTATCCAATCTGCACCAGATTGGCATTCAGTTGCAATTAAAAATTTTGAACAACTACATGAATACGTATCTAATGTAGAATTCGATATTGCATCACCAAAAATGCTAAATAAACCCGAAGAATTTTATTACGATAAACAGGTTGCGTGGGAAAGTAAAAATTTAGCAAATGCTGCAGCTGGCGGCGTTATTTTGTTTTGGTTAGCAAATCCTATTCCAGAAGAACTTGACCCAAGTAGAAGTTACGCACAAACAACAAGGTTTGAAATTGCTGAATGGTTTGGAAAAGCAAATTACAATAAAGGAATCAAATTGGCAATTGGTGCTGAACCTGGTTTTCACGGAGTTCGTTATATAAAACAACGTTTTGCTGATGATTTAGGTATTCCGGTTTTCGATAATTTGAAAGATACTTGCATACATGCAATTAAATTATTAAATGAAAACTATCCGGGCGATTTGATATTTTAAAACAAAAAAAAGGGAACTTAAATTAATTTAAGTTCCCTTTTTTTATGCGTTTATTTTAATTAACTAACTCGTAAACCTTCTGCTTTTTTCTGTTCAATAAAAGCATTCATTTCTTCTTCAGTATCAAATAATTCAGCAGTAATATATCCGTATGATGGATTTTCAGCAGTTTTAATATCTTTTGCTGACATTTGTCCACGAACCATGTAATATGGATTTTTAAGTTGTGGATTATCTCTTCGCAAAACAACAAACTTTTGTTTTGCTTTTGCTTCGTTTATGTTTTCATTAATGAAAACGTCTAATGTAGGTATTCTCTTTTCCATCGTTTATTTTTATTTTAACCCTCGTCTTTCAACTTCTAGTTTAACAAGATTTCTTTGAAAGTCAAGTGGCGTATTCGGTATAGGATTATCTTTTGAATTATACCATATCATTAAAGTTTCATCACTTAACTTTCTTATTTGTGTTTTGTATTCGGCTGGTGTCCAATCATCACCAAGCCATCCTAACGAACGAAGTATTTTTGTTAAATTTGAAGATTCGTTAATGAATTCATCAAACTTCGGTATTCTCTTTTCCATTATTCGCCTTTATCTTTTTTAATTGCGGCTGCAACTGTATGAACTGCAGTTTCTGCTATTGTTGTTAAAAATAATCCTTTAGATACTAATTCCAAAGTATGTAATATCCATCCAATTCCTGGTATCAATACAATGATACTTGCAGCAATTGCTGTTTCTCCTAAATGTTCAATCATGCCAGCAACACCATGTTCTAAAACATAGCCGGCAAGAATTCCAAACAATGTTCCCATAAACACAAATTCAAATGGTCCTGGCGCGCCAATATATTTTGTTAACATTTGAGATGCCTTTTCAAACGCGTTGTTTGCATTTTTTGCAACAAATGCTTCAGCATGATGCATCCAAGTAAACGGAGGGAATTTTGTTAATTTTTTTGCAATTGATGATACTAATGGCAAATGAATTGTTCCATGCCCGTCAGATTCAAATACGTCATATCCTTCAGTAATCAATTCAGCCATTGATAAGTATACAGCTTTTTCCATTATGTATTCAATTGATTCATTTGTTTTTGTTGCTGCTGTAATTCCTTGTGTCATTGTTTTTGCAGCATCACCTGTAAAATATTGAATCGTATGTTTACACATTGCTCCAAGATTCTTTATTTCTTCTGATGTTTTATCAACACCATGTTTATGAATTTTTGGAGTTGCTGATTCAATAATTTTATCCTTCAATGGCGCATATTTAGATTGCGTTTGGTTATAAATCCATGCCCATGCTTTCTTTAAAAATGTTGCAATTGTATTTGAAATAACTTTAACTAATCCAGTAATATCTGAACCTATTTTAATAAGTACTTCTTGTGTTTTCGATAACGCAGATTTTCCTTTTTCTTTTGCAGTTTCAATTGCTGCAGCTGCTTTATCTTTCCATTTTTGCGCTAAACTTTCGCCAGCTTCATTAATTGATAAACACCATTCATAAACAGCGTTTTCATTTAACGTTCCTTCAAATAAATCGTTTGTTCCGTTATTTTCTTTAATAATAACAAGTACAGATTTTTCAAGTTCGTTTAGGATTATTGACTTTTCTGACAACAAAGATTCGATTAATTTTTCTTTGTGGTCTATTTGAATGAATTTATCATAATCTTTTTGAATTGCAATAAACGCATTCTCGTTTACATATTCGTTTAATGTAGGTATTCTATGTTTCATATTTTTAATTTCTCTTTTTTAATTTATTTAAAAGATTCTTTGGAATAAACGTCAAATCTGTATCTTCTTCAAACGAAACAAGCCATTCGCTATAACTAATGTCTATGACGTCATCACGGTGCTTAGGATCTTTGATTATTTTTAAAAGTTCTTCCCATTCTTTATGTGCAGCAGAACTAGATTTATCACCTTCAAATTCATAATCATCTGAATTCATAAAACTTAAAGGATGTGCAATATATTCGTTGACGAATTCATCAAGTGTCGGTATTCTTTTTTTCATATGCATTATTTTGGTTCAATTATTTCTTCTTTGTAACTTTTAAATGGAATAACATTCACACTTAATAATTTTTTAGTATTAAGGTTGCCACTTGGCAATTTTTCCAATGCAAGATGATATTTATTATATGCGTATTCTTTAACAATTTGAGACATGTCAGTATATTTTGTTGCTTTCAAGAACTTTGTTACTGTTCCTTTATTTTCAATTAAAAAACCAATTTCGTTTGCAGATTCAGATCCTTTTAATGCAAAAAAGTTAACATAATGACTTACAGATATTTCAGCGCAAAGTGCGTTTGCAACTTCAAACACGCTTCTGAACTTTGGCGGTGGTGTACTACAAATATAATATACATTATCTCTACTTGTTGTGTATTCACCATTTTTCAAATTATTTAGAAAATATGATAAATCTTCCTTTGTTGCATTTTCTTTCATGCTATCATTTGATGCATAAAATGCAGAACCGTCTAACATACCAACCAATATAAATATTGGAGATGGACTTGACATATCGGCACCTTCGTTTATAAAGTCATCTAGACTAGGTATTCTTTGTTTCATATTATTAATTTAATTCGTCTTTTAATGCCTTTAAATTTGTTCCTCTATTATCGGCAGCGTGTACGATAACAATGCTATCTTTTATTGCAAGTAATGTACATTTATGTTTTGCAATTACGCCTTCCAATATTTCGATATTAGTTCGGGTAACAGGTCTGTCTAGAAATATAGCTATTGCATCTGTTGCTGTTACAATATCTGCTTGTTCACGTTCAGCTTCTGATACATTGCTTACAATTTCTTTACTGCTGAATTCTTCGATTGTTGGTATTCTCTGTTTCATAATTATTTGATAAATTTAGGCATAACTGCTTTTAAGAATTTGATTATAATAGCAGGTGCATCGCTTGGTTTACTTACTTGAATTTCATAATCATTTGAACCTTTTTTGCTAAAACCAAGTTTTTTAGCAATCTTGATTGATTCTTCGGATGGAATATCGAAAGTTGGGCCATTGCTCCAAACTGTTTGCGTTATCTCAGGAACTGCTGATTCAACATCGGCAAGAATTTGCATTCCAGTGATTTGCAATTTTTGTCCTCTATCACCCAAGTACATAAATATTTTTGATTGCGATTGGTCGCCATTATTTCCGTATATTGATATGCCAGCAAATAACGGTCCAACTACTTTTTTAAATGCAACATATGCAGGTTGTGGTTCTCTTTCAAGGTCAGCAGCTTCATTTATGTAATTTGCGTTTTCATTAATGAACTCGTCTAATGTAGGTATTCTTTGTTTCATAATAAATTATTTTTTATCAGCCACGTCACTTAAAAGACCTTGATAGTCATTAAGTTTCGACAATTTTTTTTCTAAACTATCAATAGCAGATTGCGAACGTGCATTTGATATTTTATCTGTTACTATATAAATCTCTTCATCAATTATCTCTTGAATGTCTTTTATTTTTTCAATAGACATTGCATCTAATTCTTTTTCTTTATAAAAAGTTATTGAACTTTCATTGATAAATTCATCCAAACTTGGTATTCTTTGTTTCATACTAATTTGTTTATTTTATATATTCATAAATTAAAGCATAAAAAAAAAACGGAACTTTACGCTCCGTTTCAATTTAACTTATATAGTTCTTATGCCTTTAACTTTTATATTGCCTTGTGGGTCTCGTATTACATATTGTTTTTTTCCAACAAACATACCTTGATATCCAGGTTCTACATCAAACGAATGATACGTATAATCAGCGCCACGCATAGTTGCAAAAAATCTTTCATTAATTTCATTAAAATTATTGAAATATATCGTGTCAGTATCAATATAAACGTAATGGCCTGGGAATATTTGTTCAGCTTTATGTAATATTCTATTTACGTTAAACGGTATTCTGTCTGCATTGAAACTGTTAAATTTTAAAGGTGACTTATTGCTAGCAATCATACCGAATACGTAATTTATAAATATCTTTAAAACTAAATTTGCATTAGAATAATCTTGATTATTTTCGATTTGTGCATGTTTCAATTCTATTCGCAAATCTTTTGCTCTTGAAAAAATTGAATGAAAATTTGAATGCGTACATATTGAACTATTTGATAATTTTAGTATTTCTGTTGGATATGCAGATACTATACTAACAGCAGTTAAATTTGTTGCCCATTTATTTGCAAAATTGCTGTTTACAACAACTGTACCTGGGATGAATGATTCTTTGTTTGTGTAAATTACATTCATGTTATAATCAATCTCTGGCATTGTTGGCACATCACCATGTAAAAAATGTAATAAAGAATAAACAAAATACCAGACTTCAATCTTATTTTCGATTTCAAGTAGTTCTTTATTGTTTAATACGTTTAATAGATTATCAACAGTTCGTATCGGTGGATTACTTTGCCATGTTTTAATTGCTCTTTGTAAACCGTTGTTGAATGATTCTGCATACAATGCTGCATCGTTTGGAAATGATTGTTTTACTTTTGTCATTGAAGTTATCGTTTTAGTTACTTATTTGAAATTATCGCAGTATAAATCAATTGAAGTTATCGACTTGATTTTTTATTTGTTTAATTTATATACAGGAAAAGATAAAAGTTTTACTTCAATATAACGCATAAAAAAAGGGAACCGAAGTTCCCTTTTTGAATTATATGTTAATTTAATTAATCCTAAGATTATACTAAACCTCCAGCTGGAGTAGCAACGAAGAATGTGAAATACATTGTTTCTGGGTGGAAACCTGCTTCAACAAGAGCGTAACGAGATTTAACGGCAACTTTCGGAGTCATTGTACCTTCAGCAATTGTTTGGATAGTTTCAGCCATCAAGTAAGGCATGTATTTTAATCCTGGTTCTTCATCAGCACCTTTACGTCCTACTAATACACGAGTATCAGACCAAGACATGTTAGGGTCAACATATACAGTCATACCTGCAACAGCACCTACTGGGTAAAGTGAACCGTTGTTTTGGTTGATTGTATTTGCCATTGGAGCAAATGTGAATTGTGCAGAATCTTGTAAGATTGTAGCGATTTGAAGGTTTGTAACAATGAAGTTAGCAGGACCTCTACGACCTCTTTGAGAGATTACGTTACCACCAGCAAGAATTCTTGAGAAAACTCTACGTTGAACAGTCCATTGGTTTTCAAATGCTGCAGAAGGATTAGCTCCAGCGAACAATGACATAACAGGAACAGACATTGTAGTAGTTGCACCGTCTTTATTGTTGAATGTTTGGTAAGTTGTACTAGCACTTGGGTCAGTTTGCAAGTTGAAGTTTTGACCTTCTACTTCAGCAAATGTATTGTGGTTAGTCCATCCTAAAGCAAACGCTCTTGATAAGATGTGTTTGTTGATTGATTGAGATACTTCGTTCACTAATGAATTTTCAACCATACCTACAACATCGATACCGAATTGACGGTTAAGATCTTGTATTTGTTCAGTTGTTACAGTAGCAGCAGCTTGGTAAGTTTCAGCTTCAACGAACTTAGTGAATGTTTGAAGACCCATAGTTCTGTAGTAAGTTTGTTCACCAATACCTCTTCTCATTGGTTCTGGGTTAGAAGCACCATTTGCATAGTTTCCAGTCCAAGCATCACCATCTTGAGCACCAGCACCAGTATATCCTTGGATATGATCTTCTAAAGCTTTCACTAAAGAAGCAGTTGCAGTACAAGGTGTAGCAGCAGGAGAACCATCAGAATCAATTGTAAATGCAGATCCAGTGTTGAATACATCAGCAACTAATAAATGAGGAGTTGAGATAGAAGCAGTTTGCCAAGCAGAACCGATTTTATATTTTTCGCCAGATTTAAGAGCACGGAAGATTTTGTATGCATCGATACGAGATTTACCAATATAGATTAACTCTAAGTTGTTTGATCCTGAAGTTGCAACATATTTAGTACCTACTGTGTAAGAACCACCGATGTTAACTTTAATCATTGTTGGGTTTTCTGCGTTTGCATCAGATGGGTCGTTTGGTAATTTACCACCAGCATAAACGTAGTCAAGGTAAGTTAATACTCCTGAAGGACCGTTCATTGGAATTACAGGTACAATATCAAAACCGATTGTTCTAGCACCAACTTGGATTGCAAGAGGTAAAAGAGAAGGGAATTTGTCACCTGAACCAGTTGCAGCGCTATGGAAAGCAGCACCACCAGCAACTTGACCTGTAGCCACGTTACCCATACCTGGAGTGTTTTGTAAAGATGCAGCAGGCCATGCCCATCCGCCTACGAAAGAAGATTCATTCAAAGCGTGGAAGTGGCAATATTTTGATAACCAAGCAAGTTTACTTTTGTCTGTAATTTGCGTTTTTTCTTCTACGATTGGTGCCCATTCTTCGAAAATTTGTTTTTCGTTTAAAAGTTTCATTTTATTGAATTTTTTTATTTTAATGTTTGTTTTATCTGTTGAATCTATCAAGATTTGCTTTTACGCTTTCCATATAGCTTTTGCTATATCCACGTTGTGCAGCTCCAGTTTCTTCAACAATTTGAGCATTTGCTGATTCGTTCAGCGTACCGTTGCCTTCAACTTTATGCAATCCACGAGTTTGCCAGAAATTGATTACTTGTCGTTCAGTATTCAATGGGTACAATTTCGATTGTGAAGCAATTTGATTCTTTGCAGATTCAGTTAGAGATTCCCAAGTTGCTTTGTACTCCTCAGGCATTTTTTCTAACCATAGGTCAGATTTTGGTGCTAGAGATTGAGTTGCTGCTCTTTCAAGTAAAGCAGTCATTTCTTCTTTACTTTTGTGGTTGTTTTCATTGATAGACGATGCAATCTGTTGTTTTTGAATGTCTGTAAAAGAAATAAATTTCTTAACTTGTTCGCCATCTAAATTCTTTAAGAAAGGATAATTTTCAATGTGTTCATTGATTGGATTCATCTTTTGTGTTTGGATAGATTCCAATAAGTTGTCAATTTTGCTTCCTAAAGAAGTATATTTACTTAATATGTTTTCTTTTTCATTAACAACAGCTTCATTAACAATTGGAGCAGTTGTGTTTGTTTTTACGCTTTCAGAAATTGCTTCAGCAAAACCTGCAACGTTTTCAAGATCTTCACGAGTTGCAGCATTTTCACCTAAGTAATCAGCGTATACGTGAACTTCGTTTGTTTTCTCCATGATATAATCTTGGTAGTTCCATAAGTGATTAATTTTTTCAGTAATTACTTCTTGGATATAAGATTGTGTTTCATGTAATTCTTTTGCTAAAACTTCTTCAGCATAATTTAAACCGTAATTTGCTTGTTCTGCAATTTTCTCAGAGTAAGCAATATTTTTTTCAAGTAACGGTCTAATTTTATCGTTTAAATAACCAGCAACATAATTATGATCTTCAGCAATTTTTTCAGTGTATGCAGCAACATGATTATGATCTTCTGCAATACGTTGTGTATAATCTGCTAACCAGTTATGATCTTCACCAATCAATTCAACATAATTAATTGTATCAGAAACATATTTAGAAAGTTCATTAGAATATTTCTTGATTGTAACAATTTCACCTTCAAGAACTTTAATTCTTTCATTTGTTTCATCGGTTGTAGATTCTTGTGGCTTAACAGATAAAGATTCCATTTTCTTAGTCATTTCAGCGATTGCCGATTCAAACTTTTCCATTTGTTCTTTAACATGTAAAGAATACTTGTACATATCTTCAGCCGTAACAGTATTATTATTTTTTTCCATGCTTGATGAATTATTTTTATTATATATTGCTTCATTCAATGCATTTTTTTCAACTTGTGCATTTTGGGTTGAAGCAGGTTTTGTTTTCTTTGTTAAACTAAAATCATATATACTAAAATCAGCACCTTCAATTAATAAATCAGGATACTTATCAGTCACATCGTATAAATTAATGCCATCAGCACCATTGAATCCTAATTCTTTATTTAATGAAGGTAATTCAGTTTCCATTACTAATCCTGAACAGATAGATTCGTATACACGTTCCATTTCAGCATTATCGCCAAATCCGCCATCCGCAACTAAATCATAAGTGAAGATTCTTTTGATTTTAACTTCTTTGTTTTCTTTAACAACACCTGCAGCTCTAGATGAAATACTAATAGGGAAACCTGAATCAACAAGTTTTCTAGCATTTAAACCAGCAGGGTCAGTATCTAATAATCGAATACGTCCTTTAAGTGTACGTGTTTCTTTATCATACCAAATTTTTTCAACAAGATGTGAAATGTTTGCAAGACTTACATCGAATTTTTCAGGATGATCTAATTCACCAGCTAATTTATTTCTTTTGATTTTTTCTTGTAAATATTCCAAGTGTGGCATGTATTCGTCTTCTTCGTAAATTCTATGATTTACGTTTTCTTTACCGAATACACAAAAAATTCCTTCAAGAATATAATTGTCTTTATCAACAACTTTAAATTCATGACCAGATTTTTCAGTTAATAAAAATACCTTAGCGTTTTTTGACATGTGATATATGTTTTTATTTTATTTTATATATTCATTTAATTTTGAAGCTTTTATGTAAGTCTAACAGGATTTTCGATACATCCAATAATAGAGCACGAATCATTTTCGTCAGAATACTTTATTTTTGCAATTGCAAAATTATATATGCCACCAGTTACAAAACAATCTTTCGGTATTTCAATTCCTTCTGTTGGATTGTTCAATAAGTACAATGTTAAATTACCTTTTAATTCTTTTGTTGCCATTATACCTGTAATGTATCTGCTGTGTTGGTCCAAACCACCCTTACCTGGCGTATAATCAATATCGTGTTTGATTGGTACAATTTTAGTATATACCATGTTATCGTTTTTTAAATTTATAAATCAAATATATTAATGCGGAAATAATTAAAACTTCGTTAAAATATTCCAATAAGTTTGCGCTATTAAAATTAATGTTATGAAACATTGCAAAAAATTCGCCGATTGCGTAAAGAAGAGAGAAAAGAATAGTAACTTTAAGAAAATTGATAACTTGCATACGTGTTAAACATATCATAGCTTTAACATTTTGTTTAAATCTTATGTATGTTTTAATAGACTTTAATAATAAGAAAAATGATAAACCGATTAATAAAATATGCAATGCTGTGTTCATTATTTTGATTTTTTTTCAATGTATTGACGTGTTTCGTTTATATACGCCGCATACTCATTATTTAACATGCCAATTATATCTTTTGGATTGTAACCATGAATTAGATTTACGTAAAGATCTTGTGATATTTCAATGTAATTTATATGATTTTCCATGTATTCGTGTAAATGAACATTTCGATATTTAAGTTTACTTAAAACCGTAATATCTCTATCATATAAATTCTTTGTTATGATTTCCAAATTGCTTTTTATCAATTCTTGTCTTGCAGGGTCTTTAATATTATTCTCTGTATGAATTCGCATTATTGTTTCAATCAATGTAAACTTGGTTAACATGTATTGTGCTTCTATAATGTCGTACGAAGATTGTAATGTAAGATTGTTTGTATTCTCATCGTATAGAACTTTGTAAATCTTATCCAACGTTTTTGTTTGTCGAATAAACATAATCATGAATGCACTTAAGAACACCACAATGATTAATGCGACAAATCCCAACTTCAAATATAATTCTCCCAATGTTCCTAGCGTATATGCATTCATTAAATTGTGTTATTTTACGTATAGAATCACAATGTGATTGTTTAATTATATATTACATTCAAAAATGAACATTATTGAAGAATATAATGGTTTAGGACTATTTATATGTGTATGCAGCCAAACTTTTACCATATTTATCTGCAAATTCTGGCAACTTTGCATTTGGACATGAATCAATAATTTCTAATGGTTTTCCTTCAAACATTGGACGGTCGGATTGGTCTGCTTTAAATGATTGCGTTCCGCCTATGGGTTTCATTGATTTTTTTCCTGCCGTGAATACAACTATTGTTTTGATAATGTTTCCGTTGTAATCTTTATTTGCCCATATTTCAGCTGTTCCATCAGGCCATGTTTCATACACGTTGAAATATTTTGATGAACCGGTTTTGAGATTTAATGTTCCGATTGATGCAACAGCAGCACCAGAATTATAACGTCTGTTATTGTTTGCTTCATTGATAAATTCATCTAATGATGGTATTCTTCTTTCCATAATATTTATATTTTTATTTTATATATTTCCTGGAAAAAAAGCATAAAAAAACGGATTACCTCTTTCGAAGTAATCCGTAATTTTTTTGGAGCCGAATGAATTGTTCGGCAACTCCACCACTTTGTTTAATATTTTATGCGGTAAAACAAAGAAACCGCCTTTTCTTTAATAATATTTTACAATCTGTTGATTTCCGTTATATACTTCGTCAGCTAATTGCTTTAATTTATCGTTTATATTTTGAGTAAAAACATTTTCAGATATGCGAATAAGCCTATACGAATTAAGTATACACCATTTTTCTAATGCCGCATCTTTATCTTGTTTTTCTTTTAATTGATTATGAATGTTTTTAAAATGCCATATGCCATCGTATTCGATGCATACCTTTAATTTATTTGAATATAAATCTCGAGATATCCTATATTCATCAATATTTAAGTTTCCGCCAAATGTCCAATTATCGTCAGGATATTCAGATTTAAAAAAATCTCGTATAATTAATTCATTTTTTGATGAAAACCTTTTATTTTTTAAATGACTACTTGTTGTTAATTGCAAATTGCTATTAGTTTTCCACGCTTGCTTTAAACTTAAGCTCATCTTATTACGAGTTTCTATTGAATGATTTCGTGTATTGCTACATGAAACTGAACAATAATACTTTTCTTTGCATTTATTTTCATGCTCTTTTATCGAAAATGATTTCCCACAAATATGGCACGAAACGATTTTTTCTATAATTTCGCCATTAATCTTTTTATACCGATTAATGGCGTTTTCTTTATTTTTTGCAATGCTTGCAATATTGTCTTTATGCGCCCACCGTATATGATTTGCGTATAATGAATGATTTTCAAATCCCATTCCGCAAGTTTCACATTTTTTCATAACATATTTTATTTATCAAATTGGATGTGAAAGAACTCGAACTAATAAATAAAACGGTTGCCTACTGTTGTAAGCAACCGTTTTGTGGAGGTGCGGGGATTCGCAAATGTTATCAATATGTTTCCATATTGTTCAGACTATATCATCAACTGATTAATAACGATTAATCAGTGTCGGGCGCTTTATCCTGTTATTAAGGAAACTGTATTCCTCAGGTAGTCGTTGAACCTTCACAAATTGTAATTTGCGCTTGGCTGCTGATTGGCATATTCAATTGAACTTAGCGTTCCAGCAATTCACCCGATTTATTTTTACTTGGTGTCACCACCAAGGGGGTCCAATTCCCATTTAAACCCCGGTCCTAGCAAACGAGCCAAAAGCTCTCTACGTGCGTGTGTTATTTTTGGTATTCGACAATTTCATCAATGAGAATAACCTGAAACTCGATGAATTGGTTTTAACAACAAAAAGTCATATACAAAATGATGTTGTTATCACATTAAGATATGTTACCAAATTGTTTGAAACCCACATATGATTGCGTTAGGTAAATTGCAATCGAAGGTTGCTCTTTGCTTAATCTGATTAAGCAGCCATTAGCATTGACTCTCTTTCGAAAGTTGCTATTGAACGAAGTGCATTGTTAATAGTTTTGCCTATTATGGTTTTGTACGATATATGATTAGTACAATCATCAGCACGCGAACTTCGAACACTGAAAGCAGTCAAAAGCCGGTCACCCCCTTATTTGTTGTTTAATTTATATACATTAAGATTCAATAGTTTTTCTGTAATGAAAATCAATTGGTCTAGATGCAAGTGGAAGAATACTGAAACTATCAGTAATTTTTTCTGCATCTGCAATAACTTTTTTTAATTCAATTCCTTCAGATATTATTTCGCGTTTGCTATTTAAAGCAACGTATTTCGATTCTGAATTTTTTGGCGTAATTTTTATCGCTGTCATTTAAAATGTTGATTGCATAATTAGTTTTTTAATATCTTCAATTAATGCTGATTTAGCAGCATCTGCGCCGGGTTTCATATAATTTTCTTTTATCATATGTTCGACAATAACTGTTGCAAGTACTTGCGCACCAGCAGGTTTTTTATCGCCCGCAACTTGAACCATTGCTTCATTAACTGAATATTCTTCAATTGTTGGTATTCTTCTTTCCATTATCTTAATTATTTTTAAATTTCATTTTCATCAATTACTTTGCAATTCTTTGCATTTTTGTCAATGAATTTTAATAATCTTTCATCAAGATAATTGTCAAAAAGTATAACCAAGTTTTCGTTTTCAAATTTAACGATTACTTCAGGTTCTTTGAATTTTCGAGATGCTCTGTATTGCAACTCATGAAGTTCATTAATATCGCCTGAAATTTTCATTCTCTTTTGATGAACCTTTCCGTTCTTTTTTGTAAACTCGGAAATACTGTATAATCTTTTAAATGCCATTTGCGTAATTTTTATTATATATTCGCAAACACATTGATTAATAGCCGTATTTCGATATGTCTTCGTATGTTTCTTTCGGTAATGAACCTGATGTCCAAGAACCTGTACGAATTGACATACTGTTCAAATATAGAGAATGCAATTTTTTCATTGCCAAATTCGCAGAATGCTTAGCAAGTTTGCTGTATTCTTCCCATTTTTTATTGTCGCCATCAAAGTACTCTTGTATTTTAGACGGTATGAATGCAATAGCAATCGAATTTTCATTGTCATCAATAACAGCAGCAATTATGCTATTGTTGCAAATAATTTCACAATTGTTAAAATTTTCAGATGACAATTCCTCAGCATTTGTGTGTTCTTCTTTTGCACCTAAAATTTCGCAAACATCTGAAATAAATGAATCAATAAATTCTTCATTTCTATCATTCAAGAATTCTGTAATTTCGTTTTCTTTAATAACGATAGGAAGTAAACATTCAACGATAGTTCTTTTGCAACAAAAACATTTCTTTTGTTTTATTAAGTTATTTATTGCATCGCGTTTTTCATTCATGATTGCATTTTCAGCTTCTTCCCAACTAACGCCTTTATTTACATAGTACGTGGAAACACCTACATAATTAAAATTTCCTAATTGAACGTTTCCTTTTCCCATGATTATTTTTTAGTATATGCGTCAATTTGTTGTCCTACTTGCCACATTGCAAATTCTATAGTTTTCTTATCACCTATTGCTTTTATCGGATTATCCGATATTTTAACAGCAGGTAATCCATCGCATTCCGTTAATTTGATAACGATATTCATCGGTTTTATGTCAGGTAAATCATTTGTAAACCAAGTTCCGATTGCAGGTCCTCTTCGAATTTCGCCTACACGATATGCCATTACCTTTTCAACTTCTTCCCAATTCATTCCGTCAGAGTATGTTATGGTTTTAGTTGTTGGGTCGATTCCTAATTTTTTATAATGTGCAATCATTTTATCCATGTAAACTAATGGATCGCCAGAATCATGACGTGTTCCTGTGAATAAATTTGCAAACATTGAATCAAAATCGACTAAGAATGCGTCGGTTGTAAATGTGTCAGGAAGTGCAATTCCTAGGTTACCATTATAAACCGACACCCATGATTGCATTGCATGGCGATTTGGATGAGAATAACCAAACATTGCAGCATGAGCAGAAACCCATTCATGAGCAAATGTTCCAATTGCTTTTATTCCGTATGCGCACGCAAGTTCAACATTTGATGTTCCAAGTAATGTATCTTCAGCATAATCAACAAAAGTTTTTACAACGTTTTCATGATTACGTGGAGAATATGCTCTACGTGTTCCAAATTCAGCAAAAGGTATTGAATTCATGCGGAATTGGGACGCCTTTTTTCGATGAATTTCAGTTATTGTATCAGCATCAACATCAATAACTTGATTTGTCATTTTGTAAAACAAATCACAAATTGCAGCCATTAATGGAACTTCCCAAAGAATTGTTCTGTACCAGTAACCGCTTATTGTTAAAATCAGATGACCTTCATCATCTTGGATAACTCCAACTTCAGATGGGTCAAAACGATATACTTCAAGAAAATCAATAAATGCCATTGGCAAGAAAGGACATTTTTCAGCAAATTCCTTTTTACGTTGTTTCGACAATGTACGATTTCTGAATCCGTCAATAACTCTACGAAGTTCAACGTCAAATCCTTTTGGATATACTGTGTTATTGCGATCATTGAAAGTGTATTTCACCTTTACATTAGGGAAACATTTCAAAACAGCCCAACACATCGTAAGTTTATACAAGTCAGTGAATAAAATTGATTCATAATTCGCTGGTTCAATAGATGGCGTGTATTTCATAATTTATTTTTTAGATTAATTTAATTAAAATCAAATATACAACATTTAATTATCAATAGCAATAGTATTTGCATTTATTTTTTATTTTTTATTTTTATAATCATTAATTATTTTCCAATTATTTACAATTGCATCATTTTTAAGCATTTCATAATATACCCATTTCTTTATGTTAAGAAATTCAATTAATTTGTCACGCCCAAGAATACAGAGTTGTTCATTCGTTATTACGTTTTCAATAATGTAATATTTTTTATTTATATTTTGCAATGAAACCGCACGTTTTGCCAATATTTCGTCTGTTACATGTTTTGTGGCATCCCAAGCGTCTGCTAACGATTGTTTGTGTTCATCTGTTTTTTTAACATTTTTTAATTTATCGCGTATCTTATCTTTTGTTGATTCTTTTAAATGAGTACCTAATCTTTTCAATCTTAGTTTTTCTCTAGTTTCGTCAGTAATACCTGAATATCCATCACCGCCGTACGATCTATTGTAACCAACCGTATGATTTGTTGAATCAAAAAATTTTATCCAATATTTTTCTTTTTCATTTAATTCATCAAACGACAATGCAGTATCTATAATATCTTTTACGAAATTGTGTTTTCCATATTTTCTTAAAGCATATTGTATTACAATGCCAGATCCTAAATACTTTGGATTATTATTTTTCGATTTACCTATGTAAATCTTGTTATTAATAATGTTTGTAACTTTGTATATTATCATGAATACATTTATTTTATATATTCATTCATATAAACAGATTTATATAAGTTAACCCAATTTAATCTCTCCGTCGTTTCAAAATTTTTAGTTTTTAATAGCTTCCCATAAATTTTGAATTAGAACAGGCAATCCTGTTATTGTAATGCCGCAAAGAATCACAAACATTGTGGTATATGCAGATTTATTACATATAGGATATATTCCAGACGTAGTTAATAATCCGCCAAAAATCACGAATATAACAAATGCAATTGCAAACATGAAACATATCAGTGTGAGGACATTTTTTTGTTTTTTATTCATAATTTAATTTTAAAGTTTAACAATTTTATATTTCTCCGCCTTTTTCAAAATTTCTTTTAGCTTTTATTGAAAGTTCTGTAAGTCTTTTCAATAAATCATCTTTAGGATATGATACATCATAACGTTTTCCACCTTTTTGCAATGAGAAAAAACATGGAGTATTTCCCCTAAATTGCCATTGCAATATTCCTACTCCTAAACTGTTTGCTCGATAATGATTTATACCCGTAATTGAACTTGAACACCAAACGAATCCGATATTATCTTCATCATCGTGTGAATAAGTCATATGAAAAACTTTATTTAAGTGTTTTTCAAGAATCCTTTCAATTTGTTCCGCTGTTGCGTTTGATACTGATAACATAATTTTTGTTTTATCAATTAATTAAAATCAAATATACAACATTTTTCAAGCAATAGCAATAGAAATGCAAATTATTTTAAATTTTCAGCAAAAAAAGTATCATAAGAATCATAACGAATTAAATCAACAAATTTATTTTTCTTGTCAATTTTTGCATTTTGTTTTACGTTTTCGCATGGCTCTTCGTGTTCATCTTGTTTGTTATTTGCAAACAATTGAGGTACAACAATAACCATGTTATAAATCAGTACTTTTTGCAAATTTTATTCCTAACGATTTTGCTGCTTCCCATGTAGGGTCAGCAATATGTTCGAAACCTTGTACATTGCTCATGCAATCCTCAAGAATAACCAATTTTTTACGAACATCAGGATATTCAAAAAGTTGTTTTACCGTTTGTGCAACACAATGTGATTTTGCCTCGCCTGTGATATAAATATTATCATATTTATTTAAAGAATTGATTAATTCCAAATTCCAATCTGTACTTGGAACGCCAGGTAATGCAACTTGTGCTTTAAAAATTCCGAAGAACTCTGTCAATATATGTTTACCTTTTAGAACTGTTGTGTATTCTTTACCGGTTCTTGACCATTCATTTATTGCTTCTTGCAATTCTGGAACGATTGATGCGCCATCAGAACCTGCAATACAATGTTCTGGCCAAATCAAATGAAGGTATTCACCAGATTGTTCTAATTCTTCAAGATATGTTTCAACAGTAACTGGTGCAATTGCTGGTACGTATTTACCTGCTTTTACATCAGCAAGTGTTATTGCTGTGAATACTGCTGGCTGATTACCGTTTTCATCTGTCCAAAATGATGGGTGAAAAATCGAAAATGGCTGATGCCAATCAAGTGATACGATAATGTTATCAATTGTTTCTGTATTTTTCTTAATGAAATTTGAAATTCTTGTAATATCTTCAGGAGCACCGTTTACAAATAAACTTCCAGTTGGACTACAAAAATCTTTTTGCGGGTCAATGACAATGATGCAATTTCTCATGATTTATTTTTTAAATTTATAATTGAATTTTCGTGTTTGATTTTCCATAGCTTCCCATGTATCGTAAGCAGAATCGCGTTCCTTTATTTCTGCTGCTGTTAATTCTCTAACAATAAGTTCGCCTTTTCCGTTTAATGGATTTGCGTAATAACTATATCGTCCAGGTATATCGGAAAAATTAATAAAAGCATATCCTGTATCTTTTGACGTTGAATGTTCAACGCGATACCAATCAAGTTTCGGCTCGCAAATAAAGAACATTGTTGTTCTTTTATATTTCATAAGATAACTTTTGCCAAATTCAAAAGTGTATTTATTATCGTATGATTTTAATTTTTCTGCCATTATATTAAGTTTTTCGATTTGAACAATTCTTTTAAAGATTCAAGATAGCACTCTTGCGATATCATAATCATTTCTTTTGCTTCATCAAGCGAAAACATTCCAGGTTTTTCAACCTCTGGAAATTCTTGAAACTTTCCAGATTTTGGTGGCCATTCCATGGAAAACATATTCGATTTAATTACACCATTAAATTTTGAACGGAATGCCCATGCATATACCAATTTTCCTGAACCGTATTTTGCGTACGGTATTTCGTCAAATGGCCCTATTGCACGAATTCCTGTTTCTTCTTCAAATTCGCGAATTGCACATGTAAGTAAATTTTCGCCTTGTTCAACGTGGCCTTTTGGGATTCCATAACATTTTTTATGTTTGTTCCAGAAATATGGCCCGCCTGCTTTAACAAGTAAAATTTTAGGAACTCCATCAATGATGTCCCATAAAACAAGTCCTGCTGATACTTCTGTTGACTTCCCCATGATATAAATTATTTGTATATTATATACATTATATTAAATTAGTTTTATTTTGTTTTATCAATTGTTTAAAATCAAATATACAACATTAATGAAGCAATAGCAAATTTTTCTAATATTTTTTTGCTATATGTATCAATTCGCCAGATATATATCTAGGATCTGTTTTTAAAACTCTAAAACATTTTCCTGTTTTTACATCCCGTACAGGAACAGTATCTGTGTTTTTATTTTTAGACCAATGTTGTAATTTGCCAGATGTATACCGTGGGTCATCAATTGAAATTCTTATATTATTACCATTTTCATCAATAACACCTACTGTATTTTTTAATTTTTTTGAAACTGCTGCGTTTTTATGCCCGACCGATATATGTTTTAATTCACCATTAACATATCGTGGATCGTCGACTGAAACCCTAAATGTATTTCCATTTATGTCGAATACTGTTACGAATCCTACAGAAGCAGCTATTAATTCTCCACTAGTATATCGTGTATCATTAGTTGATACATTTATACATGTACCGTTACGTAATCTAACAGTTATTTTTCCTTTATTATCTAAAGCAGGAATCAATTTTCCTGCTTTATAATCCGGCGTTTCAACAGATGTTCTAAAACAGTTACCGTTTGCATCCTTAACAGTTATCATACCTTTATTATATGCAGTCAATTCTCCACTAACATATCTAGGATCATTTGTTGACACGCGTATTAATTTTTCGTCATCCTTAACTATCACGGTATTGCATGTATGAAAACCAATGTTTGGGATGTTATAGTTTTCATTTTTTTCATCATCAATGAACTTTGTTATTTCTTCTGCTTCAAATTTAATTGCATCTTCTCTGCAAATAAAGTCATCTTTGATTATTTCTTTTATCAATTTTGATTTGTCAGGCTTCCACGTACACATTGAACCTAAGTAAGAATCTGATGATGGTAGGATTTTACAACTGCGTACGCCAATATAAAATTGTCCTGTTTCTGTATGGGTTACTTTATAAACATAATGATACATATAACTTTTAATTTATATATTCTTTATATTTCGGTTGATTTTCCCATTTATTTTTATTTATAATTTATATACATTAATATGCTGTAGTTTTCATTTAAATGAATATCTATGAACTTTTATTGCATCGACAATTGCAACTACAACAAAATTAATATGTATTTAATGAATCAAGTTCTCTCCACATTTCTGGATATAAATCTCGTGTTTTTAATGATGCTCTGAAGATAATGTATTCCTCAGTATATGTTTTGTACTTTCTAGCACTTTCTTTATCAACACCAGATTTTGAATATCCTGTGTTGAATATTCTATCACAAAGTTTAACAAAAATTGCTTTATCGCATGGCCAGATTTTTGGGTATGTTTTAAAATTCTTTTCTTTTCGAGTCCAACCGAATTCATTTGTTACTCGGTAAACAATCCATGCAACTTCTTTGTTGAACATTTTTTGCAATTTTGATGGTGTGATATCAGTATCTTCACAAATATCATGCGCGTAGCAGGCAGCAATAACATTTTCTCTGTCCGCTTCTGGCACCAAGTGAATATAACGGAGTGCAACTTCGACAACCCCATTCAAGTGAAATGAATATGGTGCTGTTCCGTATCTTTGCGGCTCTGGTGCGTCATGTTTTTTAATTGCAAATTCTTTAACGTTATTTATCAATTTTGATTTTTCAATATTAAATGTTTCCATAATTTTAATTTTTATCAATTGTTAAAATCAAATATACAACATTAATGAAGCAATAGCAAATTTTTTACTAATTATTTTTAAATTTCCATTTATATCCATTTGCAGTTTTGCGATTTCCTCTGCATACAGATGAAATCATTTTTTCATTGTATCCTGCTTCTTTTAATGCTATATAGTCAGGCCATTCTGCTATAAATTCATTTGTTAATGAAAATTGCAATATTATAATGTTTTTATATCTTGAATTTTTTCGTCCTTTTGCTCTATTACTGTAAAGTTCACGAATTTCTGCTGTAAATCTTTCTTTATGCGATAATGATTGTTTTTCTTTTGCAGATTGTAATTTTTCGTTAGCAATAGTATTTCCATATTTTTCAACCCAAATATCATATGCACATTTGCCATACATCGGATTATTTTTACCATTTACGTCATGATGATTTTCTGATATTTTTTGTTTATGTTCATCTGTAAATTTGCGGTTTTTATCAATTAATGGATTATTTGCGTATGTATCCCCGCCTTCTCCACCAACAGTTATATTATATCCGATTATTCTGCTTGTTGAATTATAAATATTTATCCAATATATTTCCTTTTCGCATAATTCTTTATTTGTATCTGCAGTATCTATAATTTCCTTTTTAAAATTTGATTTGCCATACTTAATGATGGCAAATCTTAATAATTTGCCAGAGCCAATGTACTTTGGATTATTTCGACAATCTTTTCCTATATAAATTTTGCCATTTATAAGATTTGTAGTTTTGTAAATTACCATAATAAATTTTTATTTATATATTCATTATGTTACTTCACAAATATCATGAATATTTATTTTTAATAAAATGTCCACAATCTTTGCATTCTTTAAATGATGTATGTAAAACAATGCAGCAATTATTAGGAAATCTTTCTAAACGACAAGCAGGATTCTTTTTATCAACTTTTATTGCTTCTTGCTTTTTGTACGATTGTACAATCTGCAATGCTTTTAAGTATTCATCTTCTGTTATCATAATACATTTAGATTAAGTTCTTGTAAAATTTTGTGTCCATCTTCTGGATAAAGATACATGAACAAAAATACATCACGATTGATTCCTTTATCGTCTGTTACGCCAATTGTGCAACCGCCTATTTCAAAACAATCGTACAGTTTTTCAGCGCCTGCAAATGTAGGAAATCCACTATTTCTATGTATGAATACCCAATGCATTCGATTTTGTTTGAAAATTTCTAAGCATTCGTCAAACGATATGTCATATGGAGTACGGCGATAATTATCATCTTTAATATCTATGAAAATTTGAAATGATTTCTCATGACATTGTTTCATAACCTCAATAGGGTCGTGATTTCCTAATTTGTAAAATGTATCTTTCATATTTTAAATTCCCCAGTAATATGCAATATCTTTAACAGTTACATTATCAGAATCATCAAAATGGTCAGGTATAATTGTTTCCTTTACGTACGTATCAATATGATCCCATACACGTTTAGGTAAAATGTAATTAATTGTAAAAGCTTCATTAACGCAATTCAATTCGATTAAATCATTTGTAAAACCATGTTTATCAGGTTTGGCATCTTTATTAAAAATTTCATTGTATTGATTTATGTTTTTTTCTTTAACTTTATCTATTTCATATTTTATGCCATTTGGTTTATTGTATAAAGTTTCAAAATTACGTTTTCTGAAATAAATAATTCCGCCTTCTGTAACTGTACTTTCAACGCAATTTGTTATGAAAGAATTTTGTAACTGTCCGTATATAAATTCAACAGCTGCATCTTCAACTGATTGCATTTCGCCAACAATTTCAAGTATGCAATCTTTTAACACATCAATATCATAATCAATTTCGCAGAATTCTAAACTTTCTTTATACTTGATATTCTTTTTGCCTATATGAATTCCTTTTGAATCAATAGACCATTTAAAATCTTTATTTATTTTTGATATTGTCTGTAAAATGATAATAACATCTTCCATTGTTGGCATATCGTCATTATTAATTACAGTATCATAAAAATATTCTCTAATGATTGCAAATTTATCTTTTTCCATAATTTGTGTATTAATTAATTAAAATCAAATATACAACATTTATGAAGCAATAGCAATAGAATGTGAAATTCTTTGTATCATATAATATCCATTTCCTAAATATTCATCTTTCAATATGTTGCGATTTGAATCGTCAATTTCAGTCGTAATAAAAACTAAGTTTTTTCTTTCGCTATCTGTGTATCTTTGTCGAATTTTACAATGTCCATCACCTGATGGGCAACAAGAATCTTTTGAAAAATCAACATAAACAACATTGCCAAAAAAGTCGGGATATTTTTCTGCTGTTATTTTTGTGAGATACTTATGTGCGCCTGCGGATTCGTCCCATATACGAATGTTATCTTTATTTTCTTTTGAATTGCTTATATATGGGAAATTACTTCTCCATGTTGTTAATTGTGCATCGGGATAAATTATTCCGTCGATGTATCGAATAGCGCATGAATTTTTTTGCAACACACATGACTCATGTAATGTTCGATGTTTACTTATATCTTCAATGCCAGGATTTGGAAAATTGTAATGAACAAGTTCAAATTTCTTTGTTAATAATGTTTCACACAGTTTCACAAAATATGGGTCAGAATAATGAATTGAATGGTCGCCTTCATATGATCTTCCGTTTATGTTATAAACTGATATGATAGTATCTTTTACATATATTGATGCAATGTTATCTGGATTTGCATGTCCAGATGAATCAATTCTAAAAGATATATGTCGAACAAATCTTTTCTTTCCGTTTATTATTTGCCATCCAAAAAATTTTGCAATTTCTGGATGCAATACGTTTTCTTGTGTGGGATTGCCATGATAATTTGGCGTATAATGCCAACGATCATAAAACATTGGTGTATTGCATTCATCGAGCGAATTAATAAAATCATGTGGTGCCCAAATGGAATTGCAAAGTATTCCATTTATTTTAGGCATTGAATCATAATTAAAATACGCCGTATATTTGCAACACCCATTTGATGTTGTTATATGTTCATCAAGAAATTTTACGCTATTCATAATTAATCAATAAAGTTTTGGTCAATATCGTATTCTTTTGCAAATTCAATTGCATGTGCCATTTGACGATCTATTCGTATTTTTTTCTGTTTTGATATTTCATTATTAGCAGCGTCAAGTTTTTGTAATCTGCGTTTATTACGAATAAATGCTTTTTTGTATAACGATTCTAAGCATTTTCTAATAAGCGGATATAAAACAGAAAAATCATAGTCGTCATTTGTTATTGAGCATCTTTGTAAATTACTTATTTTTGCAATTGATTGACTTTCATATGATGCATCATCAATTTTTGACGGTATGTAAACATTTATAGGGTCACAAAAATTATCATTACGTAAATGTATTGCACATAAGATATTTCCGTTATATGTAAATGTATATGTATTGCAATATGAAGATAAATGACTGTTTCTACATTTCAACGAGTTACTTAAGTTAATCCAATGCAATTGTCGTTTACAAATTTTGCCATAATCATAATCCTGTGTTGACATATATTCCATATATGTATGTTCGTCAATCATTTCAGCAGAATTTTCTAATATCATATCAATGCTGTTAGAATTTGCAAACGTCTTAAGAAACATTCCTAATTTTTGCTTATCAGTCAATAAGGGTGCGGGCGGCGTTGGTATTCTAATGTCACCCAATCGTGTTTTTTTGCCAAAAATACAACTTAACATAATTATCGAATTAAAAAGATTGAACCAAAGTGCGTTGATTTTGTATACCCATTATTTACACCTAAATAAAAACCACCTGTGTAATTTGATTTATCAAAATGAACTTCGGTAATTTTCCAAATATAAACATCGGATTTTAACAAAACTCCATTATACATTCCGTCCCATGATTCTGCAGGATTGCCATTAATCAATTTATCAGAATACCAAACAAGGTTTCCTTTTGAATCAAAAATGTGAATTTCGTATTCAACAAGATTTGTACCTACAGGTTTAAAAACGCGTATTCCAACGGGTGCGGATTCAGGCGCAAACGCATTAGGAACGAATAAAGTTTTCTCAACATAATCGGAATTATATGTCGAATCAATTTTTCTTAATTCTGATTCGTATGTAGAATCAAGTTGTGCACTTGCAAATAATGTTGCAAATAAAAGCCATGTTAAAATTAAGTATTTCATATTATCCTCTATGTTGTGTATATCGAAACTTTCCTTTATTCATGTTGTAATTCGGTTGTAACCGCAAATTTGCATTTTGTTCTTTTCTTTGTTTTTTGCTTTGTTTTTTATGATTTTGTACAGATGTAATTTGTTTGACAATTTTTTTAACTTTTGGCGTATGCAACTTTGAAATTAATTCACGAGTTTTTGCTTCCATTTTTAAAAGATTTTGTCTGAACTGTTCGCGTGAACTTATATATAAATATGTTTCAAATGCAAAATGCATAAATGCAAACATGTAATGAAAAATACTCACAAGAATGACAATTATTGGATATGCAATAAAGCGAGCACCAATATCAGTTCCAATTTCTGTCCAAAGTTTACCCATTCTTAACCAGTGAACAAATTCCTTTAAAAGGAATATTTTCAATAAAGTGATTTTATTACTTTCCATAATTATTTTGTTACTTTATAAATTTTTAATAGACCAGGAAACGCTTTAGTTGCTTTATTGAATTCTGATTCTTTAATGCGAATTTCTTTCCATTCTTTAATTGTAGGAATTATTTGTGCGCTCCATTTGTCAGGAATGTAATTTGTTTCCCAACGTTGGTACATGTTTATTGTATCAAAGACAAATTTGAATTCATCAATAGCAAACTTTGTGATATCATCTTCACTTTTAAATTTAACGGCAATTTGCGTTGAATCAATTAATTTAATAAAAGAATAATGCTTATGAATAACATATGCATTTGATTTTTTCTTAGGAGCAACAACTTTAGATATTGAAGTAACGTTATTTGCAATTGTTGTGTCGCATTTATAAAAGACGGTATCAGCACCAACAACAATTGGTTCTAAACCTTCGATTCTTACAGCTTCACTTTTTACTTTTAATGATTTTAATCGAATTGATGTTACAATTGCATTGGAGAGAATTAATGCAATAAGAAATACGATTGCGCTAACAAATCGTGCATTCGGGTCGCCATGATCTTTTCTAAAAATACATGCTAATAGGATAAACGTTAAAACGCCAGTAATGATTGTTGTGTACATACAATAGTTTTTAAGATATGAATAATTATTTTTATATTTATATTATATACAGAAATACGAAAAAGTTTCAATTATTTGCCGAAACCTTCTGCAATACTTCTTAATGTTTTTGAAATGTTAAGTAAACCGTTGCCAACAAAATCATGATACGGATTATGTCCGTCAAGACCGACTTTTGTTTTTTGAAATTCAGCAATTAATTCTCTTTGTTCAAATGAGAAATTTTCACAATCCCAAAAATCAAACATCAAGCAATTAAATCCAAGCCAGTTAAATGGCCATCCGTCTCTCCACAATTTTGCATTATTATACGAAAGATTTTTATCATTGAAAATTTCTTCCATATAATTTAACGATTCTTCTTTACTTTTGATTGCCATAATCTTTATGTATTTGTTTAATTGTTAAAATCAAATATACAACATTAATGAAGCAATAGCAATAGTTTTATCATTTATTTTAAACTAAAAAACCTTGTCAACTTTAGATTGACAAGGTTTTTCGTAAGATTTTTATCTTATTTCACTGCTGTTGTATCAACAACTGTTGTATCAACATTTGCAGAATCAACGGTTACAACTGTTGCAGTATCAACTGATGTGCTATCAGAATTTACAGTACTTTGTGAACCAGATGTACAACTTAAAAATGCAAGAACAATTGCAGTGCTGATGATTAAAAGAATTCTTTTCATAATAAATGATTTAAAATTTTAATTAATTGATTGTTTGAGTATTATATATACACGAAGTTTTTTTAGTTTCATATTTTTGCAAATACTTTGCAATTATTTTGAACCTAACAACGCACTGCAAAACGCTGCAGTTTTAGGATCTTTATCGAAATTTTTTGTAAAATGATCGTAAGCAAATTTTATTTTTGCAGCAGGCAACTTTGAATCCTCATTAATATGTTTTGCATATTGTGTTCCTATGAACATTTCATTTAACATTTCGACTTTTGTTTTTGCTTTCATAATTTCAATTTTTTAGTAATTGTTTAAAATCAAATATACAACATATATGATGTAATAGCAATAGTTTTATCATTTATTTTAAACTAAAAAACCTTGCCAATTTCTTGACAAGGTTTTTATTTTTTATTTTGAATTATTTATCATCATCACCCCATGATACACCTGGACACATATCAGTATATGAACTCCCAAAGTATTCACCAAAGATTCCTGTGAATTTGATTAATGCAACACCTAATCCTTTAACAATTCCCCATACCAAAGATAGACAAATTATTTTCCAAATTAAAGTTACAAAGATAAAGTATATAACAGGAAACAATACATAATCCCATATTGCAATAACCCCATGACCGAACCATAAGAATGGCTTTGCATATAATGGTACGTTTCCTTTTTTCTCCCATTGATTAACCGCTTTAATAATCAGTGCACGTATTGAATATAAAAGTAAACCCACAGGTAAGCCGCCAGCAATTCCATAACCCAATATTTTACCAACAGTAATCAATACAGCAAGTACAGCAGCGCCATTCCACACAGAAACAAGTGAAAGAACACCCCATGTCAATAATTGACCTAGATATGATAATCCAATAGCAACAGCAATAGTAACAACTAATCCAACAAATTGTTTTGTCAGTTTCACTACTTGATTGAAATTTTTAACTTCAAATGTAAATGTATCTTTCAAAGATTTGCCTATCGGTTTAAATATATCACCAACCGCATTTAATTTTGTTTGAATTTTTTCTCTACGTTCATCACGTTTACGTTCGCGTTCTTGTTTAGCAGCACGTATTAAATTGTATGCAGAATTTTTTTGTTTCTTCAATTCTTCACGTTCAATTTTAATTTTTTCAAACATTGCAGCTAATTTTTCACGATACTCAGGATCATCACGTTTGAGATCATTCGCTTCAGCCCATTCGCCTAACATATAAGAATCGGAATAATTTTCTTTTGCAAACTTAGGACGTTTAATAACTTCATCTTCATACCAGTTTCCGTAGTACAAATCGAATGCTTCAGCCAATGATAATGTTTTAATCCATCGAGACACTGCGGCTTCTTTAGATTTTCGCCAAGCAGTTTTAGTGCCGCGAATTAACATGCCAATTAATTTGAATGGCAATACTGGCACCACAAGAATCATGGATGCGATTGTTACCCAAAAATACGGGCAAAGATTTTTCAAAGATCTTGGGTCAGGCAACGAATTCCCAAATACAAATTTAATCAACTTGTAATGCCATTGTTTTTCATTTAAAGAAATGAGTTTTACTTTTTCTTCCATAAGGACTTTAAGATTTAATTAAGTTAAATAATATTTGTATATTATATACAAGTATGGTCAATAGTTTTAAAAATCAGGAATTTATTTTTCCTGATTTTCGATAATAATACTTAATTGACCGCAAGCAGCACCATTTTTAATTTCTGCTTGTGTAGCAACAGCGATTGCAAAGTCAAACCCTGCGTTTTCCAATTGTTTTTTGATGTTTTCGTTCATGATTTCTAATTTTTATTTGTGAATATTAATTAATAGATTACTTTTCCGTTAAATCCTTCTCTAAGATTTGCGCCATCAAAGACAAGTAGATTTGTTGAACAACTAGGTTTTATTGCACACCTAGAATATGTTTGTACTGCATCATAGTTTGTGTTTTTTGGAATGTACATATAATTGTTGCATTTGCAAATATCTTTATAATGCCATTCTTTTATATTATGCAAGTTATTGTTTGTTTCGATTATTGTGCTAAAATCAACATAATGCGATTTTGCATATTCATTCGCTTTCATTAAAGAAACAAATCCTGTATCATGAATTCCCATAGATGCCGCAGCTTCAAGGTATTCTTGTATTTTTTCATTTGAATCAATATGACCTTTGATTATGTTACAACTTAAATGCAACTTAAATTTGTCAGTTGTATTTTTTTGTATTCTTGTAATATCTTTATCTGTTGGTGCATTGAATCCCAATATCGTATTATTAATATCATTATCAAAATGATGTCGGCTTAACGATATGCTATTTAGATATTTATCAAGTCCTAACGAATACAATTCATTTAAATTTAACCCATTAGTATTCAGCACACGAAATGCCGAAGGTACTTTTTTTCTAGCAACATTAACAGCAGCAATAAGATTTCCAAGTTTCAATGTAGGTTCACCACCTGTAAATGAAATTTTGCGAATTTCGATTTTTTTTGAAACTTCGGTTATTGCATCTGTGAAAGCGCTCAAATCAAAATATGTTGCAACATCTTTAAATTCGCAGAACGGACAATTTGCATTGCATCCTCTAAATTGAACATACATGTTTACGTATGGACGTTCAACAGGACATTTAGCATATCCTTTTTGTTCGCAATAATAATCCTTTAGTTGGATTGTTTTATCAAAAAGTTTAAATTCCATAGCGATTTAACATCTGCTTATACTTGAACTGCTACTACGACCACAAGGATCTACCAATACACGACGTTCAACACGGACTGGTTCTAATCTTGTTTTTAAGCTAGAAATTTCTTTTTCTAATTTATCAATTTCGCCCTTGAATCCTTGAATCAGCTGTTTCTTTGCATCAATAGCGGCTTCAATTTCTTTATCTCTTAAGAATGCATCTAATGCTTCAATCGAAATTTGTCCGGAATTAACAAAAAGACTAGTTGCGTGATTTCTGAATTTGCTAAAATCGTTATTTTTTTCTAACCAGAATTTTAAGTATTCTGTTAAGAAAGTTTTTTCGTTTGCCATTTGCTTTTATTTTAAATTTATACCTTCGATAACGCCAAGTCCTAAATCATTTGATTCTGATGTTTCATTCGGATTAATTGGACTTAATTTTATGAAAAACTTTTCAGTGTTAAAATGTTTTACTAATTCTGCAATATCAAAATCAGATTCATCAACCAATGTAAGATTTAACGTAGTTTTTAAATTGCTTTCAGTTCGAATTTTACCAAGTTCCGCAATTGTTAATTTATTTTTAAATGGAATCAACCAATTACGTTTTTCCTCAACAAAACTGTGTATACTTATTTGTAATGTAATATTACCTTTTATCCAAGAATAATCGGCATCTTTAATTCCGATTGTTGATACATAATGATGAACGTTCGGATATAATTCAGTTATTTTTGCAATTGCTTCTTTTACATTTTTTATGTTTAAAAAAGGTTCGCCCATTCGTGTCCAATTGATTTTAAACTCAAATGAATCTTTCGGGTTAATACCAGGGTTTGACTCAATAATGAACTTTACTTGATTTATCATTTCATCGGCAGTCAGATTTCTGTATTTTTTCAATTTGCCTGTTGCACAAAACTTACAACGAACAGGACATCCTGACATTGTCGATACACCTATCATCCAACGTTCAGCACGTGTGCCAAGTTCTTCAGAATCAAGACAATTTTGTTTACGTCCAATTGCATCTTTTGTGTACGATGGCAAAAATGTATCGGTTGTTTCGATTAAATATCCATCGGATGTTCTTAATGCATATACAATACCGTTTGCGAATTCTTTCTTTTTAATAACTTCTATCATATCAATTATTTTAATTTTATTTTATTTTATATACAGAACAATTATTTAGTTTTATATTTAGTAGGCATATTATCAGGATATCCTAATGAAGCTTTAATAGTTTCGATTATGTTGTATATTTCTTCCTTTCCTTCTTCAAGTTCTTCATTTGAAATATGTCCTTGCGCTTGTTGCAATCCAGAATGTATAATAAAAGCATTTTCTAATAGTTGAATTACATTATTAACTTCTTGCCAAGAACGTTCGCCATTACACATATTTATTGCATTCATATGTATCAATTTTGATAACCGCATTTTTCGCATACTAAACCTGATACCATCATTTGTCCGCAATTAGGGCATTCGATTGAATTTCTATCTTTTGGGATTTTCGATTGTTTCTCAAGTTGTTTCATAAGCCATTTCATCAAAGTTGATTCATATTTAGGATTGCCGTGAACGAAAACTACATTATCCGATGTTTCAGTATCGAAACTTATTGACTCAATAACAGGTGCTGGTTTTGAATAATCAGTTATAAAATGATATTCCTTTTCAAACTTTAGTTTATCGTTTTCCATGTTTATGTTTTAAAATAAAAAAGCGGCCAACAATAAGATTCGCACTTATTGCTGTCCTTTTACGATTCGTCACCGTAAAAGTTAGACCTAATAGATTCCGAGTCTTAACACCTTAACAACCTTGATGCACAAGGCCTTGCCTTCGAACGCTCTACTAACGGAAATTGTTGCAGACAATTTCAACGGGACACGTGCTTGATTATTGCTTCCATTTGGGCGTGACCTCCTAGCCTCTCAATCACGAGATATTTATTCGGGCTCGTATTTTGATTATTTTTTGCTATTATCGAGAATGTTCAAAAAATCGGCACGAATCATATTTGACCATTCAGCACCCATTCTTTTTGTAAGTACTTTTTGTTCTTTTAAATCAAGTGCTTCAAATGATTCTCGTTCATCCTTTAAAAAGTCGTTCATTGTGTCTCCCATGCATTCACCCACAATTTTACCGAACATTTTATCGTTAAGTTCACCTAATTTTGAAATAACCGCATTTAAACGATTTTCATTAACATATTGCATCAATGTTTCAAGTAATTCATTGCCTGCTTCTGATAATTCGATTGCTTCTTTTGGTTGTTTCATTGATTTTTCTCCAGATTTCTTTCCAGTGATTTCAGCATATTTTTCATTTTTGTTTTTGAAAATTACACGGTTACCTGCCCATGAACGTTTTACTTCAATTGGCTTAATAACAACACCTTCACAAACATTACCTTCAATTTCAGGTAAACCTAATCTTTTAGGAATTGTTGTTGGAAATAAATTTGGGTATTTAAGGCATTCGTTAAAAGTTCCTTCGAATAAAGGTTCGTCCCAAAAAATACCGAATTGCTCGCAAAGTTCACCTTTTTGTGTTTCACCTAATAAACGTCCATTTACTTTAATATCAAAACAGTAAAATTCATTAGTTGGTGAGTAAAATAAACCTTTTTGTACTGCAGTTGCATGTGGATTTCTTGGTACATCTGGATGAGGATATGTACCGCCGAAAAGTTCACCGTATACTACAAGTTCGCCAAGGTCAAATTCCATACCAAAATCTTTGATTTCTGATTTGATGAAATCCCACATAGCAATAATTTTAGGATTTTCTTTTGTTGCAACTTCTTCATAATTGAAAAAGTTTTCAGTTGCATCAATGAATCCTGTTCTTTTTGCATATTTCATTTTTACACCATCATACCAAAATGAAAAATTTGAATTGTGAACAAGAATATCATCGGCAAAAAAGTTATGATTATCTTCAACTTCAATATCATGTCTTTTTGATTTAATGTCAATTTTTTTAATCGACTTGATTCCAACTATTTCCATGTTTTAATTGTTTATAAAATTAATTATGTTATTTATCGTTTCTTCAAAATTTTTATTTATGTCGTATTCCCATACAACGCATGTTTTATAGCCTGCAGCTTCTATATAAGAAATACGGTTTTTATCGTGAGTCCAAATATCCACAACTGTTCTTGTCGAATTTCTTGGAAATTTGATTACGTCGTTTTCTTTATACTTTCTTGGGTTAGCATGCCAATAATCACCATATGCTTCTATTACTTTATTTGTGTTCTTAATGAAAATATCAACCCTATAAGGATATACATTATATTCAGTTTTTGTTTCGTACCCTAATTTTAACAATTCATTATTAATTTTTTGTTGCAGCTTAGATACATTTCCACCAAATTTATTATTCGGTGATTGGATAGGATATCTATATCCGTGTGATTCTTCATAGTTATCAAAAAACTTCTTCGTAAATACTGGAGATTGCATATGGCTAGCAAAACCGTATACTTCAATATGATGAGCAATAATTTTTCTTTTTACATCTTCTCTTTGAAATACATTTGTTATATTTTCATCATCAAGCAAACGTTGTGTCCATTCCTTTCTTGATGTATGTTCTTTACAAAAGTTATGTTTTGCGCCGTGTCTTTCCAAGTTTGTTGTTTCCGTTTTGTCTTTGCAACGTTTTTCTTTTTTTGATTCTTTTATACTACGAGTTCCTATGCCATGCGCATTCATTAATTTGTTAACCGAACATGATGAACGAATTCCATGTTCATGCGCAATTTCATTACATGATTTCCCGTTTACCCAATGTTCATTATATAGAAATTCCTTTGTTAAAATTTCTTTTTTGTACGTTTGCCATTCCTTGCATTGCCATTGAAAATGATTTGATATTACATTAGGCCGTGTCACTTCGATTTCTTTTTTGCAAAAAGGACATTGATAAAGTTCCATAAAATTTATTTTTATTTATATATCAATATTCTTTTGTGAAAAATTGCACAAACTGTAATTTTTCACTAATCTATAAGAACTTTATCATTTGTTGTTAAATCTTTAACTTGTCTCCAGCAATGTAATTCGGGCAACCAAATATAATGAGACCCTGTGACTTGTATGATTTTGCCATTCGTTGTTTCAATTTCATACCAATCATTGTTATCTTCTTTAATAGAAAAATTAATAACACGTTTCCATTCAATTTCATTGGTATCAATATTCAAACTTTTGGCATGACAATCAAGTCTTTCTTCAATTATCTTTCCTATTGCAAGCTTGCCAAATTCTAAAGTATCAACAAGTGATTCATAAGTAAGACAACCATGCACTTTTTCTGATAATCGCCAAACGCCACCTGCATTGCCTTGTTCTGTAATTCTGTCAATTTCACGACCACGATATGTGTTCTCAATTTCTGAATATTTCGTAAATTTTCCAGGAACAAATGTATGTTCATTTGTTGTGTTAATGATTTGATCTTGCATTTTTCGTAATTTTAAATTCGTAATCAATTAAATTATTTCGTTTGTTTATCATTGCGTAATTTGTTGCTTTTTCTAATAAGTTCAGTGTATTTGATGTTATTTTACCTTTATTTAATAATGAAACGATTGAAGCGTATGGCATATTATTTTGTTTCGCAAATTTTATCATTTCGCTCACACCTAAAATTTCGATAATATCGTGTGTCGGTGTAATAACATTATAAATTATCATTTGCCATTTTCTTTTATATTCTTTATATTCGTCACTTCTTTTTTTACCCGTATTCGATTCTCCTATTTTAGCTCTATGCTCTTCTGTACTTTTGTGTCCTCTTCTAAATGTATGCAATCCTTCATTTTTTGCAAATGTTAAATTCCATTTTTCTTTTGCTGCGCTACGTTCTTCATCAGTTATTTTAGTTTGCGCTTCCTGCATTGATGCTTTTACTTTTATTACATATACAGGGTCATTCCAACGTTCTGCTGTTGCTTTGCCTATTTTTTGTTTTGTTGAATCTTTTAATACTTTTTCTTTTGCTGCTTCGGACATGTGTTGTCTATGCGAATCAGTGAAAACTAAACCTTGTGTGCCGCCTCCACCATCTGTTAGATTATATCCTATATTTGAATCCTTTGCATGCAATTCTTTTATCCAAAAAATTTCTTTTTCGTTTAGTTCATCAGTTGTATTAGCGGTATCAATAATTTCTTTTTTGAAATTCTCAATGCCATATTTTTTTATTGCTTTATTTATTAAAATGCCTGAACCAAAATAATTAGGATTATTATGCGAATCTTGGCCAACGTAAATTTTGCCATTAATTAAATTTGTTATTTTATAGATAATCATACTTGTTTATTTTATATATCAAATATGTTTTCTTCAATTTCACAATACTTTTTAAATTGTTATGGCAATCGATTTATTATAAAAGTTTAATTCCTGGTTTTGCATTTACTGTAAGTGTTATGCCTCTTTCAATTTCGCCTGGCATAATCATTGCGGTTGATTCAACGCCCATCATTTTAACAGGCTTTAAATTTGTAATAAAAGGAAAACATAATCCTTTTAAAACCAAATTGCATTCGTCCAAGTCACCAATGTGTTGTTTAATGTTAGTAACAACCCATCTTATATCTTCATCGCCAAAGTCGACAACTAATCTTATTAGTTTATCAGATTTTGGAATTCCCATGACTGCTGTGATTTTTCCTATTTTAATTTCAAGTTTTTTCTCTATCTCGAGAAATTCCGCAAATTCAATTTGTTCTTTCATTATTTTACGTATATTATTTTTTCATCATTTTCTTTCAAATATATTATGAGCGTTTCTTCACTAAGTATAATATAAGATACTTCTTCATTTTTGCAAGAAAACATATATATGCCTTCTTGTAATTCTTTTACCTCATCATATACAATGTATTGAACAGATGCGGTTGCAGTGTCCATACCTGTTGAATTGAAACTTAATCGTTTGCACAATTCATCAACAGTTACCTGTACATCGTCATTTTCATACCGAACCAATATAGTATCCTGAGCAAACGCAGTTTTACTGTAAAGCCAAATATTCGATTGACAATAACTTGACATCGATATAAAGTAAAATAATAGTATGAACAATATCTTTTTCATAATTATGACATTACAACAATCATTTTTTTAATTTCATTTTTACATGTTGGACAATTAAATTGTAAACCTGCCCAGCCACTTGTCATTCGAATGGTATTTACGTAAACAACTTCAGATGTTTCGCAAATTCCGGTCCATCCGCATTTGCAAGTTATTCTTTCTTTTTTCTTTTCATCGGTATAATTTATGTCGATAAAAGAATACGCCATTGAATCGCTCATGATTTATTTTTTAAGATTATTCAAATGTTCAACATCTTGAGGTGTTCCAGCAAAATTGATTTGTTCAAACCATGCAATTTTGTTGTCATCGGATATTAAATCGTCCCAGTATTCGTAAGCTTGGTCGAAATGAATATGGAAACTCATAACATGTTTTTGAATTTCTTCAGGCATTTCAGAAAACAAATATTCTTTTCCTTCAAATGCAAAAGTAAATTCATCTTTAACAAACCCTATTAATGTAGATAAACGTTGTTTACCGTCCATTACTTTATATACTTTTGTTCTGTCTTCAAATTCAGAAATAATAATGGTAAAATGTGGAATATCTCTGCCCATTAAAACAGAAGTAATCAATTCGCGTTTTTGTTCAATAGTCCAACAAAAAGGACGTTGCAAATTTTTTCCTTTTGTTGGAAGAAAAATATCAAAATCAAATTTGTGATTGTACCTTGGATTTACTAATTCTTTTAGCCATCCGTAATGCATTCCTTTTTGAATTTTTATCGGTAACTCTTTTTTAAAATCGGATAATTTCATATATTTTGTTTTTATCAATTGTTAAAATCAAATATACAACATTTAACAAGCAATAGCAATAGTAAAGCAATTTATTTTTCTAAAAGTTCCAAATTAACAGGAAATAATTTCATTGCTTTTACTGTTACTTTTTTCTTGTCCACTTTATGATTCTTTGGTTTGTCTGACCATAATCCTTGTAATGATTTAACAACTTCCAATGTAACACCGGTTTTTGTTTCATTTGTTGCAATTCCGACTGTTGATGTTGTTATGCCGCTTGAATCAACAGAATAGCCATAAGCATTTCCGATAATAACTTCGTTTCCTAATGCATCATATTTCATATTGTCATTTTTAAGTTATTCAATTGTTGGTCCTTGTTCAAATGCAATTCCTTTTTTCTTCAAGTCAACTTCAATTACGTTGAAAATTGTACCTTTGTATTCGGCAGTTTCATTTAATAGTTTTCTAGCTTCATCCTTTGCAACAATAATGCAAACGCCTGAAGACATTTCCCATTTATCCTTCGATGTTGTTTCTAAAATAAAAGTTTTCATGAAATTATTTTTTAAGATTTTCTAAATGTTGAGCATCTTGTGGAGTTCCTGAAAAATTGATTTGCTCGAACCATGCAATTTTATCGGCGTCAGCAATCATTCGATTTGAATACTCATAAACAACATCAACAGTAAAATTGAAACCTGCTATTTCATATTTTGCGTTATCGGCAAGATCTTTGAAAAAATAAATGTTATCATTTACTTCAATTGGAAATTCGTTATTGTAAAATTTTGTGATTGCAGTAAAACGTTGTTTACCGTCGATTATTTTAAATGTGCAAGCAGAACCGTCTTTTGTTCTATCACGATACTGAATCCATGAAATATTTGCAATTTTAATACCTTTGAGAACTGAAATTATAAATTCTTGTTGTTGTGATAATGTCCATACATGATCTCGTTGAAGATTTTTGCCGATAGACGGTAAAAATACATCAGTATCATAAACATCACCATAGTGATTTTCGGCAAGAAACGAAATTGATTCTGTTGCCATGCCTTTATGAATTTCAAAAGGTAATTTTTTTCGAACATCAAATAAATCTAGTGGTTTCATATGTTTCAATTTTATTTTTATCAATTGTTAAAATCAAATATACAACATATTTGATGCAATAGCAATAGATTTACTGATTTTTTTCTAAAATAACGATATTTTTTGTCCAATTGCCGTATGACTGTGTGTATGATTGACGTTGTGCAATTTCAGCAACAAATACCCATCCTTCTTCAAATAATTTATTTAACTCTATAACTTCAGTTTGATTAAAGTTACTAATAAGTACTGCTTTATTCTTTATTGCCATTTTATTACATTTTAAATACTAAATAACTACCATCACGTTGGTCTGAATGCCATTTTGCTTCTTTCCAGCCAGCAGCAAGATATCTTTTTTCAAGTATACTCCATATATCACTACGTAAACCGCTTGGTATATCAATAGAAATTGAATTTCCGTAATTTACTGTTGATTTTGATAGCATTCTATCAATAATTTCTTCATAACGATTTGCGGTTGCTTGCAATTCCTTTTTGAATGATTCTGGTCCTATTGCCATATTTTATGAGTTTAAAAGTGAACATATTAAAACTACTTGAAAGCAACAAATATCTATCGGCATTAATCGTCTTTCAACTTTATATAACGGTGCATCTAATCTCTTTGATGAAGCAACCGCATCACCTATGTTTGGAACTAAATAATGTTCGTACGTTAATACAACATTTTGTTTCAAATCAACAACTGTGATTTTATAAATTGGGTTATTGTCAAGCATATTCTTAAATTTAAGTTAAAAAAAAACGGTTTCGATACGCAGCCTTGTATAAACCTCAAGAATCGTACAATCAGAATTCTATCAAATTACTCAAGGATTTGAAAGACCTTTCGGCTTTATATCTTTTACCTTTAAAGCCCTATGCCTCGGTATTTTTACCGATACGGCTAATAGAAAGCAATAAGAGATTTGAGTATTGAAATTTAACGTTTGACCTTTAAGATTTGAACTTTTCAGTTTTTTTCCTAATATGGAGTTGCGCCCGAGAGCGCGACGTTAATTCTATCTTAACCTAGATAAAGAGGGATTGTGTTGTAGAGGTTTTCGCGTATGAAACCGTTTTACTTTATATTATTCGATTAAACCTCGATAGAAGTTATTGCATTACTTTCGCTAAGAACCGCATCGACTTCACCTAAGAAATCTTGAAGTTCAGTTTCAAGAATTGCAATTTTGTCATCTATGTTAAGTGGGTCAACATATTCATAACCGTTGTTTTCATCAAACATTTTTGACAATGATGTGATTTCTTCTGGCTTTGCTTTTGATTTATCACCGCCTAGTGAAGCATTAATGAATATTTCGCGTTTTTCAGCGATTTGCGCATTTTGCTTTTCAAGACTTGATTTTCCTTGACGAGATCTGTTTTTAAGATTGTCAATAAAGCTTGCAGTTAATGCAGCGTTACCTTTTGCTGTTATTGCGTCAGCAACACTCATTTCTTTGTTTGCAACTGTTACAATTGTTTTACTGTTAGATAAAACGATTGCTGCTTTAATTGCATTTTTACGTGCGATTAAATCTTGAACAGATTGATATGATTTTTTCGCGTTTTCAACGAATTTTGCTTCCTCTGTATGTCCGTATACAAGTTTACCTTTTTGACGGATTCCTACTGGTTGGATTTCTGAAATTGCTTTCGCGATTCGTGAATCAATTGTTTTGATTTCTGTTAAAGCTCTGTGAATTGTTAATTTTGTAGCCATGTTTAAGATTTTTAAGTTTTTTAAGTTTGAATTAATTTCAAATATATTATACATAAGATTTCATTAGTTTCATTTTATGAATATATAAATCAAAATAATATTATGAATAAAACATTAATTACGCCAGAAAAAATAAAGGCCGCTTTTGTAAAAAAAGGTTACAAATTTTTTGAAAACGATTTAAAAAATTATAACATCAATCTTTTTGGCATTCGTTCTTCTGATATGACACCTGATAAATTCAATGATGCAGTTTGTATCATGTGGAGATATAAAGGTGTTTGGACAACTAAAATTTATGATGCAACAACAGACCCAGGACTTTATTATCTTAAAGATCCAATGAACGTTCACGGAACGGCGATAATGGTGCCAGGACAATATCCAGGTTGCTATGAAGTTGGATTACATAAAGGATATCCTGCATTGCGTCAAAAATTACCAATGAAATATTATCGAGATGTTGACAGAGATGCACAATTTGATTTAACAGGAAAAATCTACGAAGAAGTTGGATTTACCGATATTCATCATGCATCGAATACTGCAAAATCAACAGTTGTTGCGAACTGGAGTGCAGGCTGTCAAGTTATTGCCGACATTAATGATTGGAATGAATTTTTAAGCATTTGCGAATCCGCAAAAAACGCGTATTCAAATTCATTTACATATACATTATTAAATGAATCAGATATCGTTTAATTACTTGTAAGAATTTACAATTGATTCCAGCCGCTTTATAAAATCTATATTTTGATTATATGTATGAACATGAACGGTGTGAGAATATTCAGATAATTCTCCACCGTTCATACGTTTACATTTTTCTTCGTTTTCCTTTTTCAAAGTTGCAATTAATGCGTTGATTTCTGCTTTCATATTATTCAGTATAAAATTCCCAATTATCAGTTGCCCATAAAGCGGTGAAAAACCGCATGTTATATTTTATTCCATCTTCCGTATAAATGTTAGGACCTATCATAATCAAATATTCTTCTGGCAAAAAATATTTATGCGTAATTTTTTTGCCAATATGTAATTCGATTAATGCTTCAGCTCTTGTCATATTCTTTATTTTAAAATTTCAAATAATTTCCAGGATTCTTTCCATTCACACCAGTACCAGTTGAATGTCCAACCAGAATCAAAATCAGCACAACGTTCTTTTACAAATTGTTCTCTAATAGAAACAAATGAAAACCATTTTCCTGTCCAATGAAAATCAGATTCAAATCCATTTGCAACAATAAATGGAAATATTGAAAAAATTACCCTTACACGAAATCTTTCAGTTTTTACGATTTCGTAATCTTTTGAAATTGTATTACTAGACATTTCTTTTAAGTCGTTTAATTGCAGTTAAAACAGCATGTTCTCTTGCAGCGTAATATGAATCATATTCTTCGGTAAAATCAATGTTGCCTACTTTAGGGCAGTATCCGCACAAACTACAAGATCCTATTGCTACGTTAATATAAATTGGTTCTGCACATACATTTAAACTGTATTTTTCTAAGAACCATTCTCTAACTTGTTGCCATAAAGGCGCAGGTGTTAATCCATCGCTTAAACCTCTAAATGATACGTAATCAGTATCAATTGGCGTTGGCACTTTTCCTTTAAAGTATGCAAAACATTGTTTATCAAAACCCAATGCAACAACTTCTTTTGCAATTTCTTTAGTTACAAATTGACTTTCTATATGTTCGTTTATTTTCGCCATTCTTTTTTGTTTAAGAATTTTTTTGTATTTTTGTTAGGTATATTTTCACGCGTATTCAATTCAGCTTTGATTACTTCAGGATCGTATTGTTTATTTCCTATCCATACGTATCCACGATGATAATGACATGTTGGACATGACTTAAATTCTTTAAGCAATTTTTTAGTGTCCATTGCTTTAATTTCAGCAGGAACTTCAATATGACTTAAATCTTTAACAATACGTTTTCGTATTCCTGACATCCAGCCAACGCTTACTTTATCGAAAACAAGTCCTACGTGTGTTGTAACTTCATATGTTCCATCTTTACGTTTTTTTGAAATCCATCCTGTAAGATCTTCAACTCTATTATTCAATTTTGTTCTGTACCAAACAGGATCATTGATTTCATATTTTACAGGTCCATTTGATGATTTTAATGCACTTCTTTGCAATACAGGATCATTTGCTTTTCGCAATTCAAGAACTTTGAAATATTGGTCAAACGTTAAATGTTTTTCAGATATATCACGACCTTCATATTGTTTGACCAATTTTGATAAATGTTCCTTTGCAGATTCTTCCGCAACTTTAGTTTTCAAATAGTCAGAAACTAAATAAAAACGGTATTCTTCATTTGCAGTAAGTAAACGTTTGTTTGCATCTTTTACTCTAGAAACAACAATCTTGCGTTTATCTTTAAGCGTTTGTATTTGTTCATCAATTAATCGAACAGATTCTTCATTATCGGCAATTGAAATTTGCAAATCTTCAGTTCTTTTATGCAATTCTTTTCCCCATTTTGTTTTTGTTTGTTCAACAACTTTCATCAAAACAGAATGATCATTAACAATATGACCGAATAAAACCATTTCAAACAATGTGTTCAATGTTTTTCCAATAGCTTCGCCTTCAATTCCGAATGTTTTAATATCATCACCAGTGATTTTTAAATCAGTGATTTTTGCAACCATTTTGCCTGATTCCATCAAATCAAGAATTTCCTTTACGTTAGAAAAAACACTACCTAATTTGAAAGCATCTTTTGTTGTTTTAACCATTGCAGCAGCAATTAATTCAGCAGCAATACCGTTTTCCATCAATTCGTGCATTTTAATTAAAGCAAGAATTTGTTTTTTAGTATCGTTATCGCATTTGAAACGATTAGCAGCAATTTGTAGAATATCATTTTCAAAAAATAACAGCAAATACATCAAATCACCTAATGTTTTGAAATTTTCATCATGAATTGACATTGTTTTGTTGGTTTTGATTCCGAATGTTTCAAAAAAACCAATGTTGCATAATGTTTTAAATGCAATTTCAACAGAACCATGTTTGTTGATAATTTTTGTAAATTCCTCAATGATTCGTTCGCCAGTGATATCTTTAAGTAAATCAATATTTTTTGACATCATTGTTAAAGTTTCATCGGAAATTCGGAATTTGAAACGAGCAGCAAATTGAACGGCACGTACAATTCTTAGAGCATCATCAACAAAAGCATTTGGATTAGTTGCATGAATAATGCGATTAGTAATATCCTTAATACCATCAAATGGGTCAAGAATTGCACCATCCATTGCAATTGCAATTGAGTTTATTGTAAAATCTCTACGGAATAAATCCTCACCGATTGATATGTTTTTGTTTGAAATGATTTCAAATCCTTTATGACCAGCACCAATTTTTTTATCGGTACGGCAAACAGAAATATCGAAGTCATCAGCAATATTTGGATCCTTGAATTTAATTACGGCAAAAGATTCGCCAACTAAATCGCATTTTCCATGTTTTTTCAAAATTTCGATTAAATCGGCAACATCAATACCTTCAACAACCAGGTCAATATCTTTAGATTGGGCTTTTGTAAAAAAATCCCTAACACAACCGCCTACGAGAAATATTTTTCCTTGTGATTCAATTTCTTGAATCCATTTGGTTGAATTTAATGTTTTTAATAGTTCCTTCATAATTTGTTTTTATCAATTAATCAAAATCAAATATACAACATATTTGATGCAATAGCAATAGAAATGCTATTTATTTTCATATAATTCTTTGCATTTATGAAAATTGCCATAAGAGTCTTTCCATAAACTTCTACAGTTCAAATGATTAATTTCATCGCCATAAATATTACGGTGAAATGAAAGACCCCATTTTTCTGCAGCGTCAATTGTTTTGTGCGTTATATATGATCTTATGTAATAAGTTATATTTCCTATCGTCATCATATTAATGTCCTATCATTGTATCGTAAACATGCTTTTGTATTGCCGCAGATAATGATTTGGGTATTTTCACTGTATGCAGAATTTTATTGTTTGACTCGCCGATACGCTTTTCCCAAATGAAAATTTCGGATTTATCCAAAGAAACTTTATCAGCGTCAATCAAATTCCAAGTAACATCCTCGAATTGCAATTCTTTTGTTTTTTCTTTTGGCGAAAAATCAATATTTAATGCAGACATAAACACGTATGGGTTATGTATGCTAGTCATTGTTATTCGTAACGAGCCATCTTCATACGTCAATGGCTTTAATTCCGAATCAAGTTTTAACAATTCGTATTCTCGTTTTGTTGTAGATAGTATTGCGTATCTACCATTTGTCCATGAAAAGGAATCATTTTCAGGATATTCTAATTCAATAACTTTTAGCATGACTCAAATATTTCAAAAGGTCCACAACATTTTTTATACTTTAAATCTGAACCGCAAGGACATTTTGCATTACGGTCAATTTTTGTTGATTTTGTTGGCACATCGCCAAATTTACGTTCAACTGTTAATTCGTGAACACCGTCAAGATGGTTTATTTCGTGTTGCCAAATATGCGCACGAAATCCTATGATTATTTTTGTATGTTCAACGCCATCTTCATCCCAGAATTTTACTTTTATTCGTCTGTAACGATTTGCCATAATGTTATATCCAGGCCATGTTAAACAGCCTTCAACACATGCATCAGTCATACCGATACGTTCAATAATTGAAGGATTGATAATAGCAGACCAAATTTCGCCTGAAATAGCAGTTTCTTTTTCGTATTTGCGTTCCAAGAAAAATCTATCCATAAGTCGATTGCCATCGACAGATACTTGATTTGCAGCTAAACCGACTGCTTTTCTGTATTTTACAAAATCAATTAATTCATTGATAAGTAAACTAGATGTTCTACCAAAATAATGCGGATTTTGTATTTCCGGCAGTAATGGCGTTTGTTCTTCTTTAATAATTTCTATTTTCATTATAACCATTTATTAAAACGTGCACTCATTTGTTCACAAATAAATGCACGATATTCTGTTTCAGTTTTTCCTACAAGAAATGCATCAGTGATAACTTCACCAAGTGTAACATTTAAAATAACTTCAAGATCTGCAATTGCGTAATCGTGTTCAGTTTTTTTCAATACATCAAAGTCACCATTTAGTGTGTCAACAACGCAAATGTCACTTTCATTAACTCCTAATATTTCTAAAACATTTCTGTTATTTGTCGTTATTCTATTTCCTACTTTAAATATGTCATTTGACGTTTTCATAATTATAAATTAAATGATTCAATCGTTAATTTTTCAATAGGATAATTTTTGTCGAAATACCCAAGATTTACGCTATTCATATTTCTATGTTTTGCATATTCTTTGATAGTTTTCAACTGTTGTTTTGTTATTTGCAACTTCAAATTTTTAGGATAATAAAAGAATTGATTTGCTGATAATTTTATCCAGCCAGTGCTTTCAATAAATTTCGCAGGATCATTTTTACAATCGACATTTAATTCTGCTGGAATTAATCCAGCATCATATATTTTATCAGCCATTTCTAAATGAATCAACGTAAACATTATGCTTGAACGATAATCGCCGTAAAAATTACCGTTACGGTCAATCCATGCATTTGTTACTTCTGGAATATCTAAACCGAATGGAGAAATTACACTTTGTAGTCGTTTTTTTGATTCAATTTCTTGTTCTTTTGTAAATTGTTGAGCAAGAACTGTTGATGGCTCTCCAAGAATATCTGTGTATTTTCCTAATGCCCTGCCTGTTAATTCTTCCTTCAAATCAGCAACAGGCATGTCTTTGCCATTTTTTGCTCTATCAGACATTATTGGCAAATAATTTGGATGCCAATAATCAAATGTTTCAATTTTGTCCGCGACGTCAGACCAATCAATATCGAACATCGATTTATCTTTCATCGGATAAATGTATTGAAAGAACGGTTTTAATTCTGTTAAAATAAGTCCTGATTTTTGAACAACAGTTTTATCTTTTGCAAAAGTGTTACCATTCAATTCTTCATAATCACCAAGTTTACCTGTTTTATATGATACACCCATACCATCCATACGCAATGGCCAATATTTCATACGTGAATCTGCATTTGCATAAAGAATCGAATGTTTCTTTAATTCTGCAACCATTCGATTGTTCATTCCATCAAATGTAATATCAACACCGTCATGAAACGATTCAGTATCAGGCTCTATATGTAGAGTATCTTCATTTGAATTACCTTCCATTTTTGCATTTCCGGTAAAAACATCAAGCCAAAATTGTTCAGGACAACCGCAAGATTCAATTATGTTGATTGCTGGTTGAATTCTTCCTTCCGACCAACAAGTTCGAATAAGTCTTGTCATGTTCTCGCCATTTACATTAAATGACATTTTTATAGAACGTTTTGTAGTAGTTTCCATATTATTGTTCGCTATAATGCATTTCCCATAACTTAGTTATAGGGTTTTTAATTAAAAATCTAGGGTCCTTTTTTGTTGGAGTTGTTAACGGACAATTACGTGCGTGACAAAGATATCCTGAATGTTGACCACGATTTTCTTTTGTATTTTCAAAACCTGTGGTTTTTAGAATAAATGCATGTATTTTTGACCACGATGCAACTTTATTACAATCGGTTTCGATAAAATCAAGGATTTGCGATTTCAATGTTTTTTTCATAATTTTCGATTTTAGTGAATTTGTTTATCAATTAATTAAAATCAAATATACAACATTTATGATGCAATAGCAATAGTTTATGCAATTAATTTTTACTTTTTTGTGCGGCCAGCAGGACTCGAACCTGCAACTCCAAACCCGTCTTAACGTGGGTGACCTACCATTTCGCCATTACAGGACACAGCCGCTAGATTATCCTAGAATAATCCTTTTGTTGCTTTATGATCTTTTATTTGTTTAGATACGTATGAACCCAATGCAAAATTTGATTCTAATTGGGTTAGCAATTCTTCAATGTATTCTTTAAGTCCAATTGCATTTTTTTCGCCTTCCCATACATAAATTGTTACATCATTTTCTTTAAGTTCTTTAAATATTATCGCGATAATAGTTTCAAGTTCGCCACCAGCAAGGCCGTAACCAATAAGAGGAAGCCCAATTGATAAATCATTCAATGTTGCAACTGAACTTAATTTTTTTAATGCAAGTTCAAATGCAGGATACACAAACGGTTTATCTGCAGGATTGTGACCAAATTGAGTGTATAAATTGAATATGTTAGTTTCTGTACCGTCCTGCCATTTTTGTACTGCATTAGTGTAATTTCCAAGTTTGCGAATATCACCAGGAATTGTTTTGTAATCTTCAGCGGTTGCTTGTGGGAAAGTGTTTTTTACGTCAAGTGCAATACCTGCGCCCATGCGACAAAAACAGTTACATCCATGAGCAATTGCACCAAATTGTTTTGCATCTTGTATAAGATTGCCTATAACTACTTTAGCTTTTTTCATAATTTATATTTTTATATTATATACAGATTTTTTAATTAGTTTTTCTTGATTCTATTTCGACAAAATTATGTATCATTATAGATACGGCTTCTTCGTTATTTACGGTTATACATATTTCGTATTTTGAATTTCTATATGTAATGGAATTAATATCATTTTTTTGCAAAACCTCTTTAAATTTTAATACATACATTTCTAATAGAATTCTTTTTAATTGAGATGTATCTGTATGATATATCAAGCGATTTTCGTATTCATATGATTGCAAAATTTCAATACTTTGAAATTGATAAGGTTCAAAAGATTCTTTATTTAAAATTGTTGCACTATACAAAATATAATCATAATCATATTTTGAATCATCCATTATTGATTCGTCCGGAATCAATAATTGCCAATCTTTGGACAACAAGCTATCAGATAATGCAGTAGTACTTTGTTTTTGCATACTGATTAGATTTTTAACTGTCATTGTTTGTGAAAACAATGATAACGAAATGATTGTCAATAAAAAAGTAAGTAATTTTCTCATGTCAAATAGTTTTAATGTTATTTTACTAAATATCCAAAGTTTTCTTGAACGATTGGGTGTAATAATTCATTTTCCAAATCAAAAATAAATGATGATGGCAAATTGTTGGCAGGGAACGTTCCTTTTTCAATAAAACCTACAGGTGCAACAAGATATGTTTTATTTTCGTATACGATAATGTCACCTATTGAAGTTGAATAACAAGTATCAGATGGCTGATTGCAATTTTGACCGTACTTGTAAATTTTTTCAAGATCTTCATCTGCAATTCCTGTTAATTCGGAAGAATCAACGGTTATTATGCGAATTGCAGGTCGAATAACTGATGCATCTTTTTTGCAAAAAGCAGTTTGATACGAAATAAATGTTTTTTCCATAATTACGATTTTTTTAATTTTTGTAATTTCTTTTCGTAACGTTTAATAATTAATCCAAACAATTTCTCTGTATCATTCGGAAATAATATTCGAGAAACTTTTGTTCCATATACCGTGATTTCATTGGTAACAGGATTTAATTGATACATTGCGGTTCCAAAATATCCAGGCATTATTCTACGAATGTAACCAGATTTCAAATAAATACCAACCCGTTCTTTTGGATTATCAATTTCTTGAAACATGTAAGTTCCATTTGCTTTTTGTTTTTCTGTTGAAATATTTTTCAACCCGAATGATTCGATTTTTGCAATAAGATTTTCCATAGCGATTTGTTTTATCAATTAATTAAAATCAAATATACAACATTTTTTACGCAATAGCAATAGAAAATGAAAAAAAGTTTTAATAAATATAATAAAACAAAAATGAAACGATTATGTCCAAGAAAAGAAATACTTATTGTTGATGACGATGAAGTATCACGATACTATGCGGAATCCGTAATCAGAAAAGAATCAACATTTGGCGTTTGTAAGTATCGAATAACAACAGCATCAAATGGAGCTGACGCTTATGAAATTATTGAGGAATTAAAACCAAGTTTAATCATAACAGATTTACTTATGTTTCATATGAACGGATTTGAACTTATTGCAAAATTACATGCTTCTGAATTGTATAAGAATATTCCTGTCATTGTTTTATCTTGTTTAGACGACAGCGAAACTCGTGAAAATGTTGATAAATTAAAAATTAATGCATTTATCAGAAAACCATATACACCAGAAACATTAATATCAGCAATACATAATTTGCTAAAATAAATGAATCATTTAAGAAACTTTTAAAATTGATATAGTTGTATTTTATATTAAGTTTAGAGTTTCTTAAATGATTCATAGAATTCATTTAATGCTATTCCTTATTGAGAATTAAATCAATGATTGTATAAGTCATTTGATGTTTCTCTAATGTATTCAAGAAAAATTCTGTATATTTAGTATCGTGTTTTGAACGTATGATCATATCAGGAAACTTAAATTCAAAAATTGAAATTATGCATTTAATATCAATTTCATTAAACCCATATTCGTCATACGGATACCAATAGTTTGGAGCGTAATTTGCTTTTGTTAAATTATGATTTATTTCAGATTCGATAACGTCGAATTTTTCTGCAATTACTGCCCAAGACAATGGTTGCAAATCGTTTACTAAAAATTCATTTTTTGATTCCATTTATTTTTTATTTTAAGATTTTGAAACTATTTCCGAAATGTGAATATAATAATTACTCAATTTTCGGTAAGGGTAATATAGAAAGACTATAGTTATTCAGGTAAATTCTCAGTCGTTAGACAATTCTCGGACTCACCATTATGTAATTTCAATTTTTCAGATATTCTCTGTAGAGTTGATTCTCCATGTATTGTTTTAAATTCTTCAAAATCAGTATATCCTGTTATAATAAAACATGCTTTATATTTTGTTTTAAATGGTACCCATGGTTCACCATTATCTGCATAATAAGCTTTTGTTGGGTCACCTGTCGGTTTTGCACAAACAAATTCAGATTCTGCTTCACTGTTACAAACTGCATATTTGCTTTTATCTATTTTTATTTTCGATAATTCGCCATTTCCTTCAATAACGCCAATCTGTGGTGATGGTTCACGATACCCAGGCATCATAATTAATCGTCCTGCATTTGGATCTTGTTCAATAGGTCCAAAAGATACTTGTATTGAATTTTTATCGTTTTCTTCATGATACCAAACAGGTATGCCTTCAAGTTCACCTGTTACATACATAACAGTTTTTTCTAATTGTTCTTCGGTTTTTTCCATTTTATTAATTTTTTGGTAATACGTATTTTTCTTTGAGTAATTTCAGATATGATTCGTATTCTTCAGTTTTAACAGTTTTTCCAAAACAAATTAAGTTATCAAAATCGTATGAATATACATTACCAATGGAATACGTGCTCGGAAATGCGGATTTGATAAGTACTATCATAAACGGTGTTGCATTTTTAAATTCTTCATATTCAGAGAAAACTTCATTAAAAATGTCAGTATCAATTTCAAGATGATCATATTCTAATTGACTTAACAAATCAATATGCATAATGTCATTTGGCAATTCACCATTTATCATTCTTTCATAATCTGATTTTGCTAAAAAATAATTTGTAAGTATAGCGCTTTTTGTATTGCTATTATTCTTACCCAATATTTTAAATTCTTTATCTACAGATTCAACAACATGTGCATCTGTGCAGTCTCCATTTTCTACTAATACATATCGTCTTAGCATTTCACCTAAAGCTGCATCATTAGGATACTTGTTTACTAAATTTACTAATTTATTCATTTTTTGATTCTTGTTAAGTTATTAAATACTGCAAATCTGCAATTACCGCAGCCATCATCATACATTACTAATGTGTAATCCTCCTTTGTCCAAATTGAACTTCCGAAAATGTCACCTGCATATTCGCCTGGATCATCGGAATATTCATCCTCATTCCACATTATTGTTTTTTCATCTAATGTCCAACATGCTACTTCAGTCATATCATCGAAACCTTCATATATATCTGCTCCAAAATATTCTGAAAACCATTTTTTTAATTCTGCAAATTGTTTAAGTTTTTCTTTCATGTTTAATCAATTTTAACGTCTTCTTTATAATTGCTTATCATTCTTGATAAAAATTCTTTTGATTTTTCGACTTTTTCGATTTCATCAAGTTTATCTTGCTTTTTCTTTTTAAATTCCCACCAATGTCTTTTTGGTAATCCAATAGGAATTTTTATGCGTAATACTTTTTCGCCATTTTCGTTTACGCCTTCTGTGATTTCTTCCATAATTTATATTTTTGTGTTTAAAATTTTTATTGCTTTATCTGCACATTCTGTATTTAGGCCATCATAATCTTTTGTTTTGACAAAATTATCTTTTTGTTCTAAAAGCATATCTGCGTCATCATCTAAAATTACATAACTTTCAATCATGCCATTTTCTTTTGACCAATGCGGTCTATAATGGCTAAAACCTACACCCCTAAGCCATTGTTGAATTTCGTATCCTCGAGGTATTGATGTACCAGGTGTTGCAACAATTGACTGCACAGTTTCATTTGGACCACGTTTAGCCCAATAATATGGCGTGATGTCAATAACTTCACCTGGCATATTCATATCTTCCCACATATCACGAATATATTTTAAACCTATACATGTAGGATCTTCTTTATCTCGTGAACCATGACGCCATGACGATGATACAACAATGTATGCACCTGTTTGTTTAACGATTCGTTCTAATTCTCGAATTGTGTTATTATCAAAAACGATTCCCCATTTTCCGCCTCTTGTTGGATTTAAAGAACCGCCTGTGTACATTAATTGATTATTCAAGACACCGTCAAAATCAAGAAAAATGACTTTGATTCGTTTTTTGTACGCAATGAATTCAGTGTTTAATTCGTCTATTGTAGTCATTATGCTTGTTTAAAAAATGTTATTGTTGATTCATCAGATAAGATTATGTCTTTTAAAGAATCGACATTACGTACTTTATATTCTTTATCGCAAAAGTGCCAAATGTCTTCCATAAATTTTTCTAACGCTGGAGATTCTTCACCATAAATTTCAAATATGCTTCCGCATCTATAATAGCAGTCATAACTTCCACCTTTGTTGTAATCTTTTATAAATGATTCCAATTCAGATTTGTCGTTACATAAATAATATCCCATTGGTCGAGAACCCCAACCTGATTCGTGTTCAGTACCTTCAGTTGCATAAATCTTTTTCATATCAATAAGTATTTAAAATTAATTAATGTGTTCCATCTATTAAAGAAATTCCATGTTTTACACCATGAATAAAATCATTTACGTTATTATCTTCTGTTAAATGTTTTGCAATTGATATTCCTATTTCATTGCCTATATCTGATAAATCGCCATTAGTATACTGAATTGATTCTAATTGGTTTTTTATCGAATCAATCATTTGAGCAAATTTCCCTACTGACCATTTATCGCTTATAAATTCTGATTCGTCAAATTCACAATCTACTGTATATCCTGTAAGCCATTTTATTACACGAACGTCAGATGATGTTATACGTTCTTCTATTTTTATAAGTTTACCTTTGATATTTGTACAGTCAGGATTTGCAAATTTACAAACACCAGATTTGAATAAATAGCATACATGTTTATCTTTATTGATTATTGTATGTTTAAACGGTATGTTTAATGAAGTAACTTCAGATATATCACGTTCTTGTATAAACGATTTGCATGTGTTATTCATTACGCATTTTGAACAACGCATTTCATTTGGGCGATAATAATGAGCATTATAATCACGATTTAAACCATGCGAATAACTTATCAAACAACTTGTTTTTCTGAAAACAGGAACATTATATTTTTCTGACATATTATAAAATATATCTTCAACTTCTTTCGATACTGCTTTCTTTAAACCAAAGTCATATCCTTCATATGGTTCAAAGTTTATGTTATTTTCTTTAAAATAATTTGCTAATTCTGGCGTAACTTGTAATCCACAAAATCCTATAGGTGCATCATATTTCTTTGCAATTTTTACAATGTTTTCAATAGCTTCTTGAGAATCATTAATGCCTTTTATAACAGGTCTAAATTCGATTGAATACTGATATTTATGAATCCTATCATTTTTCATGCTTGACAAATTTGCATTAAGTGTTCTTAATGAACCGCCATCGTATTTAGAATTTATGCCAAATGTTGAAAATGCAAAATGTAAATCAAGGTCAAACTTAATATCTGGAAATTTCCAAATTTCACCTTTTGTTATTATGATAACAGGACCTTTGTGATTATCGGCTTCTAATGCTCGCAAGTATTCAATTGTCTTTTCTACTTGCAATAAAGGGTCGCCATAAAATAAATTTACAGCAACAGGAAGTTGTCTGAAAAGTGGATTAATTGATGATGGTAATTTTTCATATTTCGATTGCTCTTTACCTGTTAGACGGCAGTATGAACAATTAAGGCAGCCTTTAAGCGACTGCCCCATCATATAAAAAGATTTTGTAAAACAAGAATCTGTCAATTGCATATTTTTAATTTTTAAGTAATTTCAATTTTTTAATTTCGTACGCATACGGAATATTTGCAATTAATCTTTCGTATGGAATTTCTTCATATAATTTTGAATCATCGTTATTGAAAATATAGCATGTTATCTTTCCTGTTTTGAGATTCTTAATTATCTTATAGCAAAAAGCAGGAACTATTATGTTGTCTTTTTGTTCAAAAGAAAACCCGCCACAAATTATTAATAGCGAATCGTTTTGTGACTGTTTACGAACCTTTGTTTCAATAGTTTTCCAGTGTCCTCTATTGCATTCAACAGTTTGAGGTAATGCATTATAAAATCTGAACGTTTCTTCTTCATATTGACAGTTATATGCAAAATCTTCTGCGTTTGCCATATGACCTATGTCATAACCTGAATGCGAATAATTTTTATTTGACTGTCCTGTTTTAATGCCATCTGTTTTAAATGTGAAATGTTCATCTGCTCTACTGCATGTTCCACCGCCATGATATAATTTGTAAACAACAAACAAGGGATTTTTTGCATCATAACTGAAGTAACTTTTATAAATATCAGTAGTTATAACGGTATCAACTTTTTGACCGAATGATGATAATGTTATAAAAGCAAACATTAAAATTAAAAGAATCTTTTTCATATAGTAATTATTTTCGTGTTATCATTGACTCCAACTTGAATCCAATGCAATATCTTTTAGGTTTTTCGACAATAAGATTCGATACTTTACGTTTTTTACTTTGCGGAATAGAAACAACAGCTTTAATTTTCATGTTAAATCGTTGCTCAAATTCAAATACAAGAATTGAATCGTTTTGCGAATTATCGTATATTACATTATTTGTTCCGTATTCATATAATCTTAATATAGGCATATATTCATAACTTGAGCATATGCTCATTCTATAATCTCTGCCAGAAAAAATGTCAAATACTGTTTCAAGTATTTCAACATCTGAAATATTCGCACTTTTACTTACGCCTTGTCCTTTATCGTTCACAACCAATTGATAACTGTCATGATAATTATTTACAGTATCATTATGGCATGTATTCCAATATCCGTTGCAATCTTGAGATTTTAAATTTAAAGACAAAAACAAAAGAACGAATAATAGAATGTATCTCATATTTTAAATATTTTTAAAGGTTTTTTTGTTTTTTTAGCATATTTTATACTATCATTTGTACCTGATGATACGCCATCCCAAAAAGCAATAACAATATGGGCATTATCAACAATATCTTTATTTCTTCGCATTCCTGCATTTGCATCATATTGTTTACCCCACTTGTTGATTAATATTCTTGCATTTGGATGTGATAAATCATCCCAAGATGGTATGAAAATTAATGTTTCTAACGAATTTTCATTAGCCCATTTTTCACCCAATTTGTCTGCGCCGTTTGCGCCACCTGATACTACTGTTATTTTATGATCTTTATAATATTCTTTTAAAGTGTTCATGACACTTTTCAATTTATCATAATCATTAAAAGATCTTGAACCAACAATAGCAATTTTAAGATTCATACAGTCAATACTAAAATTTATTTATATATTATATACAAGAAAAGCAAATAGTTTCCTACTTGCTTATCAGTTATTTGAATTTATATTTCGTTATTCCTTGTGAAACATGTAGTTTTCGCTTTTCGGCGTTGTGTCATTAAAATATCCAGTGTATTCTTTACCGCCGTACGTAAATGAATAATTCTTTCCAGTTTTTATTGATAAACTACGTGCAATGGATTTATCTAAAAGAAACGTATTATATTTTGACCATGGAAATACATATTTCGATAATTCAGATTCAGGACCATAATTTTCAGAAACAAACTCATCCCAAGTTGGTATTAGATTTTTCTTAATTGGATTTGCTGATTCTTCTTTTGCAAATGGCTCTTTAAAATCAATTACACCTTTTTCTAAATCATCTATTGCACCCGGTGCTTTTGCAGGCTGTGGCATATAAACTCTGTCAGGTGCATCTTTAATTGGTTGATTTGATTTTCTCAACAATAAAACATTATTCCACATGTAATCTGCAAGTTCATCTTTACTTTTTGTGTATGCATCCAAAACAGTTTCCGTTACGTTTTTCTTTACGTATGATTTAAACGCTTCTTCAGACATGTCATAAAGATTTGTTCCTTCAGGTGACGACGTTGGTATTTTATTTGAATTTGCAGCAATTGCGAGTTGAATAATTTTTAATGCTTCAATAGGTTCAACATTTATTTTCATATCGTTAACAATAACTCTAGTATTAGGATTAACAATATATGCTTCAACCCATCGGTGATGGCCATCAATAATGTACTTACCGTTTAATGTAACAACTGGTGAATTATTAATTGCAGCCGCACGGCCTTTAAGCATATCATGTAAACTATCTAAAGATTTACCTGCTAATGAATGCTTAATTGACGATTCAAGTAAAAGTTGTTTTTGACAAGGTATTAAATTTCTTGCAACAACTTCGCCTGTTGTAAATTTTATCTTTTCGTCATCTGGAAAACCATCTTCACGTCCCGATTTGATTAAAGATTTAACTTTATCCTTTGCAGCGTCATCCATTAATTGTTTGACAAATCGAGTATATCCTAATTTTACGATATTAGATAAGTATGACATTAATTTTATTTTTTAAGCTTTTTCAAATCTCGATGAATTTAAAGAACGAATATCTTTTGAACTATCTTCAATTGCGTATACTCGTAAGTTACTTCCATCATATCCATCTGCAATAAAAATCTGTCCAATTGGGTATTTCTTAAATCCTGCAATTGCGGAACCTAACATTGTATGCTCACTTTTTTGGACTTCATTATATGCAGCATCTGTTAATTTTACTTTATCACCTCTTTTAAAATTAGATGAATTTGATTCATTGATGAATTCTTCGATTGTAGGTATTCTTCTTTTCATATTATTCGCCTGTAACGTCTGACCACGTGTATATGTTATTTGCATTTTTCGTTATTGATAAAATGACAGTCTCATCTTTTTCAAGTTTTCTTTCAAGCCATTCGATAATTCCTTTGCCATTTGTTATGCTTGTAATTGTCGATTCTTCAACTTTTGGCGCAGGTGCTGTTTCAGCTTCCTCATCTGTTGTTATGAATGCATCAAACGTTTTGAATTTTTCTTCTTGATTTTCTTGTTCGTTTGGAACTTCTGAATTGATTAATTCTTTAAAATCTTTTATCATGATTACTTTATTTTGTTAAGCTTGCGTATAATGCAGCATAGTGTTCTGCTTTTTGTTTTATTTCAGCAATACGAGTTTTCATTCTGGCTTGGTCAATTTCTTGTACGCCATTGCTAATCCAATCTGTTGTTTTTGCCTTTGTTTTTGCAATTTCTTCTGTTGGCGCTTGCACAAATTCAACAGTTCCGCCATAACCCCAACCTTTATATGGGTCAGTGTATATAAATACTTCAAACCATTTATCTTTGAATGCTTCTGGCATTTTTTCATACATATAAGATTCGATATCATTCCATCCTATCCATTTGCCATTATCATATTCCAAATCAACACTTGTTCCTGCAATTCTATCAGTTGTAATAACTTTTATATCATTATTGCTATCTATATAAAATGTATATTTGCCATTAAATGAAGAAGGACCCCATTGTCTGTCTAGTGCTTTCGTGTAACTTTTCGATTGCAAAATTTCTGAAAACCATCCATGGCCTTTTGCTTCATTTGATACAAATTTTTTAATGATATCATATGTATCAGGACCAAATTTTATAGGACTTAATCCTTTTAAAATTTTACTTAGATACTTTATAAGTGCATTATCGACATCGGTATTTCTTGCTTCATTTAATACATTAATTTTTTGATTTTCATTAATGTATTCTTCAATCGTTGGTATTCTTCTATTCATATAAAACTTATTTTATTATATATTCACAAATAAAACTTAAAATAATCCTTTTGCGCCTTTATGATCTTTTTGAAAATAACAAAAAAGACATTTGTGTGCACATTGCGCTCTACTATTCAACAATTCAAATTTATTATCTAAACAATGACAAGTAGTTCGTTGGTATCCTGCTGGTTTTCCAGGTTCAACTCCAAGAATTTGACAATCCAATTCTGATATACAAGGTGTTGACGGTAATCCTTCTTCTGCACATAATGCTGGCATTTCAAATTCTCGCCATATTCTTTTTCTTATATCTAAAGGTAAATTGAAAGATGTGTATTTTAATTGAAAACCTTTTTCTTCAATTCTTTTTTGCGTATGTGGATAGTTATCGTAAAACGATATTCTTACTCTACACATGTTTTCTTTAAGATTTGCTTTTGCCTCTTTCCACACATTTATCGAATTATACATATAATTGGATATTGGCATTATCGGGTCAATTCTTAAAACAACACGTTGCGGACCTAATAATTCAACAAATTTATAAAGGTATTCTAAACTTTCTTTTGCGGATGGTGCATTAGGTTCTAAAGCAGTTCCACCATTTCCTGTTATTGTACAATGCACAATAATATTATAAGGTACATTAAGTTCGCTTATAATTTCATATATTTTTTTAGGGTTTTTAGATATAATGATTGCGGGATTCTTTTCAGATACCCATTTAATCCAACGATGGTCAAATGCAGCATCCCCATGTTCCGTAATTCCTATTTTTCTCGACATCTATAATTTTTGTTTTTTGTTATATATTCATATTTTTAAACTGAAAAACCTTGACTAATATCACTAAAAGCAATCGTAGTCAAGGTTTTTGATTATTTTAGAATCGCGATATCACGTATTCTTTAGAATGTGATATCATCAAAAATAATTGGAATTTGTTTTTTGAAATCCTCAAGTAACGGAATTGTCAATTCACGCATTTGTGGATGTGCTGCGGTAGAACAACGAAGTTTGAAAAAATGTCTCCATTCACGAAGATTGCATGCCATATTGATTTCTGTTTTTAATGAATTTGGCAATACCGCTCTTGCTTCTTGAGGTTTCCAACCACGTTTTAATAAAGATTGATATGAAATTTCAGCAGTTGCCATTGCATTTAAAAATACAAGTTCATTGTAATCTTTATCTGTAAATTCTTGTTCTTCGGGTATTTCTGCAAATTGTTTTGCAATAAGTTTACTGTCATGAATTCCTAATTGAATTTCATCAACCCATGGCGGTAGTATAAATTGAATATCAGCACCATTTTTTTGTTCGTCAGAGTAATCAACATATCGTGTTGATTCTTGAGCAAAACTTGCAATACGATGTCTTACTAGTTCGTGTGAAACACCACGATCACAAGTGAACTTAACAGATATCATTCCACCAAATTCAAGCATTGCTTCATGACCTTTTGAAAGCAGAACACCTTTGATTAATTTTCTAGCAGAAATAGCTTCACCATTTTCTCCATGTTCAATTCGACCTTCGGATTTATAACATGTGCGAGCAGCAACTTCAATTTGTTTTAGAATTTGTTCTCCATCTATTGGAGTAGTAATTGTGTAAGAAGGTTTTATTAATTTCATAAAAATAAAAGGATTAATGTATAATATTTGTATACATTAATCCTTAATAGTTTTAGGTAATTTTAATGAGTAATACGGATTATACTGATATGCAATTAACGGATATGCTAATTCGATATTTGCATATTTTGTAATGATTCCTCTGTTTTTATTATATCTTTCAATCGTTAAATAGCCATTCATTATACCTTGGTATGTTCCACGACCAAGACATTTAATGTACTTCTTTTTTAATTTTCTAGGCAGTTTCATTTTCGATTGAAATAGGAACAACTTCGATAAACTCAGGTGCCATATAAAGATGCATTAAAGTTCCGCATTCTCGCGAATCTAAACTGCAATATTTGTACTTCTTTTTGCCGTACCACGTACGATAAGGTATTTCAACCATAAAATCATGTACGTATTCAGATTGTCGAAGTATTTCTTCTTTTTCTGCTTCAGTACTTACCGTAATTTTTAACATGATATTCCTGTTGGCTTGTGAATTACTTTTATTGCTGTTACTTCGTACCGAGGATTTCTTTCGAAACGATCATTTGATACATCACATTGAACAAACTCAATTGTTATTTCATTTACCGGTACTTTAAGATCTGCAGCAATTAATTCAGCTAATTGCTTCTTCTTAATTTCATACGTTTTTGTAACGTTTTCACCATTTATGATTCCCATATTACTTTGTATTATTTATATGAATGTCAACTACTTTTCTTTTAAATTGTCCAAGATTATATTTATCTTTATTGCCGGTGTATCCGCCATGTTTAAAACCTTTTTCTGTCCATATGAAAAAATCAGCAGGACCTTTTAAGCCTTTTTGAAAAATAACAACGTCATTTTTAGTTGAACCTTGAGAAACAAATTTAATCGTGCAATTTTCTCCACCCCATGAAACTGTGTTAGGACATGCGTGTATAAGATTTTCAATTGAATGCTTAATATCAATTGGCAATTGCGTTATTTCGATATCTTGGTCGTATACGTTAATGTTATTTTGATATTCTTTTATTTTTGCTTCCCATTTTTTGTTTTTATGCAAAATTTCTGGCAAGATATCATTTACAATATCAATTCCGGTTTTTTCACCAAGTTCGATATAAATACTTAATAAACATTGTAAAGCATCGGCCAATTCTTCCTTTAAGTGTTCTTTATCGTATGGCTTATAAGTATGTCCTAAGTACTTCAATGCTTCAGCTGTCATTTCACCAAATTCTTCATCGAACTTCATGAACTTTGCTTCAATCGGTTTTGTTTCAAGTTTATTCAATCTTTCGATGTCATCAAGGATTACATGCAATTGCAATCCTAGTATTGTGTTTCTGTCGAGATTATGATTCATGATATTTTATGTTATTTTTATTAACGTTATTAATATAATATGCAAGTTCAACAATTGTGTATGATTCTTTATATCCGGTGTATGCACCATGATAAAATTTGCCTTCTTTGTAATAGAACCAATCAGCAGGTCCTCGTACGCCTGCCTCGAAAACAATGATATCGTCGTATGTTGGATTTCCGCTTACAAATTCAATCGTTTTATTTTTACCGCCTCTTGAAACCATGTCAGGATACATTGCGACCAATTCGTCAATCATACCATTTATTTCCTTTGGTAATTTTGAATCGTTTTCGCCAGATAAAAGAATCAAAAATGAATTAGTTTTTAATGGACATTCCTCAAAAATTTCGTGTTTGATTGTAGGTTCAACATTTGAATCGTTATGATAAGCAAGTAACTTAAAATAACTACCTTCATTTAACGTATCTTTATGATTACACGAAATTTGAAACATTGAGCCAGAACCTTTTATAAAATGCTTATAAACAAACGGACAATTATGGCAGTTTGTTACTTTGATTTCTTCCATATTATTTTTTTATAAATGATAATGTATTTCCGTTAACTATTGCAATATAATATCCAGCAGATAAATTTTCAACATTAATTGATTCTTCATCTGTAATTTCTTTTTCTATTACAGAAACACCATTTGCACCTATAATTTTTACTTTAGATGTTCCTATATTTTTAATTTTAATATAATCAGTTGTAGGATTTGGATATATTGAAATTTCATTTGTAATAATACCAACGGCCGTAGTATCTCCAACCGATGTAGTATCTTCAATTCCTGCTTGAATAATTATGATTGTTTTTGATACGTTGCCTACAGGTTTTACCTCATCTGCCGCATATACTGTGATTTTAGCAGTTCTCTTTGTTTTTGTCGTATTTGCGCTTGCGGTAAATGATATTGAGTTTTGATTGCCAACAGTAGTTACAGTTAACCATGTTTGGTCAGAATTTACTTGTATGTAACCTGCATTTGATATTGCATACAGATTTTTAAAATTCGATGAACTTGATAAGACAATTGTTGCTGTATCAATTGTTATAATAACATCAGCAGGTTCTTGGGTAACAATTATTGAATCTTTTACATTTCCTGCCCAAACAGTAACCTTTGCATGTCGGGGTATTGACATTGGATTTGCTTGTGCAGTAAATGTAATTACAGAATTTGTGATTGCTGCAGTTAACCATGGTTCTGATGAAATTGGATAAAGCGAAGTATTTGAAGTAACTGTTACTGTTGCAATACTGTTAGTATCTTTACCAATACTTATAGAATCTTTCAAAATTGTTATTGTGCCATTGCCTGGTTTTTGTATAATCGTTAATGTTTTAGATGCGGGAACTCCTTTAATTGAATAAAGAATATGTGCTGTAGCAGTTCGAGTGGTTACATTTGGGTTTTCTTCAATTGCTTTAAATTCAATTGTTCCATTTCCATTTGTTTGCAAATTACTTGTGGTTAACCAAGAATCATTTGATTCAACAGTCCATGTTGCATTTGATGATACATTGAAAGATACCGTACTGTTTTTTGTGTAATCAATTGTTGCAGTCGTTGAAACAAGGTCAATATATTCGATACCTGCAGGTTGTGTAATTGTTATGATTTGGTCAGCAATGCCGTTTCCTTTAATTGTAACTGTTGCAGTTCTGTCAATAAGTGTTGGATTTACAGATGCAATCAAGTTAATAGTTGTTCCATTTGTTGTTAAACTTAACCATGTTTGGTCAGATGTAGCAGTCCATTGTACATTTGCATCAATTGTAACATTTGCTGTATTTACAATATTAATAGTATTTGATGTAACGGATATGTATGGACTTTCGCCTTCTTGCACAATTGTCAAAGTATCTGCTATTGTATCCGCATAACTAGTTGAATTGGTAGTTAATTGTGTTGTTGCTATTACAATTTTTGCAGTTCTTTTTGATGTAGTATGATTTGCTGATAACGTATATGAAACTGTACCGCCATCCAATCCAGTTGAATTATTAATAGTTATCCATGGCGAATCTGATGTTGCTGTCCAATCGCCTTGTCCTGTAAATGTGTTATCATATGATGCAGAAGTACTTGGCACTGTATCAACCGTTTTTGTCAATAATACGCCATTCATTTCAAATATGTACGTAGATGCGGGGATAGTTACCAAGTTTTTATACAATTGCAATGAACCGAACGGAACATAATAACTGACAGTATATGTACTATACGTTAAATTTGTAGGAGGGACTTTCGAGAAAAGATAAATGAAACTCCTATTTGCTTTTGTTCCACACAACGTGAACATTGCATATGAACCGATTGACGTTACATTTTTTGGTATAGCTAACCATCTAAGCGATGTGCATTGATAAAATGCGTATTTTCCGATTGCTGTCAATGATTGCGGTAATTTAATCCAAGTAATGACAAACCGATAAAACGCACTGTCGGGGAGTGCATTATTTGCATAAATTTTAGTTCCACTGTTATATTCAACAATGTTAGCATTTGATAAATCAACTGTCTTTAATTGATTTTTCATTGTTGTCATGAACACAAAATCACGGTAATCAATAGGACCAGTTACGATTAAATCGGTAACTGTTGTAGTAGTAAATTTCACTGACATTTCGCCAGCGGCAGTAGAGTTGTACGTTGAGTACACTTGGGCGTTTACTGCGATTGCAATAAAAAATCCCGTCAATAAAAGGAATAGTTTTTTCATTTTGTTTAAGAATTGGTTAAATTATATGTAAAATCAAATATAAACTATATTTGATGTAATAGCAATAGAAAATGAAATTATTTTCAAAAAAAGTTAAAATAATGTTACAGATTTTTCAACAAGTTTTTTTCCTTCAGTTATTTTTGCAAATTCTTTGATAATTTTACGGAATTCTTCTGGAATTATTCGCAAAACGCGTTCTGCTAATTCATTAGGCAATTTTTCATAAAACACATATGCAAGGCCACAAGCAATTGCAGCCAATGTATCGGTATCTCCACCATGCATAATGCTTTCTCTAAGTACTTCGGTAAAATCATTTCCAGTAAAGAAACAATTGAATGCTTCATGAACACCTGTTATCGAATGTAAAGAATTTTTACGTGTATCAACATCACCTGGTTTTTTGTATTCATAACCATATGTTGATTTCAACATTTTGTACAATTCAGATTTATCTTTGCAAGTTCGCGCCATGAATGTTACATGAGCAAGTTGCATTACAGCGTCAAGCGAATCTGTATGATTATGTGTGCATGATGATTGTTTTACAGCTTGTCTTAAAACTGTTGGCAAATCGTTGTAAAATAACGGAATTGATAACCCACGCATTGCTGAACCATTTCCATAGCTGTTGTACGCAGCTCTATCACCGGCAGTATTTGCCCATTTTGTAAACATTCCGCCGTATCCCATTCTTGGGTATTTTCTAGCATATTTTTGAATCATCATATCAAATGGACGGTTTTTCAATAAAGCTTCAGAAACAGCCAATGTTAAAATTGTATCATCTGTAAAACGATTTGCCTTTGTTATAAATTTGAACTCTGGGCTGATATCAGTTTTCCATTCCTTTGTTGACCCAACAACATCGCCGATTACAGCGCCAAGTAAAAAGTATTTCATGTTATGCCATTTGTTTTTTTAATTCAGCAATTCTTTTTTCTAAATTTTCTATAGTATTTTGCAGTTCAACATTATCCTTGAATGCGTCAACCGTAATTATTTGTAATCCTTGATATAATTTTGTAGCGGATTCATTAATATGTTTCAACGCTGTTTTTTTGGTTCCTAATAAATTTGAACTAATGAAAGGGTCAATCCCAACTCGAACGCGTTCTTTATAAACAGTATCAATACAGTATGTATCTTGTAACGTTAATTTAATGTTATTTGCGATAATTGGTGTTCTTAATGTTTTGTTATGTTGTTGTAGTAACAATTTTCACAATTCAACGTCAACATCTTTTTTATTACGTTCAGCATAAATTTTATGCACGATATCATAAAATGCAGCGGTAAATGTATCGTGACAAATAATTACAAGTGGTTTTGACCTGCGACCGTCTGCAATTGGAAATTTTAACGATAAATTCATTCTTGATGAATTTTTTGCAATTGATGTTTTATCGCCATAAATTTTATGCACCCAAATTTTACCGTTTTTTTTCAGTAAATACCCATTTTACAGATTTTGTTTTGATTGTAGTATCTTCCATTTCAATAGTTGTACTGATGTTTTTCCATTTATTTGCAGGAATCAACGTTACATGCAAACCAATTGCTTTTGCGTAGTTAAAAGCACCAGTTTCTCTAAAAAGTTCAAAATCTTTTAAATAAGATTGACGGATTTTTGGATTTTCAATTATTGTCATAAGTAGTGATTTTTAATGTTTTTATCAATTAATTAAAATCAAATATACAACATTTATGATGCAATAGCAATAGTTTTGGCAATTATTTTTGATAAATTTCGTGAACTACAATTTTCATTTTTGCAATATCTTGCGAAACGATTCTTAAAGCTTCATCTCGATTATTTTTTTCAGGATACTCTCTTACGCATTCATCACCAATCCATAACATTGCTTTATATGAACGGCTTTTCACAACGTCTTCAACCGTTACATTTAATTTCACAATATCATTTGAAACAATTACATCATCCTCAACAACTTTCGGTTGTTCATTGTTTACTGTATTAAATGATACGTCCAATGTTTTCTTTTGTTGTTCTAATCTTTGCGTTCTGAGATTTTCATCAATATCATCTTGATTAAGACCAAGTTGTCCGTATAAACTTGCAGATTCAACCTTGACTGGGATTCCTTTATAATCAATACATGCTTTTTCATAAATATTCAAATCTTCAACATCTGGTAACAATGTATCTGAATCAAAGCCATCAACTTTTGATAAATAATACTTTATGACATGATACATATCAGGTCCAACAACGAATTTACAACGTTTATCGAAAACATCATACATTCTTTTGTACTCTAACTTTGCAACTTCGCCTACTGTGTTTGCGATACGATATTTTAAAATGGTTTTTATAGACATATACATTCTATATCCAATTGTTGATTTTGGAAATTTGTCTTTAACTATAAACGAATAGCTATTCTCGCTTCCTTCAATCAATCGCGTACATGTTCCATTTTTATGAAACTTATAAATAGAATATGGCAAAGTTACAATATCTCGTACTTTTATAATATAGTCATCCGAATAAGTCCATGGCATATTCAGTATGTGCGCATAAAAGCTATAAATTAATGAACTTTTTAATATGTGTAATTCAATACTTCTATTCGTTGCTGCTTGTCTGTACAATTCTGTTCCGTATACTGTCATATTCTTAATTGTTTTCAATTATAATTCCTAATGCTTTAGACAAAACCCGTTCTGTTAATGAATCAAAATCAGGTAATTCCAATTCATCATTTGTTTTGACTTTTATTGTTTTAAATGCAACGCCATCAGCATCAAGTATTTCCATGCGATAAAATATTTCATCTCGTACATTAACACCAACTTCATAAGTTACAGTAAAGTCATTACTTAATTCATAAACTGCTTTAATTTTATGCGCATTTTTTGCAACAATTGATGCGGCTGTTATTTCGATTTTTTCATCAAAGAAAAAGTTTTCAATAACATCAATTTCTTCTGCTGCATTTATAATATGTTCGCATGAACTGCTTATGCTTATATTTAATTCCATTCTAACGTTTTTTAGGGTTCATTACATTGTCTAATGATAAATTGGCAGATTCCTTTGTTTTAAAGAAATTGTTTGTTCTTTTACGATACGTTGTTTTATAATCGTCAGAAACGTAAGTATCTTGACAAACTTTACCACTAGAATTGATAAACCAATAAAAAGTTGGTATATGAATATTATCTTCGATAACAGTGCATATTACCTTAGTTCCATTTTTAAGTGAATACTTATGAGGAACACCAGGCGTTGTTGATTGCAATACTTCTTGAACAATAAGTGCTGTTTTTTCACCTATTCCATTACCTATTACTTTAACCTTGTCAGGTCTTAAGTAAACAGAATCGCCTTTTTTATATTTTGGCATTGCAAATTCAACAAAGAAATGTGGTTCTTTTGTTGGGTCAAACATGCATGGTGCTGATGTTGTGTTCCAGTACCATACGCCTACACCTCTATCTGATACCATGTCTCCTACGTTATATCCGCCAGGAAATTTTGATTTTAAAATAAATGTTCTTACTTGTGGCATATCTTTCAATTTTAAATTTTATTTTATATACAGAAATTTCAATTAGTTTTACTTAATATTTCAAAATTATATGCATGACCTGTTTGTGAGACAACAAATTTAACTTTCATGCCAATATACGGTTTTATTGATTGCCGTTGCATATATCCTCGGCCGCCTACGTTTTTTGCATCTATTAATACTTGCGGATAACCTTCGCCATCAATTCCTCTTACACTATCAATAAAATATGTTACCCCATCATCACCTAATACTGCAGCACTGTAACTGTCTTTTATTATTCCTTCCATTAAAAAATCACTTTTGCATTTTCGTTTAAATATAATTCAGGATCGTAAGAAACATATTGAATTCTTGCAATATCGTGACAATGTTTATCACGAATTCCACCAGCATCAATTGCAAATGCAGCAGATACTTTCAATTCAGTTTCTTTATAAGTTTCTTTTGTTGCTGTTGTTGGAATCAATACTTTTAAGCCATTTCCTGACGGCGTGATAAAAGCAGCAAAAACGTAATTTAGTTTTGTTGCTCTTTTTTTCAAATCTTCAACATTTTCAACATGGTCAATGTCAAGACAAATGAATCCATTATATTCAGCCATTCCGTTTATAGAACGGGTAATGAATTGTCCTGTTGGCGTAAAAAGTGGCAACTTGTATTTAAGGTCCTCTCGTTTTTTCTTATCGGTTTCTTTGAAAATTGGTTCAACAAGATTCTTAAATTTGCCGTTTTTTATATCAGCAAGAATTTCGGTAATATCTCTATTGCCTGAAGGCGTTGTAACTTTTACAGATGGAAATTCGGAAACAATAAATTTAGACATAATAAAAAGTTTTTAGTTAATACTTGTTGTTAATTCAATGCCGTTTTTTGCAGATTTATTGCGAATTGTGATTAAATAATCTTTAGCAATATTATAATCATCAGTTGCTTTTTTCAATTCGTTTTTGAACCATGCAGAAACATTTGATTTTAATTTTGTTCCTATCGGGACAATATACGTTTTGCCATCAATGATACTTTCAAAATATAATTTATGGTCAGCAATGTTTATAAGTTTACCAGGATGCAGAATTATTCGTTTTGATGAATAATAACGAGGTGATAAATAAGTTTCACCAATTATTGGAGTGCCAGTAATTGATTGATTTGCAACAGGTTCAGCATATGTTGATTCGTATACAGTAACAATGCCTTTTGCAATATTTTCATCTATAAATTTGCAAGTAAAACCGTTTTCATCAACGAATTCTTTTCCTTTTGCTGAACATTTACGAACATGATATGTTTTAACACCTTTCTCGAAAATGGAATCTCGTATTTTCATTACTTTTACGAATTTTGCAAACCTTGATATTTCTGAAATATCAAGGACTTTTCCGATTAAATTTTCACCTGTTTCCATAAATTTGTTTATCAATTAATTAAAATCAAATATACAACATTTTTTGTGCAATAGCAATGGTTTTCTTGATTATTTTATAACGAATCAACCAAATTTCTAATGTCTTCTCTATTCTTCATAGATTCGGACGGGTAAACTGGCGTAAACAAAATATGTAAAAATTGAATAAGAAGGATTGCAATAAGGCAACAACCGATAAATAAATCTTCCATATTATTTTAGTTTCTAAGTTTTAACATTTCTCTGCGGTGTGCAACAAATTCAGATGGTTTCATATTGTCACAATCAATATCACCATGGTAATAACTCCAGCATTCAAATGATGGTCGAATTGTTATGTATTCTTCTAATCCTTCTTTGACAAATTCATCAATTTTTGCTAGCATCAATTCCTCGTTTTTTTCGATTGCACTCGGATTATTTATTATGTTTATTTTATGGCATTCCCACGTTCCTTTTGAATGTATTAATGAATCAGCATTAATTGTTGGGTCATTTAAATGACTTGGTGCAAGATTTTTACAATCATCAATTGCAATCATCCATCTTTGGAATTCAGATATAAGCCATTGAAGTTTTTGGAACTTATCAGAACAAAAAGTATTTGAAATTTCATTAGATAAATCCATGAAATTGTCTTTTGAGTTAGGTTTGAATGACATTTCAAAACAAGTCCATAAAGAACCATTCAATAATCTTTTACTTGCATCGTTTTTTATGTAATCTTGTTTTCGAGTAAGAACTAATGCATTCGGTATTGAGTATTGCAAATCAATTCTGAAGTTTACTTTTGTTTTCATAATTAGCAATTTTGTTTAAAGTTAGACATTATAACTGCAATTTCGGATAATGTATTAGATAACTCATTACATGTAAGATACTGATTAGCATCATTTACATATTCTAATTCGATTTCTTCTGCCTTTTCAACGTCATTAAATCCACATTTGTTAAGGTCAAAATTAAAATTCCAAATTATATCTTCTGCTGTAATCATGTTTTATTTTTATCAATTAATTAAAATCAAATATACAACATTATTTAAGCAATAGCAATTTTTTACGATACTTTTTTATGAATATATAAAATAAATTATTAATATTATGGAAAGAAGAATACCAACAATTGAAGAATTTTCAGCAAAGCCAGAAGAAACTAATGAAGCTGTTGGAACTGTAGACTTACATTTCAAAGCAAAAATGTTCTGTCAAGAAGTTTTGAAATTAGGAACAAAAAATAACTTATTTGATACTTATATGAAAAGTCATCAAATAAATCCAGATGATTTAAGCGATTTCATGGTAGCAGTTATTGAAAACATTCAAACAAATTATTTAGTATAATGAAAAAAAGAATACCCACTTTAGATGAACACATTAATGAATCAAAATTGAATGAATTTTGCACTACTACTGTTTATAAATTCTCTGGCTCTGCTTCTCAATGGAATGAATTGCTTAAACTTTTAGATAAACTTGAGAATAAGAAAGAATTGGCATATGATTCCGAAGATTTACCGTATGGTGCACAATCATTTGCAGTATTCGATATTTTGCCAAAAAAACCTGAGACAGTTAATTGTCATATCATAGATTTAGAAACATTAATTCCAAAAGACTTAATGAAATTTATTTCACCAATATCAAAATAATAAGATAAATGAAAAATAGAATACCTACGTTTGATGATTTTTTATTCGAAAGAACACCAGATAAAATTCCACATCCAAAACATAAATGGTTTGAAGTTAATCCAAAAGATTATGACGATTTGGAAGATGATTTTTATAAATTGATTCAAACTGCATATAAAGATGTTCCTGGCGGTCACTTGAAAGTTCAAAAACCAGATGACGTATTTGATGCTGGATGGACTTATTGGGTTGCAATGGATAATGATAATAATCCCGATTTTAATGTTGTGAAAGGTTATAAAGTAACACCATACGGTTATAAATCAGCAGTTGCAGGTCATGATGTTACAAAGGTATCAAAAACTGATTATCTTACTAAATTTGCTGAAGATATGAGCAAACCTGGTAAATACGCTGAGGTTTCTGAAAAACTAGCAGAAATTCTTATCAATAAATATCATGTTCATATTGTATCAAATCCCGATGCAATTAAAGCAGTACTTGGTAAAAGCGATGTTGTGTTTTATGGCAAAAATCCTGAGAATCCTTCAATGCCTGGTGATGGATGGTATACACGAAAAATTGCAGGCGGCGTTCATGCAAAAATATTAGTAGGAAAACCTATTGTACAGGAATCTGTTACAGAAGGACTTGATAACGGTAAACCTACCGTTTTAGTTCTTCACGGATATGAATCATCAGTATATCCTCCAAGATTAAAAGTATTATCTGCAGATTATAATTTATTAACGCCTGAAATGGATTATGACCATAACCAAGGATTGTTTGAAAAAACATACCAAACGTATAAAAATGCAAATATTGATTTAATAGTCGGTTCATCAATGGGCGGATACTTTGGATATTATTTAGCATCATTACTTGATGTTCCTGCTTTATTATTCAATCCCGCGGTAATCGAAACAACATCAGGCATCAAAAAACAAGAAGTTCGAAAAGGCAAATATAATCCTGCAATTTATGTTGTTTCAGGCAAAGATGATGATATCGTTATTTCATGGAAACTTAAACAATGGTTTAAGGAAAACGCAAGAAACTATGAATTTATTACTGAAAACATGGGACATCGCCCTTCCGATGAAACTTATATAAAATATGTTAAAAAATATGTATAAAAGAATACCAACATTTGATGAACATGTAAATGAAGGCACATGGAATAATGAAAAATATGGTTTCAGAATATCGAAATTTTTAGAACAGCATACAGGTAAAAACCTAACAGGCGAAATGAAAGTTCAAATTATTTTTAACGATTTTTTCAAAGCAAGTACTTATGAATATGCTAATAATTTATTATTGTGTTCAAGAATCGAAGGTTACATTAAATCGTATAAAATTCTTGAACATGATAGATTGATAGGCAGTTACAGAAATATATTTATTGTAGATGTTGATGTAATTAAATGGTACGAATTTTTACGCAAACTAGATGATGGTCATTTAGATAACTTTAAAATATTATAAGAAATGAAAAAGAGAATACCAACATTTGATGAACATGTAAACGAAGGCATATTGCAAAGTTTTATTGATTTGTTCAAGAAAAAACCTGATGTAAGTACATGGACGCCACCAGAATTTAAAATTGAAGCAACATTAAAAAAGATTTTAACTGACGATGGCTGGACAAACTTAGGACGTGATGAAGAAGGCCGACTAATCGGAAACAATACAAAGTACGGCGGTAATGGATTAGATGTTATCGAAACAATGCGTGATGAAAAAAAATTAAACTTCTAATATGAAAACCAGAATTCCATCTTTTGATGATTTCTTATTTGAATCTAATGATAGAATCATTACATTATATCATGGGACGGCTTCTGGGAAATTATCATCTATAAAGCTTAACGGACTTGATACTAATGCAGAAACAAATCAAAAAACGCATGGCTTTAATACAAGTAATCAAATTTCATTAAGCTTTAATTATTCTGATGCATATTATTATGGTTCATTATTTGTTAAAACAAACGAACCAGTTACTGTTTTGATAATTAAACTTCCGTATTCGTATATAGCAGGAAAAGGGCTTTCGTTAAACGAAGTTCTTGTTAAACAAAATATATCATCAAAATACATAATAGGTGCATATAAAGACAAAGATATCGTAAAATTAGATAAATTGTCAACAAATGAAACATATGTAAATCCTGATATGCTATCAACAAGTGATTTGCAACATTATAAGTCGCATTATAAAATTAACGAATCAATTGATGCCTTAGAAAAGATGGGGATCCAAGCAGATCCTGACAAACCTTCAATATTCTTATATACGATATATCGTACGCCAAGTTCCGATGAAATTAAGGAATTTGAAAATTATCCGCAACTTACAGCTGATGAAATATTGAACGGTTTTTGTTATACATGCATTGGCAGAGGAATTACGTCAAGTAGAAATATTGCATTAATAAAAGATAGCATAAATATGCTTATTGCTGCATACCCAGATGATCCTCGATATACTGAAGCATTAAGAATAAGCGATGAATTAAAACCTAAATTTTAAAACATTACTTCATAAATTGTTTTACCTTTTTCTGTAATTTCCCATTCGTTTTTCTCATTGCATACAGCAAGTCCTAAATGAACCATTTTTTGCAATGCTAAAATTATATCTTCTTCAGAAATATTTTCAATAATCGGAAGCTCATGAAAGATTTTTTCTTTTATGAGCTTCGTGTATATTATGCTTACTTGTTTATCATTCATATTAATTGTCCTTTCTTATTAAATACCATGTATCTAAATTTTATGCCCGATTTTAGTACAGCAGCCATTTTTAACGCATTTATATCTTCATTTTTTTGAAATGTCCATTCTGATTTAACTTCAATTATAGTATGCAAAGACTTGATATAAATATCTGGCACATATAAATGCTTTTTTTCATTACACACATAAAAAATATTGCCAAGTTCTTTGCGTATAGCTTTTCCTCCTATTATTATATCTTCTTCATTATAAGATAACAGCAATAATAAAATTGCTTTATTTTCGTATCCTTGCGTTTTCACAACAGCGCCTGACGGCAATATGAATTTATGCCATTTATATCGACCTCCGTAATTCAAAGCATCTGCCCTTTTTATTTTGTTCTCCTCTATACTATTGTATAATAATAATTTTTGTGATAAATTCTCTCGCCATTTTGCGTTATGTGATACAGCTTTCATAGATTCTGAAACGCGTGCACGAAGTTCATGAGTCCATCTATTTGGATCCTTAAGATGTATTTCCATTTTTTCTTTGTACATTGGATCTTCATATTTTTTTTTCATACTGCAATTTCGCGAACACGCAACTCTCCTATATGGCGTAAACATTTTACCGCATATCGGGCAAGCAATATCTTGCAATTTATTTTTTTGTATTCTTGCTTTGCCAATGCAAGAACGGGAACAAAATTGTGCACTTTTTTTATTTGTTTTGAATTCTTTGTTACATACCGAACAATTTTTAATATATGTTGTCATGATTTTTATTTATATATTAAAAGATACGCATTGTTATTTTGAAGTTATTTAAAATCTTACATATACACATCTATCTAAAAAATCTTGAGGAAACATATGTCTATTCTGCGTAATTAGCCTGAAAAAATCGCTATCTAGAATATACGTTGTTGCGTAATCGTTTTCATTCCTAACTGAACGACCAACACCCTGTAAGACCGACAGTATTGTAATCCATGCGTACCAATCTTTATCTGTCTTCATTTTCGCATTTACGAATTTGTCCATGAGCGATGGGTAAGGAACTTTTGCAAATATTTGAAACCGGGACTTATCATTTCCTAAATCTAATCCTTCTAATAGACTGGGACCCATTAGAACTTTATTGTTTGCACTGCTAAAATCAAATAAAACATTTTTTTTATCTGAACTATTTATGTATGAAATAATTCTATCACTTTTTATGTTTTCATTCAAGTATACACTATTTGTGTAACTTCCGGTGTGAATGATTCCATTCTCATTTTTGTGTTTTTCTAAAATTTCTGTTATTTTATTTGCAATTTTTGGCAAAGCAACTTCTTTATTTTTAAACGACATGCTTACACCTTGATAAATTAATATTGGCGAACGGTCAAAATTGAATGTACTAGGTATTTTTCTATACTTTGCATTGTTTGCATTTATACTTTTTGCAAACAGCGTAGGTTCACCCATCGTTGCTGTCATCATGACAGCAAAGTTATTTTTGTCATGAAAATGTTTTTTCATGAGGTATTTTTCATTGATGCAATTAAACTGTATATTTGCACCGTTTTGGTTTTTAATCATTGCTCTAATATCAGTTGACGCAATAATTTGATTATAATCTTCAAATTTACAATGTAGATCTTTGCATTCATCGCACAAGTTTAATCCTTTTCTCCATTCTGCTGGAACTGATTTGCCAGCATATTTTCTTCCTACGAATTTTTTTATTTCATCGGCGTGTTGAACAAACGAATGAAGCATTTTCTCAAACATTCTGTTATGAATAAACAATTTTGCATTATCGTCTTCAGCAACAATTTTATTTATGATTTCTTTCAATTCATATCCGCTATACGGAACTGCCATTGAATGTTCAGCAAGGAATCCTCGTAAACGTTCAAGCATAGGATATGTATTATCATTTACAATAGGACTAAAGTGTTTTTGTACAATGTTAACAACTTTATGCGCCTCATCGCATATAATAAAATCACGTTCATCAAATAACGCATGAGACGAATCCGTCATTTTTTCCAATACGTAATTCATTTGTATCAAATAATACGAATAGTTGAATATTGATGTTGGAGTAAAACTTGCGTAATCTCTTGCAAAATAATAAGGGCAGTCCTTATAACATGGTAGTTGTTTTGTTGCATTTGAATTTAAGTGCTTCATTTTACATTCACCAAGACTATGTTTTTCTTGGTTTTCTGTACAAAGATAATTATCAACACCTTTTACACTTCCAAATCCTAAATGCAATTTCAATACGTCTTGTTCGTATTGGTCTTGTAATGCAAGATCTGATGATAGAATATATCCTTTTTTGCCGAATCTGTTTAATACATATGAGGAGCATAATGCAATTAATGATTTACCGCTACCTGTTGGTGCGTCGATAAGATATATCTTTTTTTCTTCACCCATGCATGTTGCAACAACATCAATAATTGCTTCTTTTTGACCTGTCCTGAACTCGAAATTTGTCCACCCATGATTTTTAACGAACATGTCAATATATTCGTTTATTTTATCTTCAAGTTCTTGATTCATTATTTATCTAATCTTTTTATGTAATATATAATTATATACATAAAGTAAAAAAAGTTTATCATGAATCAACGAATACCTACGTTTGACAATTTCCTGTTTGAAGCAGGAATAAAATATGAACCTGGTTCGATTAGCGAACTATTAGCAGGACTGCGCGGTAACCAAGAGTTTTATGATTTTTGCAAAAAACATGGACATCCAAATCCACAAGCCTGGAATCCTATGGAATTTACGATGAGTTCTTGTACATTCGTTGCAAAATTTTTAGAGGAAAAAGGATTTGGTAAAGCATTATCAAGTCACGGTCCATACGGCATGGCACCACATGCTTTTGTTTTGTATAACGGATTATATTATGATTATGAAGCAAGAGAAGGCGTTAAGAATGTTTATGACTTGCCAAACTTTCAAGATTTACGATACAATGTTAAAAAAGGTGATTCCTGGCCAAATTACAAAAAAGAAATAGTCAAAAACGTACAAAATTTTAATTTTCAATAATGAAGCTACGAATACCAAATTTTGATGATTTTATATTTGAATCTAATTATGAATGGATTCCAATGACCGTTGCATCTGCTAAAATTGTTGCTGATGGCATGATAAAATTGTTTGCGCCAAATAGTGATGAAATTGCAAAAAACAAAAAAATTGCCGAACTTGTATTAGCTGCGCTAGAAAAGCATATTGAACGTATGAAGTATTTCGATAAATTTCCCGACTTCAAGAAATTGATTGAGGATAACGTAAAACATATAATTGCAAATGATAAACGTCATGGCATCGAACCTGAAGACCCAAACATGGTTAAGGCATATGCAATGGAATATGCAATGGAAACAATTTACGAAAGAACAAAGGGCCAAGAATCACAAGAAGAAAAAGACAAGAAAACACAAGTTACATTTTTCAATAAAGTTTTTAATGAAGGCGCGGCATTACGCACAAAAGCAATTACAAATGCTGGTTTGAAATTTTACAAACAGAACTTGTTTGCATTTGAGGAAATAAACAGAAAATTACGAACAGATCATTCAAAAATGAGTGAGCATGATTGGTCAGTTGCAACTGATGTAGGAAATGCAATTGACTTATTTAAAACATCAAAAGAAGTAACGGTTTTCCGTATTATTGATTCTGAAGATTTTCCATTTTCATTAAGCAAAGGAAAAAAGTTTACAGAAAAAGGAATACTGTCAACATCATTTGACATTAATTATCTTTTAGAAAACAAAGAAAATTTTGAATCACCAGTTATATTGCAAATAGTAGTTCCGTCTGGCACTACATATTACAGATTTCCGAATGATTTTGAATCAGAAGTAGTTTTTGATTGTGATCATGAGATTATAATAACTGATAATTCATACGAATATTTAGACACACCAATCATAAAATGCAAAATTATAAAGTAACAATGAATCAACGAATACCAAATTTTGATGATTTTGTTAATGAAGCAAAATCTGTTCCTAGAGAAAATACAGAACGTGAAACTGTATTAGATTACATTATCAAAAACAAACAAGTCCGTTTAGAAAAGCTCAAGGAAATTAAAGCGCCTGAAATTATCATCACAGGAACTGAGAACCAAATACATTTATTAAAATCAGGTCAATCAAAAATTAAAGGACTTGACATTTACGGTTCTAATATTTATAAAACGTTGGAATGGAGAAAAGGCAATGGTGGAGTTGATTTCATACAATTTGTAATGAATGATGATTCAGTTATAAATTATTTTCCAAATGCAAAATACGGAGCATTTTTCGCACCTAATACTAAAAAATAATGGAAAGCTTATATATCATAACAGACGGAGAAAAATACAAAATAGGTTATAGCAAAGACGTGGCTAATCGTAAGAGACAACTACAGACAGCAAACGGATCTTTACTGGATATTGTATTTGAATTTGAAACGGTTCATGGAATGAAATTAGAAAGATCCATTCAACGGTCAATGAAACATAAAAACATTATCGGCGAATGGTTTGATTTAGAAAAAGAAGATATTGCAAAAATAAAAGAACTTTGTATTTTGCAAGAAAAAAACTTTAACATCATAAAGAAAAATGAAACAGAGAATTCCTACGTTAGAGGACTTTATTAATGAATCGTCGAATGAAATTTTCACTAGTTCTGACATTATAGATTTGCAAAAAAATGGTGCAAGACCAGACGACACTTGGCAATCAATAAAATCATCGGCAAAATTTCAAAAAATAGATAATGTTAGTATTTCAAAAATTAATTGGTCAGAAAAAAATGTTGATATTTTAAAGAAACAAGAACGCAGATTAAACCGATTATTCGATGAAGATGATGGCACACAATACTATAAAGATGCCATTAAAAGAGAACAGTCAGAATTACAGCATATACAAAATCTTATTCAAATGGTAAAAAGCAATAAAAAATTAAATCCGATTGTTGTAGATTCAAATTATAGATTGCTTGATGGTTTTCATAGAATAGGTGCATATCAAATTGCAGGTAAAAAAACTATTGACATATTTAAAGAAATTTGATAATTTTTAAATTTATACTGCATGTGCCATTACAAAGAAAAATATACATACACAATGAAAAACAGAATACCAGCATTTGATGACTTCATAGTTGAACGAGAATTTCCATTTACAGATACATCATTTGTTACACGGATTCTTACTAAATTAAAATCTCAAATTTTAGAAAAAAATTTAGGAAACCTTGAAGTTGAAACAATTTTAAATAAAGCATTTAGAAGTTTTTTAGTTTCTTTTGAAAGTAACAGTGGACAATCTGCATTTGATGATATGACTAGAGTCGGACTGATTCAATCACGAATTGACCAAGACGGCAACATAATTGTTGATTATGCAGATTATTTTTATGAAACATTTGAAGACGAAGAATTATATGATGAATTTGGAACAGTTCTTGCAAGAATTCTTGCGCATGAAAGAACGCATGCAGGCCAATTAGATAAAATACGAATGGGAAGAAATTCTTATGACTTTTACAACATTTTAGGAAAAATAGGTAAAGACCCATCAAACCGTTTTAAATATTTGTCAAGCAAACAAGAAATGATGGCATTTGCGGTTGAATGCGTAGAAGAATTCAGAGGAATGGGATATTCCGATTCTGATATTTTACGTAAAATTAAAACACCGTTTAAAGACTATCAAGAATCCAATATTTTCTATTTATACATTGACTATTTCGATTATAGAGGTCATGTATTCGATAACGACGAAAAGGAAAGAAAAAAATGCAAAGACGTAATTGACGGATTCTTAAAATATATGTATCAATATATAACAAAACCGAAATCTTTAGAATAATGCAATTTAAACAACTATTAAATATGAATGAAGCAAAACAAATTTGGAACAAAAAAGTGTTCCTAGGTGGCACATGTAATGAATCTAAATGGCGTGATGAATTAATCAAAAAACTTAAGATTGACTATTTCAATCCAGTTGTTCCAGATTGGACCGAAGAATGCTATCAAGAAGAATTAAGACAACGGGAATCATGCGATTTTTGTTTGTACGTTATTACACCAAAAATGACAGGCAGTTATTCAATTGCTGAAGTAGTTGACGATTCAAATAAACGTCCAGAAAAAACTGTTTTTTGTTTTGTTTCAACAGATGAAGATAAAGAATTCGATAAAGCACAAAACAAAAGTTTGGATAAAGTTGGCGTAATGGTTGCATCTAATGGCGGTACTTATTTGAAATCATTAGATGAAGTTGCAAACTTTTTAAACATGGAATATTACATAGAGAATAATGAAAAATAGAATACCTACATTTGAATCATTTGAATTTAATGATTGCACACAATTATTTGAATTATCGAATAATAGTACTTTATATCATCATTCAATGGCAAAATTTAAAGTAGGTGATGTAATTACTTCACAGAAAAATGGTGATGGCGTTCATTGGCTTGCAAATGATCCAATGGAAATTGGATTAGAATTTTTCAGAAAAAAACATTATCCTGATAGACCTTCACGTTTCGATTGCGTATATTCAAGCATAATCCCAAGAACGCGATTTTCAGACAAAGGATATTTATATGTAGTGCAACCAGTTGGAAGTCTTTTTATGACAGATTCAATGATTATTGATAGCTTAGGCGATGAATTTATGAGAGAACGAATGACCCCGTATTATGAAACATTAACTATTAATGATTTCAAAAAAAATCCAGAGGAAGCTGAAAGAATTCTTTCTTATTATTCTGCAAAAAGATATTGGGATGGCGTTAAATCGCTGCCTAGGGAAAGATGGGGCGATATTGAAGTATTATCAAATTCCGCAATTGTGACACAGGTAATTGAAGATTCAGGAACAGTATTACGTCCAGGAATGGATGTTGTGGTTACGGAAGATAACATTATAGATGTGACAATGACTATTTATAATCAGCACCCGAAAGAAAATGATACTCAATTATTCGATAATGAACAAATTGCAACAATGTTAAGTTATATTGAAAAACATATCATAAACGGCAAATTTGAACAGCAATCTTATAATAAAAATGTCTATGATATTCGCGGGTATTTAAGAAAAGATGCAAAACTTAAAACTACATTTATACGTACAAATTTAGCAAAAAATGTGCATACGTATGATACCGTAAAAGGAAAGTATAGTTTAATAACATTCGATTTATACATCGATGGCCATTTATTCAAACGTGCAAATGAAGCACCGCTTTTCAGACTTGAAACAGCAATGTATTTGAAAAATAAAGCTTATGATATTGGTATGTATCTAAAGAAAGTTTAGTAATACCAGCAGCCAAGGCATTCTTCGATTCTGTTATCAAATTCGTATAAATCAGATAACGTTTGCTCGCCTTCTGGAAATGGCTCGTTTGTTTCAATTTTTTGCAATAAATCTTTAAGGTGTTTTACAAGATCTGTTCTAACTTTATTCGTTAGTTCTATTTCAACACTTTTTTCCATTACTTATTATCTATAATATCTTTGATTGCTTTTTTGTTTTTGATAAAGAATACCTCAACTCCATCTTCATCGTCAATCGAATCCAATAAACCTTTACGTTTTAAATTGTAAAGAAACACTGTTGACGCGCAGTTTTGTATTTCTAATAGCAATTCTTCTTCTGTAGGTTCTGTTAGATATAAACAAATAGTGCCGTCTTCGATAAAGTTTTTTAATGTCTTTTCGCCATAAACACTAGTTATTGCTGCTTCATAAACTTCATCCGGCGCATCGGTAACCATCTCGTTTCTTGATGCAGCGTCATCAATCAATACTGCTTTTAATGTAGGAACAAACGATCTTAAGTAATCCTGAATTTCTTCAGGATACTTAGGAAGGTTATATGTATTATTGTTGAAAGTTATCATAATCCTCTTTACTTTTGAATTCATTAAACCCTGTGATAATTAGATTAGACGTACTTGTATTTCTATCCATTATTTGTTGTTTCAATTTTGAATACAATGGCATTGTTTCTGATTCAACGTAATGAATACCGTAGCCGGAAGCCGAACGTTCATCTTTTCGTCCTTCCATGTATATATAGTAAAAAATAAAATATCTCATTATTTATCTGTAAAGAATTGTTAATGTATAACATACTTCGAGGTAATGTGTCGATTCCTTTGTTGATTGTGATTGCGTCATTTGCAATACTTCGATACCTTGAGCTTCTTCAGATATCAACCAATTATTCATACCATTTTCAATATCGCTAGGATAATTTCCGCTGATTACTTTTACTTTCATATTACATTAAATATTTAATTCCGTTTACTTCAATAAAATATCTGAACCAAGATTCATTACGAATCTCCGATTCTTTCATTGTTTTTTCTTCACTTCTGTAAGAATATCTGTCAGGTTTTTCTATATTGATAACTATTTTGTTATTCTTTTCATCTAATGTATACTTTCCAGTTACATAAGTACTTACCTTTTCTATATCAGATTGTACCCAACTGTACGAATTTCTGTATGGCTCATTAAGATATCCGTTGCCGACAAATTTAAATGTTCCACGACTTTTAGATATCATTGGATATAATGATGTTGAATATCCACGTGAGCATTTCGATTTCCATTTTACAATTTCTTCGTCAATGTTAACAGCTTCTTCAAAAACACTTGATACTTTAATTTTGTTCAATGACAACAAATAATTAGCATTCGATTGTCGCATGTTAATTTTATTTGGTGCATAATTTGGCGGTTCATTTTTTAAAACTTTCAAATCATAACTTTGTTTTGCAAGATTATATGTATCGACAAATTCCTCAATAGAAATAACAGATTTTCCAGATGGCTTCTTTGTTATTACTTGTAATGATGTGAAGAATTCATAATCGCCATTTGAATCCATTAGCACATGTAAACGTTCGTCTTTTATTGTGTAATGAGCAGAAGATCTGTACGCACTGAATGAATGACTTGCAGAAATACCCCAGCATTTGCCAATGTATGTGTATATTTTTTCATTCTTCATTTCGATTTCATCACCATTCAACAAATCCGTAGGTTTTATTGTAATTGCATTTTTCTTTCTTGTTGATTCTGTGGCAGACTCATATAATGCAGAATTTGTTGCAAGTAAAGCAAGATCTTTACCTTCCCATGCCCATACACAAGTGCCAACAAGTTTTCCTTCAATGATTGTTGAATTGCAAACCAATGCAACTAAATTTGCTGCTGTGATTTCAAGGTCAAATCCATAAGGATCTGATATTCTGAACATTGTTCGTCCAGAAGAAAACCATTCGGAACTTCTTTTATCAAATTCACTAAAGTAAAAACCTTCACGTGGAATATTGTCGAGAACCTGTGGCGCAATATTTTTATCTCGCCATCCTTCCCAAGATGTCTCTTTACGTAATTTGCCTTTGTCTCTAAAAGTTGCATATCCAAGTAAATATGATGGGCCATCAAAGTATTCTCCATCTACACCTCTAATATGCTTATGCTGTCTTTTATTGAAACCTACTTCAATTTTTTCAGGAATTATCAATGCCATAATTTATTTAATTTTTAGTTAGTAAATATTTTAATTTTTCAATTTCTTGAAGTTTTTCTTCAATTTGTTTGTTGATTTCAGCATTTCTTTTTTTGTCTGCCAATTGTTGTGCTGTCATTTTTGCTTCTGCTTCCTCTTCTTGTATTTTATCTGCAAGTGTTTTTGCATTTATTACAATAGGATCATTTAAAGGAAAAATACAAACTTCATAATCACTAATTGTTTTTTTAGGATCTGCTTTTCCACTATACGGACGATAGCTTCCTGCTTCTCTTATAAAATTTTTCAAAGCATCAATAGCACCTTTGGATGTTGCCCATGATGCTTTAGGTTGACAACCAGGATTAATAAATTTTGTATCACCAACTAATCGAATGCGATACATGAATTTTTCTTTCGGCTTTTTAATTTTTGACATGACAATAAGATTTTAATTACTTAACGTTAATGTATTGAGTTTTAAGCAATTCGATTTCTGCAATTTTTTCATCAATTGCTTTTTGTAAATCTGCTTTTTTCTTTTTAATTTCGCGTTGTTTTGCGGATAATGCCTTTTCTTTTTCTTTTTCAATACGTAATCTTACAAAAACATCAGCAGAAACTGTAATAGGATCATTTACAGGCAGCATACAGATTTCGTAATCTGCTAATGTTTGATTTCCATGCATATGACTTTTAATAGCGTCAATTGCACTTGAAGCACGTTGCCATGTTGATTTCGATTTATACCCAGGTGATAAGTATTTTGTGTCACCTTTCATTCGAATTCTGTATAAATATTTTGGTTCAGCAGGTTTTTTGCTTTTTGCAACTGCTGCAGTTACCGCATTATTACTTTTTTTGCATGAATCCTCATTATTTTCTTTCATTGCATCAATGATTGATGTAATGCCATTCTTTTTCGATTTTAATGGAAATTCAGTATTTGATAATTGAGCTTTGATATCTTCATACTCAGCTTTTTGCTCAACTATTGTTGGCACTCTTGTTAATCCCATATAAGCATGTATTGTTCTGTCTTGTCCTGCAATTGTGCGAGAAGAAGGTGTAAATGTTCCTGGTTTTATTAAAGCGTCAGGATCTGTAACAACTGTTGACCTTGTAACTGGTGTAGATGCTTTATCATTAATTGAAAGTTCACCTGACTTTTCATTATAATCAACATCAATTTTTGAAATTGCACCTGTACGTATTGCAGCAGCAAATGTTACATCTTTAATGTCAAACCCATTGATTTCTAATGTTTTTCTAACTAAAGTAGTTTTATCAAGAACGATTTTCTGTTTGTACTTCATGTCAGCAGGTTCATTAATAGCAAATGTTAATGAATATTCATTATCAGATACTGTAATAATAAAACCGTTCTTTACTCTAATTTTGTCAGTTCCATTGATAATGGCATTAGACAAATCGAGAATTGTTTCATGTTGCAAACGAGGTTGCATAATGTTTGCCATTTTAGGCAATGAACCTAAAAGATTCATCCAGTCGAAGTTATCGACAAGTGCTTGTGCTAAATTGATTGGTGTTGTCATATTTCTTATAATTGTGATTTAAAAATGTCTAAATGTTTTGCGGTTGATATTGTGTATAAATGTTCGGTGAGTTCTGTACAATTATGATACTTTTCAAAATTACGTATCATTCGATTGCATGCGTTGATATGTCCTTGACGTGTGCAAGATTCAATAGTTTTGCAAATTTTTTCTACGCTATCTTCAATTATTATAGCTGTATATGGATTCCATGGAATCCATATTTCCGGTGTCTCGTTCATTATTTTGTTAATTTAGTTAGCATGTATTGTACTTCAGATTCTGTTAGTTTGATTACGTTCTTCAATTTTATTTTGCAGATTTCATCAATTGATAACATGGAATACACTAATGAATTTTCATTGTCGGCAATCAATAATGCAACGGCAAATGCAGTTGTTGTATCATTAGCAACAGCAAGGTTTTCATTTAACGTTTTTACCGTTTGTCTGAAATTTGCATTTTCAATTGCAGCTTCAGATAATTCATTTTGTATTTCATTAATACTCCAAAGTTTATTTTCGATTTCCGTCCCGTTCAAAAAAGAAAAATCACTTCGAATATTACTTCGGAATCTTTCCAATTCTCCAGGAAATGCTTGTGCAAAATATGAATCAGAATTCATCAATTCTTCAATCAATTTAATTTCGGCGTTTTTCGATAATGTTCCCATACAATAAAGTTTTAAGTTAAATTAAGCAAAAATCCACATTGAAACAAAAAATAAACCAAAAAAACCAAGAATGATTACAAATCCTTTAATTGCTTCAGCTTTTTCATTTGTAGGATTTACAACAATTTCAGATAATTTAGTGTCAGTATAATTTTCCATAGCGATTTGTTTTTATCAATTAATTAAAATCAAATATACAACATTTATGAAGCAATAGCAATAGTTTATGAAAATAATTTTACATAAGATGATAATGAATCGTATGCATCTGTTAATTTGAATTCTTCAACTATTAATTTTCCATCGTATATTTTGCCGTTTATTGCATCAACTGAAATAAAATCGCCTTCTTTATAAACTTTATTGTTAATTGTTAATGTTAATGTTTTCATATCAATTGTCATATTGCTACAGCCAACAACACAAGGTTTATTCATTTGTCTTGCAACAATTGCTGCGTGGCATGTCATACCACCTCTTGTTGTTATAACGCCATCTGATAATTTCATACCAATTAAATCAGCAGGTGATGTATCAATTCTAACTAAAATTGAGTTTTCTCCGGATTTATTAAATTTTTCAACACTTTCATTATTAAAAGCAATACGGCCAACCGCAATACCGCTTGATGCACTTAATCCTGTTGAAATATGAATATCGTTTACTTTTAATCTTTTTGCATTAAGAAAATGCAATTGAGTTTTATCTATTCTATTCAATGCAGTATTAGGTGATATTAAACCTTCGCACGCCATATCATATGCAATATTAACAGCGCCAAGTATATTACATTTTGCATTTCTTGTTTGTAAAATGTAAACAATTTCATTTTCTATCGTAAATTCGATATCTTGAACATCGCCATAATGTTGCTCTAATTTATTAGCATAAGATATGAGTTTACTATATGCAATTGGCATTGATTCTTCTAATGAAATGTAGTTTTTATTTCGTTCAGTTTCATCTATAAAATTATCAGTTGCCCATTTTGCCGATTCATATTTCGATATTTTTTTAGGTGTAACAACACCTGATACGATATCTTCACCTTGTGCTTTTGTCAAATATTCTCCAGTTATCAGATTTTCACCTGTAATAGGATTTCGTGTAAATAATACACCCGTTCCTGAATTGTCATTTATATTTCCAAAGACCATTGATTGTACAACAACAGCAGTTCCTAATGAATCATCTATGCCGTATGATTTTCTGTAATAAACAGCAACATCATTATTGAAAGAATTGAATACTGCAGATATTGAACGGAATAACTGCGTGTATACATCAATAGGAAATTCTTCACCGATTTCTTTGAAATACAACTTTTTATATTCTGCAATTGCTGTTTGCAATTCTTCTACTGTTGCGTTATTATTGCAAAAATCAAATAAATCTTCATCGATGCCAGACACATGAATTGCAAAAGTTTCGATGAATTTCAAATATAATCGTAATGGAAATATTGCATCTCCAGTTTCTTTAGCAATTACATTAACAATATCATCATTGATTCCAACATTTAAAATTGTTGTCATCATGCCAGGCATTGATTCAACACCGCTTGAACGTATTGATAAAAGTAATGGATTAGAACTTCCGCCGAACAACTTGTTTGTTTCTGATTCTAATGTTTTTATATCATTAGTAATATGCTGTTTTAATTCAGATGTTATGTTTTTATCGTTTTTCCATTTTGCGTATGCATCAGTTGAAACAATAAAACCGTATGGCAATGAAACATTCAAACGATTCATTTCTAAAAGATTGAATCCTTTTCTACCTACTGCTGTTAATTCGGCAGTATCTGAAAAATTTGTTCTAAAAAAATACGATAGTTTATTCATAATCAATTTTTAAAATCAAATATACAACATTTAGAAATCATTAGCAATGGTTTCATCTAAAACTTTATAATAAAATTTGTAGCATTGTGATTCGTTTCTTTTCACAATTGTTTCTTTTTATAAATAACTTAAATTCTAAAACCTCACGACCTGGTGGAACGTTTACTCCTTTTTTATTGAAATGATATTTCAATTGTAAAAATTCAGGATATCCACGTTTCATGTGTTCTGCATTGCAAATTGGAATATAAACACTTGAATGCATGTCGCCATCATGTAATGCTTTTAAACTATAACGTCTAATCAACGTGTCAGCCGCACCGTATAACAGTAATTTAAAAGTTAATTCATTAGGTTCCCATTCAGATGGCGATTGTGGCCATTGTTCGTCATGATAATCTGCTTGTTCACAAATTGCAGACATGCACCGTTTCTCACAAAAATTTCCAATTGCTTTTGCAAATGATTTGATACTAATTTTTGGTTTTTTCATTTTCTTCTAAGTATTTGTTTGCTGCTTTACGAACTTGTTCTTTTGATTTAAACTCGCCAATTTGTGTTAAAATACCATCTTCGTGTGTTTTTTTGCCTTCATAATTAGCATGAAATAACAAAAATCGTGATTCTGTTACCGTGATAATAGGTATTTCAGATTTCCCTAAGCCAGTTCTATTTTTTTCTGTTTCTAAATAATATGATGCCCAAACCTTAGTTTTTATAATAAACGTTGGCCTACGCCAATCATCTTTTTTCAATTCGCCACAGCCGTTTTTTCTATATATCCATGATATTGTTGAATTTTCTAATTGTTCAAACTTATCAGGCACATAATTTTCATGCAACTTTTGTCCTTTATCATATTGGTCATCCCAAGTAAACTTTAATTGCGATGCGGTTTTGGGCGTTATTTGCAAATCGTACGGTTCGTACTCTATTCCATTAATATCTTTAGCAGTTACTTCTAAACATGATACCATTTTTTTGAACATACCGCCTCTTAAGTTAATCGACATTGTATCGCTTCCAAATTTGTATAATGAATTGAATTGCACAATAGTTCCTGCAGGAATTTTGTACGATTTATTTTTTGAATCGTATATATCAGCGTATGCTGCAAATTTAAAACGTGCGCCCCACGATGTATGTAATTCCCAATCATTTAAAAGAATTATGCATTCTTTACTTGCTGGCAACCAAAGTTTACTCATTAGTCTCCTCTTTTCGTTTTTTTCTGTATGTCTTCACAATCTGATTCCAAGCATCTTTATTTTCTTTTCGCCATTCACGATTATAATCGGCGACCTTTTCTTTGTTTTTATCTCGCCATTTTTTTTGATACTCTTTTAATTTCTCTGGATTGTTTTGTCGCCATTCCTTTTGAGCTTGACGTTGTCTTTCCTTTTGTTCTTCTTCAGTGAGTTTGCTTGACATAATGTTAATTATTTTAAAGTATCTTCAGAATTTTCATCTGAAGCTGTTGGTATAGGTTCAACGGATGAACCAAATAGTTTCATTCTTTTTGTTGTTCTTTTATTCATTTCTTTACCAATGAAATTTGCATTTTTATGGAATTTTTTTATTCTTGCAGGTTCAGCAGTCTTTAAATCGAAATATATGCCTTCTTTATCTTCACGTTTATCAACTATTTGAAAGGAAACAACATTACCTTCTGCATCAATAATCATTGATAATGCTAGTCCTAATCTGTGAAAAAATTGTCGGTTCGCTTCTTGAAGATATCCTTTATCTCTAAATTCTTCTCCAGACATTGTTTTCAAATCTTCCATTACTTTTCGTCAAATTTTGGAATAGTTGAAACAAATTTTATACCGTTCTTTTCATCTGTATTTTTCCAAATTGTCTTTTGAGCAGTCTCGCTGTATTTTTCAGACAATACTTTTACGTTATTGAAACGTTTATATGTTGCAACATATTCGTCTGGATTTTCAATGTTATAAATCTTTTCGCCGTTTTCGTTTACAATAAACCAGCCTTTCATTATACATTTTTCTTTGTGTCCTGGTTTTAAAACAGGTTCCTTAGTTTCTTCCATATTGTTTCTTTTTTATTTTGTGAATTTTCGTTTTCGTATAAAGCTTTATGCCTATCAGGTATTTCAAATGAACCGCATATTTTATCTTCAGATTTATTTGGTGTTGGACTAGTCAAATTATGTGTATTGTACCAAGGTCCTTGACATAATACAGAATTTTCAAGGTTTGTCTCCCATTCTTCTTTTGTTATTGTCATTTTAGCACCAGCAAACCCGGGTTCGCTTATAAGATAATCACCATACCGTATGTTTGGGTATTTTCTTGGACTAAAGTCAGGTTCGGTTTTTCCTCTACTTTTAAAATCATCAATACTTTGTTGATTTTGTTGATAAATTGGACTTACCGACACCTCAACATATTCATTGCATTTATTGCAATAAAATCCATTGTAATCTGTTTCTGCAGGTCTTTTTATTTTGTAAGATCCGCAATGATTGCAAACTACTGGGATCTTTTGTTTTGTTTCTTCATTAAAGAAGTAATCATAAACGTTTCCTGACATATCAAGTATTTTAATTTATTTCAACATATAATTCAGTATATAATTCATGTCCTTCTGATTGTAAAATTTCCTTTTTTGCTTTATCAATTGCTTCTTTTTTAATGTCGTCATCAGCAATTAAAAACCAATCATTTAATTTTGCAATACGAACTAGCTCATTATAGTATTCTTCATCAATTTTACCTTTTAATGGAATTTGTGGGCATAACGGACTGTCGAATGATAACTTTCTACCATCCCAATAAATCAAAAAGTAATCATGTTCATCACCACCTATTCCAATCAATCTTGCAACATTGTGATATCCCGTAATTAAAAATTGACCTTTACGTTCATTGAATAACTCAAGTAATCTTTCTAAACTTTTATCCATTTGATTATTATTTTATTTTATATACACAAGCAATTAAAAGTTTACTTTTTCAGTTTATTCTCCAGCATCGGTATAATTACCAATTCAAATGTTTCCTTTTCTGTTATGTAGTTATCTTTGTTTACCTGACCAATGCTTCTACTTGAAATAGAGCATGTTGATTGTTTGAATACTGATTCAAGAAACTTTGGATCGTCAAATTTGATTTCATTATTCTGATTTGCATAACCAACAATTTCATCTTTATATTTTACAGGAATTGTGTATAACTTCATTTTTGTAAGTCGTTCTTCACGTCTTAATAACGTGTCAGCCCATTTTACACTTGCATTAAAAGTATCAGAATCGTTTTCAGTATTTATCATGCACATTGCTGCTTTTCGATACTCATCATATGTTGATTGTTTTTCATTGATTTTTGCAAACTCGTCCTTTGTTTTCCCATCACGCAATTTGACGCGTTTTAATCTGGCTTTGAAATCATCGGTTGCATTTGTTCCCGCAACAACCGCAATTACTTTATCGTATTTTGATGAATTGCCCAAAGACAATGCTTGTGCACATTCAACTAATACGTAATCTGCATGCTGATTATCGCACCACATATCAAATAATGTATTGATATATGGAATCATAAAATCTTCGATTATTTTTTTCTTTTCATGATTTTCATAGAATTCTGTTACGAATTCTCGTTTCAATCGAAATTCTTCTGTGAAGCAATCCTCACCAAATACTTTTTTATACACTTCTTGCACTACAGGATTCTTTAATGCAATTCTGTTTTCATTATCAACAAAAAATACAGGAACGCCAAGTTCTTGGAATTTTTTAGCAACAGTAGTTTTACCTGCTCCAATATTTCCAGTAAGTAATACTTTTAACATTATTTTTTTTCTTTAAATTGTTTTTTATACGAATTCCATGTTTTCTTACAAGATGTTGTAAACATCGGTTTATCATTTAATCTATCTTCTTCAGATTTATAAATGTAATAAGTTGTTTGTTCTAAAAAGACTGCTCCGTTGATTGATTCTGTTTTAATCATTTTCAATATGTTTTAATTCGTTTGCATACCATTCACCAACCCACCTTTGATATCTAGGTTTTACCATAACGTAAAAGCCATTTTGAGAAATAACTCTTCCATATATCGGCCGAGGTTTATTTTCAAATTGTTTACCCAAGTTACCAATAATTATAACTTTTTCGCCATTTACATACGTATGTCGGGCTCTTTTTTGTTTTGGTTTTTCCATGATATGCTACTATACATTAATGTTATTCTAATGAACTTATTATAACTTTTAATATACAACTATATCAAAAATTATAAGTCAGATATGAATTTCTATTTTGGGTTAATAATTATTTTATATCCTTCAGTTATTGCAATTTCCATATGTCCAAAATCAAGACACCGTCCTACTGTAAATCTTGGGTGATTAGATTCAAATATTCTTAATTGAATTCCATCATTATCTTTCCACATGCTGCCTGCTTGACTTTTAGGTTCCGCAAAGCATACAATTTCTCCGTATTTTGCCATAATTTAATATTTTATATTATATACACAAAAGGCAGATAGTTTAACTTTGAAAAGTTTTAAAACTTTGAAAACTTTAATGAATATATAAATAAATTAATACTTATAAACATGACACTTTACACACCTGCGCAAGTTGCAAAATTATTCGGCGTATCAACTAACACAATCCGAAACTACGAATCTCAAGGTATTATTCCTAAAAGATTGCCAAGCGGTTATAGGAAATACACAATTCAAAACATCAAGGAACTTGTGGACCTTTTAGGAATTGACTCCGATGAAATTAAAAAAATTCTAACAGATGAACAAAACTAAATACTTTTACGTTTACAAACTTGTACATAAGGAAACTGACGAATTTTACATAGGTTCTAGAGTTTGCAATTGTAAACCTGAAAAAGATATAAACTATCTTGGTTCAATGAAAACATGGAAAACCGATAAATCGAAACTTTTAAAATCAATTCTTAAAACTGATTTTACTGCGACTGAGGATATGATTGAATTTGAAAGTAAACTTATATCAGAAAACATTAAAAACCCACTAAATCGAAATTACCACATTCCTAATTTAGGTTTTAGAACACACGGCAAAACTGCAGTTAAAGATAAAGATGGCAATGGGTTTCTTGTTGACGTTAACGACGAAAGAATACTAACAGGCGAACTTCATCATGCGTGTAAAGGAAAATTTACGGCGCAAGACAGAGATGGAAATACTTTTCAAATTGCAATAAACGATAATATGTTTTTATCAGGTAACGCTTTCGGTTTAGCGAAAGGGATGCTGCCTGTTAAAGATAAAGATGGCAATACGTTTCAGGTTAATAAAAACGATCCTAGATTTATTTCAGGCAATGTAACATCAATTTTTAAAGGAAAGGTTGTTGTAATTGATAAAAATAATAATACACTACAAGTAGATACTAACGATCCTAAATATATTTCTGGGGAATATGTGCATAACACAACAGGAAAGACAACTGTTAAAGATGAAAATGGAAATACGTTCCAAATTAACACAAACGATGAAAGATATGTATCAGGAGAACTTCATCATATGAATATTGGTAAAGTTCCTGTTAAAGACAAAGAAGGCAATAGCTTTCAAGTTGCTAAAAATGATCCTCGACTTTTATCTGGTGAATTACAGCATGTTACAAAAGGTGCCAACATCGGTAAATGTATCGTTAAAGATGCAAATGGCAAAATATATCGTGTAGATCGTACAGATCCTCGGTTCATATCAGGCGAACTTGTGCATATTGCAGCAGGAAGAATTACTGTAAAGGACAAAGAGGGTAATACATTCCAAGTTGATAAAAACGATCCTAGATATTTATCAGGCGAATTAATCAGTATTAACGCGGGTATGGCGTGGGGAACTGGAAAAGATAATACGCCTATCAGAACAAAAATCGATGATCCAAGATTTAAAACTGGAGAATTACAGCGAGGTCGAAAATACAGAATACGTTAGTCACGTTTATTGTAAACCGTAAACTCTTCTTCAGGAACGAATACCAATTCGTTTTTAGCACGAGTACATGCGACGTAGTCTATGTTGCGTTCTTGCTGTATGTCCATATCCTTTTTCGCCCATGGTGCTTGTAGGATTTTTGGTTCAATGATAAATACTTTGTGCGATTCTAAACCTTTAACTTTATGAATTGTTGAACAACAAATTCCTGCTTTATTATCAGCAAAGATTGCAGCAATCAATGATGTTAATTCAGAAACCTTACTTAAACGTTTTGAATCTGTAAGAATTTCCATTACTTGAATTTTTTCTTCGAAATTTCTGTACGATGTTGTGTTTGTTGCCTCTTCAGGTGTCATTCCTAAGCCCATCAATTTAACTCTAATTTTTGAAAGGTCACCGTAAAGTGTTGAAATTGCACCTTTAATAGTTGGGCGTTTTGTTTTCTCCAACATTGTGATTAAGTTTTTTCCTATATCAGAACCTTTAACGTATGCTTTTTTATGTTGAGCAATAAATTTCATACAAAGGGTAACAAGTGGACGAGTTGTACGGCAAAGAAAATGAAAGCACCGATAATTAAAATTTGTCCTTTTTGCTTAATTGAATTTATTGCAAAACGAACAAAGTCAGTTTTTTGTTGTAGATCGCATGCGCAAACATATGCAGCAAACAAACCCGAACGTATTGCATTAAGTTCTTTAAATGCAAAAGCTAGATGGACGGATGCTACATTCAGAAATCATATGTTAGAAGAAATTAAAAATTTTGCATCATCTGCGGAATTCAAAGAAAAACAGTCGGTTGTTCAAAAGGAAAGACAATCTCATCAATCGGTAAAAGCGGAAATTAGCAAACGTTCCAAAGAACAATGGGCAAGACAAGAAACGAAGGAAAAACAATCTGCATCGCAAAAAATTGCGCAAAATAAGTCAGACGTTAAAGAAAATAAGTCACACAAACTTAAGCAAATAACAAATGAATGGCACTGGCGTAAAAGACAATCCCAAAATATGTTAAATTTATGGAAAAATGCAGATTATGCAGAACGTGTATTTGCTGGAAATAAAGCAGCAATGTATAAACGTTACGATTTTATATTGCCATCTGGCACAATAGTAAAGTTGCAAGGATATGAACCTCGCGCATTGCGTGAACTGTTAGAAACTTATCATGAATCAGATATAGTAATCGGCGTTAAAGAAATGAATTCCGTCATAGGAACAATTTCGTATTTGTTTGAAAGTAAAGAAAGAACATATTATCCAGATTTTTATATAAAGTCAACTAATACAATAATAGAAGTTAAAAGCACGTGGACGTTTGAATCGGAAAAGGAAAAAAATATAGCAAAAGAACAAAGTTGTTTATCAAAAGGATTTGCTTTTAAATTTATTATTTATTAAATCGTGCAAATGCCTTCTCTGTTATAAATATTTTTCTCGACTTTTTAAATTCTAACAAATTCTTAGACGAAGTATAGCTCATTGCACTTGACAGATAATGTTTAAAATTTTCAACCCAACCGTCAATTGTGTATTCAACAGGATTCATTCTTGTAATTCCTTCCGACGTTTTTATTACGTCAGCGCCTAAAGATTTTTGTGCACCTTTAGTACTCATTCCTCTAAATTTTTTGAAAAATTGAGTTCCGTAATTAAATGCAATTTCTGTTTCCTCTGCATATTGATTCACCTTTTCACCTGGTTCAGTCCAGCCATCGTTCTTTTTATTTTGTTTGTATGTATCGCCACAACTTTCCAATGCTTTATTGAAAATTGAACCAATCATACAAAAATCAGCACCTAACGCAAGTGCTTTAAGTATATCTGAGTAACTTTTAAATCCACCATCTGCAATTATTTTTGCAGGTTTTTCTAATCTTAAAGACATTTCATAGCATTCAGAAATAAGTGATGCCATTGGATAACCTATTCCTGTTTGAACAGTTGTAAGACACCCGCTGTTATGAACAATAATTCCGTTTATATTATATGAATGATCTGTTTCTATACATAAATCATGTACTGTACCTTCGTAATATTCAACACTTTTTTTTATTTCTATTAAATTAAAACTTCGTTTTCCCATGATTTTATTCTTTTAAATTCGCATTTTAGATATGTTCGTATTTCTTCTTCTCGTATTTTATCTTTCTCTCGTAAGTTCCCATTTCTATCAAAATGATATGGCTCATCATATTCATATACAATATTATTTATTTCATCATAGCCATCAACAAAATAACCTAAATCTTTAATATGATATTCGCCGCCGTTCAATGCATGACATATTTGCGTATTTGTCTTTTTTGCAAGTTTATCAAAATACGTGCAGCCATTTACATTAAAATTGGGTTGATGAATACAACCGTTTGGAAAATACATTGCAATACGTTTAAGCATTGTAACTCTAAGATTTCTTCTATGTTCTGTTGAAAATTCGCGGCCTTTTAATGATTCTGATATTTTATCTAAAATGTCATTCCATTTATCTGTTTCTTTTAACTTTCGTATCGCGTTTTTCATATTTTGTTTGTATGCTTCAAACTTTATATCTGCCACTTCTTTCCCATATTTTTCTTCCCACACAGAATAAACAGATTTACCAAACATTGGATTATTATCGCATGAACTCGCAAACTGTTGTCTCACTTTGTACGCTTCAAACTTTATATCTGCCACTTCTTTCCCATATTTTTCTTCCCATACAGAATAAACAGATTTACCAAACATTGGATTATTTTCGCCATCGTATTTTCCTTTCATCCCATCAGACCTATGTTTTTTCATTTCTGGAGAATGCCGTTTATTATAAAACGGATTATTTTCGCCGATAAAATTTTCTTTGATATGATTATCCCACATCGAATTGCCTGTTTCTTCACCATACTTTCCAATCCATATTGTCTTCAAAGATTTTTCAAACATTGGATTATTTTCGCCTTTAATTCTGCATTTTCTACATAGAAAGATTTTATCCAATTTTGGCCGTGATCTTTGAACAGTTTCATGTCCGCAATCGCTGCATATAATTTTATTGAATTTCATATTTGCTTCCTTTGCACGCATTTCATTGCCATCAATAAACTTAAATACAAAACAATTTTTATTTTTTAATTCATACGCAATAACTTGAACGTCATCAATATAAAATGTCGGTATTATTTTTGTTTCCATTTCTTGTTTATTTTATATATAAAGAATATGAAATGCAAATTATACAAGAATTGGAGTTGGGCTAATATTGAATCAATAAATGTGTGTTTTCATCCAAATCAACAGCAGATATCCATTTTGCATATGCTGATATGTTATCATCATCGACTATATCTTTATACTTTTTGTCAATAACGTAGTATTCATGATTCATTGTTGAACCTTCACCATTAATAAATATTATGTCTTCTTCTTTATTATATGTATATGTTTCTATTACTTTTTGCCATATGTTTGTGTGTGTTAAGACATAATCACCAACTTTAACATCTTCTATATTTTTCAATCCTGTTTTTGTCAAAACTTTTGTTCCTCTGATGAAACAGCCGCCTCCAATACCGCAACGAATTGCATCGGCGCCAGCAATTGATAAATCCCAATACGTTTCTGGATTAGCAATATTACCTACCATAAGATACAATTTTGTTCCGTATTTTCTTTTTGCTGCACCGATAGCGGATGACAAACTTGCCATGTGTCCATTAGCAATATCAATAAGTACATAATACGTTCTATCATTACCTAAGATTAATTTAGATAATGTTGAATCTTTTAAAAACAAATCAGTAAATTGCGTTAAACTGTATGATTTAAAAATTTTTGCAAAATCGCTGTAATCTTGAGACCTTGCATCTTGTACTCTTGGAAATACTGCATATATGTTATTATTCAAAAAATATTCATAGTTATCATTATTAATAACAGTATCCATTGGTGCTGTCATAATTGGTAACATGCCATCATCATTAAACAAATTGCATTCGCTTCTTGATGAAATTTCCGTCGATACGGATGGGACGATAAGAATATCGTCAAAATCAAATTTTCTTTCTATCATCTTTTCCTTTTTTAAGTGCTTTTTCGATTCCGTCGCATATTGCAACAAAATCTGGGTTTAACGATTGTCTTAAATATACGCCTGTGCCTTGTAATGAAGTTTCGGCATAACACTCAACAAGTTCGATAATTCTATTCTGAATTTCTTTTTTATTGTGTTTCCAATCAGCGCCTTTTGTTTCTTTTGACATTTCAATCATTTTCATGATTGCTTTTAGTTCTTTATCAAAATCCATAAATTAATGTTTTAGTTTACAATTATCAAAATGAAATAATTTAAAATTACTTTTTCCAGATTTTCCACAATGCGGGCATTCGTACACTGGTCTATATTGGTTTTTTGCAATTTCCCGTTTCTTTTTACGAAATGCTTCACGTTCTTCTTCTGTCATCTTTGCAAAATATGCTTTACTAGTTTCGCGTAATTTTTCACGCCGTTTCTGTTTATCATCTTCGGACTTTGCATCAATTGTTTGTTTGAATTTTGCTGTGCGTTCTTTAAGTTTATCTTCTGACATATTCAATACACGTTCGCTAGCATCTTTGCGGATTTTTTCTTTATGTTCATCAGTTAAATTATTAAACGCATTCCGTAAATTCTCTTTTTTCAATTCTCTTTCATCGTCTGTTAAATTACGCCATTGTTGTCTTACATTTTCTTTGCAATTTTCTTTCTGTTCGTTTGTCATGTTAGACATTCCTTGCTTTACCGCATTTGCAATATTTTGTCTTTCATCTTGCGACAATTTTGACCATCTTTTCTGCATTCCAAGAGAATGCTTTTGCTTTTGTTCTTCCGCAATAATATCAGATTTATAAATCTCGGCGTATGTTTTTCCTTTTAATGCATCAGATAATTTTGTTCGTGTTTCCGCAGTAGGACTATAATCCAGTATCAATTTACCGCCGCCAGTGATTAAATTCATACATAATGGCTCATTTATTAAAGTGATTGTTACAATTTCTTTTTCTCTTAAAACAACAGATGCTCTATCTTTGCAATATTCTAAAATTTCAGTTTTAAAATTGTTACGTCCATACTTTTGTATTGAACGCCACAAATATAATCCCGAACCAATGTAACCATCATTCAAATCAAAAGTAGAATGCATACCGATATAAAACTTATTATTTATAAGATTTGTTGTTTTATAAATATAATGATACGTGTGAGGTTTCCTTGCCATAACTTTAATTTTTATTTATATATTAAAGTTTACGGTACATTTTATTCACGCCCAATATCCTCTAGCGTCAGTGCCATCACCCATATCCCAATCACTATCTTTGTCAATGTTGACAACACCAGTTCCTTTTATGATAGTGTTCATTTCAGCCCATTCTGCATTGGCAAGATCATTAGCTTTTCTGATACATTCTGAACGTTCTTCTGCTGTTTGTTTGCCGTCTGTTGTAACCACACGATATAATTTTTCGCCTTTAGGTTTGTCTTTTGTTTCTTCTATTAATTCAAAATCGAATTCTTGGTCATATAGATATCCACAGCGTTCAGCGTAATCATCTTTTAAATGGTTTTCACAAAGTTCAATCCAACGTTTCATTTGTTTGACTTTTAACCCTTTGCTTGTATTTTCTTCATAACCTTTATCTATATCGGCTAATAGAATTCCCATTTGAAATTTTTGCATTTCAAGAATATATGCGTAATCCCATGGACGCATTTTAGTTACAACTTTGAAATATTTTCTTAATGCCCAAAACGTCCATTTTGCATCATAATACAAATCAACCCATTTAAGCCAAAAGTAATATTTAAGATTAAAAAGGAAGATATCTTTTTTAGTTCTTTTCATATTTTTTATTTTTTATCTTTTTTGCAATATGCATCCCATGCACATAATATTTCGTAAAATGCATCAGTACTATCTGCTAAATATTCTTTATTATCAATTGTTGCTTCCATTGGCGTTTCACCAAATTGACAATCATACATAAACCATTCAAGCCAATTCGATTCGCATTCTTCTGGTGTATCACAATGCTCAACTGTTATAGCCCACAATCTTTGAAATGCCAAATTCAATTGAACAGATAATGTTGATGCCATATTGCCATCAATGTATGTTTGCATGAATTCTGTAAACTTGTTTTCAAGTTCGTGTTGTTCTTTGACTGCATTGATTATGTAATCAAAATCTTTTTTACTTATCATCATCAATATCTTTAATGTTGAACTCTACATTTCCTGTTCCGTTCATTTCGATTGTTGCTCGAACAACTTCCCCGAAATCTTCACCTTCCGCAATTTTTGCAAATTCTTTCAATTTGCTTTCGTCCATTTCATTAACTTGACTAATGATATCGTACAACGTTTTAATCAGTGCAGCATCGGCTTCAGTTAATAAATTTGCGCCACATTGAGGACATGGTTTGTTTAACCATTCTGCAATTACAGCATCAGCATCTGTCCATAAGACGGTATTATCTTGCCATCCGCATTTTGGATTATCGCATTTTATCCCGTTGCTTTCGATTTCAACATTTACTTTTTCTTTTGCCATTTTTTTGATTTTTATTATTAATGTTTCCTTTTCCAAATGATTATCTAAAAAGGGACTGTTCGTTGTGATTGTTCCATCTGCAAGTTCATAATAGATTTTGCCATCTACCGAATAAACAAGTGGAATACCACGTTCTTTGTTTTCTAATTGTACTTCACGAATTGCTTTATTACCAATGCTTTGAATTTCAAATCCTTTTAAGTACAAATTAAGATCATCAAATTTTTTGACTTCCATAATTTATTTTTTTTACAAACAACGTCAAACAGTTGTTTTTATGTACCCATGATTATAAGGGTCTCCTTCAATGTGGTTTAGTTTATATTCAGCAAGTATTTCAATTACAATGTTTTTCATTGCTGTTGAATTTCCTGTTACAAAAATAACATCAACATTTGCATTCCAGTGTCTTTCAATTTCTCGTATAATATCATTTCTAACGGATATGTGAGAACGTCCATGCAAATCTAAAACGTACATATTTATTCAAATTTATAAGATTTCAGTGTTTGAAATCTTTTTGTTAAATCGTCAATTTCTTCTGGAAAGCAAGGTCCTATACCTATGCATGTTATTGTCGGTTCAGTGAAAACTGTATAACCTGCATCTTTTATTATTGCAACAGGAATGTTTCTTGCTTTCACATCTTCTGCTAACTTTAATAATTTGTCAAGACTTTTGCATCCCAATATAATTTTAACAAATGGTCCATCTAACCAAAGTTGTAAAGCAGAACCTTCCTTTGTAATTAATGTTCGAACGTCGCCAGACTTTGTCATTTGATTATACACAGGTGCTTCACTTGCATGCGATATTTGTGCACCTAATTTGCCCATTGGCATAACTAAATCGGTTCTTACAACAATAACTTGTTTTGGTAAATTTTGAGGCATATTGCTTTTTATTTGTTTGATTTATATATACATAACTATCCGTTAGTTTTCTACTATATGCAGTTCATGCGCTTCAATATTCAACGGCACTTCTAATTTTTTGCGCATTTTATCCATCACGCATAACGGAACTTGTTCTTTTTCTGTTCTGCTTAAATTTTGTTTTACACAATCAGCATAAGGTGTTGCAATAAAAATTATTTTTACATACGCCTTATACGAAGTGAACAATGAAATAAGTCCTTCTCTCATTTGTCTTGTTATGTTAGTTGCATTCCAAACAAAATCAATTCCTTTTGCCATATATTCTTTGGCAGTTTTCTTTGCTTCTTGAATAACACGACCTTGTTCATCAGTCGGCTTTATTTTTAATCTTCTTCGTATTTCGTCTAAAGATATCACAGGTATTCCTGACATATGTTTCGATATGTAATAATCTTTACCCGAACCAGGCAAACCTACCATCATGCATACGGTTGATTTTGTATCATCAAACGGACAATCTGAATGATGATGTGTTCTTTCAACAAGATACTTATATTTTGCAATTCCTGTTCCGAATTCGTATGCACCGTCAATAAGATCCAAATCAAAAGCTAATAATAAAAAGTAATCAATTGCTTCAAGTCTTTTATCAATGTCTGATGCAATTCTTCCTTTAAAATCACTTTTTGTCATGTAATAAAGATTGTCCATTCTGCAATCTTGTGACATTTTAATAATTGAACGTTCTTGTTCTTCTCTTGTTTTATCAATAAGCCATGTAGGTTTTCCATGATATAGAATAAGATTGCAAATTTCGATACGATCCAAAATAGGCATCTTATCACCATTAATTATTGATACTTTAAGGTTCTCTAATAATTCCCATGCAATTTTTGCGCCTGTTGCTTCGTGTCCATGTGCTCTAATTTTGCCATCCTCTAATTTTGAGACTATCGGTTTTGCAATATCATGAAGTAACAATGCATAATTTATAATTGTTATGTCATGCGCGCATAACGATAATTCTTCATCAATTCCGTCAAGTTCATTACAAATTTTTTCAAATTCGTCAAGAACCATTTTTGTATGTGTTAGCACATCGCCTTCACCGTGCCAGTCTGGATTTTGTTCGCATAATGACATTGCATTTAAGTATGGATGCAATTCTTTCCATTGCGGAACAACATAATCATAAAATTTACTCATTTCTTATAATTTTAATAGTCCTTGTTCAATATGTCCCGAATATAATTCTCTAAGTTTATCGTGTCCGATATTCAATATTTCAGATTCAAGTTTCGCTCTCCTCCAATTTTTCGACCAATGTTCATCGGTTTTCACATGTTTTGCTCTTACATATTTGTAAACAGAATTGTAAAACATGTCATTTGGAAATTCTTCTTGTATTCTAGCAACCACGCCTTCTTTAGGTGATTCAAATATCATATCGTTCGATAAATGAGATGTGTGTGTCATCAAATCATTTATTATGTCTTCCATTGTTTGCGGCTGTTGAACACGGAATTTATTTTCAACTCGCCAGTTTGATGAATCAACTCTGAAAAGAATCGGAACAGTTACAAAATCAAACATTTTTGCCCAATATTCTGTTTCCTCCCACGATAAGAAAACATCATGTTTCATATTTCTTACACCAAATACGTAAAAGTGTTCCTGCAATCCAGAATAAATAATAGAATGCTCACCATACATATTTTCGCCACAAATTTCAAGGTCGAAATCTTTTAAATCATTTTTGATTGAATCCCATTTGGGTTTAAGCCATTGCGCCCATGGGTTTTTTGTTGGTGCTGTTCGTGATCTTGCAAATAAACCGTATTGTGAAATACTTGTGTTTTCGCCATCAAGTTTTTCTGTTATGATAACAGGTCTTTTGTAAAGAATATTTGTATTTTTTGCAATCCTATCATCTGATGTTGTACCAGGTGAAAATGGAAAATGATAAGTTCGAGGATACTTATCAACAATAGGATCATACGGTTTATCGAAATCTTTAAGACGAGATTGTATGATCTTTTGAACATTTGCATTGCGGAAGATATATCCTTTCAATCTTCGTCCATCTTTTAAAATTGGATTTCCCCATTTATCATAATCCATAACAAATTCGTTAAGTGATAAATCGGAAGGATATAATATGTTTTTTATTTTTGCGTGCGATCTTAAAAATTCGCAAGATATTTCAGTTTCCTCTGCCAACATATGATGTTCAAAACACAATGAAACACCGTTATCTAAATAATAACCGCCGTCATCGAATAACGAACGGTCGATTATATGATGTGCATCAACTGCAGGTTTTCCGCATATAACGCATTTATGATTATCTCGTTTGAATACAGATTCTTTGAATTCTGTTCTATTTAACAATGTCTGATTCATATATAATTTATTTTATATTATATACACAAAGTGTTCAAAGTTTATAAATTTATGATTTTAAAATTTCTGGCCATGCTGCATAATCAACATTTTCAGACATGCAATATTCGCGAACTGAACGCTTTTGAGCAGCAGACATTTTATCAGGCAATACAAAATTAGGTGGGTCAGTCCAACCTAATATACGAGCCCATCCCATATCTTGTAGAATTTCATAATGATATTTGCCAAATTGCTTTTCAACAAATCCGTATTTATCGCAAAGTTCTGGACAATTGTCTTTTAAGTAATCTGCAGCAAATTCTTCATGACACGCAAAACCTACCCAATGAACATGGCCTGACGGTTCAATCCAACAAGATTTATATGTTCTACGAACAACTTCAATACTTACTTCTTCAATTTTTTTAAGTTCTTTTGTTCCTTCGGTTTTTGCAACTTTTGGTTTTCTTGTTGCTTTCTTGCGTTTTTTTGCAAACACTAGTCTGCCTTCAATAACAGGAACAGATAAAATAGTATCATACGGTTTTGCATTTGTTTTCTTGAATGAAAGAACAACCCATTCAAATACTAATTGAAAATCGAATTCTCTGCATAATGAAGGTATTTGGTCGTCAACCCAATTTCTTGCTTCATATATTGAGTCGAATGTTGTATCTTCAATAACAGTTTCAAAAACTGCTTTGTAAAAAGATGCATTCTCGCAATACGTACAATAAAATATGAGTTTTGTGTTTTTCATTATATTAAAACTTTAACAATTTTTGAATCAAAAGATCCATTACTTTCAACGATAACAAATTGCTTGGGATACTTTGAATTTTCATTTAAATTTATCGCATGAATTTCACATTCTTCAGCAGAATCAAAATAATGTTTAAATTTACCGGTTGCTGTTTTTGAATTTTTATTACCTTGTACTCTTAGTGAGCCGTATTGATAATAATATAAAAGATATGTTAACATTTTTTGTTTGTTTAATTGTTAAAAATCAAATATACAACATTAATGAAGCAATAGCAATAGATTATGCATTAAAATTTTTCTGGCTCTCCTTGTTTTTCTTCAATTAATTTGTAAAATTCTGCATGAATTCCAGGCCAAGATGAATGCACTCTATATGCAGGAAATTTAACATTTTGTTTTTCGCATTCTTTTTTCAAATATTCAGCACAATCCAAACCTGTTTTAGGACCAAGTATGTTATAATCGAAAGATACAAAATTTGGAATACCGTTTTCCTCAATTACATTGATAAAATCGCCATACGATAACGCTAATTTGAATTCCGCAGTATCATAAATTGATTCATCACCAGGATAATCACGACAATGTTTTGGTTGACGTTCATCGTCAAGAAATAAATTATAACTCATAAGTTGCAAGTTTTTCGTTTAATTCGTTAATGTATTTTTGGTAAGAATTGATTGTGTTTTTTATTTCAGCAATTTTACGTTCGCGAACAAGTTTTATTTTTGTTGCAATTTCTTCATCGGTTGCTTTGCGAAATTGCCCTAGCATTAAACCCATATCAGAATCAGCAACTGAAACCGTTTCACCATAGTTATAGAATTTTTCAATTTGATATGCTTCACCAACGTTTCCTTCGCTATTGTAATTTACGTAGTATTCAGCAAATCTTTTTCCTTTTACCGGAGCGTGATTATCTAAAGCAGTAACCCAATCACCAACTTTTAAATTTTCAAATGATGTTATCATGCCTTGTTTAAGATATGACTCATACATTTCTTTTGCTTCGGAATAATTTTCAGGTTTGTACGGATATAAATTACGCAATGTTTTCAACATTTTTGCCGAATGATTACGGTATGCAGTTGATGCGTTTATATATTTTTTATTGGTTTCCATAATGAGTGCTGCGCGATTAACACCTGCGGTATTGCAAAGGGAATTATCTTTAACGATATGAGATATAAGACGTTTATATATGCAATGATTTCTTTTGGATTTGTTATCATATTTTTAAAATTTTGTTTTGTTTAATTGTTAAAATCAAATATACAACATTAATGAAGCAATAGCAATAGTTATGCAACTTTTTTTATTTTTAATGTTAACATAAATTTTGACATCAACAAATCTCGAAATCTTCTAAGAACTTCGGGCTTATCCATTTCTGAACCAATTTTGACTGTAAAGAAAATATCAAATTCGTCATGTTTAATATAAGTACCGCCGCATTGCGCCGCGCCTACAAATAAGTATTGTAATGCTTTTTCTGCCGTCATTTTATTTAAAGATAAATTTAACAATTGCTATCTGTTCATCAACGGTATATCCGTTTTTTATTCCTTCTTCAATATCTTTTGATATGTTATTCATGCGAACAATAATTCTATCATCTGATAAGAATTCTTGCCAATCAGATTCATTCATCCAAGATTCTCTGAAAACATCTGATAGCAATTTTTTGATTTCTTTTTCGTATTTCATATTACCCGAAAATTACTTCTTGATACACTATTGATTGTAAAAGCGAATCTGCAGTACATGCATCATCATTGCCTTCAACGTAATCAATTAAAGTTGTTGCCGGTGCAAACTTGTAGTTTTCATGCACCATTTCTAGGGTAATTTCGCGATTATATTCGCCTTCGCATTCCTCATCAATAATTTGCAATGTTTTACCATTTCTCAATATTTCAACAAGTACATCTTCGAAACAAATAGTTTCACTTGGGATTTCGTTGTTCAACATTTTTGCTTTAAGTGAACATTTTGCATCAAGATAATCGGATTGCATATAGTCAAGTCGTAAACCGTATCCTTGGAATTCAGAAATTCCGCCATTGCATAAAGCTGAATGAAAGTATTCTTCAGCTTCTTTTTTTGATAAAATAATTTCCATATTCTTATTTTGCTAAAAGTGAATCAAATATTTCTTTTTGCGATTTTGTCATATCAGGAACGTATATGAATTCATAATTCTCATATGCATGTTCGATACGTAACATTTTTACTCGTCTTGAATAAATGCCATTTGCTGTTTCTTCAATTTGCTCGATGATATCATCAGTATCATCAGTATGTGGTTTTGCTACTGCAATTGCGGTTAGTCTTGCAATGTATTCTGCTTTTTCTTTTTGCAAGGAATCAGGAACTTCGTCGTTAATTGATATTTTGTACTTTGGATACTCCTGGCTTTTCCATTGCGCCTTTTGATTTTGGTGTACACGCAATAACAAATAATGTTAAAATTATAGCAATAGCATTGGCAGATACAACAAAACGTGTGATATAACATTTCATAATTTTAAGATTTAAGATTTATCAATTAATTAAAATCAAATATACAACATTATGAATGCAATAGCAATGGTTTATGCAAATATTTTCAAAAAATGTGTAAAAAAAAAGGAACCCGATTGAGTTCCTTTGTGATGTTATAATAATGTATGTTTATTTGTTATATTTCTTACCGCTGAATACATCGGATTTGATGACATAGTTTACTAATTTTTGAGATCCCATGTCAAATAAGTTATTTGTTGAAACAATAAAACACCAATCAGAATACATTTTTATAACAAATACATCCTTTGCAACTTCGTTTACTTTGCCGCCATCATGCGACAATTTCTTTAACGCTAATTTAGGACTATCTGCAGATACTGTTGTTGAACCGTAGTTATTGCCTCTATTTGCTAATGCGCTTTCAATTGCTCCTTTGATTGTTTCTTTACCGACGCCGCCCATGCTAACACTTATGACATAATATTCTGTTCCGTATTCGATAAGACCCCACTTATTTAATTGTTTTGCAATTGCTGGATATTTTTCTGGCGTAAATAAATCAAAGTGTGATTCAAAGTCAGAAATTTCTACATCACTATAATGTTCTTGATTAGGATTTGCATACGTTAAGTATACATACTGTTTTTTTGGAGAATATTGTGCAGCTTTCTTTATATACGGTTCTCCCTTTAAAAACCTTCCTATGTCACCATTCAAATTACTTGTGCATATATAAATTTCTAATGGCTTTTTAGCAGCTTCATTAACAAATTCAAAGCTATCAAATGTAGGTATTCTGTTTTTCATAATTACTTTTTCTTTTTATTGCATTCGTATAAATTTGATGTAATTTGTGGTGGCAATTGCTCAAATTTCATATCAGCATATTTTTCACAATCATCAGGATCTTCGCACGCGCCAGATACTGCTTCACATCTATCATCAAAACTCATTTTATCCCATGTTTGTTTTGTAATAAGAACTTGTTTGCCTTCATTTGTTTTGATTTCATCATACAGTTCTTTCAACTTCTTACCGCCAAATTTGCTTATAAGATTTTTAAATTCGTCTTTGAATCTTTTTTCAAATTCCGCAAAAGTATCGCATTCATCAGCTAATGCATAAACGTCAGAAAGATCTGATTCGTTTACAAAACTTTCATTTGTTTCGCTTTGAACTCTGTTATACAACTCGTGCAATTTCACACCTTTAAAATTACGAACAAATTGTTTAAAATCTACGTTAAATCTTTTGTCGAATTCTTCAAATGTATCACATTCTTTTGCTAACGATTCTATATCAGATAGTATGTCAGATATTTCTTTTTCATTAACTTTTGATTCGTTGATGTATTCATCGAGTGTAGGTATTCTTCTTTCCATTATATGTACTTTATTTTATATATTCCAATTATTTAATAGCATTTATATAATAATTTCGCTCAAAGTATTTAGTCAAACTTCCATGCATATCAGGACCATAATTTTTGAATGATTTTTCTAAATTTGAATACGATGGCCTTTGGAATACCGTCATGGGAACTGCAAGATACGATTTGTCATTTCTTTGAATATCGCATAAAATCCAATCCCATATGTCTCTAAGGTTATTATCGTTTAAATCTGTTATATGTTCTGTTCTTTTAATAATTTCATCAAATACCGTATGATTGTAACATATTGCATGCGCTAACAAACCTTCCTTCAATTTCAATAAATTGGCAGATGATTGAAAAACATAAGTATTTAACCAAACGCCAAAATACAAAAGTTCCCAATCAGTTTCCTGCACTTGACACGTTGCTTTATAAATTGTATTATGAACAGACTTTGCATTACGGAAAATTACATCATCTTCAAATATCAGGATATTTTTTAATCCTTTATCTTTTGCATATTTTATTAATGTAGAAAAAGATTTCAAACAGCCTAACGGGCCATTTTCATTTTCGATTGCAGAGAATCTTTTAACCCTATCTTTAATTCCAATTGCATCAAATTCGATTAAGCATTCTTCCCATCTATCTTTACGGCTATCTAAATTGATACACCAAATTTCTTCAAAAAAATCAAATGGATTGTGTAAAGGCTCACTGTTTATCGTTTTGAATTGTGGCGTTATACCAGCAGCAATTAATTCGGTTGAAAATGTTTCTTCTGATTCAATAAAATCTTTTATGTATCTTTGGTTATACATTTTAATACAAAGATTCTTATGGTAATCAATTACGTTTTGAGCGTCAGAATACGATTCATATTGCAATGCAATCATGGGTGATGCCATTACTGTTATGTTATCATATTGTAATTTTTGCAATTTTACATCGTATATGTTTTCATGCGTATCGGTATACGAATTTTCATTGAATAATGATATTACTGAATCGTATATGTTTGCATTATAGCAAACAGCATGTGTATACGCAGCATCACGTATTTTTGCAAGGTTAGGTCGAATATGTCCAAAATCATGAACTACATATGCACCAAAATAAAATAAAGACCAATTGATTTCTTTTAATTGATTTACGCAGTTGCTTATTGTATTGATGTCAGCTGTAAATTCTACATCATCCTCAAATATAAGAATGTTTTTCAATCCTTTATCTTTTGCATATTTAATTATTGCAACATTCGATTTTATAATTCCATCGATGTGTGATTCGTGATTTTCAATTGCCGAAAACCGTTGAACACGATGCTCTATGCCAATTTTAGAAAATTCTTCAAGCGCATGATTCCATCTGTCTTTTCGACGGTCTAAATTAATACACCAAATTTCTTCAAAAAAATCAAAAGGGTTTGTGTCTATTGACATATTTATTCTTTATGAAAGATTGCTTCTAATATTTTGTTATCTGATTCCAAGAATTCTTGTACCTCAGCATAAGGTTTTAAAACAATGTATATTTCATTTACACCGTTTTTATCTTTTGTTCCAATAAATTCGATGCGGGTTGTATGTTTCTCTCTCCAGTTATTTGATATTTTACAAGTTCCTAAGATTAGAGTTTCTGCACCGCCGTTGATTATTTTCATGATTTCATAACATTATTTTATGTTATGGAGTTTTAAGTGATGCTACGCATTCTCTATAGCATGTCCACAATTTATTATCAATTTCGTATAACTTATTAACGTTTTCACGTTCGTCAGACCAAGGAATTTGAACTTTAAAATGATACACATTTTCTAGAACTTTGCCTGTTCCGTTACAATTTTCGCATGTCACAAAAGTACTATCTCTAAATCCATGTTCCTCTCGTTTACCACTGCCTTTACACGTTTCGCATAACTTAATATCCATTGTTTTATATATTACTTTGTTGTTGGACTTTCGAATGTTTATCTGATACTTTGGCACGTTCTTTTTCTAATGCACGTGTGATTTTACTCTTTGGAAAGAAAACCCTAATTAAAGAAACCGGAACTAAGGGTGCCCACCAAAATGTTAACCAAATAGGAATATGTCCTATTGCAAATAATGAAACTAAAATTGCAACAACTGCTATTCCGATTGTTCCAAAAAATATGTAATCAGCTATTCTCATTAATATGCATTTAAGTGTGCCATCAATTCAATTACGCCTGATGTTGCTGGTTTTTGTATATGAACAAAAGAGACATCAGATTTTGAATTTACTTCAGCAGGGTCGATTAAATAAATTTCAGTTGTGGTTGCAATATCAAGTAATGATGCTGCAGGATATACTTGTAAGCTTGTTCCTACAACGACAACAATATCAGCATCACGTACAATTTTTGCAGCTTCATGCATTTTAGGAACTGCTTCGCCAAAGAACACAACAGCAGGTCTGTAATCAGGTCTTTCTTTTAAATCTAAAGGAGCGTATCCTATATCAATTGTTTGCGAATTATCACCTCTTAATACATAAACAGGATCTTGGTCTTTACGAATTTTTGTTAATTCACCATGAATATGTAAAATATTTGTACTTCCCGCTCGTTCGTGTAAATCATCAACGTTTTGTGTAATCACATGTACGTCAAAGTGTTTTTCAAGTCGGACGATATTAAAATGCGCGCTATTGGGTTTTATTGATTCAAGATCTTTTCGTCTTTCATTATAAAACTCATTCATTTTATCTTTCATCGAATGCCAAGATCTGATATTTGCATATACAGCAGGATCATATTTTTCCCATAAGCCCCCTTTGTCACGATATGTATCAATTCCGCTTTCTTTTGAAATACCAGCACCTGTTATGAATACTAATTTTTGTTTCTTTTCCATTATTCTAAATTTTGTGTTATTACCGATATTGACTTAAGTGATTCAATCAACGCTTCTCTTGCTGGTAAATGTTTCCTACATGTGTATGTAATTGATAAAAATCCTAATATAAATTGTAAAGAATATTTTTCAGTTGACAATTTTGCTAGAATGTCATTGCATTCTTCGTATTTTTTTTCAATACATAAATCATCAAGTCTATCCATTACAAAATCTAATACACGTGCAGTACTTTCCATTGAAATAATGCAATCTAGCATTATGTAAAATGCTTTTGTTTTATCTTCGATACTTAAATCCGATTTATCTTCTTTATACATTGGATTATTTGGGTCAATGCATAAGTCAATTTCTCTGATTAAACCGCATGCTTCACGCCATGTGTATTCGTTTGTTTGTTCACCAATATTATTTGCAATATGTTCTAGAAACTTTTTTGTTTCTAGCAGTACCATATTTAGATGTTCGTTATTCTTCATCGTTATTCTTTAATTTTCTCAACTCGAGTATTCGCATATTAGGATTATTATTAATTTCTTGTTTTATCCAATCAGCATATTGTGCAGCAGTTTCTACTGAATCGAAATACAAACAAATTGACTTTGCATCTTCATTATTGCCTTGACATATGAGGATATATGGTCTCAAATAAACCGCATTATCAATAATTGCATAATAAGATAGCGCGCCAATATCTTCTAATGTAACTTTTGTTTGCTTAAACGTTACATCATTTTGTTTATTTTTTATGCATTCAGTTAATTTTGTTGTATAGATAGTATGCAAAGATTTATCATGAACTTCGATATCTCTAATATTATTTACATTAATGTATCTTTTAAATAGCATCCTTTTCAATTATTAAGTTATTTTTTAAATTATCTATCATGTATCGACGCCATAATCTGCTAACAGGATGTGGCAATTTTTTATGTTCAACTTTTAAATCGTCAAGTGCTTTACCAGCAGTTTTACCACATGCAATTATTGCAAACCAAGAATCTCTATCAATTGCTGATTTAACCCATTTTAAATCAACAGGAAACTTTGTATCTTTGTTATCTGCAATTTCTGGAGTTGTTTCAGTAAACCAAAGTTCAAAGTGTTCTTCAAGAGAAAGCAGTCTTGAATATGTTGCGTTTTTTCGATTGATGATTCTTGTATCATATACAGGAATCTTGAACTTGTTTTTACGATATCCGTAAAAATTTTCAAGTACAATAAGTATTTTTGGTTTTTCTTCCATTACGCAATAAGTAATACTTTTGATGCAATTCTTTCAACATTTTCAATATTTGTTTCTTTTGCAGTTTTTAATGCTGCAAGATAACCGTCAATGTATCCTTCTTTGGCAGCACCAAATTTATCTTCGGAAATTCTACCGACAGCATGCAATCCGTTATATGTATGAAATTTATCTTCAGCGTATTGCCATGCAACAAATTCTAGTTCATCATTCTCCATTGGTATCAATTTTATTTTATATACACAATGAAGGAAAAGTTTTACTATACAGCCATTCAGAAACAATTCTTTCGCAAAAAGTACCTCTTACTTCTTCACGTTCAGGATGCCATTGAACAAGCATACAATTATCGCCTGCCCACGCCATTTCTATAATGCCATCATCTGATTTTGCAACAGGATGGATATCTTGTCCCAATGTTTTTATTGCTTGATGATGTCTTGAATTAACTTCAGCTTGCATTCCATTGATTGCAATAAAATGCCAACTTGATTCTAAAGATGGCAGTGGCTCATTTGCAATTGCAACTGCATTTGCCGAATGATTTATTTTTGTTTGCGTTTCATTTAAAATGTCACCGTATAAAGTGCCGCCTAATGCAACATTTACTAATTGTAAACCACGGCAGATACCAAGAACTGGGATATTTCCGTATGCTGAACCAAACCATTTTGTTTCTCTTAAATCTCGTTCAAAATTTTTACCAATATCAGCTCCACCACAAAGTAATAACATGCTAAATTTATCGGTTATGAGTTCATCTTCGTTAAGTACATGGTATTTCAATTGACGGTATTCAAGCCATTCTAAATAATTATTTAGTTGATTCTTATGTGGCGGTGCAACTGCTATCATTTTGCTTTCATTTAAATTAATTACGTTTTCTTTTTTTTGCTGATTCGCGCATTTTTTGTTTCGTTTCGTCTGTTCGTTTTTGACCTCTCCTAGATTCTGCTGCTTTGTCTATAGATTCTTGCTTTTGTCTTACACCTCTTGTTATACCTACCAATTCACCTGATAAATATCTGGGGTCATCTCGTAAAACTTTGTATGTTTTACCTGATGCGTCTTTAACCATTACCATTCCCTTTGATATGTTTACCAATTCCCCCGATAAATATCTAGGATCGTTTTTATCAACTTGTAATGTACAGCCATTGGCATCTTTAACAGTTACTCTTCCTTTAGCAATACCCACCAATTCGCCAGATAAATATCTTACGTCGTCAGGTAATACAGAAAAATAATTGCCATTTGCATCTTTAACACTTATACGTCCTTTAAACATGTGAATTAATTCACCAGATACATATCTTGGATCATTTTTATCAACCATATGATAATTATTATCTGAATCTAATGTTGGCACAATGCCTTTTGTTACGCCAACAAAATTCCCAGATAAATACAGTTCGCTGTCTTTACGTAATAACTTCACATTTCCGTTAGCATCCTTTAGTGATGCTGCACCTGTTGTGTGAAAGCCAACAGATGGAATATGATAGTTTTCATTTAAAGGATCTTCAATCCATTTTGAAATTTCTTCAGTTTCAAACTTAATAGCATCTTCTCTACAAATAAAGTCATCTTTAATAATTTCCTTTTTTAGTTTTGTTTTGTTAGGTTTCCAAGTTTTCATTGAACCTAAATAAGAATCTAGAGTAGGATGAACTTCTGAACTTCTGGAACCTATATAGAATTGTTTAGTTTCTATATGTTCAATTCGATATACATAATGATACATACATTTAAATATTTTTAATTATTTATATTATATATCAAAATTGATATAGGAATAAATTAAAGTTTAATATAGGAATAAATTAAGTCTGTCGATTCTAAGATATGATATTTTAAACCTAAAGAATCAAGCCAACCTGTATAATTTGGCATTTGGTTTGGATGTGCAGGTGCAAGTGCTATCATATCTTAGGTGCTAATTTTCTAAAATCTGTTAATAATAACTTATGTGTTTGTTTGAATCTTGATTCCCAAACCGACCAATCCAATGGCATTTTTTTAATAGCATCAAGATAACAGTTTGCTGACGAATAATCAACTATTTTACCATGTGTTGCAATTTGAATACCAAATTCAACAATTCTTAAAGAATGAAACAATGATTTTTGTGCAATGTACGTTTCGCCGTCTGCAAGTTTCTTTTTTGCTTTAACCCATGAATTGCTTGATACTTGTGAAATTGAATGACGGAGTTTTTGCAAATTTAATTCAAATGTGTAATCGGTCTTTCCTTCAGACATGTGAGCAGGTAAAAAGAAGCATTCAAGTGCTGAAATTTCATGATTATCCAAATCTTTTTGAAAACCTTTTTCATTATAAAATGTGAAGTTGTTTCCTAAAATTTCAACAGAATCAATTTTTTCTTCTGGTTGTTCACGAACAACAATAAAGTCAAAATCCGATTCGGATGTGTTACACCCATATACCCGTGAACCATATTGGAATTTTGAAATAACTTTTGGGTTATCTAAACCGGGTTCGCATGTTAATTCTAATTGTGGCGCATCAACTATTGTGTTGAATATGAAATCTGCAATTGCAGTTTCAACTGCTGTTTCATTAGCCGCTGGCCTTCTTGCAGCATTCCACAATGCTTGTTTTTGTTCCTTTGTAAATATCATAACTCAATGTCCTTTCTTTTTATCATGTAATCTGAAATTTCTTTCTTCGTAATTCTTTTTTCAGATAGCAATTGTTTAATGAATGAATCAAAACAATGTATCTGATATTTTCGCAATTCATTTGATAAATTAAGTTTAACACACGTCTTTCTTAATCTGTTGATATCTTTTTGATAAGCAGATCTTGTTTTACTTTCAGAATCGTTTTTCATATTCTATTTTTCTCTATGTTTATGTAATTCTTTAATACGCTTTTCTTTTTCATTTTGAGTTTCATCATGAACTGCTTGCATTTCAGCGTCAAGTTTTGTTATAACAGCAATACCGAAAGGCCAACTGTTTATTTTGTTGCAAAGTGTCAGACCATTTTTTTCAGCAAAATCGGCAATTGCATTATCAATAACTTCACCTATATGAAAACATGCATTGCTGTTAAAACCGTTTAATGGCAACTGTTTATCAATACTTATTTCGTCAGTATATAAGCAATCAACAGAATATTTTTTATCAGGTCCAAATCCTCCCTTTGCAAGATACACGTCAAATTCAACATATACATTTAAAATTTTGCCAGTGTATCTATGAGATAGAGTTCTTGTATTTTCAATCTCTGTAAATTTATCAATAAAACCGATACGAATATTCGATTCTTTATATTCTTTATAATCCATGATTTAAAGTATTACATTCCACATTAAGTTACAATAATTACAGCATTTGTCAATTTCGCTTTTTCGCATGAATTGCAATAAAGGTCGACCCATGTGTGCAGTTTCTTCCGCAATTTCATCAAGTTCATGAAATTGTCCACAATCATCACATTTAACTTTAATTGTTGATTTATCAGGCAATAAGTCCATGTAAACGGATCTTGGAACATCTAGCCAAACATCGCCGAAAAATTTAACACCTACGTTTACACCGTCTTTGATGTAAAGCATGTCTTTAAAAATTCGAGATTCATCGTATGTAATGATATCTTGATTTGGAAATTTTGCAATTAACGCTTCATGAATCTGTTCAATTGTTTGAAATCTTCCAGTTGAACTTCCAATATGCAAACAACAATAGCCATCTTTTCTTTCAAGATATTTTAATTCAGCTTCATCTGTTATAATACGTTGCAAATCCTCGCCGTGTGAAGTACTCAAAGCATGTATCTTTGGCACATAGTTTTCAATTTCAATGTAACGGCAATAAAAATGTTCAGCATCGGCGCATTGTCCTTCGAATGTTGATATGTTTCCCACAATCATTATATTACTGTTTTAGCGTTAATAAACATTTCAACTTGATTGTCAACAATCATATGATGTAAATCACTAACATAAAAATGTTGTTGACCAAATAATTCGTTTGTTGCTTTTAGCGTAATTTTATAATCGTCAGCAACTTTATATTTTGATTCTGTTATTGTTGCAGGAACAATGTAATCAGGATCGTTACTGCTTGTGTGGGGAAAAAACCCAAATGCGGTACGAATAGGTTTCATTGGAACCATGAATAAACATTTGTCGATTCCAATTTCAAGAATTTTACTTGTCAAATCGTGTAATTTGTGGTCAGTCATAATTTTTTAAATTGTTAATTGTTTAAAATCAAATATACAACATTAATGCAGCAATAGCAATGGTTTATGATTAATATTTTGCAGGAAATGTTTTTCCTTTGAAAAACGGAACAATGTACATTTTAGCGTGCGGTACGTTTTCGTGTTTTCTTTCAAGATCCGATATTGCTTGTTCTGCACTTTCAATTGATTTGTAATTTTTATACTTATAGAATTCACCGGTTGTTTCGTTTCCGATAACAATTGTGTGCGTAAATAATGCATATTCTGCAAGATCTTTTTTCGATTGTTCTAATCGTTTTTCTTGTTCTTTTTTATCAATTTTGTTTGGAACTTCATTTGCAATAAATAAAGTTGAATGATTCCATATCATTCTATAAAAATACATGCTCATAACTTATGAATTAATGATTTGACTTTTAAAGATATATTTACTGTTTAACATTAATGGAGGAAAATAAATTGGCCTTCCGTTTAAATCGGTAATATTTCCAATCGTTAAATAATTAATGTTATCTTGCCAAATTGTTCCTAAATAAATTTTATCACTTCCAATACTTGGGTGAAATTTGATTTGTTTTTGGTTTTGGTTTTTGCTGATTTTCATAACGATTGTTTTTATCAATTGTTTAAAATCAAATATACAACATTAATGAAGCAATAGCAAATATTTATGATAAAATATAACTAAAAAATGCAAGGGCATTTCTACCCTTGCATTTTATTTCATATTGCAATATGCAATAATTTATTTCACCGGAAATGTTGCAGGCACATTAGCACCTTGAATAAACGTAATTGTTACATTTTTATGATCTTTTAACAATTCAACTTGTTCTTTAGTAATTTCAAGTTGTCGAATATGTGTATACTCGGCAATTGTCATTCCCATCTGATTCATGTATGCCTTATCCGCAATTGCTTTATTTATTTCCGCTTGTTTACGAGATAATTCAGCTGTTGCTCTGGCATTTTGTGTAAGAACAGATTGATTTTGTGCAGCAGTATTTTTTGTTTCTGTTAATACCTGGTCTGGTGGCGTTATTGCACCAATTGATACCTTTACTACATCAACAGGCAGGTTTATCGACTTTACGTATGCAACCATGCCATCAAATAATTTTGTTTCAATTTGAGTACTTATCATTCGGTTACTTGATAATTCAAACATTTTGTATATACATGATTTGTCACGTACCATTGTTCTGAAAGTCGATTGAACATTATTAAGATACCAAGCTATTCCGAAATCCTTATATAATCGTGGAGTTTTACCTGTCTGTATTCTTAATGTTATATATGCGCTAAACGATACTGGCGTATTGTCTGCGGGAATCATATTTGTAAAATCCTCAGTATACATAACTGGAGTAATAACAAATTCTTGATGGTCGGTTGAAAACATACACCATGTTGAACCTGTATTTATTGCGTAATCATCGACACCACCATGTCCAAAAATTATAGGTTTATACACTAAAACAGATTCCTGTCCCGGGTCTGGCTTTACTTGATAACAACTTTGAAGAGAGAAAAGCATGCACGTAGCTGCTAGAATTAAAATTAATTTTTTCATTTGATTAAGATAAGAATAAATTGGTTAATAAACTAAATTAAATTACATTGAATTTCACACGATACAGTAAGCCTTCAGGTCCTGTTTCTGAGTTATACGGATTTTTCACGATTGCAGTTTGTCCTACTTCGATAGTTTCATCTAAGCCGTAGCAATCAATTGCGATATCGCAATCTTCAGTTGCTTTGCCACCTGGTGTGCCATCTTCTTTTTTTGTTGACCAACAGTCAATCATTACGTTTGGTGATTTTTCAATAATCGCCGAAATTTTGCGGATAGCCGCGAATCTAAGTTTTGCCATTTTGTTTTATTTAAAGATTAATTTTTACTTACTGTTAGGTTTTATTCTACGGTTTAACAACTTAATATCCGTATTTAGACTATTGAGAACTGCAGCAATACCGTTTTTAAACATATCTTCATCAGGTTTTTCTGACAAGAAAGCTTGAAAATAATCTAAGCTTTTCTTCAATTCGATAACGTCATCAATGTATTGTTGTTTTAATGTTTTCTCTGGCATGATTAAGATTTGAAAGGTTGAATTATGTATCCTGTATAATCCGAGCAATTATCTTCTGGATTGTTATATTTTACTAATGTTGTCCATTCATCGTCCCCATTGTCATTAATTATAATGTCGTTATAATCAAACATGCAACCGTCGGCCCATGTTTCAGCATCGGCTTCAGTATAAAACTTTTGTTTAACAACAGTTTCATTATCACAACAATCATAAAATACAACTTCGAAAAGTGAAGTATCGGTATCATTTATCAATTGCTCTGCCATAATTTGTTTGTTTAATTAATAAAATCAAATATACAACATTAATTAAGCAATAGCAATAGAAATGCAATATATTTTATGGAAGTACTTCTATTTCTCTAACGTACCAGTCTTCATAAGAACCGAATACATTTGGATTTTCAGCAGTAAATTCAGGATCCATTAGTTTACATTGATTATCAAATTCCAAAAACTTTTTATACTCTTCAGCTTTATGTTCTTCCATTGCTTTAATAGCACCTGCTTCTGAAAAATGAATACTTACAGTTCCACCAACACTTTCGCATGTATCTGAATTATAGCAAAATTCGTACAATATTGTTTTTTCAGTCATCAAGCATTATTTTTAAGTTAAGTAATTCAATTTTTGTTCTTTTTAATTCGTCATTTGCAATTTTTATTTCTTCAAGTTTTTCAAGAAATAATTCATAAGCAAAATTGATTAGCGCCTTTTCAGATTCGGTTAAATCATCAACGGATACTGTGATTTTATCCGCAAACATTTGAATGTATTGTTCTTTAAGACTTTTTACTTCTTTCATACCGAATTTTTGTTGATTCAGATGGTGAAAACGTTAATCTTATAGAATCATAATACTTTGGTAATGTATTACCAGTCGTTACCCAATTCGATATGTCATCTGATTCATCAAGTTTAATTGGAAACTTTAAATCATCATAAATGATAAATGCGGCTGCAACGTAATCTTTGTATTTTGAATCATTACACTTTTGTATAAACTGAATATCAAAAGGATACATACCTTCAGGCATCATCAATGCAATTTGTTCTTTTATTGCTTCTCTATAATTTAAAGAATCTGATAATTCAATAATCGGCCATCCCAAATTATTACTAGTAACTGTGATTTTCGTTTTTTTACTTTTATGTATTCAACAAACACGTAACGGCATTCTGGATTATGACATTCGCAATTAACATATTGTTCACCATGACTACTGATTTTTACGTCAGAATTCATTGTGTGACGTTGTCCACAATGGGGACATTTTACGCATTTTCTGTGTAAGAGATTATATAACCAACTCATATAAGTTTTTAGTTATATATCAACACATAATTTTTTCAATTTCGTAGCCGCCTGCTGCAATTTTATCTTGTTCTTTCCATCTGTTGATTAAAGTGTATGCGTCGCTTATATCGGTATAATACATGCCGTCATCTCGCATTCTACGCCATTGTTCAACAACTTTAACTCCATTGAAATATCCGCCCCAATACATCGGGTAATAGCGTTTAAACGATTCATCTGGACGTTGTTCAACTGAAATACAATATTTCTTTTCCATTTACACGCCCTCCGCATCTTTAAATGCAGCTCGCCAATGTTTGCCTGCCTTTAAATTTGACATTAATGCATCACGTTTCTTCCATCTGCAAATATCCCACCAAATAATGGTGAACATTTCTTTTAACGTAGCATATTCTAATGCTTCAGTTAACATTTTTTTATCTTCTTTTGTGTATTTTGACATTATTCAACTTTTTTATGATATTCGATAAGTTCCCATTTTCCTTCATAAGTTTCAACAAGCGCTGTACAAGATTCACACCAATCGCCAGAATTCATGTATGAATCTTTAATTTCGGCGTGATGAATATGACCGCAAATTGCAGTATCAGCGCCATTTTTCTTTGCTAATTTTATTGCATTTGATTCAAAATCATTTATAAAATTAGTAGCTTTTTTAATACCACTTTTAATATCTTTTGATATTGAATAATATGGCAATCCTCGTAATGATCTATACCAATTGTATCTCCGGTTTATCCAAAGTAAAAAGTCATATCCTATTGAACCTAATATGCCAATCCATTTTGCTTTTGTAATAAAAAAATCTAGTACATCGCCATGAAACACAAAATACTTTATATTTTCAGATTCAAAAAAGTAATTGTCGCATACTTTTATGTTACCAATAATTAACGGCAAAAAATCTTTAACAAATTCATCGTGATTTCCTTTAATCCAAATTATATTTGTTCCTTTTTGACTGTATTTTAAAATTCTACGCAATACTTTTGTATCTCGTTTTCGCCATTGTCCACCACGTTTTAATGACCAACCATCAATGACATCACCATTTAGAATCAATTCATCGGTTGAATTGAGTTCTAAAAAATTTGCAATATCATCACCTCTGCTTGCTTTTGAACCAAGATGTAAATCTGAAATTATAATTCTTTTATACCTCATTTCCAATAATTATGATCTTTTGTAAAGAACTCAGCATTATTTCTATTAAAATAACTTAATATCATCATTTTAACCATGTAACTTAAACCTTTCGATTTGAATCTTCTTGATGTTGTATAAATTTTATCGTTATGAACATAAAAATCTTTAGGCAAAATGTTCATAGATAAATGGTAATCTTCAGCAAACTTATCATCGTTTTTAAAACCACCAAGCAAATTGAATGTTTCTGTTTCAAATAGCATAAAACCGCCAATAGCAAATGGCTTTGAAAATTTCGTAAACCATTGAATAACATCAAATGTTTGATACACGAAATTATATTCGCCATCTATAACTCTAAATTTACAAGTTGCTAGTTTGGCCTTACGATTTACAACCTCTCGAATTAAATCAGCAAGCAATGTAACATTCCGTAAATAAATATCTGCATCTAAAAATAAAACATACTGTGTTTTAACAAGTGCTGCACCAGCATTTCTTCCTTGTGCAGGATACCCGCCTTTAATTATTGATATGTTAATATTTTTATTTTGCTGTGATTCAATACATTCATGAGTAAAACCTGCATCGTCAGAAACATCAGCTATTATAACATTAGTTCCTTTGATATTAAATTGAGCATTTAGAAATTCTAATGTTTGTTTTATTATTAGTCCTTCGTTTTTGCATGGAATGACTATTGTTAGCAAGTCTTTAAAATCATTTATCATTTAGCTATTTGATTTGAAATTTTTCATCTCGCCGCATTTTTTGCAACGCATAATATAAATTCGTATTAAAACAGCACTCCACATTGACTTACCGTCAAGTGTGTCATGCACGTCCCATTCATGAATACATTCCGAAAAACCTGCGTAATGTACTTTACCACAATTTTTACATGTTTGATAACCATGGTCATTTATTTCGCCCCATGTGTGTTTGCAAAAAAATTGCGAAAAAAAACTTGATGCTTTACTCATTTTCAACTTTATTTAATAGTTCTTTCAATTCTTTAATGCTAATGGATTTACCTATAGTTTTACCAGTTCCACCGCATTGATAACATATGTTATCATATATGTGAGGCGGCCGTGAATATCCTGTGCCATTGCAATTACTGCAAACAAGAACTGTTGCTATTCTAATATTTTCTTCCATTATTTTATTTGTTTATTATATACATTACGGTTTGTTAGTTTGTAGTTTCAGCTAACAAATTTGACATTTTCTTATAATTATTTACTATTTTTGCAAATTTGTAAATGTTTGGAATATCTTCTATTGGGTCAAGATCGTCCAAAATCTTGCATGAACCGAATGCATCTTTTATTTCGGTTACAAATTCGTAAATGTCAAGTTCGCTCATGTTATTCGTATTTGAAAGATTGCCCTGCAGCAAGATTGATAATTGATAAATAAAGTAAGTCAATTGTTGCTTGTATGTCATCTACGTGAACAGTTTCAACTGTTGTATGCATATATCTTAAAGGTAATGAAAGTAATACAGATGGACAACCACGAGGATATGCATATGAATCTGTATTTGTTCCTGTGTACGATGAACTTGCTTGCATTGTGTATTTAATCGAATTATCTGTACCGATTTTCTTTACATAATCTAACAAGTTATTATGAACTGCTGGTGCAACTGTTAAAACAACGCCATCACCTGCTTTGTGTTCTTTGTTTTTATATGCTGGTGAAGAATCTTCGTGTGTAACATCAATGATAAATGCAACATCTGGTTTTGCTTTTCTTGCAGCCATTTCAGCACCTCTTAAACCAATTTCTTCTTGAACCGAATTGATTGCAATTAATTGAAAAGGCAAGTCAATGTTATTTTCTTTTAATTTTTTAAGAACTTCAATTGTTATAGTTCCACCTATTTTGTCATCAAGTGAGCGACCAACAATAAAGTTTTTACCTAATTCCATGTAACCGTCTTGAAACGTTGCAACTGTTCCAACTTCAATTCCCATTTCTTTTGCTTCAGTATCACTTGAAACACCGATGTCAATAAACAAACTGTCCAATTTTACCTTGTCTGGTCTGTCATGAATATGAATTGCAGGATGACCAAAAATGCCTTCAACTTTTCCTTTTGTACCCCAAATATTGACTCTCATAGATGGCGCAATTTGCTGGTCAGAACCGCCATTTCTTATAACTGATAGGAAACCTTCTTTTGAAATTTTACTTACATACCACGAAATTTCATCGCCGTGCGCATCCATTATTACAGTGTACTTTGGATTGTTACCTGTAACCGCATACGCATTACCGTAATTATCAGTTGTAACTTTAGCATATTTTTTTTGCTTCTTCAATCCAAACTTTTTGTCCACCCAATTTCATTTCAAATCCTGTAGGCGATGGCGTCTCTACATATTTCTTTATAAAATCTCTATTCATCTTTTAAAATAATTAATTCATTAATATCATAATCACCTGCTGCTGTACTTATTATACATTTTTTTTCAACAAAATCACCTGTGAATCGAATAAAAATAACTCTACCTTTATTTGTTACTGTAATGTCACGTACGATTAATACGTTATCTTTTAATCTTCGCACTTTTGTACAATACCATTCATCAGGAAAATAACTTTGTGGGAATGATCCTATGCCAAATTGTTTACTTGGTTTTTCTCTATGTCCTGTTGTATGTCTGAAAATTTCAATTATATCAAAACCAATTTCTCTGGTTGTTTCATTTGCTTTACGTTCATATATACTTACAGGACGTAAATGTGTAAAACCCAATTCTTTATTCAAATCAATATCATACGCCTTCATTTTTCTAAAGAATATTTCTGATAGCGTTTCTTCTGATATGTCAAGCGAATCATTGTCGAATAACTTTATGCTATCAAGTATTGATAGCATGCCTGATGCCATTTGATGACGTTCAGATTTCAAGTTGTTAATTTCTGCTTCAAACTCATCATAAATGGCATCAATTTTTGTCATGATGGCTTTTGGTTTTCCGTACGAATCTTTATCATTTCTGATAAGATCTTTTGCTTCTTCTCTATTCATTACAAAATTATTTTAATACTTTCATTAATTTCAATTGAATAATTAGATGCAGCCCCAGCAATTTCTTCAAGTTTATCCATAGCACTTGCTATATTATCAGCAACAACTATAACTCTTTCATTCTTAGGACCTATTCTCCCTACATATCCATACATTTCAGTTTCAGGATTTGCAAGTTGTTTTTTCAAATTATTATCTATAATGCTATAAAGCTGTGTTGACATACTGTTGTCAGACAGCAAATCAGCAGATAATTTAAGCTGATTTAATGTTTCAGTATCGAATTTATACTTTCTCATTTTGTTAATTTATTTTTAAGATGCATGGTATTCATATAATCGCCAAAACTTTTATATGCTTTTTCGTATTCATATTCGTCTCCCCACTTCAATCTGTATTTTTGACTTTGTCCAGCGTTAAATGCTTTACGCATATCATCTAATGTATACGATTCCTTTTCTTCAAAAATAGGTTCTTCGTTATTATATTTTCTGATTGCTTCATCGCATTCTTTTTTGATAAATGGCACCAATTCTTTAATAATAGCATCTTTATCATATGCACCAAAGTGATATGAATTTCTGTCGAATATTACATGTAATTTTGCCCACATATCTTAAAGATTTTTTGATAACAAAAATGATCTTACAACTGACCAATCAATATACGGTGCATGCGATAATTCTGGATTGTATAAAAGTGGAGCACCTAATGCACAATCATCAATATAGCATTGGCCATATGCCTTAGGACTTGTTGTCCAAGTTTGTTCTGGGTTTCGATTAATTCCAAATAAAGGAATTTCATTTTCTTTGAACCAATCGACAGCATCAGTTAAATACGATCCTTCTTTATTGTCAGAACGCATTGTGAACAATATTAATCGGTGTCCTTTTGCAACTAATTCTTTCAATACTGGTACTGCACCAATATCTTTACCTACTCGTGGGAACTCATGTGTAGTACATGTACCATCGAAGTCAACGCATATATCCATTTTTATTCAATTTTAATTATTTATATTTTTTACCTTTTCGCCAGCCATCTGGTATACTTTCACCGTTTTTAATTTTTGTAGCAATATGCAAATCATCATTACAAATCCATTCAGTATTTGCAGTAGTACTTATCAATTCGCCGGATATGTATCTAGGGTCGTCACGATTAACCCTCATTGATTTGCCATTTATATCTATTACATTAACCATTCCAGTATGCGGAACAATCAATTCACCAGATACATATCGTGGATCGTTTGTAGATACTACCATAATAGTGCCATTTGAATCTTTAACAACTACATTTCCTTTATTGGTGCCAACAAGTTCGCCACTTATGTATCGTTCGTCATCTGTATCTACTTGCAATGTATTGCCATCTGCATCTTTAACATTCACTTTATTTTTTGCAATTGAAATGTATTCACCGGATGTGTATTTAGGATCATTTTTTAGTATACTATATCGTTTGCCATTCTTATCTTTAACAACCGCCTTTCCATGTGTCAAACCCATGTAGTCGCCATTTTTGTATTCATCAGATTCAATTGATATTCTAACGCATTTGCCTTCTATACCACGAACAACTTTATGTCCTTTATTACATCCAACAAGTTCACCTGATATGTATCTAGGATCATCAACACTAACTAACATGGTTTTTCCATGCGTATCTTTAACCGTTACCATGCCTAATGTGTGCCAACCTGAATCTGGAATATTATAATTCTCATTTAATTTGTTATGAATATTTTTACGTATTTCATTAGATTCACATTTTATTGCATCTTCTTTAGATATAAAATCATCTTTAATAATTTCTTTTATCAATTTTGTTTTATCAGGTTTCCAAGTTTTCATTGAACCCATATAATTTATGTCTAATGATGGCATAACGTTACAACTTCTTGAACCTATATAGAATTGTCCTGTTTCTATATGTGTTACTTTGTATACGTAATGATACATTACTTTGCAATATTTTTTTCATGATATTCATTAATAAAATTGCGAAATAATACTGACGCGTTTATTCCACTTAATTGAATTTCATCCAGTTTTTTTCTGTCATCTGCATTCAATTTCAAAATGAATGTAAAATCGATGTTTTGTTTTTGTAACTTTGGCATTGTATAATTTATTTTATATTTTATTATAAATTATATATCAAAGTTTTAAAAACATTTTTTCACAATTATTTTCCTATATAAGGTTTAATTGTTATCTTCTTTACCAATCTTCCACTGCCTTCGCATTTTGAACAACTTACAGTTTCAGATTCATCAACAGAAACACGTACTGATGTATTTCCTGTTCCTTTGCATGCGTCGCAAATGATTATTTCAATTGATTCCATATTTTACATTTTAATTTGATACCTCTTCTTTCCCTTTCAGCTATAATATATGTATGCCATCTTTCATATAATTCGCTGTACGGAATTCCACACCAAGTTGTTTCAGTCAATTCTTTTGATGAAATTCCTTCATTTATCATCTTATCGACGATTCTTTGCAATCTTAAACTTCTTTCCATTTATTTGCACCAAGTGCCATCTTTTTCTTGTACTGAAACCATATTGCAACCAAAGTGCTTACATGGATAACACTTGCCTCCGTGCGAATAATCCGGATTTTCATAATTCCAATCGCACACGTGTGTCATCATGCCATACTTAAATTCGGACCACGATTTTCGAGTTGGACTTGTTGATAATGCCCAAAATGGAGCGGCCAATATCCATCGTACTGTCCATTTCCAATCGCTTTTTCCTAATAAAACTTTTTCCATTATAATTTGTTTAACTGTTCGGTCAATTCATGTTCCATTGATTCATCATACGGTAATTGATACCATTCGATTTCAAGTTTAACATCAGTATTTTTAATTGCTTCATCAAATGCTGCGGATAATGTTGTTCCTTTTGCAATTCGTGTAACTTCAATCATTTCATCATTTGCCTCTGCACCACTGCGTGAAGGTATAGTTCCAGTGCAACATGCAATTTCGCGATTTGCTAAACGTTGTGGATACGATTTGAATATTCGTTTCCCGCCGGGTACTTTCCAATAAACGGTTTCTTTGTTTTTAAAGATTTTGTTTAAAATAATTTCAGGCGTTTTTATATCTTCAAACGTATTCATTTTGATAACGAAATTGTTTTCTTCAAATGTAATATCTAATGGCTTACTATTGCAAACCCATAAATCCAATTTATCTGTGTCACTTCCGTATGATCCTGTATAATAATGCTGTTCAACTTTTCCGTTATACACATCTTTATATTCTCGTCCGCCTGCTCTTACGTCATCATTAAGGATTCTTAGCGCTTCATTCAAATCACAACTTTCGCCGTAATATTTTGTTACGTCGTTATATTTCAACGTTGCAACTCTAAGGCCACTGCCGGAACGGAATGTGTGTAAACTATAGCCTTCCTTTATTGCTGATTCAATGTGATTAAGTTTTTTCATTTGTCAATATTTAATGTTATGAGAAATACGTATCGGAAATATCTTCGTCTGCCAACTTTTTTAATTTGTTTGCAATATCGTATAAACCTTCAGGACCGTATTTGCAAAGCAATTCTTCAAAATTAATTTCTGAGTATTCGATTATTTCGTCACTTGTATCTTTAAGACACAACATGCTAGTATCAATTACTTGTCGTGGGTGTGGGCAACCAAATACATAAATTGGATGATACCCGCCGCAATGCGAACAATACTCACTTTTAGCCATTATACTCATAATCTGTATTTTTTAATTTGTTACCGTACCAAACATTATCAGCTTTAGCAGCATCTTCATATTTTTGCAACAAAACTTCATCTTCTTCAGTTAAATCCTCAAGATGTGCAATTCCTGTTTGAATTATACTCCCATGCGGAGTTGCAAAAAAAATAATTGAATGCATTTCTTTGTCATTCATTATTCCTTTAGAACCCACAGAGCATTCTTCAACAATTCTCCCAACAACTTTTCCTATTTTACAAGGTAAGCCAATATAATATTTCGATAACATTACATTACCGACCAAAGCGTTTGCTAATTTTTCAATCATACAATTTTATTTGTTTATTATATACAGAACTGATTAAAAGTTTTACTATTTATCGAATTTAATTGAATTTGTGTATTTCTTTTTGCCAAGAAGTATACATCTAAATAGTATATCAAAATCAACGTGTTTTGCGGTTGCTGCAGCACCTCTGTTTTCGGCAATGCCTTCCTCGTCAAGCATTTCATCAATATCTTTATCGTGCTGAATCAATTCCGCATCCGTCATTTTGTTATAAACGCCATATCTGTCTGTTCTGATGTCAGGCCGTTTTGATAATTCTAAAATTCCTAATGTGTATGTTTTCATATTATATTTTCAATGATTATACATAATTTTGCATATACAATTAAAATCCATCCAAATAGCGCATAGTTTAATTTTGCAACTTCTATATGTCGAAGTTTATCTGATTCAATTTTTGCAAACCTATCAAATTCATCATTTCGATTAAATGGCAGTTTTACTTTTGAATGTATTTCAAGTTTGTTTCCTAAGATAACTAGTTCAAATCTGTCTAAACATTCGAGTCCTAATTGCATTATGTATGCATCGGCAGCTTCCTCAGAATCATCACCGTGTTTTGTTATTGCAAAATGGTGACCAAGTTCGTGCGCATATGTACAAACATTTGTATTTTTTGATTCATTAACTAACCGAATTTTTGGTGCTTTATGAATAATACGATTAATTTCTGTATCGTAAGCAGGTTTTAGATGAACGTATGTGCCTGCAGCATATTTATCAGGTGTCCTATTTGGATTCATTTCCTCAATAGTATCGTACATTTCAATATAAATGTTTTCGGAAATTCTAATTTTGTCGAGGTATGCCCAAAATTTTTCAATAATAGGCTGTTGAAATTCATCACTTAGCCAATTCATTTGGATTTGCAACACTTTTATAGATACACGAAGATCTAATGTTAGCATAACAAGTTTATCAACAAATACTAAAGTTGTAACAATCAGTAAAGTAATAAAAATTATGTTCGTTATCATTTCTTATCGACTTTAATAATTTTGTTAATATCTTGACAAAATTCTGCGCATTGTTTGGTAAGTTTATCGTACAATTCGTTTTCCGCATCAGTATTTTCATCATACGTTATACGACGATTTTCCTTTAAAATGTGTAATCGGTTTTTGTACTTTTCTAATAATTCTTCCATGATTTCAATTTTTAATAAAAGTTTTTGTCAAAATTTGTAAGTAATCTTAATATGTATTCGCTATGCGCTTTATTCTTTTCGTTTGCATAACCGATTGACATATGTAAACCGAAAAATGGTCTTCCTAAACCAATTTCTGCACGGATTCCATGTATTGTTGTTCTTTCATCTTGTGGAATATTTAACCACCAGTGATTGCCGTCGGAACGAGGATCCAAATCTAATATAACTTCAATTTCAGTGTTATCGTATTTCTTTTTCAGCGAATCCCATATGAAATGAACATCTTCTTGATTTACAAGTGAACATCCTTTTTGAATATCAGCAACACTGTCATTTATAAATGATATATGCGCGCCTCTTAATGGTTTATTCAAAATAATGTCATAACGTTTTTCTAAAAACCAAGAATAATATTCACAAACTTCACCTGGAATCATAATCAATGCAATCTTTTTCCAAGATGCTTGTGATTCGTGTTTATTTGTTTTGTTGTCTGGGTCGAAATGAATTTTGCCCTTGTATGAAATAATGTTTGACATTTTACAGTTTTGAGATTTCGTCTTTAATTTCTTGAGTTTCAACTGCTTCAATTGCAATTTTTTTAGCGGCTTCCCATGCTTGATTATTTGCGGTAGTACCTTCAATATCATCAATAGTTTCAAAAATGATATTATAAAACTTTGTTACCAAATGTTTTGCAATTTTTTCATTTATATTTTCCATGGCAGTGATTTTTATATTTGTTTATCAATTAATTAAAATCAAATATACAACATTAATGAAGCAATAGCAATGGTTTTAGTAAATATTTTCTATCATTTAGAAAAAAGTTGAAAGTTATATATAAAATAAAATAACATTATATTATGATACATAAAATAATACAATGGGTTGGCAGCGTTGCATCAATAGTAATTCACACAATGATTTTTATTGGAGCATTTCTTTTCTGTTTCGCTGGCATAAAAATCGAAATGATACTTTTAGTTTTAACGACAATTGTTTCTTTGGAAGCAATTTACTTATCGTTATTCATACAAATGTCAGTCAATCTTCAGGCGAAAAAAGTCGAAGAAATTCAAAAAGATATTGATAACATACAGGAAGATATTGAAGATATCCAACAGGAAGATGAATCGCTACAAAGTTCCTAGTCTGTAACGCTTTTCGCATGAATTCATAAAATTATGTAAAGGACATTTTTCGCCTTTACATTTTGTGTAATGATATTTATGGCATTCATTATATATGAATTCTCTAACTGACTTCATGTCAGTTGAGAAAAATTTGATTTTTTCTTCTTCTGTAAGCATGTTATTCAAATTTATAAGACATTTCCGCAACGTTAAAAAATTCATGGTCAACAACCTCGCATAATTTATACAAGATTAGTTTTGCATTCGGATTCTTTGATTTTGCTTTCTTTATGTCTTTTGTTAATACTTTTGAGCATTTTGCAATTAATCGTTCTTCCCATTCACCGTATGAACAAACTATGCATAAACGTTTTATTCCTACGAATGATGTTGCAGATTCAATATGAATATTATCTAATTCAGTTGTTATTGCCGCAATTCGCATAGCAAACGGCAATGATGATTCTGTCGTATTCATGTTTTTTTATTTTTTTAATTCTTCAGTATCAATACTTTTATGGAAGTTATCGAAATTGAAGTATTTTTTATATACATCTAGAACTTTTTCTAATGTAATGTCAGATATAATTGTTTCGACACGAGTTGATGGTTCATCAATGAACTTTTCAAAATTATCATATCTGTTTATTTCTTGTTTTTTGAATTTAATAACATAACTTTTTTTCACGATGTCGAATCGTTCTTTTGTCATGTAAGTATCCGGATTCTTTAACACCATTTCAAGTGTTGTTTGAAATTCATCAATGTTCTTTGTTGACGATTCAGCATTAATAATAACTAATCCTTCAGTATATGTTAACTCTTGAAAAGAACAACCTATTGAATACACAAGTCCACGTTTTTCGCGAATTTCTTTATATAAAGGTGAGTTCAATCCTCTTCCTAACATTGAACAAATAAAGTTAACGTAAGCAATATCTTCAGTAATCAAATCAGAAAAATTCATTATTGATGACTTACCTTTATATTCGTTACCTTCTTCTACTGGTGCATCATACGTACCTTTTACATATTTTGTTGATGGCACATTTGTTGACAAATCAACCTTTTGTGTAAATCTGTTATGTTTTGATATGTTTATAATTTGGTGAGGTTTTGCATATTGTTTTGCAACAAATTCTAACATCATTTCATATGTTAAATCTTCAAGATCTTTTCTTAAACCGATTGCGCTGTAATTGTTATATGTCTTTCTCAATACATTTAAGAAATGAGCAGAACTTTGTCGATTAAATGAATCGCCATATTCTTCAAGAACAATTTTCTTTTCATTTTCAAATTCTTCTTTTGTTATTTTGAAATTTAAAAGGCATTTAAGAAATTCCGACTTATACTTATTTATGTATTCGTCAAGTCCTGTCATGTAAAAATATATGTACGTACCTGTTGTGTATGCATTCCAATCAATGCCATCAGCATCAAAAGTATCTTGTAAATGGTCAATTGCTTTACAAACTAAATGTTCTGTTAAATGGCTGATACCATAAATTCCTGGTTTTTCGTTAAGAACTGAACCTCTATAAACAACACCGAAGTGTGACATATCAGTTAAACTTTCAGCGTTTGTTATTCCTGTGATTTCTTCAGGATTGAAATTTTCAAATAGTGGTATTCTTTGTTTCATTTAATTTCTTTATTTTATATATTTATGAATTCAGGGTTGTTCAAATCTTGTTGCCATATAAGCAATTGAATTGCTTTAACAGCTTCATCATACGTATTATACTTGTTCGGTATATGCTCAATATAATGGCCATTCTGCACCCTTTTTGCATCTGTATGAAGCCATTCTTTTTTAGTTACAAATTTAAACTTACTCCAACTGAATGATCTGACTTCACAAAATTCTTGTACTGAAAAATAATAAGCACCAACGCAAAATGGATGCTTCGATTTCTCTATTCTAAAATCTTCCTTCGTTTTCATATTAAAGTTCTTGATTACAGTTTGAACAAATTAGAGGTTTCCCGGGACCTTGATGAATTGCAGGATATTCGCTACAATCGCATTCGTCAGTTTTAATTCCAATTTTATTTTTGGCTTGCTGAATTGCAATTTCCTTTTCAGCATTTTCTTTTTTCCATTTTGCAATTTGGACTTTAAACATTCTGGAAATTGCAATTTCATTAAAATCGAAAAGACCTTGTGGCCAATTGTCAATTTTGCCAACTGGTGTTATTGGAATACGTTCACCATTAAATTCAATCGAATATCCTTCGGCACCAGATTCGGCAATTCTTGCACGTAAATCATTAAATTCATATTCATTAGCCCAACCGATGAATATGCCAAGTGGCGAATAACATTTTACTCGTTGCACTTCAATTTTTACTAATTCTAACATTATATTTGTTTTAATATCTTTATTTTATTCGATACACAAAGTCCTGTTTCATCATAAAATATTTCAGATCCTGCAGGTATTAAACATTCAAATAATTCATAATTTGTTCGCCATATTTCACCAGCAGCTCTTTTGCGATTTGCAAATGAATGAAATCCTTTACCTAACGCAATAAGATCATATTCTTTCAAATTTCTTCTGATTGCGTTGTATGACGATGCATCCAACACATAAAATTCAGTTACTTTAGAATCATATGGAGCAGGCAATTCTGATTCAACAATATCAGTTTCATATAGTTGATTCAATTCATACCAAAAAGTTTGATGTATTGCGCACGGTGGAACGCCATCTTCAACTTTTAATACCTTGAATGTTCTTATATCGCGTGATAAAATTTCAGGTTCTTTTTGTCTTGTAATTAAACACATGTCATTATTTTTTAATTGTACTTTTAGTAACCTGTGTACATTCTATATAATTAATTGCGTAACCGCCATCGCCATCATGTTTGATGCGTGTTGCTATAGCGTTTATTTCAACATTGTGATGCTCTTTGAAATACAGTTTTAAGATTTCATCTAAGTCAGCAGGTTTTATTGTAAATTCAGTTTTCTTTGTTACATTAAGTTCCATATTGCAAATTTTAAAAGTCATCATCAGTAAAGTATTCTTCTTCATTAGGAAACATGAATCCTAATTCTGCGTCTGCATCGAACATATCAATATCTTCTTTGCATTTATCTAATCGTTTAGTCAATAAAGATAAACTATAATCAGTGTTATCATCAATTCCTCGTAATGCGTCAATTTCAGTTTCGATATCGGAAATAACTTCTTCAAGTTTATTATCGCTATCTATGTAATCATTATCCTCGATAAGATTTTCTACCGCAATTATGCGATTTAAGATATCTCCTAACATAATTCAATTAATTTAGAATGTTTTACTGAATGCAGTTTTCGGGTTTCATTTTCTTTTATTAAATAGCCTGTTACGTTTGTAATTGAATTGCTACCCATCTCCCACATTTTAATTTTATCAACAATTTCACCTACACATGTTATATCATTGTGTGAATACTTTACAATTTCGCCTATCATATATTTTCAATTTTATTTTATATACACAAATGGCAATATAGTTTCCTATATTGCCATAATATATAAGTTAGTTAATGTTAATGCGTATGTTCCATTATTGATTGCTTTTGCACGTTCTAGCCATGATAATGCGTTATCAATAATATCCGGCAATTCATCTAATGAATAATCAATTTTGAATTTATCCATATCCGATGTACACATACCTATATAGTTATATTCCGCATCACACCAATTAAAAATCCATTGTGTCTCGTTCATACCAGCAAGCAAACGAAATCTATTTTTGCCTGATTCCTTTGCCATATCCAATAATAAATCTTTTGTCATCATAGTTTTAAATTTTTGTAAGCTTAAATCCTGTTTGTTTCTCAATATAATCTGATGATGAAGTAAACATTTTTTTGTCAAAATCATACAGTATATGAGATTTTGCCATAAGAAACGGATTATGCGTTATAACAATAACATCAGCGCCAAGTTTATATGTCAATTTATCAATAAGATTTATAAAATTGCTCATATTTTTTATACTGTATCCGTTATCAACTTCGTCAAGTACTATTAACGTTTTACCACTAACAATTTCCTTTTGTAATTTCTCAAAGAAAATGAAAAATTGAATCATAGATGATTCGCCATGCGATTTGTCACGGGTTGCAAAACCGCCAGATGAAATATATTCTGATGCTGTATATGCAACCTGAAAATCATTGCCATTGTCTTTTACATTATCGTAATAAAAGATTTTTTCGTACTTGTGTTCAATTTCAACGTTTTTTGAAATTTCCTCAAATCCTCTTTCGTGTAACGATGCCGATTTCAAATCATTTTTTTGCCCACGCAATGAATGGAATAATGAGCTTTTACCGCAACCATTTTCACCAGCAATGCAAATATACTTTAACAGCCTCAAGTCTGAAAAATCATAAGTATCTCCAGCATTGAATTTTCTAAACGATTCTTTAATATGAATTTTCATCGCGACCTCTTGTATAAATTAAACAAACAGTATCAGTTTCTTTACATGCAGATGCAATTGATAATGCAGCATAATTAAAACCGCCGGGAAATTTGATTCCTTCAATCAATCTGTCAGGACTGTAATTTTTGTATTTACAGCGTCCTATGAAATGTTCAACGCAGTCTTTTGCAATATCTTCTGGAATTTCAGCAATTAAACCTGCATATATTACAGGTGTTGCTCCTTTTACAAATTCGTAATACGGAATTTCATCGGTTGATGAATGCCCACTGATATAAATACCATCTTTTAATTTTACTTCCATGACAATAGTTTTAAGAATTATATGTTTTTGAATCTTGACAATCGCATTTCATCATAGCTGAATGCTTTCCGAATATAACTTCGATTTCGCCGTAGCCATTACATTTAGGACAAACTGAATCATCTGGTTCAATTGTAAAGAACAACGATAAAAACTTTAACAATAGATTCATGATTTTACTTCTTTAATGATTATTTCAAGTTCTGCTCCAATTTCTAAATTGACTTGTTGTTCAAACCAGTAGTTTTTACCTGTATGTTCATCAACAAAATTCATTTCACCATAAATTGAATAATAATTATACTCAACGTTATTTGAAATTGATTTGTGTTTTCCTATGTAAATGGTTTTGAATAACTTTCTTATTGCTTGCGCATCAATAAGTTTTTTACTGTATGTCGATTTGTATCGTTCAGTTGCTTTTAAATCTTTAAGAATACATTTTGCATCGTATAAGCTAGATGCAAAATGAAATGTATGTTTGTATAACGGTATGTTATTTATTGATAAGTAATGTGTTTTTTGATGTATCAAATAAGTTTCCATAAAATTATCTTTCAGTTAACAAACGAGAATTTAAACCTATTATATGACTTGCGAAAATTTTACGATTTTCATTAATTGTTAAACCAGAGAAAGGACCAGCTCTATCAATTGTTTTACTTGCTAATGTTGCAAGACCTTCCGGACCATTTTTTAACAAATATTCAAGTAATAATTTTTCTAATGCTTCATTTTGATTTGCCATAACCAATGATTTTAAAATTTGTATTTATCAATTGTTTAAAATCAAATATACAACATTAATGAAGCAATAGCAATGGAAATGACATTTATTTTTTCCAAAGTTCAATCTGATTATCGTATAACCAATTCTCGCCCGATTTGAATTTTATCCAGTGGCATATACCTAATACCGAGTTTGCTGTTTTGATAATTTTACCTTTGCTACCAAGACGTGTTGAAGAATAATATTCCAACTTATTTATGAAACGAATTTCATCATCTTTTTCAAAGGGCTTAGATTTTTTATATCCTTTACCGTTATTTAGCGAATACGGTATATCTTTGCAACTGTGTGATTTGCTGCAAATTAATTTTCCAACATAATCGTTGCCATCTTTCACAACAGTAACTTCATATCCGTATTCACTTTTTAATCTGTCACCTGTAAAAATTTGATTTCCATTGTCATCAATGTATCCTGTAAAAATGATTTTCATTATCCTATTTTATTTAAAATCTCGTGTATTTCGCTTTTCATATTGAAGTATTCGATAAAATCGGGTTCTGTTATTTTGAAGTTATCTATGCAATTTTGCAATTCTTTAACATCTTTAAGTTGTTTTTCCATACCAGCAATGTCATTGCTATATGCATTTTTGTTTAAAATTTCAATTGCATTTCTTCGAGTTTCCATTGTGTATTCATTGCCTACCTTTACAATTCCATAATACATTCTATAATTTATACGTTTGTCAATTCCGTATATGTCAAAAGCAGGATACTTATCAATAAACAAGTTGTCAATGTCAATTATGGTTGCATTTACTTTTACTGCGTCGTGCACAAATTTTGATGCAATAAGATTTTCAAATTTCTTATTGCCAATGTTTGGTCTGATTGCAATAAATTTTGGAATATATGTACGGAGTTCGTCAATTTTATTCTTTAAGAATTCTAAGTTTTTAAAGAATTTTGTTAATTTTGCGGTAACATCTACATTAATAGGTAACGTAAGATTGTATTTTGACGATTTATTTTCGATCCCAATGTACATTTCTTTCTTATTCATATCGAAATAATTTCTATACAGCTGCAATCGAATCGTACCTTTTATTGCTAATTCAAATTTAATGCCATATATGATTAAGTACAAACTGTTATAATCAATTTCGTATTCAATTTTTGTTCCTGAAAAAGATTCTAACATGTTTTTAACTTGAACATCTAAAGGTCCATGGAGAAAATTGTCATGATACTTTTCACCATTTGAGTTGATTATATTTGACATATATGTTATTTGTATTGATAAGGATATATGATTACAGAAAAGAAAGATACGCCATTCATATCTTTATATGTATAAATAAATGTTACATTATTATCTCTAAGTATGCCCATTGCACTATTAATACGAATATTTTGTATTAATGAAACTTCCATTTTTGATTTTATTTCTGATATTTGCAAATCTGTAAAATTACTTTTAGGAGCAAGCAATGTATAATTGTAATCAATAGTTTTTGGCGGGTATACCTTAGTGAATTCCAAACGGGTTATATCATCAATCATTCGTGGACACGTTGTATTCATTGTTACTGCTGATTGATTCAACAGTACTAATATTTGTTCGTCACTGATTGTTTGTGAATAAGATAATGCGCAAGTTAATGCAAAGACAATTGCTAAAAAGATTCTTTTCATGATTTTTAATTTTAATAGATTAGTTTATAATTTTATTTTATATTATATACAGAATGTTCAAATAGTTTCATAAAAAAGGATTTACCTTTCGATAAATCCTTTAATTTGTTTGTATTTTATTAACGCTTCCAGTTTTTTCCACTTAATAACGTTTGCTTTTCAGATGGTGATAATTCTGATTCATCAACAATTTTTTCAAATTCAGATTGAGGAATAATTCTAAAGTGTTTTAATACACCTGCATATGTTTTATCTTTTTCTCTGCACCATTCCCACATGTTCCATTGATTTGCACCGGATGCATTAGAACGGAATTTCACCGGTCGTAAGTATGCAGTTGTTCCATAATAATGTTTAACAACTTGTAAATTATAAACTGTTAATTTGTCATTATCATTTTTTTCGTATGCAAGAATTGTGCCAACTGGCAATTCTTTGGGTCCTACAAAATCTGGACCATCAGATTCATTAATTATGCTTTCATTAATATATTCGTCAAGTGTTTGTATTCTTCTTTCCATTACTTATTATATTTTTTTTCTAAATAAGAAATAGCATTCTTTAGTTCTGCATAATTAATAAACTTGATAATTGATTTTTCTTTATTAGCAGTGTACATTGAATCTTTTATCCCAGAATTTGCAATAAAATCTTTTAATGTTCCTACATTAATAAATTTTATTTCATTTTTTTCTTTGTTTGCTTTGTACATTTCAAGCGATTCATTAATGCTTTCATTGATGTGTTCATCAAGTGTTGGTATTCTTCTTTCCATTTTGTTTCTTTTATTTTAAATATCTTCCTATAAAAATTCCAATGATTACTGTTGCAATTGAAATAACTTCAATCCAGTAAATGTATGTATCTTTTTTGAATGTTAATAATGTTGCAATACCTGCTAACACAACACCTATGCCAATTAACCACCATAAGCCAAATTCAATTCCTAATCCTAAAACTGCTGTTGTTATTCCAGAAATTGCAAAAATCATATGCGGAACATAAAATTTCTTTTCTTTAATTGTAGGATATGCAGCCATTATCAACAAGCAGGTGCCAGCAATCATATGCATTAATGTTTGAGCAGATAGCATTATGCTTGCAGCAGAAACCCAAATAAATACTTGAAATAACCAATGAGGCTTAACATAATAATAACTCATTGAAATTGATTTAACATTGCCAAAATCGCTTCTTACAGCTAAAAGATATATGATAAATGTAACAACGCCAACAATAAGTGATGTTAAACCTAATGTTGCATTAAAAGTGTTGAAAATTTCTAACATGCATAATTACTTATTTTAAATTGTTTACTATCCAAACAGTTGTCGTAATGTGTTATCAAATAAATCACCGGTTACTTCCGTTTTATCTTTTAAATAAAACTTATCTTTATATATTTTTTCTTTAGAAATTAAAACATCTGGTATTTTTTTACCGTCTATTGAATTGTATCCTGAAAGAATATATTTATCGTTACCTATATTTTTTATGTTAACAATATGCATATCATCATGAATCAAATCATATTTTCCTGCACCGTAACTTAATCTGCTATATTTAACAGCGCCTTCCATGTATTCTTTTTTGTCAGCAGGAAAACTACTATATTTGATTATTTTTGCCCAACCATTATGTAAAGCAACAAACATAAGTTGTAACATAAAATCGTTATAATCATAATTAAACTCGTATGACGATATATCCCAAGCAGTCATTTTCACACCTTGCAGTATTTCAGTATATCCGCCTTGGTATCCTTTTACGACAGCAAGTGGCTTGCCATTTTTATCAATTTCAATTTTACCGTCTTCGCTGAATATAAAAAGAACATCATCTTTTTCTACTTCACGGCTGCTATTTTTTAAAAAATTATTTGTTGCCGCAACGTGTGAGCCAAACCAGGATGTTGCACTAAGTTTAAAATCAATATCTTTATGATTAAATGGCTTAGTTACAATAATAGCATCACCCTTTTTAAATTTTAATGCTTCATTCGATAAGTTTGCTTCATTCAAAAATTCATCGAACTTTGGTATTCTGTTTTTCATACTTATTTTTTTATTTTTATGTTATTACGTTCAACCCATGATTCAGGTCTTCCTACTTCAATTAAGAAAGTTGCGCCATTCGACAATTTGAAATAAGATTTGTCATAATCATTGCTTCTAAGATAAGAAAACTCATTCCCTTTTTTAATTGTAAAGTAACAGCCTTTCCATGATTCTCGTTCACGTTCGTCTGCTGGAATTGATTGCATATATGACTTTTCAACGAATACTGAAATATCTTCAGTTGCAATTAACGTATCATTAGCTTTTAAATAATGTTTTGATTCAGCTTCGTTTATATGTTCATCCAAACTTGGTATTCTGTTTTTCATATTATAGTTATGTTTCATCTGTATAAATTGATACAACCGGGTATTCCAGTATGTAATTTAATTTATTTATTGGCTTTGAATATTCAACGCAAATCATATATCCATTAATGCTAATACCAAGAATACCTTCGCCATCAACTTTGCAAGAATTTATCGCAAATTCTTTTAATAATTCATTCTCAAGTTCATGAACTGTTTTTGCTCTTGAGCTTTTTATAAAAGAACTGATATCATTGCGTACAGCTTCAAATATAAAGGTATCAAATAATGGAATTCGTATATTCATCATTTCTTATTTTTTACAGCCGATTTAACATATACTAATAAATCATCATAACTTACAAGTTTGTAATCGTTTTCTTTTTTCATAAAATCAGAAATTTCTGTTGCATCGCCGAATCCTCTAGTATTTAAAACTGCAGCATAATTTGCAATCTTATTTCTTTGTGCATGCGTTAATCTTGCGTATGCAGGAATCAATTCTTTGCCATCAGGTGTCGTGTAATTACTTTCAAATTTGAATAAGTACATACATTCATCATTTGATGATTCAAAAATAAATTCATCAAGTGTTGGAATTCTTTTATTCATTCCTAATTATTTTTTTTGAATTAAGCCAACGAACTCAATGATTTGCGCATCGGTTGGCCAAGGCGTACTGATTCCTTGTCTTAAAATTGATTTAACGCCATCTACTGTAAGATCATCAGTTTTAAGTGATGCTGATGGGTTTTTACCGTTGTTGTCTCGTCCAACAATCATGTTAGGAACAATTTGGTTTCCTGGTTGTTCATATGTTTTGTGCATAAATGCAATACACGGCCATGTTTTGCCGAAATATCTTAATAACATCGGTTCGCCGTTATTTGCACTCACAATCCATTCTTTGCTTGCTTCATTAATGTTTTCATTAATGTGTTCATCTAATGTAGGTATTCTTTGTTTCATTTTCGATATACTTATTTTATTATTGTCTAGGATGTTTCCAAACATATATAGTTTGATTGTCTATATCTGATAGCCAGTCTTTTATGTCGTCCCAATTATCAAAAATTACATATTCTCTTGAATTTACATCCCATGTATATGTTAAAGGCCGCCAAGTAGGTAACTTGTCTAACGTTTTTGATGCGCCACATGTATAAAATAATTCCCATCCTTTACCACCGAATCCGCCAAAATCAACATCAGGATTTTTACTGTGTTCTTCTCTGCTAGAAGGCTTACATGTACAAAAACTTGCGGATGTCATTCCAATCTTGCCACCTAGCGAATTCCATTTATTTTTAACTATTAATGCAGGAACCGATTTTAGATTATCCCACCATTTTTCTACGTCGAAGTCTTTGCTTGCTTCATTAATACTTTCATTAATGTGTTCGTCAAGACTTGGTATTCTTTTGTTCATATGATTTAGTTTGTTTTATATATTCTAAAAAGTTATTGAGAATTATCTTATAATCCTCTTTTAATTTCTAAAATATCACATGAATTGAATGCATACGTCCTTTCAATTTTTTCATCGGGCTGTCCTTCGAATTGAAAACTTGAATTACTTCTGTACTGTTTAACTTTACGTATAACAAGCCATCCATCTTGTTGATATGATTGCAATTCTTTTTTATGTTCATCAGACCATTCTGACAAATCAACTTTCAATTTGTCACCTACATATATTCCTACTTTAAACCAAGCCATACTAATCGTTATTACGTGTGTGTTTACTAAAAAATTTATCGACTGTCATTTCTTCACTATCAGAATACCTTCCTTTTGGAATACTCATAAAGATATTTAATGCAACTACAATGTCATATTCATATTCAACATTAATATTTGTTTTTTGCAAATATAACTTGAATTCTTCTTGGCATTCACGGCAAACATATCCGATACCCTCTATATACGTATCGCACATTACATTACCGCATTCATTTCTATTACATGATAATACACTCATCTTTATTCTGAATTTTAACTTAATAACTTAACTTGCATTCTTGTTTCTATAACCTTTGCTTTTACATAATATTCTAAACGTTTTGCAGATTCAATGTATTCATCTTTCAATTTTTGAAATTCAGCATCATTAATTTCTTTCCAACTTGAATATCCATTAAAACAATAATGAAAACCTTCTTCTTTCATTCTGTATTTAATATTTTCCCATTCTTCTAATGATTCTAACGCTTTCTCTAATTTATCTTCCATTTGCTTATGTATTTCGTTTACTTAATATTTTTCTATATTCATTTTGAAAATTTTTCAATAATTCACAACTGTTTGTATGACACAATTCACAATTATAGTGTATGTCATCCCAATGGTCATGCTTATTTATTTTGCAATTAATGCATGGGTTATTATCATCGCGCCATTTTATTACTGGTGACAATTCTTCTAAATCTTTTGCTAATTGCGTATCTCGTTCATCCAGATTCGCAATTATATTGTTACGTGAATTATCATCAATAACATATTTTGTAGGATAACTCCAATAATCGCTTTTAAATCCCACATTATTTTCTTTCATGAATTTTAAAATCAAATAAACATGAAACATGAAATTTTCGCAGCAAATCTCATTATATGAATCACCGGTTTTGTTTTCTGCATAAACAGAATATCCTAATTCGCCAGAATCTCCTCTGTACGATTCAATTTTTATATTTCTGTCATATCCATATGAACATAACAAAACTTTAAATACATCAGTATTCGTCATAATCTTATCTTATAATTTTACAATCTTTTTCAACATATACTTTATGCGGTTTATCAACGATTTTACGGACCAATGTGTTTTCTTCAGATCCTTCCGTTACATATTTTGCAATAATTTCGTCAGTTGGTTTCGATTCCCATATGCATGCAGCATTGTAATGGTTTGCTCTTATTCCTGAATACCATTTATCTGATTGTTTTGTAATGTAAGTATTCATTTCATCAATTGAAATAACTTTATCTGTCTTACCTGTATCGAAACATTTCTTTGTTTTGCAACACATGTATTCCCATCTGCCATCATTGTATTTTCGTTTATTCCTAAACATGTGAAACTTTTCAGGATGAATTGTTGTTACTTCAGTAACTTCCCATCTATTACGTCTTGCAGCATCTTCACTTATAACTTCTGTTCCTCTAACGTATTCCCATCCTGTTAATAACAAATAGTAATTACCGATGTAAACAAATTTTGTTGTTCCTTCTCTATCTGAATACACATGCCCAGGTATCAAATCTTTCATTGCAACAATGCCTGATGTTATTGTTGACGTTTGTTCTTTATATTTTTCATAATCTGAAGATTCAACAGATATTAAAGATAATGAAAACTTGTCCCAAACTAAAACCAATTCACCCATGATTTCACCTTTTATGATGTCATGAAAACCCATAAGTGCAAATAAATTATCAGCAGTTATTTCAAATTCAAAACCTTTTGGATGAATAATGTAAAACATAGTTCTTCCTGAACCAAACCAATCTGCAGATCTTTGTGTTAATCCTGCAAGTTTGAATCCTTTTGATGGTTCATTTGTTATTACTGGAATTTCTTTATCGCCCCATGATGACCAAGATTTTTCAGCTCGAATCTTTCCATTCTCATCGACATAAGTTATAAATCCCAATGGAGTTTTACTTCCATCTTTGCGAATTCTTACTTTTAATTCTTTAGGTAATATCATATCATTATAGTTTATATTTATCAAAGTTTTTTGGCTTCTCGGGTTCTTTGCCTTCTTTTAGAAATCTATCTTCTGGCGGTGTAGGTGGTGGAATATTCTGCTTTTGTTCTTTCATATAATTGGCATAATCTTTACCTGCAGGATCTCCAAAAACAGCAGCGTTTAATGCAATTCTAAATTCACCAACTAACGTATCAATTAATTTTTGTTTATATGAATCATGGTCAATGCCAAAGTATTCTATGTTATCAACACTTTCAAGCCATTGTGTTGTCCGGAATCTGTATTGATAATTGCATATAAACCCATCAAGATGTGTTCTTTCAAGATTATAAGTCAATTTCTTTTTTTCTTCTATTTCCATAAGTTTACACATTTAAACAAATTACATTTTGCAAACTAGTCCAGATTGGACACGTTTCAGCGTGTGTAAAACCATCACAACCTGGCGCTTTGTTTGCACACGTTCCTACGTAACCTCGTCTTCTAGGAATTGCAATTGTGTCATCCCAAACTATTTTATGACTGTCATGTCCATTGTTCATGCAGAATCTGCATAAATCAGCAATTGTGATTAATCGAATTTCTTGTCCGTCTTTGTTTGTTATCATAATACTTTATATAAAATTAAACACGCAGTTGCAATTAACAAAATATTGATTAACCTTTGTGTTCTGAACTTTTTATAATCGCATGAACTGCTACCAAATACAATTTCATTGCATGGCGTTCGATGCCATTTAAACCAGAAGTTATTCCACGATCTTCTCATATTTCAACATATTTGAAATTTTTGTAATCCAAATCAAAACCGTCCATAAAGTTTTTATGATTCAAATGATAATTCATATTATCCACAAGATCTTTGATTTGCAAATGTGCCTCATCGCCTTTGACAGTTATACTTGTTAAACAAAATGTGGTTGGTAATATGTCATCTCTGTAAGTATCGCCAACAGATAATTCAATTCGCCAGTCATCACCGTATTGCCAGTATCTTCTGTCTGCACATCTGGTTAAAAAGAACAATCCTTCATTTGTTACATTAGCGTAAAACCAAATTCTGAACGGCGTTTTGTCATGCCCACAGCAACTTTCGATTGTCATTACGCCAGGTAATGAATTCATCGCCTCAATAATCTCTACACATTGCAAATCAATTGTGCCGTATTCTGGACCTATTAAGTCACTTATATTACTTTGTAATTTTTTCATACTTGTTTTGTTCCGTAAGTTTTATAATTTTTAGTTTCAATATGCCAATAGCAATCACCTATCCAGTAATGACAATTTATTGCTTTATCAACTTCCTTTTGTGTAAGCGTAATTCTTTTACCGTTTCTTTCTTCTTGCAATGTAAACGGCGTTATTCCAATGCAACGGTAATAAATTCCGGTAAAGGCTTCACGTTCTTTTGGACACCAATGAGCAGTATGCATAAATCCTATTGTAACATGGTCACCTAATTGAATTTTAGTTTTTGTTACAACTCGTGACTTCATTTCTTTTGTGAATTTTTCAGCCCGTGCAATCAACTCTGTCATTTCGCACATACCTTTAATTTTGCAATAATGTAATCTTTAACGCTTGATGGTTTTACAGCAGTTGGAAATAAACCTTCTACACCAACATACATTAAATCCGTTGCAACTTCTCTTGCATCAATTTTGAAAAACTTTTTATCAGGTGAACTTATGGTTACATGTGTTGCTTCACCAAATCGACCCGAACCTACCCACCAGAACCATTCCTGATTATCAATATGAATAACTCTTTTATGCTTCTTCATTATGTAATTTCAATAACGATTCAACTAATTCATTAACCATTTGTTCAAATGATTCACCATCTATGATTTTACCTGCAGTATAATGCAATTCACTTTTTTCAATAATTTCTCTAATCTTTTCTTCCATTTTATTTTTCATTAAATCCGAATAATGTTTCGATACATTCTTTTGCGTGCATTAATGATATGCCATATTTATTTGCAACAGTTGAATAACTTTTATCTGTTATTTCAAGATGACAGTCACAATTAAAATTTTGTCCATGCATGTCATATGCCTTCGGAACAATTTTTAAAGTTGACCGAACGAGTCGATAAAAATTAGCATCAATTAATGGTTCTTTAATTTCTGTAAGTTCTTCTCTTAAACATGGCAATGTTTGTCCGTTTTCAAACTTCACCATTATTTTTTCAAAAATCGTGCCATCTAAACATTCCTCTGTTTTGATACTTTCAATTCTGCCAAATAAATAATCACTAGCATCTGTTATTGCAACCCAAGCAGGTGTTTTAACTCTGTCTCCCGCTTTCATATTATCTTATGATTAAAAGTTTGCGGTCAATTGGCATATAATCGCCAGTTTCCAATTTTACAATAATTTGTTCAGGAACTTCTTCGTTATCTTCGATATGCTCACATATAATACTTACAACTTCACCATGAACATATACTTCGTATTTATCAATACTGTATGCTGCAGCAGGTGTTTTAATTAATGTTCCTACTTTAATTGCTTTTTGTTCAACTTCCCACATATGTAAAACTTCTTCGTCAGTTGCACCGTATATGTTAGATATTCCATACTTTGAGCAGTATCCCACCCAACTGTCAGACATGTCTTGTAAATTTTGAATCGGCAATGATTCCCACCAAAGCCATGCTTTTGTTAAATCGTTCATACTATAAATTTTAAAATAAAACAGTTAAATCTGCGTAACTTTCATCTTCTCGTACATAACAATCGCCGTATCCCAGATCTTCAACTGTTCTGTATATCGTTTTATGTTTGACGCCATCAGCATCTAATAATTTTTCAATTGCAATGTATACCTTTGTTTTAAAATCTCCAGTATGGTAAAATTGCTTTTCATTAACGGAGTAAATAACACATGATCTTTCACCACGTTTCGCAGCGTTTTCAACATCAATTTCTAATTCGCTAAAAACTTTATCTGCAATTGATTTGACTTTTTCTTCTTCTAATTTGACTTTTTCTTCTTCTAATCTTTGCATCTCTATTTTCTCTGCTTTTAACTTTTCATCATTAGCAGTTTTTAAATTTGCAATTTCTTTCTGCTTTTCTTCTGCTATGTTTACAAATTTTGTAAAATCTTTCATAACTATTCTAAATTAAATGCTTTAATTAAATCTTGTTCGTTTGCTAAAGTATTGCCTCTGTGATGTACATTCCTACCCCAAGAAGGCGTATGATTAAATAAAATGTCACCGCATTCACGTTTCATTAAGTATAACGGATATTCCTTTTTACGTTGGATTTCAAATCCTATACCGTTACATGGCTTGTAATCAGTTTTTGCAATAATAGGTATAAGATTATCTAATTGAAACTTTAATCCTTTAGCATATGTCAAAAGGTCTGGTATGCTATGAGACATAGTATTATCACTAACATCTGGATTATTTTCAATTTCTGTTATGAATTGATTCAAACATTTTTCTTTTACCTCATTGCTTACAACTGTTGCTTCTATTCCGTAAACATGGTCTCTTTCAGAGTATTCTCTAATTATAAACTCTGGCACAAAACCTTTAATAGTTTCATACGGTTTTAATTTATGCTTATTGATATAAATAATAGCATCTTCACATGTATCAAAATGTTTATGCACTGTGGAATTTATTATCTGAAAATATTTCTTCATTATTTCTTTTCTTTATAAGTTGCAATAACATTAACAATATTATCTAAGCATTCTTTATGTTTTCGCATGTTACCAAGAACAAATCGAATTTCATTCCAATAATTGCTGTAGCACTTCGGACATAACTCATAATCAATAGCGTAATTATTTCTTTGTTGCTCCGGTTCAGAATCGCTATTTGTTTTTGCGGAAATCTTTAACTGAACCATTGTTTCATAATAAGATTTGCCTTCGATTTTTGCACCGCAGCAATCGCATGTAATTGTTGTTACTTTCATGATTCTTTTTTCTTTTCGTTATACCAAATTGTAATGTGAAGATGCGTACCGTTATGATTAGATGATTGGGTTACATCTTTTTGCAATATCTCAAACTCAGAATTCCTGGCTAACCATTCGTTAACTTTACATTCCAATGATGAAATTCCCATTGCATCAAAAATTTTTACTTTCATATTCTTTAATTTGTTACTTATTAATCTCTTTCATAACCATCATTTTGATGACCACATTTCGTACATGTTTCTGTATAACTGCATGGACCGTACCATTCTTTACGTCCATAATGATGATCACAATTTTGTTCAACTGTTCTTTGCATTTGTTTACGCATTTCCCAAGAATCGTTACGCGATTTTTCTTCTTGTCGTTCTTTCGATGCCGATATAGCATTATTCATTACTGTTGCTAAACATCGAGTTGCATATTCGAGACTTATTTCATTTTGCTTGTAAAGTTTCAAATACTTAATAATTGAATTTTCAGTTATCTCATCAATCATGATTCGTTATTTTTTAGGTTTGTAAGTCATTATTCCAAATTCTTTATCAATGATGACATTAATATCATCAAAGTATTTTCGCATTGCAATTGTTTCAGTATAAGATAACATCCGCGATTCTTGCGTACAATAAGAACTTGTCGCTTTTGAAAAAAAACTTGTCCTAAATTCTTTAGATAAATATTCAGATATCTCAATATCAGAATTGTCATAAAACTTAATATAATGTTTATTGCAATCTTCTTTAAAAGAATCAAGTCCAGAATTGTAACATCTTTCTGTTAAAACATAATCAAGATAAACTCCAATATAAGTATCCGTAAAGTTTACACTAAAATATGGCATACTGAATGATCTTACCATATCGTGTTCTTTCAGAATCTTGTCACGTACATTCCATACACTTGTATAAATATCTCTGTAATACTCTGCAGGTTGTTCTTTTTTGAAAGTTTCAATTGCTTGGTCAATTTCTTTATCAATATCTTTATATATGTGTGGTATAAAGATGTACGGCTTTCCTTTTCCTTCGTCAAGAATCATTTTATAATCACGATGCTCTTCAAAATCCAATTTCATTTTGAATATCGGCGCAAATATTTTATCGAATAATTCAGATTGCTTTAACTCTGAAATATGTTTGGGTGCACTTAACATTGTAAAATAACATTCCCGTTCTCCATGTCCACAATCAGTATATACGATTCCTTTTTTAACAGATTCAACAATATGCGGTTCATATGGAAAACCAGAACGTGTTTCATTAAAATCCCAACTTGTACCATACATAATAGGAAATACTTTATCACCTTTTTTAAGGTCGCCATCGTTCGTTAACACATACGATTTGCTGTTGTATGTTTTTTTCTTAATCATAAAATATCAATATTCGTTTTAATTCTTTTCAATACTTTAATCGGAACAACATAAACAGTTTTCAATATTCTTTTTTTACCAGAGAATACACACCAAACGTAATCTCCATTGAATAATACAACTTTCCTTTTTGCACCTCTTTTAACTTGTTCCAAAAGGAATCCTTTACTATCATCTTTACCAATTTCGCATAATTCGATATAATCTAAATCATTCATTGACTTTTTAAACCGTTCTAAATATCGTTCTTGCGAATGTATTTTGTAATCCACTTTTATTTGTTTAGGACCCATAATATCTTATAAGACAATCGAATTTATTGTGGAACTCTTAATACAATTCATTCCTAATATCATTGCTGATAATCCTTTTATCTTTACACATCCCGGCGTAAGTACTTTTTCAATTACCGAATGCCTTAACTTCGTACCAAAAATACAAACAACTTTATCACCCGCTTTTATACTTACTCCATTAAAATCAACTGAACATATTTCTTTTGCCGCAATCTCTTCGTTAACCGACTCAATCGTTTTATTTCCTATTGCTAACTGCGCGGCAACTATTTCTTGTATCTTCTGCCAATTAGGATCATTCTTTATTTTTGCAATATACGCTTCACGCTCTGCACATGTATGACTGTCACCACCATTTACAGGTTCCCACCCTATTACATTACTGTGACCATAAAAATTCTTCGGCAACTTTTCGTATACCGCCTTCTTAATTATCAATCCACAATGCCAACAATGAATATCGTCATGTCTGTTCGCTAATGCCATTTATCTTATATTTTTAATTTTATATTATATACACGAGTATCCAAAAGTTTCATCCTTGAAACTTTTATTTCCCAAGACATCTAAGTCCACCTTCCTCAAAAAACCGCGCATCAATAAACCAAATCTCCAATAATAAACCAACCCAGTTTATTGAACAAAATTCAGTTTATCATTACAGCAATTCATTCTATCCACTTCTCTAAAAAAACCTGGCATACTTTCAAAAAAACTACTACCATCAACTTTAATACCACCATCTACATAAAGTTCTTTACTAATAAACAATACACTTACATACTAATAATACAATACATACTACTCATTATTATAATCTTACAATACATATTCTCATATATCAGTATCTACTACAATATCAACTATATGTTCCACAATGGGCACTGTTTGCTAACTTGCAATTTGCATATTTCTAACCTGTAATTTAGGTTCATTTGAGATCCTTTAATATCCTGTTTATTTCGATAGGTAATCCATTGTACCCAAACTTTTATTACAGTAACTATATCCGTATATTCATTCTACTTCTATCTAATCTATATAGTTTTATTCAATTGTATCAAAGTAACATTAGTAATTCTTAAAGTATACTAATTTTTTGTTGCAAATTTTGTCCTTACTTTAAAAATACCTTTTTTATCGAATATACATACTTACTGTCATTGTTCATTCGGAAAACTTCTTGTTTGTTCGTATTTAATTCAAAACTATACATTTTCCGTTAACATCGTCATTAAAGTATACTTAAGGTAGGAGATCTGTTTTGCACGTCATTGTTCATTCGGAAAACTTCTTGTTTGTTCGTATTTAATTCAAAACTATACATTTTCCGTTAACATCGTCATTAAAGTATACTTAAGGTAGGAGATCTGTTAACAGATCTCCGGAGATCTGTTTTGCACGTCTTTTATGAATCTTATTTTCGGTATACAATGCGAGATATCTCCGGCTGATTACTTAGATACTGTATGTATCTTTTAGATGGCGCTAGAAGTGTTTATTTAGTTGAAATGTAGTGGATCTTGATTGCAAAACGGTAATTGAAGTTAGAATTCTCAAGTGTGGTTAGTTACCCATGGTGTTATAATAGATGTATTGTATGGAACATGATTGTATGGAACATGATTGTATGGAACATGATTGTATGGAACATGATTGTATGGAACATGATTGTATGGAACATGATTGTATGGAACATGATTGTATGGAACATGATTGTATGGAACATGATTGTATGGAA